GCCTGTTGACGGGAATAAATACGTCGAGATGGTCCAATGTGGGCACGGACTTGTTCGTGACCGGTAGCAATGTGGGCATCGGAACCAACGCGCCGCTGCAAGCGCTCGATGTGGTCGGAACGGTTCAGGCAATTTCATTTATTGGAGACGGCAGCCTGCTGACGGGAATAAATACGTCGAGATGGTCCAATGTGGGCACGGACTTGTTCGTGACCGGTAGCAATGTGGGCATCGGAACCAACGCGCCGCTGCAAGCGCTCGATGTGGTCGGAACGGTTCAGGCAATTTCATTTATTGGAGACGGCAGCCTGCTGACGGGAATAAATACGTCGAGATGGTCCAATGTGGGCACGGACTTGTTCGTGACCGGTAGCAATGTGGGCATCGGAACCAACGCGCCGCTGCAAGCGCTCGATGTGGTCGGAACGGTTCAAGCAACTTCATTTATCGGAGATGGAAGCCTTTTGACGGGCATTGTCTCGTCCAAGTGGTCCAATGTGGGGAGCAATTTATTCGTTACCGGAAGTAATGTCGGTATAAACACAATTTACCCCGGAAATGCGCTTCATGTTGTCGGAGATGCACGGATTGAAGGTAATCTTATTGTTAATGGGACCCAAACAATAATCAACACAAATGTCGGCACAACTGAACAACTCATGATAACAAATGATGGTACAGGCCCTGCCCTTGTTATTAATCAAAAAGGTGCTCAACCAGTCCTTGAAGTGCAAGATGATGGAGTACCTGTACTAAATAGTTGACGGTGGTAATGTAGGCATCGGGACAACAATCCCAGAAAGCAAACTTCATATTATTGGAACCGCTCAAGCAACCGTATTTAGTGGAAGCGGTGCATCCCTTACAGCCTTACCGACTTCATCGCTTACAGGCACGGTTGAGGTTGCAAATGGTGGAACAAACTTGGCATCGTACACGGTAGGAGACATCATCTATGCGTCCGGCGCCACCACATTATCAAAGCTCGCGGACGTTGCAACAGGTAATGCTCTTATATCAGGTGGCGTGGGCGCTGCTCCCACATGGGGAAAGGTTGACCTTGCAACGCACGTGACGGGCAGTTTGCCCACATCGTCGCTTACAGGCACGGTTGAGGTTGCAAATGGTGGAACAAACTTGGCATCGTACACGGTAGGAGACATCATCTATGCGTCCGGCGCCACCGCATTATCAAAGCTCGCGGACGTTGCAACAGGTAATGCTCTTATATCAGGTGGCGTGGGCGCTGCTCCCACATGGGGAAAGGTTGACCTTGCAACGCACGTGACGGGCAGTTTGCCCACATCGTCGCTTACAGGCACGGTTGCGGTTGCAAATGGTGGAACAAACTTGGCATCGTACACGGTCGGAGACATCATCTACGCATCTGGTGCAACCACATTATCGAAGTTAGCGGATGTGGCAACCGGAAATGCTTTAATTTCAGGCGGCGTGGGCGCTGCTCCCGCATGGGGAAAAATTAATTTATCAACGCACGTGACGGGCAGTTTGCCTACAGCGTCGCTTACAGGCACGATTGCGGTTGCGAATGGTGGCACAGGAAAAACAACGGCATTGACGACAGACGATTTTACCGTACGAGCAGAACTAAAAACAAATGCAAAAGCTGCAACAACGGCTGAAATTGCGGACATCAGTTCGACTACATCACTAACCTTAATCGGACCCCTTGTCGGACAAATATTCCCAGCACAAGATGGCATTACTATAAATACAAACGATAGGATACTTGTGAAAAACCAAACGCTCGCCCAGCAAAATGGTATTTATGTATTGAGTGTGGCAGGATGCAATGTCATCAATTTTGAAGAAGCGTGGCAGCTTACAAGAGCTACTGATGCAAATACATCAGCATTAATTGCAGAATGCAGAATAAACATCACTTCAGGGACACTTAATGCTGGTAAACAATGGCTAACTGACTTTAAATCAACTAATACGCTTGGAACAACTGCTATGAACTGGTATGAGACACCTACTGCTGTTTGGCCCTCAAAGAGTTTGTATAATGACCAAGGAGAACTTGAATTCACAACAACGATTGCAGCTTGGCTAATGCCCGTAAATGCAAAGGTCTTCATAATTCAAATGTGCGGTGGCGGCGGCGGTGGTGGCAGTGGCAGTAGAGCTTCTCCAAACGTCATCGTGCCTGGAGGCGGCGGCGGCGCGGGTGGTGCCTACATCGAGGCTAGGTTACTCCGACGACACATGGCTTCAGCAACAACAATGACCATAACAATCGGGGCAGGTGGTAGTGGAGGAGCTGCACAAACTGTTTCCGGTAATGGATTACCGGGGAGTGCCGGACTCGCCACAACGATTCTCGTAAATGGCATCACGTTTTCTGCTCCTGGTGGAGGTGCAGGAGGTGCAGCGACAACAGCGGCGGCGGGTGCTGCTGGTGTAGCAGCAGCATTTCCGAGTACTACAGCACGACATAATTACTCAGAAAGAAGCATTGGAACAAATGGCGGCATCGGATCGACGGGTTCTGTTGCAGGAGTAACTGGCGTAGCCCAAACTCTTAGATTCCAATGTACTGGTGGAGGCGGAGGTGGTGGTATATCAACAGCAAACGTAATGTTGGCTGGAGGAACTGGCGGTAATATTGGTAACTTAAATAATTCGGATTCGCAAGCTGCAGCAGGTGCTGCCGGAGCTTCATCCGCATTAACTGGTTTTGCAGGTGGTGGCGGCGGCGGTGGTATAGCAACTACAGGTGCAGGGGGGACAGGTGGGGTGGGAGGTCAAGGTGGGGCAGGTGGTGGCGGCGGGGCAGGTGGGCGAACGCTCACTGCGGGTGGTGCAGGTGGAAAAGGAGGGAACGGGCTAGTACGTATAATGTGGTTTTAATTCAACAAATGTATGGTATGGCTTTGGTGCGCATCACGTTTTATGCTATTGTAGTAAACATGTCACATATTTGCAATACTTTTTGCCATGCGCAATGCTTGCATAATAGTTGCGCGGCTCTTAGGGTCAGGGCATGTCATGTGGCGAACGAGGTCACGGAAGGCAACCCATGCAGGTGATTTCTTCTCTATTTCTGGTCCCATTGCCATGAGAGCACTTGGGCGCTCCAAGAACGTGCTCGTATGTTGACTCGCCCAAAGCAGTACGAGGCCAAAGGAATACACATCCGATCGCGAGTTGTAGCGTGCCCAAACGCTCTTCGTGTTTGTTTTTGCACGTATAGCACGCTTTAGCGCAGAACGCATGTAGACCTCAGATTCGTTGGCTGTCCAAAAATACTTTTTAATGTTTTTTATTTTGTCATAGTCAGACGACTTGAATGTATGACTGATCAATGTGTCTTCGGTGTCAATAAGGCGACGAATCTCGTTTTCATTGATTGGGAGCCCTTTGCTCATAAACTTTCGGATGCGATACTCCGGACCAAATACCCAATATGATTTCATGTATTTTGGGTTCACGTTTGGGTCCAAAAGTTCAGTTGCAGGTACGGTGAATGTGAAATCAATGAATCGCGTTACCAACTTGTCATCAATCAAAATATTGTTTGCTTTCACATCTTGATGGACGAGGTTGTTGCGTACAAGGACGCGTAAAGCTTGAAAGCATGGCATCAAGATACGTATGAGGTCCACAACATTAATTTTTCCACGATGGGACACAATCCAATTATGGAATGGAGAACCCCCGAATCGCATACTCAACGATGGAAACGAGCTCTTATAATTATATTCTTGCACTGCCTCACATTCGCCTTGCGAGTCGCCAGAAAGCTTCGATTGCCGTTCGACCTCTTTTGCTCGAACATTACATTTGGCGGTTGCGTAAATGAAGTATTTTTGGTCAGGGTCGATTTTCTTTATTTTTTCCGAAATATCCCACTCTGTTTCCATGTCATCGTTATTGCCGAACACCTTGGTCACCATTTTTGTCTTACTTTTCATTGCCTTTGGCGAAGCATTCACACAAGGCAACGGCGGTGTGTAGACGCAACCGTAGGCGCCTTGGGAAATTAGTGCGCCTGCTTTTTGGTTCTTCTGACTGGACATCCAACCCTCTACCTAAAGGTTGGAAAATCAAAAACTTCAGACATCTATATAGAGCAGCATGCTTCACTCTCGGCGCACTGCCTTTTCTCGCGGCGGAGTTTTTACTCGCAGGTTTGCAATTACTAGTCACCATATTGTCGTCCCTCCTCACACACAAACCATTATCACTCAACAAGTGCAACCAACAAAAACAAACCCAATGAATCTCTACGCCATAGCATCGGCTCCATCCGTTTCGGCAGCTCCATCACCTGCTCCTGAAACACAGAAATTAGCAACATATGCCTTTGTCAATTTTGTAGAGTTTGGTTTGCAGCTTGGTTTGCTTGTTGCAGGATTATTGTTCATAACCAAAGGGGGGCTTGAAAAGCTTCGGATGCAACGGACAAAATTAAATGTCATCATGCCTCGCAAAAAAGACAAGGCTATTGCGTCATATGATGCTGATAGTGAGGATGAAGAGGTATTGGAAGACGAAGAAGACGATGACGACGAAGAAAGTGATAACGATGAAGATGATGAAGAAGAAGACAGTGAAGACGAAGAAGAAATTGAAAATGATACCACTCTTGATGATGTTGCAGGAATTGATGAGGCAAAGCGAGAGGTTGCAGAAATCGTAGACTTCATGAAAAATCCTGAAGTTTATCAAGCTCTCGGTGCAAAATTGCCATCTGGCATTTTATTGAGCGGCCCTCCCGGATGCGGCAAAACCCTTCTCGCTCGTGCGATTGCAGGCGAAGCGGGTGTTCCAATGGTAATCACATCAGGAAGCGAATTTGTCGAAATGTATGTTGGTGTCGGAGCACAACGGGTTCGTCAAATGTTTGAAGAAGCCAAAAAACTTTCGCCTTGCATCATTTTCATTGATGAGATAGATAGCATTGGACGAAAGCGAAGTGCGTCCACTTCTTCAAGCAACAGTGAACAAGACCAAACAATGAATCAGCTACTCACTGAGATGGACGGCTTTATCAAAAACACTGGTATTGTGGTGATTGCTGCAACAAATCGCCCGGACATGCTCGACGATGCTTTATTACGACCTGGGCGTTTCGACCGCCATGTTGTGATATCACCCCCTTCGTTCCAAGGACGTGTCGAAATATTGCGAGTTCACACACGCAACAAGCCACTCGATGCAGATGTTTCGCTAGATGCAGTGGCACGCATGACAAAGGGGTTTACCGGTGCAGAGCTTGAAAACCTTTGTAACGAAGCTGCAATTCATGCTGCTCGTAAACGCATTTCAAGCATTAAAATTGCATGCTTTGACGATGCTCTAGACAAAATACTCATTGGTCTCGATTCAGGGGCTTCAATGACTGTTGAGCAGAAAAGACTGGTAAGTTACCACGAAGCCGGACATGTGCTTATGGGCATACTTGTCAATGAGTACGACCTAGTTAAAAAAGTAAGCATTATTCCTCGAGGGTCAACTGGAGGAGTAACAATATTCGAACCCCTTGAAGACAACAACATTGGCTTGTACACTCAACAATATCTGGAAAATCAGCTCATAGTTGCATTAGGTGGCCGTGTAGCCGAAGAGCTGATATTCGGTCGCATGAAAACAACAACGGGTGCCTACAGTGACCTGCAACGTGTTCGTAAAATAGCTTGGTCCATGGTTACCGATTACGGTTTTAGCCAAAACATGGGCCAAGTGTCGTGGTCCGACAATGGGTTGTCAACAGCAAAAGCCAACGAAATAGATTCAGAAGTGCAATTTCTGGTGGATTGTGCCCATACGAAAGCAACGAATCTAATGCAAAAGAATGAATCATATCTTCACATTATTGCGGCGGCATTGTTAGAAAAAGGAGTTATGTCGGACGAAGACTTGCGCACGGCGGTTGCCGGCATATCATGTACACTAAACACCAAAGACGGCGGGTGCCAATAGTTTGTAAATTAGGAATATTGGGAGCATAACAATTGCAACACTTGTACCAACTACTCCACCTGTACTTATCGACAGTGCTGCATTAAACTCTCCATTTGTATCATTTAGTGTTTTCAATCGAGAACGAACCTCTTTTATTCTCCCTATTTCAATGTCACGCTCCGTGGTATCAGTTCCACCCGTACTTTTGTATTCTTTCATAATGCGCGCTTCCATATCGAGTAGTTCTTCACCAAAACGGTGCATGATGTAAAATGGCGCTTCAGGAATGTATTTTTCGCCTTTATCTTCAACCTCTTTTCTTTTTACTGGATCTCCCATCAGCATTTCAATAGTATTTTGCGATGGTGGGTCGTCAGGTGCCCCTACTTGTTGTGAGGTTTCCACGTAATTTTTCCATAGATGCACAAGAAGGGAGTATCTATCTAGATTGTTTAGGCTTTCTTGAAGGCTTTCCAAGTTTTTTACATAGGTGTCCATGTCATTTTTCAGCTTTTCAGAGTAGACGGTAGATGCAATCCAGACGGCTCCTCCCAGAACTAGTACAATTACCCATAGCTTGCCTGGCAAGAACATGGTACCTGGTGCAAAATAATTGCACTCTGTTGGGGATTCCGAAGGTGTCGGAAATCTTTCTGAATTGTCAACATACTTGACATATACAAACAGCAATAATAGTAGGCCTAGAGCTGTACCAATAAATGGGACTGTAATTTGCTCTTTGTTTATAATTGTTGCAGCCACGGTGGTTGAAAATGTATACAGAGCTAAGATTACCCAAATAGCCGCGCCCAATGCGGAAACCATAAACTTATTCAGTCCTCCTTGCCATGGCCATTGACCCTCGATTATCGGTCTCTTTCTCCAGGCATGCATTGTCATAGGAACTGTGAAACCGGCAACCAGACTGACAACGAGCGTCAAAATACCTATTTGCACCAGTTTTTGCGACGTTTTCAATGTTTCGCGGCATTTCCCCTCAAGATACGCCTTATAGGCAAACGCTTGACCGGTTTCCCTTTCCAAATGTCCCTTACGACAATCAGATTTTGTTAGCTCTCCCGAGCGTGCCGCCCTATGCATTTTTAGCACAACATGCAGTAGCATTGCCCATCCACACAATATGAATACAATGGCAATATACGTTGAATAAGCGAATAGCAACTGGTAAATTGATATCGTATCTGGCATTGTGCCCTCTAATCGAAGAGGATGGTAAAAATTATCGCTTGCATGCAAAAATGTAAAAGGTGACCTTTCGTAGCTGAGTGTTCTTATGAACGAGCCTCAAAAAATCTATTGTCGCACTCGTAAAGCTTTTCTCATCAAAATTATTTGGCGTTTTAATCGCAAAATAATTCGTGTGCTTTGCCCAACGCCGACATACCTCATCCAGCGGAGTGTTCGAAAGTTCAAGACATAGAGTATTCTGTGATTTGTATTCTGGCCCTCCCCAAGGCGGGTCTATGAAAATCACATCATACACATTTGATGCTTTGGTAACACCCGCGCACCCCCATGTCACCTCTTCAAGTGAGTCACCACAAACGCATACTACGTTGGTGGCCTTCAAGACTGCCATATTATGAACTAGGTAGTTGTACCTAGTCTCATTCTTTTCAATGGCAACCACATGTCGAAACGAACGTGCAAAACTCGCCGTGTTTCCTCCAATGCATGCGGTTGCGTCACATATGGTCGACCCGCCCGCAAACCGCACAATGTCTCTTGTCATCTTATCTGCGGTGTATTGGTCTGTTACCGAATATGCTGCTTCCTCATCTAGCAACAGCTGCGAACGGGTTGTTGGTGGAACAAATTTAAAGAGGTAATCTCTTTTATGGGACCCATCAAACATTGCCGCTGCCACATACCTTGAATACTGTATGTGTATATCAGCTTTAAGTGACAGGTTGCATCAACGATAGATTCTCAAGTCCCTGTACGATTTGGGGCTCGGACTCTGGCTCCTCTTTGGGCTTATCCGTGAGCAGTAGCTTACACACATCCGGGTAATAGCGCTGTGCATCCGATAGAGACAGCATACGGTACTTTTGATAACCTTGATTGCCATCCTTCTTATGAACCGTAAGGCATGTTGAGCTCAGTTCAAATAGAAAAGGCGGGTCGTACAGCGCACGCATTTCTTCTATTCTCCAGTAGGATATTTAGTGTGCGTTGCCTTTATACCCATTGCCATTCAAGCTGAAAAAGGCTTTATTCCTTTGGAATGGGCCAACTTATGATATGCTTTCACCAGCCGTTGTTCATCCATGCCCCTTTGAACCAAACCGGTATCTTCGTCAACAGAGGTCTCCCTTTGTTTATAGAAGCTGAGATGCGAAACGAAGAATGACATATCAACACAATGTGGGCGTTTTGTAAAAATGGGCATGAGATAAGATAGCTCTGCCTCGTCATCTTCTTTCACCAGCTGAAAGACGTCAAGGTCTTTAGAGAGAATTGCAAAGAAATTGATACTTATTCTCTGCCCAATAGGGTATTCCCGCACGGGAAGTGCTGGAGAACGGGCATCCCATTCTGATTCGTGACTCAAGAAATAATCATGAACACGCTCCGCAAGCTCTCCGTTGGACCATAATACTCCATAGGTTGTGTCGAATGGAAGTGGTCCAACCTCGGAAGCTGGCAAAAGGCCACACGATTGTTGATAAAACGCACACACGCCGTTATTGATGATATTTGCAAACATGAGCAAATGGTTTGGCAAAGCAATACGATGTTTAATGAATCTAGGAAATGCATTAACGTCAACATACACGATGTCATCATCGCATTTGATGATGATATGGTTCGGAAAGCGTGATCTCGTATAGTATTTATAATACTCTATCCAGGTCGTCTTATTGGTGACATGCATCAATTGTATCCGCTTGTCTCTTGGTTTACTATAAATAGATGTCAACCACTTATCATCTTCCGAATTGCGAGTATAATTCCAAAGATGGCATTCGCCAACTTCACCGGAGTTTATCAGATGTGACACATAACGCATCATTAGCTGAAGGTTCTTCTGTCGCCCCGCGAAGCACGTCCAAATAACAATCGGTGGCGTTCTTGCGTTTGCTTGCAACAAATATAATTAACATGCCGTTACAGACGACGGTGAAATGACATCAGAAGATACGCTTGTTTTTGATGTATTTTGCTATAATGGCGAACCCATCGTAGAATTGCGCTTAGCTATGCTTGCGCCGGTCGTTGACCATTTTTACATTGTTGAAAGTAGCGAGACGTTTTCTGGCCTCACAAAGCCAGCGTTGTACAAGGACATTCACGCAAACCTATTCGCGCCGTATGAATCTAAGATAACATGGATTATTCTCGATAAAGATGCATTCCAACACTCCCAAGGAAATGCATGGCGGCGCGAGGAGGCCTCGCGTAATGCGCCCCTTCAGCGCATTCTGAGTGACATGAAGAGTGTAGAAAAGAGAGGGCCGTACATTCTATTGGTGTGCGATGTCGACGAAATTCCGCGTCCAGAGCTTGTGCTGAAGCTGCACCAAAAAGAAAATTACGAACTAATGCACAAACCCATCGCACTGCAAATGGAGTTTTTCTATTATAACTTTCACTGGATTAAGGCATTTCCTTGGATGCACCCATTTGTCATCAATGAGGATGGTTTGCTAAATAGTAAGGCTACTTTCGACACAATACGACTGTCCCCGAAAGCAAGCCATATTCCTAATGCTGGATGGCACTGCAGCTATTTTGAAACCATCGAAAACATTGTTAGAAAGATTGAATCATTTTCGCATCAGGAACACAACACAGAAGGTTTGAAAAGCCCTGCACATATTGGGATGTGTATGAAAGATGGCATTGATTTATTTGCTCGTGGCTGCAAAGAGGACTTGGTAGAGTATGACGTTTCCAAACTGCCCACTATTTTACTGCAGTTTAATGAGCAAATCAAGCTGCTACAGTGATGTTCTTCACTCGCTTTTGGTAGAGTGCAAATACCCCAGGAAAACTCTTCATGATGGTAAAATCAGGGGTATATGTTACAGTGATTAAATCATGTGTTTTAGTTGTTTTTACATGTTCGAGGAAATGAAATGTACCTGGTAACAGAAGTACTTCATCTTGACCCTTGATATGTGACATCAGTGTTACGGGAGAGGGATTCATAATGTGTATGAGAAGTCCGCGTTTTGCGTCGTAGTTTTTTCGCGGTGCAAATATATCATCGCCCGATGTGCTTTTGCTCTTGCTCTTGCTCAAATCTTCGTCTTTTGCGTTTCTTTGAGCATAAGCACGTCTTGCAACCTTTTCGTTCCAAGATGTCGAGATAATGCTCTTGTCTATCAACGATTTTCGTGACCCGTTTGCTTCAGGAAAGAACTCGTCGAGCGCACATAAATCAGAACCACTTGCAAACATTCCACGGTAAAGGACTTTGTATTCAGTGTTACCAGTGAGGCTAGTAGTTGCTATGAACTGCATCATTCCATGGAGAAATGGTAAAACGCCCTCTCCGTCGGAGTGGCGCATCGAAGCAGCAATCTTAGTAAACTCCAACCAATCCCATTTTTTTACCATGCTCATCATTGCATTTTCAGACAGAAGCTGTGCGCGAAATTGAAGACGAGATGCTGTGCTGGGTGGTTGGTTGGTTTGTATGATATATTGTTCACTCGGCAAGTCAATCGAGTCACCGTATAACTCATTTGCTGTTTTTAAGCGTAATTTCCACTGTGAAACAGAACGCGCGTACGGGTCGTCAAAAATTCTCCAGAAAATTTCCGTAAGTTCGCCTTCAGGAAGAGCTTGGAACTCTCCAAAATACTCAGTTGGTAGGTACACGCTTACAAGACTTGTTGCATATTGAGAAGTACGAATGATTTCGATGATATTTGACGAAACTCCCGCATTTTCCAATTGCTGAAAAAGAGCGTGCATTCGACCCACATATGTTTGAAATGTTTCATCCGGGGCTCTGTAAAGCGCTTCAATACTTCCGACTTCAAAATCGGCATTGCGCATCCAATCAATTGCAATAATCAGATTATAAGCATGCTTAGTGTTGTCTATCTCTTGAGATAGTTTGCGCACTGTTGTGAGCAGACTACTTCTTGATTTGGGTTTCGAGTTGCTTTTCTGCCAGTTGTTTAACACGATGCGACTCGTTGGTTCAGTTTCTAAAATGATTGATTTGAGGTCCATAATATTACATAATGCGACTACAAAAAGTTGGCTTAAAAGAGAGATGAATAAGGCATATTATACGAAAGACGAACTACGACAAGATGGACGAGCAAACATCAACGATGTTCAAAGCACTATACGAAGGTGATTTGAAACGTTTGATTGAAGCGATTGATAACGGTGCGGACGTGAATGCATGTGAAAGTGGACCGTCTGGATACACTCCACTTACTTTGGCATTAGAACTTGGTGGGGCGAGCGAAGATACAGAACGAATCATCAGAGTAGTGTACGATGGAGGCGCATGTGTTCATACAGCTAACGCATGGGGTGCAACGCCTCTCATTTCTGCAATATCTGTTAAACAGGTTCCTTGGGCAATGACATTCCTTGCAAGTGGTGCTGAGGTCAATGTGCGTGGAATCGTTGAAGAGCGTCTGACATCTCCACTTCATGAAGCTGCATACTGGGGATTATATGACATGCTTGAATGGCTAATTCAAGCCGGTGCGGATGTTGAGATGTATGCACATAAACACATGCGACCACTTGCGTATGCAAGGACAAATATTATTCATGGACCAGTTGAACTTACAAGAATCGCGCGGATTCTGGATATTTCAAGTAAACACCCTATCATGAGCCTATGGCGTCATCCTGTAGACATGAAACACGTGAAAATTGATTCGATTAATTACATGGAGCACAATTCAACAAACTGGACGTTACGTCTAAACGAGTGTATGAAAAACAAGGATTGGTTCAATGCATTACTTGCGATAGAAATGGGGGCGCTCACTTCAAAAGATATAGCAGAGCGCGTGCGTAACAAACGTTATACTGATTAATAATTTATTGTCTTTGATGTTTTTGTTGTTTTTGGTTTCATATTTTCGAGAATGCCATAAAATAGTGCAGCTTTAATGCCCGTGCTTAGAGCTCGCATTTGGCAGCCTCTGTAGAGAATACCCAAAGCAGCTGGCATTGTTTTTTGGTTGCACAACGCCGCAAGGCATTGAACACCTGTTTGGCGATGTGTCGAAGTGGATGCTTGAAATGCCAATCGGGCGCGTAAAGTATCAAACGGGGTAGTAATTGCCGCAGCGGTGGCACCGGCTATTGCCCCAACTACAAATCCGTTGCCGTCACTGATTGCCATTCCCGCATCGTACATTCGTATCCGAACATCCATTTCTATGATGTCTTCAATAAGCGAGAGAAAGTACCCACTATAAAGACCACCAATTCCACGATTTCTTGTTATTGTTAGGCCAGCGTGCATAATGGTAGGGGCAAGTTTTGGGGATGCTTGTACGACGCGCATACAGTTGCCAATCGGGATTTTGATTCCAGATGTTACAAATGATGCGATTGGACCTGCAAATAACGCAAGATGTGATGCGGAAACGTGATGATAAATTGAAAAATACATGTGAAAGACTAAGCCTGCTGACAGACTGGATTGCCAGATGCCACAACTTATGTTTCTTGCCCACTGTATCGGCGTCCATGTTGGGCTTTTGCCATGCACCTGAATTGAAGTTTTATGGAGTTCAAATACGTACGTAACGGCTTGTGATAGACAGCGAGCAAGGCCTTCATTGCCACCGTTTGCCACCACCTTCTCTTCCATTCACCTTATCTTTTGCAAAGGCCTTAATTCCTGGGGAAATCCGATACGCTGTATGGAAAAATACTGCAATGCATTCCAAGCTGATTACAAAATGCGTTGAAAATATCGGAGCGGTCGCTGGTATCCATTTGGTTTACATTCACTGAATCACCCGGATACTTGTTTATGTAGTATATCATGTGCGGTAAGCTTCTGAACTGTTCCGTATAATGTAAGGTCGCTGACAAGATGTAAGTCAATTCTTGGTGCCAGTATTGAGAGCATTTGGCTCCCGCGCGTTGATATATAGATTGTGTTTCAAGTGCGGGCCAATTTGCAAAGTATGTGTTCATAAGCACATGTGCCCAAGGAGGTAGGTTTGTTATATTGCACAATTCTTGAAGTTGACGTTGTGAGTTTTCTGCTTGCATGGTTATTCACAACAGCACAACAAATATCTTGCTATTTAAGCACATTCTTGATATATTGTAGAGGGATGTTACATCATCGACCAATCGTATTGGGGCGACTTTTCAATGAAGCATATCGAGCTATCTGTGCTTAACCATATCATGTTAATGAATCCTCATCATATAACGAATGCGAGTCTGTGTGAAAGGGAAGAGGTTGCCGCACCGCATAAAATATGTAGCATTTTGACAAACTGGGAGCCATTTCTTAGAACCGAACAAACTCGAGAGCCATGGGTGTATAGTAAACCACTATCATGTGGTTGTTTTATTGTTGCACCGATGTCAAGTACTAACTTGTGGGATACATCGTCATATTCCGATGTTAATTGGCTGAAACACAATTGGGATAAACGATTCATCGTCACATACCCTAGGTATTTAGATGACAAGGGGGAACTGTTTACGTATTCCTATATGGGCTCATACATTGTAAAACTTCAAGCACCTGAGTGTTACCAAACACCTAATCAATTCTTAGAGAGGAAAAGCTTTACCATTTGCAACGGATTCACCTTGGCCATTGCCCTTCATCGTAGTGGAAAGTTGCCTGTGCGGAAGCTATTAGATATGCTAGAACGAGCGAGCGAGGGACAAGAAGCAGATAACAGGTTTTACATGCACTTTGATGAAGAGTGGATGGAGTACTATACTGGACACATTCTTCAGGTTTTGGATTTTCCGGTGCATTATGCATTATGTGGTGGGTGTCATGACGCAGTTATTCGTTCTATGTGGCGACTTATGAATGATACACTATCGGGGGATGTTTACGTACAATGCATTGGAGGAGGAAGGTCCAAATACCTTTCCTATATGTCTACAGCCTTTAACGCGCCTGAATCCATAACAGTGAAAATGTTTCGCGTGTTGCAAAACTTAGAAAACTGGCCAATGAGGTCATCGCTTCACACTCCTGGAGATACGAGCGAACCAGATTGGATGGGATTTGCAAAGCTCGTCACATGCAGGCGCGGCTTTTGGCGCGAGTGGAAAAAAAACACTAGCTTTCGACGCTTGATTATGGGTAGGTTGCGAATGTGCAGTAATTCATTCGCAAACACGCAAAAGGGATTATTCAACATGTTGTTTCCGCCATTGTTTAAATTGCACTCTGAAATGCAGGAAAAAACCGCACGTGTCCGAAGCTTATGGAGAGACGTCATTACATTTTATGACCCTGAGAAAAAGCAGATGCGTGCATGGTTACGTGCATACCTAATGCGTATTCGGGTTACAAGCGCAATGTCAAAAGCGTTTCCAGATGATGTGATTCGACATCCAATGCCTCCGATTGCATTCCTCAAAGATGTGCTCGGCCATAGTTGCAGCGCCGACATACATGACGTGTCTGAATATAAGTTTTGGGTCAATTCAATTAATGAAACACGTGCCAGTTATATCAAGGCATGTGGTATGCATTTAGTGGATGTTGGAAATGGCGGGTACGCTGTGCGTTCAAGCACGTACCAGACGTTAAAAGCCCTGGCCCCAAATGCCCAGATTGCTGCCATATACCTGCGCTATTACGTCGAGAAGCCAGTAGTTGATAGGCTCTTATGCATACGCCACGCTTTTAGGGAGAAAAATGGATTGCATGTAATTGAAAGCCTTCTTCTTGACCACTTTCGCCGACACCGAAAAGAGCTTTACGAATAGTAGGATGCCGTCTTGCAAATGCTCTTCTTGTAAAGCAAAATTGTCTCTTGTTGATGAGACGATAGGCAAGTGCAAGTGTGGGCTCATTTTCTGCAAGAGTCACCGCATGCCCGAGGCCCATTCGTGTACGTTTGACCATAAAACGTTGGCACCTATTCTGGAGCCTTTTATTGCGCGAAAAGTTGTGAAGATTTAGGGGAATTATTTTTAAGACACAATCGCATTTTAAAGCCATCGTCGCCACATCGAGCGTCCTTCATTGACTTTTTCACGACGGCTTTACTTTTGCCACGCGTCGAGCAATCTTTGTCGTACCGAGTTCCGTATTTTTTCAGTTGAAGCTCACTCATATAATCGAGCACATCTTCATCATTGTAGGCCTCATTCAGAGTTGTGGGCAATGTTCGATTCTTTGTACGGTCTTTAAGGACTTGAGGGATTCCAATGTCGGAGGGTTGAGAACAAGATGGACGATGTTTGAAGTCAAATCTAGGATAGTATGTCAGCACGGGGGGCAGCGATGAAAGGCTTACTTGCTCGAGCTTTTTCGAGCGAGCGTACTCTGTCGCCATCTCAATCATGATGGCACCACTGTGTGTAACGAAATGGCGTTGTCTATCACCTGCGCATATGATGTCGAGGTACAGATTCGTAGACTCCTTAATGCGTGCAAGGATGAAGCCTGCTGGAACGCGCTGCAGCATTATGCGTTGGGTTCGTCGAGTCGATGCTTCATCAAACTCATAAAACATCAAAATGTAAATGTCGTTATTTTTCACTTGTTGCTTCACGTAAGTTGGTTGAACTTGATTTTTGCACAACGATTGTTCCGCGAGCTGTGAGATGTCATTGACAGTCAAAGAGAACTCTTCACTTTGGGCAGCAACGCCATTCTCATATCGCCACTTCCAACCCTTGGCTACAGTTGGCTTTATTTTTTCAAGGAGTGCAACATAAAGAGTGGGGGTCGTATTTGTTGGCGTACTCGTTGCAAGCGAAGGGGACCTCATATTCTAAAAGGCGCGCGCGTAAAAATTACTACCATGAAACATGCTTACCTATTTCTAATAGGATGTCATCCGTTTTATGAGGAAGGGAAGTCTGAACAAACGAGAAGATGTGCTTTCCGTGTGATGCAAAGGCCGCCTCTATCTTGAGGGCTAAGATGTGGTCATCTCCTGTTGTTGCGGCAGCGTATAGGGGTGGGGCATCAGTAGTTGTTGCGTAATGTGTGTTTGTTGTTCCGCACATCAACATGTAAATCCAGTACATACAATACTCAGTGTACTTGTTTTTTACAATGGCTTTTTGCCACTCGGGGTAGGCACCGTGTCGCTTTTCAAGGGTGGTTATGAGACTCTTAACCACCGATGTCACAAATATCTCAGGGGTAATGGCCATGTGAAACGGTTGAGGTTGCACGAGGCCTTCAAAATCCGCTCCGAGGACCTCAGCTGACCATAGGAAGAAGAATGGAAAATCAATACTGGTCTTGTTCATGCGAACCTTCCCATTAAAATGAAGGTCGTCATAGCCAAAAGGCCTCACAGCAAAGGTGTCGTCATCAATGATTAGATAAATGGGTGTCTTTATTCTTTTTGCAATGGCTATTTTTGCCGTTTGTTGCTTTGCCCAGCCGGTGGAGCAACTTGAGTCCACAAGCTCATTTTCCGGAATTACGAGCCATGGAAATTCAGGCGCAGCCTCTTTAAGGCGTGTTTCAATGGCGGCGCGTTCCTTTGCGGGTGTGATGACAATCATCTCGTAAACATCTTCGAGTTTCATAAATTTATTGTACGATGCAATGCCAATTCGGATGAACCGCTCCACACTATCAACGTCTTCGCGGTGCGTTTGAGTCTTGAGGCAAAGAACGATTGAGAACTTGTCTTGTGCCGCCATTTTGTGCTTAGCACAAATGCAGCGTGCAATGCCTTAAGTGAAGCATTGTCAAAAAATGACAGATAACACTATTCAATCTGACTTGATAACAACAATGGCGCTGTCTGGCAAGGTTCAAAAACACCTTGGTGGCGTCGAAGTTCTGACGGACACGGTGGCGGTCGAAGAAATTGTCACGGATGCTGGCGATATCTATTACCGGCTCACAGAGTGCACGGACTCTGGCATCCGCCAGTCGACGTGGTCGGTTAACACAACACCTTCAACGGTGTTTAAGCTGATGCAGCGATTGGAGGAAGGTGGGTCGCGGATTGCTAAGACACCGCTCACAAACCTTCTTGTCGGACCACATCTTATGCACAAGACGAAAGGCCGGCTTATTATGAACAAGGCACGGCCCCTTATGTCGACGACGGAGTTCGAAGTGGTCGTAGACGATGCGATTGACCTTGTGTGGCTCGATAATTTGCTTCACATCAGCTCCAGCTCAGAGGAGGCGCGTTGATTGACAACACAAAACTTTACTTGAACAAAGTAAGCCAAAAGACAAAAACCAATTTGAAAGATGGATGGACAAACTCGTGTAGCCGAGTTTTTTGCTGGTGTGGGTGGCTTCCGCGCAGCATTTGAACACCTTCCATCTTTCAAATTTGTTTTTGTCAATGACTGCGACAAACAGTGTAAGCTGACGTATGATGCCAATTTTGAGGAGCCCAAAATGACTGTATCTGATATTCGAAATATCGTGCCGTCAGAGTTGCCAGATTTTGACATGATGATTGGGGGGTTTCCGTGTCAGTCCTTTTCATCTATTGGTCACAGGAAGGGTGAAGGTGATGAACGTGGTAAATTATTCTACGAGCTTTTGAAAATCATTGATGTAAAAAAGCCTCGTATGCTGTTATTTGAAAATGTCAAGGGCCTTGTTTTCATGGAAAAGGGGGCTGTGTTTAGAAGGATGGTTGACGAGCTCGAGAGCCGCGGCTTTTGCGTACAATACAAGGTGCTCGACACATGTGTACATTCGCATGTTCCCCAACACCGTGAACGAGTGTTTATTGTCGCATCTCAAGATGGGATTTTGGATGGCTTTTTGTTTCCAGAACCGGTTGCAGGCGGTCCACACCATGTGTCGCAGTTTTTAGAGACGCCTTGTGATGTTATACCACGTTTCATTTACACACCTGATAAACAACCGGTGTCATATAGCATCATTCACGATGCCATGATAGCGAATGATGCGCCTCTATACCATTTTCACTTATTATGGTCGTGTACAAAGCTGCGACGGAAGCGACTCGGTTGCTGTCCAACGCTTCTTGCAGGAATGAACAGAGGAGGGCATTCCATTCCAATCTTTTATGATGGTCAAAACATCAGATGTTTAAGTCCACGCGAGTGCTTCATGCTTCAAGGCTTTCCGAAAACATTTATTCTACCATCCACAGTATCACGCAGTGGACAGTATAAGCAAGCCGGAAATGCTGTGACGATGGCACTTGCTCAACGTATTGCGGATGCCATTCATAAAACTAATAAATGCCCTTTATAGATATAGAAGTATGGCTAATCCAGAGCAATGCGAACGTTATACAGCGTACCGAAACCTTATTGATGAAGCAATTCGGAAAAATAAGTATGAGCCGTTTAAAGCTAATCTTAGCAAAAATAAAGCTGTTCAGTGCAATCAACTCGGGAAACCTGTCGAGAGTCTTATTGAAATGTTTAATTTCAAACATGCGGACTTGTGGGAGTTTCATCCGAACTTCAAAAATGGTGTTGAATCAATGTTTACGCCTGTCGAAAACTCATTATATAAAATGGTATGGGTTGATGATGAAGACGATATAGATGGCCCTCAAATAATTCCTTCGCAAAGTGGTGGTGCAAAAAAGCATAAATACAATGGGAGGCTTTACAAAGTCCGCACTGGCACCCGTGGCGGAAAATACATTGTCGTAGGTAAAGATAAAAAGAAAGTTTACGTGTAAAGTCTGGTGCAAAATTGCTTGAAACCTTCATAACGAATACTTAAGGTTCAGATTTTGTCGTTTTCAATGGAAACGTTTTGAGTCGCATGCCAACAATGTATGTATACTCAAACGCATCCTTGTTATTCAAAAGTGTTTGGTCGCCGAAACCAAAACCTGAAATTTGTATTTCAGGTTTATGAGTCTTCAGGACAAAATGTACCATCTGATTGATGTAGTTATCTTCACCTAACTCACAATGCTTATCAATAAATGAAGCTATTTCAAAGTCCCAATTTGTTTTTTCCACAGTATCCGAACTTTTATTTTGATAAATATCCAAAAGACTCTGTTGATTCTCTGACGAACATCCAGCACCCATTTTAAAAATAATGATGACAACGCTTTAAATCTTAACCATTAAAAATCCCATGTCCGCAATTTTCCTGATTCGTACTTTATTTGATGGCATCTCATACAGAAACACTTGAACGCAATTGTCAGGCATTTTCGACGGTCCCAATCTTTAATGTTCGTAGCAAAATGCTTCAAGCTTGACTTAAAGTAAGAACAAACCTGTTTGTTGTACGCCAAATCATAGCCTTCGTATTGCTTAAGTTTTTTACAGGTTGACATGAAATGTTCGTACTTGGCGTCATCTGCTATGACTTGCTCAAAGTAATTACAGACAATGTCTAAAATGTCATCAACTTCAAAAGATGCGATTTCGAAGCCAAACTCAGAACGAGCAAATTCGAATGCCATAGCTTATATTTGGGCTTCCTTTAATGTCTTTAAATGAATCGCTCTCGGGCTAAGCGGCTATCACAATCATTTTTGGAACGTTGGTCGCATTTTGAGTGCAGACGAGCACGAGTCCACTGGTCAAAGTGCACCGGTTGAGGTAGGGACATACCAGGGGTAACGAATGCAGCTTCCCAAGGACCACGTTGATAGGCCGGCATCTTCTCGATACAGACATTACGCGCAATTCCCGCTCCGTTCTGAAGCAAGCTTTCTTGGCGGCGGTCGACAAACCCGAACGCCATTTCGCACGAAGGTTCTGTGAGCGCATGCATGTGTGTACTCAAGTTGGCTGTGTAGTTTCCCTTGGACAGATGGCTCATTGCGTCGCAAGATAGGCGAGATGCCCATTCTGCGAGCGAAGGGTCGCTTACAGCCATTCGTATCTTCTCTAACAACTGCAATGCATATTTATTTGTTTGTTATTAAACCATTGCATTTTTTCGTACCTAGCAAAAATGTAAGGTACGAAAATTTATCATCGTAGTCTAATCGTTGACGTATCATGTAGTGAATAAATCCAATCAATATGACTGTCAAAATTGTCCATTGCAAGTATGTTCGCGCTTTTTCGTACTTTTCCAAATTTACGTCAGGTCTGCTATTACGGAGGTAAGTCATGTGATTGCGAAGTACTTGGTCTGCAAATAGCAACGTTAAGACTAAAACTATGAAAGGCCATTTTGACTTGGTTGCCATGAGAAACAGAACATATACTACCAAAGTTTTGACAACAGTTGTCATGACATGACTTTTATTGTTTGGGTCGATGATGTTAAAGAGGAAGAAAAATGCGATAATACCTGTGACGTGTTTGACAATGACATTATCATTAAGAGCGCGCTGTAAATCACAATTCAATAAAGCGTATGTACTATTGAACATAATCCATAGATATAATGCAGCTAGAGACCCGGTGGTTTCAAATGATGAATTCCAATCGATGATGGGCGTTGTTTGGTCCGACATTCTGAATATATGGAATATTTTTAAAGAATTACTATATTAACACCATGCTAAATCTTGTAATCTATAGGCAATGCATGTGGTCCTGCAAGAAAAGTCTTTGAATACCGAAAGTCATTTAATCATTCGGAAGAAATTCACTGGATTTTTTGATAGCCATCATTCAACACCGTTTTAGAAGTGCTGCAATGCGACCCTGAACAAGCAATTCAAACAACAAAGCTAAAACAAATAGGGACACATAATGGTTATGCACGCATTATATTTACAGATTTCGAAAAGTTAGAAAGCATACATGACATTGTTACGGACGCTGAAAGCAATTTGGAGTTTATGGTTGCTCGCTATCGCCGCCGATGGCATCGTTTGATGGATAAAACACGTTTAGATACAGTTGTGTTTGTGTTCGGTGGAACTTTGACGGAAACACAAGTCTATAAGTTCTTCAATATTGTTTCAAATAATCAGGCCTACTTAATGTGTGTGCACGATGGCCCTTTTCAAATGAATATTTCACACCCTAACTTCATTGAGAAACTACGACCAAACTACCGCATCCCAAACATGTCTCCAACATGGGATCAAAAGGAGTTTGATTGGCATAAAATGTTTGAGGAAGTGCAAAAAGCCATCTGGCCCAAGCCCCAAAAAGGGACACAGTAACATACAGTCGGAATACATACCCACCACTCCATAACCATGAACATTCCCATCGTATTTGTAACGTCACTTAACGCTGGCGAACAAGCGTTGACAATGAGATGGGATGTTGCACGTGTTCTGAACTCAGAGGGCATACTTACAGAGTTTAACCCAAGCTCTATCTCAACAACACAAACGGACACCCAACACAAACGAACACCATTTACACTTATAATTGACTATTATGAGCAATTCATTCTTAAAAATAACATGACTGAAACAGAACACCCTATTTCGGGTCACAAGCTTATTCCTCACATCCACAAATGGGTTCGTTTGTGTGCCCCATGAGTCTGAAAGTCTACTTTGCCTTTGTTTTGGAACTTGCCTTTGCTTTTGTTGCAGTTGTTTTGGACTTTGCGGATGCTGCTGGCTTTGCCGCGTATGACTTGATAAAGTCAGCAACGTCTTCCGCCGTGCGTGGGCCATTAAAGGCGGCCTTTGGCTTTCCGTTCTCATACACCATAATTGTCGGAAAGCCCATCACCTTTTGCATGGATGCTGGTAATTGTTTCATGTCGGAATATTCACACTCTGTAACATTAATTTCGCATTTCTTGCAAGTATTCACGGCCTCATTCCATGCGGGTCGAAATAGCATGCAATGCATGCAACCGTTCATATGATGATAAACAATCCAGCGCCCAGAAGAGACCTTCTTTGCGTACCCGGGGCTATCTGCCGCAATGTGCTGCATGAATATCTCAACTCTACTACTTAGAGAGAACAACAAAAGATTAGTGGTGATAAGCGCGTTGTCCACCATCTAGAGAATATCCGGCAGGATAGTACAAGAGGAAGCGATGGACGAACCGTTGTACGAAAGTGACCATAGTGATGAGGACGTGGATACGACGGAAAAACCTAGCCAGGAAGAGATGGATGACTTGCGAGCGCAAATGGCGCAATGGGTTACACTTGATGACCAAATGCGAAAACTGAGTGTTGCAATGCGGGAACGTAGGACACAACAACGTGCTCTAGGAAATGTTATCCAAACGTTCATGGTAAAGCACAAATATGACGTTCTCAACACCGCACAGGGGCCACAAATAAAAACAACTGTGAGAAAAGTGAAGGCGCCAGTTAAATTGGCCGATGTTCGTCAAAAGTTGGTCGACTTGAAGGGCGAGAATGAGGGCGGTGAACTTGTTAAAAAGATATTTGACGAGCGCCCAGTGCTTGAAAAGACAAGCATTCGAAGGATTATACCAAAGGTCAATATGCATCTTGACCTATGAGGGGTGCGTGCATGCGTGCGTTGCGGACGCCATTGACAATTTACTTTTGCATTATAGCGCCAATGCGGTCATTAGACCTCTTCAGCGGTATAGGTGGCTTTGCAAAAGCATTGCATGGAATTGCCCGGCCTGTTGCCATGTGTGACCTTGATCCGGATGCTCGAGAGGTTTTACGCTGCCGCATGGTTGAGCGTCGCAGCGAACTTCCATTGTGTCCTGTGTTTGACGACGTGCGCGCTCTCAAGGCAGACATGCTCCCTATGAAGGTAGACATAGTGGTTGGTGGCTGGCCGTGCCAAGACTTGAGCTCGGTTGGGCTTCGTAAAGGTCTAAATGGTTCTCGTTCCGGGCTTGTAAGAGAGGTGTTTAGATTAATAGATGAAACGGATGCACAATGTGCATTCTTGGAAAACGTCCCACAACTGCTTTCAGCTGGATTTAGGGATGTTTTGGATGCATTCGTATTCGAACGTGGGTTTGAAATGTCATGGTGCGTGCTTCCAGCAAGCGCCGTTGGCGCACCGCATGTTCGTAAACGGTTATTCATGTGGGTACGTAAACCCACGTTCGAATACGAATGGCCAGAAGGTACCTTATTCTATGAACCTCACGACTGGTCACCGGCTGCTGAGCCCGTCCGAATGGTTATTGATTCAACAGGCAATCATCGTAATAAGCGCCAAATGTTGTTAGGAAACTCTGTCGTACCAGATTGCTTACGGTCTGCATTTATGGTACTCGCTTCTGGCTTCCGTAAGCCGCCGCAGCCTAATGCAAGCTCATTAAAAACTATGTTACCTAGTTCAACAATGCTCAAGCCATTGAACATCGATTCACTAAAAGAAAGAAAGAAGGGCGAACGAGGCCGTGGATTTGTCATACCAAAGTGGGGCTACGCACGCAAAGGGCCTGATGGCAATATAGTATTATTTGCCATCAACGAAAAACATATTCCCGAACTCAAGGCTCCAAACCTTGATTTGGTCTTATGTCCCGACGCGTTCGCATGGGACGGCCCACTTCAACAACCAAAGTATGGTATGGAAAGGTCGCCATTGATTAAAGAACCGCTTGCAATGACAGCATGGTCAACTCCGCGAACAGTTACTTGCGCCGCAAACTCATTGACACTGCGTGTGACGCGAGATTTACCAACACAAGTCCGATACGAGGCGCAAACGCCCGATGAATTGCGGAGTGGCCAAATAAGCACGGCATTTGTCGAATGGATAATGGGATTTCCTACAGATTGGACTAAATTACCTGCATTATGGAAGTCTACAAGTCCAATTGGTTATAGACCAGGTGGTATGAAAGCGCAATTAAAGACGACAAAAGCACAAGAAGTTGAGGGTGATGGTGATGGCGATGGCGAAAGTGATGATAGCGTAACGAATTACTCGAAAGAATCATAAATAATATCCCATTCATGACGTGGTAGCCGTTGGTTTTTGCCGTTGGCATCTTTAACGTACAAGCCATACCTTCCAATTGCAACTTGATTGCCATTCTCATGTGTAAGCGGTAAAGCTTGCAAGAATCGCACGTCTTTTGACGTCATGTCCTGGATGGTTGTATTTCGCCACTCTATGAAAGAAGACAGTGAAACAAACTTATTCGTCGGCTCATGAAAAAGCGCAAGTCCGAAGCGGGTTTGAACAACACTTGATTGTAGGTCATGAAACTCTCGCATGGGCTTCGTTGGCTTAGTTGGCTTCGTCGACGCCACCTTTTCTGATTTGGGTGCCATTTTCTGGTCTACCTTTGCCTTATCAACAGTCGATTGAAACTTCTTGTAAAACTCGTCAAGAATGCTGCTTTCTTTTACATCGCCTCGCGCAATGCGATCCAAATCATTTTCCATGTCTGCCGTAAACGTAACATCCAACAAGAACGGTGTTATTCCTTGTAAGTATTCATTTACACGGCGACCAAGACTCGTTGGAATCATTCGGTCCGACTCTTTTCCTCCAACGACTACAACTTGTGTAATCGGTGTTATTGGAGTGCCAATCTCACACGAATAGTGCGTCACCTCATGGGAAGATTGTGGATTCATTCCTTTAGCAACATAATTCTTCGAGAATAGCTTGTCAACTATAGTTGCAAACGTGCTAGGCCGCCCAATGCCGTGCTTCTCGAGAGCTTTTACTAATAGGGGTTCGTTGTATTGAGCAGGTGGCCGCGTAACATCGCCTTCGGCTTTGAACCTTGAAACAACCACATCCGTAGCCGTTTGTGCATCCCACTTTGCAAGTGCAACCGAATCGACTTTTTGCTCCGGAGAATAGACACGTAAATATCCAAGGTGTGTTAAAATGGAATGTGTGCCCCGAAAGGTTGTTCCATCCGGTAGAAGTTTAGCATCGGATGGAACGATTGCCACAACTACATCCGCATATTTAGCTGGAACCATTTGGGATGCAATAGACCGTTGCCAAATCAGCTTGTAAAGTTTCATATGTTGCTCGGTTATAGATTCCGACGGCTCTAAAGCGACTCGATTGGGCTGCGTGGGTCGAATAGCTTCGTGAGCCTCTTGAGCATTGGCAGCCTTTGTTTTAAAGGCGCGTGGTTGCGCCCAATCTGGTCCAATGTCACTTTTGATGTAGGCCACAATTGCTGATTGCGCGTCTTTTGAGATAGTCAATGAGTCGGTTCTCATGTAAGTGATATGTCCGGCTTCATACAATGCCTGTGCCAGCTGCATTGTGCGCTTTGCAGGAATACCATAACGAGAGTAGGCCTCTTGTTGAAGGGATGATGTGGCAAAGGGAGCAGGGGGAGACTTACTAGATTCTTTTTTTGTAAATGATGCACGCCAAGTCGCATCACTTGTGGAAAGTGATGTCAACAATGTCTGAGCATCATGTTCGTTCCATGTCGCGAGATTTGTCGTATAGTAAGCTCTTGTTTCCAAGGCTTCACCGGTTGGAGGAACAAACGTACCATAGAGAATCCAATACGGCTCATGAACATGACTTTCTTGAGCTTGAGCGCGGTCGACAATAAGTTTGAGAGCCGCGCTTTGCACGCGCCCTGCGCTAAGTGATGACGTCGAGAATCGTCGCCATAACAACGGTGAAAGCTCGTATCCAACAACCCTATCCAAAATCCGACGCGTCTCTTGTGCAGAAACAAGGTTTTCGTCTATACAACTTGGGTTAAGTACGGCACGCACCAATGCGCTTGGTGTAATTTCATGAAAGAGTAGTCGAGGCACATTTGCGGGCAACTTCAATACTTTTTGTAAGTGCTTGGCAATTGATGCACCTTCACGGTCTGGGTCGCTTGCAAGAAACACCTTGGAAGATGCCTTTACTGCATCACGCAATGCTTTTACTGTTTTGACTTTTGCCTTTATTGTTTCGTATGTGACCTTCCATGTCTTTGTGTCAACTGCCATCTCTTTTGCTGGTAAATCTACAATATGACCTAATGATGCCATCACTCGCCATGCACCCATTGACCTCAATTCAGGTGCATCATTAAGATACTTTTGTATAGTTTTCGCCTTGCTCGCTGATTCAACAATTACAAGATTGGTTGTCATTGTGCGTTCAAAAAGTATATACCTAAAATGCTTATGTCGATTTTTTTGTCGAAAGAGTTGACACCAGCGAACAAAGAGTGGCCAGCTTCTCACTTATCTCCTCCATGCAGTCGGCAACGTTCTTTCCCGACTTACTTACCATGAAGCTCTTTAGAATAAAGAACATCTGCTCGTCAAATACATCTTCGCTCACCAATGAACTAGAAGGTGCTGATGAAATGCTGGAGCCATCATCGACGTCAATAATAGGTCCTTTTTCCATCGTGTAGTACTAGGATTTTGAGTTATTGCTTTAAATGATGATGGGGCTACTTAAAGATAAACATACGGTCGATTACATTGGCGATTAGATGGATTTTCTAGGAATGATGAGTCAAGGTCAAAAAATGGGGGTTGAAAGTGGAGTAGCTCCGATTGTTGCCGCACCTTCCACAACGGATACATCCCCTGTCGCTTTGCAAATAACACCAGATGGACCTCGAGATGCAAATGACAAGCGACTGCGTGTCATGTTATGCGGTACATACCCAATTGGCCAATCAAATGGCTACAGCCGGGTCGTGTACTATATCGCAAAGTTTCTTGGTGCAAAGCCCGACATTCGTCTTACTGTATATGGCTTTCAAAATTACAACCAAACCAAGGGCGGGGAGGCTCGCAGTGATGTTCCATCGGAGGTCATTATGCACGATGCCCTCGCACATGAAAATCCAAAGCGCCACGGCTTTGGTGAGAAGGAGATTGCGGAGTACATTAAAAAGCGCCCTCAGGATGTCGTCATCATCTTCAACGATATGGTCATTACCTCCGCGCTCGTAAACACACTCAAGGCAGAGCTTACAAAGGAAGAGAGGGCGAGCTTCAAACTCGTGAGTTATATGGACCAAGTATACCCTTATCAAAAGAAGATGTACATCAACAATCTGAACGAGAACTTCGATGCAGTCGTTGCATTTACTCCTTATTGGCGTGATGTTGCCAGAAGCCTCGGAGTGAAGCGCCCGATGTATGTATTTCCCCACGGCTTCGACCCCCAACTATACTACCCAGTTCCACAAGAGCTGGCGCGAGTTTTCTACAACATACCGAGAAATGCATTTGTTATACTCAATCTAAACAGAAATCAGCCTCGGAAGCGTTGGGATCACACGGTCATGGCTTATGCGGACGTTGTCGCCCGACATATTGCTCTTCAAAAAACATCCCCCGCGCGCGCAACACGCCCTATATTGCTAATGATTGCAACTCAAATGGACGGATTCTGGAATCTTACAGATATTTTCGAGCACGAACTAAGCAAAAGAGGTGTGGATTGGGAGGTTGGCCGGCGTTACATTATCTCTCTTGCGAAACCTCAACAAATGAGCGACACCGAAATCAACATTTTATACAATGCAAGTGATATTGGTTTGAACACATGCGAAGGAGAAGGCTTTGGACTGTGTCAGTTTGAGCATGCAGCGGTCGGATGCCCACAAGTTGTTGCCAATATTGGGGGGTTCAAAGAGTTCCTAAACAACAGCATAAGTACGCTCGTTGAGCCAAAGTGGGCTTACTATATTGATAAGCAACGCGATGGAATCGGTGGCTACGCAGAGGTTGCCGACCCTAAGGATTTCGCGGATGCCGTGTGGAAATATTACACAAATCCGGCTCTCGTTGCCAAACATGGCAAGAAAGCACGTCAGGACATCTTAAGGCATTATCGATGGGAGACAATGGTGGATTACTTTCATCGCGAATTGCACCACATGGTGCAAAAATAAGTTGTGTTTTATAAATATGCAGCGTCTTTCTCGGCACACTGGTGTTAACTTGTACGATGTGCGTAAGATTGTCAATGTGCACGAGTTGAGGCATGACTTTCATAGATTACCGCTCATTCATCGCACCTCAGGCAAAACATTAAATGAACCTGTCCATGCTTTGTATTCAGATTCAGTTCAATATCACGTAGACCGCCGTATGGGAAGAATAATTCCTGTAAAAGGCGACTTTCGCTCGAAATCCATAAATCAATTCTATGCACTTCTTGGCATACATCTCAAGCTATTTTACGAAGAAATCGATGCTCCTGAAATTGATGTTCATATCGAAGCGCGTCGCTTGCAAGGTGGGACCACACATCCAGGCGCTTCAGAATGGGAGACCAAAATACAAGATAACACTACTATAATGTGCATTGGACATGAAAATGTAGATGGTGGTCACTTGGAAGTGAAGGACGTTGTGAAAAAAGAGCTGAGTCCTGCCCATTTTATTGAGTTGACTGCAAAACATCCATTTCGATTCACTCCCATTATGTCGTTCGATGGCTCAAGAGAAGCGCATCAGGATGTATACATAATAACTAGTCATGTTATAGATAGAAAGGATAGTATATGAAAAGCGGCTGGACCATTGTTGCAGCAGTTGCATATTTGTGGGCTACCCTCTTGTTCGCATCATATCTTCCTCGGACGATAGGCAATCCTAAACTTTTGCTGGGAACCTTTCTTCTAGTTGCAGGCTATGGTACTTTGGGAGTTCAAAAGGCTTATCAAAGTCGCAAAAAAGAAGATGAGCACGAAGAAAAGCCAAACAAAATAGGGTATGCTTTCTTGGTTGCCTTTTATGGATTGAGCTTCCTCATTCCAGTTTCATTCACTGTGCAAATGTATGATTTACTTGCTGTCGCTGGCTATGGGCTGCTTTTGGCAGGCATTCAGTTTGCAGGCATTTGTGCATTGTTGCTGTACTACGTCTTCGGTGCAGTACGCAAATTCACGGACTCGCACATGTCACACGACCCGATTCGCATTCTAGGAATGGGAATCGTACGTCTTGGTCTCGCGGTCTACTACGGTGCAACTATATTACACCTTTGAAAACGCTTTTACAAGTATGCCCGCATGTTTGTAGGCTTCATAGTCGTATAACTTACCATCTAATAAAACCATTTTTTCACCGTTACGGGACACGACTCTTCCTTGAACGTCACGAGCAACCAAGCGCTTGCGCATTTCTTCGGAATGCGCGCTGTCTTCCTTAATGTCCGGCAAAAAGGCGCGCTCGGTTATGGGCTGGCGTTTGGGAAATTGGAAGCACTTTTGCTTTGTTTCTCCCTCACCCTCACCCAATCTATTTGTTTCCGCCAACACGGCACAATCGATTGCAGCTTCTTTTAGGGCGCTCATGAACTCACTTATGACCTTGTTCTTTCTTATAGCAATGTTTGCAATATGTGTATCGGAGCTTATTCCCTGTTCATGCGTTTGAATGGTAAACGATTTTGCAATTTGGTCGGGCGTAAATACAGCAGTGTAAATACGCACTTCAACGTCACGGTCTTCCGGAGCTAAATCCGTGTGCGAAAAGCGGCGCGCCGCACGACCAATGACTTGGTCAATGCGCACTTTATTCCAAAAAGGCTCGAGTATAAGCACACGGCGAACATGCTTTAACGATATGCCCTCAGCTCCTGATTGAGACACCATCATCAATGCGCATTTATCACCAAACAAATTGTCCTCAATCTGATCGTACCCTAAACTTGCAAGTTGACGTGCAACCGAGTGAGGCATTAATTTTATTTGACCATTGAAAATGCGCATCAATACTTCAGTTTTATCACGGTCACTGTTGAAAACCACGAACCGCTTGCCACTATATTTAGAGTCAAAGAGTTCCTCAGCCTTCATTCCATCCGTACCATGCACACGCCAATGGCCATTACTTGCCTTGGAAACCTGTATTTCTGCCCATCCTGCTTGCGCAAGTGCTAGACGCATGATTCCAATACCTTCGATTGTCCGAAACTGACTGTAAAATAGTACTTTACCAGGCGACTCGTGAATGTCAGCAATGGCGCGCGCCATCTTAGGACTGTACATGTCTGCAAGGTTCTCTTCAGATAAGTACTGCTCGGCTTTGGTGCGTAAGCGTATCAGAGCATCCTCTAATGCTTTTTCGTACAACGATATGTCTGTCTTTTTATTGGCGGCTGGAAGGGTCGCCTCCTCAAACTCGCCTTCCGCATCGTCCGCAAAATCCATTTGATTGCGCGCAGCTTTCATGTCGCGTGGGAATGGCCGATTGAGCTCTTTCGGGAATGCAAAGTTGCAAGTCATGCGACTGAATGCCCGATAGACGGAAGACACCTTTTGAAAGGGGTCCACTCTGCCGCTTGCCCGACGACGGGCTTGCGATTGCTCCATTTCAAGTTCTTTTTTGCGGTTCTTTTCATATGCTTCAAACTGATGGGCCGACATAGGGCACTCAATAACTCGTTCCGGAAGTACCTTGGGGTATGTTCCATCGTCAACGTTAGTCAAGTAGGAAACTAGACCCAGTGCGCGTCGCATAAACATGTCTTGTTCACGCATCTTTGGCAGCTCGGGATTATTCATATCTAAAAAGAGCTCATTGAACTCATCCATGGTCGAGGGGAACGCATTAAAGTGTAGCGCACGCGCTTTGGCTACAGGAACGAAGAGTTCCATCAATCGGGCCTCGAGAGCTTCTGTCGACATCCCCCATGCCTTCGGAACTACCTCATTACCTGTGTTTTGGCGGACATATCCGTGTGGCAAAAGAATAAACCGTATTTTACGGTCACCTGCTTGCACGTAGACATCGTCTATGTACTTGTCTAATGAGATGCCGTTTAGGCGCATGCCTTGCAAACGCTCCTGAATTTCTGCAGATGAAGGAGGTGTCACTTGAGGTGGAAGAACAAGCTCATACACACGTAAATCACCGCGAAGTAAGTTCAATGTTGCACCAATCTCAAATGGATTATTGATTGCAGGGGTTCCCGACAACAAGACTAGCCTGCAATTTCGTGCAGCACGTAGGTTTTGATAGATACGATAATTCAATGTACCCGGATGAATCGCTTGAGATATGAAATTGTGTGCCTCGTCAATGACCACGACACTGTTGTCGAAGAATCGCGGTGTGTATTTCATGAGTGCCTTTTGAGTGAGGCCATTGTATTTGATGAATTGATACAAATGAGGCAAAATATCCTTCAATGTACGGTCGACTTGTGCTCTTTGTTCCTCTGTGAGGGAACGAAGGCGGCCATTGTATGGCTCACATCTGGATGCCTCAAATAAAAGTTTGCCTTCGTGCTTTGGAATCCACGGCATCCATAATTGTTGAGCGCCGTGTTTCTGAAGAAAGTCAGATGAATAGTGAAATACTTTTTTCAACCTCTCAAAGATGGTTGCATCTTCTGCCTTTGTTACATCTAGCTTAATGGCCGTCCAACGAGCAAGATTGCCACAAGACATTAGTTCATTCTGGTAGTTTTGTGCAAGTGATGCTGGCAACATGATAACAACCTTTCTGCCACTGTATGCATATGCCTCTGTTGCCGCTATAGCCGAGCAGGTCTTACCAGACCCCAAACCGTGATACAAAAGAATACCACTGTATGGAGATTGCTTTTGCAGAAAGTCGCGGACAAGGCGTTGTTGAATGAATTGGGACGTTCGCTTTTTAGCATATTTACTGGCATGGAATGTCTTGTAAATCCATTCGGGAAAACCAACGCGATTGGGCAACACCCATTCGGTCGGACGTACATGGTCCATATGCCCCTATAATAATGGGAAAGTAAGAAAAAGTATGTGATTTAGAACTTAACTTAAGTGATTAGGAGAAAATGCGGACTGGAATGGATGATACAGCGAGTATTTTGCAACAATTGAACGATTTACGTTTAAACTTTGACACAGGGTCTGAAGTTGATGAATGCATCGAAACCATTGCATATGACGTACATGCATTTTCAAAAGACACTCAGAAGTACAGGCCTGGGCGGATTCGATTTTACTTACAGCGGCTTCATGAAATAAATCCTTTTCTTGAAATTACCATAATCAATTTGTTAGCAACTGTAATGGTGATTCGTGTAGATCCCCCCACTGTTTGCAAAGAAAAAGACAGCATATTTACACGCATCAAGGCAGTACTATCAAAAGTTGGTCGCAAAAGCAGAAATGAGTTGGAAGTTGGCTTACTGTACGACGTTTCAAAACCAGTGTCGTATGCGATTTAGAGACATCCGTATTGTGTATGTAACGTCAAGAATGCAATTTGATATTGACATGCGGGAAGGTGCGCTTATTGAAGAGTTGTCAGATGCCATAGACAAGGACACTCAAATTAATGTTCGACAACTTGATATGGGTGACATCTTGCTAAGGGCACCCGGTGCAGGAGAGTGGGTGTTTGAGCGAAAAACACTTGCGGACTTGGCGGCGAGCATCAAAGATGGACGCTACCGGGAACAAAAAGCGCGACTGCTCGCACATTATCATCCGAGTCGCATCACGTATATCCTAGAAGGCGCACCAAATGTAAGCACTTGGTGTGCTCGTGATGCATCGACATCGAGTCTTGGTGTTGGTAGGATATCAACATCGACATTTCAGGGCTTTGTGTTTAATACGATGTATCGAGATGGTATTCATATTATGTTTACACATGATGTTGAAGACACTGCATCACTTCTGATTGCGTTTGCGACAAAGGTAGCCAAGACCCCAGATGCCTTTCATAACAGTGCAAGCGGCGTGCCTGCGTGCACGCAAGAGAACGCTATGATGGTCAAATCTCGGCCGGGAGCAAACGTCACACCTGAACTATGTTGGCGACTCATGCTTTCACAGATACCCGGAGTTTCAAGTAAATTATCAAAAGAAATAGTCGCGCTCTGGCCATCCATGACGCTCTTTATTCATGACCTCGGGCCGCTCGAAGACAAAGAGCGAGTGGCTAAGCTGAAGGCCGTTCCACTGCTCGGCCCCAAAAAGGCAGCTACGATTTGTACATATGTGTTCGCTTAAGGAAACACATTCAAGTAAGAAGCAAAAAGCATGACTTCCGCTCTCGGAGGTAAAGGCCTCGGAAACGTCGGAAACACATGTGGATTGAATGCTCTTCTTCAGTGCATAACACACACCGACCAATTACGCGAGTACTTTTTGCAAACTGCACCGGACGGAACTATAGTGAATAATTTTAAATACAGTATCGTGACAGAACTAAAGCGTCTTATTCGTGAGTTTTGGGTGAACAATGTGAGCATAGTTCCGACACGATTCGCAAAGGCTTTTGAAGAATCTACAAGTGGTCGTTTGGAAATGGGCGAGCAAATGGACATGAGTGAAGTCTTCTTGGTGTTGCTTGATAAGTTTGAGAATGAGTGGAAAACGACAAATAATAAGCATGTTCAACTTCCATGGCCGGCACCCGAAAAATCAGCATCCCCTTTGTTCTTGTCGATGGTGTCGGCTGCTACAAAGTCGTGGGTCGATTTTATGGGGAAGGTACCTGTGCAGTGGAGTCATCTTATGAGTGGTTTTCAAGTTGGTCAAGTTGTTTGCAATACATGTCATCACATTTATCACAATTTTGAGCCGTTTTCGGCACTAAGCTTAGATATCCCCCGTGTTCAAGCTGGGACGTCTCTTCACTTAGGTCAATGCTTTAAGAAGTATTTTGACCACGAAGTGCTTGATGGAGACGGTGGTGGTGGTTGGAAGTGTGATAAGTGTGGGGGGTCCAAGGCTGAAAAGCTTACCCGCTTTTGGTCGGCCCCGAAAGTACTTGTTGTCGTACTAAAACGCTTCAAATACAAGAGTAACGGGCGTCTTGAAAAGATTCATGTGCCGATTGACATCCCCGAGTTCTTTAGTTTCCTACCGGGCACGGAGCTTTCGACGGGACTTCACGACACTGGGGTTGACAAAGCCTACACGATTAAAGCCATCGGATGTCACTTTGGTTCATTGAATGGAGGGCATTATACCGCTTTAGCAAAACATGATGGCGTATGGCACCATTTTGATGACTTGAGCGTAAACAAAATAGAAGATGCCAATATGGCATTAAAAAACAACATGCATGCATATATGCTGTTTTATGAGCGAAAGTAAGCAACCTATCTATGCAATCACTGATTTTAATACGGTGAACTTGAGAACAGGTGCTTCGGAAGCAGAGATTGTTGCAGTTGGGTTTCTGATAGAAATTGTTGCACTTCCAGCGGCCGCCACAGCTTGGCAATTATACAATGCAGCTGTTCCTCCAACTTGAGTGACAATGACATGGTCATTTGCAACGATAGTATTGTTATTCAAAACAAATGACTGAGCTGTATTTGCAGCAAGGGTTGTCGTAAATAATGTAATTTGTCCTGTAAGCTTATTCAGAGTCACAGCAATTGTTCTACCAGTGAGCTGTGTCACAACGCCACCTGAACCTGCAACGTATCCAATACCACCCGCAGAAGATGTTACACCTGTAGCGTAAACATCACCGCTAACGTAAGCTCCTTGTGTTATTTTTAATGTGCTGCGCATAGTTGCATCTGTTGTGTTTGCCACATCAATGTTCGTATTAATGTATGCCACACGCACATTTGCCAATCCCACAGTCGTATTTGTGTAGACACCAAGTGCACCTGTCATGATGTTGTAATGGTCACGTTTGAAGGTCATTGACGAAACAGTGTCGTGCAACATGTAAAAGCCACCATCCATGAAATTGATAGCTCCACGAACCGTTGTCGTAGCATCTTTATCATAAATAAAACGTAGCTGGGCAGAGCTTGTGGATCCCCCGTTTGCCGCGCTACGTGTGTTTCGTAATGAAAGAGTCGGGGAAGGACCTTCAAGTTTTAGCAAGTAGGTATTGGAAATAGTGGATATACTAGTAAACTGGCTTAATGGAGCGGTAATTTGAACTTTGCCTTGTGCTTCTGTCGTATAAATGCCGTTTGTTGTTGGAACAGCTGGAAGAGTTGAAATATCTGGACTATACAATGCAACTTTTCCATTAAAGATGAACTTGTCTAGTGTCTCTAAAACTCTGAAAGCATCAGTTGTTATGCTAAGACCTGGGATTGTTATATTTTCAGATATGATACTCACTGCATTTATGTTGGATGCCTTGCAATAATTGGTTGTTATATTAGAAGAGTCTATATTTTCGACATTGGATAGGTAAGATGCATTCATATCAATAACACGTGTTCCAAGAGTAGATGCTAGACCAGATGTTATGATTTTGCCTTGGGTATAAAGCGCACCATCAATGCCACATGTGACATTGCTCGTGGGAGCCTTTAGAAGAATTGTGTTACTCATTCCTGCCCCAATAAACAGTGCACCATTTCGGTCAATCACGGAAACAGGGGCGGCGTTTGAGTTTGTACATTCTAGAAAAGGGCATGTGTGCGTATCATTTTTATACAGTCCAACAATGGCTTTGCTTTGCGAATCATTCTTGCACACATCTACATGCAAGTTATGAAAGGGAATGGCGGTTCCAATGCCAACATTTGCACTTCGGTCAACTATGAAAACATCGTCACAGTAAGGGACATCCGTATTTAATGATGATTTTGCGTAAATAAGTCCATTCCCAATGTACGCTTGATTGTATGCATTTGCTTCGAGGGACAAGAAATATTCTGGTTTGGTCGTTCCCATACCTATGCGCCCGTATGAGTCCATTGTTAGAGCGCGATACGATACCTCAAGGTTTGGAATGTCAACATCAATGTCAATAATCGCTTCCGTATTGCAAGCAGTTGCCACATTATTGAGCATATATGTTGGAATTACATGGTCAACACGAATGGATGGAGACAGATGGGGTTCAATGTTTGAAATATGCATATGCATGGCTTCAAAATTGCAGTCCACACGCACATCCGCGAAACTCTGTTTGGATGTTAATTTGAAGGAACCTTGCACTAAAATGTCGCCTGTAAATGTCGTGTTTCCGGATACACGGTTCGAGCTCGCAAAAAACTCAATGGATGAGCTTTGGTTTGCATAATTCACAATTTTTGGTGTGATGATTTGACCAGCATTTGAAAGTGTTCCTTCTACGATGGCATTGTATCGAACGTGAAGCTGTTCTGTTGGTTGAGTGGTACCAATACCAAATTTAAAATTACCACCATCTGCAAGAAAATAGCCCATGTCCTTTGCAATGCTCAGAATAGGTGTGGTCGGACCAGTATCAATCCGAAAATGCTCGGTGGCCGCAAAAGATGCTGGGTCGACATGCAAGACATAATTGCTTGCCGAAACTTTCCCAAGTAAAGCATCAGCAATGCGCGCCGAAGAGGCCGAGATGTTGCTTAACACGTCTAGATTTGACGAGCAGAAAACGTTGAGACCTAATGTTACTGTTTTTGCATATGGGTCCGCTTGCAGAATTGGAAAAGAGGCATCTTGCAACCGTATTTCGAAATTGGACCCAACTTGTCCAATCTCATAATTGCTGAAGGTTGCAAGTGTGGAACCATTCAAGTTTTGACTTTGAATAAGTGTCGTGTCATTTTGTGAATTAACTAAGACAAGCCTTTCTTGGCGTGTCACATGGTCATGGATGACGTTCAAATCAAAAGTCTTACCAATCACGACCGCCATTTGTTTTGGTTGACTTACTCTATTTGGAATACACATAAAAATGAGTGGTTATGAACGCGTAATAAATGCATATGTGGTGACTGTTTCAGTGCGCTTAAGCTTGGTCTGCACGTGCCTCTAGCGCATCAAGGCGAGCGAGGACAGCGGTCAGAGTTTGTTGCATGGCAACATTCTGGCTGTGCAGTTCCTTGACAGCGTTGAAGACAATAGGGACCAGGCGGTCGCTATCTAGAAGCTTGAAGTCGGGAACGACCGAGCCGTAGATGAAGACCGTCTCGCCTAGTAGAGGCTTGGTGACACGGAAGCTGTTGGGGCTGATAACCTCCTTCACCTTGGTCATGAGCTCGTTTCCATCAATCAACACCTTGATGTTTGCGCCCTTGGCGACACCGTGCTCAACAAGCTCGATGACGGTGCCCTCGGTGTGAATGGCCGAAGGAGTGCGCATGATGTTGGGAACAACGCCCGTGGTCGTGCGAACGGCGAAAGGAGCGTGCTCCTCAACCTCTTGTGCAATGAAACCATGCACAGTGCGGCCATCACCATCAATGAAGCGGTAACGAGTGACCGGAATCTTCATCAATAGGTCCAAGTCTTCCTCCGAAGAAGAGGCCACCACATCTGTCTTGATGCGCTTATCCGAAATACTTAGGAAAGCGGGCGACAGGATGTTCTTATCGACACGGAGACCAATCTCGGCATCAATTTGAGTGCCGTAAATGGCATCAAGGGAGTCGGATGCCAAAAGTGTTTGGTCAAAGCCTTGCACGTGCATCGCAGCGCTGCATGTAATGGTGGTGGCTGCAGATGTAATGGCAGATGTGCGCACGGCCGCGGAGCGAACCTCGCTCAAGTTAACGAGCTTCGTGGAGTTGAAGTCGATGGTTTGGTCGAAGTTGGTGGTGTCCACGCTTGTGAGTATGAGGTCAGTGGCAAAGTTGCTCATCGAAATGGCGCTGCCATCCACAATGAGCGAGTTCTCCGGAATGACAATCGTGCCCGTGACAACCAAGTTTTGGATGTTTGCGGACAGAATGTTGTTCAGGTTTGTGGTGGAGAAATCAATGTCACCTGTGTCAGACTCAATCACGGGTGTGCGTAGGCTTGTTGCGGCATTCACCTTTCCTTGGACATCCAGAGCGAACAAGGACGACGGCGCGGATGTGTGAATACCCACCGACTTGTTGGCGGCGGCAAAGATGATGGGAGCATTTGCGGCACCGCGAATGTCCAAAATGTCGACTGTGCCCGTTTGCTCGATGCGAATGGTGGACGATGCGCCGTTGTTGTCGTAAATGTCCAAGATTGCGCGGGGCGCAACGGTTCCAATGCCCAGACGACCACCTGTGATGACTTGATTACCATGCACGTGTAGTTTTTGTTGGGGGTTCTTCAGTCCGATACCGACGCGGTCCTTCGTGTGCATCAGAGTCTTGCGGTAGGAATCCACCGATGGCAAAGCCGCTGGGTTGATAACACCCGTCAAGCTGTCAAGACGCACGATTTCGCTCGACAGGTCGGTGTTGTAAATCTTGTTTGTCGATGGGTTCATGCGAACAACATCGGTGGGCAAGTTGGTGAAGGTGTTGGTGCCTTGCATCATAACCGTCACATTGCTGCGCACAATGATGGTGTCGACATCTAGAATGCGGCTGTAGTTGAAGTTGATGTCGCCCAGAGGGGTTTCCGCTGTGATGTTGCCAATCTTTATCAAGCCAATGTTCGACAATGTCGAGTCCGTGAAGTCAAGAGCGCGACCAGCTGTGAGCGGTCCGATGCTATTGACCTTCAGGTTCGATGTTTGCATGTCGCCCAGGTTGGACAAGGTCATGTGGTCCATGTCGATGACGCCCGAAGTGTGCGTAATCATGGCAACCGAAATGGCATCCATGTTGCTCATGGTCACGGCCGAAACGTCGATAACACCACCAGTGGAGATGGCATCAATCTTGTTTGTCACCAAGACCGGTGCGACAGTGCCGCGGGCCTCGACTGTTAGTTTTGCAACAGCATCGGCGGCGACAAACACCTCAAGGGCGGCCTCAGTCGTCTCGTTTTGACGCACAACCAAGGCTGTATCCATACCAGCAGCGGGGTTCTCAATGACAACGCGGCCCTCGGGGGAGCTTGTGGGAATGCCAGAGTTGTATTGACCAAAGCCAGCGTAGCCACCGTCCTTCACGAAGAAGACGGTGATGCCGTCGTCAGTGACATGAAGGATATCGTTCGCGCCTTGTTGGTTCACAATCAATGCCGGACCAGTGCCATCGTTATCGATTTGGAATTGGTTGGTGTTGCATGTGTATGTGTTCATCACAAAGAACTCACCTTGCACGCGAATGTCGCCATTCACTGTCAGGTTTTGAATACCGGTCACATCGTTTCCGGCGAAATCAACACCTAGACCCGATGCACCAACGCTTGTAATTGTGTCTGTGACTAGAACGCCGCCGGCATTCACGTAAACAGAGTCAACATTGCTGAGGCTCTTGTCCGAGAAGTTGATTAGACCGCCCGCTTCAGCTGTGGTGATGTTGGCAACCTCAATGGTCATGATGTTGCTTAGGGTCTTGGCATCCACGTTGATGTTCGGGCCAGCAGAGTAAGTCAAAGTGGCAACATCCAGAACGGATATGTTGCTTAGGTTGTTGCCAGCCACATTAATGTTGTCACCTGCCGCGCGTGTCTCGAGCGTTGTAATTGTGACAATCGAAGCATCAACATTGGTCAGGTTGCTTAGTGTCTTGGTATCAACATTAATGATTGTGCCCGATGTGGTGGTCAATGTGTTGGTGGCCAACTTTTGAGCGGCAGCAATGATGAGGTCGCTATTGACATCAACGGTGGTTCCTGTGAGCGAGACAATAGTGTCTGTGGTCGTGGTCGACGTGTATACATTTGTCAAGTTGCTGAGGCTGATGGTTGTCATGTCAATGTGGTCCGCACCCATCGATGTGATGGCGACAGTTTGTAGCAGCGAAACATTGCTCAAGCTCTTGTTAGAAATGTTGATTTGGTCACCAGTGAAGTTCGTCAAGCTTTGAACGTCAATGGCAAGGACATTGCACAAGGTCTTAGCATCCACGCCAATGTGTGCTGTGTCGGCTGTCAAGAGGGAAGTGGAGAGAGAGCCAATGTTGCTTAGTGTCTTGGCATCCACATCAATGTTCGGGCCCAAAGAGTATGTCAAGATTTGCGTGTCAACCACGAAAATGTTCGACAAGGTGTTGGCGGCGAAATCAATGCCGCTTGGGTTTGTTGTAGTCATGGTGTCAACTGTGACTGTGCCGGCGATGACATCGGTACCGTAAGCAGTTTGGAAAGACACAAGCGAAATGTTGCTGAGGCTATCACCCGACACGTTGATGAGGCCACCTGGGGCGGCTGTCGTCAGGTTGGTCACCTCTAGAGTGCTCACATTGCTCAGTGTCTTGGAGTCCACATTAATCAGACCACCTGCAGCTGTGGTGGTGAGTGTGGCAAGCTCTAGAACAGCAACGTTCGAGAGAGTCGAAGCTGTCACGTTAATGAGGCCACCTGCCGCTGTGGTGGTCAGGTTCATAACCTCTAGCGTGTCGACGTTCGAGAGTGTCTTTGCTGTGAAGTTGATGTTTTGAGTCATGGCGGTGATGGTAGATGTCACAATCGACTCGATGTTGCTCAGGGTCTTGTTGTCAACATCGATGTAAGCAGCGCTGGCATTTGTCAGGATGTTCACGTCAATGGTGTTGATGTTGCTGAGGGTCTTGTCAGTGAAGTCAATGTTTTGGGTAATAGCGGTGATAGTGGATGTCACAATCGACTCGATGTTGCTCAGGGTCTTGTTGTCAACATCGATGTAAGCAGCGCTAGCATTTGTCAGGATGTTCACGTCAATGGTGTTGATGTTGCTGAGGGTTCTGTCGGTGAAGTCGATGTTTTGGGTTTGCGCCGTAATGGTGCTTGTTTCAATAACGCCCACATTCGACAGGTTTGTACCCGACACGTTGATAACACCACTGGTGCTCAGAATAACTTTGGTGTCAAGGGCACCAATGTTGCTCAGCGTCGTGTTTGTCATGTCAATGCCAGATGGGTTGATTGTCGAGATTTCGCTGACCTCTAGAGTTTCTAGAGTTTGGCCAACCGCGCTGAAGTTGTCGACATACATGAAATCAATGTTGCTCAATGATTTGTGAGCGAAATTGATGGTGTTGTTTGCGGCGGTTGTGGTGATGGTCATCACTTCCAACATGTTCACGTTGCTCAGTGTCTTGGCATCAACATCAATGACCACACCAGTATCGGTTGTGAGCATGTTAGTGTGCACCGCCGTCTTGGCCACGAAATCATCGGATTGTGTGGTTCCCGAGATAGTGACTGCGTTTAGCAGGTTGGGGCTGTCCATTGGGGAAGCATTCACACCCACGCGGCCATCGGCACCAACCACGAAGGCATTCGCGACGGATGCGGATGCGTAGTGGATGAATTGTGTCTCGGCGTCTCCATGCAAAACATCAATACGGGCGGCGGGTGCGGCAACACCGAAGCCCAGCTTGCCTTCGCCGCTGAACACAACATTGCTGCTGCCGTCACTGGAACCAACAAGCACCATGGTATCCTCGCCAACTGCGTTTTGTTGAACGTACATTGCGGGCTGGCTTTCGACAGTGTTCTCAATGTAAAGGCGTGCGTCGGCTGTGGTGGGGACGTTGGAACCGGTGAAGTTTCCTAGACCCATGTTACCACCGTCCTTGACGAACAGGACCACATTGCCATCATCGGTAACTTTCATGATGTCATTGAAGCCTTGTTGGTTGACAATTAGGGCGGGACCCGTGCCGTCGTTGTTCACCATCAATTGATTGGTGTTGCATGTCGTGGTTTCCATGACAGTGAAATCACCAGCGACTGTTAGTTTACCGGTAATGGTCAGGTCGTGAATAGCGCCGAGGTCGTTTCCACTGAAGGTAATGACATTCGACGGACCAGCACCAAATGTGGAAGAAAGGCGGTCGGTGAAAATGGTCTTGTCGGGCACCATCCACAAGTCACTGACATTGGATAGGCTCTTGGCCGACACGTTGATGCTCTCGGTGAAAGAGGTCAAGTTGGCAACCTCCATTGTGGTAACATTGCTCAAGCTCTTGGCATCTACGTTAATCAGACCACCAGCTGCAGTGGTTGTGAGCGTAGCTAATTCTAGGACGGCAACGTTCGACAGTGTTTTAGCATCCACGTCGATGTTTTGGGCATCGGTTGTTAGCATGGTTGTGCGAAGTGCTGTCACGTTGCTCAATGTGAGGCCCGAGAAGTTGAGGTGAGCGTCAGTGGCGTTGGCGAACGATTGAACCTCTAGAGTGGTAATGTTCGACAGGGATTTGCCAGAGACGTTGATGAAGCCACCGGCGGCGGTGGTGGTCATGTTGGCAAGCTCCAATGTGGCAACGTTCGACAGGGTCGATGCATCAACATCAATCACACCTGTTGCAAGCTCGGCTGTCAACACTTGAGTGCGGATGGTGTCAACGTTGCTCAGGGTCTTGGCATCCACGTCAATTAGGTTGGTTGCCGAAGAGGTTGTCAACTTGTTTAGCGTGGCAGTTTGTGTCTCAACAATGGTGATGTTGGACAAAGTGCGAGTAGAGAAGTCAATGTTGGGGGTCAGACCATCAGCTGTTGTGACAATATCAACCTTGAGTGTGGAGCCGGTGTTGAGGAGGACATCGCCTAGGTTGCTCAGGCCCTTGGCGCTGAATTGAACAGCCGATGTGGTGGCCGAGGTGATGTTTGCAGTGTCCAAGGCGGCCACGTTGCTCAGAGTCTTGGCGCTCACGTTGATGAGGCCACCTGCGGCTGTAGTGGTCAAGTTGGCAAGCTCAACTGTGGTGATATTGCTCAAGCTCTTTGTGCTGACGTCAATCAGACCACCCGCGGCGGATGTGGTCAAGAAGTCGGTTTGCAGGGACTTCACGTTGCTTAGAGTCTGGTAGTTGAAGTCGACGTGGTCGAATGCCGCGTTGCGGATGCTATCAACCTCTAGCACAGATACATTGGATAGTGTCTTGCCATCGACGTTGATAATGCCACCCGAAGCGAAGGTGGTCAAAACATTGGTAACAACATTTTGGGTCTCAACGCTTGTGATGTTTGACAAGGTGCGGGTGGACATGTCGATATTGGGGCGACCATCGGTGGTGGTAATGGTGTTCGCCTCCAACTTGGAGCTTGCAAGTAGGCGGATATCACCCACATTCGATAGAGCCTTGGTATCGAGGCTGATGTGTGCCGCCGCGGCATTGGTGATGGTATCCACCTCCAAAACCGAAACATTCGATAGGGTGTTGTTCACGAAATCGATAACGGCAGTGTCCTTGTTTTCAATGCGAGGAACATCAATGGAACCGATGTTGCTCAGAGTGGTATCGGTGAAATCGATGTGCGATTGCGACGTGGACGATGTGATAACCGGTGTGCGCAGAGCACCGACGTTGCTCAACGTGTTTGCCGCGAAATTAACAACGGATGTGGTGATGTTTTGCACGGTTGTCACATCGAGTGTGCTAACATTCGACATGGTCTTAGCGGACACGTTGATGTGGCCGTTGGGAGATGTCAGGTTTTGGGTGCTCACTGTTTGAACGTTGCTTAGCACATTGTAAGTGAAGTCAATGATGCCAGATGATGCGTTGAACAGACTCTTCACATCAATTCCATTGACGTTGGAAAGGCTCTTGGCGTCCACACCAATATGGGCAGTGTCCGCTGTCAATAGAGATGTAGAAAGGGACGCAACATTGCTCAAAGTTTTGGAATCCACATTGATGTTTGGGCCTAGAGTGTATGTCAACTTGGCGGTGTCAACAATGCTAATGTTGGACAAAGTTGACGCCGAGAAGTTGATACCACGAGCGCTGTTTGTGTTAACCGTGTCGACCGTTAGGTTGGTGGTTGCGAATGCGTTTGCCTCGAACGTGTTGGTCGACAGTTTATCAATGTTGCTCAAGCTCTTGTAGCTGACATCAATCACACCTGTGGAGTTGTCAGTTGTTAGAGTCGACAGACGAAGCAAGGCTACATTGCTTAGTGTCTTTGCGTCCACATCAATCACAATACCGGTATCGGTAGTTAGCTTGTTGGTTTTAACAGCCGTCTTCGCCACGAAATCGTCGGATTGTGTGGTTCCCGACACTGTGACTGCGTTGTTGACGTTTGTGCCCGACATTGGGTCAGCCTTCACACCGACGCGACCATCGGCACCGACAACAAAGGCATGTTCATCGGCAATGCTCTCGTATTTCATGAATTGAGTAACGCTGTCCTCGTGGACGGCGTGAATACGGGCGTTGGGTGCATCATTACCGAAGCCCAATTTGCCGTAGCTGCTGAATGTGACATTGCTGCCACCTGGGCCGCTACCGGACAACACCATTGTGTGTTGGGTTGTGAAGTCTTGCTTCACGTACAACGCAGGTTGGTTGTCGGTGGCATTGTTGTAGACGTACAGCTGGGAATCGGGCATGGGTGTAGGAAGCTCCTCGGTGCCGAAATCACCAATGGCCATGTTGCCACCATCCTTAATCATCATCACAACCTTTGTGTCGTCCATCACTTTCATGATGTCGTTCGCACCGTGTTGGTTGACAATTAGAGCGGGGCCCGTGCCTTCGTTATTGATCTCGAATTGTGTGGTGTTGCTGGTTGTTGTCTCCATCACGGTGAACTCTCCAATTACAGTGAACTTACCACCGATGGTCAGGTCATTGATGTTTGTTAGGTTGTTGTTGTTGAAAGCAATAGTACCAGCGGCACCAGATGTCGCCGAAATGTTATCAGTGTAAACGGTCTCGTTTTGTTTCATCCAAATGTCACCCACGTTGCTTAGGCTCTTTGCGCTCACGTTAATCGCTTCGGTTGCGGATGTTAGATTGGCCGTTTCCACGGTGGTGATGTTGGATAGAGATTTAGTATCAACGTTGATGTTATCGCCCGTCGAGGTCAGCACAGTTGTCACGACATTTGCGGTGGCAACAGTTGTGATGTTCGACAGAGAGTTGGCACTCACGTTAATGTTGGGGCTTGCTGCATTGTGAATGGTTTGCACCTCCATAATGCTGACATTGGAGAGGCTCTTGCCAGACACATCAATGAGGCCACCTGCGGCAGCGGTCGTGATGTGGGCAACCTCTAGAATGTTTAGGTTGCTTAGAGTTGTAGCCTCAGCATCAATACCTGCGGCAGTGGGGCCGGTTAGGCGTTGCGTAATGACGCGGTCAACATTGCTCAAGGCCTTGTCCGAGAAATCGATGGCAGAGGCAGTCGATGTAATGGTCTCTGTGTGGAGTGTGGACACATTGCATAGAGTGCGGGCATTCATTGTAATTTCCGCAATCGTGGCTGTGCCCTCAATCAATGTGTCAGTGCCATGGAAAACCATGTTGCTGCTACCATTGTTTACTGACAGGGTCATGAGAAGGCTATCGTCGGCAACAAAGCGTAGAGTATCGTCGCTTTGACCGGCTGCCAATTCAGCTGTGATGTATGTCTTTTGGTCGACGCTCTTCACGCCACCTAGAGAGCCCCATGTGTCACCCGCACCGAAACCTTCGAATGTCAAGGTCTCGGTGTTGTAACGAACGTAACCTTGGCGCGAGATGGTGGGGCGTTCTGCACTTGAACCGGCGGGCAACATGATGGCATCTGTGCCCTCGATGGTGAGGGACACATCAGCAATTGTGGTGCCAATGCCGAGGTGACCCTCTGCGGAGAAGCGGGCAGTCTCGGTGCTTTCGTTGTAGAAGCGAATAATGCCGTCATTTACACCGGGAGCAGCTTCAGCCGTAATGTACGTCTGTTGGTCGGTGGATTTAACGCCGCCGAGGGAACCCCACTCATTGCCAGGTCCGAAACCTTCGAATGTTTGAAGCTCGCTGTTGTAACGCACGTAACCAGCCTTTGCGGCGCTGGGACGTTGTACGCTTGTACCGGCGGGGATGAGCATGGCATCTGTGGAGTACACGGCAAGGCGCACATCAGCAATGGTCGTGCCAATACCGACATGACCGACATCGCTTACATGCATGCGCTCAACACCTCCGGTTGTAATGGCGATTTTGTCTTCGCTGGGCGAGAACAAACCCGTGTTTTGGTCGGGGCGGAATGTGTAAACGGGGTCTGCTGCTGTGCCGCGGCCTTCAAGGGCAATACGGTCAGCATAGACATCGGTCACATTGCTCAGGTGGTTATCACCAAACAACAGGAAGTCACGACCAGCTGGCGCCTCCATTCCGTAAGCAGTTAGGAGCGACGTGTCACCTGGTGCACCCAAAACTAGGTTTTGGATGTTGACGGTGCCAGCGATTGTTAGTGTTTGGCCTGCCACGGGGGCGGTGCCCATACCAATGGTACCATCGGAGTTCATGATCATGGCCGATGGGGCGGCATCTGTCTTGAACAAGAGCAGGGGGTCGGACGTGGAACCGCCATTCACTTCTAGAATGGCACTTGCGTCGGTGACACCGATACCAACGAAGCCGGTGTCGCTTGCAACGGACAATGCAGGGGCATCGGTGGTCGTTTGGACGAGTAGAGCGGGCTCATTGTTATCCGTGCCAACCACTTGCAGCTTGGCAATCGGCGTTTCAGTGCCAATACCTAGGCTTCCAGTGCTGTCGACGACCAAAATATCACCATTGGCGACGTTCGGGCCACGTAGAATCAGAATGTCCTCACCGGCATTCATTTGGTCAACAAAAAGTCCGGTTGTGTTGCATCCCGCATCGTTGCGGATGTAAACTTGGGCACTTGGAATACCCGTGTCAATTGCAGCACCGAAGCTACCGAAAGCAGCTTGGCCACCGTCCTTAATGAAGAAGACTGTGTTGCCATCGTCTTGCACTTGGATAATATCCTCAGCACCTTGTTGGTTGGCCACCAGTGCGGGGCCAGTGCCATCGTTGTCGATGCGGAACTGGTTGGTGTTGCATGTAGTTGTGTTCATGACAAAGAACTCACCGCGAGCACTAATATCACCGGTGATGGTGAGGTTCTTGATGTTCATCACATCGGCTCCTAGGAAGTTGATGGCTGTGCCCGAAGAAGGCGCAATTTGGTCAGTGAACACAGTTGTGTTAGGGTTCATCACAACCGAACCAATGTTTGACAGAGTGTTGGCGGACAAGTCTAGCTTGCCATCAAGCCCGGTCAAAGCAGTTGTTTGAACGGTTGTAATGTTTGACAGTGTCGAGCCCGAAACATTGATAGTGCCGGCAGCTGGTGCTGTCAGGTTCATTGTTTGCACGGTTGTAATGTTGCTCAAGCTCTTGGCCGAAACATTAATGTTCGGACCTAGGCTGTTTGTGATATTTTGGACATCAACCGAGCCAATGTTGCTCATCGTAATGCCGCTCAGGTTCATTCCTGCAGGGTTGTCCGTGCCGAAAGTGTTTGTTTTGAAGCCATCTGTTGCCATGATGCCGCTCACATCGACATTCACAGCGCGCAGGTTCTGAACATTTGACATGTTCTTGCCATCAATGTCAATGTTGCTAGATGCGTTGGCAGTTGTCAAGCGGTCGACTTGCAGTTCTTGCTCGCCGCGTGCGTTGAAAACAGTAACGCTTCCCGAGTTTGTCTCTTGGATGGCAGTCTCACCTAGGTAGATAGATTGACCAGATAGGTACAAGTCGCGGAACTTGTAGGCGGCCGAACCCAAGTCAAATGCAACATTGGATGCGGGAAGGATGTGACCGTAAACGGATACATCACCCGTGACTTCAACTAGCTTGTCGCTAATTGTCATAGTGTGCTCGATTGTGCTTGCGTTTTCATCGCTCAGAATTTGACCGAAGTATAGGTTTGCTTTGCTTGCTCCCGATTTATCATAGTTGGACGAACCAATAACTGCACCGGTGTAGAGGTTCTCTACCTCAGTGAAATTGTTCGTGTAGAAGCGCATATAGACATCATCCGTAGTGGACGAAATCTGCATGGTTTCCGCAACGTTTGAGCCTTGAACCCCGAATGTGACATTATCAACTTCTTCTGCGAAGAACATCACTTGGGTGAGAGTGGGTTCTATAATTGATTTGAGATTACTTTTATTAAGATTTACCGCACATTCAAAAATAAGCTTAACGCATTTTATCAAGTTTAGCTTCAAGGGCTTTTACAGTTTGTTTTAGCTCGTGAAAGCCTTCCAATAGCAATGCCAACACGCTGTCGTATCTCACCGCAAGTCGACCGTCTTCCAAGTGTGCCACCGCCGTTGGAAAGCCGCGTTCGACCTCTTGTGCAAGCAATCCTGCACTTACAATCCCGGTTCCAGAAGCCCCATGGGCCAAGTCTTTACAATAAGAATAAGTGTACCCGTGTATTTTGTCGAGAGCAGACATTGGTGCTGAAACTCGTTTAATATTGCATTTGACGCGAGCATCTGAAATCGTAATTGGTGGCCTTTCGAAAATAGCATCCAAATCCACATGAATGCCCGAGCTTTTGAAACGCACGTTTGGCACGACATTTGAGCTTGTAATATCTGTTGGGCGGCCACCATATCGGATTTCCGGGGTAACAAGTCGTTGCTCCGCTTGAAATGGAATGTGAGCTTGAAGAACATCCTCAACAGTCCCATCCGAAAGCGTTGCTTGTGTGGCCGACATGTACGCCACGCCTGTTTCATGACTTTTCCATTCAAACTGGTCGATTGAGACTTTTCCATCAAGTTGAAGACCCCCTGCAATACGTAATGTGTTAGCATTATTGTTATAAACCCCAATACCAACAGCTCCGCTTGCTGTTACGTTGAATGCAACTCGATTGCTCAGACCATACACAACAATTGCATCGCTGCCTTCGCCAAATGGCTTATCAATCCGAAGAGAGGGGGTTGTAACGTTCGAATCATTAATATGCAAGCGAGCGGCTGGGCGAAATGTTCCGACACCGAGTCGCTCGCTCGTAACTGTGGTGCCAATGACATGCAACTTTTGGATTGGATTTCTAGTTCCAATGCCTACATTGCGCAATCCCCGCAAATATGGGCCATTGTATACCGCAGGAAGGTAGGACACATCTATTTGATTAGTGTTGTTGAGATATAGAAGCTTTTCGGGAAGAACCCCGGATTCTACCTTTTGGGTAAGGGGGTTAAGTGTTGCAACGCCTTGAATGCCGGAAAAATCAATGTTCCCGGTCACATGTAAGTTTCCATCCACTGTAAGATTGCTAGAAACATGAACGCCACCGAGAACATCTAATGCAACTCCATTGCGAACGAATGTAGTACCGATGCCGACTTGCGTGTAGTTGTCCTTGCGTTGCACGCGCATCAACTCCAGCGAGGATGTCGCATCAAAGCCAGCGTAAAATGCATGAACAGCGTTTGCTGTCGGAATCTGGTAATTGAGAATACCAGCGGCATAACCCATACCCGCGAATTGATGTGTTCCGACCGCATTGAAGTCGCGCAAAACAACTGCTTTACGTACTTCACTTGACCCGATTGTAAAACGGTCCGACTCAATCCTACCTCCTGGAACAATGAGGCGCGGGATATTAAGTTTATCATCAAACTGTGCGAAAACGATATTATCCTTTTGGATTTTGAAAAACTCATTACTCGCCGAAATAGCAAAAATGTTCGAGCTCGTGCCATTTGCGCGCAAGTTGTTGGTCAAAATCAAACGTGTGTCGGCAAACGGCGAGTCGAGGACCAAGACATTCGATGACTGACCATAAATGTATGTCCTCGTTTGCAACTTGGTTTCAATATCATTAAGGGGTAACGGTGAAAACACGCTAGTGACCATTTACGTGTCGACCGGTCCCTTACAAAGCAAAACGCTACTCTATGGTCCTACAATCTTTCAGAATCATATCAAGAAAAAGAATATAAATACCTAACTATTAATATCCGCAATTTTACCATAACCAATAATACACACAACAATGAATACATATATCCATAGTCCCCATGGTTCTTGACGTTCGGGATGCGGCTTTACACAAGCGAGTACCGGGTCAAGTGGCACGTAATACTTGGACTCCAGCAGATGTTGGATTGTGTCATCGTCATCATAATGGTCCTCAACCTCTTTATAGGGATGGTGCAGAAGTTGTTGAATCATGATTTTATTCATGACAACCTCGCACGCAGATTTCGACCGGCCTAGAAAACGCGAAATGCGTTTGAGGGAAAGGCCATTTTGATAGAGCCGATAGATTTCAATGATATCTTCCCGCGTCCAAGGCTCTTGCTCATTGAATTTCACGTTTACGTTGGATGAGCTGTATTGTTCTTCGGACGCCATTATGTTACTACCTTATCACAACGAGTGCCTTAAGCCCGCTTCGACCGGTTGCGCCGGCGCTTTCCACCGCCAGCGAGAGTGGCAACCTGAGTAGTGCCATAGTTGTTCACATAGCCAAGGGTCGGAGCAATGACCGATTTAATAGATGGGTCTATTCCTGATGTGGGCAAGTGAAGCGTTGGGTCATCATTGATAGAGAATGGTTGTGGCATATTACGGGGGCCGCTAATTCTGTCCATCATTTCTGGGCCCATCGGGTCATGGCTTTTCACAACGAGGCCGCTAGAATTACTGACTATCTGCCCACGGTCAATTTGGCCAGGTGCCGGCGCACTCTCAGCACCACCCGATTGAGCACCAACGCACTTCAGTTTAGCCATCGCCTTGTCGAGCGATTTCACTGCAGCTTTCATGCAGCGGCGATGCTTTGCCGAAACAGAGTCATCCTCCACAAGTGCTGTCCACTTGCGGTGTGCTTCGGCCATGTGGCATTTTGCCGACTCAAGGGGTGTTTTTCGCGGGGGCATCGCACTACTACATTCCTATGATTATTTTACGGCAAGGCCAATGGGTCATTTTGTTCGTTTGCTGCAGCAACTTCATCATTAAACGTCCAATTTTCTTTCAACTCCAGTCGAACAAAGTCCCGAAGTACAGTCATCATTTTTGCCGACAGTGCAGTGAACTCTAGTATGACCTCTTTTATACGCAAATGCGAATCTATGCCATAAACATGCTTCATTTGCATGGGAACGACAAAGTAACATGAATAAAGCAAGCTCAGTACACGCCCACGCAGGTCTTGGAAAAGCGGCACTCCACCTGCAGGTCGGATGCGTTTTCCTAGAATGTAAATGTAAACCCTCTGAAAATGATTGAGTGTAAGAATGATTTCTTGAAATCGCGGACGGTCATACATCCTTACAATACGAAGCTTATGGGTAAGTTCCACTAGCGGTGGGTTTTCTTCGATGTATTTATACCCTTTTTTAGGGATTTTGTTCACAGAGAAATTGGGCGATGCAATGGCCGGGACAAACGACTCTTTATGTTCTCTGTTTACTAGTTCGATGGCTGGGTTGGGTGCAACTTTGAGCTTTTCCTGAACGAATGGATATGCTGCAATAGCCAAAAGGGTCGCGGCCACTACAACACCGATCACATGGGTCGATGCACGCATGAGTTGATAAACGACCGAAACTCCCAAGACAACAAATGGTAAAATTGGGTTCGTCATACTACTTGCTTGTTCTCTTGGAAATTAATCAAGCTGCAGAGTCAATAAAGTATAAAACGAACGCAAGTATCATAAGCCATATGCCAACATAAAGACGACGGTCAGGAGATGTAAAGATTACGAACAATTTTCGTCTAAAAGACGTCTCGCTCATGTAATGGCGGTCGGTCAATATGCGAGTAAAATCATTTAAGATGTCTACTGCGGTTTGCAATGTGCGTCGTATTATTTCCCCTAGAGGCAGCTCTAATATCTGTACGTTTTGTCTCTCTGACCAAGGTTTACTTTTTGGAACCTCATCCAAAAAGTTGGACATAGTCTCCATTGCCTTTTCTTGAAGCAATGGGTCATCCCCCAGTTTTGCGCGTCCAGTGTTGGTTCCGATAGCGTCATAAAGGGCATTGGCAGCGGCTTTTGTCTCCTTTTTCATTTCTCTTCCCACTACCTATGATACGACAAAAAGAAGGGCTTACTCTCACATTCACTTGCATTCAAATGGCATCCATCATATCAACTTGGCCGAGCATATGGCGCCTGCAACAACAACGTTTTAGACCAAGCTTGTCTAGAAGAGGTCCTGTCGCGACGGGTTCAAAGTGGGCCAATGCTCCCTTTCGGTCTTCATCGGACTTTTCCGCTGCCGCGGCCCGTAGCTTCTCCGTTTCTTTTATGTACCAATCGTACTTGTCTGCCAGCGTCTTGCCGCAGGTAAAGCAACGGATGGGAATCAGCATTTTGACACTTCTCCTATTTGTTGGATAACACTTAACTCTTATGTCGATTTTTGGGCTAGGCATCTAAAACATCTACGCCACCATCATGGTCCTCCCCTTGCCAAGCATAGTCCTGCTCTGCAATAGCATCATGAGAAGGTGTGGGGTTGGGATTGATGTCATCATCGTTAGCAACATCCGCAACATCCGCAGCATCCGCAGCATCCGTGGGCGCATCAAGGTCGGCACGAATGTTTACGACACCCACGCGATTCATTTGGGTTAAAAGTTTGCGCATCTCAGGGTCCTTGCTGTTCAACTTATTCAAGACAGCTGCCTTCTGTCTTTCGCGCAACTCACTAATTTTGTGACTCAATGTCGAAGGCGCTGCAAGCACTGACGCAAATCGTGCAAAAATTGCGGCGGCCTCATCATTTTTACATGCCCATGTAACAATCAAAACACGAGCCATGTCAAGAACGCGTTGTTCATCTCTATCACGAATGGATGCACCTCTCATGGCATGTAAACATAATGCGTCTTTAGTGGCAAGTTGCATTCCAAGCTTTGATAGGCTTTGTAATGTCGCTGCATTCAGTGCTTCAACCCATGCAATATAAGCCTTTGGGGTTTTCGCAATTTTTGATATGGATTCTAATCGTTCTTCAATGTACTTTTGAGAGCTCGCTACATTTGGCAACCATTGCGCCCATGCAGTCTTAAACTCTTCAACCTCAACATATAGCGGGTCACTAGATGCGACTTTCTGAGAAATGTAAGTTAAAGCCTTTCGGTCCTCAGATGGCTTTTTCGGTTGCGCACTTATGACAACGAGACCAATGGGAGCCTCCTTTGATAGCAATACTCCGTATTTTGCAAGGCCTTTCATTTGAGCCAATAAACCACGGAGAGGGCGATAGGATGGCCAATCAGCGTACGCGCGAAACTCTTTACCCAGGTTTTGAGCACAGCAAGAAGCTGTTCCTCGCTGCCGGCGAACGTAAAATGTATCGTTGCCCATGGCCATGATTTTTGGCAGTTGCAACAATCCTGCTACTAGACGGTCAATTGACCCATTTCCTTCTAAGAAAGCCTTTAGCTCGGCTTGCTCTCGTTTCAGTTCTTCCTTTTGTGCCAAAAGCACGGGCTTTAGGCTTTCAAATGCGTCTTTTAGGGAAGCAACGCGCACTGGATGCATGCTTTCAGCGAGTTCGCCAATAGCCGCAATCCGGTGCTCCGCAGTCGGGTCTAAAAAGTCCGAAAACAATGCATTCGCTCTCTGGCTTAGTGCGCATAAAAGGTACATGAGTGTACCACGGCCTTTTGTGCGTGTCATTGGCGGCCCATGGAATCCCCACATGCTTGCACACGTTGTCAGCGAGGGGGGTGGCTTATAATTCAACAAACGCCGGTCCGCGAATGTTTCTTGAAGAACGACAGTCCATGTAGCAAGTGCGCATGACATTGCATTGAATAAAGCCTCCTTGAACAAGTCACTTACCTCCTGAAGGGCACGCTTCACCGCCGGGGTGTCATACCACTCTGCTTGAGATGGGTCAGCTAAGAGAATGAGAAGCTGCTCCTTTGGCACACCTGGAAGTCTCTCTTCTAAGAGGGCAACTCGCGATGGTTCGTTTATGTGAGGTGCAACGAGAGCAATAATGATATCTAAATCGAGAGGCAGTTGCGTGCTTCGCGCAATCTTTTGAAGTTCTAAACTTACAATTTGAAGAATCTCCGAATATTGCGAGTTTTGAACGAGCTCATGGTCGTCCTCAATTGTTGTTGCTGTAGTTTCTGTCTCTGTAGCTGCCTCTGTTGTTTGTGTTTGGACAAACATAGTTGACCCAGTGTACCCTGTTATGTCATCGCCCGCCTTGGCTTGTTTTTCATCACTGAATGCCGGAAATGCAGAATCGATTGCTTTCACCGAGTGAAACACCGATTGCAATGTGAGTTCAAAGCGTTCCTTAATATGTTTGATTTGCTCAAGCCATTGCTCGCTCTGTTCGAGAGAGGCTTTTCCGCCTTCCAATGCAATGCGTGCAGCGGCTTTTTCCTCATTCTTCACAATGTCACGATACGCTTCTACATATGAATCAATTGGTTCCTCATTTCCATCAATGGCTTGAGCGAGGGCAAGCGGAGTCAATGGAGATGGAAGCAACGATGTAAATCCAGCCACAGGAGCTTCCATACCTGCAAGTCGTCGCTCAATTTTGCCAATCACCTCTTCCAACTTCTCTGGAAGAAGCGCATTCGCGGCATCCTCTAACGCATCTGTAAATAGGCGCTCTTGATGGATGGGCTTCACTTCGACAACAGGCCCTTTTGACTTTTTAGAATCTGATTTTACTCCTTCCCAACGACTGGTCAATTCATATAGCTCTCTGGCTTTCAAATCAGAGCTCGATACTCCGTTGCGTCCTAGGTGACGATAAACAGTGTCAATATCATCCATTTCACTGTCATCAGCTGTTTCGGAAATAATGCGCTTCTTACGTTCACGGTCCAACCTAGAAAGCTTAGTGCGCCATGATCCTGCAACCGTTCCTGCAACCGTGAAATGAGATGTTGGTGATGTTGGTCGAGCAACTGAAGGACAAATTGCGTCAATAAGTAAGCCCGTCGGTTTAGAGTATTTAGGATTCTCTTTGAGACCGACGATGCCAATTTTCCGAGCACCAAGATGCTTTGCATCCAGCTTTGTAAGCTTGAACGAATCACCTTCGATACTTTCCATTTCAATGGGTGGGTGCAAGTTTTGAACACTTAAGCTTGGAAATGTTGACTCTGGCATGGCGTATGGAAACTCTGCTTTTTCCAGCTCTTCTCGCCTTTGTTGCACATCTTGAATTGCAAGAACGCGCATGTGATTATCAATGAGAACATCGGGGGCTGGGGCGCTTGTCCTTTCCATATTTACAAGGGGAATCCAATGGCCCGCAAGAAGACACTTATTGCCTTTGTTTATGACTTCGCGCCAAGTTTTTGAAATACCACGTGCCTTTTCGGGCGATGGGAAGAAATCGTAAGTATAGTTCATAACATCCGTATCAGTCACGCCGATGAACGAGGGGTCCGCGTCAGCCATTTCATCGACGGTTAACAGGTCATAAACACGCAAAATAGGAAGCGTTTCATCAATAAACTCTAGGTCATCATTTTCGTCTGACATATTCCTGTTGCCGTAGTGGCCGCCTACACAAAAAATAGAAGTAAATTAATTAGAACGAAGTGCGAGTGTTGTTACTTAGGAGCAAAGTCGAGCCAATCCGCGCGTAGCCCTGTAAGGACACCGTGAATACGGTCGACGTGTGCACTGAACAAGGCTTTATACATATCAGCAGTTGGCTTTTCCTCGTCATCAATCACAAGCCGCACAACCATCGATGGGTCTAGCGGATGCGGGCAGCCATATCCAACGTATGTCACCACCGGTGAGGACTGTTGGGTCTTTCGGATAGTTTCATTGAAGATAAGCGATTGAAACAGATTGCCCAGCGTGTCATCCTCGTTCATAAAGACGAACTCGTAACCGAGACCATTTGGTGTTGTCCGTGCAGTAATGTAGTTATTATCTTCACCAGCCAGTGCGGCTTGTGTGCGCTCCACCTTTTCTAGAATAACTTGGAAAGCCTTATCGACAATGATTTTAGGCGTGAGACTGCCCTCGCTCTCCATTGCAAAGCGAATACGGGTCGGGTCGCCACGTTTGTTGCGATAATACGCCCGCTCTTTGTCGAGCATGTTATCTGCATGGGCAGCAGTCTCTGGGTCGATAATGAACTGGTACGTGCATAGAGAGACTGGCGAAAATCCAGCATGTTCGCGTGCAGATGAAAGAATGGGAACCGCAGTGAGTGCCAGCCGCTCATTCTCACGAAGCCGTGAAATCAGAATAGGGTCCCCTGTAACTCCGTTTGCGGGAAACAGGCGATGCGTTTCTGTCGAGGGAAGCTCAACATCTCCATGAAACACTTTGAAGTCATGAGTCGTAACGTTGCATTTTTTGGTAGTCGTGGAGACATCAAGCTCAAACCGCCAGCCCTCTGGACCAGCAGCAATTTCCGCTTCGGTGAAATGAATGGGAATCATACCAATTCTGTGTGCAATAATTTCGTTATGAAGCGGACCATTGTTGTGGTGGATTTCAATGGATGGTGCCCCTGTTTCGCCTGCATCGGTACTTGATTCTTCGCCGCGAAAGCCAATGTATGGAATATCCGTTAGGATAGTGCGGCGGAGTGCATTTGCAATAGACAGGTCTACATCATGAATCTCCCACTCGTGACGCAGAGCAGGGTCACTTGCATTGTAAGTGTAGTTTGCGAATGACTTCGACATTTCGGAGTGTGTGACAGGTGTGTTCTACTATAAGTTTAGTCCATCAATTTTTTAAATGGGGCCAACCCCCTTGCGTTTAATTGCCATTTGCGAAAATCCTCATCACGAATAATGGTGAACATGATTCTATTTTACAGCGATTACTGCCCTCATTGTAAAATGCTGATTCAAAATGTGCAACGATTAGATGCAAATGCGACAATCAAGCTTTATAATATAGACACATACGCACGCCCGCAGCAAATACAAAGCGTTCCCGCTTTAATGATATTGCCTTCGCGAGAAGTGCTTTATGGAAGGCATGTATTTGACTACTTGTTGTTGCCGTCTAAAGGCATTTTGGTGACAGGGACCTCAAAACCCGTTGCCGCCGCTGAAAACATGGTGGTTGACAGTGCACCTTCTGAGCCAACGGGCTTTGCTTCAACCTCGAGCGCGTTTGCATCTATTGATGGAAGCGCACCCCTTGGCTTTCAATCAGAATCATGGGCATGGACAAATGAAGCGAGTGTGCCAACCGCGCACACAGCCGCGCCCGCGTCCGCACCCTCAACGGTTCCACAATCCTCGCCATTTGGAGTAGAAACAAGAGATTTGTCAAACAAAGCGCTGCCTGACATGGACGCTATTATGCAGCGTCGTGAACAGGATTTAAGGAATGCTGCCTGATTAAATGCATTGCAATGGGTGACATTATCGACAAGTTTAACCGAACGTTCAATGAGTTCTGCAACGACCTGATTGGTGTTTTCCCGGAGGACGCAGAGTTTCAAATGGCAAAGCTCGCTGTTACGGGCCTTTCATTTGCTGCGCCTACGGCTCTTCATGATGGTTTCCGCAACCGCGTCGTTGTCCCTTTTGGTGACAAGATTCTTGCTCGTGACGAAGGGTTCTTTCTTGATGTAGACTACCGAAACCACACGTCCGACATGGAGGACTCCGAGCGCATTGTCAATAAAATTAAGCACATGTATCGGCAAATGAATACAGACGACCGTGCGGTCGTTTGGAAATACATGCGTGTGCTCGTTCTTCTGTCAAACAAAATTGCATCAGCATAAACTACTTAAGGACTTTGCAGGGCCTTTGAATAGATAATGTCCGAAGACAACTCCTATATATTTAACCAATACTACGTTGAGCTGCTTAAGATTTGCAAAAACAATGCAAAAGCCGCTAAAGACAGAGCAAACTCGAGGGGTAAGATGGCAAGGGACTTACTTCGGGCGGTGAAGAAGAACTACTCTTCGTTTGACAAGATGGACCCGGAACACATCATCTTTTTCAAGGCTAGTGTGGGTGTGGCAGCTCACACATACGTGCATACGGAAAGTGTCGAGTCTGCAAAGGCCTTTTTGGAGCGCGAGGACTTGCTGACCATGATGTGGTTCAAGGACATTTCTTACGCCCAAATTAAAGCCTTTGGGCGGGACTTGCACCAAAATTGGACCACAATGGGCCTTCTCATTGAAAATGGAGTTGATGGTGCAAAGCTTGTCGAAGTGTTTCAAAAGATGGCGGACGAGAAAGCCTTCTCAGAGGGACTAAATGCGTCTTTCGGTGAGGAAGACGGACCTGTGAAGGCAGCAATGAAGCGTTTACGCACCATTTGGGAGGAGGATGTGGTGGGTAAGAGAACAAGCGGGGAGCGAGGCAAGGATGCGCCTTTTGCGGGTCTTGATGGCATGGAAGAGACGTCGCTCGGCAAGCTGGCAAAAGAAATCATGGAGGACCCAGAGGTTCGTGATTTGCATGCCAGCTTAAAAACGGCACTTGATGGCGCGGATGGCGGTCCAGAGAATCTTATGAATGTTTTTGGAAACGGTGAGCAAGGCGGCAACATTGCAAAGCTCATGGGAACTGTTTCGCAAAAGATGATTCAAAAGCTGATGACGGGTGAAATTCAACAAGACACATTGTTGCAGGACGCCATGAAGTTTGCAGGTCAATTAGGTGGCCTTCCAGGTGGCATGGATTTATCGAGCATTGGCAGCATGCTAGGTGGCCTTGCAGGAGCGGCGGGCGGCGGTGGCGGCGCAAACAACTTTGACTTTTCAAGCTTGCTAAATGCCTTTGGCGGCGGTGGTGGTAATAAGACGTCATCAAACCGCCCGAAAACTGCTCCAAACTCCAGAGCCCGCCATTTCAGTGCCGCTCAAAAGGCACGTCGTAAGCTAGACGAGCGTAGAAAAAATGTAGACGGCTCTGAATAGAGGGACCATGGCCGTGGAAGCGATCTGGTACGAAGACCTTTTTCATTGGTTTACGGCTGAAAACTACTATGTCATTTTGCCGATGGACAACATGAGCACTGCGGAAAAGCTAAATGCATTGACTCGGTTCTTCGTGTACCTTGGCGTGATATTGGCGCTCATTACGTTGAACTACAAGTATGTGTTCTTCGGAATCGTTGCATGTCTTTTATCGGCAGCCATATTTGAGTTTGAAAAGCGTAAACAGCGCCGCGCTGAAAAGTTCCTGGACGACAATGACCTTTTGGTGATGGACCGCAAAGTGTGTGCACGCCCTACCGTAGATAACCCATTCATGAATCCTAATTTAATGGCGGCTAGTTCAGACACGGCATTGCCCACAGGTGCTTGCAATACAAGTGACGAAGGAGTCAAAGCAAGTATAAACGCCAATTTCAATGCCAAGGTTTTTAAGGATGTGAATGACTTGTGGGGCCGAAATGCTTCGCAGCGCGAGTTTTACACCGTTCCGTCCACAACTTTGGGAGGTGACCAAGGTGGATTTGCAAAATGGTTGTACGGCACAGGACCCACGTGCAAGGAGGGAAGTGGATTAACTTGCTACAACAAGTTGCCCAGTGAGTTCGACGCATATGGCGGTGAACGTAAGTAAAAAGGAAACCGTAATTTTTGTCATATGTCTTGGTAGATAGGACTGTGATGACTTCCCGTACATTTTTGGACAGCCGCCGCTACCGGACCGATGATTGCGCAAAAGAGTGCAAGGATGTTCAGAACGATGGTATTCATGGATGGAGCATGTACAACCATCAACCGGTGCAATGCCGTAGCCCCCAAGGTTCGACAATTGACTTCCAATACGACCATCCCAATCTACGTGCCCGCGTGGGTGTTGGGCTGGCGGAAAGCTGCGTTGTTGACCAATACTCTTCTCTGCGCAACGACCCTAACCAACTGACACGCGACCGCTGCCATATTCAGCTCTACTCACGCATCTTCCAAGGTTGCCCCAACCTACGCCCAGGGGACCCGAACCCCGATGTAGAGGGCCCGCTCGTGCAAGGCACAAGCAATGGCAATCTAGAGGGCGTGAGCATGCCATGCAAAAAGGCACTCATGGAGAAGGACATGTCCAACCGCGTTGACCTAGTCCCTTGCATGTCTGACATCCAAAACCCGAAGAACATTGTCGAGGCATGGACACGCGGTGGCGATGACACCCGTTCGTGGGTACGCCGCCAGGAGTTGCTCAAGGCTTGCGCCCCTGAGCACCTACGCCAACAACGCTTTTGAATTTATACGCGCGCAATTCTATAGAAAAGAATGCCGCCAAAGAATCAAGGTAAAATCGTCAACCCTGCAACACAACGCCTTGTGGACATGAACTCGGCGCTAGGGCGCTCATTGTTAGCGAAGTACGCACCTGAGCTTTTGCCGGAGTTTGATAAGAATGGAAAGTTCGTGCCCAAAAAGTAATGTTGGTGCATTTGCCTTTATTTTTGTATATTCAGTAAAGAATTGTGAAAACGGGAAATGTGCGTTAAGAGTTATGCACGCCGAACAAACGATGCGCGGGCATGGGCATGGGTAAATAGAGAAATGCATGCCTTACAAGCAATGCGCGGTCAAACCTAATTACTGAACTTTGTTAAGTCTGCAAATATTAGCTTCAGGTCTTGAACTAGCCTACGGAATTCACGGTTCATTTCTTTTTCTTTTTCGATGTCTTCTGCATATCCTTCGTCAGACATGTATTCAAGAAAGGTTTGAACCCTTGACAGCATACGCTTTTGGGCTTTGAGTGGTTTTTCATTTTGAAGTCGATAAACGTTGTCTGACATTTGATTTGCAACACTGCACACAACCTTAGGGAAGACCTCTTTGTCATGCCTTGTTTCCCAATGGTTATTCCCCATATGTACTTGAGAATGTGACGAACGCAAGTTAGTTTTACGCACGCATTGATTTTCTTTATGCCCCAACAATGCACGGCTATATTTTGCTAATACATCCTTATTGTATTCAGATGAACTGTAATCGCCATCAGAAGAGCGCAAAATCTCAGTCAACATGGGAACATCGATGTGACTAGAATTGAAATCAATTTGCCGCGTATTGTACACGACCAAATTGAAATTGTTTGTAGTGTTATTTGTTGTGACGTTTGAACAGCCGGTTGCGTTTATACATAGCGCTTGTTGTGGAGCTGCTAATTGTGTGGATTGTTGCGTACTGTGAGTTGTGCCATTATCACTTGCTTTGTCTTTCTTCGCACATGTTGCCATATGTCGCATGGCTCTACAAGGAAAAGCAAATGCTCGCTTACAATGTAAACAACTATTAGCTTTACCTGTGCATAAGACAATGTGTCTTGACAGATTATCGCTTCGTGTAAATAGCTTACCGCATTTCGAGCAGTTATGGGAAGTTGGATTACAATTCTCTTGTTGAGGACAAAAAAGTGGAGGCTGTGGACAATTTTGAGGAGGCCATGGACAATTTTGAGGAGGCCATGGACAATTTTGAGGAGGTTGAGGACAATTTTGAGGAGGCCATGGACAATTTTGAGGAGGTTGATGACAATTTTGAGGAGCACATTCTGTCGGCTCACATGAATGTTTTAGCTCGATATGTCGTCTCATGTTGTAGTTTCTTTGTGTTTTGTAGTCACAATGCTCGCACTTTATAAAAGCATTGTCCGTGAGCATGAATATACTCCTTACTAATATAGTTTGCTATAAAAGTTCTTTTAAATGAGCAGCCAACCGGTGCTCACGCTGCTCACGTGAGCAATGAGCAGAGAGAGAGATATTTTTAGTTTCATAGAATTGTCCATAGACCACTTTGGTTCATTTTCCAAAATTAGAAATAAGAGTGCGTTGTTTCTCTTCTCTCATAATACTAAAGCAACACCTGACTAATGTCTTTCAACCGCCTTGGATATGACGATTGCCAATATCGTCGTGAACTGAAAGGAAATGTTGGGATTTTTGGATACATTGTCGACCCGCACCGTTTCGAAAACAAAAACAAGTGCCGCCATGAGCTAGGTCTTCTTGGCGGGACAACCGTTTCACATGTGAATGCAAATCTCGTCGATGTCGATAGTGAGTTGCGTGGTCAAACACGTTACTTGAGCAAATGTGGCGACAACTTGTACACGCCGCCGCCTCATGGTCAACCCATTCGCAATGACAAGACGGCACCCATTTCGACGGCTCCTCAACATCTGAAGTCTTGCCAAATGATAAGCTACCAGAGCGTGCCCCTGCCCCCACCGGTTGAGGTTCCACGATGCGCTTTCCAATGGCCGCGTATTTAAGGATTTTAGTTGACAGACTTGCACATGCGGATGACATTAGATGGCAAGTGCATTTTAAAGAAATTGTAAAAAAATGATATTCAGTTTCAGCTCATAACCAATATACAATGTCGTCTCTGTTTACCGACGATATGGATATGGAGTTCGCTGTTCGCCACAAGAAGTGTGGAATGAATGCAGAGGACCTTGTAAATGCCGCCGGTGTTGTTACGAACGTCAAAGAGGTGTACCGACACTTAAAACAAGACAGCTTTAACTTCAGAGTGGCGTTTGAGTTTCAGCAGATGCTGAACTACATGAAGCGAGTGCAAGGATGGACCTTTGATAAGGAGGCGCACTGGGAAAAGGTCATATCACAGCTGCAGCGCGCGGCAGCCATGTGAGCCTGCAAAACCACCAAAACCCAACACAAGCACAATTCTTTTTGCACTTCCTATACTAGAGGAGCGAGTTACATGTCATCCACATCACTACGCAGCGATGGTTGCTCATACCAAGAAAAAGTTCGGGCCTCCATTGGCCCGGGCGTTTATGCATTGAACCGCCCTTCGAACGATTGTGGAGCTTGTGCTCAAGATATTTCGAGTGACCCGTACATGCGGTGGCAAGCGTGGGGACCTGGCTTTTGTGCTCCTGGTTCCGCAGTTGACGACAGCAGCGAGTTATTGGGTCTAAACTACAAAGCCAGCCGTTGCGCAATGGACCAGTACCTACCTGGAAAAGGTTACACACAAGCTGGAGGCCGCGCTCCCCGTGGCGTGTGCGCTGCCCCTCAAGGAACTGCAGCTGATTCTGGCGGTAACTGCAGACGCGCAACCGAGCCTACTCGCCTTTCCAACCCTCCGTGCACGCTTCGTGGAACTGGCTGGAATCGTTGGGAGTGGTTGTGCTATGACCCACAAGACAAGGCCATCGTTCCATTCGAACATCAGGTCAACTACCGCCTAATTGTGAAAGATAACCACAAGCCATGCTTGCCCACACCGATGGACACAACCAATGCGGTGCCATCTGCCGCACCAAGTGCCGCGCCAAGTGCAATGGAGCATTTCCAAAACTGGTCGGCTCCCGCTGAGGCAACCATGGGCCCATGGGCTCCATCGCCTTCATGGCCATCGTGCGGTCGTCTGAAAAACCTTGGTGCATAAGATAAGTTAGATTGTTTTTTATAAGCCTCTTGATAGAGGTGCGGTAGGTTTTACCGTTCATGGAAGCATATGCAGGTGCAGCCTTGTCGTCCCTTGGTTATATGTTGCAACAAGAACGTGGTGCAGGTCTAGGCCAAGCTCAAGTTCCAACAAATATGCCAAGTCAAACGAATATGTACCAAAGTAACTACTTTAAGCAAGCTCGTGCACAAGAAGGCGCGGTAGCAAACCGCGCATGGAATGCTTCCATGGCGCCGCAACAAACTGGCGTTGTTCCGCGGCCAGCGTACGCAAGCATGTTTGCTGAAGTGAATCCTGTCGATGGCGGCACCGGTGGAGGTGCTGGTGCCATTCAATCTCTGACTGGGGAATGGATGGGTCGCGAAAACTTCCAACACAACAACATGCAACCGTTTTACAAGGGTAATGTCACACAAAACACAGATGTCGACCGTGGAAATGCAACTCTTGAGCGCCACACGGGTCGCAGTGACATGTTTTTCCAAAAGAAAGAGGTTGAATGCTTCTTCGAACCCACTGCAAATATGGGGAATGCTTGCGGAATGCCCGTGATGACAAACTTTTATGAGAGTCGTATCGTGGCGCCTATTACGCGTAACAACGACTTCCCTATTGAAAAAGAAAGAGTTGGACCCGGTCTAGGCCTTGGCTTTACAACCGGAGCTGCCGGTGGCTTTCAACAGGCAAACACTCTTGACTATGTGATGCCTAAAAATGTGGATGAACTACGTGCTGCAAATAACCCTAAGCAATCGTACGAATTGCCGGTGCAAGGACCGTCAAAAGGCACATCCAAACGCGGTCTATTTAGTGTTCTGTCAAAAAACCGTCCTGATACTTTCTTCGAAAATACGCCCGATATGTGGCTCAAGTCGCGCGCCGCCGAAACAAAACCAACGGAGCGGCCGACAGTTCTTGTGAAACCTACATCCCGCGTGCAAACAGCGGTGCAATATGAGGGCACTGCTCATGCGGTTGGTCAGCCTGGAAAGAGCGCCTTAGTCGGCGACGACTACGGTAAAAGCAGTATTTGCATTTATGACAATGCTAGGTCGGAAACGACAACGAAGACAGTTGTGAGCAACTTGAGAAGCACTATAAAGGCAATCGTCGCCCCTTTAATGGACGTTCTTCGTCGCACTCCCAAGGAATACCTAGTTGATGCTCCTCGTGTTTACGGAAACATGAGTATTCAAATCCCGGAGAAGGCGACTTTGGTTGACCCAGTTACACATCAACCGCGTACCACTATCAAAGAAACGCTCATCCATGACTCTGACGTTAGTAACTTGCATGGTCCAACTGCCGGTCCCGTAAACAACGAGCAAGACACAAAAACAACTGGACGCGAGACATTGCCCGTCACAGATAGCGTGCGAAACGTAGCTGCAACAACTTATCGCGTACGTGTCTATAACGTAGATGAAGTTGCTAAGCGGACACACCGTGAAACAATGGATGGTGCAAAAAATATTTCGGGAAATGTTGGTCGCCAAGAAAGTCACACCGGTGCTTATGTTACAACCGTTGTTGAGGCACCAATGACGCAAAAAGCCATTTACTCGGCGAGCTCATCCCACTTTGGCGGCGCGGGAAGCAAGGAGGATTTTCGCGGTGTGAGCACAACTGCAACAGATAATGCTTGCATCGATGGAACTCGTGAAATGATGCTTGCCAAAGCAGGTTACACGCCAAATGCAAAGGGTGCCAATGTAAATATGGATGCAGACGACATGAACTTGGACATTAAGCGCATCAACTCGGATTCCATCGCTCCGCGTGCAACACCGAACATGACTCGTATAAGTGATGCAGGTCCCAAGGCCGTGGAAAACTGCCAAATCACAAAACAAGCAAATCAACTTCCATACACTGGCGAATCGCGCCTTGACCCCAATATTCTGTCTGCCCTCAAGTCAAATCCTTACCAAATGAGTATCAACCCAATTGTAGAATGCCAATAATTTCATCCTGAATATGGACAAGTTGCAGTGATTTGTGTGGGTGGCTTTTGCCTCTTAGTTGGCGCAGACTCGCTTGGAAATATTGTTGTTACGGGGTCCGCATGTTTTGACAAACCTGGTGCTTTATTTGCCTCTATAGACATCTGATTCTCAAGAGCATCTTCAAACAATACGCCTACGACATTTGCAACCACTACATTTGTTTGCCCACCGCTCACATGAACCCAAAACTCGACATGTTTGGCTTGGTATTTGAAGTCGCGATGCATAACAAGCTCGATTTGCAGTAATACATCCGGATTATTCGATTTTACTTTATACGAAACGAGCCTTGGTTTATGAACATTCATTGGAATAGGTGTGCGTGCTGGGCTATTGTGATAGAATCGCTCAGAATCCCCAGGCAGGTCAAAGTGTTTACTTGATTTTATGCCTGTTTGTAGGTACTTTAAAGCTGTTTCAAAGGCTGTATTGACTGACGATGTAGGTTCATATTTTTGGGTCCATGATGTAATGTCCGTTACATCAGGACAGTTTTTCGATTTATTCATGAATGTGTTTCGAAGGGCCTGTTCAAACTTGTAGTTCTCAAGTTCATAGGTCGCAGTGTTGCGATAAATAGCAACAGGGTCTATGGGCATAGATGAGATTGCAGAGGAAAACGTTTCTGCTGATGCATGTCTGTAATTAAACAAAATGAAGGTTAGACTGACAACAATAACTAACCTCACGACAAGAAACATGTCACTTTAGCTAGACTAAACAAAAAGAATAAGAATGCATGTATTATTGTCGTTCGGCACCGGGATGTATACTATAGTCCTTCTCAAACCAAATGTCATAGATGCCTGATAAAGTAATCAAGACATGTAAAACAACTAGCTTGGTTCCGAGTGTGATTGCCCATTTACGTATTACACCCCAATCGTATTTGCGGGTCACACCAAAGAAGATAAGTGGTAATGCTGGTGTTGCAAAGATGATAATACATTCTGCAAAAAACTTGAACACGGAGCCTTTGATGAAATCAACATCACGAACAAATGCAGCGAGAATGATTGCATATGCTGCAATAACGTATATCGTAATATTTAGAATACTGTCAAATAACACATAGAACTTTGTAGCATCCCCTAACAGAACCATGTTCTCTACTAATATTTGCAATCATTTAAAGGCGAAACGATGCGCCATAATATAGAGAGTAGCTATGGAATCTTTGCTCGAAAATAAACGTGAATATATTACACACCTTTGCGATATTACCGCTGAACGATTTGTGCACGAACTACAAAAGCTATACGAAGGTGGAAAGGCACCTCTGGAAAAGTTTCAAACAGCTCTTGCAACTATTCCGAAGTGGAACAACGATGTTGTGCATGAACTACGCAATACACTCACAGGCAAGTGTGAGTATTTAGATGAGCTCGTTAAAGCTATCTTTACAGTTTGCACACAAGTGCATTTGATTCAGCTTGGAAAAACAAAGGACAAAATCAAAATCCGTGTTCCAACAACGGATGTTTTCCTTCATCATTGCCTTATTGAGTTTGCTAGAACAATTTGGAAGAAGCCGTACTTATTCTATCATGAAGTGAGGAGTTTAGAAAAGCAGCGTAATTTGGAGATTTGTGAAAAGCTTGCCCGAAAAGCGATTCAAACAACTATTCGTAACAAACTACCAATGAATGAAATCGTCAGTAGAATAAGCAAAGCAGGCATCAGAGAAGATATAGAGAGCGAAGTGGAGGATACTGAAACTGAAACTGAAAGCGAAACGGAAGAAACAGAAACAGAGTCTGATAGCGAAAGCGAAACGCAAGAGGCGACTACTGAAAAAAGAGCTGATACCCCTGGTGCAGACAAGGACGAGTCCGAAGCCGAAGAAAATGGCATAGAGGAGGAAGAAGAACAGCAAGAAGAAAAGGTCATACATGAGGAAAAAGAACAGGAAAAAAGAGAAAATAAACTTTACGATGGTGCGGATGAGCAGGATGGAAATATTTCGCCTTGGCAATCAGACGAGCCTCACGAGCCTTCAAACGAAGAGAAGGATACATACGAAAAGGAATCCAGTTCAAGGTCTACTGATATTGAGTCGTTAGTAGAGGAGGAACCCGAAGAATCATACGATGGTGTGGGTGTGAATGCAAACAACATTGAACAAAACTTAAACACCCTTAACATGAATCCAATTGAACAGATTCAAGCACCCCCTTCTAAATCAGGTATACGACAAATACACATATCATCAACAAAACGTAGTAAGCTAGCAAGAGATGCGTTCTTTTGAAATATTAAAAAATAACGATTCGTTGTAGTCGTTAGAAATGTTGGGCCTACTTGGTGTTAGTGCCTTTGTTACGGCATTGAGCTTTCTTGCTATCCAGCATTCCCAAAGCAAAGAGCCACACATCCCACCTCCAAACAACATTCCTATTTTAAGTGTTGTCTTCATGGTTACTCTAATCCTTTCTTACTGGGTTAATGGTATGCTAGAGGGAACCGGTCCCGAATGGAAAGCCGGAAGTAAGCTTGACATCAGTGACGCTTCATACGAAAGCAATCTTGTGTCCCGAATTCCGGACAACTGCTTCATCGGTTCGCCACCTTTTTGAATAAGCCACATAGCAGCGGTACGCACTTTGCAATCACTTCCTGTTGAGGGATTTGAGAGACAAACTCTATGATGCTAGGAACAATATCCGAACTCAGCAATTGATTTATTTTTTGCACAACATCAACTGATATGATATCGTCATCTGTGCCTGCAATTCCATCAACACCCGCAGCGATAATTTTGACAACATTTACAACAGTCGCCTGTATTTCCTCTTTCGTGATTTTCAGTGTGGAGATGGCATTCACATCTAGCACAACACGATAGATTTCCTCAATCAACTTAAAGGCATTGCTCACATCTAGTTTTTTGCACAAAATTGCTTCCTTTACGAAAATTACGGCCTTTTCTACACGAAGACTTTCCATTCTTATCATAAGCATTTATTGTTTTTATGCGATTGGTTGACCGTAATACTCAAGCGCCTTCCTCGCTGCAAGATTCTCAGCGTCTTTCTTGCTCACTCCCTTGGCTGTTCCAATTGCAGCACCATTACGGTCCTTCACACAATATGTAAACTCTTTTTGGTGGGTCTTGGAGTCAATCATCTTAACACCGACTTCAAAGAAGCGTGGAGCATCTTGGAAGGCGTGTTGCATGTAGCGCACAAGCATGTCTTTATAGTTGCTACGAGCGCAAATGAGTTCAGCAAAGTCAACATACTTTTCCAGGATGCCGACAATCCATTGTTCTGCTAGATGAAACCCCGCCGCCGACAATGGAATTATATGTTTGAAATTGGGCGAAGCGAAAGTGACATCATCCTCGTCCGTCTGAAAATCCATATATATAGCTCCAATGAAGGCTTCGAAGACATCCTCCATAATTTTGTAGTTTGACCGCCCTTGTGCATCTTCAATCTGTTTTGATAGAATCGCGAACTTTGGAAACCCGACGCGTTCGGCAAGGCTTCCTAGCATTCGCCCATTCACCAGCTTTGTGCGCATTCCGGATAGAAAGCCCTCCGGTCGGTCAGGGAAACGCTCATACAAGTATCTTGCAACCACCATCCCAAGAATACTATCACCGAGGAACTCAAGTCGCTCATATGACATCTCTTGTAGAGGTAAACAGTCAGGAGGGCATCGTTCATTCCCGCTATCGAAATCTGTGTTTTTCATTGTACAATAAGACCTATGGACGAATGCATTCCTGTACAGATTTATATTGTTTGGTTGAATTTTTGTCAACCCATGGGCATCAAAAAAGATGCAAAGGTCTTCAAGGCTTAGTAGCACATTGCTAGGATTGTAGGGAAGTTCCGTCTCGCTAACAATTTGAGTTTTGTTATGAAGGCTTAACAGACGCGACATTGGTGTTTTAGTGTTTCTTACTATCCTCTTGACGATGTCGATTTTTTAGATGGAGATCTCGACATTGGGCCAGGGTCCATTTCATCGTTGAGCCAATCCAACACATCGTCAATCTCCTCATTCTCTTGGTACATAGCAAGAACCTCGTACTTTCTATTTTCATCGTCCTTGAGTATTCGCATCAGCTTTTTGCCGGCATTTGAGTCAGCGTTCTTGACTTGTTGAACGACTTCATTAAGCACTTCTTCATCCGTCAGAGCAGGCTCGTCTTTTTGTTCGGCAAGCCAAACATCACTTGGTGCTGACTTAAGTACCTTAAACATGAGATGGGTTGCTGGCAATATAGGAGCGTAACCTATTTTCTTATAAAACCCAACAACATTACCGAGTGGGCGCAAATATATAAAATCCAAACGCAATCTCTCCGCGTCTGCTTCTGCTGCACGAACAAGTGCAGAACCAACGCCTTTGTACGTCAAGTTTGAGTCTAATGCTGCCCTGGCGCTCACTTGAGAAATGTAACCGCACTTCTTGTCCTCAATCAAAATATTAAGCCACCCACATATGATGGGGTCTGTTTGCAAACGTAAAAGATATGACTTTGTTATTTTGCCACTTGGTGGTGCTTCGTCGCTGCTCAAAGCTACATATACACGCTCTCGTATGCATTTGCCTTCCCATGGAAATATATTGATAAAATTATGCTTTTGTTTAGCCGCAATCATCTGTAAGACCTCAATTGCACGAAAATCTGTTTTATCATTGCAATCAAAACGGTAGATAGTGCACATATCTTCTTCCTTAATGGAAAGAAAATGACAAAAAGAAGATGGTTGTGGGTTCGGTTCGTTAACTAACCTTTACTTAACTGAGCAAGGGCGTTTATTCACGCTTTCCGGAACACTGCCATCAGGGTAGACCTCCTCAATGGGGCGCTTTGATGGCGACATGATTGGATGTTATGTTCTTTAACGGTATATGCGCATTCTCTTATGTCATTTTTTCTCCCCAAATGCAAGCCATAGTAGCACTGGTGCGACAACAACAAACCGTGAAGGGTCATCCATGCCATCCATCACTGCGAGCGCAAGGAACATTCCACGGAAAACATTGTTCCTGTCACCAAGGTCGCGAATACGAGAATTGAGGGCAAGTAGTGTTACATCGTTCATTTTTGAAGAACTCTTACTAAAGCTTGACGTAATGACATTTATGTCTCTACGTACACGAGCCTCTATAAACTCAACATCCTGAAATACTGATTGTGAATACGGTCCTAATGCATCAATATAGCTAAAATTGGGGTCCAAAGATACACAAGTTCCATCTAAAAGTGAAAATACTCGAAACAAAGCTAAAAAGTCATTATCGACTTTGAATCCAATCTGACTCTGCTGTAAGGCTTCATTCTCTAAAACAGAAGTTGTTAGCTTTGAAAAGTCAACACTCTTAAGATAATCAAAGAAGTACGAGAAGAAAGACTTTAACTCAAGTTTTTCAATTGGGTCATTGATACGAATTACATTAAGACTAATGAGAAGTTCTAAGAACTCGTCAACATCCTCTTGGACTATCGCCACAACTAGGTTGTTAATCTGGCCTCTAAAAGCCTCACTAAGTCGAACTACATTGCCAAAATCATAGAGTACAATTTTAAATCCTACAGTTGTGCCTGGCATTGGCACTATACCTATATTACCTGGGTGGGGGTCGCAATGGACAAGCCCATATGTTACAATTTGTGCAATAAATGCGTTCACAATCGCGTCCGCTACTTTTGCTGGCGAAATGCCTACACTAACTAGTGCTTCTGCATCCGTCACTTTTATACTCGCTATCTGTTCCATGACCAATACGTTTGCAGTACAGAGAGTAGGAAACGGTTGTGGTATCAGAACCATGGGTGCCTGCTTCCTTCGAAACTCAAGCATGTTATCTACTTCATTTTTATAGTCTAGCTCTGCTTGCAAAAACGTCTCATACTGAGAAAGCAACTGTTGGGCCTCTTTGCCCCGCTGAGTTCCAGTCCATGCTGCCAATTTTGATAACCCCTTTAAAATGGAAAGGTCCTCTTGTATCTGTTCGCGAACTCCAGGTTTTTGAACTTTCACAACAACTTCGAAAGATGCGGGACCATTACCTTTTATTTTCATCTTCGCCCGGTGAACTTGACCAATACTTGCTGATGCTATGGGGACTGGGTCAAACTCAATAAATGCAGTGTCAATTGAAAAACCGAGCTCATTCTCAATGATTGGTTGAATGTACTGAAAGTCAACGGGATTGGCATTGTCTTGAAGGTATTCGAGCTCGCGTGTTATTTCCGCTCCAAACACATCACTACGGGTGCTCATAAATTGACCCATTTTCATGAATGCGGGACCTAAATCAATCATCTCTTCTCGCAACCATTGTCCAAGCTGCGAATCAGTCTCTTTCTCTCTCTTTTTCATATTGAAACGCCATTGACATTCTGTTGCAAACTTCCAAAGGCGTACCGTCCGTGCTAATTGACGAGTGGGTTGGGTCGTCCTCGATCGGACGCCCGCGTGTTTATCACGAAGCATAGCTTAACTTCAATAAAGAAAAATGGGGCGGAAAGATAGGAATGCCAAGCCTTATCGTGCGCGCAGATGCCTCTTGGAAGATGCCGCCGTCCGTTACAGCCGCCGCCAAGCGTCTTGTTGAGCGCAAACGTATCATGGAGCAATCGCGAATGACCAGCGTTCGCCAAATCGTAAGAAGCGAGGTCGATTTCGTCAAGCACATGTTTGAGGAAATCGTGCCCGTTAAGATTTCTTTCGATGAACAGCGCCTTTCGCGCGCGTGGGAGGAGTTCGTCGCCGCCATGCCTGTCAAAATTGAGATGAAAGATGATGTTGATGTTTTACATCATGGCATGAACACAACGAAACCCGAAGTGGAGCCGTTGGTGGATGCGCAAAGCGAAGACGACTAAGCCCGTGGGGGATAAGAAACGTCGTACATTTTCAAAATGTTTTTTATTATCGGATGACGGACAATACAGTCTTCTGTGAAATGTACAGCTTGTATATCACTTATGCGCTCCGGATGATATTTCTCGCTATCCTCGATACGTCTGAGAAAGTCAGACAAACCATTTACACTTCCTGCAACCCGGGCACGGTCATATTGCATGGGGTCACCAGTGATGATAAGTTTACTGTTATTTCCAATACGTGTAAGAAGCATTAACATTTGTGTTGTGCTGCAGTTTTGTGCTTCGTCTACTATAATAAACGAGTTCTCAAATGAGCGCCCGCGCATCATGTCCAATGGGCATATCTCAATCACTTGTTTTGCAATGAGAGCTTGGAACTTTTGGGGAGAAATGTACTTGTAAAACACATCTGTCAGGGGCGCGAGCCAAGGCGCGCACTTTTCTTCAAGAGAACCCGGCAAGAATCCAATACCCTCTCCGTCGTCAACATTCACCATTGGGCGCGTAATGACAAGCTTTTGAATGTCGCCATCAACCAGCTTCTTAATGGCAACTGTGCACGCAATCATAGTTTTGCCGGTACCTGCTGCACCCGTTGCAATAACGATAGTTGGATGAAGTTCTTCTAGACTTGACATGTATTGGCGTTGTTTTTCATTGCGAGGCTTTAAAATTGCCTCTTTGATACAGTCGCGTTTGGAAAGGCTGGAATCTTGAAACGATGCGCCATATGACGTCGATGCGCCAAGTGATGTCGGAGAGCGCCCGTACACAGAAAGGTCGTCTTCATCGTCAGAACCGTAGTAATAATACATGTTTCCCGTCTTACGTTTGCTTTTCCCTTTCATAAAACTACTACAAACTCCTACAAAAGGTGCATGTTTGAAAAGAGGGGAAAAAAGGGGGACGGGTCGAGTAGAAATGAGAGGAATTATACGGCTTTGCATCGTATACTGCTACTGATATGAGAAATGTAAAAAGGCGATTGAAACGAACAGAACTTAGAGCCGACAACAAGTGAATAAGTAGTGAACGAGGATGGCGGCAGCAACAAAAGCTCGTGCAGTACTATTCGATATCGATGGTGTTCTCGTGCGCAATGCACGCATATCTAGCGCTATCGAGAAACGCGCAGTGAGTTATGTTCACTCGCGGACAAAAGTTTCACTTGACCGGTCGGTTGGTCTCAATAAAATGCTATATCAGACATATGGTCATACATGGGCTGGTGTTAAAGCAGCATTTAATGTGAAAGATTCCATTGAAGATTACAATGACTATGTTTACGATAAAGCAACATTGGGAGAATGTTTCAATGAGCTCGCAACGAAACTGAATGCCAATGAGAATAAGAGTGCGATGCAAACTGTATCGAGGCTGCACGATAAAGCCGTGCCTGTTTACCTCTTCACAAATGCTCCCGATACCTGGGCTGATGCAGTAGTGCAAGCCTTTGACCTCGGCATTCGTCCGGAGCGTTGCATTACTAGCTCATTTGGTCTAAAAATGCATTCATTGAATATGTACGAAAAAGTCAAAAATTACGTCAAAGACTTAGATGGTAATGTAAAAACACTTGTGTATGTTGAGGACCAATTCAGGAATCTGACGCCTATTCTCAACAGACCGGAATGGCAACCAGTTCTCCTCGACAGTCACTTTGGTGGTAAGACGCTTGCACGTACAGTCGTGGTAAACGATTTAGATGAAGTCCTAAATATTGGTATTGGGGCTTAAGGATAAACTTACTTTTTGCAGTATCACGTAAAATATGCTTGGTGCAATCTTTCAGTGCTATAGTGAGCCATTTGCTACTTATAAAACACTCGAAAGCTTTCGGCGCATTTACCCAACCGCCCATGTTGTAGTCATCAACGATGGCGCCCCTGAAGCACTAAAACCAAAGTTTGAGGCCATTGCTAGCCACTTTCATATCGACTATTTGTATGAAGATAAACGTTCCTTTTCCGCGGACGAAACGAACGGTGTTCATATGAACCAAAAGGAAGCAATTGTGCTCTATGCAAAGCGCTTTGCATGGTCAATTAAAAGGTTGAGTGAACCGTATTTTGTTATTCTCGAAGACGATGTTCTATTCCTTCGCGCTGCTTCACCTGAGACGTGGAAGTATGAGATTAATGGATGCAACCCAAATGTGTATTTTGGCCCCGAGGCTGTAGAACATTTGCAAAATGTGCGCCGTGACATCACCACAGCACAGCTTCCCGTTCCAAAAGCATATTATGGCGCATGCGGTGGATGCGTGTTGAACACAAAGTTCTTTCAAGATGCAACAAAAAACATCGATGCCGTGTTGGATGCGTTTTGCGAGGTTGTCCCATCAAAACAATGGGCGTGCGACACATTCATTAGCTTTCTTTGCTACAGTGAAGGTGGAATGATTGGTGTTAACCCAGAGTTTTGTGAGACTTGGTATAGAAATTGGTTTGATAGGGTTGTTCTCAATAAAATTGCAATCCTCCATAAGATTAAACTGTACTATGGTGTCCCATTTCCGGTTGAACTTGAAAAACATTGCAATGAAAACGAATATGATGGTGGTGTTCTAGACAGCCAAACAGCGGAAAAAGAAGTGTTTAACTTGATATCAAGTGCATGAGCGAATGAGCGAATTTCCTAATCAAAGCGCACTTGAGTAGGCGGTGGTGCAATCTTTAGGTTTTTTGATTGTTTATTATCGGAAGTTAACGACTTCATTACTTGTGAATTGTCAACTACGCGTCTATTTTGTTGAAAGGCTGCCATGTCATCTTCAATGGTCGACAGATTACGGAGAACGTATTCAATAACCTTATTCTGGAGAGCCCAACGAAAGAAGTTGAGTTGGCCAATAGTTGTATCTACAAACACAGGTGACCCATCCGAGCGCTCGTTCACAACAAATGATATGCGATTGTGGCGACGAAATGGGTCGAACGAGTGCTTGGAAAATGCACGTAGCTGTGCTCGGTACTCTGTGTACACTGTGAACTTACGAAGTTCTACGCCATTTGATAGGTGTGGGTAGAACTCGTTGTGGGTATCAAGCCAGTACAAGACATTGTTTTTCTTTGCGAAGTGGGTGACAAACCAATCCAAAAGCCTCAACGAAATTGCAGTCCTTGCCTCAATGAGGTCGTGCAAATGACGCCGATGATTTGTATGACGCTGAAAATACGATGTCAGAGAACCAAGCATAAGGGCATGCGCCGAATCTGGCGGTATTTCAGGCTCCGACATTATCTCCTTCCTTCCATTGTGGTGATTCCTATGCTTTAAGTAGTGCGTTCAAATGCGTTCAAAAACCTACCTATCCATAAACAAGGCTTGTGCTTCTTCCACTATTTCCTTTTTATAGTTGCGATTCTTGAGATGAATTACAATGTCTTTAGCATTATTTTCGTAGATTCCAGGGTTCGCACGTGCATAATTTTCGTACAAATCTGCAACATCTTCGCTTAGTTTTTGACTGATATACAGCTCGGCATCCTCGCCAACCAACAAGCTGCCCATACTGCCATGTTCCTCGACACGCACACGCCAACCAATGGAAGGCCTATATACCCACACATCTTTAAACATGTAATGCACTACCTTCGCGATACTGTATTGTGCAAGTTTGCCTTGCTTGCAAGACATAAACAGTGATGGAGGCATAGATGGTGACGTGACTGGTTAATTATTGAATTGCAATCTTTAAATTAAACTGAAAAGGATTTCTTCTTGAATATTATAGCTAAACTAGACAAAGTTATGTCGACAATTGGAGCACTTGGACGGTACCAATCAGCAATGGACAATGTTATGTCGGAAATGGAAATGGAGACTTCAAAATCGAGAAGTAGCTCCTTATCATCACCAAAGACTATATCGGACTTGGAGGAGCTTGGAAAGCTCTCGGGTAAGAAACGGCTGTCCTTCACTGATACAGCTTCTGTGTCATCTGCATCAACATCAAACTCAAACTCAGCTAAAAAGAAGGACCGTGATGTCAAACTGCAAGAAAGGGTTCTTCGTGTAATTGAACGCCGTTCCAACCAAATGAGCATGAACATCATGCTTATTACAAAGTACATCACATCGCCGCTTCGCATTTACTTGAAGTTTCTCGTCCAATTCGCAGCCCCCGAAAGCAAATTGACAATGGCCCAGTCAATTAAAGCACCTAAGCGCATTCTTGATGATATCTCAAGTCCCTGGAGTGCAAATGATACTTTAGGCTTAAAAATGCTTATCAAAATGCGTCGCATGAAAACACAGACATTCTCGAGCTTAAAGTCGAACAAAGATTTCATGATTCTAGCAAAGCCAGGTGCAGAGGGAAACCGCGATAACCGTAAAGCTTACGCTCTTTTCAACGAATTAATGCATCCTGGAAAGGAACTTGAAAATGAGGCGCATTTGTGGTTTGACAGCTTTATGGCAGATGACCATGACCTATTGGAATCCGTAGGTTTTGAAGCAAATGATGCACGTGAAAACCTTGTAAAAGAACTTGCCTTCGGTCTGAACATGTTTGCATATTCGGTGACAGAGAAACCCTTAAAATTCAAGCACATTCAAGGAGGTGCTGTCGCAGAAGAAACGATTACATGCGAAAAAGCCCTTCATTCGATTTATAGCAGTCTCATGTCTGTGAATGAGCCGAAACTTGCAACAGGTGTAACATACGCAATGTTAGATGCAGCTACCAAGCATGCATACGATGCTGCTATGCAACAATATGTTAGCGCCCGTACATTAGCAAACTCAATGGATACATGGGCTGCTGTGGATGAACCGAAAGTTTCAAAGAGTCGCCCTGTGATGTTTTGATTTCTGATTTCTGAATATTTTTTACTTCGCTTCTTACAGCCCCCACTACCGGATGCCCAGTTATTTCAATCGCACTGGAAAACACCAACCATTGTACGATAAGTATGTGCCGAAAATGGTTCCTATGAACAAAAAGGTTGCATCAAAAAGTAAACACGAGGAGCTCTTGAAAAATGCCACAAATATCTACGTTATGGCATCTTTGAACAGCAACTATACATGGGCAAATATTGTTACATACGGAGCCGTTACCCTAAAGTACAAAGCCCCGAAGGATTCTGCTAAGTCCATCCAAACCTTTTTTAGTGAGCGCCCAACATTGACTCCCAAGCGCCTTGAGCAAATGATGGACCTCGTGCTCGAGTACGTGGATGCCAAGGAATCCATGCACGGCGGCGCATGGCAAGACCATTTTGAGCTCCTTACAATTCCACTCAATAACGTGACAATGCAAAGCCCGAACTTCGATGACCGCATTGCCCATCAAAGCATCACGGATTATGAAGGTCGCATGACACGAAGCTATAAAGTAAATCTTACCTCTGCGGAAATTGTCTTATATAAATTACCACGTTCAACACCGCTTACGGCAAACCCCAAAAGAGCCTATCTAAGCAATTATAATCCAGTTTTATGGCAGTCCTTGGCGAAAGCATCATTGCTTTGCAAGTCAGAGGTTGGACCCGGATTTATTGACCTGAGTGTCGCACAGAATGAGTTTTTGATGGTGGGCTACGGGATGGTTAATGGAGTCAAAATACCCGTAGGTTTCGCAACATTGCGGACAATCTATGGCGGGAAGCTGCCAAAATATTATCCTGTTTTACGAAAGAATCCTTACACGTCGCGTTTGGACGATTCAGTTGCCGTACGTGATGTGTTGTATTTAGACTTAGTATGTGCCCCTTTTTCGAGTGCCGGAATAGGCTCGCACATGATAAAAGCACTCGAACGAAACGATGTTCGTGCGGCTATAACGCGCGAAGTTGGAGCGCCGTACGACAGCATAGCTTTAAGAGGCATTGACGATGTTTACACATATTATCCCATGGTGCACGGATATGTGCGGTCAAACGGCAACGGGGAAGTTTACCCATTTGGCTTTCTTACGGAGCCGAATAGGTGGTTCTTTGATAAAAGAGATGTCGCTGCTATTGAATATCCCACGTCGACCAAACGAGAATTTTTCATACCAAATAAGAAAAAATTAAGCGAGGCCCTATCTCTGAATAGGCTTGAGTTGTTTAAAGACGATAGCCCGAGCAATGGTTATCTTTATTTGAAACGCATTGCATGATGCATTTTTATTGGAAAAAGAACGAAGATGTTGTGGTGGGTCGGATGGTTTAGAAGTCGGAGCCAATCTCTAGCGGGCGACGGTTGATGTCGCTGTAGGTGACCGTCGATTGCAGCCACGGGGAAACGGGCTTCATCTCAATCGGGGGCTCGCTGCGTAGCTGCAGGTTAGGGTTCTTTAGGGACGAGCCGACGGTGTCAATGCCAATGTGGTAACCGGCTGTCAGGAAGTTTTGGTCGCGAACATCGCCACCCACTGCCGGGTTTTGTTGGGCCCAACGGGAGTTGGCCGCATCCTTGGGCAGTAGGTCCGCTGCGCTCAGGCGGTCGCGAGGGAAACAAGCAGGTGTGGGAGAGCCATCGCTGCCAGCGGCACCGGGGCCACCGGGCATGCCGCCGGAAATGCCACTCACCATGCCGGGTTGTGCGTTGCCGGAGGGGTCGCTGGCGGCGAAGGAACCAACGCCAGCCGCGGCGGCGTCCGGGCTGTATTGGGCGTTGGCCACATCGGCGGGCGAGCGGTACGCGGGTTGTTGCTCCACGAAGAAACGCTCAGCCGCCATCATTTTGGAGCGGTTGTTGTACGATAGGAAAACGAAGCCCAATAGAACTGCGAGTAGCAGAAGGGTAACAATCACGTAAGTTGGCTTGGACTTCATTGGGTGGCCGCCGGTCTATATTCTATGTAAGATAATTCCACACGCCATCACGCAGAGTTTGTGCGATGGATGCCAAATGGGCCTCCCAAGTCGGGCCGCGTTCTTGGATGCGTTCCGCTATTTCTAGCTGGCGAAGTAGATTTTGTTTGATTTCCACTATTTTCTGAAGGCGGGATTCTTGTTCTGCGATTTTCGGATTCAACGAAGCCAATATTTCTAATCGCCATTGCTCCTCTATCTCGCGACGGTCCGGAACGATTTCTGAGGGATGCAACATTGAAGAATTAACTTCAAGACCGCGTAACATGAGGCGCACCCGAAAGCGTTGCTTTTCAAAGAGGATACCTACCACATCCACCGTTGCCGTTGCAAGGATGGCATCGCGTCCACGATGCGAGCGTTTGGACCAGTCCTCAAAAAATGCGTCCAATGACTCGAACTCCCCAAGGTCGGGAGGATGAGCTGGGGATATGTGGAAAATGGCTTTGGCTGACTTGGAGACAACCTCGATGGATGGCTCAAAGAACTCGTTTATTTGGGATTCTGATAGGGCGTTCTTAAACCAAGCCTTGTTATTGGTCAATGTGGCGGCAAGGGCCTCTGCATCTAATATTTCAAGTTGTTCTCCCGCCCATGTGTCCGCGGGGAAACGTGCCGAAAGAGTGTACCCGCCGGGGTTCCTTGCGGACGGGCGGATTGAGATGTGCGAAATGTCGTTAAAGACAAGGCGAACTCGATGACCCTCGATTGGCACAAAAACCGTGTGCATTGTACGTTGTGGCTTACCAAAGGTTGTTTGATAACTCGGCGTCATCGCGGCTATTTCACTGCAAGGGATTTCTATGGGTGAGTGTAACGCGGACGTGGATGGACGGTGACGAGGAACTCGAAGAGGTTTCACTCATGGACATGTTTGTGCACATGTTTCGAGAGCACGTGCTGCAGCCAGAAGTGCAACGCGAACTCTTTCAGCCCCTGCTAAAATGGTTTCTCTGGAACTTGATGCCGTATGTTTTGTTGTTCATCGGGTTGAACTTTTTCACGACTCTTGCCGCTGTTGCATTAGTATTCTTTAGTGCGAACCGTGGCAAAAAAATGTTAGGGTAAAGGTAGTTACCATGGCCCCTTCCAAGAAGCATCAAAAAGGCGGTTTTGAGCTTGCCGGTCCGGCAGCAGCCGGCCTGCTTTTCCTTGCTGAGGAAATTGCACGCCGCAAATTGTCTAAATCTAAAAAGCAAAGCATGCGTGGTGGTGCTGATGACAAAGTTGCATATGTCGCAATTTTCTACCAAAAGAATGGTGAAACTACACCGCCTCCTATGATTTGCGATGCGGCGTATGACGGAGATAATGTGATATTTGATGGTAAATGCAAGGGACTCAAGACAGAGGAAATAGACGCCTTTGTTAAAGCTGCCGCAGCAGCAAAAGCGGCAAACGATGCACCTGCGCTAACAGCTGGTGGTGCTCGCAAGAAATCGAAAACATCTAAAAGACGCACGAAAGGTGGCAAGTGGGTTGAAGTACCCGATGATGAAGAAGAGATTGTTCCAGAGCCTCTTGTTGCTGAAGGTGAAGGTGAAGGTGAAGGTTATGTATCTCAAGAACCTACTGAATCTGCTTCTGAACCTGCTGAACCGATTGAACCTGTTATAGATGGTGGTCGCAAGAAGGCGCGCAAAAGTTCGGCGGCCAAGAAAGCCGTCAAACGTGGCGGTGGCTTCGAGGGCTACATGAACTCAATCGGACAAGAAATGGCCGACAAGTTCATGCAACGCTTCCAAGGCGCTGTTAGTGACCATGCTAAGATGCTGCCCTCTGTGCCATCGACAATCCCCGCCGTCCCCGCCGTGCCGGCTACACCGCCCGCTATGGATGGTGGTGCCAAGAAAAAGAAGCGTGTTGTGCGCGGTGGCGCTTGCGGCGGTATGCCCGAGGGCAGCGGCAAGTGCGAAGGCTTTAACGCGGTCCCAGAGTCGGGTGGCCTCCCCCCTCTAGGCGGCACCTTCACAGGTACAGGTGGTGCAAAGAAGCCAAAGGCCCGGAAACAACGTGGTGGAGACATTGGCATTGTGGGCAAACTATTTTAAGCACATCCTCCTTTTTGAGAACATGTTCCTTTACAGTTTTTAACATGCAATGCCGTAATACCCAACCACTTTTTAAAGCCTTTATTGTTTTTCACCGATTGCTCCGTGACAACTGGAGTCTGAAAGAAGTAATGAAGGCCTTCCGCAAAATCGCGCAAAGCCGCGCAATCAGGTTCAATAAACGCTAAAAAGGGCGCCGCCTTTGCAACAAGGTCCTCGTGTTTCGCACTGACATTGCACGATTGAGCATATATGGCGAGTATGGGCGCTCTCTTTGGCGGCGCATTGCTTGATGCCTTTTCATTTACAGAGTTATGAAGCTTGTACACCCAACCCGGCAAAGCCGACGCTGTTCTTGGCCAACGATAACGTGCCAAATGGGCTTTGAAGTTCTCACGGCACGTTTCGCAGGGCAAAAGGCAATCCAGTACACTCGTCATCTTTTTGAACATTGCTAAATCATGACTGCTCGTGCTACTTGCAGCGGCCTTTGCTGCAGCTGTGTGTAAAAGCCACCATGCTGAAGGTCCCCAAACCTTCGGATCAATCCCCGGCATCGTGGCCCACTACTACAAACAAAAGTAAAAAGGAAGGTGTGGTGTGACTTACTACTTCTCCCATACCATTCCTAGATTCTTGGCTTGAATGAACTGGAGCGATTGCGAGTAGATTTGCGCATGCTGCCCTTTTGCTTCATCTTGATGCTTGGCAATCCACCATCCACGGTCTGCTGCATCGTCATCCGGCTCTGTGGGCGCTTTCCGGATGCGGTAGACCATCCCGTTCGTTCTGAAAGTGTAAATAGCATTGTCTGTCGTCATTGTTTATCTTGTTATTTATAATCGTTTGCGTTTAGGTCCTTTTTTCTTTTTCCGGCACCGTGGGTATTGGGACAATGCAAACACGGCTTGTAAGATACGGAGATGAGAACGAAGCAATGATGGAGGCCGGGCAACAAGCTTTATCTTGCAAAGCCGTGGCATCTAAACCTGTTGTCGATGGTGTTATAGGCCCTCTTGGACCAGCCAACACAACAGAAACTACTTTGAACGATGCAAACATGGATGACTGGATTGAAGGACGTTTTCACACTCAATGCGGTGCATCACTCATGAAAGAGTTGCTCATCCGTCCATGTGGAAGCGGTGAGGAAGAGCGGTTGCAAGCTCGTCAAAAAATCATAAGCCAACCTCATTTACATTTAAATAGACTTGTGCAACTGTTGGAGGAAGCAAAAACACTTGAAAAGGATGCTCTTTGGGTTCTCGAAGCACCCGAATTAAAAAAGACGTGGCCTCTCCCATTTCTATTCCCAACGATGTTTGGATTGAAGCAGCTGAACAATGTCCCATTGTTTCACGAGGCCTATCACTTTTGCAGACTTATTGCAAGCCCTGCGCTCACGATTCTGTATCCGATTGGCATGATTTTAGGTCCATGGATTTACCTGCGCACAAAGATGGGCTTGAATTTCTCTTTCAAGGCATACATAATGTTTGCCTATCGCATGATTCGCTCCTTGAAAGGGGGCGCGGCCATTAAAGTTTGGTCATCGCTTGCCGTATACTGTGCATTATACTTGTATAGCATTGCACAAGTTGTGGATTTGGCACGCATGGTGGGAGCGGCTCGCTCGACTTTGGTTGAGCGACATAAAAAGGTCCAAAGGCTATTGTCAATTGCAGACAGCATCAAAGATATGTGTGGTGGAAACGATGGAGTTGCGGCTTTTGCAAATGCACCATTGGGACCCGCATGCGCACCTATGGCAATTACGTTTTTGGGTGTTTGGCAATGGTGGGGTCACCCCGGCGTCATTCAGAGCATACGAAAAGCCCTTCAAGTTGTTGCCGTCGGTGATGTCGTCGCTGTGGGTGCCGAATCATTGCAGAGTAATGCTGCGAATTGGTGTGTAGTGAATTGGTCGGCGGATAAAGTTAAAGCGTGGCCGCGATTTTACAGTATGTGTCACCCTGCTCTTGAGAGGTCGTCCTTTGGAAACCCGGCAGCGTTGGACAAAAATATTATACTAACCGGTCCGAACGCTGCAGGAAAAACCACATACTGCCGGGGGCTTTTAGCCAACGTACTCCTTGCTCAAACGCTCGGCATCGCCTGCGCGCGCCGTGCCACGATGGGAAGCTTGTTTGGCGGCATCATGAGTTTCATGCGAATAAGCGATGAGACCGGAAAGGCCTCATTGTTCGAGGCAGAGGTTGCCAGATGTGTTGAAATGTGGAAACTTGCGGAAAGCAGGGGCAGCGAGCGCGTGTTCATGGTTTTGGACGAACCTATGCATGCAACGCCTCCGACAGAAGGGGCCGCTGCGGCAATGGCTTTTATGAAAGGCCTTGCAAACATGGGCAATGTTCGCTTGATTGCAACGACACATTACGCTGCGATTACAAGCTTGGCGCACGAAGAGCCTCACAATTTTATCAACATTTCTATGGAAGCCGTATTGTGCCGTGGTAAAAAGATTCAATTCCCCTACTCACTACGAAAGGGACCTTCGTATCAAAGTATTGCTTTAGAACTCATGCATGAACAAGGAGCATTTCCGAATGCGTTTATTCAGGATGCGCTCAAAATCAAAGAAAAAATAGGTGCCCGTGAAATAGTTGCAACACCATGATAATGGACAGCGGAGTTATGATGAGCGTTCAAATTGCGATTATTGGAATCGTCGTGGTTGTAGGACTTTTTGTGCTATGGCGCCGCATTGCACGGCTCGAGGAGCGCGTGGAAGCCCTCTCAAACATGCAGCGCCTCATGGGATGCGGTGGTGCTTCGGGTTCTGGTATGGAATTTGATGACCACTCCCACACCCATCCCCACCAAGGAAACATGGCTATGGCAGATGAAGATATCATGGCCGCAATCTTTGACATGCCGTTAAGCTCCATGCAGGCAGGTATCATGGAAGAGGGCCCCCGTGTGACTGTTGTTGATGAGGAGCCCGAGCATGCACCCGAGCCCGATGTCGAGGTCGAGCTTGAAACAGTTCATATGAAGCATTCATCGGAGGCTGAGTCGGCGGCCATGAGCAAAAGCAAGCTTCGTAAAATGCAAGTGGAGGAGTTGAAAGAAATACTAGAGGCAAAAGGCCTTTCCGCCGATGGCAATAAGGTCGCCCTAATTGACCGTATATTGGAAGCTGACTCTTAATAAATTTCTTGTGCCAAGACAGATAAGCATGTCATCTTGCACGACTTGCACCGAAAAGGGTGATGCGCCGTGCCCATCGCGCATGGCCGATGGGCGTTCGTTCACCGACTACCGCCCGCGTTGCGCCGTGAACGCAGAGCTCGTGCAAGCTCTTGGCGGCAAGGCCACAAGTGCGTATGAAAGCCGCATGTTCTTGCAACGTAATGCTAACTCGTGGATGGACGCCGAGCGCGTCAAGTCCATTGAGCGCTTGGCCCCTTGCGCGCCGTGCAAACGCCCTACAAGTGACCCAGGCACCATGTTGCCCGAACGTTACATTGTTCGTTGCGATGGCGTCACATGCTCTCGCGATGAAGTGAACCCCGCTGGCCTCGGCGATGGCCGTAAGTACTAGATTACATTATTTTGATAGCATCAAAGCGCGACTTCATTTCGCCACCGTGCCATCGTGGGTCAAGTCCATTAATTCTTCTTAGGTCTCGAAATGCAAAAAAGGGCCAAGCCCATGGACTCATCATGCCCGCGAAAAAGCTGACATGTAGCCTTTCTTCAACTAGTAGCGGTCGGTCCATGTACTCTTTTTTATCGTAGTCCCAAGCAAAATACGTACAATCTTTGCTGAGATACCACCCCCTGAAGGCTCCCAAAACACTCGTAATGCGAAGATAATTCATCATTTAAACCGTCACCCTATAAGTGTTCATTATAGAATGGGGCTTTATGTAGTGATGCATACAGAGAAACGTGTACGTGTACATATTCCTGTTTTTTGTGGAGTATTTACAACTATCGAAAAGGCCCTCGATTATGTTAATGAATTAATGGAGCTGAAAGGCATTCCATCCGAGTCGTTCTTTGTCTATGATTCTTCCAAAACAGATGAAAAATTGTACGAGCGAGTGCCGTTTGGAATCCTTATGAATGAATAGTTTGCTTCGCGCTTTGCATTCACAACCGATTTTCTTTGAGGTGTTTAGGATGGCACCAGTTCAGTATGCTTCGCAACTTGCAAATGCGGTTGTAAATGTGGAAGGCGCTGAAGGTCGAGAGACGGTTCATATCAAAGGAGTTGTTTTAAACTCGGCTCGATACGAAAGCATGCAGCTCCTTGCAGCGTCGCCTGCTACAAGGGGTGTGTCGTACTCGGGGTCTGCATTACCTTTTCCTTGTTCCCAAATTGCATTTGATGGCACACCCAATGTTGCCGATGTTTCGGAAAATGGTGTTTTTGATGTTGTGTTTGAGTACCCAAACTCGTACTATACACATGACGCTTTTACAAAAGTTGTGTCGTCCGTTTTCCTAATGTTGAAAGAGCGTAACCCAAATGTTCCCGCTGTGTTTGTGCGATTCGAGCTACCCGACCGTAACATTCTTCGTACGTTGACACATCGTCCGGAAAGACGTGTATTGGGTCCAGAGTTCTATGTCATGAAGGAAGAAATCATGGGAATCGCAAGTCAAGAAACATTACTTCGCCGGATAGGTGGTGTGAAAGAAAATTATGGTCTGTCTTAGTAAGTAATAATGGAGGCCATTCTGTTATCGACACTTTTAAGCAGCACATTTCGTCAGCGCACCAAAGAGCTTTTCTTCGGGCACAAAGAGGCTTTTGCGAATCCCGAAGAAGATGCTCTAGACGCCGCACGAAAAGCTGGCAAGGCCGCTGCAACAGCATTGCGCCGCCATCTAAAAGATGCGACAGAGGAGCCAGGTGAGGAAAAGGCAAAGCCAGAGCCGTCACCTCCAACTCCCCCCAAGGCGGAGGAACCTTTTAAGGATGCCAATACACCTGAGCCGTTGAGCAAAGCAGCAAAAACAGGCCTTATCACATTCTTTGTGGTATCAGGTATAGTCGGGCTCTATGCGGGTTACTTGTCATGGAAAGCCAATACCGTTTTTGAAATGTCTACTCTGTGGAAAGTTGTGTTTGCATTTTTTGCCTTCCTTGGTGGCATTTCATATTTACTGTCATACATCATTTACAGATGGAAAGAGACCCAATTTGTTCTCAAAATGAAGGAACAACCCCCCGCATGTGCGGCTCCTATCCCAGTCCCAGCCCTTGTCCCTGCCCCCGTCGAAGAGCCCGTGGCGATGCCAGAGGAAATGCAACCGGAAATGTCAATTGAAGATTCTCCTTCAGACGAGTTCACCGAGACGAAACAGGCAGGAGGTCGCCGCCGCGCCAGCCCAAAGAAACCAAAATCCTATCAACGTAAAAGCCGTTGGGCACTTTACAAGTAAAACAATTATACTCCCCAATTCGTGGGTTCTTGTGCATAAAGTGCCAAATAAAGGTCTTTTTTAACCACACATATGCGTTGAGCATGTAATGTCATTCGTTGTGCCATTGACAGCACACCAATAATATGCGATTCAGTAGCCGTTTGGAAAGCCATTATGGCATCCTTCGAGAATCGTAAATCAGTTTTGTAGTCATCCGCTATCTCGCGAACAAGGCGACTGAAGTTCATGTGAGGAATAATGAGTTTTGTGGATGCTTGTTGGCGTCGTATTTCATTTATGATGTTTGTTTCGTCGGTCTCTTCACGTGCTTCGTTGTCGTCATCTGATTCGTAGTCGTCAGACTCAGCGCCTTCTGATTCGTCGTCGGACTCGGCGTCTTCTGATTCGTCTTCGGAGTCGTCGTCTTCGGATTCGTCGTCGGGCTCCTCATACGTGATGTCATTTAGTTCTTTTAGTAGGTCGGAACAGTCTTCCATTGTTTGTTGCTTATGCTTAAAATTGATGCGGGACGGCTATATACGAATAGGCTCAAGACATTGTTGCTAGGCCCCAATCAAAATCAAACGTTTCCAATGATTAGACATATGGTTGTTCCTGTTTTCCGTGGAAGTGGAACAGGACCGGATGAGAGCTTCACCGTTAAAGGGTCTATTGTGCCATCAAGCAATGAGGAGTTTAGTCTTGGAACACCCACCATGCGTTGGAAAGATTTGTATCTTTCAGGTGCAACCATTCATCTGGGTATTTCGTCGCTATCAGCAGACCCCGAAACTGGAGGTCTTGTTGTTGCGACACCTACGTCCGTTCAGGAGCTAGTGACATCGGGAGGTGCAGGTGTATTTACAGATGTTTCTGCATGCAACGTCACAGCTAGCAATGTTTACACTGAAAAAGTTTACATTGATGCAGACGCCACAATATATCGACCTGCTTCGAATCAAATGGCATTTGCGACTCTCGGAGAAGAAAGAATGCGCATTTTGGACAGCGGATTTGTCGGAATAGGAACATCAGCGCCTGTTTCGGTCTTGCACATTGATGACTCCACGACACTTGCTCAAAAATACCCACCCCAGGCACTCCTCGCACTGACTCAGAGTGTTGTGTTTTCTGAGTACGGCAACGGAACTTATGTAGCATCGGCGTCGAGTTCGGATACCCCGGCCTACAAGGCATTTAACTCTGCAGTCGGGACGAATGAGTACTGGCAATCAGGGTCATTTTACAATGGCCAAGGTGGTGCATACACCGGAGTTACTACGACAGTGACAGCTACCGAAACATTGGCGGGTGAATGGATTCAAATTGCACTTCCAAGCTCAGTGATTATGAGCTCCTATGTAATTTCACCCCGCCAAGAGGCAGTGTACTACCGCGAACGTCGCAATATGCGCAAGTGGTGGTTGGTCGGCTCAACAAATGGAACATCTTGGACCATATTGGATGCTCGCGCCAGTCAATCGTGGACATCGAACAGTGATGTTACGTTTATGCCATCAAGTACATCTACGGCCTACTCCATCTTCCGCATTATTTGCAATGAAGTCGGAAATGTCGGTGTAGTAGGCGACAATGCTCTTACATCAATAGGTGATGTCGCTTTCTATGGCGGAGATGGTGCGCTAGCCACATTCACACTGTCCGCACATGGAAGCACAAAAGTTAAAATTATGAACAATGGCAACGTTGGCATTGGAACAGGCAGTCCACAAGAGCCTTTACATGTGAATGGCACCGTAAAAGCAACTTCGTTCGTGGGTGACGGAAGCTTGCTCACTGGCATTGTAAGCACAGGCGGTGCAGAGGCTTTATGGATGAGCGCGGGTTCAAGCAACGTCTACGTAATGGGTAGCAATGTGGGTATTGGTACCCTTGCGCCCCTGCAAAAACTGCATGTGGAAGGCACCATAAAGGCCACATCGTTTGTTGGAGATGGTAGCTTGCTAACAGGTGTTGCAACTGCTAGCACTTCCCTTTGGTCGAGTAATTCGAGCAATGTGTATGTTATCGGGAGCAATGTTGGAATTGGTACAAGTGCACCCGCATGTGTTTTGCACATCAATGATACAAGCGGTTCTGGAAGTGCTTCATCCGCAACACAAAAATACCCACCCGCGGCAATGTCGAGTAATTCGCTCAGTGTTTCAGGCGGCGCATACGGAAATGGCGCATACACAAGCTCTGCATCAAGTGATGGTGGTGGCGCAGCGTGGAAGGCATTCAACTACAATAAAACAAACGAACAATGGTGGATGTCTGCTGCAAACTACTTCAACAGCACAAACGTGTCCACCGGAGGAACATACACTGGAAGTGTCTCAACAACCGCAAGCGGCCAAACATTGGCAGGCGAGTGGCTGCAGTTCCAAGTTCCAACTGCCATTCAACTCACTTCGTACGTCATCTCGCCGCGCCAAACGTCCTCCTATGAATTGGAACGCCGTAACTTGCGCAAGTGGTGGCTCCTCGGCTCGACAGATGGCACGACGTGGACCATCATCAACGAGCAAGATAACATCTTGTGGACAACATACGATGACAAGACGTTTACGTTCTCCGCGGCCCAAGCATACACACACTTCCGTATAGTGTGCAACAAAGTTGGCAACCCAGGAACGGGCGACAACTTGGCAGCAACTGTCGGAGAGCTTGCATACTATGGCTTTATTCCGGGAACGGCTGGTGCAGTGCCATCGTTTTTGCTATCGCACTTGGGTACACCATTATCACTTATCACAAATACAGGTGATGTTGGTTTTGGAACGACAACACCTCAAGAAAAACTGCACGTTGTTGGAACAGTAAAGGCAACGTCTTTCGTTGGCGATGGAAGCTTGCTAACAAATTTGTCAGCACCTACGTATTATCATTCAGCTAGAATATTCAACGTTAGCACCCCCGTTTTCAATTTTAATATTCAAGACGTAAGTGGAGACAATCCAACAATATACGTGTTTTCAGGACAAACATATGGATTTGCATTAAACGTATCCGGTCACCCTTTTGTTATTCGAGCCAGTAATGGAGGCGCAAATCTATCAACTGGGTTTGTTCATGTTGCTCCAAATGGAACACAAACAAATGGAAATAATGGTTATACAAATGGAACATTGTATTGGACAGTACCTTATACTCAAACAACTGATGTAGTTTATCAATGTGCTAACCATAGCTCTATGGTGGGAACTATAGTTGTTATGTTGGAGACAAACGATACATCTGCTTGGTCTCAAAGCTCGACTAATGTGTACGTGACAGGCAGCAATGTGGGCATTGGAAAAACAAATCCACAAAAGGCATTGGACGTTGTTGGTGATGTTGGTGTCAACGGAACACTCTACATGACCGGCAATATCATGCCTACATCCAATCAAGTCTACGACCTTGGCTCCTCTAACATGCGTTTCCGCGAACTGTACTTGTCTGGAAATACCATTTATTTGGGCAGCAACGTCATTTCCGTGAACGAAGCCGGGCAAGTGGATGTCGGAAACGTGTACGCTGAAAACTTTATCGGACTGAACCTCACTGCCGCCAACATTACCGCTAGCAACGTGAGCTTCGCAAATCTTGCGGTGTCCGGCACCCTTGATGCGAAATTGGACACCAACACCGTGCAAATCGGTACAAGCGTTGCACAATTTGTCAACATCGGCACGAGTACATTGACCCAAACCATCAATGTGGGCACGGGCTCGGGTGTCACGACAATCAACATCGGTGGTGCGGGAGATACCGTAAACATTGCAGGCACACTAACCACCGTGAACACAACCAACACAACCATCACGGACAACCGTATCACACTCAACAAAGGCGGGGCTGTCGGGTCGGGTGGCGGCGCTGGTTTCACAGTCGAAGAAGACGAATCGCAAACGGGTCACGTGAAGACCACAAATGGCCGTGACGGTTGGGAGCTGAAAGCGCCCGCCACTGGCGGCGTGGTGACAGTTATCCCGGGTGCACTTGGATTTGAGGTTTCTGCTTCAAACATGTGGACGGCGAGCGGCACCAATGTGTACAGACCTTCCAGTGGCGTGGGTATTGGTACCGTCCCAACAGGTGCATTAGATGTGGTTGGTACAGTGAAGGCAACGTCGTTTGTGGGTGATGGTAGCTTGCTGACTGGCATTGTCAGCAGCGGCGGTAGCGGAACCTCTGTTTGGACACCGAGCTCGAGCAACGTGTATGTTGTTGGTAGCAATGTCGGCATTGGTCTCACAAATCCATCAAGCAAACTACATGTAGTAGGTGACACACGCATTCAAGGCAACCTAACTGTCGATTCGCTGTCATTCAATGTGCTAGTAGGAACACAAACCATCATGAACACAAATGTTAGTGTAACTGACCAATTGGTCGTTACCAACGAGGGAACAGGGCCGGCGCTCATTGTAAATCAAACTGGTACGCAACCCATTTTAGAGGTTCAAGACGATGGCGTAACTGTGCTCCAAATCATTGATGGTGGTAACGTCGGCGTGGGAACAACAGCACCTCAAGAAAAACTACATGTTGAAGGCACCGTGAAGGCGACATCTTTTGTTGGCGATGGTAGCTTGCTAACTGGCCTTCCGGCTGCATCCGTTTGGTCTCAAAGCTCGACTAATGTGTACGTGACAGGCAGCAATGTGGGTATTGGAAAGACAAATCCGCAAAAGGCATTGGACGTTGTTGGTGACGTTGGTGTCAATGGAACATTCTACATGACTGGCAATATGATGCCTACATCGAATGAAGTCTACGACCTGGGCTCCTCTAACATGCGCTTCCGCGAACTGTACTTGTCTGGAAATACCATTTATTTGGGCAGCAACGTCATTTCCGTGAATGAAGCTGGTCAAGTGGACGTCGGAAATGTGTACGCTGAAAACTTTATAGGACTGAACCTCACTGCCGCCAACATCACCGCTAGCAACGTAAGCATCGCAAATCTTGCGGTGTCCGGCACCCTTGATGCGAAATTGGACACCAACACCGTGCAAATCGGTACGAGCGTTGCACAATTTGTCAACATCGGCACTAGCACATTAACTCAAACCATCAATGTGGGCACAGGTTCGGGTGTCACGACAATCAACATCGGTGGTGCGGGAGATACCGTTAACATTGCAGGCACATTGGCAACCGTAAACACAACCAACACGACCATCACGGACAACCGTATCACACTCAACAAAGGTGGTGCGGCTGGGTCGGGTGGCGGCGCTGGTTTCACAGTCGAAGAAGACGAATCGCAAACGGGTCACGTGAAGACCACAAATGGACGTGACGGATGGGAGCTAAAAGCTCCCGCCACAAGCGGGTTGGTGACGGTTATTCCTGGCGCTGTTGGATTCGAGGTATCGGCTTCAAACATGTGGACGGCAAGCGGTACGAATGTGTACAGACCGTTAGGTGGCGTGGGTATTGGAACTGTGCCTGTAGGTGCATTGGACGTAGTCGGTACAGTGAAGGCCACGTCGTTTGTTGGTGATGGCAGCTTGCTGACTGGCATTGTTAGCAGCGGCGGAAGTGGAACATCTGTTTGGTCGCAAAATACAAGTAATGTTTACGTAATTGGCAGCAACGTCGGCATTGGCACTAGCTCGCCGGTGTGCGCATTGCATGTCAACGACACGTCTGGCACAACAATTACGACCACCCCCATTCAGAAATACCCGCCTTCGGGAATGTCTTCTAATTCATTGACAGTTACCGTAGGAGCTTACGGAAATGGTGTGTACACAAGTTCCACCTCGAGCGATGGTGGCGGCGCGGCGTGGAAGGCGTTCAATTATAGCAAGGCAAACAATGAATGGTGGATGTCGGCCGCAAACTACTTCAATAGCACAAATGTGTCTACTGGAGGAACATACACTGGAAGTGTGTCAACAACTGCAAGTGGCCAGGCATTGGCTGGCGAGTGGCTACAATTCCAAGTCCCTGTTGCCCTTCAGCTCACTTCGTATGTCATTTCGCCGCGTCAATCATCAACCTATGATTTGGAACGCCGCAACTTGCGCACATGGTGGTTGCTAGGCTCAACAGATGGCATTGCATGGACCATCATCAACTCGCAAGATGGCATCTTGTGGACAACGTACGACGATAAGACGTTCACGTTCGCTGCGACTCAAGCATACACGTACTACCGTATTGTGTGCAACAAGGTCGGCAACCCAGGAACGGGCGACAACTTGGCAGCAACAGTTGGTGAACTAGCTTTCTATGGAACCGTAACAACTGTCACACAACTTGATGGTAACTTACCATCATTCATGATTTCTCACGTGAGTGTTCCTCGTGCAACTATCACAAACTCTGGAAATGTTGGCTTTGGAACGACCAATCCTCAACAAAAAGTACATGTTGAAGGTACCGTTAAGGCCACATCATTCGTGGGAGATGGTAGCTTGCTTACAGGCCTAGCGGTGCCGTCTGCTTGGATAAGCAGCTCGAGTAATGTTTACGTGGAGAACAGTAACATCGGCATTGGGCTAACAAATCCTACGAGCAAGCTACATGTTGTAGGTGACACACGCATTGAGGGTAACCTCATCGTGAACGGCACCCAAACCATTATCAACACAAATATGGACACAACTGAACAACTTCTCATTACTAATGATGGAACGGGTCCTGCTCTTGTTATAAATCAGACTGGTGCACAACCTGTTTTAGACGTTCAAGACGACGGTGTTTCTGTTATGAAAATCATTGATGGTGGAAATGTTGGTCTCGGAACGACAAATCCTCAACAAAAATTGCATGTCGTTGGCACAGTTAAGGCTACATCATTCGTGGGAGATGGTAGTTTGCTGACGGGTATTTCCGGTGGTGGCGGTGGTGGAAGTGGGGCGTTAATCACATTCGGTGATACGCAAGTTGCCAAACATGCTTTTGGAGGCCATGAACCCGCTGCAACAGGTAATTACTATGTTGGCACCAACATTTCATGGTTAACTGCTACTACAAGCGATAGTGCTAAAGCGCTATTGAGCGTGAAATGCAGCATTGCCGGAAGTGACACTGAAAATGCATATCGTCGGTTTGAGACGATAGTGCATTGCAAAAATGATGAGGTTGCATTGAAGCCCAAGGGCATTATGAATGCTGAAACAGCCAACTTTTACACGGATGCATTTTCGGGTCTCACGCACGAGGTTGTGAGAAGTACCGCAAACTCCATCGATGTCAAAATCAAATGGGCAAGTACCATGTCTCCGTATGTGACGAGCGCAGTATTTGAACTGGTCGCACCTACAGCCCTTGGTACTGTATCGTTCAGTAATATTTATGGTAGCTTTTGATTTGTTTGATTATTAATTGTTTTTCAGTCACCTAACTGTTTAGGCTTATAATAACATAACCATAACCGGTGTTTGTTCCAAATGTTGCATTATAATTTGTGATAGATGCATTTGCAATGCTACTTCCACCACCACCACCGCCATTTAGTGTAGTGTTCCATCCAGCCAATGAACTTGGTCCCCCCCCTCCTCCATTATATCCGCCTCCCGCACCCCCCCCTCCTCCATGAGCATAACCTCCACCGCCGCCGCCGCCACCACCAAAGCCCCCATCTGCACCTCGTGCAGATGCTGATATGCCGGCGGCCCCAGATCCTCCGTTACCACCAAGAAACGTTGCACTTGAGTTTTTACCCATTCCACCACCCCCGCCGCCGCCGCCGGTAAATGTGTAAGAAGTCCCACCTGAAACGTATGACAATGATGAACCTCCCTGGCCACCAACGCTATTTAATCCAGATGATCCAGTTCGGGCAGTTCCAGTATTATAATCAGAATTAAAAGCCCCTCCTTGACCAGGTCCACCGTTTGTTCCAGGCGTTCCACCTGTGTATGTTCCGCTATGTGTTGAAGCATCTATTGTAGAACTTGCAACAAGTCCTGAGTTTGTTGGAACTTTGGTATTGTTAGTGTCAGAGTAACCGTACCCTACACTACCGCCACCGCCTCCCGCAATTAGTAAATGTGAAGTAGAAGATATGGAATTTAGATAGACAAATGTTCCACCTCCACCGCCACTTGAATAACCAGCACCAAAATCTCCAATTTGCCCCACTACAATGTAGAGCTTATCACCATTTACTAATGGTGATATGCCAAATACTACTCTACCAGCTCCTCCGTTTCCACCACCAGCTGCCCCCGCTACTGTTAGAGAGTATGTACCATTTGTTGGAACGGTCCAAATTTGAATACCTTGAGTTGTCATATTTAGATAAGCTGTACTTGATGACCATGGTTGTGACGCGTATGCAGTTTGAATATAGAGGAGTGTTGGTCCTAAACGCCCATATGCAGTTGCATTTGTAAATGTATGTGTCGTGAAAGCATATAATCCGGGGACGATGTTGTAGTTCCAAGATTGTGTTACAGAACCAAACGTATCAGTTGCAGTGACAACAAATGTTCCCAACGCTTGAGTTGATGTCTCAGGAAATGTTAATGTCAATGCGCCTGTGCTCGAATTGATGTTACCGTATGTTGTTGGTGTGATTGACCAAGCCACTGATGTGACATTAGCCGTAAACATGTATGAATATGTTGCAGAATTTAAGCCCTCATTTATGGTTGCAGGTTGAGATGACGTGATTATGAGAGCACTTGAAATTGCATACGTCCATGTTGCACTTGAACTTCCTCCGGGACCGGTTGCTGTGACTGTATACAAACCTGATGCAACTGTATTTTGAGGAAATGTTAGCGTGAGGTCGCCCGTTGATGGGTTTATATTACCGTATGTTGTCGGGGACAACGACCATGTGACTGTTTGATTTGCGGTGAAAGTGTATGATGTACTGTATAATGCAACTCTTGTATTTTGAACAATGCTTGCAGGTTGGGTTGATGTTATTGTAGGGAGGTTTGTTATCGCGTAAGGCCATGATTTTGTTACAAATCCATTTGCGTCTGTTGCCGTAACTACAAACGTTCCAGCCGCCGTCGTTCCTTGTGGGAAAGTGAGAGTCAGAGCACCTGTGCTTGAGTCAATATTGCCATACGTTGTAGGTGTAAGCGACCATACGATGCTGCCCACACTTGCCGTCCCCGTGAAGGTGTAAGATGTTGTGTAAACTTCCAATGTTGTTGATTGATTTATATTTGGAGGTGTGCTGGATGTAATGACAAGAGGAGGCGCAGTTGTGGCATATGTCCATGACCTGGTTGCTGTTGCACCATTGTAAGCGCTTGCAGTAACAACGAATGTTCCAGATGATGTAACTCCTTGTGGGAAAGTCAGAGTTAGATCACCTGTACTCGAGTCAATGTTGCCGTAAGTTGTAGGTGTAAGGGACCAAACAATGCTTCCAGAAGTTACTGTTCCAGTGAAGCTATATGATGTAGTGTACGGTGCTAATTCTGTAGATTCATTGATATTTGCAGGTTGGGTTGAGGTGATGATAGGTGCAAGGTCATATGGTTTGTAATTCATGACGAACGAAGTATTTAATGATGAAAAGAAGGCGTAGGAAGACCACCAGTCTATTCGAAGAGCATAAACTCTGTCCGGTACCAATGTAAAAACTGGATTTGTCAATGTTACACTTAAAGAACGAGTTCCACCTGATGGGGGCATTCCTGAACCGGTTGCTAATGTACTGTTATTATTGACAAATGTAGATGTTACTGTATCAAATAATCGATAGTTCAAATTATCTAACCCATAACTATTACTTGGTTTTGTGTATGTGACATTGTAAATAAGGCTATCGCATTTGTGAAACGCAGGTACGCTAAATGTAAAAATATTGAAAGAGGACTGGATGGATGAGCCTGGACTAGCAGTACCCGAATAGACAACTTGTAAGGATGCTGATATGTTGTAAGTCCATGTTTGGGTAACAGAGTTATTCAAATAGGTTGCAGTAACAACAAACGTGCCCGACGCAGTCGTTTCTTGAGGGAAGGTCAACGTAAGCTGACCATTTGTAGGGTGAATGTCTCCATATGTTGTTGGTGTAATAGACCATGTCACTGCTGCGCTCGAGGTGAATGTGTATGATGTTGTATTTGCAGCACTAAAAGTACTTCCAGTTAAGTTTGCAGGTTGTGCTGATGTAATCGAAACAGGTGTAACCGCGGGACTTGGGAAACCGTTTGCCGTTATGGTGCTCACTGTAGGTGATGCATCGAGTGGCACTCTAAAGTATGATATAGGGACGGTTGACCAAACAGCAGTTGATAGAGGGCCCACGTACATGAAAACATTTAGTGCTTCACCACCACCACCTTCGTGGTGGCGAACGCGAATTGGATTTAAAACACCTGCAGTCAACGTGATTGAACCTGGAGTTGTTGGTGTTGACTCTGTGCCTTTAAATCCGTACGCAGGTGATATGACTTGCCAACCAGTGTTTACGTAGAATGCAAGATCTGCACCGTCATCTGAAGTCAAACCAAAACTATATGTACCTGTAACTGGTACAACGAACCATGCCGTATATTCCATCGAAAAGTTATCTGCACTTGGTACTGAAAAGCTGGTTTGATATGTGAGTGTACCATTTGTATTATTGAAAGCGGTATCAAATCCGAATCGCGACGAATCGGTAATTGCACCAGATTGTCTTCTTAGCACTTTACCAGATTGAGTGTAAAATGTAGCAGATGTAATATCATAGTCCCATGACTGTGTGCCTGCAAATCCACTTGCATTTGTAGCCGAAACTGTAAAGGTGCCCTTAGTATCTGTTGGAGTTGGGAACACTAGTGTCAGTACACCTGTCGATGAGTTAATAGTTCCATAAGTAGTTGGAGCAATCGACCATGTCACCGCTTGGTTTGCGGTGAATGTGTATGACGTCTCGTAGGCAGATGTATTTGTGCTTTGAGTAATCTTTGTAGGCAGTGCTGATGTGATTGTGGGAATGTTTGTTATAGTGTAGCTCCATGATTGTGTGCTTGTGAAGCCAGCTTGATTTGTAGCCGTCACTATAAATGTACTGTTTGCAGCTGTGTAGATTGGGAATGTCAGTGTCAGCGCACCTGTAGAAGAATTAATGGATCCATATGTTGTCGTGTTGAGTGACCATGTAACCGTTTGGTTTGCAGTGAATGTGTATGATGTTGAGTAACTAGTTGCACCCGTACTTTGAGTGATGGCTGCTGGTTGTGAACTTGTAATGAGTGGTATGTTTGTAATCGCATACGTCCATGAATATGTGCTGCTCCCATTGGAGTCAGTTGCAGTAACTATGAACGTACCCGATGCTGTCGTATAAATTGGGAATGTAAGAGTGAGGGCCCCTGTGGATGCGTTAATATTTCCGAATGTTGTGGTATTAAGGGCCCATGTTATCGTCCCTGCACTTGCAACGCCAGTAAATGCATAGGCGATTGAGTAAAGTGCACTCGATGTGTTTTGTGTTGTGATATTCGCCGGTCGCAAAGTAATTGCAGGAGCATTTATCATTTTTGCATAGATGAGAGACATTTCATTATCAGACAGAGAGCGGTCATATGTAAAATGTTTAGATATGTGGGCATTTAGGAAGGCATCTGCCCAATGTGATTTCCCTATGTACGTGTTTGTGTACGATTTGTCGGTTAGCACTGTTGTAAAATTTTGCTCATTTTGTAATACATTGTTTTTGTAGAGTTGTAATTTGCTGCCTTTTATATAACGTGCTCCAACCACTGACCATTGTTCAAGTACTATAGGTGAGACGGACGATGTTAATCCATAACCTGTTGTTGAATTGTGGACATTAATTGCTAAATCTCCAGAGGTTCCAGACCTGGCAAATAAAATATTGTCAACTGGCGCACCGCTTCCAAAATCAATTATGCGTTCCCAAGCGCCTGCAGAACCAGTGAACTTCATTAAACACATGATTGTAAATCCGCCATTCGTGCTGATGGGAAAAGTTTGTGCGCCGGCATTCAAAAATGTACTGTTTGTACGATTGAAAAACACGTACGGACCATTGTTGTACCCACCGGTAGTAACATAAGTAGGACGATTGGCGACAGTTGCTTGTTTGAATACTCGTTGAACACCCCATTGTTCCACAGTTGAGTTGTTGGCTTGTGTTGAAAGTGTTGCCACGTCAAGAATTGCCCAAGGATTCGTCGGATACACAGAAACATCATAATTGTAAACAGTGTAACTCCATGTTTGAGACGTTGAATCTATTCCCCACGATGCTGTTACTGTGAATGAACCGAATGCTGCAGTACCTTGATTGAATGCGACGCTCATAACACCTGACGATGCATTAATTGTTGCATAAGCTGAACTTGGGCTTAGAGACCATACGGCACCCACCTTGTTTGCAAAGAATGCATACGAAGTAGAATAACTACTACTAAATGAGTTTTGACTTATGTTTGCTGGTAGGGTAGAGGTTATGGCGAGCGGCGTGTACAATACTGTTACGTTGTAGCTTCTGGACGCAACATTGCTTCCAGAATCCATAGCTTCAACTGTAAAACTGTATGTGGTGGTAGCTTGAAGTATATCTGTTGTCGTGCCACTCAACACTGCGACATTGCTATTGTTATAAACAAAATTCAATTGCGACAAATCACTTGTTTTTGTCATAGAAACTATGTTCGAACCATCAGAATCAAATGCTGCAAAGGATATTGGTGTAATGTTGCATCCAGATGAAAATGTTCCAAGTGCGCCGGTGGCCGGCGAAAGAATAATGGGGTTGTCACCAACCTCAACAATATCTAGTAACTCGTATTGTTGGCCATTTGGCATTGTTACACGTAATGTGTATGGCTCTTCTGCTGGGGGCATGACACTGGGTCTTGTTGCTTGAACTGTTGTCGAGCTTACTAGCGACCATGACGGAATGGCTCGGCTTACACCCGTCGAACTAACAAACTCGAAAATCATTCCAGGAACGAAATCTCTTCCTGTGATAGTGGCGATATCACTAGAATGCGGAAGTGATCTAGGAGCGATGTCTGTCAATGGAATGTAGTCAGTTTCTAGCTGAGTCCACCCATCGAATGTGTATACTTCAGGTTTCGATAGGGATGAGTTGACGCGCATCATACCGAGAGACGACACTTGAGGACGTTCGGATGTTGTTCCAATCGGTAACATAATACCATCACTTCTGCTGGATAAATCAAACGGGGTCGTCGCATTTTTGAGAATAACTTCATTCGAGCTCGTGATTGTTATTGAATCATTGAGCTGAAATCTCATGCCTCTTTCAATTGTTCTTATGATAGCTTATATATTATATAAGTAGGACAGTACGCCATGTCGCTTCCATCATACTATTCTATTTATGATTCATTTGTACTTGATACAACAGGAAACATTGGAATCGGAACGGCGTACCCAAAGAGTGTCATTGATATAACCAATCGAAAAGACGCTATCATAATTCCATCCAAAGATGTGGATAATACATCAGAACCTGTGCCTGAAACCCCAAATGTGAATGCCAATAAGGTTGGCGTTTTGCGCATGAACAAAGCGTACGGACGCTTTGAAAAGAAATTAGGTACAAACTGGACACAAACAAGTATTTGGCAACCTGTGATAGTTTCTGCAAATCCAACCAAGTTACAAAATGCGGGAATGCAAACTACAGTGAATGGAGTGCTTTTCGAAATAAATTCAGTTTGGTCATTTGTCGGAAATGATGGAACAAATTACCCATGCATATCTCAATTTGTGAATCCATCACAAGTTATTCTCACTAGACCAGATGTGTTTCCAGTAAGTAAATCACCGTATCGCATAAGAGTTTACAACGGCGAAGCAGCCAAAGAATACGTATCAAGTTCACTGCTTATCGATGCAGGAGTGGGACCGACTTTTACAACACCTGCCGGAAGCTTGTCAAACTTACTTCCAGATACAGCTTACAGTATGGTTATTAGTGCTACAGATGAACTGTACGGTGGTATTTCAAATATTTCAATTGATAGTGAATTAACAGGTTCCGGTTTGAGTGCGACGTTTTCCAACAACTCACTCACGATTGGAGGTACTAGTGTTAATGTACAGTCACTTACGTCTTTTAATTTCTTATCGACAGCTATTGACTTGGGTGGAAACACAAGCACGCGATCCTACTCGTTCACAATAGGCCCACTTTATACTAACCTTGTCAGCAATTATACAATAAATGGAGATTCCGGTTGGACCGGTGGAAATGGGTATTATATGAATTTTTCAACTAATCAAGTTGGAGAATTTCCAAGATATTCTTATCTCTTATGGTCCCATCATCCATTCAATACAGCAACGTTATCGCAAACTATAACGCTTACACCAGGTTCCCCTACGTATACATTCTCATTTGATTACGGTTCGCAATATATTAATGGGAGTGGCGACCAATATAGGGGAGAAGCGATTTTCAAAAACTCAAGTGGAACTACTATCCATACTATAGGAACCGGAAGTTCAAATACTCCGAATAATACTGCATGGTATAGGGCTACTTACACCACTACGGTTGATGTTTCGTCAGCTACGTCAGTTCAAATCATTTTAGCCGGTCGAGATTCAGGAGGATGGGAAGGATATTATGGATCAAGATTGACAAATGTTGCTTTGTATGCAAGTTCCCCAGCGCCCGTGCCTTCTACAGTAACCAATGTAACAGCAACTCGGACAACCCCAACATCTGCTCTGGTAACATGGGTCGGAGCTGTTTCAAAATACCACGTTCGCGCCGTACCAAGTTCTGGTACAACCCTAACATTTCTTGTTAATGAAGCAACTGTAACAATAAGCACTCTTGTTTCAGGGGTACAATATACTATAACAATAATCCCAGAGAATGCTGTTGCAGACCTTGGTCCCATTTCCACAGGTGTTGTTGTATGAGCATTTTATCTAATTTTTAAAACATGTATCGTTTTATTATAGACGACACTACAGCCTACACGTTATGGTATTTACTCTGAACGATTCCCTAATCATCGATGGAACAGGTAATGTTGGTATTGGAACCATGCCGAAATCGTCCTTTGATATCTCGACAACTAACTCAGCTCTCACTATTCCAGGAGGAACAACACTTCAACGTGTGAATAACGAAGGAATGTTTCGGTTCAACACTGAAACAGAACTGTATGAGTTGTACAGACTTGGTTCATGGTCTTCATTTGCAGTGGTACCTTCGATTACGAGCGTAAATACACAGGTTCTTAAAAACGTTGATGACACAATAACTGTCAATGGGTCGTCATTACATGCATCAGCACAATGGCGGTTTATAAGCAACAGCAAAAAACAATATATTCCCAAAAGCGTGTCATTTGTAAGTGATTCGAACGTCAGTTTGGTGCGCCCGGATGTCTTTCCCGTTTCTGACGCTCCCTATCAAATCCAATGCCGGCAAATGGGAAAGGTCGCCTATTTCTCACCAATCACGGCGGGCAACATGCCCGTTTTTACAACTCCTGCAGGTTTGCTTGCTACAGTGTACATTGATAAAGCGTATACAACAGGTGCCCCTGCAACTTCAATTTTAGTTTCAGATGAAACCGGTGGGGGTATTGCATCAATAAGTGTAAGTGCAGGTTCTATGCCATTTGGTTTATCTGGTACGTATACACCATCTGGTTCTAATGCTTCTCTCATCGTTACCGGAACTCCAACTGGTGTTGCCGATACAACTTATCCATTCTCTTTAACAGCGATTGATATTGGTGGTAATAGCACATTTTTACAATACTCATTGTTTCTTACAACTGAACTCCTTGTTCCCAAATCTGGCCTATATTGCTTCTTAGACATGAATGATGCAAGGTCATATACCTCTGGAACGACGTTTTCCGACTTAAGTGGCCAAAACAAGCATTTTACATTCGCGGGAACTCCGTCCGTGGGTACGGAGAGTCTCAACGGCAACCTTAAATATTTTGTGGCAAGCGGGGGAGCATCTGGACAACTTGCAACAGGGCCTGCATCGGACTCTTTTGGTATTACTAATTCAACAGGCTATACCATTATTTATCTTGCAAAAACAATGGCGGCTGGATCGTATGGTGGTGCGTTCAAATTTCGTGGTACAGGGCATCCAACGAATGGTGCAATAGAGAGAGCTATATTTGTTCACCCTGTATGGTCTGACAACAATATGTATTGGGATCAAGGAGGTTGTTGCAACAGTGACACACGACTGAGTGTATCAATCGCTAACAACTACAACAAGTATAGTCTCTATACACTTCGATGCGATAGAACTAATTCAAGGCGTACAATATGGGTAAATGGTGTACTTTTCGCAACAAATACTACAACACCTGCTAACATTAACTTGAGCACAAGTGCTGTTCAAATTGGTGGTAACAACACTCCAGACGCTTACACCTGGAATGCCCGCATGTCAATCTTCATAGTTTACAATAGACCACTCACAGACACAGAGGTTGTTGACATCAGTAATACTTTCAAAACAAAGTATGCACTTTGAGCAATCAACATACCCTTTTTTTTGCTGTTTTCTAAAGTATACAACCATCCGTTTATGGTATTTACTCTGAACGATTCCCTCATAATCGACGGAACAGGTAATGTAGGCATTGGAACCATGCCGAAGTCATCCTTTGATATTTCGACAACCAACTCGGCTCTCACTATTCCAGGAGGAACAACACTTCAGCGCGTGAATAACGAAGGAATGTTTCGATTTAACACTGAAACTGAACTTTACGAGCTGTATAGACTTGGTTCGTGGTCGTCATTTGCAGTGGTACCTTCGATAACGAGCGTGAATACACAAGTTCTTAAAAACATTGACGACACAGTAACGGTCAATGGGTCTTCATTAAATGCATCTGCTCAATGGCGATTTATTGGCAACAGCAAGAGACAATACATTCCCAAAACTGTAACATTTGTAAGTGATTCAAACGTCAGTTTGGTGCGCCCAGATGTTCTACCTTCGAGCGATGCTCCCTATCAAATCCAATGCCGGCAAATGGGAAAGGTTGCCTATTTCTCACCAATTACCGCTGGCAACATTCCCGTTTTTGTTACATCAGGTGGATTGACTGTAACAGGAGGGGTAGCTATTACGCCTTTTGAGATTGTTGTGAATGACGAAGTAAGTGGGGGGATAGCTAACGTCAGTATCACATCTGGATCATTACCGCCTGGATTGGTAGGCGAATTCACTACGGTTGGCGTGAATGGGAAATACACTATAAGTGGAACTCCGTCTAGTGTAACACTGACGACAACCTATCCTATCACTCTCACTGCAACTGATTTGGGTAATAACACAGTCTCGCAAACGTATAATATAATTGTGGAATCATTGGTGATGTATAATTCATTTACAACGAGTGGTAAAAACTCAGTAATGGTCGCATTTTCATTGAGAAAGGTTAACGCAAGTCATACGGGAGCTGTTGTGAAGGTTCGACGCTCTTCAGATAACCTGGAGAATGACTTCTTTGGTTCGAGTACTGGCGGCCTAACAAATGCTACAGGAACAAGTGTAAGCGCATGGTTGGGCGCAGCCACCGGGTATGTGTCGGTTTGGTACGACCAATCAGGTGTGGGTAGAAATGCTACACAAGCGACGGCATCATATCAACCCATCTTGAACTTGACACAGTTCACATTTCCAACTATTCACTTCAACTCGTCCTCACAAACAGACCCAAAATATTTACTAATAGGTAATCTCAGCGTTACTGCACCGTTTACGTTCATCTTTACTTCGAGAAAAACAAGGTCGGGAAGATGGATAGCACATAGTACAAGTACTCCAAATACGTTGATTGGTCATCACGAATCATCTGAAGCGTCATTTTATATGGATAACAGCCCAGGAAGCACATATAATCGATATTCAGCAGTTTACAATAAAGATTATATTCACATGGCAGGGAAATCAACAACAAATCTAGACTACTACTTTGTGAATGGTAGTTTACATCATGACACAGTTGCTGGCACGGCAACTAATTTTGGAAATAGTATCATGCTGGGTGGAGGTTATAGCACATCTGAGTATGGAGCAGGCTATTTTATGGAAATGACTATTCATAATATAGTCATACCGCGTTCAGACTTGAATATCGTACAAAACAACATTCAAAAATACTATAATATATCAACTGTGCCAATTGACTTGCCTTATGTCATATCTGGATTACAGCTGTATTTGGATGCAAGTACGCATACTGTAGGAAGTGCTCTTTGGAGTGATAAAAGCGCTAACAAATATGATTTTAGTATAACTTCAGGAATGTACAGCACTTCTGGTGGTGTTCCACATATGAATATAGAAGGAACATATGGAGCAGCCAAACGTATTGTAAGTAGTGCTTTAACTAACGTACCTTCGTTTGCAAACGCCACCATCGTTACATTCTCTACAATTTTAAACTCTACAGCGAATTGGCGTACGTTGGTACGTGGTGCAGTGGATTCATCAGGTGACCACCAAATAATTATAGAAAATGGTCAAAATAATATGGGCATGTATGACAGTCCGACTGGTTATTATGCATCTGGATTTAATGTTACCAATATTCCCAACTATACGACTAAGTTCAATATGCTTGTTTGGAAGCTGTCGACAGCATCACCTTATTATCAGTTCAAATTTAATGAAACAACAACATGGTACACAATAACAAATGCAAATGCAACGTTTAATAATGGCTTTGCAATTATTGGAGGTTATCACAATAATAGCACGGGATTAACAACCTCTACATCTTCGCAATACTGGGGTAAGGTTGGTATGTTTCTTTATTTCAATAAGCATTTATCTGACGCAGAAATATCATCTATTTACAATACTTATAAATACAAGTTTGGTCTCGATGGTCCAATTATTACATCATCACAACCAGCAAATATTACTCAGTCCACGTTGTCAACATTATACACAACATCATACACATTCACAGGTACCGCAAGTGTGGGCAGCATCACGTGGTCTATTACACCAACTACATACGGTAATATCGATGCCAGCACAGGTGCGCTCACATTAACCTTCCCACAAGGCACTACAGCATCCGGAACGTTTGTTGTTACTGCAACAGATACAAGTGCTTCCGTCAGCCAATCATGGACGTATACTATGACTTCGATGTTACCGAATCCTATAGTTAAATTATCGCAAGCACCAAGTTCCGGTACAACATGGATTGATGAGTCAGGTAATGGAAACAATGGCACAATCGGTGGGACATATTCCTACACGAATGAGTTTGGTGGTGGAATAGTATCAACATCTGGATATATATCCGTGCCATACAATATATCAGGAACGGTTACGATAAGCATTGTAGCTAAGCTTACGCCATCGGCATACTGGGCAACATTGTGGGCAAATGAGAGCTACACTGCAGGAAAAGGATATTTTTCATTCTTCGAGTCAGCGGGCAATCTTTGGACAGGTGCTCCGTGGACAAGTGTGCCAGGTACTAACTCGTACGCAATAACTGGGCAATCGAGCATAAATGCATGGGACTTTGTTATAAGTGGAACAACATATACTCTTTACAAGAATGGTGTTGAAGTAGATACTGGCTCATTTGCAGCACCTTCAGGTGGACTTGCAACAACAAACCTGTATTTTGGAGCGCGTCACGGAAACGCTGGTACAGGTTATACAGATGTATGCCCTGGAACATATTACCAAATGATGGTATTTAATAATGCTCTCACAAGTACAGAAATAACACAAAATTTCAATAGCTTCAAGTCAAGATTTTCATTATAAATTACTGAACACATACAAAAATAAGGCAACCTGTATTCTTTTCTTTACGATGCATCGGCGCGAATGCTCGAGACCGGCCACCATCCGTTGCCACCCTCGTCGTAAGCAAGTTCGACAGTAAATCAGAAAAATAGATTTGTTATGAGAATTAACAACGCAAATAGTCCAAACGTTCTTTTGAACCATAATGGTTCAAGCTACACATCAACATCTGGAACTCGTGCCAATCTTGCTGTATCTGGAGAAGCTTTTGGCATGGGTTTCAAGGTCAGCGCAAATGCAGAATATTTCAATGGTTTTATGTATGAAGCATTTGTTTACAATGTTGATGTACCCGATGACATTGTTTCAAGCTTGAACACAGCGATGACATAAAATACTTAAAAAGAACAGTACATCTAGTATAAAATAAAACCCACAATGTTGAACAGACTAGCTCAAGGCCATAGTAAGTCGCAACAAGTGAATATTCAGCAAGTTGCAAAGGGAGCAGGAGAAATGCGGGCGCAAATTCGTCGTGCATACGACAAAGATGCCAAGCGAAGGCAGCTAGAAGAACGGATTGTTCTGATTGGCCATCAGTTGGAGCAAAGCAAGACGCTTGTTAAGCTTTTTAAAGAGAAAATTGAATACCTCACCGATGTGTGGCCCGTCTTGCAAGGGACTCTCACTCATGACAAAGAGGCCCCCGTTTGGGCTTTTAATACTCTGTCAAATGCCTATTTTGAGTTGGTGATGGAGACAAATCGCATTAATGAACTGACCGACTCCCTACGTGATACTTCAAATGATGTTTTGCATCTAGAAATGGATGTGTGCGAGCTGCATGACGACATGTCCAATATTGCAAAGGTCTATTCTGACACCCCAGCATGGCAAGCCTTTCCATATGAGGCTTGTGCTGAGTGCCTTGAGCGCACAGCGTATTGCAAGCTATGACAAAAAAAGGATACATGTAAAGAGTGTTTGATAATATAACATAAATGGAAGTCCCACTCCTCCGCTTTGTTCGCGAGTTCGAAACTCATATTCGTTTTCTTCAAGGCACACACCCAAGCATGCATGTGTACCTTCAATGTCAATTTCCAGATAATGACACGACCCTTACATTCGATAACGAAATGTCACATGAGGAAAATGGTGCGCCCGTCTACGATTGGACACTATGGAATGGCGACGAAACCGAAATACGCGCATACGACGCCGCAGAGGAATGTGAAACCGACGAGGGGTGGTGCTCAACAGGCGTGGACGACAACTCCATGTGCCGTATATTTGTTCGATACAGCCCAATCGTGGAAGGAAAGTGCGTGAATCGTTCAGAAATCTGGCAGCACGAAGGGCTTTTCTGCGAAACGGCACTAAAACTTACAGACGGGCTTGGGACGGAAGCAGGGCCCAGCAACTAAATGTGAAAAGAGGTACAAAAAATTGATTCGTGTATTCATTTTTGCATTGTTATACAACTCCAGTTAAGTGAGGTAGCAATCACATCTCCACCACAGCCAAAAGCCCTATTCCACTCCCAAAATGTGGACCTCTACTCGCGTCAACTGGAAGCTTCCCGCCATCGAGGTGGTGCACACCTTCCATTCGCCGTCGACGACATTTGACGTCATGAGCGGCCTTACTACCGTCATTGAGACGGATGTTGTCGAGTTCCTCAAGAGCATGAGCACGGTTGAGTTCATTTTCAACTACCCTCCGAAGGAAACCGTGATGGCGGGTGCCTTCACGAAGACAACGTCGCGAAGCGACAATGCATACAAGATTGACATTGACCGTCTCATGAATGAGACCGATGATGTCGAGGGGGCTATCGAGGACGACTTCCCCTCCATGCTTGAGTGGGTTTCCGCCGCCGCGGCAGAGCATCTCGCGAGCGGCGAAGTTTCCAGCATTGACGTCAAGATTGTCTACGCCTGAAAAAGTAAGAAAAACACAAAAACAGTCGGCCGCATCATTTTGCATTTTCGGTAATGCATCCCATTTTGTCATACGTTGTTGGCATGTATGTGTGATACTCTCCGTCATCGCCCATAAAAGCCTCGCGTTGCAAGCGCTTCGAATACTTGAAGACAGAACGCTTCATTTCTTCGGGCCGCGCAAGGAGTGACACGATTGCAGTGTGCACAGGGGCATCACCTAGACGTCTGTAAAACATCAAGCCCGACTCATCAATAACTTTCAATGCCGCTTGCACGTCTTCGCGTTGCCAAAAGGATGTGCGTGTCACAAAGTAATTGTTGAAGAAGTAAACCATCCCATGGATTGTCATGTTTGTTTCCATCTCTGGAAGTGGATTTTCTGTCAGACTTAGAAGACTGCGGAATGGGTGGAATTGTACTGCGCGCATCGGAATTTCTTGCGGCACAAACATTTGCTTTATAATGCTTTGTTGCGCCGGCTCCGTAAAGTGCTTTTCAAGGAGCTCTTTGAAGCCATGATTACAAATGCCGCAATCTAGGCTTAGAATGTTCGACGAATAGACTAGTTCATTGTCCGCGGCCCATTTGAATAGGTCGTATGTTATAGGCTCTTCAATGATGCTATCATCGTCAAGGCGCATGATGTAGTCGTATGCTTTTGCGTACTTCCACACGTTGATAGACCACCAGCGGCACATCATTCTATACTTATCGGTACGCCAATACGGTACCACTTTCAGCGCGACACAACGAGCAACCTTTTCGGCATCAATGTGCTCAGGAATTGTGAAATCAGTGGGGTCAAGTTGTTGAAACGTAACCAGGGAACGGCAAGATGTGCGAATGCCCATTAAAATCTCACGTTGGTCCTTTGGTCCGAAATCGCCTTCATGATAAAGAATTACAGGATACTGATAGCCTGCATTGAAGTGTCGGAACAGAAAGTACAAACAGTTCTTCAGATGAGTTTTTCGCACGGGAGTGTTTTGCGTCAAAATAAAGATAGCCGCGTTTGGCTTTGGGCTTGCCATCTTTCAACAAAATAGAGGTGTGTCTTTAAACCACGGTTGTCGCAGGCGGGGCAGGTGCAGAAGGGGCAGGAGGGGCGGCAGGAGGGGCGGCAGGTGGGGGTGCGACAACGGGTGGGGGTTTGGGCGCTGTGGATGCGTCAGCATGAACTTGCCAATGGCGCAACGGCGCACCAGAAGCCGTTGTGGTGGCCTTTGTAAGTTCCTTGCATTTTTGCAGCTCTTTCCGAGCGGATGCCAGTGTGCGTTTTGTGTCTACAAGGTTGGTTTGTAGCTTTTTAGTAACGGCTTTGTGCTCTTGCGTTTTCTTGGTTATCAGGACATCAACGCCGGATTGTTGCTGTGTGTAGTATTTGTTGAGTTCATCCATCGCCTTGTCATCGAGCACTGATTTGAAGAACGCAAATGTAATCAGCTTCATGCTAAAGAGTCCATCCGGATTGATGGTTATCTCACTATTACCAAGGCGGATTTCTGCAGGCGCTTCAGATGGTGTAAAGGTCTTTGTGAGTTTGGTCTTTCCAATGTACAATGTGATAGATGGAGCGCGAACCGGGGATGATTTGGTGCCTTTGTCGTATGTCAAGGCATACAACGTGGGCAAGCGATTGGACATCAACATGTACTTGTCAACAACCCATTGATACGCACGTCCTGCTTCCCCAATCATCACTTCCACGAGCACGTTCTTATTGTCGCGGCGACGTACTGCAATTTCCACTTTATCGGGATGCTCTGCCGTGATGCGGAAAAGTACCTTGCGCTGTTCGCCATCTTTGAACTCCACGTTTTCGATAATTCCGTAAAAGGCCGCTGTGAAAGGAGTCAAAGCATAGGCTGCTGTAGAGCCCACACGCTCTCCAATGGCACTTGAAGACGGACCAACTAAGCGTAAAGCAGTGAGTGACAGACCCATGTCCGTAGGGGTTCCAGCTGCATTGCGTGTTTTTAGCTTTGCGGGTATGACTCCTCTAGACGAATCTACAACGCTCAGACGGAAACTGTTGTTGGCGGTCTTCATGTCCCGCCAAAGCCCAAGCTGCCCATCATAAACTGTTGGGCGCGGCGGCGTTGTGCTCGGTGGGATGGCAGCCCCTTGTGTATATGAAACAAGGTCACTAAAAGCGGTAAGGTAGATAGCAAGGCCGCTATCTGGTTGCTTTGGGAAGCCAGGTAGGGCAAGTGTTTCAATATAATCGTTCTTCAATGCATTTTCCGCGTTAGGCGTGGGTGTTGGCGGCGGTGTGGGCGGTGAGGGCGCACCGGTTGCGGTTGTGGCAAAATGCTCAACCGGCTGCCTATACATACTTATCAACCAAAAGACGACAAGCGCGCCAACAATGACCGATGTCCAATACGGCACCGTCATAACTCTATACTTTGAAGTAGGAAAAAGAAGGCGGACGTCCTGTGCTCAAGGACCTTTTCTTACTTTTACAATGGCGGTATTCTTTTTACGGAAGCTAGGGTTGTAATCCTCCTCTTCTTCCTCCTCATCTTCATTGTTCATCTTGAGCGCTCGGCGCTCTTCCTCCATCGCTTGCAACTGCCAAAGCTCAGAAGAGCACATCTTAAACTCGCGAGCCTCTGCTTTGTACCAAAAAACCGTCTCATTAATGTTACCGCCTTGGGATTGATTGTCAATAACCATGCACTCGAAGTTTTGAGTCAGTTGGTCCATCACTTGCATGAAAACGTCAAGAGTCGGAAACATGCCCGCATACTGCTCGTAAATCTTTTTGCGATTCGTGTAAATGTTTTCGCGAAGAATAAAAACATTATCCAAGTTGGTACGCAGCGAGGGGGGAATACCCATAACTTGCTGACTCGTAACGGCAACAAAGCAGTTGGTATGTCGACCGTTCAAGAACAAGTACCGCACCGACTTTTCATTGACCCACTCTTTATTAGAGTACATCAAATCGTCAAACACGATAAAGGCACGGGGGTCGATGTCGGTGCGGCCAAACTTTTTCACCTCGTCATTATATTGCTTTGTAATCTTTTTCTGACGTTCCACAAATCGTTCAATGATTTCGGGGGCGAACTCTTCATAAATGAGGATTCCAGGAATGAACTTTTGGAAAAACTCATTCGCCGCCTCTGTGGGTGAAATGACAACTCCCATTGGAATGTCACGTAAATGATACAATGTGTCGCGAAGCAAGAAGGATTTCCCGCGATTTCTAGGAGCTAAATAGAGAACGGTGCGCCCCTTTGCACTTCCCGGTGCATATGACATACTCCGCATGTTATACTTCTTTAATTCTAGCTTTACCATGAATCCCACCAAGGCAGCTCTGCTAATGTTCATCGTCATATTTATTTTTCATACTGCGTAACGCGTCACACAGTGCTGCAAAAATCAAAACATCGGGCGGGGATTGGGATTCTGTTTGTTTACTTCTTTGGCATGAAGAACGTAATACCTGCGAGCCAAATCATGTAAACAGCGGTCACTGAAATGAAACCGGCTAGAATCCATGCAAAGGTCGTGCAGTTGCCAACAACCGTGCAGTTGAGGTTGTAGATGCTAACACCTGCAACAATGGCAACGTAAACAACAAAGGCAAGAATGAACATAGCCTTCATGGCGGGAGACTTGAAGAACTTCATCATGTTCATCATCACCAGGATGTAGGCCACGACCATGACGGCGTAAGCAATCATGGCAATCTTGGCCTGGGGCACAAGGGAAATGTGCCAGCTGCCGATGTTGAACTCGAGGCCTTGGTTGAGTAGGGACATGTATCTGCAGATACTCTACAAAAAAATTGGCGAGTGTCACTCGGGACTACTTAAGGCCTATTTTTGTTACTATTGAAATGTTCAACGAAAGTAATATTCTGTCTTTGCTCAATGAGTGCACATCTTACACATGGACATCAAAACGTGACGCGCTGCAAGAACTCGGTAATCTTGCTATTCAGTCGCCGAATGAAATGTCGCAATATCTTCCTCGTATAGTCCCCATACTATCTCCATTGGTGTGGGAGGCAAAAGAAGCTGTGTCGAAAGCTGCCATTTTCGCGTTGATAAACTTGTATGAAACGATTGACAATCGCGATGTAAAGCCTTACATCCCTGCTCTTATTCGAGCCCAGCAGCATCCAGAGGAAATTGCGGATACTATACATACGTTATCATCTGTTGTATTTGTGCAATCTGTGCGGGCCCCAACACTTGCAGTGCTTGTTCCTCTGATTCTGCGTGGTTTTGCGGTGCGTTCTACTCCAATTCGCCGCAAGTGCTGTGTCATTTGTGAAAACATGTGCAAGCTCGTTGATGATCCCGTCGACATTAAGGTATTTCTGCCTCAACTAGAGCCATGTGTGTCCATGGTAATGAATGAAGTAGCCGACCCTGAGTGCCGCGCCGTTGCAACGCGTGTGCATGCTGTCCTGCATCGCATGCTAGCTGCCTCAAAGAAGCTTGAAAGTGGTGAAATGCATGACACTCAAGACGACATTAATGATGAAGTGCTTTGTGAATGTAAATTTAGCTTGGCATACGGCACTCGCATCTTATTGAATAACACCAATTTAAGGCTTCTCAAAGGCAAACGTTATGGTATATGCGGTCACAATGGATGTGGAAAAAGTACTCTCATGAAAGCCATCGTCAATGACCAAGTTGACGGATTTCCCACACGCGACGTGCTGCGCCGTGTATATGTTGAACATGACATTGACGGGTCCCATGCGGATACATCCGTTCTAGATTACGTTATAGGAGCTTGTACAATTGATATTGAACGAGAAACCATATGCGTATCTTTACAAGAGGTTGGATTCGGAAAGGCTGGTGCGCCGTCTTTAACAACGGCAGTTGGGTCTCTTTCGGGAGGATGGAAAATGAAACTTGCATTGTGTCGGGCGATGTTGGAGAAGCCGGATGTCCTTCTCCTTGATGAGCCCACGAATCATTTGGACGTTACAAATGTGAGGTGGCTCGAGACATACCTCATGGAAACACCTGTCACGTGTCTATTGATTTCACATGACTCTGGTTTCTTAGACAATGTATGTACGCATATCGTGTACTATGAGGACCTTAAGCTGTATACCTATAAAGGTAACCTACGGGCATTTGTTGAAGCGCATCCGGAGGCACAATCCTACTATGAGCTTGAAGCGACTCCTGAGGTATTTAAGATTCCTGAGCCTGGATTTCTCGAGGGCGTTAAGACAAAAGATAAGGCTATTCTCAAGGTGCAAGGTGTAAGCTTTACTTATGAAGGCCGAGATACGTCAACATTATCCAATGTCAATGCATATGTTTCGCTCAGCTCGAGGATTGGGTGCATCGGAGCCAACGGAGCAGGCAAAAGTACACTTATTAAGCTATTAACGGGTGAAATTGAACCAACTCAAGGTATCGTATGGAAGCATCCCAACCTTAGAATTGCATATGTTGCCCAACATGCATTCCATCACATTGAAAATCATCTTGACATGTCAGCAAATGAATACATTCGATGGCGTTATGCCACTGGGGAAGACCGTGAAGCGGAGGAAAAGGTTACTCGCAAAGTAAGTGAGGAAGAAAGACAAGCACTAGAAGCCAAACTCATTTACAATGGCGTGAAACGGCAGTTCGAAAGCATCATCGCGCGCCGAAAGCTTAAAAAATCTTACGAATACGAAGTGAGATGGAAAGATATGAGTGAAGATAACAACTCGTGGATAGAGCGCGAAGACTTGGTGACTCTTGGATTCGAAAAGTACGTAAATGAAAGTGACATGAAAGAAGCGACCATGTTAGGGCTTATGATGAAGCCGTTGACACAAGCGGTCGTGGAAAAGCACTTGGCTGATATGGGAATGTCAGCTGAAATTGGAACTCATAACCGTATTCGAGGTTACTCAGGTGGCCAAAAAGTACGATTGGTCGTTGCAGCCGCAACATGGCTCAATCCTCATGTCATTGTATTAGACGAGCCTAGCAATTATCTCGATAGAGATAGCTTGGGTGCCTTTGCTGCAGCTCTAAAGGCATATGGCGGGGGTGTTGTTGTCATCAGTCACTCTCGAGAGTTCTTAAAAACGATTGAATGCAAAGAGACGTGGTACGTCGGTGAGGGTAACGTTGTGATTGAGGGCGGCGGAGGCCAAGTCCCTCGCGACAAGATTGCGGCTATAGGGGGCATCGAAAACGATGAGATTATTGACGCTTTTGGAAACACCATCAAAGTCAAGGCAGCAAAAAAGAAGAACTTGAGCAACAAGGAGAAGAAGGCGCGTGAAAAGGCACGTAAGGCGCGGCGCGAAAGGGGCGAGGAAGTAAGTGAAAGCGAGGACGACGACGAAATGTAAAAAGGTTAAGTATTTGTTTTTCTTTAGCACACTGGAAATTAATGTTTCCAGCGATTTCCACAATTTAGGCACCGTACAAAGGTGGTGAGTGGTTCGTCTGCACTGCGCGTTTGCAGCTCATAGAATGTGCAGCGATTTTTCTTGCATTTTCCACAAGTGTAAATGTCCGTCATGGCATTCATGTTTGCTTCGTAGGCTCCCTTCATTTGCAAGAGCTCGGTTTGAATGACTTGCTCCCAAGCTTCCGGAAACAGATTCTCAGGTGCCATGGAAGCCATTTCATTGGGTAGGAACTCTTTCTCGTTCAGACGCGTTGCTAGATGGCGATTTCCCACATAGCTTTGTGGATTAATGTTCACCACCATGCTCCGCGCCTTTGCGAGGTACGCCTCATAAAAGACGCAGTTTCCCCAGGAGGCCGCGAATGGAAAGGCTTTTGCAGTGTCAATCGTGTTGTTGAATACACCGACCTCAAGGTCAGCTGCTTCAATCTCGCTCATGTACTTGGCAAATATCGCACAAACCGAAATGCGCAACGGATTAGCATTCGTCGCCATGTTATTCGTATTGTATGTGTTATATCTTGCTCAATCGTTTAAGCAGACTCATTCATTTTTTGGGCCGGGGCCTAAAGCTTCAAACGAGTATCTATAAAAAAGGAGCGCCACAATGGACTCATCAGTGGTAACAACATTTTCAATGGACAACATCATAAGCGATGCCTTTCTCAGTGGCGCAAATGTCATTGAAGTTCATTACATAAATGGCAAGACGACTGGCAGCCTGAATGAAGGCCTTGAGGTTGTTCCTGTTGCATTTGACAAGCCACCTCGATTCGTACCGCGAGAGTACCGGCGACACGTGCAGAAGTTTGTAGAATATGCCCATAAGAACATGACTTACTCTTACGACACAGCAAATGATGCACAGCGAAACATCGTGAAAAGCACCATTCGAGATGTTCTGATTGGAGGGTTTTACGTCAGGGCGCTTGCGGAAGACGTGTTGCCGTGTCATCAGTTCCCTTGCACAACTGAAGTGCACAATGAATCTCACATTGAGCGAACAACCTACACCATTCATAACCGCATCACATTTATCGTGGACTTCGTATGCGATAACGGCAAACCAGGGTACTTCATGTACACACTACGCTACTCGCACGCGGACAATGCGGACCGTACCAAAATCACACAAATATTCAGGGAAGCCCTTGCAAGCATTCACGCGTAACAAACACGAATATTGCGTTTTTGTAAATGGTCTTTAAAGCTGCGCTGAAACATAATGAGCAAGGACTTCATTTTAATAAAAGAAGACGCTATATCTGATGAAGCATGCAGCTACTGCAAAGTATTTTTCGACAAGTTTGTCAAACATCAAACTCCTACCGAATATGGCGAGGGTCAAAATACGAAAACATCGGTCTTATCAGTTTACAAAGATAACATGTACTTAAAAGACCCGGAGTTTCATGAGGGGAAAAGGGCATTCATTGCATACATGCGTCCCATTTTAGACGATTGTATAAATAAGCTGTGTGTAGACGAGTTTTCCTATTTGAAGGGGCTGTTGAAAGAAAATAGACTCCATTACTCGATTTTTCAATTAAGAACAATGTTTGGTCCGACGCGCTCGCACAGCGATAATCTGGACCCATTGGTTGCTCAGAATGGAGAAGACACCGACGTTTACGCACGTGTGGCGACGCTCATTCTCACACTGTCCGAATCGGATGATGTACTGCACTTTCCCTATCAAAATAAAGAGGTTCCACTGACAAAGGGCTCATTGCTACTTTTCCCGCCTTACTGGAATTACCTTCATTATTCAACACATGGTTCAAAAACCACTCGATTCTGCTTTCAAACATGGGTACTTGAAAGAATCACTGAAAGAGACGCGCATTTAAAAGAACAGTCGATTCTTTGAATCAACCATGCAAATTTACGACAGCATCTTGTCCGTACAAGATTTCGAAAAATGCCAACAAATCATAAAAGACGGTCAATGGAGGTTCACTGGGAAAAGCACAAACGATGGAACTATGTTTTGGTTTATGGACCTCATAGATAACGATTGGATAGCACAACATCTATTCAGTGTTGTTCAGGAAAAGATAGGCCAACGGTTTGAGCTTCTTCGCGTTTACGCAAATGGACAAACGTATGGACTTAATGGCGATTATCACCAGGATTCGTCTCATGACAACGAATATACACTCATACTATATGTCAACTCCTATACATCTGCTGATGTTGATAAAATTGGAGGATATACTATGTTTAAGTTGTCAAACAGCTCAGTGCAGTGTATAGAGCCAATAAAAAATAGGGGAGTGCTTTTCAATTCAACCATTTTCCATAAGGGAATGGCGCCAAATCGTTATTGCAGTGACCTTCGCACAACCATTGCATTCAAGATGCGGGTTTTGGATTAACGTTTACATTAAAGGCTATGCATAATCTGTCTTTAGTGCTTCGATTAGGAGGCACACAATGTATTACCCATCCATCAAATAGCAATAGTGTTTTTGCAGTAACACGTTCAATATGGTCGATTTCTTGGCCATTTGACGTTGATGGGTTCATTTTTGGAAAGCTTACGAAACGAGGTATTGGGTTCATGAACATCAAGCTCGAATCATCGGGCACATCTATATAGTACACGCCAGCAAATGTTGTGTTCCTATGGACATGAGGTAAATGGAACTCTCCTTTTCTATTTATATTGAACCACATTCTATCTACTTCAATGTCCAAGACGTTGAAATCAACGTTCATAGCCTCCAAATATATTTTAACATGCGTCGTTATTTGGTCTCTCAGAAAATCTAGGCGTCGTTCGTCTTTCAAAGTGTGGCCAAAATAAGTTGTTTTTGTATAAAACTCTTCACCTATAGGGAAATCCTTCGCGACCTGTTCAACAAGTTCATAGCACATATTTACGAGCAGGCCATTTTCTTCATCTGTTATGTTCTTGCAAATTGCAGAATATAAATTGATTCCAAATAGCTGCTTGCAAATACACTGAAGTTCCATGATTAGCGATTAACTGGCATGTAAGTGATAATGAGGTCTTAAGTCATCAACGATTTAAAGCTTACAATTGCGACGATGAGTTAGTGAACATGTCTGAAATACCTGAACATCGTTTTCTGAAACTTCAGGTTTCTAAAAACGTTCTTGAGCAGCGCTTCGAGAAGTTTGTTCGGCTACCTGACTTACTAGCGATGTCTGACGAGAAACATCATCCCGTCATTAGTGCATTCACAAACGAACATCTGAGTAAATCAAACGGAATCATTATATATGGATTTGATGGCGAGAACACGGAGCAAGAAATATTTATAAATGATGAAAACGAAAACATCTTTGGGTGTAGCTTAACCACAGGAAAGTCATGTGAATACATGAGAACGCCTGCCGACTGTTATGAAGAACTCATTGCAGTCATTGAGACACTTATGCCGGACGACTTTATTGAGAAATGCAATTATTTTCAAGAGATGAGAGAAGCTAAATACTTGCAAGCAAAAGATTGCAACGAAAGTGAAAGTGCTATTTGCAATCTGTATGTCGTTTTAAATGATATGATACCACTTGATGAGGGCACAAAACAAAAGATTGCAGAATATTTAAGCTACAATAATTCGCTTTTGGTTCCTGGTATCATAAGTCGATTAAATACTTATACAGATGCAAAGAAAGGTAAACACATGCTTTATCAGTATGGGTTTTCAATCTATTTGGACGAAAACAACGAGCATTCCTATGATTTGAAAATCATGTTGAAGTGTTTTATTTAGGGATAATAATATTCCATTTAGTTAGGCTAAAATGGCGACGGATGCACCTATAAGTGCATCTGGACCAATTCGCTTTTCAGATTTGAAAAATGTTTTTGGAGTAACAGATTCTTCATCCAATGAAATTCGCTTGAGTGGAGACATGTCTGCTGCGGCGCTTGGAGACATTGGCCAAGTAAGTGCTTATGGTGGGACAAACAGTAACGCACTGAGTATAAGTACGTTACGAAATAAAAAACTACCGGAACCAGTGATTGCATTCACACCAAGCGTTAACACAACCTATACATCTTCGTTTGAGCCTGTCGATGCAACAGGTACACTAAACACGAACTTTACATATAGAAAGCGAATTATTCAGCGGTTGACATTAAACAACTCGACACTCACGTTAAATAAAACTGTTAAAGATAGAGGAGGGAAGTTGGTTGTCGATGGCACTGACTATGCAGTGACACCAAGTTCAGCTGCGTTAAAATCAGCAGTTGCTGCGCCACTCACAGCAATTTCAACTGCAATTGTTAGTAAAAGTGTGCCGTACAGCTTCAAAGTGCAAAAACGAAATGGTCTGGAGGTTGTGATATCTGCAAACACAGTAGATGTAGCCGACGTTTTGCAAAATCGGGTCAATAAGTTTGATTTTACGACAGCAATGCCATACGTGCATCATGATTCTCACCATTCTGGCAGAGGAGGTGATTATCGTGGAGGCAGTCATAACAATCAATCTCCTTGTCGTTCAATGTATGGAGGATGCCACACTTGCCACAGAGATAACCATCATCAACATCACACACATCACCATGTCTACCATCATAACCACAATCAATATGCAAACACTCAAATTGGCGCAGCTGTCAATACTGCAGTCACTGGTCCCGATTACGCCACATTTCAATTGGGGCAACAAGCATCTGGATGCGGGTCATCTTCTCATTTACAAAATGGACAATCCTGTTCGGGAACATGGAACCTTACAGTAGTTCCCTCTTGGAGAACAACAGCTATACAATTCGGTTCAAAAGCGCTAAGTATTCCTCGCCATAATCATGCTCACCAACACGGCAATGCTCATCATCAAGGGCAGGGACATACGAGTCATTTTGGCTACTGTTGATTCGTTTGCTTTAAACATGTGTGATAAGCTGTCTGAATGTAGTTTCATAACACATTTGATGCATCAATGATGCGAGCATTGCACCCACGTTCTCAACATGGGATTGATATTCCGTTAAGTCCAAATCCGGAATTGTTATTTTTAGTACAAGATTTACATCATCATGCTCATTCCATCTATCTTTGTTAAACACAGAGAAATTGAACAGACCGTTCAGATTGTTATATATGTACTTTTTACCGTCCACTTCAATGAATGTAAACTCCGAAGTGTCAATCGAAGCTTCTAACACATTTTCATAGAAAAGCACAACATTGAAACAGAGTCGCGTTTTCAAATGCGTCTTTTTAACAATTTCAATTAAATGTGTTTCGAAGTCGCTTAGACTACTCAAGTCACCAAACTCAAACATCGCATTGAATAAATGGATATGTTCGTAGTTTAGGTTTGCGAATGGAACGGGTTGACCAACATTTGGACGTTGGATAAGCACTTTTAAGGCATCATTAACTATTGTTTTCGATTCATAAATCTGCATCAACGAACTAACAACTCGGTCACGTTCATCTTGATGTAACACATCTCCACACGGCGTATTTGTAAACTCATCTAGAACATTTGATAAGGTGGTTTTATATTGCATGAATGTCTCTCCATTTATGGATGGCATTTGCGTGAAGTAGGTTTCTAAAGTGGTTGTTGTATCAAAAACGGGTTTTTTGATTAGGCGATTGACATTGTTATGAAGTCTCACCGTCCACATGAAAAACTTGAAAGGGCTAATAATATCATGAATGTCATCTAAGCAATCAATGAGTAGCGAGCCACAATCATTTGCGCATTCAACTGGTAAATTGCTCATAGGGATGCCATCGGGATACATGAAAACATACTCAGGATTTGTTTGCTCAATGACATTGGACGATGTAAACATGTTTGGGTCATTAAATTGAATTTTTGTTATCTCATTGTGATGTATATACACATTGGAGTTTACATCAGGTATCGGACAGTTATCACATATGGGATGTGGTTCAGGGGCAACGGGTGCGCTAGTTTGTAAAACATTTGAATGTGTAATATGGAACTCGCACTTGTCCATCATATGTTCGTAATGAACTTTGCATGTTGAACATTTCAACAAAACCGGTACATCGTGCGTATAGAACGATTTAATGCTTGATACCTCTGCGTCCGATAGATAATCTATTGTGAGCGGAAGAGTATGAATAAGTTTCCATAGTCGATTGTACGTCTCCATTTCTCTAATGTATTGTTATATAATTTCCACTTGCGCGGTTAATCACATCATCTTATTTTTAAACATTATTATAACAATAACCATAAATGGCTACGCTGATAAACACACGTTCTTCGGTATATCTTGTTGATAATGATGCAATAACATATGAAATTGAGGTAAGCGCACCCATTCGCAATATTGTACGAACTACCGTTGAACATGCCCTTGCAATCACTGAGTCAAATACACTTATAAAAATGGAAATTAAAGAACATGGCTTCGTGATAACTCCGATAGAGCAATATATCAGTAATGTAAACAAGATTTGGTTCGAGTCGTCTGGTCCATTCAAAGGTTTATTATTTATACAGAGTGAAAACAACTCTATATATTCATCGTACCTGGACACATTTGAAGACATTCACAGGCCAAAACATCTGATACAGATGACAATGAACATTCTGGACATGATTTTCAAAGACACACTATGGCATGTGATATATGTAAATGAAAACGGAAATACAATGCTTAAAATGTACGACATGTTTTTCACAAAAGAGCTATGTGAACCTCTTCAACTCTGCAATGAATCAATAGAGCATATAATCATACCAGGATGCAAGATCGTGTACAGCATTAAAAACGAATTATACATTCATGACATTTTAACGGGCAGTACTACCATCCTTTACAGTTTTGACAAATCAATTACGGGCGTCACATGCAATGAATCTTATATCTACATTACCTTAAACAATGACTTAGTATATGTCGAAAACCTTAACGCGGTATTTGCGTGTGGAAAGTTGTCATTTGGTCACATCAATATTGCATTTGGTTCAATTATTTCAGAGGTTTACGCATTTCCAAACGACATTCACTGGGGGGTTACCCCTGTAAACAGCTCGTATGTAAATTGCATACACAAAGACTATTTACAGTCATTGTTTGATGACGTTGACATCGCATCCTCTTCGAATAACACCGATGTCAAGATTTCAAACAATATTGCATCCGATATTTACCCGAACGTAAACATATCAAACTTGAACTTTCGTGTTGCCCAGCAAAAGCACAATTTCATGTTCAACAAAGAAGATTCGATAACTTTAGAAAAAGGAGACGGGGTTATGTGGCGTTTATTGGACCTAAAGGTTGCAAATATGTTTGAGTGCGTTCATTCAACAGATAAATCGTATTTTCTGTACATACATCCACTAACGGGTTGGACACACGCAGTACTCGACCATGACGATTTCATAAAGGTTTTCAAGACAACAGAAGAAAAACCATTCTTCATATCTATGATATGTTTGGAAGGTTTACGTGTATCTGTTTGCTACCATGAAATGGGAGATTTGAGTCCAGAATCCCAGACCCAAATTAAGGAGTCAAAAAACGCATAGATACTATCATGTCGAACGCTTTCAAGCATTCGACATCTATGGCAACATTTCTTTTTTGAGCTTTCACTTCCATTAACTGAATAAATTGGCCAAGAACATCATTATGTAAGCGAGTTGATTTAAACTCATTCAATGCATTTTCTGGCAGCGCAAGTGTATGGACATGCTTCCACTGATTGGGGTACATTTGATTATATACGTTGAAACGTGGATGAATAAAGACGGACTCATTTCGATGTAAAAGTGACGAACCTACTTGTGGTTGACGAAAGGATGCCTTAAACTTAACGTCAGGATTGTATCCCAAATACACAACGACTATGGACAGCACTGGGTCCGAAGTAAACCTACGAATGTCAAATTCTTCGGCATCTTCTCCAATGAGCTTGATAGGTAAGCACTCCACATAAATCCACTCGCTTGCCGTCATAAAGATAAAGTCCCCAACAAACTCAAATCGATGTAGCAAAGCAGAGCTAGAATTGATTTGATGCATTATATGACGACTCACATCCTCATGGCTTGAAAAACGCTTAACAATCTGTTTATTGTACAAATGTTCATATGCCATTTTGCAGTTGTAACGGAATCCATGAATAAATGCCGATGTGCCCTTTTTATAGTCGTGCTCTTGTGACAGCGAACCAATGAAATACAGGGATGGACACGATACACATTCAAAGAAGGGGGACGTTAATGGAAATCCTCGTTCACTTTTGTCAATTTGAATGGATTCTTCGTCAATATATGAGAGTTCTGGTTGAAATCCAGTGCAACATAACACAATATCGTAAAGATTAAATACGTCACCATCAACGACTGCTTTTAGGTCTCGGTTGACGAAGAAATCATCCCGCGCATACTTTGACCGTGTCCAGTTTAAGTTCACTTTCATTTTAAGATAATAAGAGTCAAGTAAAGGCATATTTATGCTCCGTATGTTTCCAGGGTAATGCGTATTGTATGCAAAGCGTTCAGCCCCTTCCACCGTCAAGTCTTTACAGTACTGGTTTACAAAGTTTGCGGTCTCAAATGCTGCGTTACCGCCCCCAATAATTAGAACACTCTTGTTTTTATAGACCTCTGGGTCCATGGGAAGGGTGTCATAGAAGTAAAAGTTTCCACACTCTTTAGAATAGTCTTGAGTTTCAAATAACTTTTGCATATGATTTGGAGTGAGACCGGTGGCTATAAAGACTTTACTTGTTTTGATGGAGTCTTTTACTTCCCCTTGTGCATAGTCTATTACAAATGTGTCATTGGTTTTCGTGACTTTTGACACACTCGTTTCATATTGAATGTTCAAATCGAAAAGGTTCTTAAAATCGTTCAAGTATTCTACCAACTTGCTCGCATTTGGGTAGTACTCATCGGAATAATCTCGAAACATGCATTTGAAGTCATCCTCCTCGAAGGTCAGGAGCGAGTTCCAATCATATCGTCTTACGTTCTCAATTTCTTGCATATTTCCACAGTACGCTTTGTTTATGGATATCAGTCTCCGATTTCGTGGATAGGTAGCAAAGAAGGAACCCACTTGTTTGGCTTTTTCAAGAACAACATACGATGCACCTTGCTTTTGCAAATAGTACGCCATTTGAGTGCCGGCTGGACCAGCCCCAATTATTACGCAATCGTAGGATTCCACCATTCTACTTCCTATAAACTTTAAAATGAGATAACATTAATCGCACGAACTTAAAGGAAAACGTGCTGTAGACTTCTACACAATGTTTGATGAAAAGTACAGACAACTACATAACATGAGTTGCGCAATGGCGTCCGTCATATATTACGAACATACACGTTCTAAAGAGGATTTGAATGACATGCCACTGATTCGTATAAGGCAGCCACTACTGAGCTCAGACGAGTTAATGGAGCTTGTCGACATGAACAATTGGAGTCAAATTCATATAAACGACCCCACCCTATTTACGTGTCGTTCAGATGCCATGATACATTTCATTCAACGTAAAATTGGACAAGACCAAACCCCCTACTTGCTTAGCATACCACCCGGTTTGAATATTCCTTATCATCAAACAAGCGCCCCCTCAAATAAGCATATCCTAAAACACTTTATTCTGTTACAACGACATTGCCAAGAGGACATTGATGGTATGCTCGTAGTGGAAGATGCAACGTACGACCCGAGTGTTGGTTCAATGTTTACAATCAACGCAACCACGAGTCCTCATACATTCATCCGAAATGATACCAATAATGACGTCAGATACCTGGTATTCGAACAGGTTATTACTTGTAGTTCTCCAAAAGATGTTATTAAAGAGATTCAAAATGAAAACAATCTCATTGCAAGGCATATCACTAGACTTAATAGTTCATACGACCCAAAATCCACCCGTGTGTTTTCTATCCTGACGTCGAAACTTCATCACATCACTACAAAACCTCAGTCTATACCAATTTTACATTCAACGCTTCGACAGGGGTTACATATCGAGCTAGATAAACTATATGAAAACTACTCTAGTCAATGTTTGACATTTAACTGTTTGGAGCAGAACATTCCATTGGATGACAATGCACCATCTGCTTTTCGAGAACTTCACGATATAGTTGCCATGCGACTTAGAGTGCCCATTCATGATAAGTATACGACGCTCATCAAGGCATCGTTGGTGAAACTTTCAAAGGGCGGATTGTACATGAGAAAGGTAGATGGAAAGGAGTTTGTGCTGTTAACAAATGTCACTAACCCATGCTACTTTGTCACGTCAAAACATCGATATGAGTTCCCAGTAGGCACGTCATACAAGGTCGAGCAAACTAAAGAATGTATTATCGTGCACAGCCCAATTGAAGAAACATACTTGGTAGCGTATGTTTATACTTAAAGATGTGTAGACTTATCACTTTTATTCATGGACATATTTGTCCTATTCACAGATGTCTTGTCCATGTGTACGGAAAAGGGGGATGAGACCCGATTACTGCAAGGCAAATACACGCATATTTGCTATTCTGGCGATAATCTAGTACTTCAAAACAAGGTTCTTTTAGACACATATGCGGTACAAGAGAGTAAAATGGTGTTAAGTAACCGCATCATGATAAAACAAAAGCTAAATATGTTTTCAAATGTCACATATCTTTCTTACAAAAAACAATATTATATCTCTCATTATTGCAACGTTGCTAAACGTCTGTATATTGGTTCGTTTGTATTCGATGTCCCTTCAGACCCATACATAAGCTACATACTACAACAAGACGAGTTCACATACTTGATAACGAACATCAACATCATAGTTCTCTCACCAGATATGCACATATTTGGAGCAATTCCAATTGATGAATCAATGAAATGCCCGGTTCTCAAGGGCATGCAAATCCATTATATCTCTGACATATCAAAAATAGCCACATTTAATATATTAACAAAAAAGAAAAACATAATTTATTCTCATACGAGCCCAATTGAATACTTTACATTACATGTGAATGGTAGCTATTGGATTGCATGTGATAACGATGTCATAGAAATTGATACAGCATTTAATATTCAAAGCACATACACGTTTTCAAAGAAGGTAAAAGCTTTTGTGCATAGAAATGTTGATACCGATTACCAGTGTCCCATCTCTAAAATAAAAGAATCCTTTGTGGAAACTTTCATGTATGACGATATGGACAGGAATGAACAAAACATCATTAAAACACTTTGCTTCACAGCATCTTCAATTTACAGCAATCCCTCACTTATTGATAAAATATCACAACTTCAAACATTTCAACGTTGGCCTTTTGCTCGAGAGATGTACAAATGTGTGTTCATAAACAAAGACATTTATGACATTATCAAACCCCCTTCAAATATGTTTGATAAACACACAAACTATCAAGATTTGACTAAAGACATGGGCGGCATTCTTCATCGCTCGACAAAAACACATTCAGACATACAAAACATTGAAAAGCTCATGGAGTCTCATGGGATTTTCATTAATCCACAATACATCCTATCAGGTATGCTGCACTACATTTGGCCATTATACGGAAAGGGATGGCATCATAACATTGAAAGTGTTCCCAAGGAAACATGCGATGTGGTTTATTTTGTGGCTACGGACAAGAACTTTTTCGGAGGGTCGTTTTTCTTCTACCGGCATCCGTTGACACATACCATCCAGGCTGTTCCGGATATAAATGGCACCATGAAGTTTTTTAAGCTAAGCAGTAGTAAAGAATCACCTTTGTGGCATGCAATCGGAAGCTTTACAGCCCACCGCCTTAGCTACGGTTTGTCTAAAAAGGCCGACATGGGAGGGTCGGAGTTATAGAATAAAAAGTGTGTCTTTGTACCATTTCCATTCCAAAAATGGGCAAATCATTATTTGATTATGGCCCGCTGCTTGAAGTTTAGCAAAGAATGTCACATGTGGAGAGATGATTGGGATATTGAAATTATTGAAGTTGTAATAAAAAATGTCCTTGTCTGGAAATGCAAACATTCCAATGTGCTTTTCGTTCACACAAGGATGGACTTCCAATACGAACTTATCACATGTATTTCTATAAAACTCATTGAGTTCCTTCGTCGGAAATGCGGAGTATTCGGTTTTATCTAGTAGTTCCCTATTGAGAACAGCGAGACCATTGAATGCTGAAAACACGGGAATTGTTCCTTCATGATTGAAAAAGTTCTTTTTAATTTCTTTTTGATAGTCTGGTTCGTAATACAGGTCTCCCATAATTTCCGGACCAAATGCTGTGCTCAAGTCGCGAAAGCTAAATGTGTCAATTATGCATCCGCTTGAATTGATGCCGTTGCATATGAGTGCATCGTATTGGTCATGTGGGATTTCCAAAACGTTCAAAATATTTTCTACAGGCCAAGCATTCTCGTTGTTCATGTCCATGAATATGACTGTTTGTACATTTTCAATTGACTTCACGTACGTCATTAAACGATTGCGTGCATAAGCAATGACCTCATATTTACACGGATTGTTGAAGGTGTTGCGTGCCCGAAAGATACTTGTGTCAACCGTTTCACTATAGAAATGAACACTCTTATCATCGTCTGCCCACTTTCTTAATAAAGACACGCTCCCATCAACTGAATCATTCTCAAAAATCACATACTGAATCTCACGTTTACACAACGACTTGAGTCTATTGTAACTTTCCATGATTGTTTTGACGTATGGGGCGACATCTCTTGCGATAGACCCGATTACAATTGACATGCTATAGTGCATAAATAACTGTTATTTTTAAATCTGTTTCAAATGACAGCACAATGAATCAAACTGTTGTTGAGATGTACCTAGAACCATTGATAAAAGACAATTTTATTATCAATTCTGAACTAAAACAATGTGCTGAGAATGGTTCGTTTGAAGATACAATTCCTTTAATTGTCGCAAATGACATCACAGAAGATGGAATCAAGATGTTCCCCAATTTCAGCAACCATTGCCATGGAAAGGCTAGTAATGTAATATTACACACCCTAAATCCAATGACCATGTTAAAAATTAATACATACATAAAGCATAAAATCCATAGAATAATGTACGTTGTCCAAGCGACGCCGCTGACTGGTTTAATCATCGGCACAACAAAAAAACAGCTACATGCCACTGATGTCGCAATTTTTGATGGCACTGAGAAAATCTCTCTATTTAACATGTCCAGGGATTATAGCTTTGTCTTAATCTTTGATGAAAATCAAATGGTAAACGAACATGGAAGTTTGAAATGAACACAAAACAACCACATTCCTTCAGCACATTGGATTTCACAAGGGGATGTCAGTCGGAGAAGAATCTCTTGATGAGGTTGCATTGAGGTAACCTTCCCATCTTTGTGTAAAACTCCTGTGCCACAAAGTACAAAGAAGTATTTTATAGTCGTGACCGTAAGCTCGTCTGATAAAAGTTTCCAAGAGGCCTCATCATACAAATAAACAATATACATAGACGATTCTATGCAATTTGCAATGCATTTCATGAGAGGAGGATAATTCATCAACATAACGACCTCAGTGTGTTTTCGTAGATGCTTGTCCACAAAGATACGTACATTCTTTGGATAGTATGTTGTCGTTTCCATACGAATTCCCAAGTGAATTGATAGGGGCCGTTTGATGCGGAACGGTGATATTGATGTATCAACAGGTGAGTGATACATACGATTGGGCTTGTTATTTTTGCAAACATTTACACATACAATACAACGTTGTGAGGTCAGGAGTGGATTATGAATCGTAAAATCGAGCTTATCGTGTGTTTGTATTACCATCTTTGGCAAAACTTGGCTCTCTTGGCCTTTTTCATAGCATACTTGCAATGCGTTGTCGAGAGGCAATAAATCTATATGAGTGTCACACTGAGGATACGTCTCAATGTCGAACTTCTCTGTGTGGTTTGGTGAAATATTTATGCACTTGCGATACAGAACGCAGTAACCTTTGGAAGTAACATTAAGGGCTTCATTCAATTCACGTACTGCACTTGAGTAATAAAACGTACTTGTGACGTAATCATTTGTGAAGATTATATCATTATGCTTCAAGAGCTCTAAACCGCTCAAATTCTTGACATCGTTTGACATTCAAAGAGCCTTAACGCAAAAGCGCGTAAAAACTTCTAATAAACATATCAGCTTTTATGTTTAAATGTTACATACAAATGTTACGCTTTATAATATGCAAAATGATAGACGGTTTTCAAAACTAGTTTCGCACGTACCTGATTCTAACGAGTACCCGCTGTTTTACAAAGCAAAACACGCTGAAGTTGTGTTGGATGAAGGACACTTTCTTATTATACCATCAGGATGGATTCATTTGGTTTACTCTGAAATCCCAAATCCAAAAACCAAGATAAATATGGCATTGAGTTTATGGAGAAATAATCCAAACTTTGATGAGGTCAGTACATTTGAGGATGGTCGTTCATATTCTGTGGATATTCAAACGTTAAGCAATGTGTCTGAACAAGTCTATTACAATGCAGCAAACACGTCAACACCCTTACACGGCTGTTATGATGCACAGCCTTTAAAAGCTCAAGATATTGAAAATATTTCTGAAACTGTCAAAGTTTGGGTGTGTAATTCGCCCAATATTCCATCAAATAGTACGGGTCACCACTTTCAAGTCAAAACTTATCAGATGAAAATGACAAACTTTGTTAGGAAGAAATTCACATTCAACGTAGATGGCAAATCCTTATACATAAACAACTATGTAGACGAAAACAGTGAGAGCGTACGTAAGTTTGTTCCTCCCCCTTTGAAAGATATTCCATTTGAAAGTGCTATCTTCTGGATAAACTATGGACATCTGAACACTTATATGCATTATGACACGATGGACAACATTCTTTATCAATTGCAAGGACGGAAACGTGTCTTTCTATTTCCTCCATCGGAGCGCCAAAATCTTTATATGTTGAATCCATATCCATTGAAATTAATATTTTCCCTCAAAGAAGATGACAACTTTATACAAACATTCAAGGATGTACTGTCTGAAAAACAAGCGACTGATGTTATAGCAGGAATGAGTTCAGGGTTAAATGAAGCATTAAGCTCTTCATTCTCGATTTATATATCAAAACTATACGATTGTAATTTTAACGCAGCAGCTGTGCAGTGCGAGCATACACTTCATAAACGCGTTGCTTTTCAAAACGATACGTTCTCAGAAGCAGTGACAGATGTCAATGAACACACGTTTGTGTTTTACTGCTTCTTAAACAAATGCAAACGCGGCAATGAATTTCAGTTTCGGTTTAAAAAATCTAATCAGTGTCCAAATCATGTTGGCACTCTTGTTATTTTCCCAGCGTCGTTTCTGTTCGAGCATAAGATAACACCTCCAAGTGAAGACGTTTACATTGTTAAAGGTTACTTCAGCAACTCTTGTGCTATTTCTGCCAAAAGTTTATCTTGAGTGTACCCATACTGCATTATGCAGGCAGCGCCCTCGACATAGTGATTCTCATCTAATGGATTGGGTGCACCGGTATGCAACACATAACGGCTAAACATGCAAAACGCGGCGCTTATTAAAATAACATCATGCACATCCTTTGCAGTTGCCCCATGTACCGTCATCGCATTGTGAATATCATCTTCGGATACTTGAGTCTCATTATAACATACTTGTTTTGCTATTTTCATGTAAGCCGCTAGTCGTTCATCGGATGTGCGTGGAAGGCAAACTTCTGCAACAGCTCCATGTACTTTTTCACAATACGAACATCGATTAAGAGACCCAACAAAACTCGCAATGTGTTCGCGGTCTCCTCGAGAAAGGGCAGGTGTTTCTTTTGTAAGTAAAAAATTTGCCAGACATTGCATAGGCTTGGCAGTTTCTGGATAGGTGCTCCAAAGGCCAACCATTCCAGGTTCAGAAATATTCATTTACTTAAGGCAATAATTAAATAATTGTGAATGTACAACATCTATCTTATATCCCGCATTCATTCGTCAAGTCACACACATAATGAAGCCGTTGCAAAAATGTTAGTCGCAAATGTTTTCATACCACACCAAAATAATCCTTGTGACATCGACCACGAGAAACTATCTCAAGCTATTTTCCAGATTGACTTAGATGCTATGAAACGTTCGGATTGTGGATGCATTGCGTTTCCTGTACGATGCGATTGTTCCGCAGAAATAGGGTGGTATCATGGAAATGGAAAACCCGTGTATGGGGTCATAGTGGATACGCTTGCCGGAGAAAGCTGTGTGAAGCAATATCAACAACTTCAAGGCAATTGGATGGTAAAAGGATTTATACACCATGTGTTTGTGGTAGGATGTGAACAAACATATAAACTCTGCACAGACGACCCTATCCTTGGTAACAAAACAACATTCGTAAATGATGCCAGTGAGCTACATGCGTATCTTGAAGGCGCGCTAAAATAGTTATAAAAGGGTAGTAGGGTTTCTTATGCAAACGGATGCCATTATCATAGGTGCTGGACCGGCTGGGTTGCAAATGGCATATTTCTTACAGAAACGAAAAGTAACATATGTCATCCTTGAAAAAGGTGACTCGGCAGGTGTATTCTTTAGCGAATATCCAAGACAGCGCCAACTTATATCTATAAACAAACCAAACTCATTAAAGGTCTCTAGTGATAACTCTCTTCGATTCGATTGGAACTCGCTGTTGTGCTCAAATGCCGAGCTTCGTTTTACAAAATACTCTGACCAATTCTATCCAGATGCATCTACTTATGTGAAGTATTTGAACGATTTTGCAGAAGAACACGAACTTCAAATCAAATACAATACAACAGTTTGCTCTGTGAGCAAAGTCAATGCTTTATTCGAGGTGAGAACTGCATGTGGGCAAACATTTTGGTGTACGCAACTATTTATGGCATGTGGACTTGTTGAAAAGGCCATACCCATTGATGTCCAAAATGCGGCGCATAAAATCGGCGCCAGCTTATCGAGTTATGGGAGCATGACACTTGACCTTTCCTATTATCGTGGAAAGTCTGTTGCTATCATTGGAACAGGCAATGCAGCATTTGAAACAGCAAATTTCTTAAACAACGTAACCGAGTCTATTGCAATGGTAGGTCCGTCCAAAGTAGCATGGAAGTCTCACTATCCTGGGCATCTCCGTTCTAAGAACATGGGTTTTATCGATACACTGTACCTTAAAATGGGTAACATCATTTATTATGACGAATACAATGCTGCGCAGGTAATTAGTATCCAAAACAACTTTTTGAATCACAGTGGTTCGCAATTGCACGAGGTCATTTATTGTGGGGGGTTTCAATGCCAACTGGCTATGTTAAAGGATTCTTTATCATGTGCCCCTAAACTGGATGCTCATGGTTTTCCCGTTCTCAATACACGTTTCGAGTCAGAGAACGTGAATAATCTGTTCTTTATCGGTGCATCTATGCAATCGCATGATTGGAAAAAAGGGACCTCCTCGTTTATTCATGGTTTTCGATACAATATTGAGTTCATGGATAGAGTGTTACACAACGACATACATGCCAAAACATTTATGAACATTGATGAAGTAAATAATCACATCATACGCAGAATAAATGAGAGCTCATGCTTGCACCACCGTCACAAATACTTCTGTGATGTTATTGTCTTTAACGCGGATGCATCCTCATTCAACTGCTTTGAAGACATATTCATCCCGTTTTTCAAAGAGTTTGAGCACATGTTCCACAAGCATGACGAGACAGCCATTACTGTGTTCATGGACTATGGAAGTGATTTCGAATGGTCGCTAAAACAACCTGGTGGCAACTATCAATCGGATATAATTATACCATTTAGGTGTGATGTGAGTAAGTTCTTGCATCCAGTTTTTAGTATAAATATTCAAGGTAAGATGCATGTGTATCATGTTGGTGAAAGTCCAACTGGTCAATTTCACCATCCGATATATGAAAGTATGGTGAAAATATACACTCGTTTTGCTTTGAATGGAGGAAGCTTGCAAGAAGTTGCTCATTTGGAGTGCAGTATCATACAGCTATTTTACGACTATCAAGAGTATATGCAGAATGTCTTCACTGCGCAATCCTAAGTCCTTTATTTTTCTTACACATTATGAATATGCCATTTATTCGTACTTTCGATGGTTTTCTATCTAATACTCAAATTGAGCAAATGCAAAGATTTGTTAAGAAATGCAAGTATATTTACGGTGTCACAGACAACAAAGACACACCGCCAACAGGACTCCTCTCCTATGATGAACTGCCTGAGTTTTTCATGGACATCATCAGAAACAAGATAATATTACCATTTGGGTTTGAGCAGCATGAAGTCAGACAATCAATGGTAAATATGTTTTTGCCCAGAGAAGAACCATTCTTTCATAGAGACATACCGAATGGTATTACGATTGTTTATTACTGCAATACCGATTACAAGTTGGAAGAGCATGGCGAGACACAGTTTATCGTTGTAGACGAGTTCAAAAATGAATATATTAAAGGCGTACTGCCGCTGCCTGGGCGATTTGTGGTTTTTAGTGGTGACCTGCAACATCGAGCCACTTCATTCAAAACTGAGCCACGTTTCACCATAGCATTACAGCTTGAACCTTGAACCTTAAAAAATGATTTAAACTTGTCGCAAATATGTTTGTTTTAAGTTAGCATGTCGCGGCTTCTGAAAAATGGCGCTCGAGAACATCGGGTTTGCAAATGCAGGAGATGCGTTTTATCGTTATAAGATGCCAAAAATGTTAATGAAGCTAGAAGGAAAGGGCAATGGAATTAAAACAGTGTTGTCCAACCTTGTAGATGTTGCGAATGCGCTTGAACGACCAGTTGAGTACCTTTTCAAATATTTCATCTACGAACTTGGCGTCAGCTCAAAAATCGTTGGAGATGGAAAAATGAAATCATTTGTTCTCATGGGTGACCATACGCTCACAATAAAAATCATCTTGAACAGATTCATTGAAAAATATGTTCAGTGCAAAACGTGCGGAAATCCTGAAACGGCGGTTGTTATAAGCCGAAAGCTTTGCATAATGACATGTAAGGCTTGTGGCGACAAAAATGAATTAAACATAAACGACCGCCTTGTGACATTTATTACTCATACTCACTTCTCAACTAGGCGCTGAGGCACATATTTTTGAAACTCCGAATGCCATAAGCATTCGAAGGCCGCTGGTTGCGCAATTGTACGCATCTTGAACACCGAACGTAGCATTTTGCTTACTGTGAGCGTGGGGACACCTGCAATTCCCACTTTGATTGTAGTTCCTGTTTCGTAGGGAGGGTACACGTCGTACACATCTGGATTTTCTGTTTTCTTGAGCCACATAATGGTTCCATCGCCGCCCACGTGACTCGCTTGAGGTGGTGGAGGGAGAGCGACGACTTTGTCTTGTGTAATTGTTGGCATCGGCGCGGGTGCCGCCGCCGGTACCGACGACTCGCGAAACTCAGGCTCATCTTTAACCTTGCGAATCACCGTCTTAATGAGCGTGTCATCAAAGTTGTGAAGTTTGGGTTTAAACTTGTTGTTGTCCGGCCAGAAGTAGACTCCGCGATGGGTGTAGGGCGCAAATGCCGCCATTTCAAGAAGACATGTAAAGCCTTCTTGGGTCGGTGCGAAGTAACGTTTCAAGTGGTAGACACATCCGTCCATATATGGGTCGTGTTTGTGTCCATCCAATACCTCCGATGCCATTTTAAGCCGTTGTGTAAGGTTTGCATTGCGAAAGGCACGACCAGCATACGCAATTACGTCATTGATGAGAAATGCCCAACCTCCGCGTGTGTCTCGAACCATTTCGCCGTCAAACACAGTCCCATTTCCCTCGAAAGCTTTCGGTGGAAACTGCCCGCGCCCAAGAAGCATACGAGGATATTCGTACCCGGGTTGAATCTTTTTGTCCACGTACACAATCATGGGCACATCCTCGTAGGTGATAAGAACCATGAAGTAGGGATTGCCATTCGAACGAAGGCACATCCAGTGCGGCGCGCGCGGATTCGTGACAAGTTGAATGCCACTTTCGTCAAGGCGATGCCAGTGCCTTGCAATGATTTTAAGGCCAAACGCCGCGTCTAGGCGCTTCAATAGTTCGTCTTTGAATAAGCTGCATTTTACGTTGAAATGAATGCGGTCGCAAAAAGAAATTACGCCTGTATGCATTTTGTCTGTGACGCTCGACACTAAGAGACAACCTCTCCTTTTTTATGATTATTGCATGTCACCCTTAAATACACACATAGGTACATCTGCAAGAGGGGTCGACGAGGACATTGGCTTTATGGGTGGGCAACTGCCAATTGTGCCTGGGTTGTATTCCGTTGGCACCAGTCCTGCTGGCTGGAAAAACTGGGTAAGTTCCGATGTGGGCACTTCAGCCGACCTGGGCTTACGGTTAAGTGTGCTGCATGCTGTCATCGGTGGTTTTTCCGTAAGGTCAACGCCACCTGAACCCGCACCTATTCCAAAACCAGATTCACCCATTTGCGGCTGAGGACCATGCATCATTGCGACCCCTTGGCCGTCTTGGTGTGAACGTGTTGGAATGAGCACTGCCTTCGGACGTATCGCATAAATGCCCAAAAGAATAACAGCAATAACGAATAATAGGACAAAAATGCCGGCGTTCATGTATCTTACCTCTGTTATTGAGAGTAGATAATCGTCTTGTGTGAAATTGCGCCCTTATCGGCACCTACTACGCGGTCGACTTCCTTTCCATGTCGAATGAAGACAATCGTTGGAAGGCTCGCAACCGCAAATTGGCTCGCAAGCGAACCAACTGCATCAACGTTTACTTTTAACACAAGAACGTGGGGATACGTATTGGCAATATTTTCAAACACAGGTGAGAGCGCTCGACACGGCCCACACCATGGCGCATACAAGTCAACAATGACAAGATCCGGAGTGTTTTGTAGGGCCGCATAGAAGACGTTCTCTTCCTTTATCTCGATAACTGGCATGAAGAATGGTAGTTAAGGATAAAACTAAAGCCTTAAGTAAATGGTATTTGGAATCCTTGAATTTAGCACGTTTGCAGTGCTGGCGCTCGGTGTGGCTGAACTTATTTCAGCTGCATGCCTTTACATACAACCGCGTGGTGGGTGGCCTCAAACAGAAAAAGAAGTGAAAGCAATGCCGATTGATAATGTTTCTATGAGAAAACATGCTTCAACTTCAACAGATGGTTCATGTCCGATTTGCTTAGACGAATACACACCAAACATGATGCAGAGAGTCACCGTATGTGGGCATGTATTTTGTGCAAAATGTTTCGAAGACTGGTATTCCAAAATGCCCAGATGTCCCTTGTGTAATGCCGAGTTTTACTTACCGCCATCGTGACCGACACAATAAAAGTCAATAGTGAAGCTTGCATCCTCGTCATTCAAGTCGTATAGGTCACCATCCGAGTTGAGTATCTTCACACGAAGTCGCTGAACTCGTTGTTGAGTTTGTAACAGAGGTGAGTACATATGTTGCACTTGTTCAACGACAGACTGCGGGGAACGCGAAGATAGAAGGATGGCAGTTGCGCGGTTGCAAACGGAGCTCACAGACAACATTGCCTCAATGTCAGTTATACGAATAATCATGTCTGTGTCGTTAACAATCTTGAAGGCCGACGTTGCTGCTGCCGAGGTTTCGTATCGTACTGTTCCAGAAGGCGTGGAAAATGTCGCGCCTGTGCGGTGCAAGCAGATGCCGTCCGAAAATCCGAGGAGCTTTAGCAGTTTACAAGAAGGAATGGCAAAGTAAGATGTTACGTAGGCCCCAGCGAATGTGAAATCTACCTTTTGTGTGTCCGGATTCACCATAAAATGAACATCGTATGCGTTCAGCAAGTTATTTATTTCCGCCAACAACTCTGGGATGCTTTGGGTGTAGTCGCCCTTTGAAAGGCGCAGTGTTCCTGTCGTTGAGCCATCTATGACGAACGTGAAAACATTGTTGTTCGCATTGATAAGCGGTTCGGGTGTGTACTTGAAATTGCGCACAGCCACACCGTGAACGTGGTTGATTGTCGTTGGCAAATCGACAACAAAATCAGACGAAGATGGATATGATTGTGTATCACGATGACTCACTGACAGAAATATAGTTCGGATAAGCCCCAAGTTAGCTGGGGTGCTGTTCATGTTGTTCATATTGGCCTACAGGCGCCTTCTAAAGTCGGAGCGAGAATTAAAATCAATATATATTTACCCAGTAGTGTAGAAGACATGAGAGTCTCGAACGCATTATTTTTACGAGAAAAGTTAAAAAGAAGACTGTTCTCGTGACAATTTGTTTTGTGTTTTAGTAGTAGCTTATAGAATGTCGCGTTCTGTGTCAACAAAGATTCAGAACTTTCCTATTAGCATCGCCCCTGATGTGCTATGCCTCGTTTCGTCGGCGCAAATAGCAAAAAGTTTTGTTGAATTAAGAACCGCATTAATTAAATTGAGCGTATCCCAAGCGGGATGCATGGAACTTCAGCTAACGACACTCGTGTTTTTAGCCATGTTTGCTAGAGTGATATTTCAGTCCGAACTAAGAGCAAACTCGGCAAACGCGATGTTTACATTTTTAAGAGCATATGTAATTGGACGTCCACGTGAACGCTTACCAATCTTTTTAAAGGTTGCACTACCCACTCGCTCTGCGGATTCTCCCTTGAGCGACACAGTCAATGGCTACATGTTGAGTATGTTTAAAGAAAAGGACCCGCGCTTGAGGTCTTTAATGACGTACGTCGATTGCTTTGCCACCAGTATTGAACAACAAAGCCCTGCCAAATGGTTGCCTAAAAGTTTTTACAATCCTCAGAATCCAAGTAAGGTATGCAAGGCGCCATTGTCTGGAATTAAAGAGGTCCAATGTTCGGCGTTCGTGGCTATCAAGGCAAAATCTCTTGAGCTTTCACTCGAGACCGGCGACGTTGCCAAAGTACTTAACACACTTCCAGAGTTTATTGGTATGTTTGCATTCATGGGAACTAACTTCGGCTTTATACATAACGATTGCCATTTTGGAAACATCATGTACGGCGTAGAGGAAAACACAAGTTCATCTTCGCATTTGATTCTAATTGATTATGGTCGCGTTGCGTTCGATGGGATATGCTTGCACGACAAAGGATACCTTCAGACATACCTTGAGCGCATCCCAATGGATGCTTTCAAGCTATGTCTTAACTTGCGAAAGTCCGAGGCATCGTTTGATGGATTTATGACACATATTGCTGCGGCAAGCGGCTACCCGAACCCAATGATTGTGCGCAAGTCGCAAGTACTATCCGATGCCGAAAAGGATTTTGTTGTTCGACATTTGTACCTGCTTGACCTTGCTTGCATTGGGGGTAATTTTGCAAAACTACCCTTTTTAATGAATAATCCAAAAGACGATGTCATACGCTTGTCTTCAATGTTCCCCGACCTCATTGAACCACACATATCTATGATATGGAAAAAGGCCCTTCACAAAGATGGAAAGGCTATTTTCGCAAAATACTGGTCCTCTTCAATAAAGCCGTGGGAAAAGGCAGTGTTCTGTTGCATGTTTGCAGCATGGATGATGTATGATGGTATGGTTACTCCAACCGAACCTGAAATAGACTTACTTGAAATGGAAAACTCCGCGATGGGAAGTCTACTCTATACCGGAGGTATGCAAATCACAAAAATTATACCCCGTTCGTTTTCCGACAATCTAAAGACGTTTAGCACAGAAGTGCATGCTATGGATGTTTGGCTTCTGGAACAGTTTAATAAAACGCCACCATTACAGAAACACATCTCACTTGCGGGCGGCGGCATTATACAGGGGGCGGCCTGCAAAAAGGGCGCAGAACTGGACCTAAATGACAACGATGCTTCATTCAAGGCATACATAGACAAAAATTACCCAATAGAAACCGTTTCAAGTAGGTCTCCTAGAGCACATGTGGTGAAACGCACACGCTCGAAAACATCATCTTAATCTGTATCACTTTCACTTTCAAAATCCGGTAGCTGTTGCTTTTGCGCTGTCTCGTCATCGCTATCTTTTGTCTCTTCAATTACTTTGCCAACTATGTCCACCGTGTAACCATTCTTTTTGTAAAACTGAAGGCGACGCTTTCCTTGGTTCACATACAAGCTGAACTCATCCCAAATGTCAATAGTCAGAGGAATGTGCTTTCGCTCACTTGGCTTTTGCCTTTGAATCCGTCCAATCGGCTGCTCAATGGCGGAAACGGGAGAAGCTAAAACGAGTGTGTCAAGGGCAGGGATGTCCATGCCTTCGCTGCTCATTGCGAGTGTTGCGAGAATGATGTCTTTGGACTCGCTCGCTTTCAATTCATGCTCTTTCATGCCTCCCACATAGTAGCCGACCGTTCCTAATTTTCGTTCAATAATGCGATTTTCAATTTCTTTGAGGTGTCCACGCCGGTCGCTTAAAATGAGAACCCTGCGAGCGGGTTCTTTCTTAAGGGCTGCTTGAAGCTCATCCATGATAACATTTGTGCGGGGCGACCAGCTACAAACCGCACTAAGCGTTTGCGCCACATTTCGTTTGCCATTCCACATGATGCGTTCTTTGCTGTACTCGGGGTCTCTGTCATAATACGGCACCATGCGCACAAGCATTTGACTCTCTCCCCGCTTTTTGATTTGGTATACCGGCTTTCCCAAATACCATTCAAACACTTTTCGCAAGCCATCCTTACGGTCCGGTGTGGCAGAAAGACCTAGTGTAACCCGTGCATTCAACTTGCACATCGCCCGACTGAATACTTCGGCTCCAAGATGATGACATTCATCATAAATTACAAGCCCAAACGGCGAGAAGGTGTCAGCTGAGTATTCGCGCATTGCGATGCTCTGAAGGCTAGCCACGACGATATCGCAATCCTCAACAACAACCTTCTTTTGCTTAATGACTCCGACATGTGCCGTAGGTATGAATTGAGTGATGCGTTCCCGCCACTGATTGATAAGAAACTCCTTGTGACACACAACTAGCGTCTTTACACCTAGCTTTGCAGCAATGTACAATGACAACGACGTCTTGCCAAATGCACACGGAAGCACGAGAAGGCCCCCCATTTGACATGGATTTGCTGCAGCCTCCATGAATGTTGCAACTGGAGCCAGCTGCTCGGGCCGAAGTGCGCCATGAAAGTTTAGACGGGGGCACTTTTCACCCACATCCAACACGTCAACTTGAGGTTTTCCAAATGTTTCAAACCCGAAAACACGTGGCATGTATAGTTTTTTCGAACTTTCTCTGTACACTGGAAACGGTTGGATGAGGTCCGCGCCAGGGGCAGATGGATTTGTGCGAGCCTTGACTGTTAGCTTTTTCTTGAGGTCCTCAACTAAGGCATCATTACCTTGCTTGTCAATCGCAAATCCTCTTTGAGATAGGTACGTAATAGGGTGCGTCATTTACATAATTTGTCGCTTAGCTGTTTATATGCGGACTCTTCATCATTTTTTCCAACATACATGTAGTTGCATTGCGATGCTTACGGCACTAGATTTTGGAATTTGGGCACTTGCTGTCGCCTTCTTTGTACTAGCCTTTTTCATTGACATAGAGCGCATCGGATATTTGCGCCGTAATGAGGTCCAAATGATTATTGGAGTGCTTATCGTGGCCATAATACTGTTTGTGGATGCGATTGTGGGCCTCCTACTTGGTCTGGGATTCCTCATCTTATTCTACCGTTCGCATGACGCGATGATGCCCAAAGGTGAATCATGGGCGGGTGCTTTCCGCGACAATGACTACATGGTCACTCTCGAGGACTACATAACACCTGCACACCTTGAACGTGCGCAAGAGAACACGATTGATTCCAACACAAACGCAAAAATGATTGGAATTAAAGACCCCTATGGCGGCGCGGTATACGATGCTCAGAGCACATTTCATGAAATGCCCGGAAACGACCTAACGGAGTCTCACTTTGCCCCTGTGATTGCTTAAAAGTCATCGCTTGTTATTATTTTTCACCGTTAACTTCTGACCATTCAAGTAAGAGCACACATGTTGAATAGATGTTGGAAAGGAAGGGTCATACAAGGGGCATACTACATTAGCATTGGCATTGCTTGGCTTCCATTTATTTTACCAGTTGCATACGCTGCAGAAAGGTGTGCGGTCCAATACCTTTATGGCACGCTCCTCGATTTGCAAGGCGATGATGCAGCGCAAATGGCTCAACTTTCCTTTAACTTCCCTTTGTATTGCCAAGAACATTCAGGTGTGGGTATATCCACGAATGGCCTTTTGACATTTGAAGAGACATCAACGTCTTACAGCAATGACCCAATTCCTACTGCCACAATTGCACGACCCTTTATTGCTCCCTTTTGGACGGACCTTATGTTGCAAAACAAAGGCATTTACATGTACGCATCTAGTGACAGATTCATGGTTCAATGGACAAATATTGGGTTTTATGGAACGAACATTCCATTAGGAACCTTCCAGACGGCTCTACATGCCAACGGTACCATTCATATGGATTACATAACACTCATGGGCTCTGCTGCCTCTTTCGGGAGCACTGCTACCATTGGCATTCAGAAGGATAACACATTGGGATTGATGACATCACATAGAAGTCCCATATTGTACGAAGGGTTACGGATTCAATATACACCGAATATCGCAACATGTAGCTATGTGCAATCGCTTTTGAACATTACAAAAGATGCGATGGTACAGCTTCTCGATAGCAACTCACCAAATCCAGTAACCTTAAGTGTACCCATTGCAAACCAGCGGGTTGTATCACCAGTATACATGGAATGGATGGGTTCTGTTGGTGCCGATTATTACAAACCACTTGTTTCTGCAGATGCAACCTTTTCTAGAATCTTGTGTCAGCAAAATAATGTAGTTACCAATGCTATTTGCGATGTGATGCCTCAAGACTCACCGCTTTATTGGAAAGTATATGCATGTAACTCTGCGACGTGTGTTGAGTCATGTTCGAGTACCTTCTATGTCGTTGACCCATTAACATTATCGCCGCCACCACTGCCTTCACCTCCGCCACCTCCACCTCCACCTCCACCTCCACCGCCGCCACCTCCACCGCCACCACCGCCTCCACCGCCACCACCACCGCCTCCACCGCCTCCAACGCCACCACCGCCACCACCGCCACTTCCACCCCCATTTCCACAACCTCCATCGCCATCACAGCCACCTCCACCACCTGAACAAATATCAGCAGCCGTTGCTGTTGCTAGTGCTGTTTCTAGCGCAATTGCAGGAGCGGTCGGTGGTGCAGTAGGCGGTGCAGTTGGTGGAGCAGTTGGTGGAGGGGCGGGCGGTGGCGGTGGAGGAGGTGGAATTATAGCGATATTGGCTCCGGTTCAGACACTTGCATCTAAGTCCACTCTTCAACTGGGCGGCGACCGACCACCGATGTTCGATGGAGTCGCAAACTCGATGTCTTGGGCAAACGGGAATCTTGCTTTGCCATGGGAAAGCAAGACAGCGATAAGGAAAAGGTCTCTTCTATCAACAAGTGGACCATCTGCATTTGAACATGCAGTACGTCTTGCTTCATGGACAGGCATTATTGTGGTGCCCGTATTAATTGCGCATTTCGTCATTGTTGTCTTGTGCAACAAACATCCCATTCCCTTATTGGACTTTCCTCAGTTTCCTATCACTATTTGTCTTTTGCTCATCAACCCTTTTACATCTGCAGCTGCAAAGGTTCTCGCTGTGACAAGCGCTGATGGACGCGCATTTGGTATTGGTATCGCGTTCTTAATGCTCGTACCCATTCCCATGATAGTCATCGGTTCTATACTGATATATCGTCACGCATACAATCCATCTACACGTACAATATTTCAAATCAAAGGAGCATCACATCAATGGATTGGAGCTTTAGAAACAAGAAATAGATATGGTTCATTCTTTAAAGATGTATGTGGTACAACATATGAGTGGGTGGATTCCGGAGCAGAATGGAACCCTTTCTTCAAGCGCTACGTAGCTTCCTCTCCAAAACCAACCGCAATGAACAAAAATCCAATGTACATGTTTTATGTTCCATACGAGCAAGGAAGAAATGTGCTTATAATTCTAATATTGGGAGCTTTTTCGGGACAAACCGACCCAACTACATCTTTGAATGGTAACCTTGTACAAGTTTCATTATTGCTAGCAGTTACACTTTTGCACATTGCAACCCTGCATTTGGTCAAACCCTTGTCAAGTATTCGAGCGATGGTTGTCGAGGGTCTACACACATTTGGAGAGCTCGGAACGTATCTTGCGGCATTCATCCTCGTTTTAATGCGCCGCACTCATCCATTGAGAATACACCAGGTTCTTCCCGTTATTGATAAAATGTTGCTTATTGCTCAGTTATTCGCAATCCTTGCAAAAATAATTGGACAGTTTGGCACATTTGTTACAATGGTGCCTACTCTGCGCCGATCAATTGTAATGAAAATTTCACCACATCGTGTGTTTCGCGAGGACCGTTCGAGTGTTCTTGCTTTCAAGTATGCGTGCAGATGGCATATGCGAGTATTTGGTCGCCCACCCACATCTCGTGCACATTACTTCAAATCACGTGGAATGGTCTACCACGAGTGTCCTCTTTGTGCAATGGAAGCCCACAATGAAACCTCAAACAAGTGGCGGGAGTGAAAGGCTCACAATGTTTTGGGACGTAAGAATTAAATCAGTATGTAATTAGATTAGTATTCAATGGCCAAAGGCGGGTGTGCGTGCAATGCAGGGAGACCAAGTGTTGTGTACGGTGGGGGAGTATCTCATCAGTTCGGATGGCCACTTGTTGGGACATTGATTGGCTTGATTTGTGTACTATTTGGTCTTTTGATTTGGGTGTGGTTAAATAAGAGACGCAACAACCACACAACAGTGCTTCATTTGGCACCCACATCATCCAGTCCGCCAAATGCCCCACAGCTAGATGAGGTCAAACCCAACAAATTGCCGCGGTACTTTAGTCGCGATTATCAACAGGTTGGCATCTTGACATCGCCAGATGAGGCTGGTGACCCAATGATTTTACCGCTGTATGGAAAACGTATGGACCGTCATGATAGGTGGCAATACTACGCCGCCGGCGAAAAACCACAACATCTATGGCGTGTTCCAGTCTACGTTGGTAATAGGGAATGTGAAGAAAGTGTAGGTTGCCCTGAAATTCAAAATGGTGATGTTGTCAATGTGCCGGTTTATGCAAAACGCGTCTTTGTCGCTTCAATGTACAAGCTGGACGCACCCAAGTATTTTGCGGATGACGTATAAAACGATTTAACTAAATTGTTCTGATAAAAATGAAATGGAGTTCGATAACTTGAATGCAACGTTAATTGTGTTGATTATTGTTGGTATTATAAGTTCGTTTTGTTGTGTTTGTTGCATTGGGCATATGTGCTTTAAAGACAGAATCCCAATTCCACCACATGTGCGTAACGTAGAACCTGTAAAACAAGTTAAGTCATATCCATTGCAAACAATTATTGTTCAAATGCCAAACGAAGAGCTTTATGTTGCTACATGTCCAGTTTCCACATGAGCATGTAAAACACTGCGGCGAGAAGAATGACACGAGCTGCAGCCATGTACAGGTCGCTTGAGGATAGAATTGGCAAACGGTTCTCTAGCATGGTGGTTATCATAGGATGAAATAGAATGGTCGCGATAGCAGCAGCAATGAGAGCACGTTTCGCAATTTCCGATTGAAAACCTTGCGAGGGGGCGCTCATCATCATGGGATGCTGATGTTGTTGCATCATCTGAGGAGGCATCATTTGCATCATATGCATAGGTTGATGGGGCCGATTTGCCGCTGTTGCCGCCGCCACCTCCGCATCCATCTCTTTCAATACGTCGCGAATCGTCGGGTCATCAATGGGTTGACCCGCTTGCGGTGCTGGCAGATTCTGCACAGGTGTACTCATTGAAGCCATATTGGCAATAGCCCTAGTGAAGAAAGTGAAAGAAAAACAAATAAAATGGACGCGTCGCTGTTAAGCGCTCACAACTGCGGTGGACTTATCGCAAGCAACGGGATATGGGACATATTGCACACACTTATTACCAATCTTGAACGTCTTGTTTGATATGCTTGCAAGTGGCGCAGCACGCACGATACGACACTTGCTATCCTTACACACGCGCCTAAAGATACTCGCAAGACCAAGGCCTAACAAAATGCTCACGCATATTTGGCCGCTCTCATTTCGCAGAAGGCGGTCAACTACATTGTCTGCAGACGGCAGGAGCTTCCGAAATAGCATCGAGCTTACTTCTTACTAGACTTGAACATCTTTTAACCAGCAAAGGGTTGTGCAACTGCATCACTTGTGCATGTCACGTCTTTGGCATTAAACTTATAGCAATCTTTTGCAATATCACGATAAACTACACGGTCCATGTTGTGAGGATTAGGATATTGGTCAATATAGGTGACTGCCGGTTGAATGACGTACACCGCCAAAAGGCCAACGCCGAATGCCGCAAAAAATGCTCCCCATTTGAAGGTGAATGTGGATGCGGAGGTGGATGACATCAATCTAATATATGCTTCGTGAATATGTTGCTTGCTTTGGTGACAGGGCGATGGTCCATGAAGCGATAGTAGTCATCTTGTGTTTTCTCTTCTTTTAAGAGGCCTGCTTGCGCTTCAAATTGGCGGCGCGCGGACTCTATTGTGATTCGCGGCTGGTTATAGCGTTGTTCGTAGTTATCAACCAGGAGGCGTTGCTTTTCTTCCATCTGGCGCACGTCTTGCCGCCAGTTGTCGAAGTGGTGTTTAATAGACTTGGGGGAGGTTTCGGTGGGAGCCACGGCGGCACCAATGAACTGTTTCACAAACTCGGCAAGCAATGCCATTGTTATTCATGTTTCCGAAAATCTTATACCCTGGCCCAAAAAATGAATCCCAACTCAAAAATGCTCGGTTAAAGAAGGGAGGGCATCAATCATGGAATCCCTTGCTGCCCCTCCTGTCACCGGAGCTCCCCTAAACTCGAACCTGCAGCGGCAGTTTGCAAGCGACATGCACAATGCAGGCTTCATAGTTAATTGGTTAACCATGCTTGATGGCACACAAACACCTAGCGTGTATGGCAACCCTTATCTCATCGCCCGGGCCACGAAACTAGGGCTGAAGTATCGATTGTTTGGCGACAACACCGTTGCTTGGCCCTGTGAGTAAAACAAGTTCATTACCCCTCCTTTTTGCGTATATTACAACTAAAATAGCGAAAGCGTGAGCTCGCTCGGCACCATCCGTCTATGCCTCGCCCAACACGATGCACCTGCATAAAAAGCCCAGGTAGTTCATCCAGCAACTCAACGGCTTCCCAGCATCTAAAAATTGACACAGGAAGGACACAAAAACAATTGGGCAAGTAGCCGTAGCAACCACTTGCCCACAGTCCCGAGTTTCCAGCCCACCCACAGTCCCGAGTTACCTGCCCACAGTCCCGAGTTTCCAGCCCACCCACAGTCCCGAGTTACCTGCCCTAGTCCCGAGTTTCCAGCCCCAGTCCCGAGTTTCCAGCCCCAGTCCCGAGTTTCCAGCCCAGCCCCAGTCCCGAGTTTCCAGCCCTAGTCCCGAGTTTCCAGCCCACCCACAGTGCCGAGTTACCTGCACACAGTTCCGAGTTACCTGCCCACAGTTCCGAGTTACCTGCCCACAGTTCCGAGTTTCCAGCCCGCAGTCCCGAGTTACCTGCCCACAGTCCCGAGTTACCTGCCCACAGACCCGAGTTTTGCCATTTAAACAGACCCGCGGCGGCTTAAGTTCTCTTATATCCAACTTCATTTCTATGCTCTCATATTTCAGCTGTCTATACTGAGCCACGACGTACTGGCCGTTTGCATTTCTCCGCTGCATTTTCACGAATGACATCGTAAACATCTCCGATTTTCTGCATTTTGTTTTCCCCCATGCGGAAGAGAATTTCATCAGCAGAAAGCACCACGCTGTCGTTTGCATTTCTTACATCGGGTTTCACCAACACCAAGTACAACACGTCAACGTGACGTTCATCTTTCGGTAACATGTGATGGGATTGAAATCGAACCGCCCGCCCCACAATCTGTTCTATCTTTGCCACGTTCCACCATGGGTCAATGAGCATCACCGTTCGTGTGCCCTTCAAATCGAGGCCTTCGCTTCCCGCAAGCGTTATCAATAATACCTTTATTTCACCACTGTTGTACTTTTGAACATCATCATTACGTTTATTCAGAGGCTGGCTTCCGTCAATAAATGCAACATCAACACCCCTCTCGTGCAAGGCTTCACGAATATAGTGCACCCCATTGCTACGGAAACCAGAATATATCATGACCTTTTTACCGTCTTGCACGTCGCGTATTGTGCGCTCGATTGCGTAATCAATCTTTGAACTTCGAACGGGTCCCATTTTGTTTGCGGCGCGGCGAATACCATTATAGAAGTGTTTAGCCGTCTCTGGGTCGAAATCCTCCAACATCAAGTCTTTTTCATCCTCTATCTCCAAGTTTTGCACTTGCACATACTTTTCATAGTAGTTGGCATCCATCGGAAATGTAAGATAGTGTTCGCTTGACGAGGGAAAGTTCTTCACGTCCATTGGTGTCTGAAAGAAGGAAAACTTACATTTGAATAGCCGTGCCAAATCATCGCCCTTTTTCAAGCGCTTTGTAAGTGCAACGAGCTCCTTTTTATCTGTGATGCCTTCAATCATTCCGAGCATTGGCGCTAAGTCTTGAGCTCCATTTGTAATGGGTGTAGCGGTCAACAACAACACCTTGTGTGCTTTTGCAGCCGCAGCTGCGGCGGCGCTTGTGCGAATTCTTATGGCGCTTTTGAAATTGTGAGCTTCGTCGATGATAAGAATCGTATTCTTATCAACTAGACGGACATGATGTGTCGCTAGACCTTCGTGTGTAACAACTGTCGTGCGAGCCTTGATATCAGGGATATTTAACTTATCAAATTCCTTTTCAAACTGTTTCTTTACGCTCGCCGGGGTTGCAACAACAATGCTCATTCCAGGACGTAAGAGACAGCGCGCCGCCGCAATGGCAGTAATTGTCTTGCCCGAACCCACAGTGTGAAAGAAAATCATGCCACGCTTCTTTGAATGCATAAGAAACTCAATGACACGTTGTTGATGCGGTTTCAAGCTTGCTCCAGTGAATCGCATACATTTGTGGGGTGTGTGCAATGCCTTTTCATGAACCTCAGATAATGGCTTTTGTAAATGCGGATGCAGCACAGATTCATTGTTTTTGATTGGTTTTTGTATTTTACTCTTGTTTTTAACGAAGGCTGCGTTCTCTTTTTCAGGAGGAACAATGAGCCATTGGCCTAATACCGCGTAATCCATAGGAATCATATGAGACTGAGCGATTTCTGTCCCCTCACGCGCTATCCACAGGGCACGGGCTAAGGAAGCGACTATGCAGCGTCCGCCCTTTTCTCTTTCGGGAGGAGGGATACTTTTGATGACTAATTTCATGCCCGCAAGTGTTTCGATATTATATTTTAGATTCTCTAGTGACTCTTCTTGTGCAACCTCTCGTCTACATTGACTGATAATCCACAACTCTTGTCCTACACGCGCTAGCACAAAATAAGTGTTATCCCACGTTGCCATAAATATAGTGTACTTCTTGGCGAACTCATTTTTGATGTCTTTCTTTGCTTTCTTAAGCTCCTCTGTGTGCATGTCGCGAGCTGGTTGCAAGACGCGCGGCGAAAGCTTCGCAAAAGCGGGGTCGAACTTTCGCGCCCTCCGGATGGCTTTTGACAACAATCCAGATACATCTCCTTCTCCCAATTCACCAAACTGCCACACTCCGTTTACAAGCTTTGGAATGGTGTGTTCTTTACCAGTTTTTATTTGAGTTACCCACTCTGGTGCTTTGTACTCGGACATGCCTTTATCTAAATGACATGTTTTTGTGTTAAAAATAACACATATGGGGAATCCCAAAAAATGACTTAAGTTTTTGGCATTGATATAGTAACCAACAAGAATGAACCAGATTATCAATGAGATACAATGGGATATGCACTCTCAGGCGGTAAACGAGATAACGATGATGGGAAGTCCATTGACGAGTGAAGAGCTTGATACAATTGTTCATCCATCAAGTGATTGGGCGCTTTATATGTTTCTTAATGAATGGGCTTTGCCAGAACAAGAGTCACAGTCATTTTCCAACATTATGTCATGTGTATGCAAAAACAATAACCACCAATCAAAACTTGAAATGAGTATGAATATCCGCCGAAGTGAACGGTTTTCAAGCACAGCAACTCTTCGACAAGTCCTTGAACGGATTAAGGGAGGGATGGCATACGGACAATATGATGGCATGAAGCTTACGAACCCAGAGCACTATCATTATTATATTTTCAACAACTTTGGCAACATTCCTATCTACACCATGGGTGAAGTGTGTTAGCCTCGTGTTGTTGGCCATGTAAGTACATCGTCAAACATTGACTTGAATTGTTGACCAACAGCCTTATCTGGGTTCATTTGCTCCGAGTACACAGAACGTGGTACCATGACAACCTTTGTTTTTTGCTTTGGACACTGTTGTGTTTGATTGTAGTACCCTTGCATCACCATGATGACACCGACAAACATTACAAAAACTGCAACGGCTTTCATTGTGCGCTTCTTTGCTCACAGAACAGAAAGAAAGAAAGAAAGATGGACTTTAGAAAGGATTATAGGACAGGCTCATTCGTTAGCTCGGGTTCAGCGTCGGGGGCAGCAAACTCTGACTTGTAGTGCGGGTGGTCATGGTGGCCATCGAGTTCTTCTTGAAGCGTGGCGGTTGGGGTGTCGGTTGCTGCTGATGCTGATGCTGATGCTGATGAAGTTCCAGCGGCAGCGGTGGTTGCTGCGGCTTCTTCCTCGCGGCGCTTTACCCATTCATCACGTTGCTCAATTGCACTTTTAACCTTCTCTTGCTTACGCTCCTCGTAGTGTTGGTCGCGTAGGTCCATGTTCTTGTTGTACTCCGCCATGAGAGTGTTCAGTTGCTCCGCACCCGTGTACTTTTGGTCGGCAATAAGGTCCGCACGCGGGTCCCATGGGACCCAGCAACCCACTTGCGCAACAAAGATGTTGTGTTTGTCACCCATGCGTTTCAGAACTTGTGCGCGAATCTCGGCTTCCTTCATTGTGTCGAAAACACCGCGCACCTTGAAACCGCGAACGGTTGTGCGAAAGTTGTTTGCGCGATGAAACTCATCCTCGATGGCAGCGCCATGGGCAGTTTTGAAGAAACGATATTGCTCTTGAAGCTCGTTCGAGTCAAATAGGTGAGCATGCGTTTCCCGAATGGCATTTAGACGCTCTGCAGCATCGGGGTGGGCAACCTTCAGATTTGTAATCAGAAAGTCGATTTGCTTCGAAATGTCCTCAACAAACTTACTCACGTAAAACGTGTCTTTGTTGGCCAGAACGTCCTCGGGGGACAAGAACGATACACAGGCATAGTTTTGACCGCGTAGGGGCGAATCCTCGTCAAGGTAATCAATGTTATCGGTTGGAACCTCCATCATCTCTCTGAGAGTATTAGATGCGAACTCCTCTAAATGGTTTTTTCTTGCGCGATAGATAGATAAGCAAATGGATTACACACTTGACTTCCAAGAAATGGTTTCCCGTGTTGTGAAGTATCTCCTAGAAGGTCTAGTCGTTGGTATTGTCGCATTCGTCCTACCAAGCAAGGGCATGAATCTAGGTGAGGCCGGTGTTATTGCACTCGTCGCCGCCTCGATGTTTGCCCTGTTGGACCTACTATCCCCCAGCATTGGCGCAAGCTTCCGCCACGGTGCCGGCATGGGCCTCGGATTCGGTCTAGTTGGCTTCCCTTAAACGTCGTTGATTTGTTATTTTTAAAATGCTATCTTGAATAAAGATGGTGCCCCCACCTTGGTATTACGGACGTACAATCGGAGAGAAGTATGGACAGAACAAGCGGTTACTGATGGCCGTTCTGAAAGGAAATGAAGACCCACGATGGGTCGGATTCGTAGAAAAAGCCCTTGACAACCGGATTCCTCCGCGCCTTAACATTTACATAAAGCCTTTTCTGGGCACAGAAGAACAAAAGGCGGTTTTACGAGGCTTAATCGATACCATAAAAAGAATGGGGCCAGGCCCATAATGCACTGTAGAGCCATAAGAGATGGAAGTTTCCTTCATGCAAAGTCATTATTGTTCCAAAATGGCGACGAACAAGCAGATTCGCGGAGACATGAAGTCAACCATGTACAGGAGCTTCATTGCTTGTGATGGCAATATGCATGATTTCCTTGAGAAGTGCGAAATTGCACTCGCGGAAGTGAATCGCCTGAAGCGCGCCGCCAAGAAGACCTTGTTCAAGAACCACCATAAGGCATGGACAAAGAAGGAAAATGCTCAACTAATGATGCTTTACAAGGCTGGTTGCACGCAAGACAAAATCTCCGAGAAGCTGCAGCGCGCACCGAAGGCCATTGAGTATCGCCTCGCCAACTGCCTTATCAAGGAACAAAATGACAATGGTCTTACCCTCGACGGTCTCGGCAAGAAGTTCAACAAGTCGCGCGCCCGCATCATAGGGGCAATCGATGTTGGTCGCAATACTCGCCAGCGTTCTAAGCGTTTTGCGAGCCGTGTGTAATGAACACTATTAAACAGTCCCAGTGCTCCAACGACGTCGCCGCCGCCGCTCAATTAAAAACCATTTTGACATTCGCTCAACATTAATAGTGCTTTTCTCTTCAGACTCTAGTATTTTTATATCTTCTACGACAACCTCAATGGGCTCCATTAAACAATTAATGTACTGGGGTGCAATGCTTTTTTCTAGGACTTCGTTTGGAAAGCCGTAAAGCTCCGTACAAAGACCTATGCTAGGCAATGGGGTTCTTGCAAATGCTTCTGCAACGGCTTCTGTGGTCGCTTCAAGAGTAGTTATGGTTACATGTTGGGCGTGCGCTTGTGCTTGAAGTACAACAGGAGGGCGCACTGGCACCGATGCAGGAAATGATGATGACGACGAGGATAAAGACGAACAACTGGTAGACTTACGCATTATAACAACCAACAAACTAATAAATACTTCTCACAGTGAAAGCTTTAATACCTTCATTTTTTGAGATGGGTTACAAAATGTCTGACTTAGAGGGCCATGGATAATTGCTATTTCCTAAGGTTAAGTATTTCTAAAAGCGCCATCATTTGATTGTATTTTTCTAACGTTGATATCGAGCGCGTTTCCGATGTTCCTTGGCGCTTAATTCCAAGTTCAAGCAGTTTGGGATGTCCCTCGATCGTAAATTTATCGCCCCGCGCATCAGATTCAGGACGATATGTGCAGTATTTTGGAATCATCTCTTCAGTCACTCCGCAATCAGGAGGCAGCAGGCTTTCAACCCGTTTGCGTAGTTTTGAAGCTTTGAGATCATTGTATGGGTCGTCTTGTTCGCGGAAGTTAAACGTCTCATAAAACGCTTTTTCGTTGTCTGTTAATTTGGAAAGTGTTTCTTGATCTTCATTGTACCCGGTTTTATCGCAATAAACCACCATATCGGGGTGATTTTGAAGTACCCATCGTACGAACTTTTTAGCAATTTCAATTTTGAGAGGCGTTGGATACTTTGGTCCAGATGGTGATTTCCAGAATAGTACTTTGCCATTCTTTGTTGCGCGCTTTATTTGAACAACACATCCCTTGTTTCCAGAAGCCTTTTGCAACCAGAAACCGGTTGGCATCGACGGAGCACCTTCTGCATATCTCGGCCGCTTTTGAATAGTAACTGTTGTGAAGTCATCTTCGTTCATGACAGGTTCAGGAGCGGCTGTTGTTGCCCGATGAGCATGAAACTGCTGCATATTTTCCTTGCGCGTCCCTACAGATAAATCGCGTAGCCAGTTACGATAAGAACCGTCTTCATGTAGAGGGGCTGAATCATCGTGAAGTATTTCTTTGTCCTCCGGAATTGGTCCATTAAAAGCCTCCCATATTAAGCGATGAACATAGAAGCGCACATCTTGGCGTACATTATCATCGTCTCTGTAGTGCAAAGCAACTGCCCGATATTTCTTGCTTCTATTTTTTGTGCCGATTGTAATAGTTCCTGAAGGCTTTTGGATGCGGGCATAGTTGGATATCTTGAAGGTCGTTTTGCCACCATCAAGCGTGAAGTCTTTCCATATTTCATCGTTGGGTATTTTCACAGTGAACGCCTCGTCTTTAGGCTTAAATTGTGCGCGCTTGCCCGAGTTTGCAGACATATCAAGCCACTGTAAGTTCATGATGTTCATGTTTTTGTGGACATTGTCGACATGATCGACAGTCCTTTCTGGTTTATAGTTGGGAAATGCTGAAATAAGCATGACATGTGAGACCAGCGAATGTACTGACACTCCGTCGATTCGAAATAGCACAGAGTTGTCCCCATCCTTGTAAGCCGTGTGTTTCAAGAGGCGGCCATTTCGAAATAGGCTTCTTATTTCATATCCTTCGTCACTGTCTAGAAAACGAATTTCGTATCCAGGTGCTTGTTGAATGTTGTGCTCTTGTTTTTCTTTGTCATACCGATGAGTGGATGCAGGAATCCACACATTATACTCAAAATCGCCATAAGCGTGTATAGTCATTGTTTATGTGTATATGTGTTTTGTGCACCGTAGTGATGTGGGCTTTCAATTTTTCAGGTTGTTGGGCCAGGCATAATATTGATTCATATGCAATGAAAAAGAAGATTGAAAAGTAACATGTAAATATATTTGCTTAGTTGGAATCGCTTCCTCCCCTAGGTTTCCCTAGGGGGCCGACTGTATCTTAAGCCGAGTCAGAATTGTTATCTTCTTCACTCTCGACCAACTCCCGTTCAGTCTGTGACGCCCAACCATTGCCTAACGTAGCGGCTTTAGGTTGTAAGCATGCGGGTTGCCCAATCCTTAACATTATTACCATACCTGTGTTCATTATTCACAGCCGGGCCCAACCTTTCGATTGGGCCTTTGGTAGTTAAGGCTCTAAGGGTATTCCCGAACAACAAGGAGTTTCGCAGGAGGGCTAGGGCCTCTCCCACTAACAACTAACTATGATGGGCAAAGCCCATCCCGGATGTCCAAACGATTTTTCCATTGCAAGGGTCCGGATTGCAATGGCGTGTTGTTTTTGCGCTCTTTCAACTAATTTGCAAAAGCGAGTCCACCCATTCCGCTCATAATTCTCAAAACATTGTAGTTTGTTGCGAACACTTTGACGTAGTCGGCGGAGGCACCCACCAGTTTTAGGCTGGCGGTGTCAATGCGGGACATGTTTAGGGAGCCGGAGGGCTGGTGCTCCTCGGGCTTCAGGGCGAACGAGTACACGTAGATACCCTTGTCGCCACCCTCAACGGCCATGGGGACGTTCTCGTGGTGTTGGAAGGGTTGCACCAGGGAGAAGTAGGCAGCGGGGCGCTCGGCGAATCTGTCGTGGCCGTTCAGTTGTAGCTTGGCGGCAGTCATGGAGTTCGTCTTGTACACCAGCTTCTCGGCGGCGGTTGCCTTGAGCACCCACACCAGCTCCTTAACGGGGTGGTTGAAGTTCAGCTTGACGTTGTTCAGGGTGGTCTCATCACCGGTGAACTGTAGCTGGTCGATTAAATATTCGTGGCTCATTTGGCTGAATCTACGTCTCTCGTCCGTATCGAGGAAAACATAATCGACCCATAGACGAGCCTCTAGGGGCACGGCAGCGGTCACGGCGGCGACGCCGGACTTGGTGGACACCTTGGCTAGCTCCTCGAACTCAATGTTGACCTTGACGTCGTGGTATTGCAGGGCAATCAGAGGCAGGGCCAGTCCGGGGTTGCGGCAGAACCAGAACTCCAGGGGGACGTACAGGGTGGTGGCATCATCGCCGCCAGCACCAACCATTTGTTGGTAGCCGGCTTGCTTGCCGACGGGCAGAGACAGCTCGTTCCAGATGTGCATCCACTCACCGTAGTGCTTGTCAATCTTTTGGCCACCAATCTCTAGCTCGACCGACTTTAGGACGGCTAGGCCGGCGAAGTCGACGTACGTACCGGCGGTTAGGGCGGGCATGTCGAGTTGTAGCCACATGCGGTGGATCAGATCACCGTTGCGGGAGATCTGGGCCGTGACGCGAGAGCCGAAGCGAGGGGAGCCGTTGAACGATTGCTCAATAGCCTCCATCGAGAAGTTGGTGTGGCGGCGGTAGACCACCTTCCAGAAAGTGATTTGGGGGTTGCCTGTTAGGTAAACATCTTGGGCACCGTAAGCGACGAGTTGCAAAAGACCACCGCCCATTTTTGACGAGGTAAAGACTTGGTTGTAATCTTAACGGAGAAAAAAAATTGGGTGAATCTGGAGAATTAGAGATGTTCAATTGATTGATGCAAAGGTAAGTAGTATGGCATCTATTTAAAGAACTTTGGCGACATCGACATAGACAAAGAAACATATGTCTTTACTTAATTCAATAAGAACTATTGAAGTAAATGGAGATGTGTTGTACATGGCGGGAGATGTGGGTAAAGCCTTGGGAATTCGCAACATTCGAAATAGAAACATGTGCGAGCGTGTTTTATGTGATTTTACGACGAAAGGAGGGTGTCAACAAGTATATTTTTTAACATTGAAGGGTTTTAAACAAATATTATTCTCATGCAGAAAACCGAATGTCATTCACATTGCTAATGAACTGGGCATTAGTTTAATAGACACAAAAATTGTGCCAATCGAAACAAGTACAATACATTGTATAATTGAAACATTTAAAAACCATATCATGACCGATCAGTATAATATAAACGGAAAACGGATTGACCTTTATTTTCCGAAGTACAAAATTGCCATCGAATGTGACGAAATGCACCATTCAAAACAGCAAGAGCAAGATACTCAGCGAGAAATTATGATTACATCCTGTCTTGATTGTTCATTTATAAGGTATCGACCATATGATAAAGACTTTAACATTTTTAATTTGATAGGAGTTATTCACGAAGCAATACTAAAAGCAAACAAATGATGCAAAAACGAAAATAAGTGAATTGTGAGTGGTCAAACGTTTATTGGCGATTCACCAAAAGCATTTAAAGACAGCAATGCAAGGTAAAACAACAAGATGGATATACTTCAAGCCTTCATTCTTGACGGAACAACAAATGACATAACGATCCAATGGAAGGACGAAACACCACTGTTCTTACCTAGGGATATTGGTAACATTCTTGGCATAAAGAATATTCGTACTTCTATCAAACATTTCGATGATGATGAAAAAGTAATAAATACTATAGATGGCAAAGAGACAATATGTCTTACTCAACAAGGATTGCTACGCCTTATTATGTCGTCTCGCAAACCCATCGCACGTCCATTGCAAAAGTGGATTCCCAAAGTTTTAACAACTATTCGTCAGACAGGAAAATTTGAAATGAATGATAAGGAAATTGAGCAAGCTACTACATGTATTCAACAAGAAGCTAAAACTTTACATAGCTCTCTAATTGAAGAATTTAAAGGTCCTAACAAGAATGTTGTGTTTTTTGGCAAGATTCAAAAAACAAACAAAAACACATCCCAAATAACAATCGGTTCCACAAATGACATCAAAGAGTTTTCTAAACAAAATGCGCACATTCACATGTTTTATGTAATGTGTTGTACAATGAATGAGGCTTTTGAAAAATTCTTACATTCACATTCTTATATTTCTGCATTGAAGTGCAAAGAACCATATAGAATTGACGTGTTTGAAATGACAGAAAATCACATTCAGAAAACTTTGCGAATCGCAAAATGTAATCTTCACTTATTTTCTTCCCATGCAAGCGCTGGAAAAGTGCTAGAAATGCAACAACAACGACTAAGTGACTCAGATAATGAGTCAGATTACATTAATCCAATCGTGCTCTATGGCGACAATCGAAAGTACACTCAAGCTCGTGGACAAAAAGTTCAGTGCTATTCCCAAGACGGCAAAACGCTTTTACAAACATACGAAGGTCACACGGATGCCATTCGCAAGCTAGCGCTAGAAGACCCATCCGCATTGCGCATTAAAGCTGCAATTCAAAACAAAACTGTTTATCGTGGGTTCAGGTGGGCTTCGCTTGACAGACACCTTGCAAATGATACTTTTCAAGACATTGGAGAGACCAAAGAATCAATTCAAATTAAGAAAGGGCTCGTTGCTATGCTCAATATCACGAAAACTCGCATTGAAAAGGTATACAGTGACCAAAAGGAAGCAAAGGAAGACCGACAACTCAAGTCGGCTGGAGCTGTTTGTTCAGCTCTTAAACTGCAACGTAAATGCCAAGGCCACTATTTCATGATGTGGAACGATTGCTCAGACGAGCTTCAAAGTGACTACATTGCTCGCGGAAACACACTACCCGAAAAGCGACAACTTTCTACAAGTCGCTCGATCGAAAAACTACACCCTATCACAGGTAATCCAATGCAAAAATACGCATCCGTTGCTGATGTTTTGCATGAAATGCGTATTTCTCGTAAGAGCCTTCAAAATGCTGCAGAGTTTGGATACATTGTTAAGGGATTCAAATGGCGGTATGCTGAATAGTGGTATTTTTCTTTTTAAACGTTAAGACCAGACAATGTCAAACACCCCCTTTGCCGCACTGGTCGACAGCTGGAAAGCACCTCCTAAACAACAGTCGTTGGTGACAAATATTCACCGACTCGAGGTAGATCTTGCGCTCCCCGATGCCGATGAAAAACTTAGTAAGCTTCTTGGAAGTGCCAATGCAGCTCAAATTATGACTTTGGAGTGGCTAAATGTAATAGTCCATGCAGCTGTGCAGTCGAATCCTTTTACTGGCAGGGAAACACTTGTCGGATACATTTGCAGTACCATATGGTTCGACGGAAAGAAACGTGTGCTTCAGTTCTTCCACAACTTCATTGACAAGAGCGAAATCAAGGCACTCTTTGATGCCCTTTTTGCCGAAGCCAAGTATTGTGCATGTATGTTCACTCTTATGCCACACGCCGCCCTAGGTGGTTATGGAATCGTATACGACGACAAATCAGCATCCTTTTGTAAAGTTGCAAACAGCACATATACGTTAAGCGACCAGTTTTGTTTGTTTATTCGAAAGGGTATACAACCCATCAACACTTCCGTGGTATCAAAGAAACCACCCGTACCTATGTTCGAAGAAGACCTTGCCGACTCTATTGAAGACCTAATACCAATCACAAAGCGTACACGAACATCGGATGAGGACTACTACGAATCCATATTACGCATTGAGCACGATAACATTCGTATGCGTCTACATTTCAAGATACACACAAAGACAACACCCGCACTCACCATGGATTGCTATGTTCGCTATCTTCCAGGGCATTTTGAACTAGATTTTAGCTGCATTCCACGAGTACAATCCACGTTGATATATCGCTCCTTTTCGGCGACGGATAATTCATCGGCAAACACAGAAAAGTACATCAAACCCATGATAAAAGTCCTGATTTCTGCTATGTCGTGCTTGTCAAACACAGAAATCTTTGATGCGCTCGTTGAGATTGACGTTCTCAATAAAAAGACAAACCGAACGGATGCCCTCATACACATTTACGAAACGCTTCGGACAAGTCAGGTATTCGACTATGATGAACAAGGTGATGATGAACAAGGTGACGACAGATACCAAGCGCTTTGGTCTGATACTCTCCGTAAAACATGGCCTGTTTCACAATCTTCATCTCCGTCCCTTACGAGGCCTTCTCAATCTTGGAAAGACATCAAACCAACCAGTGCGGCATTCAAAGCGCGGCAACCGATAGAGGTGGTTCTAAGTGGGGCGAATGAGTGCGAACTTAAATCAAGTCGCAACTGGGTTGCAAGCAGACAATGTGTATGCGAACCAAACTCGGTGGTTTATAAAGCATTGCAAGACGAAGATGTTGCGGGCGAAATAATATGTACCAAAGAGACCGAAAACGGCATTGCACTTCGTGTCACGTGTTTGGTAGCAAAGTCGGCCAAAATAGCATCACTTCTCCTACAAGAACTTGAACGATACGCCAACATCGACTACATCCACTTTTTACCATCAATTCCAAAGACGGATTGGTTTAAAACCCAAGGTTACATTCAACTTGCTTATACATCCCCGAGTTTGTACAAAATAATTAGAAATGCACCCAACACTTACAACCAGCAAAACTACTCCGACGACACGTTTGATGCCATCAAGTCCATAAAACAGTGGACCACAGGTGTTTATTATTCATTCAATCGTGCCCTTCGACAGGGAACAATCACGAAAGAGCACCTTGATTTCTACAAAGGAATTATGGCTTACTTTGAACGTTTTGGAGTGACATGTCCTTTCACGAAGGATGACTTTGACAATGTAAACATGACAAAAACAGAAACATTGGGAAAAAGCACACATATCCTTTATCGCGGCCTGTCACCAGTTGATAGGCTTGCACCTGGTAACGCATTCTTCGATTTATTTGATGGAGATTCCACAAAACCGTTGAATGATAAAGGCTTTATTGCATTTTCTAAAATAAGTAAAATCTCGAGCGATTTTGCAAGCAGATACGGTAAAGGCATGCTGCTTATGTTTGATATGAACGAGTTTCCAACAGGCTCTCAATTCATTGATATTGAACCAGTCTCAACGCTCAGCACCGAAAGAGAAATGCTTGCTATGCCTGGGACTATTACTCTCGTAGAAAAGCTACCTAACCTGAGTACACTTGACTATGATACTTGGAAAGCTCGGTACGCGCATGTGCCATCCTATAGTATTCAAGAGGCAGAAGCAATCGCTAAAATGAACACAGCTGCAGCACCAATAAATGACCCCTTTGCAAGCTTTTACAATGTTGATTTGACTCCACTCGTGCCTGGCCACTCCGCGCTTTCGACAAAAGCGTTGGCGAAGAAATCGCAAGCTGGAGGAGCCGCAAAGTCGATGGAAAACTTAATGAAACGGTTTGCAAAACACGCCCCCGACTCTAAAATCGACATCAATGGAAAGGTCGCAATCTTTTACAACATGGTTGACAATCGCTTCCAAATCTTGCAAGTAACGCGCATCTCTTCACGCACTTTCTTACCAGAGGAGTTGGAAAGCCTTGATGGTCAACAAAGCTCTTTGCCAAGCATAAAATCACTATGGGCTGCATTAGAAGCTGCGCGTGCAAGCAAAAACAAGAAACTCATTGTGCGACTCACGAAAAAGGCGATATTAAGCAACGTAGGGGTCGTTATTTTGAGCAATGCTCTCACTGTAGACTCATGGCGTTTTGGAGACCTTTACGACCTCCCAAAAGAGATGCGGAAAAGTTTGTTTACAGCCATTGAGGAGCATGGCAAAAAAGCATCACGCCACCATAAATAAAAATACTTTCTGAGCCCTCGTTAGACCGCTTTTATGTCCACCTTGTCAATCTTAAACAATCGTCAAGTACTGGCACTTTTGAAAACCGCCATTCTCACCAAGTTGCACAGCATGGGTGGCGTTTCCAAAATTGTCAGTAAAAAGATGTTAGCCGTAGCCGCCAACCTCAGAGATGGTGCTCCTGTTTCAGGTCCGCAATTGGCCGATGTCGAGTACGCAGAAAAGTACAACAATCTCGGATACCACGACGAAATCCTATCGTGGACCGATGACGACCGCTTCCCAAAACTTTACATGGAGGAGGTGTTGAACGGCCTTCCCTCGTCCAAATTACCAATTTTCAACATAATGTTCAAGCTTCAACGCGTTGTAACACGTACAAGACAGAATGCGTACGAACATATACCCATGGCGTTTTCTGCCTATGGCGGGTTTCAACGCCAACGTTCTGGCAAAGATAGAAATAATGCCAACCGAAAATGGAATATTGTATTCAATGACCCTGAACTAGAGACGCTAAGCATTGCAAACAAAATCGGTGAAATCGAGGTTCTCATAACCAATCCCGACAATCAGAAGGCGTGGGCAGGAACCATAGCTTTTGAAGCTGCATTGTGTGACTTAATTAGCCGTAAAAGTGGAGGCGGTGCGCGCTACAAGGCAGTCGTTGTCTTCACCAACACGCGTGAAATTAAAGGAATCGCACTCAAACATGGTTTCGTGGAAAAGGCGTACAGTAATAAAGAAATTGGGCCCCATAATCGAGACCCATTGCCTGTGGATAATCGCGGTAGTAAAAAATTAATGGTCTATAACAATAATCTTCATCAATCTGGAAACGCACCTCGTGAAGCAGGCCAGGCTCTATTGAATGTTATCAATAATGGCGTAAACCTAAGCAAGCTACATGAAACATGCAATCCTCCACAAAGCAAGGCCGTTTGGAGAAAGTGCACGTAATAAACCCTACTTAAAGGCCTGTTCAACTCATTTTATTTAGTTGCACACATGCTCAAAGAAAAATCAGGTAAAAAGCGATTGCCTTCTACAGAAACCTCTAAAGAGGTGACATTGGACGCTCGACACCAACAGTTCATTGACAACGTTGTTGACAAATGTGCAAGCTTGAAATGCCAGCATATCGAACGAAATGAGGCTAAAACAGAGATGCTAGCTTGGCAACATTGCATTCGAGAGAGCGCGTCTGCATCAAGGGAGAATCCAGGAGACTATAACATCGCTTGGTCCAGCAATTTGTACTGGATTGACCGCTTCAACACACTAGACAAGGCTATTAAACTCTTAGAGAGCGCGAGTGAGGAAATTGAATACTATGAGAATACGGGTGAGATTTTGTTCGAGTACTACAATTTATTAGACAAGCAAGACGTGTGCTCGGTTCCATCCGTCTTACAGCCGACCATGCCATCATCGCGCGCTCCTCTTAGAGGCCGTAAGAAGCATGGCGCACCGGTTGCAACTCGGAGTATTCTCGAAGCCTTAACGGGCGTGGCACCAGCACCTGCCAATGATGCGCCCTATCAAGATTCGTGCTCCTCATTCACATCCTCATTGTCGAATGTAGATGCCCCCGTTGTTGGACGCCCTCAAGGTGACAAACGGGCTCTTGTGGAGGCATACCTATCGCGTGTGGACCCAACGTTCGTTCCCACAAATGATTCAAGCGCCTTTATTGGCAACTGTCCAGATTGTAAGATTCCTCTGATGACGTATCTTCAAGAAGGTATCATGGTATGTACAGAGTGTGGTCACCAAGAGCTTATGCTCGTAGAGCAAAATAAGCCTATTCACCGCCAACCAACGAAAGAAACGAGTCATTTCTCATACAAACGCATCAATCACTTTAACGAATGGCTCTCACAATGCCAAGGCCAAGAAAGCACGGACATCAGCGACGAAATATTTGAACGCATACTCGCAGAGATTCGCAAAGAGAAAATTGATGTCGCGCGCATAACATATTACAAAATACGCGAGATTCTCAAAAAACTAAAATTAAACAAGTACTACGAGCATGGCGCATACATTATCTATCGCATCAACGGCATTCCGGCACCCAAGTTTAGCCAAGAGCTTGAAGAAAAGCTGCGTTCACTGTTCAAGGAGATTCAGGGGCCATTTTTGAAACATTGCCCAGTCAATCGGAAAAACTTCTTGTCGTACTCTTTTGTCTTGCACAAGTTCTTTCAGCTTCTTGAAAAGGATGAGTACACCTCGCACTTTCACCTTCTAAAAAGCCGCGAGAAGCTGCATCAACAGGACTTAGTATGGAAGAAAATATGCGAGGAGCTAGGATGGCAGTTCATTGAGAGCATCTAAGCTGAGCTGGCTGATTATTTACCTGTTTTTCCAACCGATGCATCCCATGCGGCTTGACGACTTGCTTGCTTGGGATGGTTAGGATGCATCATGTGCTGCAAGTAGGTTCTCTGTATTTTTGTAGCTTGCGTATCTGCTCGGAAAAGCGCAAGCATTTTGGGATTAGTTGTTAAATCTTCCATTGCAATTGCGCACCGGTTTAGCTTGCCCCCGAGAGTCAAAAGCCATTGAACTATTTCGGGTCGGTCGTTCATGACTGCAAACGCAATCAAAGGTATATTTTTGCCGGCCCACAGCCCGGGGTTTCTTAAAGGGTCGCGCGCCATCACATTAAATAAATGTTTTTGCATGATGTCGGTCACATCCATGTAAATATTGTTCACATTAAGCTTGTAGTGGCGTATGATAGAGTCTAATCTTATTCTATATTTGTTGTACGTAAACCTTGATGAATTCATCATGTAAACTAGATTTAGAAAGCACGCGTTCATCCAAATTTTGTTCTCGGTTCTTCGAATATCAAATTTATCATAAAAAGCTAGCAACAACTCGTTATATTTGTTTTGTAAGCAGATGTCAATAAATTCGCTAACAGGGTGCGTTTTGTTGTCAAGAAGTTCAACAACGATGATTGTGCTTTTGGGAAGCGCATTGAAATAGGATGTATAAAACTTAAGAAGCTTATGGCGAGATGTAGAAGATTCACTTTTAAAGATTTGCTCGAGAAGCACGTCAAAATGCACAAAATCATTAAATGGCTTTCTGAACTCTGGTGCATTGAGTATAACTTTTAAGGCAATATCGAGGGTTGATTGCGCAACGTCCTTGACGTTTGTCCACAGCAGTTCGAAATGCCAAAACCACCCCTTGCGAATTACGCGATTTATATGTGCCTCATTCGAAAGTGAATCCTTTATGAAATCGTTGTACCATTTTACCTCATCTGTAAGTGCTGCTCTAAGCTCTTCCCAAAATGGGTTTTTACCAAACATCTCGTCCGGTTGATGCTCTTGAAGCGTCTCTAGCACTTCCCTCATAAATGTCAGTTGTTCAAACTTATTTTTTCTATGCTCTTTGCACAAGTTGAGATAGCAATAATAAAGTCCCCAATTTTTATTTTTCATCCACGAAAACATCGAAGGTTTCCATAGAGAGTAGACATACATGTAGGCGGGACGGTCTTTCATAAATTCCCTGAGTTCTGCTGCATTGACATCCGGCTTTGCGAGAATGTCCATAAGTGCAGCAACATTAAGCTGAGGAATGGTTAGTTTTTTCGTGCGCGGTGTTCGTGGTGTACTTGCTGCAGATGTCGTGCGTACGGATGCAGGCAGTGTGAATGCGACACCAGTTGCGGCGATGTTGATTCCGCTAGCACGGGCGCGACTTCTTGTTATGCGTTCAGAAGGCTCCATACTACAAAAAACAGTCCATTTTATTTAAAAGAGAAATACCGTCTTTCTTTTTGTGAACTAATAATTATGTCAACTATAGGAGCATTACCAAAGACAGCAATTCAATGCATAGGTTCGTTTTTAGATGTAAAAAGCAGGTGTAAAGCGCGCTTATCGTGCAAACTGTTTGATGAAATACATGGTGGTTGCACCGAACATACAATCTACATTGACTTACACACATTGCATACATTCAATACGCGTTGCAATACCGCCGCAACACTTATGCCCTGCTTGAAAAAGCTTACACTTGTATTTAAGAATCTCGTGGGAGTGCATCCAATCAGTTCCGACGCATTGGACAAGTTTCCAAGCAATACAAACATTGAGATAGCATTTGAGTATTGTGATGAGGAGTTCATGACGTTCATTTTACGGTTGCCTTGGAAGGTATCATTCGCATTCATCTGGTTTCATAATGGTACAGAGACCCCTGTCCATCACGAGCTAAAGGAGGCAATAAAAACACGTCAACTCCCCTTTTCTACGCGATTCAACAGCAAACAGGCGATGTCTCTGTTAAAAGACGAAAAATTGGTTCCTCTTATGTCAAATGCTGTTTATGTTGTTCAAAGCAACCACTTTCAAACTCAGTACGGTTTCTTAGAATCAGCTCATGTCATTCACATTCCTCAATGCATCCCAAGAGTTCAATTAGAATTGTTTCATTATAACGTCATTGTCGAGCATCCAGAGAATGTGAACTATATTTCATTTTGCGCAAATGACATCAATGAAAACGATATGATTGGTTCAAACAGAGAGAGGTTATGTTCATGGTTTAATGCGGACCGCCTGAAAGACGGACGTCTCGATGAGATTGATATCTACACTCTTTCCTTTGCTCAATCGCATAGCCGTACAGCATGTTTTGCTTGTCATATGTTTGAAACATTGCGCACCCTTAAAAGCCGAGCCATAGTACGAATATATAACTGCGTTCAATCTCAATGCATGGCATTATTGCAAGAGTACCCTGATATATTTGTTGTCATCGTATGCAAGACTGACCATACTTACTTGATTGGGCACCTTGTGAAGTGCTTTTTGAAGCGTTCTCGTTCTCGACTTTGTGTTGTAACGGACGATGCATACCATCCTCGAGACGAATGGGCTAATTTAAACCTCGACAATCCATTGGATATTTACTCAATATTGCCGCCATTACTGAAGCATGAATGGTTCTGGGTACAATTTACAAAAAAGGACATAGTGACGCAAGTGAATAGCATGTCAATCATTCGAAATGGGAAATTGCCAAGCAACAGCGGCAACGGCATTAATCCCTGACCAAAACCACGAATGCTTTATTTGCTGCCAGCACTCTACACCATACGTGACACTTACATGTGGCCATGATGTGCACGTTCCTTGTTTGGTCCAATGGTGGATGCAAGCCCCTAATCAAGCAATGACCTGTCCGATGTGCCGCCAAGAAAGCGACGTTTGCTTTCTAGAACTCGAAACAGCGTCTCGGATGCCTATTGGGTTTTATCGAAAGACATTTATGGCACGGCTTCCCGTTCCAACGAGTACAAAAACCACATTTGTCAAGGTACTCGAAAGCGGTAGAGACCTGGCCCAATCTGCGACGATGTCTATGTGGCTCGGCAATGAAAAAAATGACGCACATAATGAATAAAAAGTAAGTGTAATAACAAAATACAAAATGGAGTACTTTGACGAGCTAGCAGATGGCTTTACGTCTATGCTATCCATGGGACCGTCTGTGAAGCGCAAGGATGACGTTCCTTTATGCGTTCAACAACGCCCAAATACAGTGGACGAATATGGAGTGTATGCCACAGAGTTCATCACATATGATGAGTATCTTGGTGATATCGATGGCGAACGCAAGTACGTATGGGAGGTCATTCCAAACGATTTCACACTGTTTATTGACGACGAATGCATCATTGACATGAATGCAACACCACGGGACATTTGCGCATACGTTCACGAAGACTTCTGGGAAGGCGTTGACCCTAATTGCGAACTCGTAAGGTTTGAGACGTGTGATGGCGAACTGCATGTCGGGTTCCGTACACTGCGTCCTATCATGGCCGGCGAGGAGCTCGTCTACAGGCGGTCTCAAGAGATGTGGATTGAATATGTAGAGCCAATGTAAAAACTATTTCTTTTTGTCACGTCACGTGTCCCATGTTCGCAATCCTTGCCCACGAGCCAATACGAATCCGACCGATTTCCTTGGTTTACGAAAGTAAAGGCACATATAGGATGTCAACATAAAAGGGTTTTCATCATCACTATTTCCATTAAATAAACGCAGTTCATAGGGTCTTTCATACACAATCGCGGCGTCTTTGTCACCATTTTTTGAGACCTTGAAACCATTCATTTTTGCAATTTTACCAAACTTGTCGATGAAATCTTGTTGCAATTTAATCGGCAAGTTTGGTAAGAATACACCAACGAATCTTGGATATTTCTGAGACACACCAATCGCATCTTTTAGTTTAGTGTGAGTTATAGTTACATCTTCGCTTACCTCCTTTTGACGTACAAACCGTTCAAAATCTTCATTCGCAAATAAGATGGACTCGTGATATGCACGCACATCACTCGTTCCATTCCGTATTCCAGAAAACTTTTGCAAAAGAGACTTATATTCCTTGGTAGGAACAGGTATTCCTTGGTAGACATAGAAGTCCGTAGAGTTTTTTGTAACGTTTGAAAACAACGTGTGTAGTACATCTAGCGAGTAGTACATCTCTGGACATTTGGGTACATTTGGGTACATCTGTGTATAGGTGGTCCACTCAGCGCCAATGTCGTGAGCTTGTGATAAAAGTTCGGCTAGAGCGTGTGTTTGAAGAATGCGGTCCCAATCTGATGACTTAGGACTGTTTTTCTTGAGTTGTTCTCGAGTGTATGGGTTAATGTCTTTCAGGTAATCCTTCCACAATTCTGCGTCTGTTGGCGGCGCGCATAAAACCTTCGGCAAGGTTCGTGCTTCACTCTTTCTCTTGCTTGTTTTTTTGGGATTGATTGTTTTACTCTTCGGCGCCATCTAATTAAAAGCACGCGTAAAATACAAAAACGCACTGGGAAAAATAAGGCATCTAAGCATCCCGAATCAAATGACGAACACCCGAAAGGTCCATGTCACTGAGCCGGCGGTACTCTGGTTTGCCATTAGGCATCATGCGTCGCACAAGATAAGGCAATCGGCCTTTGCGCAACTCTTGAAGGGCCACGCTGCGAAGCTCCATGTTGCCGCGAATCTTGAAGTTGGCAGGCAGGTCCACGAGGGGCGGTGCACCCTTGGAAAGATGCATGGTGCGCAATGAAATCATCGAATTGAACTCGTACTTAGTCAAAATGTTGTTTGTCGCGCGCACGGTACTGGTATCATCGAGGAAAGCCTGCACGCGCGTGACATCATCGACAACGACAGCCATTCCTTTTATAGTTGCAGTCTATGCTTCTAAATGAGTTTCATTTTTTTTCGAGTCGCCAGAAGTGACCGCAGTAATCGCAACAATACAGATACTTCATGTGAATGGGGTGATACTTCACGAAAAGTACCTGCGGCTTGTCCTTGGGCCCGGTACAATTCGCATTTGGGCAAGGCATCGAAGGGTCACATACCCTTGGCAGCGTAGGGTCGCAGCGGAGATACGGAGTCTGATGTTGTAGGTAAAGAAGGTCATCCTCTGCATACAACGTCTGAGTCACACGAAACGCGCCGCCATCGTGAACCTTTTCGAAGCCACATGCTTTGCAGAACTTTACAAGGCGAGGTCCCTCGTTGCCGTCTTCACCATCGCCGTCACCAGCGCCTTCGGCGCGCAGGTACACCATGTTACGACAAGCATCGCAAAACTCCATTGTTGCTGGATGTCTCCTCTCTATTAAGGGTCTTCTATCTTTAAACCTTCCTTTTTTGCAATCGCTACGACTTAAAGCCACAACATACCACAAAATGACAGTAGCATGCAAAAGGAACGCGGCGTTTTCTATATTCACGGGATTCACACCTCTTCTCTGCGAAACCGCCAACCCGCTTTGCATCAATCTATGCAATCACTGCGGCTCGCCGCGCAAAAGGCAGGCTTTGAAGTCATTCCTCGATTGGTGTTGAGCCCCAACCCATCGGATATCCAAGAAGCCTTAAAAAACTACGAAGGTCGCATTGACTACTCTAAACCGACGGACCCACCTCTTGCAAGCGAGATTGAAGCACACATTCACACACTTAACTTGCAAGAAATATCAAACCTCGAAAAGCACCGAAAGGTATGGGAGTTTATTGGGACATCAACATCGCCTGAGGGGCTCCACATGGTTATTGAAGACGACGTTACCATCCACCCCGAGTCGGTTAGCAGCCTTCCCGAAGTCATTCAGCAAGCGGCCGCCAGCGGTGGCCTTACTGCATTATGCACTATGAAAAGGCCTTTGTGGTTGAGCAAAGAATGCTACATCATTTCGCATGCGGTAGCAAGCGAGCTATTTGCGGCAACTCAAAAAATTAAGTTTAATGTTCGCGGGCACTTATCGCTATGGGCAATCGAAAATCAAGATAAAACAACATACGCACGCGCCACTATCGACGGAAGCAAACTAGGCTTATTCCCATCCGCCGTTCACACACACAACCCGCTAATCTTCAACAAGGATTATAATGAAATGCTCGAAATCATGGCAACTACCAAAGAACCCGCCGCCATGGTTGCATGCATTCCCCGGTTTGATGCGACTTGCACCAAAATGTCGCCGCCATCGCCGGATTTCTTACATTTACTTGGCATACTAAACCATCGCGCGGGACAAAACGCTCGCGCAAAAGAGTTATTTATGATGGCCATCAATGAAATCGTGCGACAGGGAGGCATTTTAAGCACGACAAGCGAGATTCTTACAAATGCGCTTGCCATTAACAAGCACTTGCAAGACACCGACTTCAACAGCCTTCCATCTAAGTACGAGAAGATGAGTTCATTGCCACTTGTATAGCCCGTTTGACCTCTTGAAGCAAGTCTCTACGCAATACATCCATGGTTGACTGTATTTCCGCTAGTGTTCCGGCGCGCATGGCATCTGACTTTTCTTGCATCATAACTTCATGTGACTCCTTGACAGTCGTGTACATTTGGTCAATGTGCTTCATTGTAACCACCATAGATTCCATAGTGGTCTCTAATGCCTCCATCCGCGCACGTAGTCGATTCATTTCTAACGCCATTATTCCTTTTGAAGTAATGTGAGAAGTATAAAAAGAATGGATAAAGAAGGCTTACTCGGAAGGGGCATCAACGGGAGCTGCGCACTTGCATGCAACCTCCTCAATCTTTGCCGCTAGTTGGGCAATAACTTGCTTCATGTTGGAAGTCTCCTGTGCAGAATGGTTGACAATCTGCGTTGCAATGTTGTCAATCTTTGCCGCGAGTTGAGCGATGATTTGCTTTAGGTTGGAAATCTCTTGTGCGGAATCGCTTGCAGTCATCGCAGTCTTGGAAATGCTGGCGCGCATGGCATCCATTTCTTTGAGAAGCTCAACCGACGGTGCCGGCGCAGCAACCGCAGCAGGCGCGGGCGAGCCGGAACCAATTGTGTCTTTGAGTGCTTGAATCTCATCCATGAAGCGTTTCTCAAGGCGAGTGAATTGTAGGTTGTTCATTGTGTTATATACTACAATGCCATCTTTTTTTTAAGTAGAGGAAGCCAGCGCAAGTATTTCATTCGCCGTTGGTCGCAAGTCAATATACCCCTTGTCGCCTTTAAAAGCCCACTTTGGGTTGCTAATACCTGAACATCCCGTCAAATCCCAAGAATCAGCATTGTAGCAGAATGGTTGAAATGGTGTGCGTATGTCGGCTTTCCGGAATGATAGTCTCTTCGCGCCAACAGGGAGTTCACATTCGCCGCTCTTTGCGTCGCATCCACCACGTGTCCCCGTGAAATACGGGCATTCATCATTGCGTGTGCACTTTTTGTCCCATACGGTCTGATTCGGTTTACGGAGACCAGAAACATCATATGGACTTTCGCACGCGGTGGGTGTTTGGATTGTTTCGTCGCCATAACAAGTAAATTGTGGCTCGCCATCATCCTTGGGGCGCTCAACGAACGCGGGCGGCGGCGAGGGAGGCTGCAACAATGCTGGTGCTGGTTCAGAGGAAAACCCTTCTAAAGTAGGCGGGGCTGGACCGTTAAGGACGACAGCAACCATTTGAAGGGTGGGAAGCATGGTTGTTCGTTCGCGAGCCAATACTCTTGCGCGCCCTCCTTCAACGATTGAAGCGAGTGATACGGACTCCACTGTAACTGTAGGCATCGTTAAGCGCAACCGGTCTTCCATGAGACGTTGGAATCCCATAATATTTACATTTTGACGGACGAGAAGCTTTGTGTAAGACGAATCTGGTATGATGTATGTAGCGATAATTTGCAAAGGACCAGATAGAAGACGGTCGAATTGTTTCCACATACGCCGAGGAACGTTCACTAGGCGTACAGCTTTCAAAGAGATACGGTGTCCATGTAGCAAGGATAACACGAAAAGAAGGGACGCTCTGTCTGTGTATCCAATGGTTTTTCCAACCAAGTCATAACCACAATCCATCTTAAAGCCAACGACCAAGGATGTCACTGCAACAAAATAACCCTTTGGCATTAGAATCTGAGGAAGTGTACCATAGTGCGCTTGCGCATCTTGAGGGTCCGCCATCAAAAGGGTTGAAACTCCCCCTACAACATCGCGCACGAGGTCAATCGGTAGACTAGGGGCCGCTGCAAGAATGCTGGGCCAGCGAGTGACGTCAAATGGGTAAATGTTGTTAATATGGGTCCGGTCGGAAATGAGCAAAGGATTATCACTCAGCCATTTCGTACCACCTGCCGTGACAAAATGTTCTGCTCTTTTGGCGTACCGTGCGACAATTGCACTTAGTGTCAAAACAATCAACAGAAAAATGACGCTTTTCAATTCCTGTCCACCCATTACAGAAGGAGGACGATTTTTTCTCTTGCGCGGAGTAGAGGATGATGCGCTTATTTCTGACCATTTTCATTTACATTGCTCTTGTCGCAGGTATATTTGCGTTGCACCCAAGTTTTCTGTTTCGTGTAGAAAATGAAGAGCTCGAGCTAAAAGCCCCTGGACTCGCACAAGATGGCTCTCAATCCGTCATAGCGGCGGCTGTGTTTTTCCCGCTTCTTGCGGCGGTTGTCTATTACGTTGTTGCAGTGATGCACTTCTCTACCGAACGCCATACCATGAATTGAGTGGAACGTTCATCGTGTATGAGGTCTCATCATCCTTTACTACAGTGGCATCGTCATTTTCAGATGAACTTGGGCTTGGCTTCCCTTTTACTTTTTACATAACAGAACAAGAATCTGTTTGCTTCGGTTTGTGTTTGCGTGCGCGGCCACCTGATTGTCCTAGACTTAGTAGGGCGTCGGCAGCATCTCTCTCAGACAGTGTGGGAGAAACATGCGACCGCACGATAACGTTGCTGTTTTCCTGCACCTTGACATTTATTTCGCCAATCGCTTCCTCAATGTCTAACACATTGGTTAACGAACTATGTGCTTTGCAGTACATGCGCTTGATTTCCCGCTGATTGCTGCCGAAAGAGGCATTGTAGCCACTATAGAAGTAAACATTCACCGGATAGGGCTCACTATTTTTTATTTTGATGATCGTTGATTCCATCAGCATCCGTAGAACCTTGAAATTGTGAAGGGTGGTGACGCTTTTATCGAATGTAACGAATATCTTTACTAGCCTGGACTCTTTCTGTTTGTTTCCAAAAACGAACGATGGGTCGTATTCAACGCGTGCGGTCACAAGAGGGGCAACCATTAGCATAAACTACATATGCATAACATTTTTGCGCACTGAAACAGTAAGGACGGAATCCCAAAAATTAAGAAAACTGCGGAATTGTATGCAAAACGGCGCTGAAATGTGTTCTCAATGAGATGATACGTTTACAACCCACTCCCGCTTTGCAGCATGTATAATCTTTGAAAGAGTCATAGTTGCTTGTGCACAAAAACAATATAGCTAAATCCTTTTTTATGAATATTGTGTGCCTAGCCAAAAATGGAGCACTCATTATAAAGACATGACCACTCATAAACACAAAGATAATTATGGCACTCGTCCCCATGCGCACTTGGCACTACGCTTCTCCTGCCACCATCGCAATGCTAAATCCGCACGTGGGCGATGGTGTTTACACTGAACTTGGCGCCTACGAGGAAACGAATACACATACCGCACATACATTGTACCTAACAAACGGGTACTTTGTTAATGCACGCTACAAGTTTAATCAGATTGTTACAATGATTCACGAAACGGGTGTGCGTGCACCAACTGTGTTCTTGGAGCCGTTCGCACTCCATGCAAACATGATGAGGTCGGAACTGAAAGAGCATGCCAAGTTGGCCGCCGGCCCAACCTTTCGCCGCCTGCTGCGTCGCGCGTTGCTCTTACGCCTATTGTACGCCATTTGGCGCGCCAAATATGTGCGACGGAAACGCGCTGCCCTTGCCATTCAAGTCGCATGGCGTGAGGCGTGGTATAATCCCAATCATAGCCTTTGTCAACGACGCCTCAACGAGGAGTGGAAAACCATGCTTGTAGAAGTGTAACTTAATTTAGCTCGGCAACTAACTTCTTCAACACCTTCGTTGGCATGAAGTACACTTCTTTTTCTAGTTTAGTAAGAATTGCAAAGTAGCGCTTCAACTTGTCATAGTACACTTGGTACTCTTTATGATTCATTCCATTATTTACGGTGTTTGATATCTCCGAAGACGAGAGGCTCTCGATGTACGCCATAGTGTTATGGAATGTTTTTGGCTCCTCCCAATTAGACCACGCCTTCAATCGCATAACTTGGGAATCTGTGAAAATGCGAGGGCGCAGTATATGCTCGTATTTTTTGGGAAACTCAATCGGGTCACCTCTGTAGAAACCAAGGTCCGCGATGGACGTGATGACGACCCACTTGTTTTCCGATTCCTTGAAGCAAACGTTTTCAAAATCTACATCGGCGTCAATCGAGCTTCGAATAAGGAAGCCAGGGCCTTCTAGACCAGACAATCCTTCAGGGAACGCTGGTGATACAATACTTAGTAAGATGGACATGCGTTCCTTCTTTTCAGGGTGAGTGAGTCTTAGAGGCAAGGGACGGATTGTTCGTGGCGGCGCTGGTTGCGGCGTTGGTGGTGACATAGGCACAGGCAGAAGAGGAGGAGCTGAAGGGACTGCACATTTTTCGTTTTTCCTGAAGCAGCAGAACATTTTACAAGTAAGCGTCTTTTCTCTTAAACCACTCATTTTTTAGGTACCCATTTTTATGCGTGGCTATCACAGAACCACAACCCAATGCCCCGCCGGCGTAATGAACCGGACTATGACAAGTTGCTGACGTCAAAGTTGCAAGCCCTTATGAATGTTACTCCAAGTGTTCATAATCTTGAACTTTCTGATTGGGCTATGATTCCAGAAACGGCAACTATTATTGGAGGCCCACAGTTCGCAGGGGTAACTCATCTCAAACTAAATGCATACGAGAAGGTGGATTATGCCTTCTGGATTATGCCTGGTTTCTCTGCCCTTCTGTCACGGTTAACACACCTTACGCTTTTAGGAAAACATTTCGTTGTCGCATTTGGAACCGCGCTAGCACGCGTACAGCGGCCGTATTTGCGCGACATAGATGTATGGCAACCAAATGCACTAAGAGCTGTTGTGCGCGCCGCCGGCAAGGGCGCTCTACCAGGACTGCGGCACCTTACTCTTCATGAAATTGGTGAAGAGACATCCGTTAAAGTAAGTGAAATAATGGCATGTACCCAAATCGAGAGCATCAAGTTCAAGGCGTCATCAATATTTAATAAAAATGAAAAGCAACCCTCCCCATCATTGGTACGGGCATTGTGCAAGCTACCACGGCTTCGTATACTAAACATCGAAGTAAGCTGGCTGGCGAGAGAAGCTTGGAAAAGTGCGCTGCAATATGCAACATCGCTAACGGACCTCCGAATAGATAACGGTTATTCGGATGATGACACAGAAGATACTGGAGTCATGGACTTGCGAGGCGTCCTAAGTGGTTGTGCAGCGACGCTTCAGAGTCTTCACTTGGGGCAACATACCATGTTTAATACAAGAGACCTTGCAAATGCTCGTGCGCTAAAAACCATTAGTGTGCAATGCTATCATCTTACAACAGATGACATTCGGGCACTAGTTGTTTTGCCTGCTCTGCGCGAGCTACATGTGAAATCACACTGGATGGAAAAAGGGGATAGTGCGCGGCTCATTAAACAGGCCATGAAGTGTTGGGCTCGGAACGTACCCTATGTGCTAAAGGATTAGTCGATTCGGACTTAAAGTCATCAATGTATATCAACAAAATGTGGTTGGACGAACAACATAACGCTATTGCTAAAAAGGCAGTCAATGATAGAGAGCACGTTTATGCTGAAAAGCTCAATGCAAAGTATGGTATTAACATAAAAGACCTTACCAAGGCTACATTCAACAATGACACAAAGGCATGGCTCCCCACATCAACGAATATCAAAAGTTTCACGGATGATGGTTGCAGACATTACATATATCAAGGCAAACATTATCGATTAAGCTACCTATTTCACGACAATGAATGGTTTGAGGATACAGACCGTTGTGTGATGTGAAAGAAAAACAAAGATACTTATTTTTGCATCAACGCAAACGAGTTCCACACCATGGACATGTTTACGTGGTTATAGACATGAAAAAGTGTATGTGTGTACCTATTCGGAATTAGAAGCCCGAGCCCAAACAGCGAAAATGATGCAATCCAATGCAAAACAATGGATACATCCCCTGTACTCAATAATATGCTAATTCCATTGAAACCATACGCGATGTACCTATGCTTTTTTATATTCAAATTGATGAACTTTAGGTGGGCGAGCATCAAACACGTTATACACATGGCACCATGTACACCATACGTCGTATGCACACCCGTTACAATGCATGCAACCATCTGAGCAACAAGGTCATATTTGAGCCAATTCATGCTAGGCTTTCCATTTGCATGTGAAATCAGGTGATGCAATGCGCTCAATTTGCACATGACCGCGTAAGCAATTGGAGATATAAACTGCATATGTTTCATGTTATAAGCCCTGTAAAAAGCATAAGGTATGGCTGGCAGCATAGAAATACTGTTGAAAAGTTCCCCACTATTGTACATGCAACGCCGCCGCCTGTGCCTTTCTTATCTCCCACATTGTTATTTTAAGCACTTTCATAGAATGCCACCATGACATGAATACAAGAGCGATGATAGGATGCATCAAAAATACAGCCAATGTCGTGTTTTCTGTTTCCGTCCACACAACACGGAGCGTCTTGTAGCATGTCCATGTAAGCGCAGTCGTCCGACATGGTACGTATGTTCCTGCCATTGCTATGGTGCATGCAAGGAACAGCTTTTGATGACGCGCTTTGCATTCGCGTAGAACGTACCAAGGATACAAGAAGATATTTGACGCCTCTGCCCAGAACATCATGTGTGTGCCGAGCACAACGGGATAGTATCCATATTTTGCAGTATTCAGCAGCAATATACTGGCAAGATGATGAAAGAGAAAGGTCCAATCACGTGAGAATTGAAAAGCACATACGGCAATACTATCATAGACGAAGTACGATGTAGAGAATCCAATTGCCATTGAGAGGAGTTCCGAGCTCTCGTCAAAGTCATTGCCTAAGTAAAGCAAGAACGCAACGATTGCATAGCAGTGAAGCCCGCTAGTAATTGACTGTGAAACATTGTGTGCGCACAAGGTTGGCCAAAATCGGCTTTGAAGTTGTTTGCATGCAATATAGACGCCGGCAAAGAAGGTAACCAACATGTCTTTCAGTTAGTTGTCAATTGACGACTTTTCGTTTAAACCAATATCAGTGTCGGTGTCAGAGTCGAATGTGATTCCGTATGACTCCGATGAATCTGAAGACGAAGACGAAGACTCTTGAACAACGTAACTCCGTAGTTTTTCTTGTGTGTTCTCTTTCTTCAAAATGGGTACAGCAATAGCAATAGGCTTTGGCACAATTGGTACATACACTGATGTTGCAGTCCCCATATGAATATGCTTCTTTTCGTTGAGTTGGAAAACATCGTACGCTCCATCCACTCTTACAATCCTGAACTTCTTGTCATTTGCTGCTTGTCCTGTCCATACATTGCAACGTCCTACTTGTTTATAGGTTGACATATCAACCGTCATCATCAATATGTTCTTTTTCTTCAAAATATTTGTTCCGAGCATAATCTTTTTCACCAAGTTTTGAACGACACTATTCTCGTAGTAAAGATGAAATCCTACCAGGGCCGTTGTTTCTGATTTGAAAGTGCCCAGATGCCCTTTCGTGTGCTTGTAACGTAAATCATTCACTGATATGACTTGCATTTTACTTAGGGTTAAGTTAAAAATCTTCTCGCCCAAGTAGCTCATGAAAGCAAGCTACAAGCACCTATTTAAGAAGCTAATGGCCGAGAACAACAATGAAACTCCTTTACAATCCTGACGCAGAACAAGCCGTGAATGCATGGCTAGATTGTGTAGGCAGTATAACATCTTGGGGACCCGCATGCGTCCTTTGGCTTGTTGGTCCATCAGGGATAGGAAAAGCGTCCCTCATTAAGCATTGGGCAACCGAGCATGATTGGGAGCTCAGCGTCATTTCTGCAGACACACATCATAATGCAAAAGAGGTCATTGACCAGATGGGAAAAATATGCAACACGCAGTCATTTGCGAGTGCATTTGAGGGCAAAACGCCTAAGCGTGCAATTCTAATAGACGACCTAGACATTTTTGCTTCTGCTGACCGTGGATTCTTTGGTGGATTTGTAGATTGTTTTAAGTACATTCATTGGAAAGCGGCCCCATGCATTTGCATTGTCACGGAACAGTTAGAAAAGCGTGTGCAGGATTTGAAAAAAGGCATCGTCATCAAAATGCCAGCACCGTCGGACACGGCAATTGCAAAATGGCACACAAAGCCAGAAAGTAAGGTATCGCTATCATCAATGATAAAGGAATGTAACGGCAACATGTCATACTTGAAGCTTCTTGAGGGTTCAGGGTTACCTAGCCAAGTAATGGACCGCGCGTTTGGAGCGCAATGTATGTTTGATTATCCTCCTTTGAGCGAACCCATTTTGAGAAGAGTGATTATGGAAGACCCTTGGTTTCATCCATTGCGCTATCATGAAAATGCATTGACCGAGATTTCAAAGCGAAAGGGGTCTGTCGCTTCAAAACTAGCTGTTTACAAAACAACAATCGAAACGTTGATTGCATGGGATGCACTTATAGGTCCAAGTGGCGGCTTATCCGACGCAACAGAAATAGCAACGGAGCTTATCGTATGCGCAATAAGGCTTTTTCTAGGTAAAATGAAATGCACCACCAAAACGCAAGAATCAAATGGCCCGCTCCCGTTCACAAAAATGCTTTCTCATTTGTCGTTGCAAAAAAAACATAGGAGAGAACAGTACGATAATACACCATTCGGCTTTCCGTGCCCTTTTTTTCTATGAAGACAATAGTATTACGGACGAAGGATGGCGGACCGTCAGCAAGGCTATGATGACTTTGGCGAAATGGGTGATGCGCCCCCCGCCAACAATTATGGCGAACCAGACATGCCAGAGTACGTTGCTCCACCGGCACCGGCTCCGGTTCCCCCTCCAGTTCCCTCTTTACCGCCGGCAATGGAAGAATCTTTAAACGAAAAAAGTAATGAGCTGCAAGAACAAGTAAGCGATAAGATGAACTCTGCCGCCTCGTCAATTAAAGAATCGTTTTCCAAGTTTGATAGCAATCGCGCCATCTCGATAGCACTCACCACAATTGCAGTACTCGCCGTTTCGGGTATTGTAGTTGTTTCGCTTTATTACATGATGAAGAAGGGTGCGGTGAAAACGACATCCGTTCTTCTCGCCGAAAGCAAGGTTCCGCTTTTGGGTAGCGAGTACAAAAAGCTCGATGGTGCAGCCATTCCTCGTGCATACAACGGCAAGCGTATGACTATTTCGTTCTGGGTTTATATTCACGATGTTGACCGTTACAAGGGCGTGTACCGTCATATCTGGCATCGTGGTGACAAGAGCGTTGTTGGCGGCTCACCCATCGTGTTCCTAGACAAAGACACAAACCGTATGCACATCCGATTCGAGAAAACAACAAACATCACACAATCACTGACAATGGCAGCGCCTTTCGATGGTGTCTTTAATGAGAAAATAATGGACCGTGCATCAGGTAATAAGGCAGAATCAAAATTTGAAGGCGCAATCGTCGAACCTTCGCAAGCCCTAGACCTTGATTTGGCAACACATGGCATCACTATTGACTACATCCCTCTACAACGATGGGTTCATGTGGCAATTGTGGTGAACGAAGAAATAAACGGTGGCATCATTTATGCCTATGTCGATGGCGAACTGGTAAAACAAGAGATGACAGGACGCAAAGTCAGCCGCGAGGTCGTTGTTAAAGGATATTACGCAAATGACGCAACCAAAACGAAAAAAACAATCCAAACGACCATTACAAAGGAACGCGACTTCAAAAACCTAAATCTGGATAAACCAGGGGATGTGTACACTGGAGGCGCGACTGTTGAAGATGTGGGCCCTGGATTTTCGGGTCTCACCGCAGGCTTCTACTTTGCCAATCATGACCTAAGTGCAAAGGACATCTATGCCATCTACGTGAAAGGCCCCGTTGACAATCTGGCATCCAAGCTTGGTCTGCCCGCATACGGTGTGCGCTCGCCCGTCTACCGCATGTGAGAGTTGCGAAGAAGGCTTTCCAAGTGATGGTTGATGTACGACCGATGTGGGGGCTCCATGGTGATATATTCGTAAATGTCTAGACGCCAAGATGGCCCTACATCCTCATCGGGTGCGATGCGAACGATGTCGTTCACCAACCATAAATCAAAATAGTTTAAAAGGCATTGTTTTTCCACCAATTCTAGTTCTTGAGAATGGATGTTTAGTAACGAAATAGGGCGCCCACGTTCGCCGCTATCAATCGGCATTTTGCCATTGACAACCATACCGTCTATGTTTCGCCCCTGCCGTTGGTACTCGTTCAGTGCTTGTTGCATGCGCTCGGCATGTCTTTTGTACCGAAAACCTACTATACAACTCTTGGTCGGAATGCTTTCCCCCTTTTTGTACCCAACGGACGCAATCTCTCTATGAACACAATACAGCGACTTTCGCGCAAGAAGAAGGTATGTTGGGTCCTTGCTGTTATGCCGAGGAATCCCTCCTTTTGATTGAAATCGCAACATAGTGTGCACTTGTATACTCTTTACTTTAATAAGGCTTTATATGTTCATTTACAAGTAGCGTGCTCAATGAACAACCTCACAAACCTCGCTGCCATTGGAAAGCCACTACTTCAAATCCGAATGTATCGTCCCATGTTGGTCACACTCATCCATGAGTTTATAGACCTACATCGGACGGCACATTTTTTGGTTGGTGTTTGTATGCGGCATTCTACTGCTACATGTACGGCTGCACAATACGTTAAACAATTAAAGGATGTTGAAACATTGTTTGAAGATGGCTTTAACGTCCAGTTGAAAAAGATGAAGGTTCCAGCACTTGTCAACATGTCGATGCAACTTGGTATGACATATGATTATATACTATATGTTAACGTTCTCATCACCAGACTGCATACGGTTTGTGCGAGCTTGCAATCCTACATGATGTATTATTTAGTTTTACAAGCAAACAAAAAAGACGTGATGCTCGGAAAAGTAAAAGCACTCGACGCAAAGTGTGTACCAGAGCTGAGCGTAGAATGGAAAAAGATTGCCAATTTGAACGAACACGATTATGAAATCCAATTTAGTTCCGGACTAAAAGGCCTAAAGAAGCTCATACACGCGGAACATGCAAAAACAAAATCGCGCAGTAAGTCACACTCACACATCTCACTCATGCACTAGGTTGCACGATTCTTTTTGTAAAAGCATAGTAGAGTAGTATGGCAGTCGTCGCAATGATTGGCGGGTTCGTCCAAGTGATACTAGCATTATTGGTTGTCGTCGGATTTTTCCTTCTTGCATTCTTCATTTTCAACAAAGAAGCAATTGAGGCGGCGGCAGTGAAGCGTTCTGTGAGGCAAAAGACATACATTTTCCGCGGAATAAAAGATTTGAAAGACAACAATGACGAAACATACGATACGAGTGACCGTTCACATCCCACATTCCGTGAAATGCCAAACTCGGTGAACCAGCTTGGTGGCGCAGAGTTCACGTACTCATTTTGGATGTACAAGTCAGAAAAGTCAGTAACAACGCCAAAACTTTCGTTCGGTGTGAATGATGAATTAGATGATGACGACCTCGTTTTATTAGTACGAGGCTCAAATCGCAAACAAGACTATTTAAATATTTGCAAAAAAGAAACCTCATTGAATAATGTCCTTGTGAAATGTCCATTAATCAAATTCCAAGGGCAAAGTTGGGAATATCTTGTTGTTGAGCTCAATACGGTTCAAACACCGACTGCTGTGAAGGAGCAATCCAAAAACATATGTGGTTCTACTGCCGCACGCGGCTGGAGCAAAGCGAATAGCCATAAAATTGCTCTTGCGGGATTCGATGAGGCCAACTTCATAGATAAATGGTTCAATGTCACCGTAACTGTGAGCGACACAGAGCCCAAAGACAATCTTCCCGTGCGAAACAAAGTTCATGTCCGCATATATGTGAATGGTGTTTTAGAACTCGACAAATACGTGGATAACAATCTTGGAGATGTTACAAGTGAAAACCCCAGCCTGTTACTGCAAAATAACGGACCTTTACATGTTGCCCCACAACTGAAGAAAGGTTCGGATGGAACAGGCCGTGTAAATCCACTTCCAACCAAAGACGACGGGCAACTGTACATGGCCAACCTTGCTTACATGTCTTACACCGCCTCCCCTGAGGAGGTTAAGGCTCTTTACAAGGAGGGATTCGACCGCAACATCGCACCATCTGTCTCACAGTCTTCAACAAACGCAGACCGCTACAGAGATAGCATGAAAAACAAAAGCACAACATCTGGAGAACCACAATTGCGCTCGTTCTAAGTGTCATTTTTACTTCCTTCATTGAGATGTAGAGTGAGCGGGCAGAAGTCATGGGAGGCGGTGAAATGCAACTTTTGGCTCCAACGTCATCGGCAGAGTCGGCGCAGATGGAATACATTGTGGGGTCACCTCAGATGTCCTACTTTAAAACTGTGTACCGCCGCCATACCAATTTTGCCATGGAGAGCATCCGAGAATCGTTCGTGACCAAGCCTATGTTGGACCAAGTGTCCAAAAACAAGTTCACGTGCACCTTCACGGGCCGCAGGGCAGATGCTCTTAAAGAAATCTACTTTTGCTTTCAGCTGCCGGATATTTATAGTGATGATACCATGCGTTTTCAGTGGATTGATAAACTTGCAAACTACTTGATTTTCAGATGTAGTATAACCCTTGATAATGGACGCAGTATTGACGAACAATATGGTGAATGGATGGACATTTGGAACTCCCTCACATTGACGGACAGCAAGCGCACATTTTATGACGAAATGGTGGGTAACTCTGCTAGCAATTCAGCTCCACTTGACTCACGACCACGTGTTAAGATTCGCAACAACCGCATGCAGTATAAGTTCTACCCCAATGGACGCGCCGGTTCGCCATCCATTCCTGGCCGTAAGTTTTATGTACCATTACCATTTTGGTTCACACGTAACCCAAACTTAGTGCTGCCGTTGTGCGCCTTAAAAATGCAGTCTGTCAACATCAACATCGAGACACGCTCATTAAATGAACTGTACCAAGTGTACGATGGCATAAAAAGCGAATATGTTTCGCCAGAAACCTTCATGTCACGACACGTAGGAGTTAATGCCAACATTGACCGTTTTCTGGCACCTCCCAACACTATTCCAGTGGGTGCCACCCCGGTGTCCGCAGTTGACTTAAATGGCTATCTTGAATGCCAGTACATTTTCCTAGACCGCGACGAGCGCATTGAAATGAGCTTGGGACACCACAAGCTTCTTGTTGAACAAGTCTTTCGCTTCGAGTATACTGGTCTTACCTCGCGAGCGGTCGTTAATTTGCAACTCAATAATCCTGTTAAGGAGTTGGTTTGGGTTGCTCGCCGTATGGATGCAAACCGCCGCAACGAATGGTCAAAGTTCACAGAGCGAGATGGCAGTTCTATTCTCACAACAGGGAGCCTTTTGTGGCAAAAGAATCACTTGCGGGTGGAAGAAAAACCCTCTGAGTTTTTCCAGTTCATGCAGCCGTGGCAGCATCATTCGGGCGCACCGCGCCCAGGCATACATGTCTATTCATTTGCTCTTTTCCCCGAAAAATTACAACCTAGTGGTGCTTACAACACTGGAATCATAACAGCAAACCAGCTCGTCGTGACATCCAGGCCACCCACTGAAGCAGATTTACAATATGAAGTTATCTGTTACGTGGTAGCCTATAACGTGTTTGAGGCTATGTCGGGCATTGGACATTTGAAGTTTACACCTTAGTTACGTTTTTTCTTTTTCAACGTAGGTATAGATGAAGCTATCCTATTTACTGCTATTTGGCATTCTGGCATACATTGTTTCAAGAATGAGTAATGCCTACACAGTTATGGCAAAGGAGCTCAGAGAACTACGCATCAAGTGCGTCGGTGAAAAAGAGAGCAAAGATACAAATGCAGTGGACGCATTGCCAATTCTGAACGATATCAAAAAGGCATCGACAGTTCTTCAAGGCCTGGCAAATCGCTTCGCTTAAATGGCTTGGCTTAAGGCTCGTATTGCATATCTACAAGTAATAAGCGATGACAATGACATATAGCTTGCCCCCTTTCAGTCCCGAACAAGGTGCCCTTCTTAAAGCCGTTCGCAATGGTGCGAATGTTGTTATGGATGCAGTGCCTGGGGCAGGCAAAACCACAAGCGCTCTTTATGTTGCAATGGCTTTTCCGGACAAGTTTGTCATGATTGTCACGTACAATCGTGACCTCAAGCACGACACGTGTGCAAAAATAAAGGCATTAGGCCTTGACAATTGTGCGGCCACGAACTATCATTCATTGTGCTGTAAGTATTATTCGCCAAACACATGGAAAGATGAGCATATCGTTGAAAATGTTCTTGACAAAGACGCACCTATACATGGCATGTTATGGAACCCCGACATCCTTATTGTGGATGAAGCACAAGACATGACCCCAACGTTGTTTAGACTGATATGCAAGTTCACGAGAGACGTTGGGGACCCACAAGTAATTGTGTTTGGTGACAAAAACCAAAACATTTACACATTTGCCAACGCCGATTCTCGATTCATAGAGCTAGCATCCAGTATCTACAGACCCAACACGCGTAACTGGGCAAAAGTTCCATTGTCGGTCTCGCACCGCCTGACAAAGCCAATGGCCACTTTTATGAATAGGTGTGTCCTTGATACGAACCGGATGGTGTCCTTGCGCGATGGACCATCTGTACAGTATTGGAATGTAAACATCTATAAAGTCGCGGAACGCCTCTTCGAATTTCTTCAGACCGGTGGATTTGCGCCAGAGGACGTTCTCATCCTCGCACCATCCATAAGCGTGCAGACCAACGATAGGTCACCAATTGCACAATTAGTGAACATGTTTGCAAAAAACAATTGGCCAGTTGAAGTACAAGGAGACGATACAAAGGGAGGTGAAAAATGCACACAGAAGAAAACTCTCGTAACATCGTATCATCGGTCAAAGGGACTCGGTCGGGCATGTGTCATTGTATACAACGTGGATGCCACCTATTTTGAGTTTTACAATAAGGATTGCGACCCCCTCTTGTGCAGCAATCCACAATATGTCGCGTTCACGCGCAGTTACAACACACTCGTGCTTCTCCGACATTACGAGAACAGACCTTTAGCATTTCTGATGGGCAAAGCAGACATTCTTGCAGAATGCACGGTCATGGTAGAAGATGAGGATGCATCCAAGGCCCGACAGAAAAAAGAAAAGGGCCGTGAAAAGGCATGCACACCGTATTCAATGACACGCCTATTGAAACATTTACCTGATGAAGTGCTGAAAAAGGCCGCAGAGTTTTTGGACTTTCAAGACCAACCCTCTGAAGCACAAGTAGATGCCCTGCATTTGCCAAGCGAAACATTACAAGGGTCCCTCACTGAAAAAGTAAGTGACTTGACTGGAGTTGCACTACCAATCATGTTGGCATCAGATGTCGGGGCCCAGCGCACGGAAATAACGCAAATGAGGTGGAGAAATGCTCGGCTATGCTCACTAATACGACGCGAGTGTGGAACTCCACCTGGACCACTGACAATTCGTGAGGCGCTAATGATTGCTCTGCTCAAAGATGCGGCGAGCACGGGCATGCGCCACCGCCTTCGTCAAATAAGGCGTTTTGATTGGGTTACAGACGAAATGGCTGCAACGTGCATTTCGAGGCTTCGTTCACTTCTTGCACCTGTTATGAACTTTGAACAACCCACCATGATTGCTTTTGAAGAGAATGTGACGGGTGAGTTTGCGAGTAAGCGAGGAATACGTGGAATCGTTGACATCTTGGACCTCCATCGAAAGGCCCCTATCGAAGTAAAATGTTGCACAACACTTTCAACAGAACACTTCATTCAAGTGGCAGGCTACATGCATATGTTAAGTTCAACTGTCGGATATGTTGTCAACCCTGTCATAAATGCACTGGTTAGAGTTGATGCATCATTAGAAAAATTACAGGCAATGATGGACTATCTAGAGCATTACAAGCTGGAAGGTGTGCGTGAAATTGAGCGCGCAACAAACAATGAGTTCATAGAACGCTGTTGCGCGTATTGGAAATAGTGTATTTAAAGAGTTTGAATCTTGAGTGTATCATATGGGTTTTATTTATCTAATTCACAGTTTGAATTGGGGAAAGCATCTTGAAGACGGCAAGCGCAATTGTCGGACAGTTATTATGGGCATGTTTTGTTACACACTTTTGTACGTGTTTCTTCGCCAATATCATCATAGTTTTGGTGTTTTCACAGATGGCATTACAACTGGGTTATTCCTCATGTTTCTGACGGACCTGTTTGTTATGGCGTACACGTACAAAGCTTATTATGGAAGGAATGTATTGAACGAGCTTGTGGAGAACGAAGACCAAGAGAAATGGGTGTTCGACAAAGTCACCCATAAATATCGTCGCCCAACCGATGCCGACATCGCAAATGCCAAAGCGAACCTTGAGCGTGAAGAACGAACAGAAAGAATACGCAACACAAAATCCAAAATAAGAGCAGCCATTTTCATTCAAAGATGGTGGCGCGACAAATTGTACAGTCCACCAACAGGTATTCTTTACAAGCGTGCTCAAAACGATTGGAATAGTAAAGTGGACATAACTCGCTGAAACTTTCTGATGTAAAGCGGGTGCATTTGATTCATTTCGAGCACATCTAAATAGTTCAAGAACCCTTTTTCATAAAAGGCACACCTTTCGCGCGTGAGTTGCTCGTGTGCCCGAGAATATTCATTTTTGTAATCGTAATAAAACTGTTTAATTAAATCCATTAATTCCGATTCATTATATCCAATCGTCTTCATTTTATTCATATTATAGAGTTATGAGCTCTAAATGAAGTTCTCATGAGACTTAAAGAAAAGGGCATATTGCACCTATAAGACATGCCTCCTCGTTCAAGAGCGAAGAAAGTGCCAGTGGAGATACCTATACCTATACCTATACCTGAACCAGAAGTTGAAGATATTCCTGAAGCAGAACCAGAGCCTCCTGCAAAGAAAAGGGCCGTTTCTAAGAAAAAGAAAGAGAATGAACCAGTTGCGGCGGCTCCTGTTAAGAAGCCTACGACTCGTAAGAAAAAGGAGATAGCAGCTCCTATTGTTGTCGATAATGAAATGCAAGAAGCGCCGGACGAGGTTGAGGTCGAAAACATGGAGGACATTGCCCCTCACATTATCTTACAGCTTCCGATACCAGCTGAACGCGTCCAAGAAATCGTAAGCAAGCTGGAGGGAGCATCGGATGGCCGCGCGGACCCTTGCCCGTATGTGCCGAACCATTACTGGGCAACGTCGTGTGGGTCCTACGCTTCGCCCGATTCAAGTGCTGTTGCTGAGCCAATCTTGTGCCATTGGTGTTGCCATGCCATCACGGCCAATAAAGTCGGTATGCCTATTGATTACGATAGCGTTCACAACGTGTTTCACGTGTATGGCCAGTTTTGTTCACTCTCGTGCGCGGCGGCCTACAATGTGTCGACCCACATGGGGAGCGACAGGATGTGGGACATTCACAGCTGGATTCAAATGATGGCACAAGTGTATCAGCTTCCGCTTCCTATTCGACCCTCACCATCGCGTTATGTATTGAAGATGTTTGGTGGTCCTCTCAGCATTGAGGAGTTCCGAGAGGCGCATAACAACCTCGCCCGAACCGTCGTGTTAAACGTGCCGCCTCTTGTGAGCGTGCAACCGCAAGTGGAGTGGGTAAACACATCCTTCTTAGCTGGTTCTGGCAATGGACTTACCGGTGATGGGCTCGCCGATGATGCGGACACACGTGGAAAGCTTACACGACGTAAATCCGTTGTGGATTCCAAGCGCACGCTGGAAAGCAAAATGAACCTTGTTATTGCTTGATGTGGATGCGGATGCTTAACACACACGCGCATCTTCCAAGACAGACGTGTATGCTATCGCAGGCGCTATCGCAAATATTGCAACCAACATAAGACCGGACGCAACTTGTATGGACTTCCAACCCATATTGCCTTGCGGGGAAAGCATGAGCGCACATACCACGAGCCCACTCATAAACCCCCCAAAGTGGGTCATGTTTGAAACATCATTTTTAGAAAGGATAATGGGCTCTAAAAACATGCCAATTATCATAAACATTTCACCGGCAACAACTCCCCACCAAGAAATCCATGATTGAAAAGGCTTTTTCAAGATTGCGTTTCGCAAGCTATACGCCACCAAAGCCCCTGCAAATCCAAAGTTAATGCCACTTGCTCCGATGTATACGACACACGGACTTTCCGTAACAATTGCAATGAAGCCGCCGCCAAGTGCAGATGCGACAAACACCACAAGTGTGCGTAGGCTTCCTGCCATGCTCTCAAATGTTATTCCAAGAATCATCATAAATATGAAGTTTGTAATCATATGAGTAAATGACACATGAACTAAAGTACATGTGAGCCACCTCCATCCGTTATCGAAATCGTGCGGAAAGTAACGCGCGCCCCAAAGGCGAACATAATCTATAGAAAACGTGACGCTCTTCATTTCCAATAGTCCTTTGGGGCCATTGTTTGCCGCACCTGCCATGAAAGCAAATACGGTCAATATAATTACGGCAATGGTTGGGGCAATGGGTGTAAACAACGCCCGCTTTTGCCGCTTCTTGAGCTTATGCTCATCCCCCGAGTCGCGGATTTCAATAACGTGTGACATTGTATTATTAGACAATCGCCAACCGGAGCGAAGACCGTCAATTATTTGGTTGGAGCCTGGCCCAAAATACCATTTAAAGGAAAAAATTGACTCTTTAAGTGCACCCTAAGTCTTGTACGAGTCATAAATGGAGTGCCCTACTTTCTACCGCATATCGACGATAACTTGCAATGGAGAGGTCGGATGCCCAGTAGAGCTAAATGCTTTCTTTAAGCACATTGATATTGTTGGAAACGGCGGATGGATTTTCGTGGAGATTGGGCTTGGAGTTTTTCGCGGACTGGACCCTAACGTCAAGAGGCGCAATAATCCGAACCGCAAGAACTTTGTGAATCAAGTGACGGTCATTCGTGACTTGGGTGGGGTCTATCGCCCCAACATAAAGCTCTTCAAGAATGGCAATGTCCACATGACGGGAATTAGAAGCTTAAGTGACGGTGAAAAGGTTGTCGGAATGGTGGCGGATGAAGTGCGGCGCATTGCAGCGGCTCAGCTGCTGGCAGGTGATGCGGAAGATACGCCGATTGTGGCAAACATTGATATGGTCAAGGCCGGAAACTTCAAGTGCCGCATGATAAATTGCGATTTTACAGCACCCTTTCGTGTGCGTCGAAAGGATTTACACAACATGCTCATCGTGCCACCGTTCAACAACATCAGCAGCTTTGAGCCAGGGACGTATCCGGGTGTCAAGATACACTACTTCTGGAATCCTTACGCCGGCGGCGGCGCGAAGACTCACGGCAGGTGTGAATGTATGCAACATGGCGCAGAGAACATGTGCATTGGCAAAGGAGAAGGGAAGGAAATTGGTGACTGCAAGAAGGTTACCATTGCTGTGTTTGAGAGTGGAAAGGTTCTGGTAACGGGAGCGACGAACATCGACCAAGTAAATGCGGCATACAAGTTCATATGTGACGTGCTTATGACACATAAGGAACGTCTCCAAAAAAAAGTATATGCGATTCCTGTCGCGGGTATTGTTGCACGAGCAGTAGTGGCTTAATTCCCACACGACATGTTTGCGTATTTCACATCATCATATACGCGGTGAAGGGGCATAGGTTGGAAGTTGTTACCTGCACGTGTGTAGCCGGGTGTGTGGCTGCGCGCAGCTTTTGGCATGTCCACGTATGTACCCATGTAAACATGAGCGTCAGGTTCAATGGCGCTGTTTCCCCACGCGGCGCCTTGTCTGAATGGTTCGCCAACAAAGAGGCCACCGTTAAGCATGCGCTCCGGAACGGGCACGGGGCCTTTCCAATCAACTGGACCAAAATCTAGCATCGTTTTTGCTGCGTTTGCGGCGCGCCTCTAATCATATCATCACTTTATAATATACTGCTTTTGCTCTCTGCCTATCATGCCAAAACGCGATGCATCCGACGCAACGGAGTTTTCCAACGACGAAATAATTAGCATTGTCAATGAGATTCATAATTCGCCCCTGAATCAGAAAGAGCGTGCGCGTATGTACCGACGTAAATACCCGGAGTTCGCAGAACGCTTTACATCTCTTTTTGAAATGGTTTGTGCGCCGTCATTTGATGTGTCGTGCCTGATTTCTATGCTCAGACTTCGCGAACGGATTCATTCGAGTAAAATGGATGTTGATTCTGCGAGCCGCATTATTGGTCAACAACTCTATGATAAATATGTCGCTGACAAAGTTGATGACAGCGCTCCTCCTGCCGCACCATTACAGTAAGCATGCAATACCAGCAAGAATGAAAAAGATTCCTGCAAATTGCTGCTTTGTAAGTTTTTGATGGTACAGAAAATAGGCAAGCACAGCAAGGAGCGCCATTTCTAGACCCGCCATGATTGCGCGGACAAGAGAGAGGCTGGGTGCTTTTTGAATTGCGCTGACCCACAATACATTAGCAACGAAAAACACCAAACCTGCAGCAATGGCAAAAGCATAATTCGAGTTAAACTTAACATCTTTTGGTATTGTTGACACCAATCCGATGAGCCCAAGAAGACCTGCGGATACGGCAATGATGCATGCAATCTGCAAAGGAGAACCATCTACTTTTTTAACAAACAGTTGCCCAACAACTGAAAGAATCGTAGCAGATATAGTAATTGCTACCCAATGCATCTTCATTACTTATATTTGCAAGAGATAGAAACACAGCTATGACGAGAACTACTTCTGGAGGAGGATTCTTTGGAAACAAAACTCCAATAATAAGTAGTGAATATAGACCTCAAGATATCGAGTCCCTGAATGATGCGCAAAGTATTGGTGCAGAAATACAACGGATAGATGCGGCAATAGAAACTAAGAAAACTGAGAAAAAACAACTGAAACGTCCTCGGAATTTAAATCCGTTTAAATCGAACGACGAATCGTTAAATGTATATGATTCAAATATGTTTGCCATATCAAAATCGATAGAAACACTGAATAGCGCAAAAATAGCTTTAAAAGATAAGGCATCAACACAACGATTAACGCGTGGAATCGCTTCTGTGAGTGATAATATTAAGGGAGTTAAAGATGCTATCAGCATGCAGTCCGAAGCTATCATTAACAAACTTCAAAGCATGGAGAAAAACATGGACCAGTGTATAAAACCAGAAAGTTTACAAACTCTATTCCTTCAAATCCAGAACCTACTAGTGCAAGGTGAAATGAAGTTTATGACGACTACGGAAAAACAATTATTGGAACAAGCTCTGTTATCCAAACAATCCACAACACCATCATCCAATGCAACACCAGATGCAACCACCAATGTAGCAGCATTAGCTTCACCATTTGAAGGTGGTGGTTACGTTACTGTACTTGGTCGCAAGCGAAAGGTGGTAGCAAAGGGGCGCGTTGAGTGCGTGATGGTCAAGGGAAAGCTTACGCCTCTGAAGGAAGCCAAAGCTGCTGAACGCAAAAGAAAGGCGTAAATGAAACAAAACAACCACTTTAATTGTGGAGGCAAAAACAAAAGGTGAAATAGCCTACTTCTTGGAAGGCTTGGTTGCGGCACGAGCGTCAGCCAGGCGCATGTAAGAGCCCTTGACCTTCACTAACTTGTGGCGCTTGCAGTCGATGTAAACGCAACGCTCGCGGCCCATGACCTTAACCTTCTCGTCGGTTTTCTTCACCATCAGGCTGCCACCCATCATGCTGCCTTCGGAAGCTTGGGGACCTTGGGGACCTTGGGGACCTTGGGGACCTTGAGCCATTTGAGTGGGAACGCCGGAGTCCATATATGTTTCTAAAACAAGGATACATTTTAACTAATGACTAAAAAAATAATGGACACGACGGGGCTTGAACCCGTGACATTTCGATAATAAGTCGAATGCTCTGACCAACTGAGCTACGCGTCCCGATATCTAAGTATATAAAGTTATCTTTAAATCAGTTTTCGTCAATCCAATAAAAACTTAAAAGTTTAAAGGGCAAACAGAAAGTGTGCGTGTGTGCTAATTGGTGCATGCATATTGTTTTGAAGTTGTTGTGCGGTGTTGACGCTGATTAGTAATTTTTCAAGTGCCCGCACTTGTGCTGGTGTAAACTCTCCGTGTGCGGCAACCATCCGTTGTTTATAATCATTTATGTTGCTTATCACTGCAGCTCGAATTGCTGGAGATGTCACGAATGTGCACAGAAGTCGCTTAAGGGCGCGAATACGCCTCATCTCCTTCAATAAGTTCTGTGCTACATTAGCATGTTCATATACATACAAATCCATCCCATGTATTTCGTTATCCTCTCCGTGCCTCGGTAATGACCATTGAAGTATGGTTCGATATTGCCCACCTATCTCTCTTTGTCTTACATATAGTTTTTGTTCGACATCGAGTATCGGTCGTTCATTGATAGAGAATGTAGCCATCCAGGTGTACTCAAATTCATAAAATTGGCCCTTCCATGGAATGTCTGTTGCTAATGCTTCTGTACGAGGAATACGCATTTGATATTCGGCACGGCGATTGCGGCGCTTGGAAATGCTAATGTTTTGCAATAACTGTTCGAAAAGCTGTTCTTCTTTGTTGTTGAGGTGTTCACGTGTATTCCGATTGATTGCCCGCAAGTTAACGTATGACGATGTCGAGCGGGCGTCCGCAAAAGCTTTGTCTACTATCATGCGCTCAACCTCGTTTGGAAATCGTTGCGCGCCATGCACAGGCGATGGTGGAGCGGGAGACGGTGTGCTTGTGTAGCTTGTTGAACTTGTTGTCGACCGCGATGGCGACCGTGAGCTTTGCATGATTTGCTAAAAGACCTGTATATTTTTGTAAGGCATGCATTTTTTACCAGTCCTATATCGTCATAAAAATAAGAGAATTGTTTCATTACAGACGTAAACTTCACTTTTGGTCGAACGGCAAAATATGCCGTTTTCATTTTTGATTTTACGTGGCCCGGGCTTCAGGAGGCCTTTGTCCATCCCATAAAGAATGCAGTACAAGCAAGGGGCAGTAGAATGGGAAGAAAGACCAGACAAAGTAGGAAAAAAACAAGCTGCTCCATGTCACTCTGCTTGCGCGAAGAGCCCATCTTGTATTTGATTTGATACACTACGCAAGCGAAGTCCGAACATCATTTTTTAATATCTGTGTGAATCTTTGGTTGCCCGGCCCGAGGAGGTTTCTCATCGGGTTTCAGCTTATATTTGAGAGGACGTGGCTTGTGCACAATTCCGACGGCAGAAGTATGCTTTGCTCCTCCCCCCTTGCTTTCATTTGACCACAGACTATCGCGGACTTCTTGCATCATAGCTAATGTGTCGCTCAGCGTCATGTCGCCTATTTGTGCATGGTCAACGAAATATTTAATGTCATCCAATCCTCCTCTTACGGCTGCCTCGCGCATCTTTGTGGCGGACGCACCTGTAATATCGTCCGCATTGTCGTCGCGCTGTCCGACTGATTTCACTTTTATGTTCATTTCATACTTAGTAAACATTTCATTCATTTCATTCACTCTATCGCCGCCAAACATAGCAGTGATGTCAGTGTATCCTGAATCTTCCTTAAAACTCTTTATGGCTGAGAAGATGGACTTTCCTACGTGGTCCGCTCTCAAAAAGCGAACCGATGGGAACATTTTCTGCAAATAGAAAACCCTGCGGTCAATTTTTAAAGGATTCTCATTTGCTTTACAAGACTCGAACGTGCTTTCTGTTCTCTGTCGTTTATGCCCCTTTGAACCAAGCCATGCTTTGTTGCACGATGACGAAACAACGATATAATGGTCAGATTTCGTACGTTTTGCCTCTGCCAAAACTTGCTTTATCAAAAGAGCGTGCCCAACATGTGGTGGCTGAAACCGTCCAAATGTAAACACCAACTTGCTGTTTTTGGAAGAAGATGCAGTTGGCGATGGTGCTGGAGACGAAGATGCTGTTTTGGGAGAAAACTTTCTTTTTAATGACATTTGGAAACCTCTATATTTGTCAGGCAATATATTATGCATGTGACGAAAAATGATGATAGCTTGAAATGCAAAATGATGCATTTTTTCGTTTGTTTGTGTTTTTGTTTTTTACTCGTACTCTTAGTCGCTCAGGCAGGCGTCTAGCACCGTGAAGCACTCGGCGGCGCGAGCATTCATCATGGGCTGCGGGCTCCGCGCAAAGAACTTGATGAGCATGCGCATGTTCTTCATCGTCGTGTGGTGGCACAGGTAGTGGTAGATTGTCTTCGAGTGCACCATACAGTCCGTGTGCGTCGTAATCTGAATGCGGCGCAGCTGAGCCAGGTGGAAGCGAAGGATGGGCGCCAGCGAGGAGTCCACCTCCGTGTTCATCTTGAACCGAGCGTACTGCGGAAAGTACTGCGTCGTTCCACGGTACAGCTCCAGCAGAATGTCACGCATCGTGCAGATGACCGTGTGAACGACATACACTGGCGCAAGCTCCTTTCCGGCGTGGTCAAGAGGCAGGACAATCTCCGGGCAGAACCGGGAGATGTAGTCGTTCACGTGGAAATGCGGCTTGTTCTGCTTGTAAATCCATAGGAAGTTGTGCCACGGGTTGGCATTCCCGTAGTCCATCTGCTCGAGCTCGATGATGTTCTGACGCGACACCTTGACAATGCTGCCATCCTGGCGGCGGGCAACAAAGCCATATGCCTCTGGGTGCGCGCGCACCCACGCGATGGCGGCCGCAGGCGACTCGAACCGCTCCGGGTACTGCACGCCAGCTGCCTTGAGCTGGTCCCTATCGGTTTTCTCATCGCTGTTATCCTCGGTGAGGGTCTCAAGCGTTGCGCGGTTGCGCGTGCCGATGTGAAAGATGCCCATGAACTTATCGTCGCCAAACTCGTCCGCCGTCTTCATGATGTGACCATTCTCGTGGTGAACCATCAGGAATGTGTAGGCGTTATCGACGTCAAGCATGTTCGTAAACATCTCGCGCGTCATCTTGTTGGAACACATCGGTAGAGGAAACGCCTCAAGTGCCTCATCGAACATCTCACCATGCTTCTTGGTGGGGTGCGAGAACCGCGAATCATTCACGTTAGGGCACGTCGAGGTAGAGAAGAACCACTTGCCACGATGGAAGTACACCGACACCACAGTGCCCTCATAGCTCCGCTCGCACATGTCGGGTGTTGGGAGCTCACCCTCAGTGTTCTCCGTTAGCTTGTTCATGCGCTCGTACTGCCCATCGTCCATACGCTCCGGAATGCTGTTGGCAAGAGAAACGACAATCCGGTCATTGTCCACCTCGTTGAGGTCAAGCACGACGCTGCGGCACTCGTCGTAAAGAGACTGGAAAGCCGCGACATCATCGCGCTTGTAAGTGTTGTGCAGCAGCACCATGCCATCATCGCCACGGAAGCTCTTCACTTGCAGAGCGGGCCAGTAGTGGTGCTCCTTAAGGAAGTTCAGAAGACCCGTGTAGGTCTTTGCCTCTGCGGCCTCAAGCATCTCCTTCAGGTTCTTGTGCACGGCGGTAATAGAAGACGACATGATTGGTAGTGGAACGGAACTGGTGACGAGAATAGACTCAGTAGATAGTAAGAATAATAAAATCCTTAAGTCATTTTTTGGGGCCCATCACCAAGCTCGATTGCTGCCTCCTGTGCCCACCTCTTAGCAACTCGTTTGTACTCTCGAATAAGGCAATCGCTTTCCGTGAGAAGCAGCGAACGAAACGTGTGCCCCTCCTTGAAGTTCTTTTGTTGCGACTCGAGCATGGTGACGTCTTGGTTCATTATTGCATTGACGACTTCTTGATTTACGATTTGATAGGTCTCTTCGATAGAAGGTGACCCCAACAGCATGCGGACGAAAGGGGGCGCAAGAAACTTTTTCATTGCCACGTCTCTGAAAAGTACCCTGCATGTCCCCGCATTTTTGGGAGTTACGTAGATGATATTTTTCCGCACGACCTCCATGTCCTTATTGTAGATGGAAACGTCAATAACGGATGGCCAATGAAAGACAATACGAATCGTTGGAATGCTTGCGTCATTGGTATGTTCAAATACACCCGATAGAGTCATCTTGACATTGTCGACTTCAATCTCTTTTGCTTTTATGTGGCCGGCCTTGCTTTCGTTGCCTTGAAAGCCGTTATGAACGAAGTGAATGTGAGCCGGGTCTAATAGGTTCTCAATCTGTAACTCATAAGAGTAACGTGCATCAAGAACGTAATCGGTCACAAAGTGTTCCGAGTGCGAAAAACTCCCCACGCGCTCTGCAATCGATGGAAAGATGGGACCATGCGGCGCTACCCAAACAATGCCCGCACTTTCAACGACTTTCCAAGGCTTTATGTTACAAGCCAATGGCAATTGCACCTGTTGTTTCTCGGATGCTTGTGGAACTTTAACACAAATGCCTTTTTTGTCGAACTGCCATCCATGATACCCACATTGCAAGAGACCATCGTTTCCAATGCGTCCCTTGGATAGTTGCGCACCACGATGGGAACAAACGTCCGGAAAGCAAACAAGTTTGTCACTTGGACCTCGCCAAAGAACAAGATTCTTTTTATGGACGATTATGGGTGTTGGACCACATATCTTTTTAGAAAAATGCACTGGATGTAGCATGGTTGCAGTTTTATTGTGTTACCGCCCTAAATGGCGGTAACTGTTTGAAAAACAAATCGCAAACGGTCCACATTGAATACATAAAATCAAGTTCCAAAAAGAATCTCCATGCAATTTATAAAATTCGCCAAAAGCTAAATGATTGGTCTTTTGCCAACCCACTCAGTGCACAGGGTTTTATCATTTTAAGCTATATTATTAATTCTCAGATTTTGTACTGGAAACAATAAAAAAGTAACGCAAACGACGGGATTCGAACCCGCGCTCCCATAGGGAAATGCCTTAGCAGGGCATCGCTTTAACCACTCAGCCACGTTTGCTTACATGCGTTCAATATTTCTTTTTGGTTCTTTTAGACGCACTTAGAGGGAACATGCTTCCAAAAAGATATGTCGTACAAACGGCTTGACCACTTCAACGGAATTGTCGACCTCTTGGCAGCTACCCATGCACGCTCTGCCACCATTCCGGATGACAGCATCGTTGGCATGAAGGCCAGACTGGTTGAGCTTGCCATCAATCCAGATACCCTAACATTTAACATCATGTCCGATATTTTACGGTCCATGAGGTTGGAAAAATACCTTGAGGATGTTCCATATCTCATGCAGAAACTTGGTGACTATAAACCACCTGTTTTCTCGCAAGAGCTGAGGGAAAGATTGCAGAATATGTTTCAAGCAATCTCTTTACCACCTTTCCGAAATATGAATTACAATTACATTCTCGTGAAGCTTCTGCAAATCCTCGATGAAACAAATCTTATGCAGTATGTTCCTCACCAAAAAAGGGCAGCACATGACGAAATGTGGTGCGACATCTGTGCAACAAACAATTGGCCGTTTTATTGTACGGCTTAGTTGCAATTGACCCTATTGTAAACTCTTTACTGCTTTTTAGTAGCAGTGCCCTTCAGTGGTGACACCGGCGCGCCGCGCAGCTCCTCCCAGACGGCCAGAAAGTCGGCGTCGCGTGCTGTATATCCTAGCAAGAAACCGCCCATAAATGTTATAACAAATGTTCGAATCGGGTGATAAAGCAAAAACATGTTGCAATTTCATACATATAATGTTATAACTCTTATGTAGTGAAATGACGGATAAAATGAAGCGGATGGTGCTTTTCTTGATAGGATGCATGGGTACCCGCTTCATGTTGGTATGGCTAGCATATGCTTACCCCCTATACTTGCCGTACATGGGGGCGCTTGCTGTTATACCAGCGATTGGATTCCTCACCATTTACTTTGGTGGACTGCGAAAAACAGGTGCTGAAGTGTTCGGTGAGCGTATTTGGTGGAATGACCTGAGACCCGTGCATGGATTTTTATACGCGTTATTCGCGATTTTGGCATTGCAACGCAACCGCCTCGCTTGGATTGTGCTTCTTGTAGATGTTTTGATTGGCCTCACGGCATTTATCATGTATCATTGGTAAACTGCCTGAAGGTTATGTTAATACGCCGACCAACATCTTCGCCTTTTTTCCCAGTTATTTTTGGAACTTCATGAGTGTATTGATTTTGTATCATTCCACCCATGACAACAACAGTACCGTGTGGCATTGAAATATCTTGCACGACTTGCTTTGATTTTTTCTCGCGAATGCGAAAGATGCGCTCTGCGCCAAGGCTCAAAGAAAGGACTGGACTGTCATTAACAAGTTGTGTTTCGTCATCTGAGTGTGGTCCAATGTAATGATGTCCATTTGCATACCAATTTATCAAGATTTGATTAAACTCACCGTACCCAGCTGAGTTTGCCCAATCCCAATAAGGCTTTATGGAATCCGGAACAGGCAACGCCGCATGCGCCATGCCTGTAAAGAAATAGGGCTTATTGTAACTTTGTTGCCATCGTGGAGTATTGACAACCCTTCCTGCCATGACCACTTGATTGTATTTTTCCGGATGTAGATTCCAAAGCTCTTCAAAATCTACATCCGTCAACACGGTTGGCAACTGAGCCTTATCTATCCAACTGTAAGTTGAAAGATTGATGCGCTCCATGATATTGCTATACGAAGTGACAACCTAAATCATTTTTTGCGTGTCTTGCTTCCTCCGGCCGACCCCGAAGAGCTCCGGGAAGAGACCTTGGTACGCTTCGCTGCAGGCGTATCAGTAGACTTTGGTGATTTTTGGTGGATCGGCGGTGGCTGCATGGAAAGCGGGGAAAGAACGCCAGCCGCCACATCATAGTCGATGACCTTCATTTTGTTGCAATAATGAACTTGTCTATACTTGCGTATGACACCTGCCTTCTTAAAAGACTCGGCGTCCTTCGCAAACAAAATAGGCTTCAGCTTCTCCGTGTTGTAAATGACGCTTCCCCACCGGTCGTTATCAAGTCTTTGATTATAGACGCCGTCGTATCCGTAGTGCCAAAGCACAAGTGTGATGGGCATGATTGCGCCGCCACTACCTGACCAATAGGATTCGTATGTGACGTGCAGCGCATAGCAACACGCATTTATGAGCGGCTTTGGTTCACCAAAATACGTCTCTCGAAAGTTTCGGCTCAATCCTTCTACTACACTGCGAACGTCCTTCGGCAAGTCATCACTGCCATCCAACATGATATTATACAAGCTCATTGAGAAATCGTCAAGGCTTTCTAAATAGTGTTTTTTGTTATCGTCGTCGGCATCAATAACGAACGGTTTCTCCCACGGTCTCTTTATGGCGTGCACAATGTCGAGTTTGTCCCATCGAATAGCGGTGTTTGTGGAGTTCAAGTAGACATAAAGGCCGGTGCCCAAAAAACCGGACCCTTTGCCCCTATGTGGAACGGCAAAATCGTAATTGCCGTCAAGTGGACCGCAATGGTATGCATAGTAAGGGCCATCGGGAGCTACAGCTTTACGTAGGGTTGGCGTTGGGCTTCGTTCCTGTTCAGACGAACCGCTGCCACTTGAGCGTCCCATGAATGGAACGATGCTACAAGGTGCGCGCGTATTTTTGAGAAGCTGTGCCATGTTTGGGCATTCGAATGCAAAAATAAGACACATAGTTCAAGTTTCAATTCTTGGAAAATATGCATAGATGTTTTGAGAGGATGATTTTGCCATATCTATAGGTAAGCGGAAAGGCACTTCAACGTCGTGTGCAGAATAGACTTCTCCATCGTGCTATGTGTATTTATATTAGGTTACTTATTACTTATATCCTTTTTTTGAAATGCAAAATGATATGCATATTGTTTTTGTATTTTTGTTAAGCACGCTCAACCTCGACCTCGATTCTGACGAGCATCACATCACTGTTCTCGTGAATCAGGTCATCCGTAATCTTCTGCATGGCGAGCAGCATCTCGCTGTAGTCCTCGGCGTCATCGAGAGTGTACTCAATTCGCTTGTGCGTCATCTTCTTCATGGCGCCAATGAAGACCGTCTTCTCCATAATGTGAAACACGAACTTCAGCGACTTGAGCTGGTCATCCTCAATGTTCTCGCGCCTCAGGTAATCCACTACCAAGGCCCCAGACTTCACCTGGCTGAAGGTGTGAAGAGAAGTAACGTAGTAACGAGTAGTAACGTTCCGCATCGTTAGCTGGCTTTGTCTTGTAGGTTGGCTGGCTGGTAGCTGGTAGCTGGTGGTTGGTATTGTGGATTCTCATGTTGAGCGTCAATTTTTAAGTAATCACACCGGTTTGGTTGCTCGGCCCTCATTTCGCCTTCATGTTTAGAATTGCCTTGACCTTTGTCAAGATGATGGGTTTTAGACGCGCTTCTTCCATTGCATTTAGTTTTCTAGTTTCAAATAAATCTCTTTCAGGGAACATTGACGCTGGTCTTATGGGTTGTTGAAATTTCACATCCAAATCACCCTTTGTTAGCGCAATTGCGTTTCCAAATATGTAGAACTTCATCCATTGAACACCCAGCATCAGGTCAGGCAAGAATGCCATCATATGTTCATGATCATCTGAGTTGAGTCTGTCGTATTGAAATGCCACAGAAAATACCAGATTGGGCTTCCCTTCTTGCTTGTAGTTGCTTGCTGTTTTGAGTGTTAAAGCAAGGACAGCTCCATTCTTAGTGGGATGGTCAATATAGCTACCGAGGGAAATCGTGTCGTATGTTGCTGGTTGGTCACTCTGTATATTTGCTACCGTGCGTACATGGCCTCTGCTCATTTCAACCTTGAGAAGCCGAAGCTCATTATTCTTTTGCCGCACAAGAAGTTTCTCAAAAGTTGTTTTGAGCTCTGTCTTCGACGCTCCAGTTTTTGTTATTTGGTTTGCACCCCTAAAATTAACGTGATTTTCGAGACGATAATGAATAGTCACCGTGGAGGGAACAATGCCCTCAATTGCTGCAGTCTTGTCGAACACCATCGCCGTCTTTTGTTTTTCGCTGAAAGGAATGTTTCCAAACTCGGTTTTCATTCTTGAATGCAAGGTTTTGTTAATCAAATCATGAACGTCTCTTGGTATAAGCGATGCGTTCGAAGGGGCTGAGATTTGCGATTGTGACAAGCGTTCCACTAATTCGGGTTTGAGGCCCTTGGAGGATAATCCCAAATTAGCAAGTGCCTCTCGTAGCTCGTCAACCTTTTTGCGACTTATTTCTGATTTTGATAAAGATGCCATATGTTGCTAGTTATAAGTAAGTTAATTTAAAGAGAAAAATGAAAGTGAGAGTAGATATGTTTGGTAGACAATTTGGCTTGCGAGTTTGTGGGTCAGCACCAGTGCGTCATAATATTCAAGTCATTGTACGTTGTAACTCTCGCAAGTCGCTCGTGGAACGCTTGCGTGAAAATGATGAAGCATATAGGCTGGAACTTTTACGTCAAAAACAAGAGGCATTTAAAACCACATTTCCTGAAATTGCTAAACTGTGTGAAAACGAAAGAGTCCGTGATGCTCTTCTGGATTGTGAGGACATTACTTGGCCCCGTGGTAATTCATTTAGGGATGGTGCCCGGGAGCCTTTGCCAACAACAAAGGCTTATTTGCGTCGTTGCGTAAAAGACATTCTTGAAAAAGAAGGGGATTTAGTGACGGACGATGTGGCTGCATTTCTTGAGGCTTATCTCTTAGAGAAAAAAGCATTTTGACGCAGTGCAAGAACGTACAAAATGGTAAGTACGGAAAGCCATGTCACACCCCAGCACATGTCGCGGATGAAAATATTTGCATTCCATTCGCTAAACATGACATAGAGTGTGGCATTGAACACACCATACACGGCAAGCGCAAACACGACCGCTATGCGTAATGCCTCTACAATTGTAGATGTGCTTGACAAACGCTCGGCCACAAGAACCCACCACGAAATGGCCATGCATGCGTACGCTAGTCCAGCGATTAGCATACGCATATCTTTTTTAGGAAAGCCATGACCTTGTATGGCTTTTATTCGGCTTTCATAAGGCGTCCGTGATGCTACAATGTACGCAATATCCACTAACAAGTACAATGCAACAAAGGCAATCCGAAGCCAAACAATCTTCATCTAACTTATCGACACATTATTGGCTTGCAATTGGGAAAATGCTGTAATGAAGAAACAGATTATCACTTGATGCAACAGTGTCATTAGCTTTTAGTTTGAAAATGATGTTTTGAGATGTGATTGATGACACTGCAACGAGAACCATTGGCCCATCTGATGCGATGCTTGCGGTAACTACAACATTTGCACTTCCTGCGATATTTGTTACAGTTGCAATGTGTGTGGCTTCGCCATCTACCCAACTTACACTAGCCTTGCCTGCGAAAAATGCAGCACTTATCTTGCTATCGACAGCTGTTCCTGTGATGAAGCTGCTTGTGGCGGCTGTAATCTTGTTGTCTACGACGTTGGAAGATGTGTAATCTGTCAGAGCGCTGAGCGTGATGAAGCTGCTTGTGGCGGCTGTAATCTTGTTGTCCACAACGTTGGAAGATGTGTAATCTGTCAGAGCGCTTGCGGTGATAAAGCTGCTTGTCGCGGCTGTAATTTTGTTATCTACCACATTGGAAGTTGTATAGTCTGTCAGAGCGCTGAGAGTGATGAAGCTGCTCGTGGCGGCTGTAATCTTGCTGTCCACGACGTTGGAAGTTGTATAGTCTGTCAGTGCACTGCCAATCTTGCTGTCCACGACGTTGGAAGTTGTATAGTCTGTCAGTGCACTGCTAATTTTGCTGTCAACGACATTGGAAGTAGTGTATGTCGTCAGAGCGGTGCTAATTTTGCTGTCAACGACATTGGAAGTAGTGTATGTCGTCAGAGCGGTGCTAATTTTGCTGTCCACAACATTGGAAGTAGTGTATGTCGTGAGCGCACTTGTGATTTTGCTGTCAACGACATTTGAAGTAGTGTATGTCGTCAGAGCACTGCTTATCTTGCTGTCAACGACATTTGAAGTAGTGTATGTCGTGAGCGCGCTTGTGACCTTGGCATCAATCGCTGATTCTCCAATAAATGTACTTGTTGCTGTGCTAATCCTCTCATCTACGACATTTGATGTCAAGTAATCTGTGAGGGCACTGCTAATTTTACTGTTTACGATTGAAGATGTATCGTAATCCAGAAATTGGGCTGACACATTAGAAACCCCTCCTATTACAGAGTCCAATTCGTCTTTAGAAGCGAGTGTTACAGTTACCAGTTTAAGGAGGTCCACATCCGTTGATATTCTGCTCACGTTCGAGCGAATTGCATTGCCACCCACAAGCGGCTCGTATGTTGATATCAAAAACTCTTGAAGGTTACCTACCTTATTATCAACCTCAATATCCGTAGAAAAAACGTTATCAATAACAGATTGAGCATGCGCATTCATAGAGAACTCTCTCGTGCCTTGCTCTTGAACTTGCTGATACAATCTCCTAATAACACGAAGAGGAACGGTCATCAGGCCTAGTCTATATTATAAACACAAAAATAGAAAAATAAAGAAAAGTTGAACTGAAGTTACGTCTCATTTTTGCGGAAGACGGCCCATCGATTAAGACCACTGAACCGCCGTTGGACGTGTTCACGCGACAGCTTGTCCAACACGTGTCGGAGCTCCCCACGGTTGCGATGCTCGCGCTCGAATGTGCGACTGAAGAGCTCACTAGAATGTAGAGAAAGACCAACGCTCGCTGCACGCTCCACGAGCACACTATACGGAACTAGGTATTCTTTGATGGATTGGCGCGTCGTTTCAAGATAGACATGAATGTCTTTTGCAAAGGCATCTCCCGTCTGAGGGTTAAATGTAGTGTAGCCCTTGTGAATAGCCCACACCGTATTTCCTGCAACTCGTCCCGTTACCACAGGGCCTTCAGCGCGAAGCAAATCATTCACAGTCTCTCCATCCATGCACGATGTAACGAAGTAGCCTCCTTCGCGTAGATGGTCCGCAACGTTATGCAAGAACGTGTCAAGAATGTCACTGCTCTCGAAGAAGTAGTGAATCGCGAATTGACACGACACAACATCGAACTCGGGAATAGGCTTTTTGCCCTTGTTGAATGCGGCGGCCACAGGTGCAACGTAACTAGTGACATTCGTTTTTGTAAGAGAACGCCATAGTTCTTCACTTTCAGGAGAGTCTATAAAGGCCTCTCCGGTTGTAAATGACTTTCCACAATCGCCAATTAAGAATGCCATCGAAGGAGGCGGGTGAGTGTCGCCTCGTGCGGTCGAGTCAGCTGCGCTACGAATAGCGCGTGCGTAAGCGCCATTCATGGAATCCGTAATGTTGTTACGATTCATATCAATGCCCACGACGACTGAGTACCCGGCATCCGCCCAACGCGACATGTCCCCTGCTTGGCCACACGCCAGTTCGAGGAGCTTACGCCTGTAGCTAACAGTGGGTTCCTCGAACAACTGCTTTTTAATAACCAAGTTATGGAAGTTCTGCATGTTGACCGACAACAGGTGGTACCGAGCAATGTCCCTCGCGTAGTATCTTTCTTCGATGCCCGATTGCTTCGCTTCAATGTCCGACATCGTAATGCGCTCCTCTCCTGTAATCATGGCAGGTGTAACGGGCTCATGAATCGTCATCCAAATGTTACGTGCCGTCGACATGTCATTTGCGGCACGCGAAATGTTGCGAGTCTGGCGGTAAAGCCTTGTCTTGTCCTCACGCACGCGCATGGGCCGCCACTCCTTGGATTCGACATCATATTGGCACTCCACAATGGTATCGTCTGTGACCACGTCACCTTCAAGTGCGCGGCAATGACCATCTGCGCCTTGCTCCAGCCACATATGACTTGCATTTTCTAGCAAATAGGTGTGTGGCTCGAACGGTGCTGGCTCATAACGCTCGCGCATTGCCAATACGTGTGAACGCTCCTCAGGGTCGTGTAGGTATCGCATGCCATCGTCAACCGTGATGGGTGTGTTTTTCACCATGTTATAGCCGCACATGAGCTCAAAGCCTTTACGGCCTGGTCGCTGTTCCGACCTCTCACGAACAAGGAAATCAATGGAGTTCATGTGGGCTGGCTTCCATTTGAAAACGCGGTCCCATCGTGACATTTCGGGAGTTACCGACACGGGGCGCTTGTTCGCATACACACCCCATACGTAAAGGCTTGCAGGCGTGAAGATAAGGCCATCATTTGCATAAGGCAATTTTTGGGCATCTAGCAACGTCGCCTTGGCGGCTTCGAAAATGGATGCACCACTTGCTCGTCTATGCTTTTTGACCGTTAGAGCAACATTGGCCATTGACATGTTCCAGAATCCGATGTCTTCAAACATTTCCTTAATGATGTCGTAACGCCCTTTGCCATTATCAGGGTCAGCTTGAGCTTCGGCCTCACGAAGTTGCTCGTGTGGCCGCAGTTGCCGTTGAGGTGGCGGAGGCCTTGCGCCACCTCGTGGCTTGGGCTCCTCAGCAAAGAGGGGGCGATTAATAAGGCTTTGACCGTTGCGGAAATATACATCAAAGGCTGCAAACATGCTTTTTTGCCCCGGAAAACGCATGGCTGCAGCGTCAATGTATTCGCCATCGACCACGCTTCCATGTAGCCGGCTTGATTTCGCAACGATGCCCGTGCTTCGAACCTCGAGAGCATTGTTGATGAGAAAGCACGCGCCGTCCGTATGCACGTAAAAGAGCATGCGTTCGCCATCAGCCTTATCGGTCACGCAATAATCGCCCTGAATTGTGACTGCCCCATAACGTGTTTCCGGGTCGATGAGGTGCACTTGCTCGAGAGTGACGGGCTTCGGCGCAAGAAAGAATGGGCGCTCATCCTTGGGCTCGCCTTGACGAGGGCGCCGGCGCGCCGCGGCAACAAGTTTGCCAAAGGCCGTAAGCACGTCGCTATGTTCTACTTGAAGCATGGGTACCGGCTCATTTCTGGCGATGGCGGCGACCCTCATGCCATGGCGATGAAATGTGCGCGCGTAATGCCCGTTTTCTTGTTTTTGTTTTTGGCCTGCTTGTTTGCGCGACCAGCGCGCGCGTACGTGGTGTGCCACATTTGGGTTCACCGCCGTATCCTCGAGAGCTTGTTTTAGATTGTTTGCATCGCTGTCCATCATACGTTCGAGGATAACTTGATAGAGGATGCCTGTGTCCACATGTTTATGTTCAAATATCTTCTTAAGCCGATGCATTTTTGGCACGGAGGACCACCATGTTCGTGGTACATCTGCAGCATTTTCTTCGAGCTCCATAAAGACATCAGACTTCATGGAAATGCAATACACATTGGGCAACATGCGTGTCTCTTTCAAGAGGCTCAGCATCCACCTGGCCTTTACCAACCAAGGATTGCCCGTTTCGCAATACACCCGTATGTTCTCGATGCCATCAATTTGAACGCACCAACCATGATAGTCGCCGTCACCAATGATAATCTCCAGGCGCTCTTGCAATACGGACGACGTCACATCTGGCAATGATGTCATGATGCTCTCCACCGTTTCAAATGAAGCAAGTGTAGAATGTTGAACAATATCGAACTGCCATATGGTGTCCTCATACGCTAGCCATTGCTCCTCGAGCGCTTGCATTATTACACCAGTGTCAACCATGTGATAGTGTAGTATTACAATACAAAAACAATCCTTTTTTGTGCCTTAAATACGCGACTCCTCGAGCCATTTGTGCCGGCCCCCATAAAGTGCAATGGTTCCCGGCGCGAGTTCGCGTTGCGTACTCATCGCCTCCTCCGGAAGAACGACGGCTTTTGTGCCCAACATGTGTGTCATGACCTCGCTCAGGGCCGCCCAATGTTGCGGCGTGGCTCGGTCAAGGTAAGGCCGCGGCCTTTCGAAGAAATAACCTGCATCGTAACACTTCTTACGGCCAAGCGCTGCAACATTAATGGGGTCGTTGAGAAATGCGAGCATCTTAATCCTTGTGTAGTCCGCTAGGTCATCGCGACGCTCGTGTGGATATGACGCGCTCAACGGGTCGGCCCTGCCCATCAGATAATGGGATAATGACCGATGTGAACGACCTGGACGCGCATTTTGGGTAATGGTTGTGCTGCTCGCGACATGCACTTGAGCTCCGCTTGCGCCTATGAACTCTCGCTTGAAAAGCTCACCGTAATCCGGTGTTTGGGAATGCGAACTCACTTCAAGTTCTAGAGTCCGATGCGCGTCTGTCATCGGCAAAGCTCGTAGTATTTCTTGAAAGCCCATAGTGTGTTTTGTGTTCTTCTAACTATATTGACAAGTCTCTAAGCCATATCCCTCTCAATTTTTGCGCGCTGCTTAAGGAAAAGTTGAATTGAGTTTGCAGTAAAATGCTATTTGTTTTGTACAGCGGAATTGGTGCCAAGGAGAGCACACAACACACAACCGATGAGTTTCTACGCATCATGAAGCGTAATTTCGTTGATAACGAAATATATGGCATACTAAACGGCGAGTCGCATGACCCTGAAAAATTACGGAATTTTAATCTGAGAGACTGGCTGGAGTGGTCGGGTGCAGTGCTTATGCAAACGAAATTAGAAAAGGAACAAGATGATGCGCGCGACGGGTATTGAACCCGCGACCTTTTGCTTACAAGGCAAACGCTCTACCACTGAGCTACACGCGCCTATTATGGTTGTGTTTAATTACCTTTAAGTACTGATAAGGTCGTCGGAAAACATATGGTGGGTAAAGTATAGAAATGGCGCCTCGCATTCAATACGTCATTAAGCGCGGGATTACGGATGGCATTGATTACAATAACGATGGCACCATCAATGAGCATGATGACATTGTGGTCAAGTACGTAAATGGCAAAGAGGTGGGTAGACGCCTATTGAACCCAAAAACAGAAAAGCAATTGGCGCGTGTGATTATGAAGAATCCCAAAACACAAAAAGAACCTACCCAACGCGTCGTGTACAAACGCATGCCCTCGCAACAAGCAGCGGCACCATCGCCTGTTATCATCAAAGATGAGTCGACATTTGGACACTACGTCAAAGCTGGCGCGGGACTTCAGCTCGGAAGTACTGCTGTTGACGGCGCGCTCGGGGTGTTGGGTGACATGTTTTCGTCGTAGCCGAAGTGATGTTAACCGTGTGCGGTAACAAATATTTTCATTCTTTTTCTAAGGGTCCCAATAAACAGTTGGTACGACAGTTGATTTCGATTTCTGATTTCCGATTTCCGATTTCAATTTTTGGAAACCTACGGAAGTTCCAGGGCCTATAATTTTGGAATGTAAATTCCCCCCTTTTTTTATTTTACTCACTTACTCGTGAGTAAATAATCATTTTTGCCACGATTGACGTAATATAAGCACGTACTGTTTTACCTGATAATCAGGTGAATGCTAACTTAAACAGGCCACTAATATACATCATTTAGACTATAAGATGCTGGCATACATCTACCTTCTTCAAGACGGAAATGATATAGGTACAAATGTATATAAAATTGGAAGGACTGTGCAAAAAGGAGGCGACAGTAGGAAGTTGGGTAGGTTACAAGGATATGCTCAAGGTACCGTAGTGTATAATACATGGAGGGTAGAAAATGTCTATTTGTTAAATGCAATTGAGACAAGTATCAAGAACGAGTTTAACCAAAACTACCGTCTTGTGAGAGGTTTGGAGTGGTTCGAAGGAAATGTGAAGAGCATGAAGAAAAGTATTGACACCATCACAGAAAATATAGACAAAAAAGTTGAAGTAAAAGAGAGTAAAGACTACTTGGGGACCCCACCCAAGAGCGCTTTAACCGTGAATGTAGAGAAGCTACTAAGCATCATCTCGCCAAACTGCTCTTATGAGAGATGGCTCAATGTCCTCTGTGCAATTGCCAACACCCTAGGCAAGCATACAGGCGTCGCATATGAGGTCGCAGATGCGTGGAGTGCACAAGGTGTGGATTATACGCCTCAAAGCTTTGGCAAGTCATGGTCCGCTATCAGGGACAATGGGACATTGAGTATTGCTGCACTTCATTTCTATGCAAAGGAGGAAAACGGTGCCCGCTACAGCGAGCTTTTTCCAAATGGGATTCACACGGATATAAAATGCCCTACGTGCTATAAGGTTTTTACACGTGAGAGTGGACTGGTTGAACACAAAGATAAATGCACTGGAAGGTCGCACCCATTTGAGTGTACATTATGCAATAACATTTATAGCTCACGTAGTGCCCTTTCACGTCACAAAAGTAAACAGGTATGCTCAAGAGAGACAAAACGTGAGATAGTCGCAGTTTGTCAATTATATGAGGCACAGTCAGGTTGTACAAAGAATACAAACGTTAAGAACACTCAACACATAAATAGTCATAACCAACAGAATAATTCAAATAACGTAACAATCAACATAAACGGCCTCGGCAAAGAAGACACATCGTATCTTACAGAAACGTTCATGATAGAGTGCATAAAAAACAAACTTAAAGGCGTGATGGACTACCTGGAATCCAAGCACTTTCATATGGGACACCCTGAAAATCATAACCTTAAGAAACTTACAAAGAAGGACTCGTTCATGGAGTGCTTTGATGGGAAGAAGTGGAATACACAGTACTGTGATGATATACTCCGTGACGTCTTCAACAACATGCAAGCAGCTTTCGGTGACTTTGTCGAAACTACCATGAAAGACGGTAATTTGAAAAAAGTATGGCTCGATAATTTTATGAGTACTGTGGGATCGCCGTTGGAGTGGGACTTCACATGCGATGACTATGACTATAATGACCGGATGACAGACGACCAACGAAGCCGCCTCAAAGAACGCGTATTCTCACTTGCAATAGAGCACATCTACAAAAACTCGAAGCGCCCAAAGACTGCTACAAACCCGTCCCAATGATGCCCCCTGTGGGGCTCGAACCCACGACCTCCAGTTTAGAAGACTGGCGCTCTATCCAACTGAGCTAAGGGGGCCTAAAATAATCTGTTCTTTTTCTTTTAAGTAGTGATATGCCTCGCCAACAAAAACGTGCTGGTGGTGAAGGCAATGGAAGCGATGTTATTTCATCGGCATTTGCTGCAACAGCACTTGTTAAGCAAGCACAAAGCTCGCGCGCATCTCCATCCAAAGTGAGCGGTGAAAAGCTCAAGTCTTACCTCATGAACGAACCGGGGGATTACACCGATTTTGCTGCAAGATTGATGAAAAATGACCCAGCATATCGTCAAGAAATGTGCGGCTTTATCGAAAAAAAGAATCTTTTAAAAAATCCAATGGTGCCTTACTCGTCATGGGATGCCGTCAACAAAGACATGAAGACCTGTTCGTTTGATTTCAAAAAACTTTACTGTGAAAAAGAGCCCGTCTTGATTGATTCGTGTGCTCTTCCAACCGTCGGTATAGTTTCTACACCGATGCCCATAGCCGCGCCCGCACCCGCGAGTGCTGAAATGAACAACTCTTCTTCAGACGATGTGGCTGCTGATGATTTATTGCAAGAGATTTCAAGCCTTATGGCCAATCCCCAATTGGTCATAAATGTTAAAAACGCTAATCAAACTCCTCTCAAGAAAGTGTTCAAGTTTACATTCAACCCAAACAATGTTGCAAGATCTGGAGAGCAATTACGCCCATATACTGATAATATTGGAAAAACATTCGAAAGTCTAAAAAACACATACATGCTTCGGTATGTGAATCGTTCTGAAGATGTTCTTGTTGGCATGACATTTGAAACTAATGCTCAAGCATGTGGAAATTTTGCTGGAAATCAAACGAGAGAATGCACACGTGTTATATGTTACCTTATCAAAGGTAAACCATGGCTGACAAAAACATGTGGATTAACAGAAAACACATTCCCTGGTTATACCGCTGATGGAAACAATCTGATAGCAAGCATTAACATCCCCACATCATTCTTGAACGAGTTAATTCTATATAATAAAGATATTGTCATTGGACTCAGCGAAAGTGGGCAAATCTCCATGCTTATGTTCGGAAATAGTGACATCACAGGAGGGAAAAGAAAATCTTCGAAACCAAAATCCAAGAAAGTGTCGGTGCCAAAGGAAAAGGTCAAGTACAATGGCAAATGTTACACTGTACGCATTGGAGCGAAAGGAGGTCGTTATATCGTTGTGGGCGAGAAGAAAAAATACTTAAAACACTAAGTTGCCCGAACCAAGAGGGGTGCCTCTTTTACGAGGTCACCTTGCTCGAAACGGCTGCTTGCATTCAGCGGCTTTGCGAACTTCTTTTTCAGCAAGTTGAACTTCAACGTCGTCATGCCTCCCACTATGGCTGGGATTTGTTGCACAACAACCGGCGCATTTTCACCTGCAGCTGCAGCATCCGCTTCATTCTTTGCAGCCTTCATTGCAACCTCTGCGGCTGCCGCAAAATTGTCCGTCAATATCGTCCGAAGGCGCTCGTATTTCTCAAGCTCAATCCTATTTTTGTTACAAAATGCCATGAACTGCTCGATTTCACGAAGCACGCTGTCGTCAACCCACCGTAGGTTAATAAAAATCCCGTTGTTGTTGCGCGAGTACTCGCACTTTGTGTTATGCAAAATCTTGAAAAGCTCATCCATTTCTGTCGCACTCAACCCTGCAACAGCCGAAAGAATGGTTTGGCAGCGCTCCATGCGAGTTGCCATGGTGTTATATACTTCTTTTCACTAAAGGCCTTATATGGCTGATGACTTACTCCCACTCCTTGTTGTCCTCGTCCTCTTCTTCCTCTTCATCCTCCGCCTCTTCATCCTCGTCAATCTCCGCTTCTAAATCCTCGTCCACAACCTCATCACCATCCACGGTAACCTTTGCGCCGCCTGCCTTAACCGCACTCTCGCGCAGAAGAAGGGCAAATCGCTTCGCATCTGCAATTTCATTTGCCTTTGCCTTTGCAGGTTTCGTCTCGTCCTCATCGTCATCGCCCTCTCCATCGGGGTCGTCTCCATCCACGTCCACGTCGTCTGCATCAACGTCGTCGTCAAACTCGGTTTCCGTCTCACCGCCTGTATCCGCAATCACATCATTCGTCTCATTGGCAGGCACTCCGCGCCGCTCTTTCACAATACGCCCAATGATTGATATTTTGGTGTCATTAAGTTGATAGCGCTTGCCAAGGACTTCCACAAAGACCTCTTCTCCAACGGAAATCGTGTCGAGGTCTACCTCGCTGGCAATGCCTGCGCTCCGACGCGGAACAATGATGTCCAGAAGTGGCAAATCCGCAAGGCCGCGTGCAACAACTGAGCTCTCGGCTAGAATGCCTAGGTTGTTCTTTGCCTGCACTTTTGCAGTCACGACCATGCCTTGTGTGGGATTGCAAACCTCTCCCACCATGAGCACCTCGAACCGCGTATGCCCATTGAAGTGCGGCTTCATGAACGACCCCAGAGACCGATGTAGAATCTGAAGTGTGTCCGGCTTGATGTAGCCAAAGCGCGAACACACGCCCTCGTAACGTTTCTTCAGCTTTGTCATGAGCGTCTTTTCAATATTGATATCGAGCTCTTGGGGCACGAGTTGCACATGTGCCTTGAAGCGAATAGGAAAAAACATCGCAACTACACTATTGATATTGCCGTTGTCCTTAAGCTGCTCTTTGCATATATCCTTTTTTAGGGCCGAGCATGCTATTTGTAAAAGGGGGGATACATCATTTGACCTTTCTTATGCAATTCAGGACCAATCACGGCACACAACGTCTTCCTAAAGTCATATTGCTTGTCAGTGGCGTGCTTGAAGAATGTTGGGTTCAATGTTGTTATTAAGGCTTTAAGTTCGTCCCGGCCTTTTGTCTCGCAAAATGCGCCGCGTTGGTTGCCCGGAAGCGAATTGGGCATTAACAATTGGAATGCGAGTTGAACATTGTCGCCAGCGGTCAAACGGTCCCGCTTCAAACCGAAAAAGCCAATCGTGTCTTGAAGTTCTGATGCCTTTTCCGGGACATCGCGGAATGTGCGACTCTTTTTGTATTTTTCTGTTTGGGCATTGGAAGCTTTATCAAGACGGCCTTCTTGCCATTGAAACACCTCAAATGTCGCCCTCGGTGTAAATACATTAACGAACCCAACAATATCGCGACCTTTGCCTTTCACCCACACACCCTCAGTATCAAAAAGTTTAACAGCGCGTGCCGTATCAGCTGTGACACCATGTGCAAGAACCGAAGTGGCCAAATTAAAGAATTGTTCACGCACAAGCATGCTGTAAAGTGTAAACTTTGCCACATTGTCATCGCTTGGAAGCATCGAAAGCAGTTGTTCATACCCTGCGGAAGATGGTCCCGGTTGGGGTACCTGTTGCTGTTGGCTTGTTGATGCTACTGCTTCTGCTTCTGCTTCCACCGGGATGGCAATGAGTCGTCCGTTCATTCGCTTGTTCAATGCTTGAACGACGACAACGTTCCCATGAATGCGTGCTTCGGGAATGCGCAAAACCGCGGCCTTTGCAAGGGCATGTGGCAATTTAGTATATGCAATGAGGTCGGGCAATGACACACGTGTACCACTCGGAAAGCTTCCAAGATATGCCTTGCAACGCGATACAGCGGTGGGCATGATTGGCTCCATGTGAATCAACGACGAGACAGGTATGTCTTTTTGCAAGTCAACAGAGCTCTTGCATTTTGGCTTCAAATCACTTCTATCACCAAACTTCCATTCCACAATGGCACCTTGTGACGTGCGCAGGTTGACACCAAATCCAAAGGTCGATGGGGGTACGTAGTTTACATTCACATTTAAGGCACAATCGACCGCATTATCTCGTAAAGCCTTTTCAACCAGGTCAATTTGACCAAGCTTCCTGGCCGCAATCCCATAAGCATGCTCGTCTGCGGTAGGGGATGTGGCATGTTCTGGTGATGCCACGGCACAATGCAAGAATACAGTCACATTGCGGTCTTCGAGGGGCAATGCCTCGTGGCTGCATGTACGTACGGCTCTGCCAATGACTTGCTCAAGTTGATTGAAATGATACCACGGCTCCATGATGTGTACTTCCCGAATATTCTTCAAAGACAATCCCTCACTTGCAACCTGGGTTAGTAAGATGACTTTAATTTTTTGCCCTGACTTATTGTTTGAATGATTCAGAGCTTCCAACACTTCTGTAAAGGATTTACGGCCCATAACCTCCGCGGTTCCCGACAAAATCGCGTAACTTCCAGCGGGTACAGCTTTTGACCGAGTTGCAAGCATGTTGTTTTCGCCATACCGTGAGAACCCAACATGTTCAAGGGCGATTGCGAGGGGAACCACACCCGCCCACACAAACTCGCTGTATACCATGACAACGCCACGCGCCTTTTGAATGAACTCTACGATGCGATTTAACTTAGCACCACATTCATGAAGACGTGGCCCTGGCTCAAGACAACCAATTGCGCTTACATACTCTACGGACAAACTTGTGTTTCCAGACGCCTCAAGTGACCTAAATACTTGATAGAAACCTGAACGCCCTGGCTTTTCACCGTATATCACATTCATTGCTTGCATCAATTGCGATTGTGCGGAAACAAGGCTTTTTGCTTGCGTCTCTTCAGTCTCTTCAGACATGGCTTTACTGTACTTGGGTCTCCTCGGAAGCCACCAGGCTTCTTGTAAAGCACCGAGTTGTGTGGGCACAAGGCCGTCACGAACAACGCTCACCCATTCGCGAGTTGGTACGTCGGGTTCGATGATGGGAATGCCGCTTTGCTTGGGCGACAGCCGAGGCGCAAATGTGAAGGGATTTGACCCCCTCACGAACGAAACATACTCTTGAGCAAGCCTTGCAACAAGCGAGAACGCGGCCACATTTCGTTGCTTAGCAGTCCGAAACAGTTTCGTATCGGCGGCCAAGCCTGCTATGCGGCGGTGGTCATTGGCGAGTAAAAGTCTGAACAGTCCAAGTATTTCATTGGGCTCATTGAACATGGGTGTCGCTGACAAAAGAACTAAGCGATTGCCTTTTCCTTTTGGCAACAACGTCGTCAATTGTTCGTGAAGTCGCTGACCATCGCCGCGCAAATTGTGTGCCTCGTCTATAATGATAACTTTGTCATGGAAAGGCTCCGGATTCGCCGCCAGTGCATTTGCAAGGCCCTCGTACGTCCAAAACTTGTAACGCGAGTTTATGAAAGACCGCATCTTGCGTTGGAATACGCCCGGTTCAAGACGCTCAGCATCTGGAAAGTACTTTAAATACGCTCCGTCTGTGCATGTACTAGCGGATTTGCGGTTGAACACTTCGTTCATAAATGACGCTTGAAGGGCTGGTGACGCAACCACCCAAATAGGAGCGACCATTCCTTCGCGGTGGTCTATTAGGAATGCTTCGGCCACGGTGATTGCAGAGCATGTGTTGTGTGTAACCGTAAAATCCCCGAGCAGGTATCGATTGTTCCCACTAATTGTGAATCCGAAATACTTGCCGCGACCCAAATGGTGCACTTGCAGACCTGTTACCAGCACATCCTTTTTCTGTTTTCGGGGACTCGCTTTCTTGTGCGGCAGCAAAACAGGAATTTTACAAACATCGCCGGATATGAAGATGCGATTGTAAACGCCTTCCCGTTTTTCACCTTTGTACATGCAGCTCTTTGTGCATTTTTTACTGTATGCTGCATATCCAAGAGACCTTGCAAGGTACAATATACCTTCTGTGCACTTATTGGATTTCTGCAATATTTCATAACCACCATCGGACAGACTCCCATCCGTGTCGATAATACCGGCAAGTAACTCCAACCGGTTTTTACGACTATTTGCAAGATAATCAAGAGGAATATGCTTGTTTTTTACAAGATTGTAATGCTGCATGAAGTTCAAAAATTCATTGCTGCCTTTTTTAGGGTATTTGCTGGATATGCGATAATCATACTTGCTTTCTTGATTCAAATAAAGACCCATTGCTTCTATTTTTTCACACACGTATTCAAGGATCTCGGCATCTGCCGTGGTGATTTTTGGTTCACGGGATCCACCATCACCCAACCATATGCCAAACATGCGTGGATCCAACATAAGGGGCTTTTCTTTGAATTCAATGCCGACACGATAACCTTTCAGATTGCATTGCGATGTTTTAGAAAGGGATAGGTAGTCTTTTACCTCGATCTCAATAACTGGCCGCGTTGCGTGGATACCATCTTCAAATGCAACGGCTTCCGCTTTTGTTTTGAACGTCTTGCTGGTGACATTCCCGCTGGGTTGATAATAAACTGTTGAATAGGTTCCATTCTTGGTCTTTGAAACTCCTTTTCGTGTAGGTTTTAAACACAATATATGTTCCGCGTTCACAGTGTATTTGTCGCCCTTTGTTGGAATGACGTCATACATATCGTCTTCACCTGAAGCAAGGGACAGCACCTTGCGATGAGTAGAGTCATCCCCCATCAGTAAATCACCGACTTTGATGTCTTGCACCATTTTGATGGATCCATCATACATCAAAATTGGCGTATCTTTCGCATGACATTTGCCAGTGCCGAGGCCATGGAAAAGAAGCATGGACCGGTAGGGCGTGCGCGCCGCCAAATATTGCACGGCCACGTATTGGTACAAGTATTTTTCGAATGCTCCACACTTTGCGCTCACTGCTTTAGTGAAGGCCGCGGCGGTCGGAAATGAGTTGGTTGGCTGGGAAGGAACTCGCAAGGCACGAAACTCAGGCCTGTCCACCACCGCCGTTGCAAAATCGGGAATGTCATCTTCTAACAATGGAAAGTTCTTGGGTTTGGGGCTCATACCCACATCTATAACAAATGTGGAAAAGAACAGCAAAGAAGCCAAAAATAAGTTGCACTTCATATTACATGTCATCGTCGCTGACAGTGTCGTCATCATCGGTATCCTCCTCTTGCGGATGCATACCAACAAGGGTCTTGAGCTCATCCTCCTTTACAAGGCGGTTCTCATTCACGTAGATTTCCACAGACTTGCTGATTTTCCGGAGCCGTTCGCGGTTTAGGTTCTGTGCGCCTTTCAGCTTCCTGGCCTCTTCCGCATTCGGCTCACCGCGCCGTAGTTTCACCACATATTTTACCCATTTTTCTTGGACGCTGCGAATAGCAGTTGGACTTGCACAAATGTCATATAGGATTGCACCGATATAGCCCAATGCCCATTGTGCGTTTCTCTGTTTCACAGTGCACATGCATTCCTCATCGGCCAGGCGGAATACTTCGAGCACTAGACCCATTTTGGTGACGACAATGTCCCTATCAAGCTCATCTTGACATTCAACAGGCGAGGGGAGCGGCATTGAGCCGGGCACAACAGACGGTCGCGTCTGCTCCTGCCTTGAAAACTTGGATGTGATGTAATCCGGTCCATACAAACAACCCGAAACCAGAGCGACCGCGGTTGCAAGGTTTCGCTTGCGTTCGTTGTCTGTTTTTTGTGTGTCAAATAGATACGTTATAATATTTTGACGCAGCGGATGGTCGTTATTATATGGTGGTGTGCCAAGAAACGCGTATGCTTCCCGCACAAGCGGCGAGTCATCCTCCGACATGGCATAGAGCTGGCCATCAGTTACTGGAACATGTTTATTGATGACTCGAAAAAACTCGCGTTGTTCCTTTGCCGTGAGATTGCTCATCACTACAAGGTTAATTGACTTTGACTGAACGATGACACGTTCCTCTTCAGTGAGCTTACGTACTTCATTCCGAAGAATTTTTCGAAACGTTGTAATTCGATTGCCACCATCCATTATCTCGCGGCGATTTTCACCATTTACAATGGTTGAAGAGCAATAGATTTGAGGGATGGGGTAGTCCTTTAGAATACTCTTCAGAAACAGCGATTGCATGTCGCGGTTCCAAACGAATGGCCGGTTTCGACGATGAATGTGCATTAGCATAGATGGATTATGGGTTGGATCCTCCCTCCGACCTGCAAAGTCATTGTCGAGTTGCCGAATCGTGGTTGTTATGTTCTCCGTACGAAGAGCAAGCTGATTCATCTTTGTAATATGTCATAATCAGAGTGACTAACAAGAGTCCTTTTTTATGGTCATAAGGTATGTCTGGGGCCGAGTACTTATTCCCATTTACTACTTGTGAAAAACCTAATGGTGGTTTGGTGGCCCAACCAGTTTCAACATCTGTAAATGTACTCACATGCGTAGGACTCATTGCTCTTTTGCTTGTCACCAAAGGTCCTTTGCAAATGCCGGTGGTTTCTCTCGTTCTTGCACTTATTGCTTTCGAGCTTTGGCATGCGTTTTCGCACATGCGCCATATCGAAGGGCGTCTCCAATCACATGTCATCCATGCCCTCACCTACTTCATTGCATTTTTAACGCTTCTAGTCATTTACACGACGACAGGGTCAGTTCATTTAGGCTTTGTTGCTGCCGCCGTCGCTGTTGACATTGCCATTCTCGTGAGCAACCAAACAAAACTCTCGGTGTTATCAGGGGTTTTCGTCTTTGTAGCTGCACTACTCGGAAACATTGGAGCATTTCCTCAAAAGCACTTGCCCATACTCTTTACCCTTGTTGTACTTGGTGCGGCCGTTTTTTTGTTGGAGCACCACTTTTGTAAAGCCGCAATGACTGTTGTTGAAATGCCTTATCATGCTGTTGTTGAAATCATTGTCATGTCGTTCATTTTGATTTTTGCAAACATGATGCTAAGGGGGTTTGGGCAGCCGCAACTCAAAACCTAAGCTAAACCCTTGGGGCGCTTCTCATTTTTGCACTGCCACACGCGCGCCGCCGCACTTGGCCATTCCTCAATTAACCAAGAATGTGCGACCAGCTCCCCTCTTCATACAAGAGCCCACCCATCTACGAGACAACGGGTGTATTCCCTGTTGTCAAAATAAACTTTCCACTCTCGACAACCGATATCCCCATTCACTTCGACCTCGAAGGTGCTTATGGCTTATTGCCGTATGCCCTTTCGCGCGAGTCGTTCAAGTTTTACGCCGTCGGCACACTCTCGAAAGCCGTCACAACCTATGACATCAATGCACTTGGCATGCGTTATGTGTTTGAGTTCGCTAACGCCTCCAACGCTGCACTCGGTCCTATCATTTTCAGCCTCAACGACAAGGTTAACGCCATCATGATGCACAATGTAGGACATGATGATGGTCAAGTGCTCGTGTTCAATGAGTTCGGTGTTTGCATTGCCTTTATCGACCATGGTTTCAGTGTCCAAGTGAATATTGATGCTTTTGTGGGAACTTGGGAAGGCAGGGAGACACCCAACTACTTTTTCGCGCCCAATGACATCCACATATGTTCTGTGTGGGCAGAGCTCTTTCGCAAAAAGGAGGCGGGGTCATACGAGCGGTTTGAAGACGTTTGGCTTCCGGCAGGCTTTTATGGCTCTTTGCATGATATGGCCAATGCGCTCACAGCCAACACTTACATGAAGGGTGAACGCAACGGAGCCGTCTACAAGTTCGAAGTGAGCGCCAAGCGTCCGGTCCTTCGCCTCATCGCGCATCATAGGCAACCCGGGGCTTCGTGGTTGCGGCTTACGCCCGCGGACGGCAGCAAGGCAGCGGGGGTGACGGAGGAGGGTAAGATGGTTTTGGGGAACCGTAAGTTCATAGATTTCAAATTTTCGCCAAAAACGCTTATGATTGTGTAAGACTCGAACCCATGACCTCATATGTGCTAAGTGACTAGTGACTATTGGCCTTCCGCTTTCGGCAAGATACGATACGCAAAAGCGCAAGATACGCCGGATAGTAGGATTACGCTAGCGCTGGCGTAAACCCTCGGCTCGCAAATTTGGCCTTAACGCGCAGCGCCCGCCCCTCCCTGCCATTCCGCTTGCATATTATGCATCCTCACCACACTGCGCACTAATGCGTATGTGCTAGCCGCGGAGGAGCGCTACAAATGGAGGTGCGGGGCGGGGCGCGGGTGGCCGCGGGCAAATTTGTGACCCGCGCAGCCGCGCAAGCAGCCGCGGGGCACTGCGCCGGCCGCCAACAGCCTCCACACAAGTCATAGGACCGTTTTCGGCCGCGGGGCGCGGGTCTGGGGCGCTTGGCGCGGCACGGCGGGGGCGCGGTGGGTGCTGGCCACAAATTTGCGGGGCCGACACGCCCAGCGCCCAGCGCCCCTCGCACCGCCCGCGGCTGCCGCCAACTGCCTTGACGCATCGTGTGGATGCTTCGTGGCGCGGGGCATGGCCGCGGGTGCCGGGGCGAGCAGCTTGTCACCTGTCTGACTTCCCACCCCTTCACCTTCACCTTCCTTCTTCTTGCAGGGGTTACCACCACCACCACCAAAGCATCCTGAATCATTCGTCGAACATATGAATGAACCAACAGCAGAAGATATTGAAAAAGATGATGATAGGCACCTTGCAAACATTGAGTTTTTCCTGTTTTACGCATCAGAGTTCGGTACAACTAGTTCACCACTCAATGAGCTTCGTCAAGATGACCCAACATACATGTACTTCAATATCATTCCTGATTACCTTGAACAAATTTTCAAAATAAACGAAGATTTAGTGCCCTATCTCGAGCATACGCCCTTACTCAAAAGGTCTATTGCTTGGAACATAGGTAAATGTATTATCAAAGCGATGGAAGACCGAGCTCTTACGTTGGCGCATAAGGATAAGGATACCTTGATAAGGGCCGTGTTGAATCCATTGATTCAAACCGAGTTATACTTTAATGAGAAACCAGGCTTCGAGGATTACAAACCCGAAGCCGTAGCTGTTTTGTTCACAGAAGGCATTGTCCATCATAAAGACATTAGGGTACGTACATCAAAAGGCTCAATTGATAGGCTTTGACTAACCCTTCCTCAATGCAAACACACAGGACAACCCCTTAATAAAAACGGTCGAAGAGTATGAAAAATTCCTCAAACTCATGAAACTATCATTCATCTTTTTATTTCGGCGCTTTGAATCTAGGTCGCACGGCAAGTGCGACTTTCAGCGCTTCATATCATACTGTCGTATCTATAAAAAACCATTATGTGTCGATACGAATGAATCTGTCATGCACTACCTGCATCAGTATGGTGATATCCTCCTCCATAAACTCGAGGCTAGAACATTCAATAAGAGTGCTTTAAATCTGCTAAAACAAGCTCGGTCCGTTCTACTTCTAATGTCTGTCTTTCAAGGATACAATATCGACGTATCTATTATTTGCAAGCGCTTCAAATTCAAAGAAGACTTTGATAAGAGACTTAGAAATATCATTCGAGATGATTTGGGTACAGTGTCTCAAAAGAACCGCTCAATCAATAGCACACTGGAGCCAAAAGAACAAGATGAGCTTACAAGAGTTTTATTTTCTGAGGCGTTCACCGCTAAATATGAATCAAAATTAATGATTCTGATGGCACTGCAGACATGGATAGCCATCATGACGTGCTCGGGTGCCCGTGGCATTCAGGTGGCGGACCTTCGTCTGAACCACATTTACATACATGCGTGCAATATATATGAGCGAAACGACGATGATTGGTGTGCAACCCCTATTCTGACATCATTCGACCTACCATTCACGAAAGCAACAACAAGCAAGGTAGCGCATCTTCTCTGCGCAGACCATAAATGCTATGTCCATGACGTCGGTATGATGGTTACCTTATATATTTCAATGCTATGCAAAAGACCGGTTATGCCAACAGCTGACGCAACCAATGGCCTTCTCAATTATATTGCCTCATACTTGAATGGTTTGGCGGATGACCCCGAATCCTATAACCCGAAAGCAACACCCTTATGGTATAACCTTCGTATATTTGGCAAAGATTCTCGCTTGAATGAATCGAATCGAGATGCGATTGAAAGGGCTTTTAAGCATTTATTAAAGATATCTGCTATCGCAGATAAGGAGCGCTTGTGGTATCTTTTTCGGAACTCTAATATTCACGAGTGCACGGAAATGGGGTGCACTTCGGAAGAAACGAAACAATCCGTCGGCCACAGTCCAGAGACCGGTACCTTGAACGATTATTATAATCGTGGTGCTCTCACACGGGCCGTTCTCGTTATGGCAAAACACCTCGAGAAACGCAAAAAATACTTTGTGAACTACGACTTTCTGATTGATATAAAAAAAACATTTCATTTCGAGCCATTTTACTCCGAGAGACAATCTGTTCCCTATAATGAACCCCGATTGTCATGGAAACAAGCAACTTTGCCAATCGAGCTTATGGAAATAGTTTGCCCTGGACTCATTGCTGCCTGCAAGGCAAGTGAGAGATGTGCACTCCTTAATGAAAAGATTGTGGACGCACGTGTCGACAATCTTCTTCGTTTTCTGATTTTTAAAGGCATTCCTCAAATGTTTATACGCTGCTTTACAGAACCGTTAGAAGTAGCAATTTTGGATGGTAAATTAGCTAATATTCCAGGGCTCGCACTTTTGATGCAAGACATTGAGTTCAACAATTCACCTGTCGTTAAGCCCTTCATCGAAAATCTAGTTCAAGCAAAATTGCATAACCTGCAGACGTTTGACATACTACGACATGCGATGGATAGCAAGAATATGAAATTGGAAAAGTATATTGAAAGCGTGAAAAATGGTACGTAGCTTCAACTCACCCCTACTCATAAAACTTTCTAACGAACCCGTTTCCTATATACACAGGTGATATCGTAGAGAAACCACCACCGCCTCCTCCGTACGACCCATTTCGTCTTTTTACAATGTATGAACCATTTAATAAATGTCCAATCGGTTCATGGTTTTGTGGCATGTATGACATCGGAGCGTTATTCAATAGCAACATGAAGCCATCTGTCATATATTCGTACTGGAAACAAGAGCCAACTGAGGCGGAACGAAGTGTTGGTAAAATGTCCTTACGAACATACGCAGCGAAACATACAAATATGTCATGGGTAGAATTATTGAAGCCAAAGAACCGAGATAAGTTCAGAACATTATATTCAAGTATTTCTGTTTGTCTAAAATACATTGATACAACGATTGGCGTTTGTGGCGCCGACTTAGACAGACTGCGCGAGAAATGGGGATTCGCTGAGAATAACCAGCCCTTCTTTAGGTTATTTGCATTCATACTTAACGGCTGCAATGCCGAGAAATTTCTCAACAAAAACATCAACATAAAACGATTCTGCGCTGCTTACGAGATATATAAAGCAGCACCTCCAATGATTCATGAGCGCAGGAACATTTTAGCTCTGCCCTATCTTACAGACGGCGCAAAAATGGCTTTTGCCGCAACATACAATGCCATTATAGATGGCTCTTCAGCCGATGATTCTCCGGCACCGGAGGAGTCTTCGCGAAGCCGCAAGAAGCACTCTTCTTCGCCGGTGCCACTGCCGCCGGCGCAGGAGATGTCCCTCCCACCCGACCTTGTTTTCTTTGAAGGCTTTATGAAAAGGTTTTCTTCCGATGAGCTTACCATTTTGCACAAGTACATAGGGGACACACTTAGCAAGAAATAGAAATAGATGTAAATAAAAGACTCCGCCGCGCGCCGCCTCCACACCGAGAGAATTATACCCTAGAGGACCTGAATCCAAAAGTTGATTTAGGGAAATTACACACTGTTCATACAACGTTCATCATCTCATGCATCCACCGAACAGTTCTTTATCGAGTGTCGAGCGCATCGTTAACGAGCATAAAAGGTTTGGCAAGGAGCAGTTGGGGCATTACAAGCGGTACATGAAAAACCACATTGAATATTACACTTATTTGATGGAGCGGGCACAGAAGTGTGAGGAGCAAATTGATAGACTATTGCAACGACTATCAGACCCACCTGAAACACTCGATGACTTGATAAATCAGATGAGCCCACTTCCACATCATAAGCACCAATATGATACATTGAGCAAGTTGAGCAAATGTGTCGAGGAGGGCAAAGAGGAACGAATGACCTGTATGAAGTATGAACATAATATTGCAACTGCACGCCGCGTTGCAAACGTGGAAGGAACGTTCACTGTGCAAGGGGCTGAACCAGAACTAAAAGAGTACAAAGTGAAACTATTCAAACAGGGAACGAACGAAAAAGGCAGTTTTTCTTGCAATTGTCCAGACCACACTTTCAACTCCAAAAAGAAAAACATCGTTTGCAAGCACATCTGCTACTTGGTTTGTAAAGTTGCCAACATACTCGACATCGCATTCTTCGATTGCAAACAGCTCACACAAGAGCAGTTCGAAGTGGTTGTGAACGTAGCAGAAAATGATGTTAAAACCGATTAGCGTTAACCATAGAGGAGCAAGAATATGAAAAACCGTACATATGATTAGCAAGCGTGCAATGAGTGCTTCCAAAAGTTCTTCTCGAAGAGCTTCTGGAAATACTCAATCATCAAGTAGCAACGGTCAACCTTCTGAAGCAAGGATGAACCGGTATCATGATGATATAGATAATTCATCAAATGATTATGATTATGATGACGACGACATCGATGATGATGAGGATTTCTACAATTCCAACGGCGAAAAACGGTCTTCAGACAGCGTAACCGCTCGAATCTCAATGGCACACAATAATCGTGGTGCATTATCAAATGGAAGTGACACAAGTGGGCACCCTGCACGAACACCAACGCCCACATTGTCTCCCTTGAGTGACCCTCTTGACTCCAAGAAAGTACGCGACAAAATCAAAGCCATCATATGGGGGGTAACAAAATCGCTCATCAACATAAATCGCGGAGATTTTGAACGTAACCATCCTTTCACATATCCATTGTATGCCTCTCTTGAATGGAAGTTGTCAAACGCTTTGTGCAAGCGTTTTATGGCTTCAAGGATAGTTTCGCACTGTCTGCACGCAGACTTAATGGAACAAGACAAGTATCAACGCGGAAATCACATAGTGCACCGTCTCCGGCACTGCGCATACAACACAGAGTTTTTTAACATGGCCAAAACAGCATTTGAAGAGGACATGGTCTTTGAAACGCGAAAGGAGTTTGCATACAATGAAGACGCGCTCGACGCCCTAGCGCGCCGCAAACGCGTATACTCTAGTTCTCTTCTGTACGCATCCAAGTACCATCGTCACAAAATACCCGGACTCGAGCAATTTACATGTGTTCTCTTCGGAGACAAGGCGAGCCGTGATGCGCATTATTTGACTGTTCAAGGGCTTTTTTTGCAGTGGCTTTACCGGCCCCATGTCATAAAGCCCACTTCACCACCCGATATCAATGAGACACGCCCTTCATACAGTAACTTGCCGGATGATATTAAAAAACAGTTCATACAACGAATGTCTCCCGAATCGTACAAAGCATTGCGTGCGGTTGACAAGTTTCACTCTAATGCAAACAATATGAAGCCCACGCACGGGCCAATGCTCAAGTTCAAAAACTTATTCGATGGTCTGATTCGCCAAACATTGGTTTTATGTAGGTCAAAAGACCCTTATGAATGCCATCCCTACTCTTTTGTATGGTATAAGTGGTTCATAAATGATGTAAAAGTCTACGTAGAGGCGCTTATTACCTTCACACAAATGATGATAAACAAGACGGGTTCACCCTCTCTCCTCGGTCGTTTTTACGTGAATCACTTTGTGAACTCGCACATACCATTGGAGATGTATCCTGGCGTCTATCCTGATGATTTTTTCCTTAGTCACGTGCGAGATAGTCTATCGCGCTTCATACGAGAAAAAGGTGCAATAAAACTAACCGCAAAAGCCGTAAATACGGCACAAGAAGTTTTGGAGCAACACCGTCAAGATAAAATCATGTCAAGGGCAAATTACCACATTGCGATTGATTTCTTTGAGTCAATTGAAGGAAAATTGATAGACAACCAAGAAACGCTAGATAAGTACGCCACCGATTTCTTTGAATCTAATTTTGACCCTGCTGACGCTTCGGACGGTTCGAACTAAAATAAGCTTGGGCGGGTGCGCATAAAAATCGACCGTCAGAGTTGGGCTTGGCATCACTATCTAAAAGAGTTAACTGCCTAAGAAGCAGGAAGGGTGTGTTGCATTCACAATGGCGCCTAAGACTATTGCCGAAAAGTATAAGAAGCATGAACTTCGTGACCACATCTACGATCTTCCAGACACGTATTGCGGAAGCAGTGAGCCTCAGACAATTGAGACTTACCTATACGATGATGCTTCAAAGACGATGATGAAGCGTGAAATCACATTCGTACCTGCGCTCTTCAAATGCTTTGATGAAGTTCTCGTGAATGCTCTTGACCACGCAACTCGCCTTAAAACCGAAGCTGCATCGGGCAAGACTGACGTCAAGCATGTTAAAAACATCAAAGTAAACATAGACAAAACCACCGGTGAAATTGCTGTTTACAACGACGGCGATGGCCTCGACGTTGAAAAGCATCCCGAACACGATATGTATGTTCCAGAACTTGTGTTTGGTAACCTTTTGACAAGTGCCAACTATGACAAGGAAGAGGATAAAGTGGTTGGTGGCAAGAATGGTGTTGGTGCAAAGCTAACCAACATTTTTTCACACGAGTTTGTCGTCGAAACGGCAGACCAACGACTTGGAAAATCCTACAAGCAAAAGTGGACAAATAACATGAAAAAGCGCGAAAATCCAACAGTACGTGCATCATCCAAGGCACCCTTCACGCGAATTACATGGAAGCCAGATTATGAGCGCTTCGGTATGACGGGTATCACAGATGACCTCTTCGACCTATTCCGTCGGCGCACCATGGATGCTGGCGCTTGCACCGACGCAAATGTTGCCGTGTACTTCAATGACGTTAAGCTTGAGTACAAAGACTTTGAGCATTTCGTCGACCTCTTCATCGGCACTAAAAGCGAAAGGCCGCGTGCATATGAAGTGTGCGCAGCAAACGGGCGCTTATGGGAAATCATTGCAACCTATAGCGATGGTGGAAGCTTCGAGCAAGTTTCATTCGTGAACGGCATCAATACGCTTCGTGGTGGCAAGCATGTCGACCATGTCGTTTCTCAAGTCGCCAAGAAAATGAACGAGGTCATGGCAAAGAAGAAAAAAGACATTAAGCCTCAACACATTCGTGACAACCTTTGGGTGTTTGTGAAGGCAACTATTGTGAACCCCACCTTTGACAGTCAGACAAAGGAGACGCTGACCACACAATCATCCAAGTTTGGCTCGAAATGCGAGCTCAGTGACAAGTTCATGTTGAAGTTGTTTCAAACCGGTCTGATTGACCGTGTGACCGCCATCACAGAGTTTCACGACAAGAAAAAACTGTCCAAAACGGATGGCAAGAAGACCAATCGCGTCATTGTTCCGAAGCTGGACGATGCGAACAAGGCAGGTACTAAAGACAGCGCGGCGTGCACTCTCATTTTGACCGAGGGTGATTCAGCTAAAACTATGGCCATTGCTGGTCTCTCCGTCGTGGGCCGTGACCACTATGGTGTCTTTCCTCTCAAAGGCAAAATCTTGAACGTCAAGGATGCTCAAGCCAAGAAAATTGCAGAGAACGAGGAAATTGCAAATCTCAAGAAGATTCTAGGTCTCGAGCAAGGTAAGACTTATCAAGACGTGGGCGCGCTGCGCTACGGTCGTATCATGATAATGACCGATCAGGATGTGGATGGTTACCATATCCGTGGTCTTCTTTTCAATGTCTTTCAATCGATGTGGCCCTCGCTTTTCAAGATGGACAACTTCCTGACAAGCATGCGGACGCCAATTGTAAAGGCAAGCCATCGTGTCACCGGACAGGTCGTCTCCTTCTATAATGTTCAAGAGCTCGAGGCATGGAAGGTAAAGCGTGAGGTTGAGGCAAATGGCCTTCGTGGTTGGACCTTCAAATACTACAAAGGACTTGGCACCTCGACGGCTGCTGAGGCCAAGGAGTACTTCAAAACGCTCAATATCACCTTCTACAAGCACAATGGCAAGGCATCAGAGGACAGCATGGACCTCGCATTCAACAAGAAACGCGCTGATGACCGGAAGACATGGCTCCTTGAGTATGACCCTCAACGCACACTTGATTACACGAAGAAGGAAATCCCTTATAGTGAGTTCGTTCACGACGAGCTCATTCACTTCAGCAACCGTGACCTCGAGCGCAGCATTCCCAGCCTCATTGACGGCCTCAAGGAGAGTCAGCGTAAAATCATGTTTGGCTGCCTGAAAAAGAAGCTTTATACGCGCGAGATTCGCGTGGCGCAGCTCAGCGGCTACATCAGTGAGGTTGCCGTGTACCATCATGGTGAGGCGTCTCTCCAACAAGCCATCATTAAGATGGCCCAAGATTTCGTCGGCGCCAACAACATCAATTTGCTGATGCCAAATGGCCAATTTGGCACGCGCATTCAAGGCGGCATGGATGCGGCTTCTCCCCGTTACATTCACACCCTCCTTTCACCTCTTGCGCGCCTCATTTTCCGCGAGGAAGACAACAATGTTCTCAAATACATGAACGACGATGGAACACCCATTGAGCCCGAGTACTATGTGCCCGTAATTCCCATGGTGCTCGTGAATGGTGGGCTTGGTATTGGCACGGGCTTCTCTACCAATATTCCGTGCCATAACCCAACCGACGTAATTGCAATGTGTGCAATGCTCATTGCATCCCTTGATGTTGCAGGTGTTCGCATCGAAACGCGGGCAAATATTGCGGAGGCTTTCCAAATTATGGAAAATGCGGTTGTCGAGGAAAGCACCCCTTGGTACCTTGGATTTGTGGGCACCATTACTGCCAAGAATGAAACAAGCTATGTGAGCAAAGGTGTGTGGAAATGGCTCGACGAAACCACACTTGAAATCACTGAGCTTCCCATCGGAACATGGACTGAGGATTACAAGGAAATGCTGACAACAATGGTGAGCAATGGAAACGCTCTCCTAAAGGATTTCGAGAACCACTACACTGACAAGAAAGTCCGTTTCATTCTGAAGTTTTACCCAGGCAAGCTGCGTGAAGCTAGCAATGCAGTTCTTGAAACTGAGTTCAAGCTGGCGAGCACGGCCAACATGAGCATGAACAATCTACATCTTTACAATGCAAAGGGAGCGATTCAACGCTTCAAGCGTACCGCGGACATTGTAAAGGCATGGGCGCGTGTGCGCCTCACAACGTACTACGACCGCAAGGAAAACCAGCTCAAGGTCATGGAGGCTGACTTCAAAATGTTGTCCGCGAAAGTGCGATTCATTCAAGACTTCATCGCCAAGAAGATTGATGTGATGAACAAAAAGGAGCGCGAGGTGGATGAGCAACTGGTAAAGTTGGGCTACCCTAAGCTCAATGAGCTGGTGAGTGCCGTGGCTCTTACGACCGAAGAGACCGAGGAGGCGGCTGGACCAGCTGCGCCCACAATTATTGCAGCGAACTATCGCTACCTTACGAACATGCCTATTCGTCAGCTCACGTTTGAGGAGAAGAATAAGCTAGAGAACGAGGCACGTGTCTTGCAAGAGCGCATTGAGACGCTGCGTGAGATGCAGATTCATCACATCTGGCGGCGCGAGCTTGAGGAGTTGCGCTCAGCTTGGGAGGCCTACAAATCCGAGATGGAAAGTGGCTATACGGATGCAGGGAATGCAGCGGCCGCCGCGCCGGCAAAGAAGCGCCGAGCGGCCCCTAAGAAGTAATGTTGGCATGGGTTCATTTTTGTGTGTGCTTATGAATATAGAATGAGTAAAGAGTTTCCTCAATTTAGCGAATTACCAGCTGACGTGCGACGTGTTATTCAATCCAAGGCAACCAGCAAAGATGCAGTATCCTTTCGGGAAACTGCAAAGGAACATGCGGCCAACTACAAGCCCAACACAGAAGGAGAACTTCTATTAAATATCATCAAAGCCATTGAAGCCTACGTTAAGCACTCAACTACACGAAAACAAATTAAAGATTGGCGATTCTCAATGAGGGACGTATCTGTCGTTAACGTAAAACGCATTAAAAATGAGTTGGCGACTTATAAGAAGAATGTTATCTCTGGGCAGAAAATGCATGAAAAGCTTGCCAAAATGACTCCAGAAGAACGCGGTGATTTCGCTGTTAAAATATTTGTCAAAGATGTAGATGATGATGTGAAAATAAAAGACTTTTTAGAACCTTTGGAGAGAATGATAGCCGAGTTTGGTAAAAAGTCAATCATATTTGATGATGTGATTATGCATGATATTAACTACTTCTTCCATCCTGACGGACTTTACAAGTACAATGAAGTCAATAACATCACTATTGACGACCCTGAGCAAGTGTACATGTTCAATCTTGTTAATTCCATGCGCTCCCCACCCATAAGTGGAGGCAAAACACTTCGGAAACGCTAAGTAGTTTGCTTGCTTGGCTTAAACATATGACGCGTAGGCTTTTTAGTGAAAGTGATGCCTCTTTACATTCGAAGGCTTCCTGGTGCAAGGTCGCGGCTCATTGACCCATCATCGGTTGCCAAGGACGTCGTATGCTTTAATCCTTCCAAAGCAGGCAATTACGTTTACATTCGTGCGACGCAACACGATGCCATAAATGAGACCAACCACATTCTCCTTTACAATGAAACCACCAAGTTCTTGGGAAAAGTCGACTATGTGGGTCTGGTGCCTACTGTGAACTTATTTCGTGGTCTTGAGGACCTTCGGCTTTGCATGTGGAACGAACGTCTATGGTTCACTGCGACTACAACTCACGCCTCTCACCACATGACGAATGAAATGGTGCTCGGACGCTTTTCGGCGGATGCAGCGCGCGTGGAGTTCATGCAAGTTATTGATGTGGGCATGCGCCCCGTAAAGAACGTATGCCCGTTTGTTGGTATGAATAACGACCTGCTGCTTCTTGACATGTTCAAGTCGAGCATATATAAATGCTTTCTTGCTCCATCTATTCCCCCCGCAACAGAGACATGGGGCATTGAGCTTGTAAAAACGCTAAAGTGGCATGCAGGGGAGCCTGACTTTTATCGTGGCAGCACGTCACCAGTGCATTTGCATGGTTCCACTTGGGGGTGCATCGCACACGATATCATCTTCAATGACAACACACAACTTGTGACTCGTTTGAGCTACTTACATCATTGGGTGGAGTTTGATATTGAGCGCGGTGCGGTTACATTTGTGTCGACACCGTTTTGGATTGCTCATTGGGGCGTTGAGTATGTCAGTGGGATTGACAAATCCAGTACCACTAGCGATAAAGTCACACTTTACATTGGCGTGATGGACAAGGATGCGATGGCAATCGAAACCACTCTCAGCGATTTACGGTGTGGAAAGTGAGTTGAATAGCTCAATGAAATCATCGTTTGTTACGAATTGAAAAGGCATAGTCTCCCTCATCTTCTCGTCAAATAGGGGACCAGGAAGCTTGAGAACGTCGGTCCAATACTTTTTGGCTTGAAGTGGGTCAGCTTGAATTTGCCTCATGTGAGTCATATAATTGTTTGTAAGCACTTGTAGTTGGTGCACGAGCCCACTTGCATCACAATCATTTTTATCTACGCGGTCCACACGCCGCCGTTTTCTGCTCTGACCTTCGAGAAGTTGCTCTCCGGATTGTATAATGTTTTCGGCATTGTCTGCCAAAATGTTGGCTCTATAAATGTCTACTTCGCATCGAAGAATGGTGAGCGTTCGTTTTACGCAAGCGCGAACAACTATAAACTCTGCACGTGAAAGCGTTTGATGATAGTACGCATCAATTGCACGAAAATAATCGTTGAACAAGACATCAAACTTTTCCTTGAACTGTTGAGGATATGCTCGGACTTGTTGACGTACGGCACAACACTGCTCGCGCACGCAAAAGCCGAGGTGCTCATGAATGTCGCTTCGCTCTTGGTCACTCAATTGAGCCTTGCTCTGGAAGCGCTTGCAACTGATGCCGTTCAATTTCTTGCCAGCACAAGTGAGACATTGCATAAGAATCTCATTAGAGCTTTTCGCCATTTTGAAAGTATGCACAAATGCAATGTGCGCGACCATTTATGGTGTCAATGGATGTCTTTGGGCCAAGCTCTCATTGGACCTCTCATTGGAGCTAATGCAAGACCTTTCATTGGTCATTTGATTCAAGTTTGTATGTGACCTCTCATTTGAGCTTGAACAAGGCCTTTCATTCAAGCTGTCATTCACTTGAGCATGTGTTCGACGTAATATTAGAGCTAGGATTTGAACATCGGTACTGGGCATCGTAAAGGGCCTTTTATTCAACCTAGCATTGGAGCTTGTATAAAGCCTTTCATTGGACGTAGGATTGGAGCTTGTATAAAGCCTTTTACTGGGACCTAGAACTGGAGCTTGTATAAAGCCTTTTATTGGACGTAGGATTGGAGCTTCTGAAAAGGCTTTATTGGATGTAGGATTGGAGCTTGTATAAAGCCTTTTATTGGACGTAGGATTGGAGCTTGTATAAAGCCTTTTACTGGGACCTAGAACTGGAGCTTGTATAAAGCCTTTTATTGAAAGTAGGATTGGAGCTTCTGAAAAGGCTTTATTGGATGTAGGATTGGAGCTTGTATAAAGCCTTTCATTTGACATTATGTAGACTCTTTTTGATTGCTTGTTTTTGTCTCCATTGCCTCCAAGGCATCATTACAACAAAGACTAACAGTTGAAAACTTTGCATCCCTACCCTATCTCTATCTAAACTTATTTCTGTCTCCATCTTATGGGAAATACATTTGGAGCCTGTAGAAAAGGAGGAGTGGCTGATGAACAGCTGTGTACGGTTTTGAGATGCATACCTAACAAAATTGGCAGCTTTGGGTGCTTGTATAGCTTTCAGCACTCTGATATCTGCGAGTTTTGGGACTTATTTGGCGACTTTCTTGATGTTGTCGAATATAGCTCTGATGAGAGGACCGAATGCTCCAAGCACGACGTCGAAGCACTTCGCAAGGCGTTATGCTCGAATGAGTTTAGCGTAAAAGTCTTTCATTTACAAAATAAATCAAAATCCCCCGAAGAAAGCTTCGCAGAGGAAGTTTCAAAGCTGCGCATTATATCGAACGACGTTTTCCCCAACCGAAAAGCTCTCATGAAGTATACCACATTAAGAAGCATCGATTTGCCGACCAAAAAGAACTGCTTCGCCTTTGGGATTCATATCAATAACCGTACAGAGTTGTCCTTCAAGATTAGCACTGGAACAAACGCTCGCGAAGAACACACCACATACTCCGTATATTTTGTGTTGACGACGGCATGTGCTCTTTCACTGGATAGCTTTATCAAAGAAAAGAAGCATAACGAGATTATTAAGCGCATCGAAAATCCCGTCGAGAGCTTGAAAAATGACGTGACCTCTGCACTTCAAATTATCCATGAAAAGGGGTATGTGCATCGAGACATCAAACCGGATAATATCGTGTACTGTCTAGATACAAACTCCTTCAAACTTATCGATTTTGGACTGATGGCCAAGGCAGGTTCCATAAAATGCGCAGGAACATACGCATACATGTCGAAAACCTTCATTAAGACAATTTGCAGAGAGCTTATCCGTAAAACGCTGAACAATAAAGAAATTGAAGAGGATGTACTTGAAAGTTTACTCTCCGATTCAAAAGCAAAAAAAGAACGGTTGTTCGAAAAATATACTGGAACCGACTTCGATACGCGAGAGCTCCATGATAAAGTATTCACTCCTGGCCGTGACGATGTAGAAGACATTGATAGAGCGAATGATATGTACGCTTTGCTGCTGAGCGCCGAGCTCTTCGAAAGAACCATACCATTGTCAGAAGGCGGTGGCGGTGAAGCAATGAAAAACGGAGTAAAGGATGGAGTGGTGAAATACAATGGTCGCATGTACACGATTGCGTACGGGTCTCGTGGAGGCGCATACATCGTGGTTGGTAAAGAAAAACGCAAGCATTACATTAAAACTTAGGAGTCAGGTTCGTCTATGTCCATGGGGTCGTCTACGTTACTCCAAATGTCGTCCAACATTTCTATTTTGTATCCCGCAATACACGTCCAAAAATTGCGTATAACTGCATTGTCTTGTTTGAAATTTTGTTGTCGCCAAAACTCTACTATTGCTCTTGCTTTATGAGGTGCCTGTGCAGGGGCGCGCTTTTTGATTTCGCATTTTGCTACGGGTATCTTGCCGGCTGGTACCTTTGCACTACGTAAACGTGCAACTGCAATGCCAAGACCTTTGCTTTTGCTATTGACATTGCCTCGCTTTACAAAATCATCCGATTCGGACGATGAGCTTTGAGAGGATGATGGCATGGAGTGTAAGGAATGCACATGTTCTGGTATGGAATGGCTCTATAACAGCTAATCTAAGATGGTTGGGCCTATACCAAAGCCGCCATGATAAAGTGGTGCCCAGCAGATGCTGCGACATGCATTATACCATGCCATTTACTGTCGGCTGGAGCCCTTGCAAAGCAAAAACAGCTGTTACAGAAACCATATGCATAAAACACAGCGCATGCAATAAACAAAGCGAATGCACCTGCTTTGAACAATCCAAATCCTGGGATACCCCACCAATACACTGCCCCTATGAGAACGAGAAAGCCGACTGCTAGCTGGTCGAGGCGGCGCGCATCTTCCTTATTTGCACTTGCACGTGGCGTAGTGTGATACAATAGGGATGTTACGAGCACGAGCACCCATGCATGGTGTAGCCAAGGAGCACGTACGTAAAAGGCGTGAACGATGTTTGTAGTGAAAAGTAGCGATGTGGCAACGAGGAGGGACATCCCGCGATCTTTACTTAAATCTTTTTTCGCTTTTAAGTTTATTGCAAGGTTTTACGCTGGGAGCTCTACGCCCCGCCGCCCGTTGGATTCCAGCAGTACAAAACGTCATCCGGTCGTGCGCTTTACGAGAGGAGAGTTTCTATGTCTACAGTCACAGCGAAATAAAGGCAACTTACCGACTTTGGGGCACTTTGTTCCCCAAGATAACACCCTACTACGCCGTTAAATGTAACCATGAGAGCACTCTACTTACAAGCCTTGCACACCTAGGAGCTCGCTTCGATTGTGCGAGTCCCAGCGAGATTGAGCGCGTGCTTGCTCTCAATGTGCCCGCCAATCATATCATCTATGCAAACCCGTGCAAGCGCGTAAGGGATTTACTGTATGCGCAAGCATGCGGTGTGTCATTGACAACACTTGATACATACTACGAAATTGACAAAATAGCGGATGCCTGCAGCGAAGGCGGTATGGCCGTACTCTTGCGCATCTTTGCTAGCGACCCGAATGCCCAATGTGTTCTAAGCAACAAGTTTGGGGCAGACAAGACTGAATGGCGCCGCATGTTGGAGCACATGAAGCAACGCGGCCTCTCATGTGCAGGCGTGAGCTTCCATGTCGGTTCCGGTGCCTGCACACCCTCTGCCTTTTCGGTTGCAATTGCATCTGCTTCGGAAGCGATTGCCCTCGCCAAAGAAATTGGACATTCGCCTCATATCTTAGATATTGGTGGAGGATTTGGACTTCATACCCTTGAAACCATTGCACCCTTTGTCAACGATGCCTTAGCCGAGCACTTTGGAGAGGATGACTCCATTCAAATCATCGCAGAACCAGGGCGTTTGTTTGCGGAGCATAGTGCTGCATTCGCCGTGCAAGTTATTGGCTTCAGAGAAATTGGCGAAAAGAGGCAGTACTGGATAACGGACGGACTCTATGGTTCCTTTAACTGTGTTCTCTTTGACCACGCAGCCATAGGTGTACCTATCGTTATTAGAGAGGATGGTACGGAGGCTACAGGTGAGTTAGAAGCCGCGGACATTTTCGGCCCCACCTGCGATGGCCTCGACACGGTTGCGCGTGACATCACCATTCCGCGCGCAGAGGTTGGCGACTGGCTCGTATTTGGTGACATGGGAGCATATACCATTGCTGGGGCGACCACATTTAATGGCATTCTTTTCAATCAGGTCCGCACATTTGACGCTTGAGACTGACGCTTGGCTTCTTGCCCCTACCTTTTTGCTTTTCTCATTTGACTGTAAGAGACACATGCAGTCACCAATTCCTGCGCCGATATACATGGCAAGTGTGCAAGCATCGGTGCCGCCGCCGCCGCCGCCACCTGTTGTGCAAGCCGCTGTAGCAGCTAGTAACGAGCGCGCATCTGAACGCCGCTTTGGTGCAAAAATAAAGGTTGCCGCACTTGTCGTATTTGCATATTGGGTTCTGAGCTCTCAACCCTTCTTCACCCTTCTCAACGGTGTTGTCTGTTCATTTTCATTGACAGCCGCGCCTTGCATTACGGAACAAGGGTCTGGCAATATGAAAGGCTTTGTTCTTGGAGGAGGCATCCTTTTCATTTTCACCATGTATCTCTTGGGTGCACTTTAATGTTGTTTGTTTCATAGGAAACATGGACGACATTGAACGCTTTGCCGTCGCGGTTATGACCCCGCGTCAACAAAACATACTTGATGCGTTTTCATTTGAAGAAAAGGACTATTGGTTGCACGCATTCTCTCGGAACTCTACGATATACGCTTTCAAGTCTAGGTCCCTAATGAATGTAAGCACAGTTTATGACAACGACGTGCCTATATACTATGTTCACTTCATAACAAACTGTGAGAAAATCGAAGTTCGTTTGGATTTCATGGCGCTATCAAATTATCTTCTCGAAGACGCATTTGCAAACCGCGTCTCTAGCATCTACATTCAGAAACCTGTCCAGAAACCTGCAAATTATAACGAAATGGACGCATGGTTTCTTTTGAATTTTAAGCCATTCGCAGGATTGTTTTGGGTACGTGAGTTGAACCCTAAATATCACGAAAGCCGGCCATTTGTTGAACTTATCTCTCTTCCGCTTGATAATTTCAACACATTGCCGCCTGACGCTCCTCTCTCGACATTTTCAAAAGACATTCCAAGCATATCGATTTCTCAATTCAGAGAAGCTTTCAAAACAACCGTCCCATATTCTAGAAGTTTTTCCTTTTACGAAAACAATAGCTATGTCTACCATATGTATTTTGGAAATATTCGGGTCACATTGAATGTACATAGCAAAGCACTTGAATTGCAGGTTTTGCTTATACCTGCTCTTGTCAGGGTAGTTTACGATTACTATTATGAGGTTCGCGATAACTTACGCATAAATTACGCATTCAAATACTGCAAAACATATGTAATTGCTCGCAAAGATTTTGAATGCCCGCTGGCGAAAATTGCCATCAACTGTTTCTTGGCATATAGAAGTCACACCACTCACTTGCATAAAATCGATGAGAATCAGCTGTTGCTCACACTCTTCCGCACGAGTTCCTCGGACATTGTTCAGCCATGGCATGCTGTATGGCAAGCCGCATTGCGGCGCGATTTGAAAACTCAAGGTGTTGCATCAAAAGCCTTACAAGATTTCCTTACTGTGCACAAGTACGATAATGCCATTGAAATTATAAAGACTGATGCATGTTACAAGCCCGAAGATGTCAATGTTAAATGGGATTATTGGATTGACTCCGGATGTTGCGTAAATCATCCTTTGGAGTTTGATGTCATTAAGCGAGACCAGAGGGCACTCGTGGCCTCTGGGGACAAGGGGTTTTTGAACTTTACATATACATCGACTCTGATTGATAACAACATTCTTATCACATGTCTTGCAGTGAGTACAAAGCTAATCAATAAGGCTCTGGTGGTTGGAGCCTTGCTACACGAGCTTGATGGATACGCAAGAAAGTATATTCCAAAGGTCAATTATCTGTATGCGCTAGCAGTGCCCACCCGTTTGAAAAGCTTCGATGCATATGGGTACAATTGGGTGCGCAAAGGCGAAGCGACTCAAATCATGAAATCGTTCGGCCTGGTGATGCCGTCCCATTTTTTGGAATGGTCATTATCAACGAAAGCAATTCTTGAGAACGCCCGACAATGGACAACCACAGCCTATTTCTTATTTAACAGAGCATTGAGAAGAGGCGACCGATTGAATGAACAACAACAAAATATATACAATGCAATGATTGCATACTTTGACATGCAGGGTTTTGTTTCACCTGAGTACAATCTTCATGACTTGAACATGACGTCTCTCGTTGTGTTCCGCGGTCTTCATGTTGCTGACAAAAAAGCTGTCGATGCTGACATTTATTCGGAGCTATTTGGCAATAGTAGAGTAAAGATACTGCATGACAAAGGCTTTATGGCATTCTCAAAGGATAGGTCAGTGTCAGCTTATTTTGCTAGATGGGCCCCAAACAGTCGTGGACTTTTGCTTGTATTCGACCTTCTTGAGTTTCCTCACGGTACGAGGCTCATCGACATGGAGCCCATCTCCACAGCGGACGAAAAAGAACTTCTGGCCATGTCGGGGTCTATTGAGCTCATCAAGTTATTGAAATCAACGAATCAGTTTGACATGTGGCAAGCAAAATACACACCTCACCACATTGAAAAAGCCACTGTCCCAAATAAACCAGTGCTTTTGTCACCTGTCTCAAAAAGCAATAGCCCTGTATCAAAATCGCACTGGTCACCATGGTCAAAGCAGTGGCCAAAATCACCGGCTTTATATTCATCCGACACGTCCATGAGCGCAGGAAAAGGAAAAGGCGGATTGAACTTCACTAACCTGTTGGCCGAACAACCCGATTCCAAGTTGTTGGTAGTTGGAAAGATTGCCATCTTCTACGTCTTATCTAATCGCGACGAATGCCAAGTGCTACGCGTCCTCAAAATAGCTGGTAACATCAACATTACGGACCACATCATTGAGCTAGATGCGAGCCATTCCGATGGAGTGAACGTTGCGATTGTAAATCCATCCACGCGTGAAGTAGAGGCATGGCGATATGGCGATATGAATCCTTTGCCGACAAAGTATCATAAGGCGTTGCGCGCCGCAATGAATAAGCATGGCATCGTAAATAAATAAATGAGAAAGAAAGAGAGATGACAGTTGAATTGATGCGGCTCGAAGGTCGCCTTTCACTTCTTATCAAGGAAGTTGCTGCACGTATGGCTGCATGTGAACAACAACAAGAGCAGCTTGTGCAACAATTAGCTGTAGTTGAGGAGCGTTTGCGTGTGGTTCTGGCGAATAATGAGTTACAAAATGCAAACGTTTCACAGAATCCAGCATTTGAATCTGATGAAAGCGATGGAAGCGTTTGAATTGCAAAAATGACTTGTTGTGTTATGCGATGTGGTTGGTTATTCTTGTTTTTTACTTAGCTGCCTTAGCAACTGGCTTCTTGACCGCAGGCTTCTTCACAGGTGGAGGAGGAGGCGGGGTGGGCTCGTGCTCCTCCTCTTCTTCCTCCTCCTCACCCACCTCGCTATCTGCGTCAGCCTCTTCCTCCTCAGCAGCCGCCTCCTCCTCGTCGCTGTCATCGAGCATCACGGGAACAGGAGTAGGAACAACCGGCTTCTTTGCAACCGGAGTAGGCGTGGTTTTCTTTGGTTGAGAAACGGCGGTCAGAGCATCCTCAATGATGTCCTCATCCTCGCTGCCACCTGCGGCCTTCTCGTCATCGCTGTCCTCCTCGAAATCGACATCAGCCTTCACTGCTTGCTCAATCTTAACCTTGACAGCCTTCGTGGAGAAACCGAACTTGCTTCCGATAATCCATAGGCCGGTAATCTGGAAGAGCACTTGAGCAGAAGCGCCCGTTAGCTTGTCCTTCACCGAGTGGAAGTCGACAGGGTTCTTGTTGGCATCCACGCACTCGAACTTGAAGCTGTCGCTCGACGCGTCGTAAGGAAGCTTCACCTTCAGCGTAGGTGGGTAGCGCGACGAAGGAAGACCAGTCTCCTTGTCGGTGGCAATTTTGACGAGGGGCGTGAACATGTTGTCCACAAACTCGCGCATCTTATAATCCTTTTGGAACCAAGCTAGGCGGTTCTTGAAACCATTGTCAACTGCGGCCTCGCCAATCTCAACTAGGCGGTCGTGCAGCGTCTTGACAGCGGGGTTGCGGTCAATGTCGCGGAAGGAGAGCGACAGGTCGAAGCGCTTGGGACCATCGGCAGGGCGACCAGCCTTGGCATCCATTGCGGTGCTGTCGTTTACACCATAAGGCAGTTGCATCATGGGAGTTTGCACGAAGAGCTTGCTGCCCTTGTGGGTTAGGTAGACCATCTTGCAACCAACATCCAGCTGCTTCACTTCGTTGAAGCGGACGGCGGAGGCATCAATGTTCTTGGGCTTGCAGGACATAGGAGCGGCCATTTTTCTGCTGTTATGAGATAATGGTCTGGAGTTCTTAAATCATTTTGAAATGTTAAGGTGTCCTTTTTTTCGGTAGGCGCCCGGCCCCAATTGCATTTCCGTAATTAATTACAAGCCGTTTAAGCCGCCATACACGCGTACGATAGCATTTTGATGATTGACTGATAGTGTAATACCATCATGTATTTTTCACAATGAAACTCGTACTCATCGGGATACTCTGAGATAAGCTCTGCCATACCATGAACAAAGGCGTCCAGTGTTTGCAATACTGCAATACATGTGTGTCTCTGAATGTCCTCGATGACCAGCGGACCCCACTCCTTGACGTGTATTGAAATGTTTGAGGTGTACTCGTCACTAACGCTATTACACCAGTTGTCCAAGCTTATCTCGATAGCATCATACCTCCACTCATCGTCTTTAAATCCCGTCATGCCATGAAGCACTGCCGTAAACACATTTGTGTGCATGATTTCAATTGTGTCTGATTCATGCATTTTCACAACCCAAATATTCTCTATAGACTTTGATAAATGAGCTTCATATTGTAACCAAGACAGGAATGCAGCAACAATCGTAGGCTTTTGCAGGTCCATCTGATATTGATATCAAGTGTGTTCAAATAGACAAAAACGAGTACCACATGCAAGAACACACTAATTGGGGCCAGGACCAAGCGTTTGATTTTCTAACGAGTCGTGAAGTATACGATGATGCATGTTCCAATTGCTAGTGTGAAGGAACACATTTGATACACGGCGAGCCGCCAATTTGGTTGATAGTAAAATATGGGTGATATTGTGAATTGCGGGCTTTCGTTTTGTGGTCTTGGTCTGCATGTTGCCAGGGTCTCACGGCATATGGGGCAAAGTAGGTCCGTATTTGTTGCAGCGCACGCCATGGCATAATTGAGTATGCATTGACTGTGAAACATATGATTGCAATTTGTTTTTACATAGGCGTCCGGATTGGCGTTCTCTACATCGGATTGGCATGAGAGGAAGCCAAGGCATATCGGGCATATGTCAGTATCAGCCATAATTGTTTTTCTTTCGGCCTTGCCCCCCTTACTCTTGCTTGAGAAGCAATATGTACGACTTCACATCATTTTACATTTTCCGTTTCTGGCCCCAAGATGAAAAATAAACACTTCATGCGTTTTCAACCGCCAGTTCGGGATACGTATAAAATGGATGTTACACAAAGCCCTTACATGCGCGGTCAGCAATGGATGGGAGCCATAAACTTTGATGCGCCATTCAATAATCATGAGCTCAATATGTACATAAGCAACCTCAAACACACCGCTCTTAACTTCGGGCCCGTGCACATCGAGCTCGACTACTATGACTTCTTTAATCTCATTTCCGACAAGGGCGAGGTGTACCCAATCGACCTGCTAAAGAAGCAACTTCGTTCCATACCACACGTATACATTATTGATTATAGGTCAGCCGATGGGTCCTATGCGCTTGAGAGTGGCCTGATTATCAAAAACGGTTGGAAGTAAGTGTAAAAACTTCCACATTCGAAAACAGCGTTTGTGGCACAAACTGCCAGAACGTCAGTAAGGCTTTATTCATATTCTGTCTCAAAAATGCAACCCGTTTGCGGTTGGGCGGTTGCAAGCATCTGCATACAGAAGAAAAACAAGGGACATCTGTTTCAGATTTTTGGCTATATATTCTACGAACGCGGCGTTTTTTACAACTTCAATTGTCAAGAGCCCGTTATTTTCGGCCGTCCGTTCTTGAAAATTCCCAAGTAGTTAGATTTTGAAAAAACAGCGTTTGTGGCACACATTGCCTAATCGTCAGTAAGGCTTTATGCTTCTTCAGTCCTAGGAAAGCAAACCGTTTACTGTTGCGCATTTGCAAGCATCTGCATACAGAAGAAAAACAAGGGACATCTGTTTCAGATTTTTGGCTATATATTCTACGAACGCGTCAAAATTAATTTTAGCAATTTTCAGCTTTCTGAAAAACATACTTTTACCCCCTTCTTTACAAAAGCACAGTAAGGAAAACCGTTCACAAAAATATTAAATTACGCACCGTTTGCGTCTGCCCACTTTGCAAGCGTTGCTTACAGTGCCTCGTTTTTCGCGGCGCCTTTTATGCGTAACGGAAACGACCGCGTATGTTTTTCAGATACACCCTGACTTTTTTAACACATATGAATTTTTGTGTTGCCCTATCCAACCGCACTATATACAATCGGTCGTTATACCTAACGCTCAAGTTGGCACCACCCCCATGTGGTGCCAACTTGAGCGATTTCATATATGTGACCATCGGTATGTCGCTTGTCGTGGTATGTGGTGGCATAGTGGGGAGTGTGGTGGTAGTCACTTTTACTTGTGTTGGCAAAAGGTCAGGTTTATCCCGCCGGACGATAGTCATTACAGCCATGATAAGTGTATATCGCACCTCGTCGGTATAAAAGTCTGTCGGAATGCGACTATTAATCACGTCGTATAAAGTGGTATTATAAAGATGCATTTGCGAATGCAACGTTATCCACATCACGTCATAAGGGGAGTGCGCGTTGTGAAGTGAATACGTTGTGTATGTGTGGTTTCTGTAGGATCGTGCATGAAGTCTTTTGATTGTAAAGGGTTCGCCGTGCAGACTGAAGTTGAAAATGGTGAATATTGGGTTTGGATGGTTTAGTCCCACCGCGGTTAGCAATTCAGGAACAGGATGAAGCTTGTCCATCCTCTCTGCCTTTGCATTGACTAATGCTAATCTGCCGATGATTTCACGCGTCTCATCGGTTAATCTACCAAGTAGCTCCTCCATTTATATATCCTATACTATACATTCAAAAAAGACGACGGTGAGCGTGCGCGCATAATACATTCTTATAACTCATCTTCGCTCTCGCTCACCTCTTTGCCGCGCTCACGACGAGCTTTGCGGACCTTTCCACGCGCCTTCTTTTCTTTGTTGCTCAAGTTCATTTTCTTGGGCTATATATTCACAGATTTTGGGCTATATATTCTACGAACGCGGCGTTTTTTACAAACTCAATTTTAGAAAGCCCCTTTTTTCTGGCCGTCCGTTCCTGAGAATTCCCAAGTAGTTAGATTTTTGGAAAAGCAGCGTTTGTGCCACAAACTACAAAAACTTCTGTAAGGCTTTATGCATCGCAAATGTGAATAAAGCAAACCGGGTGCGTTTGGGCATTTGCACGCATTTGTATGCTGTGTAAAAACCAAGGGGCACCTGTTTCAGATTTTGTACTATATATTCTACGAACGCGGCGTTTTTTACAACTTCAAATTTCCAGAGGCCCTTATTTTCTGGCCGTCCGTTCCTGAGAATTCCCAACTAGTTAGATTTTGAAAAACAGCGTTTATGGCACACATTGCCAAAACGTCAGTAAGGCTTTATGCATGTTCAGTCTGAGAAAAACAACCCGTTTGCGGTTGGGCGATTGCAAGCACCTGCATACAAACTTAAAACTAGGGGGCAACTGTTTCAGATTTTGGGCTATATATTCTACGAACGCGTCAAAATTAATTTTAGCAATTTTCCAGAGGCCTTTATTTTCTGGCCGTCCGTTCCTGAGAATTCCCAACTAGTTAGATTTTGAAAAAACAGCGTTTGTGGCACACATTGTCAAAACGTCAGTAAGGCTTTATGCGTAATTAGTACTAGGAAAGCAAACCGGTTGCAGTCGGGCGATTGCAAGCACCTGCATACAAACTTAAAACTAGGGGGCAACTGTTTCAGATTTTGGGCTATATATTCTACGAACGCGTCAAAATTAATTTTAGCAATTTTCCAGAGGCCTTTATTTTCTGGCCGTCCGTTCCTGAGAATTCCCAACTAGTTAGATTTTGAAAAAACAGCGTTTGTGGCACACATTGTCAAAACGTCAGTAAGGCTTTATGCGTAATTAGTACTAGGAAAGCAAACCGGTTGCAGTCGGGCGATTGCAAGCACTTCTACACTGCCTCAAAAAGAAGGGGCATCTGTTTCAGATTTTGGACTATAATTTCTACGAACGCGTCAAAATTAATTTTAACTGATTTAAAAGATAATATACGACATTGTTCAACGGGATTATGAGTGATGCTGCTGCTGCACCTTTCACATGCGAGTTTACATGTCCAAGATGCCAATTTGCAACGGACCATAAACCAACATTTAAAAGGCATGTATTCCGCGGGCGTTCTTGTAAACCATCTTTTGGGTGCAAAGATGTGTGCTTGGATGACATTCGCGCAAGTTTGTTTCCATCAAAAGACAAATTTATATGTTCAATATGCACAAAAGGCTATAATTCTGCACAAGGTTTGCAACTGCACTGTTTAAAAGTACATAAAACTGAACCTTCAACCAGAACAAAAAATATTAACAATGGTACGGTTGTAAACGGGGATCATGCAAATATATCACAAACAAACTTCCATACACACATACATATGCCGCGCAATTTCGGTGATGAAAATACATCCTACATAACAAAGGAGTATTTAGCACAAATAGCGCACTGTTTTTCGAGCGGCATTACGGAGCTAATGAGAAACGTTCATTTTCATCCGGAACACCCAGAAAATCATAATGTTCGTCTTGCATGCAAACGCGACAAGATTATTGAAAAAGTAAAAGATGGTAAGTGGGTCAAGTCCTCACATGACCAAATTGAAAAGGCAATGGTTCACACTGGCTCTAAAATGGTGTTAAATTGTATGGTAGAACCCGAATTTATGCAGAAATATCTTACATTATTTGATGCAATGATGGATGATTATGTTAAAACGACATGTAAAGATAATAGCAAAGCCTCCAGCGAAGTGAAATCGCGACTCTATGTCATGATATTGGACGAGTCTGGTAAGATTCAATACCTCGAAGAAGATGCAGCCACCCCACCAATCACGACCGATAACGCTTCCAAATGAGTGTTTGCAGTTGCGTGACAACATCTGGTGGGTAGTCTCGCACGCTGTTCTTCAGAATTAACTTGCATAGAATATGCCAAAACTCATCATTTTCATACGCGGCGTTGGCTTCCATAACTGACTTGCACTTTGCTGCGAGCCACCTGTACTCGCTGAACAAACGGTTCATCACCGGTGTTTTCGCATCGCCACCGCTTTGTAGCATTCGCGTGTGTATGTTGTACGTGCTTGGGCACAAGAGGCCATCGTTCGCCAAGCTCAGCAAATGCTGCCTCACGACAGAATGGTCAAACGCCGCCGCCGGCAACGTTTCAAGCAAGTTCTCAAAGACCATGTAATTGTAATCGGGGCACAACAAGAGTTTATCCGTGTAATCCACATAGACAGCATTGTTATCAATCATCACGGTGCGCCGTTGTAGCATGTATTCTTTTTCGCGATGGGTGAGCGGCGCATGTTTGGTGACCACTCGAAGTATGCGAGGCCATATTTTTTTCAGAGATTTGCGGTAGTTTCCGCTGCCATCCACGATGCAATTATCGCGTGCAAATATCGGCCTTGCAAAGTGAATGCCATGTGTGCGTTCGACCCATGCAATCTCTTGGGTCGCCCACTTCCGCTCGCTCGCTGTGTAGATGAAGAAGTAGCAGTTGCCGTCCGTAATTCTTTGCATAGTCTTAATAAAGTCGACTAGGAATGGCCGTATGAGACCATGGCCTGGATAGAATGCTTGCGGTATGTGCGTCTTTGCACCCATGCCATTGAAGCCATATTTTCGAAGGACTTGATGAAGAGAGTATCTTTGCGACTGGAAGTCTACACGTCCCGCAATTGTTCCATCCCAGTCCAATACAAACACTGTGGGAGTATTTGCCGTACTCATCCACTACTCTATTATCCTGCAAAGAGATTTCCAAAAGCCACAACACTATCATCCCATGTGTGAGCATGCGCCCATGTGCGAGCGCGCTCACGAATGCCCTCTTTTCGCACAGGGTTCCTATCAAGTGCCACGACCGCATCGCATAGCCGAGCTACAGCTTCGGGTGACAACAACGCTGGATTCTTGCCATGTGTTGCAAATGGGTTATACCCCGGGTACTCTAACGGTGGTACGAGTACAATTGCATCCGATGGATAGATATCACGAAAGCAAGCGACATCCCACGTCACGACAACGACACCTGCAGCCATGGCTTCGTGCACACAACATGCATACGTATCATGATGGACGACACCACTTGGCAAAACAAGCGGGTACACGAATATGTCACTCGTCTCGAGAAGGCGCCGCAACTCTTTTTTTGATAGTGACTTATTTGCCATCAAGTCACCGCCATGGTAATAAGAAGCAGTAGTAAGCCTTTTCCCGAGCTTTTGAGCGACAATCGCGGCAACAGCCCCACCCCGTTCAAATGTTGCAATGAATACATGTTGCTTTGAGCGTACACCAGACGCAGCACACCACACCTCTTTATTGATGCCATTTGGCACCACATGCACGGGAATATCTAGGTCTTTTACATGCCTTGCAACCGTTTCAGAGACAGCAATCAGAGAAAAGGGCCTTTCGCCCAACGAAACCTTCATTTCACACAAAACATCGTGATGGACATAACAATGAAGCCACACAGCGACGATGCAATCTTGGCGTAAATTGCGAATCCATTCCTTTACTTCAGGTGACAGAAAGAAGAGCGGTGTAAAGAAGTCAAACGTATTGGCGTGCGGTGCACGTGTCAAATCTTGAATGACAGTTGTTCTATGCCCTTGCAACTCGAGTCCCCTAGATATTTCTAATAAAGCCGCTTCAGTGCCACTAAAACCCGCGCCATTCAGATAGTTCTCGTATGACAACGGAAGAACCCGACAATGAGCGTGGTCTGGTATGTAAAATCCAAAATGCATATTTAACAACGTACACACTTTGTTTCCTAAGCAAAAATAAGGGCTATATGCAAAAGGCGGTTTCCAAACTTTTGAATTCGTGCCGCAAACGATTACGGCACATTTGAAAATAAGGATTGTAGTAAGCCTCTTTGAGTGCACGTTGTATTTGTCGAGCCGCGATATAGCTTCGCGCAAGTGTTTCAATTTCGCTGTCAGGTAAATGTAACAGACTTTCCTCACGAGCATAATAAGGCATCCATTGAATATGTGGATTCGATTTTACAATATCATATGTAATATTTCGATTATAACTTAACCACTCATAATCCCATGGTTTATTTGGGTTGTTTTGAACGATGTCCCATGTTATACATGGATTTTCACTAAGAGCCCACCACTCCCATTTAATATTTGGGTTTTCTTTTACGATATCCCATGTAATACACCTTTTTCTGCTAAAAGCTGGTAAATCCCATGGTTTCTCTTGATGTGCTTGAACAATTTCCCATGTAATGTTTTTGTTTCTACTTAACTCATACCAATCCCATGGCTCGTCTGGATAGGCTTGAACAATCTCCCAAGTTATGTTCGGATTTCGACATAATCCCTCATAATCCCATGGTTTGTCAGGGTGCTTCTGGACAATATCCCATGTAACACATTTATTTCGACTAAGCCCTCTCCAATTCCAATTCCATGGTTTATCTGAATTTGCTTGAACAAAATTCCATGTTATACCTTGGTTTGAACTTAGAAAATCCCAATCCCATGGCATATTCGCATCAACTTCATCCCAATTGATATTTTTATTACAACTTAAAGCACCCCAGTGCCATGGCTTATCTAAATTGTCTTTTATAATATTCCATGTAATATTTTTATTTTCACTTAAACCATACCAATCCCATGGCTTATCTGAGTAAGCTTGAACAATATCCCATGTTATATTTGGATTACGGCTTATATGTAACCAATCCCATGGCATGTCTGGAATGGCTTGAATGATGTCCCATGTTATAAAGGAACACCTGCTTACACTATACCAGTCCCATTTAATAGAAGTGTCCTTTAGTTTGTTAATAATCCATTCAGTTTTTGCGTTCTTAATAAATGCTGAAAGTGTCATTTTATTAAAATTGTTGAGCAAATGTTTATATGCCCCCACTCCAGATCATACCTGTTTTTCCTGCAGATAATCGTGAAGCAATACAAAAGGGATTATTGGAAGACTTACCAAGGGAATCACGAGCCAGTGCATGAGCTTGTCTTTGACCCCAAACGGCTGATGTTCGCGCTTACCGGCAGTAAGAAGTTCGCTGTACACAAGGGGCATCGCACTGTCCTTTACTCTTTATTACTCACTTCACGTCGTTAGCTTTAGTATCTTCGGTTGCACATTTTCTTACCATAACACCATCATTTCCATCGATTCTATGGAGGCGCGGTGGCTGATTTACAGGTTTTAACCATACGTAAGTAGGGACTGGGTCAAGTAATTCCAGTCCCTCTGCAACAAGGTCACCTGTTGCGTTAATTTGCATTTTAAATCGGGGATAATAGATACTTTCAACAGCAACGAATCCTATTGAACACCATTGAGTACCATTGCAGGAAAGGGTAGGCAAATCTGGAACGAAATGAGGCATAGGCATCCGAGATTGCTCTTCACTTGTCATGAGCTTTATCATTTTTATAACTGAACTATTGTATCTTTTAAATCATCCCATGTATGCATTTGACGTACTTCATTGGAAGGCGGTACAATGTATTTTATCTCAGAATACCCTTGCCCCATGTATTTCGATGCCAAACAAATGTAGGGAACGCCTTCATGACATTTAGCGAATACTTGAGAAAAACCCCATGTAAAACCATCCGTATCAACGAATGATGGAGTATCGTGCATTTTATTCAGTATTTCTTGCGGAATATATGTTTCCATATAGTTGTCATCATATTCCTTCACGCTTCCATGCATAAATCGCGCGGTGTTGTATGCCTCCGACATTTTGCATTGCTTTCAAATAATCTAGTTTTCCTTAAATCACAGTCGTTTCGTATATAAGTAAAGTTCGTCATCATCTGAAATCGCCGGCATACATAAATGTTTTCTATCAGTTTTGTTTGTCACTGCATTAAAGAGTTTTGAGAAGAGTGGGGTCACATTGTATATCATGTATCCAGGAGGCATCACAGTGGTATTCTTTTCATAAACAGGAAATACATCACTGATGTCAATGCCTATTGTCTGTAATAACTCTTGGTATGCTTTCCACTTTGAAGTCGAAATGTGTAGAATAGGATATATGCGTGTTGTATTGAAACTTCGTTCAAATCCCAATTGAGATGAGTAAAAGGAATACGCGTTCAAAGTAGATGACATTGAAATGAATGCATATTGAGACGCGGTTGCTGTTGGCTCCAATTTTGTTTTGTAATGCATCGTCAGCTTTTTGCGTACATTTGCCATTTCGAGCTGCTTTATCAGTTGACCTCCCAATCCGAATGCAGAACAAATGACGTCGACGTAAACAGTCCATGAATTTACATCAAGTGACGGGATATCTTTATCAATGTACAAATCATTCGTTTCAAATTTATCGAATCGAAACTCAAAATCCCTCTTAAAGTTCCGAAATGAAATATATTGCATGGTCATTATACCGCATATCAAGTGGCCCACAAAGCGTTTACGACCACCGCTGCCACTCGATGATGAATTTGAATTCGTTGACTTTGTATGTAATGTTCCATCCTTTGCAATTGCAACACACGACATATCCGTATAATTTAGACTCTTTAACAAATATGAGGCGTTTACCCCTTGATCTAGATCTGCCTTACCAGCTTCATCATATACTGAACAATTTGGGTGGAATGCTCTAATGAACGCTATATAACTGTGATAATCAGATGCACTTTCTGACTTTAATTTTTTATGGTCGATGAAATACAGTTTAAACTCATTTATCTCAGAAACCTTTTTGTTTTCATTCAATGATAATTGAAGTTCTTTAATGTTGACTTTGGGAAGATACTTCAAAAGGTGGGTGATTTCTTTCTGTACAGCCATCGTAGGGCGAACATTCACCGTAAAATGGGCATGTTTCTTCAATAACCGTGCCAACTGTTGAGTGTTTTCAATTTCAAGGTGAGGACTTATGGGGCTGAAAGAATTTTTTGGACTCGAGCTTGAAACTTGTTGCTTCATGCTACAATCTACAATACCTGCCAGATATAAGAATGACAAAAATAATATGAACGACTTATGCGCTGCACATCATGCAGCCTTCGGGGTTGTCACGACGACACGCTGCGGCCACATCTGCCTCGGTAGTTTTCGCCACATTTGTTCGGCTCACCGACGGGTCTAGAGAGAATGTCATCGTCTTAGCCTTCGGGCGCGTGCGCAGGTAGTAGCTGCCCGTCTTCAGACCTTGGCGCCAGCCGTGGAAGTGCATATTGGTCAACCTGCTAATATCAGGGTCCTCGACATATAGATTCATGCTTTGTGTTTGGCACACATACGGCGCACGCGCAGCAGCTTGGTCGATGATGACGCGTTGGCGAATCTCCCACACCGTTTTATAGAGCGCCCGAATGTCCTCAGGAATCTCCGTGATGTGTTGAATGCTGCCCTCGCCCGCAATGATGCGGTCTTTTAGCGTGCGATTCCATAGTCCAATCTTGACCAAGTCGCGCACCAAGAACTTGTTCACTACGACGAACTCACCGGCTAGAGTGCGGCGCTGGTAAATGTTGCTCGTGATGGCCTCGAAACTCTCGGTACTGCCCATGATTTGCGATGTCGATGCGGTGGGCATGAGGGCGATGAGAAGTGAGTGACGAATGCCATGCTCTTTAATAGAGGTTTTCAGAGCATCCCAATCATAACGGCCTTGCGTGGGCGTGACATTCCACATATCGAATTGCAATGTGCCCGATGCGGTAGGAGAGGTTGCAAACGTGCTATAGGCGCCGCGCCACTTAGGATGCGCCTTTCCGAGGACCACCTCATCCTCAGTGACACACACATTTTTACGAATCGTGCGGGTCTCAGCATCAATATCAGCTTGAAGGAGACCACTTTGTGCCTCGGTACTCTCGAGGTATTCAAGACGCTCCATCTCCTTGGCACGCTCCATTGAAATCTCATTGGAAGCCTCAAGAGATGCATGATACATTGTCTCGAGAATGAGACGGTTCACTTCAAGCGCATCGGGACTGTCAAATGGCAGCCTCATTTGGATGAAGACATCGGACAGGCCTTGGATCCCGATGCCAATCGGGCGATGACGCATGTTCGAGCGCTTTGTCTCGGGAACGGGGTAGTGATTACGGTCAATCACACGGTCCATGGAGCGCGTCGTGAACTTCACAACCTCGTGAAGTCGCTCGTAATCGAATGTAGCAGGGCTATCCACTGCATCTGGGTGCGGTGTGACGAACGATGGCAACACAATAGAGGCGAGATTACACACGCCGTACTCCTTGTCGTCGCTGTAAATGGTAATTTCCGCGCACTGTCCGGTCAAGATACCATTGAAAACGCCACGGTGCTCGAGTGGCTCATTGAAGCAGTATGTGTCTGCCATACGGCCATGGTCCTCAACTTGCGTGACGTAGATGTTGGATTTATTTACGCCATTGGGCATAACCCATGATTGCAAGTAATCGCCTGGAATGAGCGATTGTGCTTCGATGGGCGTGTCTTGGCCTTCGATGTAGAATTTATGGTAGCGCGTGCACTCAATAATCGAACCGTTGCTGAACATGACGTTGATGATATCTTGGTTCTCTCCCGTTTTCAGCACTGTTACGAGCGACCATGCTGTACCGTTCCATACTTCAACTTCTTTGTTGGCAAGCATAACAATCTGAACATCTTGGGGACCATCGATGCCTTTAATGAGGATACGTGTTTCGGGAGCAACGCAAAGGTTGCTGCTCTTGATGACACCAAGGTTCTTTTGGTTTGTCTTTTGACAAGCGTCCTTATAGAGAATGTACGGTGTCCCCGTCTCAATTTGGCTCTTGAGGATTTCGGCCCAAAGCTCTTGAGCTTTGATTGTCTTGCGCGCACGGCCTTCACGTTCGTAGCGCTCGTAGAGCGTCTTGAACTCGTCACCGAATACGTCTGCAAGGCCAGGGCATTCGTCAGGGCACATCAGCGACCAAGTGCTGTTTGCTTGCACGCGCTCCATGAAAAGGTCAGGAACCCACATGGCAAGAAAGAGATCGCGGCAACGCTCCTCTTCACTTCCCGTGTTACGGCGAAGAGCCACGAAATCAAAGATGTCCGCATGCCACGGCTCCACATACAGGGCAGCGCTACCTAGGCGGCGACCCGCTTGGTTTGCGTGGCGCATGGTGGCGTTGTACACGCGCAGCATAGGAATGAGCCCCGAGCTTTGGCCGTTGGTTCCCCTAATGTAGCTGCCGCGTGCACGGACATTATGAATCCATGTGCCAATGCCACCAGCGCCCTTGGAAATCATGGCAGAATCGCTAATGGTCTTGTAAATACCTTGCAGGCTGTCGTGCATTCCGAGAAGGAAGCACGAAGACATGGCGGGCATGCGAGTCCCCGCATTGAAAAGAGTTGGCGTTGCGTGCGTGTAAAGACGTTGTGACATCAGGTTGTAGCACTTGAGCGCATTTTCGATGTTCCATCCCCAGATACCAAGGGCCACCCGCATCCACATGTGTTGCGGGCGCTCGACGGATTTGCCGCCTACTTTTTGCAGGTACGATCGCTCAAGGGTTTTAAAGCCGAAGTAATCGAAGGCATAATCGCGCTTGTAGTCAATGGCATCGTCGAGTTCTTTTTTGTGCATTTGTACGATTTCATAAAGTTCGTCGCTCACTAGTGGCGCTGGTGTATCATGGATATCTTTGTTGTTGAACAGAATGTCTACCGTATCGCTGTAAGAGTCGGACGTGTTTTTGTGGTGGTTGCTGATAATAATGCTGGCTGCGAGTGCGCCGAACTCGGGGTGCTCTGTGCTCATGCTAAAGCACATTTGTGCCGCGAGTTCGTCAAGTTCGCTCGTTTTCACGCCATCATAAATACGGCTACACACCTTTTGTGCGATTTCATGTGGGTCAACATGGCTAAGGCCGTCACAGAAGTTACGGATGCGCCGTAGAACTTTGTCGAAAGAGACATCTTCGTATGTACCGCAACGCTTTAGGACCCTCATTTACGTTGCCTATTATTGGTGGCCAAAGTTTTAAGTGCATCTCACTCATTTTTTTGGGAGGTATGAAAAAGTAAGTAGTTAGTAATCATTTATGGCTTAGGATGAGGGCACACTGACGTCCACGATAAGGTGTTGCAACCATTTTTGCCGATAAATTCACAGCGGTACTTGGTGGGGTCATTTTTGTTTGTGGTAACGTCCTTTGCATGCAAAAACGCAGGGTAAATGTTATTACATTTGATTTTGTCATCATTGTTCGTGAAATTGTTATTAAGATCCAAAAGCACGTTACTTACACTGTAACCAGTGAAAGTCACATTGCTGTTGAATTGAGTAACTGGAAAGACATCCGTACGAGGTACACAACGGAACGCCATCTGGCTCTTGTATTTAGCGGGCGCACGGTCCAATACGTCAGAGGGCGTTCGCTCGAGAGTGTAGTAATCTGGGCACGAGAGGGGATCACGGTCAATTGTCGTACGCTTGACGGGCTTGAATTCGTACACCTCGACAATGAGCCACAATATTATGAGCAACATGCCAAGGAGGAACGTGATAGTGAACGGCGCAAACGGACCCGTGAGGAGAGCACGCGCTGCTTCATTCGCAATTATGGCAATAAGAATGCTGAGTGCAAAAACGCCGTAGACAACGTTCACTGCAATTGTTGCTTTAAAGAGCCGTGCCTTTTGACCCTCGTATGAGGCCTGCTCGGCCTCTGTTAGTTCCATGTCATGCTCGGCGCTGGCCATCTTACAAGTTGGTTAGAAAAAAGCGGTCTATCGCTTTGTAAGCTCCAAGCTACGCGAGCCTTTCATAGTTGCGAGAGGAGCGCGAGCCATGGGCATCGGCAGTGTACTAATGTCTTTTTTGTATTGTTCATGTTGTTTCAAGTTTGTTATTATTTGGGGAACGGACCACTCGAGAACGCGAGCATTTAGTTCGCGCACTTGACCGACAATGTCAGTCGGAGCGTTTCGGCCATGTTGATAATAGATTGAGCGCATGATGATGATGAGTTCGTGTTCATTTTGACGACCAATCTTGAAGGCGCCCCTGCTCTCTACCCACACCCGATATCGGATACCCTCTTGAAGGGCGTGCATGTTTTCATCTGAGAAGAAAACACTGTTAAGCGGCGTTGGTGCATGAACACCTGCACGGGAGGAGCGAGAGAAACATCCGGGGGCTGATGTTATGCGCCCACTGCCTTGTTGAATTGACACTGGACGCCCTTGTGTGAGTGCGTCGACTCGACCATTGTTACGGGGTATGTTGATACCACCGTGTCCGTATGCTGGCGCAAAATTCTGAGTGTAGGACATATACTACTTATTGATTGGTTTAGAATATTCTACATGAATATTAGAGTGCGTCGGTCGGAATGTTCTATTCATGTATAGCCCTGAAAAAGCCAACGCTACAGGTATCGGAGGCGGTGCACAAGGTCATTGCAGAGGCCGTATTTTCGTACGTGTCCATGATAAGCGTGACAACAATTCTTCAAGGATCTAAAACCGTTTCGAAGTCGCAGGTTGACAGTGTCGAGCAAATTATTGAAGGGCGTGCAAAAAAGAAGCAAGCGGCACAAAAAGGGGGTATGGGATGCCCTTATACAGGATTGGCAAGCGCGGCATATGGCGCTCAAAACAGCGCAGGGGTCATGGCCAGCTCTGTTAATTTTGCAAAAGGGATTGCACGACCTGCGCATGTTGTGACCGGGACTTGGCTTGCCGCTGGTGGGGAGGCTCATGCATGCTCGGCATCCATTCGCAAAGACCTTAAGAAGGAAGTGCGCCTAATTCTCAAAGACCAAAAGATGCGTAAATCCGACGGTGTTGTCGATTACATCGTCGGAAAAATTGAAGGTAGACTTTCCAAGTTCTTACATCCATTGGTTTCCAAGGCGACACCTATAACGGTTTCGGACGTTAAGAGGTCGAGCAAATCGGCATTTAGGGGCTTGCGGATTATATTATTATAAGATAAACACAACGTCTCACCCTTATAAAAAGCATTTATTTGCAACTAGGCCCACAAAAACAAATATGCCACTTATTACCGTAGACGGCAATATTGGAGCGGGAAAAACAACTTTGCTAAAGCTCTTGCACACGAAACACGGGTGGCCAGTAGACCTTGAGCCCGTGCACCGATGGCTACCTTACCTTCACAACCTATACGAGCAGAAAAAGAGCGTCTTTGAGTTTCAGATACGCGTCTGGCTAGACCGCTGCTGGATTCAACCCAAATCGTCATCCTCCAAAGTCATGATTATGGAGCGGTCGCCGTTTTTCCAAAACATGGTGTTTGTCAACGCCAATGTTTCTAATGGGGCTCTCACGCAAACAGAACACATCGTATTGAACGACCTATACGCGCGAGCCATGGTCATGTGGCAACCTCTGCTCTATGTTTACCTACGCTCGAACCCGACGGCCTGCTCGCAACGTATTTCGATGCGTGGACGTGCGTGCGAGGCGTCTATTACACCAGAATATCTGAACTTGCTTCACACGCTTCACGAGGCCGCATACATCGAAGCGGTTCGCACGGGAATGCGAATCTTCGTCATAGACATTGAGGGCAAGACACCCGACGAGATTGCAGAAGAGCTCAATGCAATTCTTCGCTCGTGGTTCCCTGGCGGCATGGCTGGAGGCTGGAGCGCATAAATGAGCATAACCAATATTTTTTGTGAAGGTCGTTAAACTCTGAGTGGGCAGCCTTTCAAAACTCGCCGAATCGATTTATTAAATTTGGGTTTCTGAGCACCAAAGAAGATATTGATGTAAAATGGAAACATCTCAGTATCATGTTCATCAATAATTGTTCCAGACTCATTCCACACAATCCACTCTTTGATAACCAATTTAAACTGTGATACTTCCGCACCCGTGTTTCCCTCATTTTTCATGTCAAAATCGTGGCGGTTCGAGAACAGTTTGAATTCATCGAGGAAGTCCTCTCGGCTCTCTGCGCGCACACCTGGCAAATATATATTCAGATAAAATGGTTTTTGAATTGTCCACAATTCTTCCTTCAAGTATGCACTTGCTTGATGATAATCTGTTTGTAAAATTGCTTTTACACATTCACTTACAACTCTGTTATAGCCATGATGCGAATTTTGAGTGACTATAAAGTTGTCTGTCGCATCACTCACTATATCAAATGTGCTGTTGTACTCAATGTACCTGACGCCGTGCGGGGTAAACTGATTTTTCATGTAAGTTGGCTCGACCTCGGTGTAGCTCTTGCTGCTTTTGCTGCTCTTGTCAACACCAACCTCGTCGTCGTCTATCCTCATTGATTGCGTTTCCACCACCCATCTTATATTTTGCTCTTTTGCTTTCCAAAGTATCCTAAGAAGTGGATTGCGAGCATAAACATGTTGCCATGCTGCATTGGCGTTCAACATGTTGCGGAACATAGGATGAGTAAGTCTTAAATTTTTTAGGTCTTCTTTTTTCAATCCACGTATAGGTTCAAACCCCGATATAATACGTGGAAGTATCACATCATGCAGATTTTCGCGTGGATGGTTGAACGGAGTGCCTGGTGCGGGCGCAGTCGCGGGCGCTGCTGGACTTGGTGTTTTCGACTTTTTCTTTCTGCCTTGCGAAGAAGAGCTTGCTCTGCTTTGCGAGGAAGAAGGAGTTGGCATCTACTATGCGGTTAGATTTGTTACTGACCCAAGTTTACAAAAAAGGATTTATGACGTCATTGTTGCACACATAACAAACGAACAACCATGCAGTACACAATCGAGTCCAATGAGGCGATTCATGCAAAGTTTGCGAATCACATCAATAAACCCAATATCGACCCTATCATTCATGAAGCAGACATTCAACACTACGCATCGCTCATTAATGACATGATAAGCGCGAGCAATGAGCGAGTCATGTCCATAAAGCCCAAAGGCATGAAAAACTCCTACTTTCTAAAGATTGGTAGGACCTTATGCGAGCGAGGAATGCTGACCCCGGCACATCTTAACACGTTAGAGGAGAGGCTCCGCGTTCATCGGGGCAAAAGCCATTCGGGCGTTCTGGTGATTACTATTTTTACGAGTCCACACCCAACCTTTACAAACGAGTTGGGTGAGACAGTTACACAAAAATTTTCATGCAAATGGAACTGCTATTACTGCCCGAATCAACCTGGACAGCCCCGTAGCTATTTGGAAGGCGAGCCGGGCGTCCTTCGGGCCAACAAGTACAAGTTCGATTGCCAACAGCAGATGTGGGGGCGGATGGAGAACTTGTTCGACACGGGGCATCCGGTTGACAAGCTCGAGGTCCTCGTACTCGGTGGGACATGGGAATCCTATCCAAAGCCTTACCGGGACGAGTACGTCCGCGACATCTATTATTCTGCCAACACATTCTGCGTCGAGCCGGCTTTGCGCCGCGCGCCGCGCTCGTTATTCGATGAGCGCACCGAAAACAAGACAGCCATGTGCAAAGTCATTGGATTGACGCTCGAAACGCGTCCGGACACTGTGAATGTTGAGATGCTAACAAAGTTGCGCGACTATGGGTGCACGCGCGTTCAGATTGGCATTCAGCACTTTGACGACGCCATTCTCAAGAAAGTTAACAGAAGGTGCACCTACGCTCAAACAGTTCACGCCATTCGACTCCTCAAGGATTGGGGCTATAAGATTGATGCACACTTCATGCCAAACTTGCCGGGTGCCACGCCGGCAGCAGACCGAGAAATGCTTGTTGACCAGCTTCTCGGAAGGTCAAGGTCAAGCATTGAAACAAACAGCCTAACACCCATTGCGGACGTGGACGTTTGGGAGCGCACAATCGTTACCCATCCCGACATTCAAGTTGACCAGTGGAAAGTGTATCCGTGTGAAACCACTCCGCATACGGTTATCGAGAAATGGTACAAAGAAGGGCTTTACATGCCTTATGGCGAGAGTGAACTCACACCTATCCTTCTTGACATGAAGGCTGCTGTATTTCCTTGGATTCGGCTCAATCGGATTGTACGGGACATTCCAAATGATTACATCATTGCGTCTGGGGACCACCCTAACCTCCGTCAGGACCTTCAGGTGTTGCTCAAACGTCGCAAACAACGTTGCCGATGCATTCGGTGCCGAGAGGTCAAGCTTGCACAATACGACCCAACAACAGCGCATATCATGATTCGAGAGTACAATGCGTCAGATGGAACAGAGTACTTCATATCCGCTGAGCATAAGGACCCAACAAAAGAGACGCTCTATGGATTTCTTCGGCTTCGAGTGCCATCCGCACACACACCATCGCCACATCCCTCCATCGAAAATCATACGTGGATTCGAGAGCTTCATGTGTATGGAAAATTACAAACAACAACAGCGTCGACGACCACATCTCCGCACTCCGCACACACTCAGCACAATGGCCTTGGCAAGAATCTTCTAGCAATTGCAGAAAACCTTACACAAAAACTTCAGAAAACCCAAATCCTCATCATTGCTGGAGAGGGCACGAAAGGCTATTACGAGCGACAGGGCTACTCAGAAACGGTCTTGGGCTACATGGTTCGCCAATTCTAAAAAGCCCAAAAAACAAACAAAAATGTACGATTTAGGTTAGTGATATGGCCCCAAAGAGAAAACTAAGTCAAGATGAAGATGAGACTACAACAACTACAAAACCGACTATTAGCAAAGTTCGAGCTCCGAAAAGCCGCGTGCGTGCGGTAGGACGACTTCGAGACACTCAAATACCTGGAAAAGACATACCATCGCATGTGGCAATAACGCAATTCCACGCAATTCTCGACTCTCTACACGATTTCCATGGGTCGCGTAATTTGGCATTTGACAAAATCATCGCGACGAACTTTTTGATGGATAGCATTGAGGGGAACTTAGTGCACGGTGTTCACACTTGGATAAATGGTCTTTTGCTATCAGATGCAACTAAAACTGAGCTTCAAAACTATGTCCATATGTTTGTGAACTTCATCAATGGCGAACATTCTCGCCTTCCAAAAAGCTTAGAGCGGTGTACATTGGATTTTTTTGCAAAATCGAAAGGCAAAATGATGGTTCAAACACCAGAAATCGAAGTGATTGGTAATTCAGATGCAAGTTTGCTAAATCCGGTTTTTAACTCGGTTCTGGGAATGAAAGTTGATAAGGCCCTTTTGTTCATTGATGGCTGCAAGTTTTCAGGGGACACATTGTGTAAACAGCAAACACTAAAGATTGTTAAAACGATGGCAGTGTCATTAGACAGAGATGGGCAGGACCTCAATGGGTTGAATCCATTAATAAAAGTTATAAGTCAACCAAATACAGACAAAAAGGCTTGTGAAGCTAAAATTGGGTTCAATGTTCCCGTTAGCCTTTTGAAGACGAGCGGAGAGCTCCTATTTATGAATGAGTTGACTCTGAACGATGATACCCTATATTTCACGACACCCGATGGAAAATCAAGAAGCATCTTGCTTACCAATCTTGGTTCTGAAAATGGGCGAATGGGGGTTACAATGATGTCTGATATGATGGCAAACGATAGTCATCAGGTCGAATCAAAATCATTCAAAGTATATGGACTCGAACATGCCTCTCAACATGACCGCATTGGATTTCTCTTTGACCTCAAGCGCGCAGGGGACTGGCTTCAAATAAAAACTACAAAGGAACTCAACACGAGTCAGGAGGCAGCTTATGCTTCGACAAACAACAAAAGCATCTTCATGTCAAGCGACCTTGGCACAGTTGGAAGAGCCATCCATGAAAACACACCTGTAATTTGCACTACAAATGCTGGAAAAACTTATTGGACGGTCGGTTATGCTACAAACATAACCAAAGATGTTGCCCAATCCGTATATAATGAGGCTAATAATGGGTTGAAAAGCCTCGATGAATACTTCACTCAGCGCCAACTCATTTTGGAAACTAGTCGCGCCGCTATAACACAGTTGAATGAACACATTGAAGATTTACGAAGATACGCAAACAGTTTGGAAACATCGACATTTGCAGCTCCTTTACCTCGCCGCGCAACTGAAATGGAGGTCAATGCTTTCAAAGTTTCTGGACTGCATGTGGTTAATCGTTTTCGTCAGAATATAAGTATGTTTGTAATCTACGTTCATTATCTGTATTTTGTGTTTTTGGCAAATGATAAAGTCTACAACGTACTCATTGAAGAGCGCAACACACTTCAACAAGAAATGGTAGTTGTGCAAGCAGCTCTCGCCTCAGGAACTGGCGATTGGGGGTCTTTGTGTGGTTCTATGAATACCATCATAACAAAAATAAAAGACTTTGTGAGAGTGAGAAATCTCGATTGGTTACAAACGAGGGCCGATTTGAGTGAGAAAATTTTGCGCTTGAGAAACATTTCAAATGCTCTTCGGTCTGATGAACTGATTGTTGAGCTTCTTACCTTGTCTCCTGAACAAATAAACTCATGGTTAGTGAGGAAAGGATTCTTTAGCGATACAAGCAGCTGGATTGTAAAAGGATTATATCAAAGAGTTTCAGCATTTATTGAAATGGCACCCTACTTGACTTTGAGTCGTGGAAGGACCCCTAAATGGGTTTACTCATTTGTGGTAGTCTGCGAGAATGGCAATTTCGATAAATCGTGTCGAAATGATTATGCGCGCATTCTCGACTTTGATGTGTACAGAAAGTACGTGGATGGAGATACAACAGACCTGATTTCGAGTTTAGATTACTATGTCGCTTTCACGATGCCCCCACGAGGCGGTGGGCCCAACGCTTCATTTTCTAAACGTCGTCAGTTTTGGAATGCATTTTCCAAAGCATTACTTCAAAGTCCGCAAAAGACGGATAAATCCACCGACTACAATTGGGGATGGACATGTGCATACGGAAACCTATGGGCAGTGTTGCCAATGATGTATTCGGTATCAGCATCAGCACCACTATCGGATATTGATGTATCTAAGATAGTGAACATGTACGAATCGCCCATTGAGCATGCAAGTGGAGTCGGATGGCATAATTACACGGTCAACCAAACTCAATCAGCGTCAGGTTCAAAAAGTAAACAAAGTGGCATGTTATCGATACCACTTCTTGCGATTGACCCACTTGATATTGTTACAATGACATCTATGGGCGCTATGAATCATAAAAGTATTCATGTCACAAATGGCATGGTTTCTCTGAACCCCACCATCTACGTGATGAAGAAACATTCGATGCAAAAAATCTACAAAGAAATGCAAGACACTACAAGCTTTCGTTCACCCTCCATAAAGCAAACCGTGACACCACCCAAATCCATAAAGCTGACCCTTCCAAAATCCATAAAGCTAACCCAGCCCAAATCCGTAAAGCAAACTAAAAAGACAATCAAGAAAATTAGCGCCACACATACTGTGGCACACGCCGCGGGTGGTGGGGAAAAAGGAGACTCGCCTTCATCATCTTGTACGGTCATGTGATTACAAAATGTTGCAACACGCTGCATCTGTTCCAAAGGTTTACTCATCCATTGCGGCCGAGTTTTCTCGAACGCGATATTCTCATTGGAATAAAGTAAAACTCTTTATTGAGTCACTTCAAAAGTACACTGTCTTACTGGATGTGGGTTGCGGCAATGGTAAATATACAAATGTGAGGAATGACATTGTGTATATTGGTTGCGATATCACGAAAGAGTTATTGGAACATGCAAATATGACCAAACCAAACGATTCAATGAAGGACCTCTTCCAAGTTTCATGCGAGCGCTTGCCAGTGAGACACAACACCGTAGGGGGCGTAATTTGCATCGCAGTCTTACATCACATTCCAAGTCCGTCCGCACGCATGGCCGTTGTGGTCTGTCTGATTAAGACACTCGAGTCATCAGGCCGTGCTCTCATTACCGTTTGGGCATACGAACAAGTCAATACCAAGAAACGAGACACAAAATGGAAAAGAATATCCCCGGATTCGACGGATTATCTTATTCCATGGAATATGCAAAGTTCGGAGAAGGTTCATTGGCGGTTCTATCACCTGTTTGCGTACGACGAAGTGAAGCAACTTTGTGAAGATGTTGTAAAAATAATGGAAGGTTTCGTCACCTATTCCATAGAGTTTGAGCTCGACAATTGGATCATGACATTCAGTACCACTTAGCTTGAATGACATTGTTTTTTGTAAATCTCGACACATGTCTTTACATCCCACATAGCATCGTGTGCAGTGCCTTCCGCCTCCACTCCATACAACTCTTTGTATAGCACGCCCAGCCGCGGCCAGCGGCGCTTGGTGCCAAGTACAGCAGTGAGCATTGTACAATGACGCGGCATTCCCGTCAGTAGCGACAATAGCCGCGTCATTTCCAGTCTTTTGGCTTCAGTAATGAGAATGGATAGGTCAAACTCAATGTTGTGAGCAACTAGTGTAGCGTTCGGATTGCGTTCAAGTGTGATTTGAAATGCATGCAATACTTCTTCAATATCACGTCCGTCTGCAAGGGCCCGCTCTTGAGAGATGCCATGTATTTCAGTTGCTTTTGCAGGAATCGTGAATTGTGGTAGAATCAAAGCATTGTACGAGCTCATTTCATTGCCATTCGTGTCAATTAGCATCCATGCAAATTGTACCATGCGGCAACCGCCCCAATCGCTGAGGCGTTGGGGGTCTCGGTGCCATGGTGGAAGTCCTGTTGTTTCGGTATCAAAGATGATGGCTGCTGTTGCTCGTGCCTTGAAATCTTGGTGTGATTCCATGATTCGGAACAATGTAATTGCTGAATCCGAACACGAAGCGTTCGCCTGGTATCCAAGGTGCTGCGTCTGGCCTTAAGTAACCACAAGTTGTGCCCTCCTTTTTTGCAAAGGCATCACTGTTGTATGCCGCTGTTGTGTTCGACACAATGCTGTGAGCAGAGCTGAATAAGGCTTTACGCTCGCGGTTGTGTTCCCGAATGCGCTTCATCACTTGGTCTGCCGTGAACCACGCAATTTGACGCACCTCTCGAGCTTGATTGATGTTATTTGGGTCAACCACAATCGCCTTGGATGAATTGCCAATCATTTCTGCACAGAAATACACGTGGCTATAAAGAATGGCATTGGTGCCGTAAAATACTTCGCTGAACTCTTTAATTTCCTTACAGATTCTCAAATCCTCCTTACGAAAGCCAGTCTCCTCGCAGAACTCGCGAACCGCGCAGTCGAGGTCCTCCTCACGGAGCCGGCGGCGACCTTTTGGAAAGCCCCACTCGGGCTCGTTAAACTCGCTCCTCGTGCTACGAATAAGGCGCTCTAGATTAACATAGGTTGCGCTCGATGTAAAGCCTTTTACGAGGCTCTCAAACTTATTGCGAGCTTCATAATACTCCTGTGTATGACGCGGTAGAAAGGCTTGATACCACACGTGATTCCAAAGGTCATTGAACGATGACTGCATGAGAAGGCTTCGCTCGCTCATCGTCATGTGTGAAAGCAATTGACTTATGTAAGTAACATCATGCATGTCATACTTGCCGCGAATAAACTCCATGAATGAAAGGCTGTCCTTGCGTTGTATCATAAGATACTCCAGTCCAGTGACGCCGCGTCGATAGCAAATAATGCCAAAGCTCATGATGGGGTGCGGACAATCCTTGTACAAATGACCAATTAGGCCGCAATTGCGACATGTGTGCATTTTACCAATGTGTGGAAATCCAGGTGGTGGACCTTTTAATGACTCCATTTTTGTGGTGTGCTGTCGTTCTTCTCTAATGCAATTCTATCTTTAATCCTTAAATGGGTGCGGTGATGTAAATGTTTATACAAGATTATTGTAGTTGTAGAAATGGGTGTTGAACCAAAGATATGGGGACCTTATTTCTGGACAGCGTTGCATCTGATGTGCGAAGGCGCGCCGGCGATATTGACAAACGATGCAAAGGAGCATTATCGTGCCTTTTTTGCGCACATGGCGCATGTGTTACCGTGCGCAAAGTGTGCGGACCACTTGCAACAGGTGCTTGCCCGTCACCCCATTGGAAATGAGGTCATGACACGCGAGCATTTGATTGAATGGTGTATTGAATTGCACAATGAAGTTACGGCGGACGTTTCACCGAGCACCCCCCGGATGCAAGTGAAGGATGCCAAAAGGCATTGGGAAGCGGTTGCGCGTGGTGATAAACCGGCCTTTTCGGCCGCCGTCGCATGTGGAGATACCAGCGATGTCTCATCGGCATCCACTCACCGCTGGCTTATGGTCATTGTAATACTTGCCCTTGTTGGTGGTGGCGCGTATGTGATTTTAAGGAAAAACAACAAGAAATGAAAACCCAGTTCGTGCACTTTATTTTTGTTTTATACCGTTTGGGTAAATGGAACAGCATGGTGGCATGAAGCTCACAAGCCAGTTGCTGAAGGACATTGAAAGCAATCCAAACTCAATGTTGGAAAAGCTGAAATTGACCGAAATCGCTTCGATAATTCGTGCAGCTCGTAAGGCATACTACAACACTGGCGCAGCACTTTTGTCTGATACCGCATATGACATCCTTAACGATTTTATGTACAAATCACAACCAGGAAATGCTCTTTTTAGCAAAGATGGAGTTGGCGCAGTAGAGAATGGTAAAACGGTCGAGCTTCCCGTTTGGATGCCGTCCCTTAATAAAATAAAAGACGACTACGATGCCGTTGAAAAATGGCGGGCCGCTCATAAGGCCGATGACTACATCGTTTCTGATAAGTTGGATGGTGTATCTGCGTTACTTGAGATAGACTTACAAACAGATAAACCGAGGCTACGAATGTTTACGCGCGGAAACGGCAAAAAGGGGCGTGACATCTCAAAAATAATCAAGTACTTTCGCAGCGATGTTTTGCCCGAATTCACCAAAGCCAAGGCGAGTGCCCCATATTTCTTGGTCCGCGGTGAGCTCATTATAGCTACGAGCAATTGGAATCAACTACTTCAACAAAAGGACGAGGGTTCCATTCACAATCCACGTAATACTGTGGCAGGCATGTTGAAACGTATTGTCCCTGTCGACATCCCCATGCTCGATTTCGTCGCATATGAGCTCATTGAGCCTTCGCGCGTGAAACCAAGCCAGGGATTGCGAATGCTTGCAGATATTGGTTTCAAAACGGTTCATCGTGTGAAACTGTCACATGCTTCACTTACTTTGGATAAACTGTCGACCATCCTAAAAGAGCGCCGCGATCCCTCTCACAATGTTTACCAAGCAGACGGCATTGTCATCACCCGTAACTCCGTTGAAAACAACAACGAGTACCCTTCAGAGCCCAACAATCCTTCTTACGCGTTTGCATTCAAAAGCATCCTTACACAAGAGAGTGCAGAGGTTGTTGTCTCTGCCGTGGATTGGAATATAAGCCGTCACGGACTTTTGAAGCCCGTTGTTATCTTTCCCACCGTATATTTGTCAGGTGCACACATTCAGCGTGCAACCGGATTCAATGCCAAATTTATTCATTCACACATGGTCGGTCCCGGTTCACGGATTGTAGTCATTCGTAGTGGTGATGTGATTCCATACATTAAAGAGGTCGTAGCACCTGCAGGAGCGGGTGAAGCAAGCATGCCAGACCCCGTCCTATTACCATGGAAGTGGTCCGGTATGGAAGTCGTGCTTACCAATCCATCGCAGTCAGCTGAGTACCACCTTCGCCAGCTTGAGCACTTCATTAAAGTTTTTGGCATAAAAGGCGTGCGCCACAATGCATTGGTCACCATGTACCGAAACGGTATCGATAGTATTAAAAAGTTCATAAACGTAAGCAAGCCGGAGCTCTATCGTGCTATACGAAGTGCAGGCCCCACTGTTAAGGTATGGAACCAAATCCAAAACGCAGCAAACAAAGGCAACTGCATAGAGTTTATGGTTGCGAGCAACTTCTTCGGATACGGAGTTGGAAAACGCAAGCTTCTAAAAATTGGGGACGCATTCCCACAAATCTATAATGGGGTGCTGCCACCTTTACATGAGCTCATTGCTACCAAAGGCGTGGGAGAGCGGTCCGCACGTGACTTTATGGCTCGTCATACAGATTTTATGGATTTTATGCAAGAGGTAGGATTGCCGTGCAGAGCTGTAAATAACTCTTTAGTGCAAGAGTACGATGGTATGAACTTGCGAGGGAAGAACATCGTCTTCACAGGCTTTCGTAGCAAGGAGCTCGAAGAGTATATCACCAAGCGGGGCGGAAGCGTGGGTTCAAATGTTGGTCGCAAAACACACTATCTCATTGCACGGGACAAAGAAGATGTCGGAATCAAAATGGAACTGGCTCTAGAAAATGATGTCACGATTATGAGCCTCAAAGATTTCAAGGAAGCGACGGGCTTTGAAGACAAAGGTGAAGCGAACATAAATCAAGGTTATGAAGACGATGAGCGAGCGTTTGACGAACTTGAAAAGCAGCTAGAAGCAGAGGGCGATGCAGAGGAACAAGTTGATGACGATGATTTGCTTGAGCCGTCAGAGCTGTTGACAACCAAGAGCGAATGCTTGCGCCACGTATATAACTGGAGCTCGATGAAAAAGACGCACGTGTTTGGCAAGACTGGATTCAGGGCACAAGAAGTATCGAATGTGATTGAGTCGGCCAGCCCAAAGCTCGCCGCTCTCCTTGCAAAGATACAATATTTAGACAAACGCGATATGACCAAACACGGTAAAGTGTTTAAACACATGATATTCACGGATGTAGTGAAACGTGGATACGGTGCGAAAATCATTGCAGCTGGCCTTACGACATCTGGTTTCAATCACGCCTACAATGGCAATTTCGTTCTCAGTGAGAAGAAGCTCCTAGAAACGGCGGGTAACAATTTTGCGATGCTTTCCAAGACGCAAGTGTACACAAAACCAATGACGGTTGGATTCAAGCTTAAGTTGTTGCAGACTATCAATTCACGACCCAGCAACGTTTATGGCGATTTGATTCGCATTGTGCTGATTGATGGCGGCTACAAAGAGGGCATCGACCTATTTGACATCAAGTACGTTCACATATTTGAACCGACGCTCATTCAGGCAGACCAACAGCAGGCCATTGGACGGGCGACGCGCTTTTGCGGCCAACGAGGGTTGCCATTCGTGGATGGACTGGGGTGGAAGCTGCATGTCTACAAGTATGATTACACACTCGGGGGCGATGGCTCTGTAAAGCACTCGATTGACCACATTCTTGAGCATTCCAAAGTTGATATAACCAAGCTAAGACTTGCCGAAGAGCTTGAGACCATATGCGCGCGGGCGGCGGTTGACAAAAGCTTAAACAAGCACATACATTCAATTGGAACCGGTACCGGAGTTGGCGGCGCACGTGGTGTCATAGAAACTCTCCCGGAAACCCGCAAAGGTGTCTCGCGTCTGGTAAAGCGAGTCTTTGATAAGTTCCGTTGGGAGCCAGCGGCTGTGAATAACCTGTGCACCGCGGCGAGCATGGAGTCTCAAAGTGGGCTTCTGCAATACACACCCTCGCAGGCGTTCATTCGCGAGTACTTTCAGCCCGAAACACCCCTGAAGGGAATGTTTTTATGGCATTCGGTTGGGGCTGGCAAGACATGCACTGCTCTAGCATGCGCTAGCTATGCTTGGGAAGCGAGTGGCTATTCTATATTATGGGTCACAAGAAGCACATTACGCGCTGATGTGTACAAAAATATGTTTGAGCCATCGTGTGTAGAGTCGGTGCGAGAATACTTGAGTAAAGGTCGCAAAATACCAAAGGACGCTGGATTGAGGAGGCGCTTAATTTCACGCCAATGGATGCCACCTATAAGCTATAAACAGCTACAGAACGTGCTTACACGCAGCAATCCTATGTATGTGCACTTGGTTAAGCGTAACGGCTTAGCAGACCCCTTCCGTAAAACGTTGTTCATTATTGATGAAGCGCATCTCATGTTGTCGAGCACCATGAAGGCCGCTGACCGCCCGGATGTGGAGCTATTGCATAAAACACTGCAACACAGCTACAACGTCTCCGGCGGCGAAAGTGCTCGTGTTATACTGATGTCTGCAACACCAATTTCAGATGACCCCATGAAGTTCATGAAGTTGCTAAATTTGACTGCCCAATCGAGAAACGAGCAATTGCCCGAATCTTACGACCAATTCAGTGCAAAGTTCTTACCCAAAGCGCACGCATTCACGGCTGACAGCAAAGAACAGTTTATGGATGTGGTGCGAGGACGCATCAGTTATTTGAACCGCACCAAGGATTTGCGTCAGTTTGCTATCCCTACATTTCACGAAGTGATGGTGCCATTAAGTGAGTCTGCAAGCGCCGATATGCTGCAACTACAAGAGCAAATAGACGAAAAGAAACAAGAATTAGAACAATTAGAAAATGGGGCAAGCAAAGAAGCAAAGGTCGCCAGAATGGAAAAGCTTTTAGCACATCGCGATTCTGTAGTTGCGGAGTGCGAGAAAATTGATAACAAGAAATTGAAAGCGGAATGCAAACGAGCTGCGAAGGAAGCATACAAGGAAGCGACGGATGCCCTAAAAGAAGAGTTGGCAGAAGCGAAAGAGCACTTCGCCGCAAAGAAAAGTGACTTGAAAGACGATATTCGTATATTGAAGTCCGAGTTGACCAACGCAAAACGTAACGATATAAGTGTTGAAACAATGGTTGAAAAATGCCTTAAGAGCCCTGTTTAGGTTAAACCTTATTTCTTTTTCTTTGGAGCACTCGGCATCACGGGTGGGCATTTTTTATCCAAAATACTTTTCATCATTGCTCGCGCCCTCGGTGCAACGTCAGGGTTCGTCGTTCGATAAAGGTCACGTAATGTCGTGCAATCCATCAACTCAATAATTCTACGTTTTATTTGTGTTGGTAAACCGTTCAGATTCAAAGGCGTAGACTTTGAGTTTACACTTTCGTCGGAACTGGGTGATTTCGGAGCTTTTCTTACTGGTCTGGTCTTGGACTGTGGCATGTCACCTGGGGTTCTATACCTTTTGCGCTGTTAAAATATTTCAGCGGTGGTTACAAAAATGTCACTGCAGCCGCCCCCACCTACTCATGTGCCCTCGCAATGGCATGTAGAATGTGATAATCGGTTTGCGGGTCCCACAAGTGTCGCTTGCACATAATACACTCCTTCGTTTGCACCATGGCAGACACCCCAACCGTCATGGCTTGAATGAGACATCGAAGATGGAACCGTCCGTTGCAGCAACCCATTTTGTAGTGGCTCACTTGACCATCAAAGTCCTCGTGGCATACAAGACAATGACCAAGGTCCTCGTCATCGCTAGCCGACTCGATGTAGTCGACTGATTTGAAACCAGAAATTGTCCATCCCTTACGTAACATTTTTTGGGTCCGCACGTTTATGTTTCTCTCACCTGGTGGATTTTTCACAATGATTGCTTTTTTTAGCAAGATATCGTCCATGATGCGCTTGCGTTCCCGGTCATAATGCATGGGGTCAAAGCTTTTGCAAAGATGCTTGGATAGACCGATGCCGTTTTTTGAAGCGATGAGTCCATTGCACTCAAAGTCCAAGTTTCCGAAAGGTGCGATGGGCTGCTCCTCCTTCACCGGGACTTTCACTACCATAATGTCCATTGTGAAGGTCTTGAGAGAGTTTTGAATCGTATTCTCCAACTCCTTCGCAAACTTCTCAATGATGGGCGCAAGTTCTTGGTGCAGTGGACCCGCGAGCATTTTGTATATTTTTGGTGAAACGTCTACTTTGAAGCGCATGTGCTCTACTTCATTAGCATTCAGCTCAATACCCGGAATATACCCGACAGGGTCGTGTGAAAAGATTCGGGTCAATTGAATGCGTTTTTCTTTCAACGAGTCCAACAACCCTTGAAGCCTCGTAGAATGAATGCACGCATCAATGTCGGTTGGGACAATAATGCGATGAGCATATTCTGGCATGTACGCGGGGTCATTGTACAACTCGTCAATCTGAGCGTTTGTTTTGTTGTTGTTAACGTGTGCCTTGTAAAAAAGAGATGCTCCGTGCTCGTGTAAATGCCAATCACGAACGGCTCCCCCGAAGATATAGCCAGTGTTTGCAATGATGTCAACCATAATTGCCTTCTTTGTTTTCCAATCAACGCGACGAGCATTGAAGTCCGCCATGTTACTAATGTGTGGTATGTGCAATTTAGGACACACTACATGTGTCAATTTTTTGAAAACGGTAGAAACGGTCTTGATATGTGTATTCCCCTCTTGTCGATTCTTGGGGATGGGCCTCACAGAAGATATGTATTTACAAAAATAAGCATGGAAGCATGTGTTCCCCTAGCAAAGAAAGCGCTCGAGCCAAACAAGTTCTTCTCCAATATCCTCGTCAACGTGTAAATTATACTCGACAGTCTCGTTTTCCTGTAAGCTCGTGCCAGTATCTAAGTTCCTCACACCGTTTGTAAACTCTAGACGGGCCAAGTGAGGACCATAAAGTGTGCCGTCACGAACCTCGGAACCTAGCGAACTCAATCGCTTCTCCATTTTTAATAGAACGTCGGGAACAGTATCAATTCTCCATGTGCCCCGCATATATCCTTCATCGTCGAGCGTTGTCAGCCGGTAGATAAGCGCATTCTCATCATGCTCATCAGCAAGCACCTCGATATAAAATATCTCGCTGAAAGCTGTGTAGGCGCCAACGCTGTGTAGGCGCTTAGCGGTGCCATGACAAGCATCCTGAGCGTCCATGATAACAAGTGTCAAATATATAACTGTGCCCTATCTCTAGTCCTTTTTTGGTGTGTTAAGGCCAGGCTCTAAAAAGTCGGCTTACATCTTGGCAGCCATTCCCCGCTCGCTGGCACCTTGCCCCCCGTTGGCCGTGCGCAAAGCTTCTCGATGCAAGTGGTAATGTGCAGCGGGATGACCGACGTACGGTCGGTGAGAAGTATGGATGGAACAAACGGCTACTGCTTGCCACGCTGGGCCGGCTTCATACAAATGGCATTGGACGGTCACATACCACCGTGCTATAAAGACACGTACATACGGCCGTTTGTGGGTACGGAGGAGCAAAAAAGAGTGTTGCTGGACCTGGATTTTTCTGAGAAGGACGCCGGGAGATGGACGACGACCTTTCCATAGTTGCGATTTGTTGACATATTGCTGATAATCACACGCATAATTTATTATTGTGTAGTTGTACTAACAGCGGAATGGTAATAAATTATGACAAAAATGGCAAAATGAGAATTGTGGTGAATGGTAGGAGTTATAGGGTGCGTAAAGAACGCAACCAGTTCTTTTACCTATTGAACAACAAGCGCATTGACTGTACACGTGCGGTGAAAGCAAGGGGCGGTGGATTAGATAGAATATCGAGCGATGTACTCACATATGTTGTAGGACATATGTCGACACGTACAAAGGAGGCATTTTCGTTGACTTCCAAGGACAACAATGAAATTACAAAGAAACGCATTCGTGAATTGCAAAGATTGACAGCATTAAGCTATGCAGAGTTTACAGAGGCAATAAAAGACTTGCAAACGTCCGAGCGAAAAGAGTTGCACGATTTCATAGAGGAACGCACATTTTTACCATTCGGTCAAGACGAAGGTGGTATCCAAGAATACGAAGACATGACGAGAAAGCGAAAGATACTCGAAAAACAAAAATAAAGGGCATTGGCTTTACTTAAAAAGCGGCGTAACCACCGGCCTCGAAGCCTTCAATGACCTCTTCTTTTTCTTCATGGCCTTGGAAAGTCTCCATGGCCTTAGAGTTGTAGTCGGTGAAGGGAGCCTTCTCCTTCTTGGCACCGGGAATATCCTCGAAGCCCTCACCGCCGTCCTTTAGGAGCTTTTTGGCACTGCCTAGGACATCAATACCCTCGAAGCCCTCAGCCTTCTCCTCCTCCTCGGAGCCCTCCATTGTGTTGAAGAACTCGCGGGTCATCACGTTCTCTGCTTGGTGGGCGGCATCCTTGGCTAGGACGCTCTCACCCTTGGCAAAGGAGGTCATGCTAACGAACACCAACATGATGCAGTAGAAGACGATGAGTGCGGCCACAATCCAAGCGTACCAACCGCACCAAGGGTTGCGTGCACCTGCACCGGTCACCACGCAGTTGATTTGGAATAGGGTTAGTAGAATGGTGGGAAGGGCCAACAGCACTAGGAGAAGGACGATGGCAACCTTTTGGCCGAAGGAAATCTTGTCCTTTCCGACCAGAATGAAGATGGAAATGATGGCTAGGGTCAATAGAATAGTTAGACCGGCTAGCTTAGATTGGGGCACACTGACGAAGAAGTCACTGATAGACATTATTCGAATCGAGAGGTTCTATTTGATGACGCAGAAAAAAAGGAGTGCGGAGTGCCAGGCACAACTCCAACTTTCACCTATATAGGGAAAAGGACGAGTTGTTTGGTCACTCCTTAAAATGGGCATTCCTTTCTACTTTTATGTGATTACTCGGACGCATCCTGGTATTCTGTTGCAACACCCACCTGCCAACCCAAAGGCCTTATATCTTGACTTCAATGGTGCAATTTATCAAGCCGTTCGGAAGCTAGGCGATGCGGGTGCACCGGTGAATGACGAGTCAGTTGCAATCGAAACCATTTCATACTTGGATTGGCTCATCGGTGCAGTGGGAGGTAACCTCGGCGAAATCGGCGTGTGCCTTGACGGCGTTGCGCCGCGCGCGAAGATGATGCAGCAGCGAAAGCGTCGCTTCATGGGCATGTTTCGCTCTCAGATGGAAAAGGATGCTGGTCTTCAAGCCCCATCGTCCATGTCAAACGCATGGGACACGTGTGCAATTTCTCCGGGAACTGCGTTTATGGACACCATGGCAAAGCATTTGCGGAGCCATGCACAAGGCAAACCTCATTTGTGGGTTTCGCCTGCAGACGAGCCGGGTGAAGGCGAGCACAAGATTTTCTCGAGGATGGCACGAGTTGGTCCATCTCTCATTTACGGTCTGGATGCGGATCTCATCATGCTTTCACTCGTGTCACATATTCCCAAGGTTTACCTCATGAGGGAGCCTACACAAGCTGGTGTGCCGGGTGTAGAGGCCAAATCCACAAGCCCCTTTCTATACGTGAATATTGACGCGCTACGCGTCGGCATCTTGTCGTCGGTGCGTCAACACTATCAATGGCCGGTCACCGACGAAGCATTGGAAGATGCTTACACTGAAGAGGCTAAAATGTGGATTGAGTCATACATTGTGCTGTGTTTCCTATTGGGTAATGATTTCTTGCCGCCTCTGCCGGCGCTTACGCTTAAGAGCGAAGGCCTTGAAACGCTTCTTCAGGCCTATGGGCGCATTCTAAAAGCTCATCCGGGTGAGGCCGTTGTTAGAGATGGCACAATTAATTACGACATTGTTGGGCTACTACTGGAAGACTTGGCTAAAGAAGAGGACCGTCGTGTGCATTCGGCATGTGTTGAAAATGTTGAACGTCGAAGTCACGCACGGGAACCCATGGACCTCATTGAGTTCTATCCGAGCGTTCCGCAAAATCGGGACCCTGTTGCAAAAGCAATTGCAGTGGGCACATGCGGTCCCAACTGGCGACTCACATATTACATGGGACTTTTCGACACGCGGCGCACCAACGTACCGCAAGTGATGCGAGAAAGCACAATGGCCTACCTTCGTGGCATGACTTGGATTTATAACTATTACACTCAGCGTCCAAAAGACGCAACCTGGTTCTACCCCTACGGTTACGCCCCCACGATTCGTGACCTTGTGAGCACGCTTCAAGCAGAAAAGACAGCCATTGAGGCGACTCCCACCAACACAAAAGTCGATGAGTTTGTTAAGCCGGTTGTTCAGCTTCTTTCCATCCTGCCTCCGACCTCGATGGAACTACTTCCCCTTTCGGTTCGTGCATTCATGACATCTGTTGACAAGGGCTGCATGCACTTCTTCCCGACACGATTCAAGGTCCATACATTCCTGAAGACACGACTATGGGAGTGTCATCCCAAACTTCCCATTCTCGATGTTGAATGGATTCAATCTAGATATGAAAACAATTAAAGACAAACCCCGTAACCTGTATCTTTTTGTCACTTCACAGTAATGAAGCAGAAATCTAAATCCAAGTCCGCTCTTCCCATCATTTTCATCATGGATATGGATTTGACGATGATTGGAAACTCCGCAACGTTTTCGAGTTGTATTGAGGTCGTCAAGTTTGTTCGCGCGTGTTGCAAGAGTAAAAAGATTGAAGGCCTTCCATGCCCCAAACCAGTCGCATTTTCTGACCTTATGACCATTGATTTTGTCAGGCCTGGACTCAAAGCAATGTTTGCAAACATTTCAGAAATGTATCCCACTGCCGAGTTTTTTGTCTATAGTGCAGGAGCAAAGCCATACGTTCATGCTGTTATAGCAGCGCTTGAGAAACTCGTGAATGTGTCATTCAACAAGCCCATTCTAACCCGCGACGAGTGCATTCTAAATGAGACTCGAAATTACACTAAATCTATAACAGTTCACTACGATGCCATGATACAAACTCTGCTTTCGAGGTATCCAGGACTTGCCAAAAAAGAAAACCAAGATGATGTTTTAAAAAGCCGGATTGTATTCATCGATGACGTAGACTACGTGTGGGACCTCAAGGAGAAGTGGGTAAAATGCCCCGAATATTTGTATAATCCAGTGTTGGACATCACTCAATACATTGACACCTCAACACGTAAGCATCCCCTGGTAGCGACACAAATTGAAACGAATGAAGCATTCTTTAAGGAGCCAGAGGTCGAATCGACCGACGAACGGAATATGGCATATCACATGTATATGGCTGAATGGTATCGCTCGCAGTATGTAAAAAACAAGCTAGCATTTGAGGATAAGTTTTGCGAAAAGTTCGTGGAATGCATAAAGCCCTTCAAAAAACTCGCACATCCGTTTTCGAATGCCAACATCGCCAAAGTAAATGCCCAGCAACAAAAAAGTCAAGGTGATTTAGAGAAAGCCTGAAATCTAATCTTATTACACGCGATGCCACTTCCAAGTACATGGCAAGATGTTATAGACGGCCCTGCATATATTATCAACATGCTCGACTGCAAGGACAGACTTCAAAGCACAAAAAAGATGGTTCACGATGCTGGATTTTCATTTGTGACTCGTTGGAATGCGGTCGATGCTCGGAAACCGGAAGAACTCACAGCGGCTTGGGCGCGCCACGGTAACCCTGCATTTGACCCGTCGGACACCGAGTTTATCGAGTACAAGGGCAAACAAGGGTGTTTTTTGTCTCATGTGGACCTTTGGAAGTACATTGTTGATAATAACATAGCATACGCCACAATCTTTGAGGACGACATATCCTTTCATAAGCTGTGGGATAAGTTGGCGTCAAAATATTTTGAGGCGACGCCGAAAGAATGTGACTTGCTGTACATGGGGAGCCAGATTGATTACATGGTGGGTTCGCACATCCTACGCACTCCTGTCTTTTGCACCCATGCATATCTTATTACACTCGAAGGAGCGCGAGCGTGTCTCGATGCTCTTTTGAAGGCGGAGTTAGGCGTGCGCACGATTGATTGCATGCTCATCGACATGATGAAGGACGCGGTTTTCAAACAACTACCTTGTCCCTTCAAGTGGTTCGTTTGGAACGGCACGTTGTTTCCAGACCGCGCGGCTACAGAGGACGGTGCTTGGGCAAAACGGAATAGTGGACTCGTCTTTCAAGACTTCAAGTGGGGGTCCTTTGTCAGACAATGGTAGGTGGCTTACCCACGTCGTCCCATACCTCCCGCGATTAACCACTGTGGGATTGCAGACCGCATTTCATGGTTGGTGTCCGATACGGAGAGAAACAACCTACAAATTGTATAAAACTGCGTTGCAAAAGTGTAGCGTGTGATTGTGCGCATCGTGGTTGCAAGAGCGTAGCGAAAGTTGTCTTGGATTTCTTGAGCGTCTGTTTCATTCATTATAGCGGCGTCCAGTCGTTCGAGGTCAAATAGGTGGGGTGGAATGTCTCTGTCGATACTTAAAGTCTCAAATATTTGAAAAATTGCGTCACTTGACAAGTCGCTGAACCACTCCAATCTAGAGTAAAACCCAAGACGCTCGAAACCATGCAACACATCTACGAAAGCAGCTTTGGGGCTTCGCCAAACCGTGATAGGTTGACGAACGGAAATGGGATATGTGTTGACTAAGCATTTCAAACGGTCAAGGGCATCAGAGGGAATGGCTTCACGCGTGAATGGATTAATGCCTTCATATGCGGTAATGTAACGATGTAACTCTGGTGCAGAAAAGGCATACAGTCGCCCGTCACTTGATGTGTAGCTGAAGCGATGCTCTTTAGGGATGTCCTCGATGGAAGCCATGGAAAAAGCGTCAGTTGTGTTGAATGGATTTGCGTTATGTGTGACCCACGCGCCTTGCAATTTCATTTTTTTATTTTTTACATACGTGCGACATGCCGTTTGTAATCGCACAATTGCTGCAATGCACCTTGGTTGCAAAGAAAGTTTTGCAAGCGCAAGGTAGTGCGCACATATAAACGATGTTACACTTTCACCCCGTTTTGGAGCCCAGCCGATTAAAAGGGCATGTGCGCCCAAGTCGTACTTGTTAAATATGTGCGTGAGTGCCTGAGCAACATCGCCGTTTGAGTGCTTGTGCGACTGTGCTCGCAAAAAGTACTTTAATGCAGAGTTCCACTCCCATTTCCTATCGGTATCCATCATGTCATTTAATATTTCTTGAAACGCTTGACCGCGAAGCCCGTGGCCATTGCACATAAGTTTCGTGCATATGCAACCAGCCTTTTTATACATGCGAAATCCGCATTCTTTTTCTTCCATTTCTTATTTATTCTAAATATCGAATTGCTTCTTAAGCGGAAATGGCTTAAAGACAAGGTCAGGCTTCTTCAATAAGAATGCTCGGCCCTTCCATCACGTTAAGTGACGATGACTCCGATTCTGTGATTGAAATAAACCCTTCTAGTTTCCAAAGGCCCACGGCTTTTCAAATCCCTTCTCGCATGCCCGCAGGAATGGGTTCAGACATGTTGATTAATAAGCGAAAAATGTCGAGCGATGGTGCTGCCTCGCTTCTTTCGCTATCCTCTGGGTCTGTTGGAAGTGCCAGCGATAGCGGGTCAGATGCAAGCGGTTCCGAAGGCTCTGGAGAGACCGACGAAACAGAAAACACGCCTTATGGAGGCAATGGGAACGGCTACGGGAACTCGCAATATAATACAAGCCCAGCTGACCGTATGCTTAACGAACGTGCTCGTCTTGAGGCAGAGCAAAACGAGAAGCGTGAAATCTTGTTTAAGATGGACCGTCTTGAGTCGCGCGGCTACCAACTGCCACGCCGATTTACACTAGAGAGCAACCTCGAGGAGATGCGCACGGAGTATGACCGCATCATTCGTGAAAAGGAGCTCGATGCCAGTATTCACTTTCAACAAAAGATGATGATGGCATTCGTGACGGGTGTTGAGTTCATGAACACAAAGTGGGACCCTTTCAGTGTTAAACTTTCAGGTTGGAGCGAGAATGTGCACAATGACATGGAAGATTACACTGATATTTTCATTGACCTGCATGACAAATACAAGGGTTCTGGAAAAAAGATGGCACCCGAGCTTCGACTGCTGATGTCCCTTTCGGGTTCGGCATTTATGTTTCACCTGACAAACAGCATGTTTAAACAAACCACAACGCCAGGTGTCGAGGACCTTCTCCGGTCAAACCCTGACCTATTGCGTCAGTTTCAAGCAGCTGCAATGAATCAAATGGGTGGGCAACAACAACAATCTCAATCGCAGCCACAACCTCCTCCTCCGCCGCCACCATCGTCTTGGCGTCAACCCGAACAACAAAGTCCAATGGGTGGCATTTTTAATATGATGGGCAACATGTTTGGAAACCAACAACAAGCTCGCGCTCCCATGACACAAGCACAACCCATGTCGTCTGTTCCACCGAGCATGCGCTCGCCGCCACCACAACAGGCACCTCCTATTCACCAAAACATTGCCACCCGCCCATCGATGCAATCGCAACGCATGGAAACGCTCAGCATGAGCGGTGACGACGAAATCACAAGCATTATCGAGGACACAGCCGACCTCGTTGGCATTAACAACCGTGGAAAGTCGATTGGAGGGGGTAGTGCATCCACTGCAGGCGGCGGCCGTCGTGGTGCGCCGCGAAAGGGAAACCCTGGCAGAACTCTTCAACTCTAACTACATGAATAAACCCCATAAGCCATTTGTGATAGTGTCGTACAAGGTTGATGGTCGTGTGAAAAGCGACAATTGAAAGCCTATCGTATTTCCCGTAGTAATAGCTGCGATGGAAATAGAATCCAACACATCATCTGCGTGTTTTGAAAGAAACTCGAAGCTCGTCGTTGACGGCGTGGCAAGTTTTATTAAGACTTTAAGGTCACTTGCGATTTCCTTTATGCGTTGACAATTGGAGAGTTTCACATGGTATGCATGCGACAGTCCTAATTCAAAGCGTTGATTCAGAATAGAAATATTATTTTTAGGCATAATCCTCAAGAGCGTATCGAAAGCTGTAAGGGGCATAAGCCGTTGCAAATTGTTGTACATGAAGGGATAATACTGTTTAGGCATTGTATTAGCGGATGAGCGATATTTGATTCCCGTTTCCAGTGTTTCTAGCTTACATAAAAGGTCTGCAGTATACTTTATGTTTGGAGTGGTTTCACTCCAGTTTATAACTAGCTTATCGGTGGGTATGATTGATTCGGTTGTGTGCTCACTTATGAAAGATATCACGTCGTTTGCATTGTCACGACCCTCCAATTCCTTTACTAGCTTTCGGATGCTAGTTAGGTCACTGTCCTTAAAGTTCAATGTTGCACTTGCACATGTGTCATCTACGCCATTTGGAGAGGCCCTTAGTTCATGCAAAATCGTATGATAGTGGGAAGCATTGCTAATGATTGCGTAACGCGACATGCCTTTCTTGTCTCTGCTAAAAAATAATGCCATCCACCCCAAACGCAGATTTGCTCTTAAAGTTGGTGAAAGATTTCCTCCAAAAACACAACTTATCCAAGAGCATTCTTATGCCCGAGGAGCGGTCTATTAAAGTGATGCCTCAAGGTGTGAACGTCGACCGCGTTATCATAACATTGGATGCAAACATGTTGTCACACTCGTTTCTGCGTCTTCTTATAACGTATTTGACGCCCAATATTCCAGAGGCCCTCGAGTTTTTGGATGAACATATATTGAATGCAATTTCCCCAAGTGAGGTTTTTATCGTGGGTTGCGATGGTAAAGACATTGAGTATTATGTTGAGCACGAAGGCGGTCAATTGCGCTCGTACGACACTGGAAAGCGTACCCCTGGTATTTACAATCACGTTCCTCGCGTTTACTATCCCGCGACATACCAACAACTAGCAGTGCATTTGGGAGGCCCAACGTTTAGCGCGTTAAAACGTGTGATTCCTTTGCACGAGCTTGCGCATGTGTTTGAGCGTCATCATCCCGAGCTTGTGTATGCATGTCACATGTCCACGACAAAATGTCCGAGTTTATCGAGTATTAATGTTCAAGAAGGCTTAATGCAACTTGCTATTGCTTCCAATCCAGCATCCGCCGCGGCAATGCAAGAGTTCATACGATACCATGAAAGTGACGTTTTAGCATGGTTGTCTATTGGAATAAGACATTCTGGTGGCTTCGTAATGAATGTTTATGTACGACCGTCAACGTGGCTTCAAAGCCTTATGAGGGTACTCGGAAAACATTAAATGGATAAGCATAGTTTACAAGTGCTATATAACAGATTGCGAGCACCAAGCCTCCTGCACAATCTATTAAGAAATGTTGCTTTGTGAGAAGACATGATGAAGTAATAAGTATAGGAAACATAATAGCAATTGGACCAAAAGTCGCTCGAGTTAAATAATATATGACAACCGACAAGCTGACATGTGCAGATGGAAAAGCGTTGTAAACTTCATCTATGCTTTGGGTTAATTCAATGAATGCGTTTTCTTTTTGCTGCTCTCTCGATGTTGCTGGAAGCTTTGTCGGCAAAAAGGTAAAGAACAGTGCATGAACGCATAATAGTCCCAATCCAATCACAAGAACGTGGACAAAATGCTCATATGATACTATGGAAACTATGCACAGTCCGAATCCTATATAGTAGAGAAGATTGTACACATATATTGCACTTGGAACCTTAGGTATGAGGTTATCGAGCCGCGTTTCATGAATCTCAATAGCTTTACCGATATAGGCTTTTTGACACCAGAAATACAGTTGGTAACCGCCTGTAGTAATAAATAGCATTATAAAGGACATGACATAGTAGTCAAGAAGAGTAAACTTAGTTGATTTGTTGAAATGTTGCTTTAGAATGTAATACAACGGTGGTAAAAGTATGTAGAACGTTAAAAGCATGAGCATCGCCCAATAGGGGAAATGATTCCTTTCCTTTTCAACCATCAACTGCACTGCAGTAGAATTACAAAAAACAAAAATACGAGCCGCTACTTATTTAGCACCGAGACGTTTGAAACGCTTGGGGATTTCACGGACGCTTTTCAGAGGTGTGCGTACGCCTTGGGATACCACTGAACGTGCGGCAGAAACGTGCTTCATGCTAGGAACACGGCCCATGAATACCGCGCCGAATATGGCGTTCAGTATCACGAGGAGTAGACCCAATGCGATGATGGCCACATGGACAATCGACCAGTAGTACACTATCTCGCGACGAACATCATCACTGCACTTGCATTTCTCGCTCACCAAGAAGTTGATGTAACGAATGGCCATGATGAAGAACACAAACGCACCAATTGTGTAAATTGTGTTCAAAATGGCCAAAATGGGCGCAAAAGACGGTTTCTTCATGATGAACAGAGGGTTGAAGAGGGTTAGCACCAAGTACAAAACGGCGAATATCGGGAAGTACTTGATGAAGTCCCGGTAGGGATGCAGGGCACACTCGCAACCGGCTTTTTCCATTTTTTCAATGTACATGTAAGTGACACCAAAGAGAACGATAATCACGAGTTGCAAAATGATGTGCATCGATAATGACGCGGTGAAAACCATTTGTTCGGCGTTTGCAGCCACCATGGATGGTCAAGTTCTATAGAGAGAACTAGGTAATTTTCGGGAAGACGCTTCGCTCTGTAGGTGCAACCCAAGGGACTCCCAAGAACTCAAAGATGGCTTCTTCAGTCGAAAGGTCCGAACTCAACATCTTTTTTCTGTCTGCAGTCATATTTAGTGCCGTGAGACCATGTTCGTTAAGAGACCATCCCAAAGAAATGGCGTGCTTTCGCATGGCAACGTTGAACTTATCGCTGCCAGTGAAATATAAGATAGCATAACCGAACTCTTCCGAAGGAGTCAGAAGAATGTCAATTCGACGGGCAATTCCGGTTTCACTTACTTTCGCCACTCCCATGAACTTTTTAGGGCCCTCCGCCAACGTCTCGATAATGTATCCACTCTCGCGCATTCGATAGATGCCGCTTGCAAACTCTTGACGGCTTTCACCTTTGACAAGAACATCCACATCTCCACTGTCCACCGCACCTCGCCGGTAGCTTCCAACAACTTGACATTCAAACGATGGAAATGCTGCCTTCATAATCCGTTCGTGTTGTATGACTTCTGCACGTGGAATACGCTTCAGAATGTCGTCATAGTACTTTAAGCCAATCGTCTGCTTTTCGTTCAATGTGACATCACCAGAAGCGATTGCTTTCTTAAGGTCATTAACCGTGCGAATGCCCGCCTTCAGCAGCTCCTTCGCTTTTGCTGGACCAACACCATAAATATTTAGGAGCGATTCCATAGCATCCACTGTATCATCCTCTTTGATTTTGTCAGCTGCAACGAGGTGCCCTGTTTCAAGCACTTCCTTGATTTTCTCGCGAATGCGTTCGCCAACGCCTTCAATCTTGGAAACATCCTCCATATTGGTGATTGGCTTTGGGTAATCCTTCACAGCTGCTATGACCTTTGCATATGCACGCGCTTTGAATACATTTTTGTCTTGCTTCTCTTTTCGCAAGATTGTCTCGAGTGCGGAGATAATGTTGGCGTTCATTTTGCACTGCAATGAGCTTCGCGTAGGCTGTCAATCTTAAATCGACACTTGGGTGGGAGCGTTCCAGAGTACTGGGCCCAACTCTTCAATTTTTGCATATAGGATGCGCTTAGAGGTTGTTGAATCTCTTTTTCTGCATCCCAACTCACCCCTAAAATGTCCAACCAGTAGTCCAGTATGTGAGGAGGGTGTGTTTGGGGTGAGTTTGTTAACAATGCTTCATCAACGGCACACATAACCGGTGCAAGAATTTCGCTTGGCGTTTTGGTAAAGACCCCATAGAAGCAAAGATACACGCACCCTTTTACCAAGTTTATTCGACATTTCTTCCAAATGGTCCACTCATGGAATGTGCCATCGTCTGACACATCGTGAAACTCTGTTGGGACATGCACAAATGCGCTATCACCTTGTGTAACTTTGCTAAAGCACTCTTCCCACGCACCCTTGAATACCTGTTTGTCTGGCATTGGCGTGTTTATCGCAACAATGCGAGCAAACTCAGCGTATATATTTTGGTAGATTTGCACAGGTCGTTGCATAATAGTCCAAATTACGGTACAATACATTGTTGCATATTGTGGGGTCAAAGCAGCAAGCATTTTTTGAACAATGGCATCCTTGTTCTGAGGGCTCACCTTGTTTGTGAGACTCAAAAACTCCTTTTTACACATTGCTTCACGTGATAACTCCCTCATGCCTATTTTAGGTCGTTCGAGACGCATGCGATTTACAGTACTACCACCGTTGGGTTGTCGATGCCCATGCCCATGTCCCTTTCTTCCAGAACCTCCGTAACGGCGACTTCCTGCAGTGTTTGTGTTTTGAGTATCCAACCCGCGCTCTCGTTCGCCCCCGTTAGTTACGAAGCATTTGTACGCATCAAGATTTATTGCTAAGTTTTTGTATTTATCTGGATTCGGTTTTGTCAACAGAAAAACGTCTAGGGGGATAATCATCTCCGCCATAATGAACGTGATATAAAGGAATGTTAGCATTCTTAAGTACTTTATGACATGGCAATCGAAACGACAAGACGGATTGGGCCATCCGAAAATATTGTAGATGCCATAGAAGAGTACATACAAACTGTATCCGTGCGTAAAATATGGGTCCTCACGCACTGTATTAATGATGCCAGAGCCATTCGAAGAAGTTTAGACGAAAAAGATTATACTGTAGCACATGGTCCGATGCCTTCTGGCTTGTTCATGAATGGATTTCAAAACACACTCGTAACTGACTGGGATAGCTATGCCATGGACCAAAACATTTTTCGCGACATTCTTCCATCTCTCGATATAATCGTTCTAGACGGGATGAGTGAGCTTAATATGTGTTCATGGCAAAAGTGGGTAGAAAACACTCAAGCCGCAGGGTGGAAATGCAAACCGGCGGTTTTAATTACTGCATAATTAATTAGATACATAGATGGTGAAGCAATTGCCTCAAAATAAGTCGGCTGTGTCCAAGCTCATGAAAGGCGTGGGCCTGATTGTCATCGGTTTGGTGGCGGCTGCTCTCGTCAAGTCACTGATGAACTTTCTCGAGTCGCGCCTTGAAGGCTTTGCTGATGGTGCTTCCGCCACTGTTACCTACTACTCCATGGACGGTTGCCCTCATTGCAAGGACATGAAGCCCAAGTGGGACAAGTTTAAGGCCGAAGCCGCAAAATCGGACACTGCCATTATCACAAAGGAATACTCTGCTGATGTTGACAGTGCGGAGATTGCCAAGGCCGTGCCGAAAGTGTCCGGATTTCCCACCGTTCACGTTTCGTGGAAGGGCAAAGTCACAGAGTACAGAGGTCCTCGCGAAGCTGAAGCCATCATGGCGTTTGTAAAGAAGACAATGTCGTCTTAGTCCACCACTTCTCGAATATGTCCAATCCGTTGATATGTGCGCTTTCTATTTTTTCAGGTGTGATGTCAATCCATAACCCTTTTTTGGTAATTCGCAGTGGCAACAGCGGCATGACCGAGTCTGCAAGAACGAGTACGTGGTCGGCTTGACATGATATTGAGAAAGCCGATTTATGCCACATACCGCATGCCGTGAGGCTTTGCAAATAATGGCCAATTGTTTTTAATGGCGTCTTGAACGAGTTCGTTGCCGAATGTATAACAACCTGCAGCGATTGGTCGGATGGAGGGTGCTCGCCATTCGCAAATGCAAACCACGGATTATCACATGTCAATCCGCCATCCACATAGAAATGGCCCTTGATGCTCACCGGCTTCAATATGAGCGGTAACGCCATTGACGCATGAATCAATTCAAGCACAGGGACATCCATAAACGCTGCGCTTGCCACAACTGGCTTTGCATTCACCAAGTCCGTTAATATAATTGACCATGACCTATTGCAACGAGCACAAAATTCACGAAGGCTCATTGCACGTACGTCTCTTACATCGGGCCACTTGGCTTGCATAGTTTTCACCAAAGGCAACATAAAGTGCTCGATGTTGATTAAGTGATACTTATATGGTAACCGAAATATGTCAAACGGCGAAATGTGCAGATGCTGAGGGTCGAGGCATTGCGACAAGCATTGCTGTACAAGCATAGAGTCTGTGTTCATCATAAAAAATGCACCAAAGTACGTCCCGATAGAAATGCTTGCAACGTGTTGAATGTCATTCGCCATGCCGCGCCATTGTAAGCCTTGTATGATTCCGAGGAGTTCAAATCCAGACAATCCCCCTCCGCCAAGAAGAAGATACCGAATAACCATATAGATAGGTGTGATTGTTTGCGGAACTTTTAAACGCCCACCATCAGTAGAGGAACGCGAGAGATGGTTCCACCGCGCATCACATTAAATGAGTTGTACCATACTCGGAAGGAAAAACAAAATGTACGGCTCCAATGTTTTGACAAGGTTCTAGAGCAATCACACCGGCGCATTCGGACGGTTGCCGCCGTTGGTGGGCAAAACACGTTCTTTGAAGTTCCAGGAGTCGTGGTGGGGTTACCCCTTTATAATTTGCATCAATGCACTGCTTATATTATCGACGCCCTCAGAAAGGTCGGGTTTCTAGTTCAGGTGCTCCCCCCACCTCATGTTGCGGTGATATACATATCTTGGGACCCGAAAGACGTGCGGCCACCGCGTCCCGCATTGAAAGGACCAAGTGGGCCGAAGAAGATGACGACATTCTCACAAAACAACACATTAAGGTTGTTCTAGGAGTGGTCTAAGGATTTCGAGCGTTTGACGCATGCCGACGACCATGGCAAGACGAAATAGTTGGTCCATGATGAGAATAATGAGAATGCCAATGAGAACAAAGAGGATAAGGTCCATCCACATGGGAGCGCGCACTGCAACAGTGACCTCCTCCATGGGCCGCGGGGGCATGTGAAGTCGCTGCTTGCGGTTGCCCGCGGCTTCACGAAGAAGTTCTTCAAATGGTGATTCGGTCTTGGATGTCCCGGGCCGCCGAGGTTCCGGGTCATAAGGAGCAGCTGCTCTTGCACCACTCTTTTGAGGCATAGGGGGCAACAGAATCTGGTCTTTCATGTTGTCGAGGGAAAGGTATTGGTCGAGGTCGTCGTCGCCGTAGCCACCCACCATATTCATGTCTATCACTCGCGACGGCTTCATGTCGACTGGGGGATGGTCAAAGTCTTCATTGAGCGAGGCATCCATCGCCGCCTTGAACTTGCTTTTGTCAGCGTCACTCAGCGGATATTCGTAATTGGATGCCGACAAAGGTGCACACTTTTGGTGCTGTTTGGTTAGCGCCGGCCCTTTTTTCTGATTTTCGAACCCCTCAGTGATGGGTTCATTCTTTAATGTCTTTGGGCAAACGCCGTATTGTTTGCATCCAAATGTATAATCATTTAGTCTTCCGGTGTAGGCATCTTTAGGAGCGGTAGACAAGCCCATTCCACCCGTGAAATCTTCGTGTGCTTCTTGTTGCGGGACCTTGGCACGCCGTCTCTTGCGCGGTTCTAGGAAAGGCGTTTGATAGGCCTCGTCAAGGGTCGCATACATATTGTGCTTTGCACCGCTAATATCACCTGCGACATTTTTTCTTTTTCGGCCTTCTCAAGTAGTGCGCTTGGGCGATGTTGCTTCTAACCGGGCTTTTAACAGGTGCTTTGGCGGTTATTACCGTCATGTATACGTTTCGCTCAGCGGTCCCCTATCCTCTATGGATGATGATGCCGTACGAGCATCCTTGGTTGCTGCCCATTATTGCTACCGCTATAGCGTTTATCTTCACGATTGACCGTGCTTCCGGAGCCATGCTAATCCTCATTGTTGCTGCAATTGCGCTTGATGTGAGCGTGTTTGGGCGTTCTATTCATCGCGCCGAGAACGCAGACGTTCGCGGAGTGGATGAAATGCAAGACGTGTTGAGTGAGCCTGGAATCCCTCTTGCTATGGACGAGAGCGAAAACTATGCTTTGCATTCTTCATGCAATTGATTTCTTCGTATCTCTGTAGTTGGTTGCAATATGTCCGATTTGTTCAGCCTAGCGTCATTGTTCATGTTTCAAATTGGCTCGAGGTTTCTCAATATTGAGTTCACCGAAAAACAAAAAATGGCTGTCATGCATCCCATGACTCAAAACATTATTGTGTTCTGTATGTTTTACGTTGCCACGCAAAACTTCAGGATAGCCTTTTTCTTGTGGGCACTATACTTTGTGTTCAGTCGCATTCTATTGAATGAAAATCATCCTTTTAACATGTTGCCGCGTTCGTGGGTGAACATTGAGGGATTAGGCACTGCAAATCCGACGGATGTCTACTATGAAAACTTAAAGTTGTTGCCGCATTAAAAAACTCTAGAGCTTATATAGCGTAGAGATGATTGACAAGGCCAACCCAAAGCTGACCAGTGGTGAGAAGGCGGCGCTCAAGAAGCTCAAGCACAAGGAGAACCTGGCCAAATCCAACCCGGAGCTGGCTGCCTCCAACAAGGCTATATCTGATGCCAAACGTGCCCGCCGCAAGGAGGCCGGCTCGTCCAAGGAGTTCAAGTGAAAATAGGATAACAACTGCACTATGCAAGAGTGCCCTAAAAATGAAGCCTTATTTTTCGTTTTTATGTCAACCAACCAAGCTGCTGAAAATGAACGCTGACCTCGATGCTCTTTGTGCGACCGTCACTGCTGATCTGAAGCTGTTTGCAGAGGATGAGAAGTACAGAAACGATGTGCCTGGTATTTTGATTGCATGCGAAAGGGTCATTGCGTGCGGGAATAACTTGAAGCGGATTACTAAGAAGATAATATACCCAAACCACAACAAGAAATGGAAGGAAGAGCACAATGAGCACCTCATGCGCATGTACACGGGAGGTCTCACTGAAGAGCAGATGTCCGGGCCGATGCAGCGTGCACCCAAAGCGATTGAATATCAAATCACGAAGCTGTTGATGGACGACCACGTAAGTAACAAGAGCACTATTACAAGTCTCGCTAAAAAGTACAAAAAAGATGTGGCTGTCATAAGCAAGTCTATCGACCTGGGTCATAAGAACAAAACGAAAAACAAGTAGCCTGAAAGGGCACTCCTGCATTAACAAATCATCATTTTTGCACTTCTATTTTTACACTCAGAAAGTTCCTTTTTCAGACATTGCAAGTGGTCTTGCCAGATGCTTTGCCAAAGATTTCGATGCATTTGGACGAACTGAGCTTGTTAATTGTCTTCGCCAGCGCTTGGACCTCGCGGTTGCCTTGGACAGACGGCGCATAGGCACCTTGGGAGAACAGCGCCGCACTGAACAAGCCGACAAAGATGAGGGTAAAGACCCACGATGTGAACGTCTTGGCAAGGTGCTTCCAATTGACGCCATTGCGGCCCTCCATCAAGCCGACGCCCACGACTGCGCCAGTGATGGTGTGCGTCGTGGAGATGGGCATGCCATAGGCGGAAGCAATCGATATGACCAACGACGTGGCTAGCTCGGCCGAGTAGCCGCGCGACGGTGTCATGGCCGCCATACGCACGCCAAGTGCGCGCATGATGTTATAGCCATATGTACCCAGCCCAATGACGAGGCCGACAGCGCCGATGATGAGCACCCAGACAGGCACCTCCGCCTCCTTGACCATCCTCTTTTTGAAGGTGGATGAGACCTCATAGACGGCATAAATTGCCGACAGTGGGCCGCACGCGTTAGCAACATCATTAGCACCGTGTGCGAAGGAGACACAGATGGCGGAGAATACCTGTAGGTACTGGAAGGATATCTCGGTCTTGGGGTCAAACTGCTCCACCGCCTCGTGCATGGCGAAGACCTCGTCGTCGGTCTGAATGACGGCGTGGATGTTATGGTTCACACCCGACAGCGCCAGTCGCTTTATTTTGCCCAGGAAGCTATCCGCGCCCGCCGTGCTGTCCACATTCTCCGCATCCGATGCCTTCAGATTGACAGTCCCATTCTCTTTGTTCTCGAACTTACGGACTGCGTGTCGCTTGAGCAGTGGGATGAGAATGCCAGAGCCGATGACGGCAACGCCACCAGCAGCGGCGACAGCTACCCAACCTGCCTTGTCCGTGTTGATGCCGTTCTTATCCGTGACTGCGCCCGTTGCATCCTTGACGTCGGCGCAACCGGGATTGGAGCACCACGACTGGTCGCCACCTGGCTTCTTGGCGTCGTCGAGCAACATCTTGCCAGCGCCCTTTGACAGCACGAAGAAGACGTTGATGAACAGCGTCAGCAGGATGGCGGCGGGCAGCACGTAGAATGACTTCTGGAAGGAGTTCTCGCGGCGCAGAACCAGCGTGCGGCACAGCCAGAAGATGATGGCCGCACCGACGCACGCAAACACTGGCGACGTGAACCACGAGATGACGATGACTGTGATTCCCTTGCGGAAGGGAAACTCCTGTGTCTCCTCGTTCCAGATAATCGCGTCACTGCCCTTGAACGCAAGCGCGAAGCCGACAACGCCACCGATGATGGAGTGCGTAGTGGATACGGGCCACTCCATGTAGGTCGCATAGTAAAGCCAGATGGTGGAGGCAGTCAAGGCACTGAGCATGCCGTACATGAAAATATCAGGGTCCTTTGCAAACGCATCAAGGCTGGCAATTTCGCCTGAAATAGTTTTCGTTACTACGCGGCCTAGAGTCATTGCGCCGGCGAACTCAAACACGGCGGCAATAAGACATGCTTGCTTTAGGGAAATGGTCTTTGCACCAACAGTGGTGCCGAAGGAGTTGGCTACATCATTTGCGCCGATACCCCATGCCATCGTAAAACACATGAATGCTCCGCAAACAACAATCCATACATATTCGTCGTACATGGTTGCTGTTGGCAACACAGGGAGCTGATAAAAGCAACAAGTGAATATGCATCATCCTTTTTTTGAGGAAGTTGATTCAACAATCTGCATACAATGAAACCGGGCCCCAAACAATTCACGGTTCACATGTAGATATGCGATATTAGCTCTTTAAAGTCCTTGCGCGCTTTGATTGCCTCTTCGCACGTCTCCAGAAACACTGCTAGACCAGCATCAATATCACATCGTGTGAACTTTTTCTTTTCATCCGGAGCTCCTCCAAACACGCGAAGGCTGTGAAGGAACTTGGTTTTTGTAAACAAGGTCTCCATATCACCTCCATTGAATCGAAAGTTATCCTTGTTTTCCTCAAAGAGCGATACAGGTGCAGCTGCATCGTCTTCGATGTCCCATCCATTCTCTCGCACAATTTGCAGGAAGATGTCACGTAGGTGCGTGGCCTTGTAGTCTCCAATGCTCACGCGAAATGGAAAGCGACGCTCGAGTCCAGGGTTGCTCTTGAAGAAGCGCTCATCAAGGTCAGCTTTGTAGCCCGCAATAATGCATATGAGTTCGTTTTTCTCCTCGCTCAAGGCCTGATTGAGAGTATCGATGCATTCGCGGGAGTAGGAGTCCCGCTGCTCTTTGTCGCCGAGGGCATATGCTTCGTCAAGTAGGAGCACTCCTCCTTTTGCGGACTCGATGACCTTGCGCGTTTTTACGGCCGTTTGACCCAAGTAGCCCGCAATCAAGTCTGCCCTTTTCGCCATAGTTACCTTTGCTGTTGGAAGAACTCCGAGCCCGGCATAGACCTCTGCTAAAATGCCAATGAGCTTTGTTTTGCCTACACCCGGGCCACCATACACGACTGTATGCAACATGTCGCCAGTGCCCTTTGCAAAGTTTTGCAGGAAATAGACGATGATGGACAGAACTTGGCGTTTCGCATCCCCCAGGCCAATCATTGCTTCAAGTTTTCGCAAGGGGCCTGTAATCATGTGAATGGTCGAAAATGGAATGCTAGAGCCCTTGTATTTGTCGACGTGACCTTCCATGTAAAAGGCGTCAAGGGCAAGCAAGTCTGATATTGTGCTTACTTCCGTTTCATAAATGTCAAAAAACTGCGTGCTCCTGTCATGGTTTAGGTCAAGCGTCTTCCCCGTGATAAGGGTGTACGACGTTTTGCCGCGCTTGACACGCTTGTCCGCGGCGGCGGCGCCCCCACCACCTCGCCGTTTCTTTGATGCAGGCTTTGGGTTTTCACTCATTTTTACGTTCGTTAACATATCCCTATCGCGCGAGCTCTTTAAACCGTGGCTGGAGTGCGCGCGCGCCGCACGCCATGTAGCACCCACAGCCGCCGCCCGCCGCGCGACGCGCGCTGTGTCTACCTAAGCGGGGTCCGCCCGCACAACCTGCACCCGTGTTTTCTGGCAATAATCATCATGGCTTCTTCCATGGGCCACGGTTTTGTTTGCATGGACGAATACTATTCCCGTGGCGCACTCACTTCAGCCCTTTTTTTGCTTCCCGGCAACAAAAGCGGCCGGGACGTTCAGGTGTTTAGCACGTGCGCGCCTTTTACGCCCCGCACTCCTTCCAACAGCCGCGATGCATCTCCCGTGCCCAACCTTGAGGCGGCGCGTTAAGTAAGGTGCATGCAAGTGTGTAAAAAACGTATCGTATCCCGTCCCAAATGTCCCAAAGCCATTCGCTGCATTTAGAGGTCTTGTTATAAAAGCATTCAAAATGGCTACTGCTGTCATCGGACGGTGTCGTCAAATAATCATTTGCAAAAGCTCGAACTCAAGCCCGCGACGCCCGCCACAGCGCCCCCAACGCCGCATTGACCCAGAACCGGATAATCCCCTGTTGTATTCACTTCGTTCAATTCCGAAAGGAAATTGGATGGGATTTTCTGCTGACACTACTACCTACGTAGTTGCATTCAAATATAAAGAACACGCTACAATGATTCGCTCATTCGCGCACGAAGCAACAAAGATGCATTTAGATAACGTAATTATGAGGGATATCACAACGGACGTTGAGGCCGTTTGCAACGTTCCCGCTGGCACATTCGGTCTTGTAGGGCTTCCGCCTGTGTATGCGGACCTTGATGCGCGTCTATGTATAAATAAACGACCAAACATCAACAAACTAGGTTGTGATATCAAACCGATAACGACAATGGAGTACACAAGCATTCCATTTGAACAAAACTTAGGAGTGGTACTTGCGTTTAGTATTAAAGACAACAGCAAGGAACAAATATCGTTTGAGTGTGAGGTTATTGAACCACTACGAGACCTCGACCTTTTTCGAAAAAAGCTGGGCGAACACACGAAACCTTGAACTTGAATAAAGCCTTCAAGGACTTCATTATTTTTCCTAGTTTGTGCTTTTGCTCGGGCAGAGGCATAATTGCATTTTGAATGTAGTGCATGTCATCGCCTACATTCAAAATCTGGTAGGATGTTCCGTTGTTGTGTTTGAGTTTAACACCATGTACACCATCCCTGTACTCATTTAGCTTCTTATTCGATTCTTCGCTCAAACTTGCGAATTTGGCAATAATTCGAACATCATCTTCCGCATCATTCACATCTACAAACACGGCTTTGCGATATTGACGCATTGGTACACCGCTAATTGGAAAGGGACAAACACGACCCCCTTCTTTCATTGAAGTAGTCCCCCACACCACTCTAAAATCTCCAATGTCGTCATACCCATACACGGAAGCACTCGAGTATGTTCCTTCAACAAGCACATCCAACAGCAAGTCATCAAAGGGAACGATGAAAAACCTATCAGGACCGCTTATTGCAGATGTAGATGTCTTATCTAATGACATGGCTTTGTATGTTGAGTGCTTGCTCGAATCATAAAGATAGGTTAAATACCCTTCTTTGGAAATCTTGGTTGTCATATATCACTATGAAGTAAATACGGATAATAAATTACTGCACCCAGGCACAAAAAATGAAGAAAGGTATTTAAACGCATACAAACGATAAGAGTAACCGTATAGTCAGGTTCATCTAAAAATGACTACTGGTGAGGCCCTCCCCGAGCAGGTTATTTGGGATGTTATCGACGCATACTTCAATCATGGTGGCGGCGCGGAGGCTATGAGTCCATTGGTGCAGCATCAGATTGGCAGTTACAATGAGTTCATTGACCGGAAGCTCGGCCAAATCATTCATGGCTTTAACCCCATCCAAATCTGCCACCAGTACCGCGAGGACCTGCACGAGTTTGTTCATAAAATCTACATTCGTATTCTTAATCCTTCACTTTCGAAGCCTTTTTTCTTGGCTCAAGACGGCGCCCAGATGCTCATGACGCCACACTTTGCGCGCATGAACAATCTGACATATGCATCAAATCTCATGGTGGATGTCAACATCCTCACAGAGACCATCAATGAGGACGGTGTCATCGAGCGTAAGGAGGCGACCATTCCTCACGTAAATATTGGCAAGTTCCCCATCATGGTGCGCTCGAAGCTCTGCACGCTCACACAAATGCCCGGAACGGCCGAGGGTGGTGGCAAGCACGAGTGCCGTCATGATTTCGGGGGCTACTTCATCATCAATGGCAATGAAAAAGTCGTCATCTCTCAAGACCGCATCAGTGAGAACAGGACAGTCGTGTTCTCGGGAAACGTCAACATGGATGGCCTTAATGCAGAGATTCGGTCCATGCCAGATGGTGTGTTTCTGCCACCCAAAACGTGTGCCCTGCATCTGAGCTCCAAGCCAAACCAATATGGTCGCATCATTCGGTTGTCGTGCACCTTCCTCCGAGCAGAGATTCCTCTCTTCGTCATGTTTCGCGCGCTGGGCATTGAGAGCGATGAGGACATTATGCGCTTCATCGTCCTTGGGGGCACTGGTCCCGATGAGAACCTAAAGAACCGCCGCCTGATTCGCGAACTTGCAGCGAGCGCCGACGATTCCAGCGATGTGCATACGCAAGCAGATGCCCTTCGTATCCTTCAGCGGTCTATGACGCTGGCAGGAACGCCGCGCGAGTACCTCGACCAACCGGCGGTTGTTGCGCGCATGCTAAAAAGCTTCATTGAAAATGACTTTCTGCCACATGTGGGGCATACTTTCAACCGTAAGGCGCTTTACCTCGGCTACATGACACGCAAGCTGCTGCGCACGTACCTTGGCTATCAACCTTTCGACAACCGTGACTCTTACATCCACAAGCGCATCGATACGCCTGGCGTTCTGATTGGCAATCTGTTCCGTCAGTGCTACGGCAAGATGATAAAAGAGATGCGTAATCTTATTCAACGGGAGCTGCATGTGTGGCGTGCCGGCACAATCGCTCCGCAAAACATCATCAGTGCAAGCAATGTGCACCGCTTTCTGAAGCAAACGGTGATTGAAAGTGGCATGAGGTACTCGCTGTCGACTGGCAACTGGGGCGTTAAAAGCCTTGGCAGCTTCCAAAACATTCGGCAAGGTGTTGCACAGGTCCTAAACAGGATGAGCTACTACAGCACGCTCTCGCATCTACGACGTGTGAACACGCCAATGGAGAAGAATGGCAAGCTTGTACAACCGCGGAAGCTCGAAAACACACAATATGGTATGATTTGCCCGGCTGAGACCCCAGAAGGTGGCGCAGTTGGTCTCGTCAAAAACATGGCGATGGGCGCACAAATTACCAACAGCCAGAGCTCCGCATACTTGCGGACTTGCATCGAGACGTATGGGACCAACATTCTCGATGATACGCTGGAGATTAATGCCTTGCGCTCTTTCCTTACGACCATGGGAGAAGGCAAGGCTGTTCAAGTAATGGTGAACGGCGACATCATGGGTTTTCACACGAATCCCTCCGAGTTCTTTGCGCGCCTGAAAAGCCTTAAGCGTATGGGCGAGTTGTCGCCATACACTGCAATTTCATGGGATGTACAGCACAACACCATTGCACTGAGCACTGAAGCGGGGCGTATGTGCCGTCCCCTCTTTATCGCCGATGGGACAAGCGGAGCTCAAGTGTTGAGGGCAGCGACGCGCAAGGCGAGCGGCGTTCCTATCAAAGATGTGCCGTTTGCAACGTTCCTTGCTCCTCTAAACAGCGGTGCCAAGGAACACGAAGGCTTTATTGAGATTCTTGATGTGGACGAAATTGACAGGGCGATGGTGGCAATGAGTGAGAAGGATTTAACCCGCGGCTACCGTGGCACGAGTGTGCAACCATCATATACGCATTGCGAGATTCATCCAAGCATGATTCTAGGCGTCCTTGGCGTCAACATTCCGTTCTCGAACCACAATCAGGCGCCTCGTAATGCTTACCAGTGCTCGATGGGGAAGCAGGCAGTTGGTGTCTACATGAGCAACTACAACCATCGGATTGACACTATGGCACACGTTCTCAACTATCCCCAAGCGCCCATTGTGCGCACTCGCCTCGGAAAGTACACTCACACGGATAGTCTTCCTTCGGGAGTGAATGCGATTGTTGCAATCATGACCTACACAGGCTTTAACCAAGAGGATTCGGTGATGCTAAATCAGGCAGCACTCGACCGCGGCATGTTCACGAGCACATATTTCAAGAGCTACCGTGACCAATGCAGCAAGAATCACAGCACGGGCGAGGAAGAGGTCTTCACACGTCCGCAGCCAGATGGAACTTCTCACCTAAAAGCCTTTAATTACGACAAAGTCGGCGACGATGGCTTTGTTCCCAAAAACACACATGTCACGAGCAACGATGTGCTTGTTGGCAAGGTGATGCCTATCAAGGTGCATGGCATTATTCACCCCCGCGATGCCTCCCTCTTCATGAAACATGGCGACGAGGGGCGCGTCGACATGAACTACCAAGGCGTAAATGCGGATGGCTACAAGTTCTGCAAAATTCGGCTGCGCCAATTTCGCAAGCCCACGATTGGTGATAAAGTTGCGAGTCGCAGCGCTCAAAAAGGAACGGTAGGTATGATTTACAAGCAGCAGGACATGCCGTTCTCTAAGGACGGCCTTGTTCCAGACATTATCATCAATCCTCATGCCATTCCTTCGCGCATGACGGTTGCACAGCTGATGGAGTGCCTGATGGGCAAGGCGTGTGCGATGATGGGTTCCAAGGGCGATGCAACGCCTTTCCGTGATGTGCGGATGGAGGACCTTGCGGATGTTCTTCAGTCGTACGGCATGGAGCGTTATGGAAATGAAATCCTATACGATGGTCGTACGGGAATGCAAATCAAAACAGAGATTTTCATGGGGCCTACCTACTACCAACGGCTGAAGCACATGGTGTGTGACAAGCTACATGCACGTGGTAGCAGTGGTCCGGTGGTGATGCTTACGCGTCAACCGGCAGAGGGCCGGGCGCGTAATGGAGGCCTTCGGTTTGGTGAGATGGAGCGTGATGCCATTGTAGCGCACGGAGCGTCTGCCTTTCTTAAGGAGCGCATGTTGGATGTGTCGGACAACTACCGTGTGTTCGTTTGCCGCAAGTGCGGCCTAATGTGCACAGCCAACCCTGAGCGAAGCATTTATAAGTGCGCCAACTGCAAAAATGGGGCGGACATCACGCAAGCACGCATCCCTTATTCGATGAAGCTACTTATTCAGGAGCTCATGACCATGTCAGTCGCACCGCGGTTCATCATGTAACATGCTTAGATGTATATTTTTTTGTCGTTGACGGTAATGTACTTACCGCCACGTTTGCCGGTGCGAACCTTGTAGCTCTTGCCCTTGTACTTGTGTTTTTGAGGGGCGCCGCCATAATTTGCCATAACTTCGTCGGGGTTGTTTGCATATTGGGCTGCACGTTCAACGTTTTTAATCGCTTCATCAACATCATTTAACCATAACTTAATTTTTTCAACTAACCCTATCGTTACAAAATTCATACTTTTCTGTTGAAAGCCCTTTGCCTTTCCAATATGCTCCATAACGCTTTGGTATTTAGTAGGGTAAGTAAATGAATAAAGGTTCGCAATTTTGCTATGCTCGTCAGCTATAAAAGACAACGAAACAGAAAACGTTTTCGCTGCACTCTTCATATCAATCAAATATCTCATTACTTTCACCTTGTCTTGCACCTTCTTTAACATTTCTTTGAATGCTACTTCCCTTTTTGCTTCTCCAATCTTAATTTCATTGTCGATTGCGAGTACAATGTCATCAATCCAACGCCCCAGGTCCGCATTGCCTGCTGTTTTAAATTCTGTATATCTTTGAAGTTGAGATTCAATGGCAGGTGCCATTTTATGTTGTTCCAAAACTAATACAGCAAGATTCGTTATATTTTCGGCGGATTGATGTTTCATAGTCTCAAAAGAGTCTCTCAATTTAGGTAACGGTAACTCGCCGTATCGTTCTCCGTAGGGTTTACTCGCTTCCATTGTGCAGCTTATTGTTCTAATAAATGAATTCATTTTTATAACGAGTTTTTATCTGGATTCAAGCCTTGTCAGTCGCGCCGCGATTCATCATGTAATTGCATAACAACCAACTTTTTTGTCAATGCAAATAATATTTATTATATCAAATTAGAAGATGCCCAGTAAGTTTTATAATGCTATTACTGAACATGACTGCAATCAGCTAAAATTAGCCCCTTTTGTGAATCCTTTGACGAAACGGAAAACTACGAGTATTGAGAAAGTATACAGTATGTTTTATGCATGTCATAAAAAGTTTGGACATGCCATCCCTGAGGTAATTCTTCGGGCACGTAAGAATGCCAAGGATGGTGCTCGCAAGGATGATTGGGAGCAAGGTAAGCTTCATGAAAATATGAAATATGCGTACGCAATCAAATGGGGAGAGCGCTGGAGCGCGAACGGTGTTGGAGCTGGTGCAAAGATATCTCGTGCGGATGCATTGAGAGAGAACAAGGATTTCGAGGATGCGGAGCGTCAAAGAGCTTGGAATGACAGCACAGGCTACAATGCTAGACCACCGCCTCGACAAGCGCCTCCTCCACCTCCCCAATCTCAGCGTGCCTCTCTGAACATGAGTCAAGATGGTGAGTCCCCTGCAAAGCGTCTACAATATTGCAAAAAGCTAAGCGCAATTGCCGTTTCCGAAAAGGACAATACAAAATTCATTGAACTTGGTATGGCCCTGGCTCGTCGTTATGGATACGCCACGGGCGATGGCAAAGGACGCATTCACTTGCGGAAAGCAATGCAATTGGTGTGCCACCCGGACAAGTACGTGAGCACTCTGACCCCTTCCAAGCATGACAAGGTGACAGAGTACATTCAGATTATCAACAACCGCCTGGACAGATTGAAGTAACTTCAATAATCTTAACTTAAGCTAGCCTTAGCATTTATCAAAAAGAATCATGTCCTCTAACTTTTGTTATATTCTCATGAACACAAACGACTACACATATAATGGTTACACATGCAACCTCACCCGCCGCATAAGACAACACAACTCACTGATTAAGGGAGGGGCAAAGTGCACAAGTGGTCGAGGACCATGGGAATATGTAGCCATCATAACATCGAGTGACGAGTCTGCATTCACAAAACAAAGAGCATTATCGTTGGAGTGGCACGTCAAATATCCTACAAACAAGAGACCTCGTCCCAAAGAGTTCAATGGAGCATTAGGTCGTCTAGCATCATTGGAGTTGGTTTTCTCAAATCCGAAGTTTGCAGACATCAAAGATAGCTTGACCGTTTACATTAAAGACGACTTAGTATCACATGTCAATACGAGTGTTCCAGTCTTGCCGTTGAGTGAATTCGAAAAATAAATGAACATGGACGCCAAGCTAAACAGGTCCGACATGACGGTTGTACTCTGTAAAAGTAGGAAGAAATCAATCGCAGAAACTCTTGCCGGAGGGTAAACCAAAAAACGGACGGGTGGCTTCAATAATAGCCAGTATACTCTCCCACTCCTGTGCCTCCCGTTTCAACTCAACAAGCAAAAACAAATGGCCGCCGCCATGGCTGATGTCGCGTATGGTACGTGGGTGGTTAAGGTTGAAGATGATTGGATGTGCCTGGCGGACATGGTCAAGAAGGGCTACTTCTCTGACATTGAACATCTTTGCATCGATGGGTACGCGTGGACGGCTAACTGTGTGAAGGCTGCTCGCCTATGCTTCGCCGCCATTCACAAGAATCTGTACGATCTATCGAAGCTCGATGTGATTGTTCGTTTCAAGAATGTCGACGATGTGTGCGACCAGTACGCACTTGCAGAGGTTGGTGTGCTCACTAACCTAACGAAGCTGTCCGTCACTCTCAAGGTGCACAACAACATGCAGGACGAGGACGAGGACGATGACGAGGACGATGATGAGGAGTGGGTACCCGCCTTTATCATCCCCGCCAAGTTCGCAAAGCTTACGAAGCTGAAGAAAATGAGTGTTGTCGCTCGTTTCGGCAACTATGACGAGAACAATGTGCTTGTCTTCGACGATGATGCCTTCAAGAATTTGTCCAATCTTCGCACGCTGCGGGTGCGTGGATTCGGTACCATTGGGGCGTTGTTTCTGGCCGAGATGGAAACCATGCCGAAGCTCGACGTGGGAAATGGTGAGGTCAAGATGGAGTAAAAAAAAGTTAAAAAGTAAAAAATGCATGGGTTGGGTTTTGCATTTGGGTGCCTTATATTATAAACAACATACAGGCGTAGTAAGCCGCAAGTGCAGCACGCGCAAGCGCCAGCACAAACTTTCGCACAAAATCGTGATGTGATGTATGTGACAGATCATGGAACTTGTGCATGGAAGCCCACACGTAATAAATGAATACGGTGATAAACCCAATCGTCTTGATGCCCACGAATAAGAGGGCGTAGCCAATGCAAGCGAGCAAATGTGCCTTTTAGACATCAGAACTTTAGAGCATATAAGAAAAAAGAACGTATACACTGGTAAGAGAATCAGTTCAATATGTACAAAAGTTACATTCGGAATGCCAAAAAGCGCACCGCTCGTGGTGAAAAGAATCGTGAAATCATTGCGCCGGATGATGGACAGCAATATGCTGTCGTTCGAGACATGCTTGGTAATGGACGGCTTCAAGCGATGTGTGAGGACGGAACGAACGTTGTGGCTCGCATCCGTGGTTCCATGCGCAAGTACAAAAGTAAAGTCATCATTGCGCCGAGGGACCTCATCATTTTATCAATGCGCGATTACGAAGCGGATAAAGCGGATGTTGTGCATAAATACACTCATGAAGAAACCACGGACTTTATGTACCGAGGATACTTGCCCGAAAAAATCATGAAAGCCCTTACAGAAAACGAGCTTGGTTACGCGCCCGACACGGACGAGTACGTCATTTTCACAAATGCCTCTCGCGAGGCCATAGCAGCTCAAGAGGCGGAACGTGAAGAAAGTGATGTGGATGTTGATGCTATTTAGGAGCTAGGAGCATTCTGTGCGACAGACAGGGCACACTTTCTTTTTTGACAACCATGTTTCCAAACACGGTGAACAGTACGTATGAGAGCACGCTTTTATAGTGCGAGAACCCAATTCAAAGTCCTCTTCTATGTCTTCCAAGCAGATTGGACACATTGTTTGTACCGTGGTTGGGTCCAGTGGTGCAACCGCATTTATGTCAGCAACACCAACTTCATGATAGCCCATTATTTCTTCAAGATTCATCCAATATTCGTATGTTTCTAGTTCCGCCTCGGTTTCTTCCTCAATAGCTTCAAAAGAGGGGCCATTCAACAACAGGGCGATGGTATCGGCCATTGTGCTCGTAGAAATGGAGTTTGCAATCCAAAGCGACAATGTCAAGGGATGATTTTCTCGCAAATGAAGGATTAAGTCGAGAGGAGCATAGAGAATGTGACAATACGGACATTCGTGAGTGCCTTGGCTTAGATTTATCATCGGAGGGGGAAGAAACATCGAGTCGTCTGCTGCGGAGTCCTCGTCATCATCATTGCTTTCATTCGTGTTGCTGTCCATTAACCACTTAAACACGTAGGACACATAAATACATACTGTTCGCGAGTCCTAAATCATGATTCTCGACGATTATATTAATTATCAAAATGACTATACAAACAAATACGGGGAAAAGACGGTTGTTGTAATTCAAGTTGGGGATTTCTTCGAGCTATATGCTTATCATGAAAATGAAGAACTTATTGGTCCAGATTTGCCGCGGATTTGTGACCTGTGTAATTTGCAACTCACTCGAAAAAACAAAGCCATTGTCGAGGCAACGTCCAAAAATCCAATGATGGCAGGGTTTCCGCTGTACATCATAAGCAAACACGTTCAAACACTTACAAATGCCGGTTTCACGGTTGTTGTAGTCCGACAAGTTACGGCGCCCCCGAATCCGAAGCGCGATGTCACCGATGTATTCAGCCCTGCCACTCATTTGCAACCTTCACAACGGGAAGGAACGTATCTCATGGTCATGATGTGGGGACGCTTTGACAAGCACACCGCCGTTGGAATGGCTGCGGTCGATGTTTCGAGTGGCGAAACAATGGTTTATGAAACAGCATCCATGCCGGAAGATGAAGCCATTCGGTGGATGTCGACATTTGCCCCCAAAGAGTTGGTAATCCTAGGTGATGGCTACGATGCCTCACTTTTTGCCAACGCTTCTATGGCCGTGCATTGGAATTGGAAAGGTGCAGGGTGTGCAATTGAAAAAATCGCCTATCAAAATGAGCTGTTTCAAAGGGCGTTCGATTGCAAGTCATGTGGTCTTGTTTCCCCGATAGAAGCGATTGGCCTTTGCCACACCGAGCTTGCACGCATTGCGCTTGCTGCACTTCTTCAGTTTCTACACGAACATGACGAATCGCTCGTGCAACAACTATCCTCCCCGCGCTTTCTTTCCCCACAAGGTCATTTGCATTTGGCACACAACAGTGCACAACAATTGAACATCATAGGGACGGGTGACGCAGGGGAGAGGCCGCTGATATCCATATTGAATAGGTGTTCGACTGCATTCGGAGCCCGTGCATTCAAGTCAAGGTTGCTCCATCCCATTACAGACGCGAATGAATTAGACGTGCAATACAATGCAGTTCAAACATACATCGACGTCCCTGAAAACATTGCGGTAATTCGCAAGCATTTATCGGGTGTACAAGACCTTGAGCGAATGGCGCGTCGGTTGTCGGTACGTCGATTCGCACCTATGGAGTGGCCCGCGCTGCTGCAGTCCATTGAAGCTGCGGCACGAGCACTTGGAACCGACCTCATTCCAGACCAAGAACTAGTAAAAGACATGGTCTCTATTTTTGATATGAATGAGTGTGCAAAATATAATAGCAATGACATTCGCTCAAACATATTTTGTATGGGCGTGAACCCACTCCTTGACAGCACGGCTCGTGCATTTTCGGAAAATGTGGCATCTTTTGAGGCGCATATTGAGGCGCTAGGAGGTGAAAATATTGTGCGTTTGGATGTGAATGAGCGAGATGGCTATTGCCTTACAACTACCAAAAGACGATGGGAAACGACCCTCAAGACATGCTCGCATTTATCATGGATTAGCGAAGTATCTTTAAAACCCATTAGTGCAAGCAGCAGTACGGTACGTCTAGTACATCCGCAACTCAGTGCACAAAGTGATGCCGCTGTAAAGGCAGCAGCGCTTTTGCGAAGGGTGGCGTGCGATGCATATAGGGATTGGTTAGAGGCGAATGGTGTTGATATCGCACATAGGCTGCGCCGCTGGATTGCGCCAATTTCAGATTTGGACATTGCCGTTACAAACGCCAAAAATGCCATTGATTTTGCATACACCCGACCGAGTTTTGGCAGTCACAATCAAATGACAATCAGCAAACTACGTCATCCTATGATTGAAAGGTTTCTGACGAATATGGCATATGTTCCGAATGATGTCGTTTTGGGTGGCGACACTACAGGTTGGTTGCTTTATGGCATGAACGCGGCAGGAAAGAGCAGCCTTATGAAGGCAGTTGGCTTGGCTGTCGTAATGGCTCAAGCAGGGATGTATGTGCCTGCTGCATCTATGACATTTCTGCCATTTGAGCACGTATTTACACGCATATCAGGGGCCGACAACATCTATAGGGGCATGAGTACGTTTGTGGTTGAGATGATGGAGCTACGTAACATTTTACAACGTGCAAACGGCCCAACCAGTCTCGTTTTAGGGGACGAGCTCTGCGCAGGAACAGAGGCTCTCAGTGCAGTGTCCATCGTGTCAGCCGGAGTAAATGAACTCTTGCGGCGCAAGTGTCCATTCATATTTGCAACACATCTTCATGAGCTCGTTCCACTCGCAAGTTCACACGTCTCAAATGGTCTTCGTATTTGCCATATGCATGTAGAAGTGGATACCAGCGACGAAGGCACGGGAGGACTTATCTATGATAGGACGCTGCGTGATGGTGTGGGCCATTCAACGTATGGCATTGAAGTGTGCCGTGGGCTAGGAATGCCTGCGAGTTTTTTGAAGGAAGCAGACGCGGTGAGACGTGCAATACAAGGTGTCCCATCCACCATTGTTTCCACAAAGAAATCTACATACAATGCGTCCGTATTTGTTGACAAGTGTGGCGTGTGTGGAGAGCCAGCGAGCGAAGTGCATCACATCAAGTATCAAAAAGATGCGGCGGCGGGAAAACATGAACATGTGGTTCAACATCATGCGAGTAACTTGGTGGCCTTATGCGAGGCTTGCCATAAAAAGGAGCACTCGGGGGAGTTGCATATTACAGGTTGGGTGGCAACGACACAAGGTCGAGTGTTGCAGGTACGTGTGCGCATGGAGAATCGCATCCGTCATACGCAAGACGGTGGTTGGCACATTCGCTCGCACATTGCACGGCCATGGAAGAGTGCGGAGTTTTGTGACGTGGTCAAATTGGCTCACAAGCATTACCCAGAGATTTCTGTGGATACGTTGCGCCAACTAGAATCCACAACGTGATTGCGGCAGTGGCTTGCGACTGTACTTGTTTTTCATCTATCCAATATTGAGTTTCAGGTATAAGAACGTTATTTGTGTAAATCTGATTGAGTTGTTTGAGTGTGTTTGACAGACATGTGTGTGTACGCACAAGTGCGTTCATGTATTGTACAGGATGTACTGGGGTGGGGTGATTAAGCAAATTTTGAACGCGTGCGACTAAGTCCCTCACCAAACCAACTAATAGTTTTTTGTGCATTGATTAACAATTATCATAAACGGACACCTCATTTTGTCTTTAAATGCCCAAGATTCACTCACTTCTTTGCATGCTGAAAGGCAATGATGGCGGCGTACGATGTTGGTGTCCATTGTCGATTAACGCCCACCAACGCATTCATCAGTTCATGAAACGACAATGCTATATTGTGGTCTTGAATCAGAATCACGTCTATGGGTCGACCCCATAATTTCCAATTCGTTCTTTTTCCAATAGACCATACATGTTCGCATATAAATTCTGGTATTACTTTGAAATAATGATAGAGACGTTCAGTCTGTGTATCACTATCCAAAACATACGAGTTATGCAAGCATCCTGAAATAACCCATGCCGTCGCCGCTATGGCCGCAACTCCGGCTTCATTAAGCTTTGGGTCATTTCTTTCTCCACAGTAACAGTCGAATACATAAACTGCGCTTGCATACCATGACTGTTTTTGAGTGTCAATTGCTAAACCATACATGCGTTCCAAAATCTTCATCCGAGTTTCATATGTTATAGCAAACGGAGTTGCGAGATGTTCCGGTATATGAAGCACTTGAGGTAAAGGGACTCCGACCATGGCGACCGCAATTTCTTCGAGAGAGGGGCGAGCGGTGGGCTCCCATGCAAACGCTCGAGATAGCCACGCTGTCAACTTGAAGTCATCTCCCATGTTGGTCAATATGTACGGTGGTATTGGCATTGTGCTATTGCCAATTTGTAGCATTCTGAAGATGTTCGCCCATTCCTTTTGAGTGTTACGCCATTGCTTGTTATCATCGTGTGTTAGATGCTTTGGAATCGGATACTCTCCTCCGAACAGCAAACATGCTATGAGTCCTAATGACCACACACACGACGTCTCTGTAGGGCGTCCGTTAAATATGAGCTCAGGTGCTGCATAGTTATAGGTTGCCATTGCCCCTGAATATTCCACATAGGGTTTCCCATTATTATAGTTCACTTTTGCAACCGACATGCAATTATAATCTATAAGTGTCACATCAGGCGGCCCATCCGTTGCAAGAAGTAGAATATTACATGGCTTGATGTCAGTGTGAAGTATTCGAGCACTTTTAAAATGCAGTAATGTTATTATCAGATTACGCATGATAAGATAGGCATCATGTTTTGAAATGTTTCCCTGCTTTGATATCCATCTTTGGAGGGTAAGACCATGATTATTCATATAAATATTTACTTCATCGCTCTTTACTTCAATATTATGTAGTATGGGCGTTCCTGGAAAAGACTGTGAAATTGTTGTCACGACGAGCTCGATAATGGTGCTGAACAGAATCTGTTCTTTTGAACCTTCAGTAATTAATTGTTTTGGCAATCGTTTGCATACAATTGTTTTGCTTGAGTCTGTATATAATCTACCATACCCCCCATTTATCATCAATTTATAGTTTTTCATAGTACTAGCAAAAGAGCTTCATAATAAATTATATCACGGCCTTTTCTTCTTGTGTGAAATGCCGCCTCTATATTTACAAGTTTGTCTAAAGCTGCAGCCCGTTTCTTTTCAGGCATGTTTTCTAGCATGCGCAAACATACAAGAGCAAGTGGTGCATTGATTTGAAGCAAGCGTTGTGCCTCCTCGCGCACAAATTGCAATGTCATTGGCGATTTAAACTTTGTTACAGAGGCACCATGCCCTGTTAGCGCATCTGTAAGGTTTCGAGTAGGAATGCTTGGTTCAGGAAGATTTAGAAGCTTGAGAATGGCGGACACCTCACATATGGAAGGCAATGGAATCCGAATTGATAAGAACCTGCTCAAAATAGGGGATTCGAGCGACCCCACGCGATTTGTGGTAGCTACAAACCAAACGTTGCTAGAGTACCGCTCCAACAACACGCGCATAACTTGGGCAAAAGAGGACCCACACCCTGTAAGAACATCTATGTTTTCAAGAATGACAATGTGTTTATGTAAATGCATACACCGTGAAGGAAGCACGGCTTTAAGAAACTCGAAAAGCGCATCACCATCTCTTGGCATATCAGGGTGGGACAAGTCAACATGAAGGTAAATGTCTGTTTCTGTATACGGCATATGAGATGCACCGTATGTAAATACCGAATGTTGAAATGACATGTCCACAAGTCGCCGTTTCATGGGTGCAAGGACCAAATAATTCCAAATTGGAAAGAATGGCATACCTGGAGAGCCATACACCAACAGATTGGGAATAGTCGAGTCCCATGTGCTGACAATGCTGTTGAGGACTCGTTCGTGCCCTGGCAACAGCGGTAATATTTCTGAATCAAATATGGAACAATAGCGTTGCCATATATTGACAAGTGGATTTACAGTCACCTGGACCTCTTTCGTTTTTCTTTTTGGTGGCATCTCGAAGATATAAGGAAAATGCTATACATGGTTTTAAGTCATATGATAAATCAAGCTTATCAGCGTTTGAATGTGCCATCAACTGCTTCTATGGAGGTCATTCGTGCGGCATATCTTGCTGCAGCACGAAAACATCACCCCGATAAACTGAGTCATTTGGATGCATCCGAGAGAGCCGAACATGAGGCTATATTCAAAGAAATTACCGATGCCTATTCCAGAATCGTTGAAAATCGTGCACGCGCGAGCTGTCCTGATGATGCCACCAATGCTGAGTTTGTGCATGCATGGAAAGCTCCGAAACGACCAGAGGAATGGGAAGCGATTTGGGAAGGTCTAGAAAAGATGTTTTCAAAGACTGAAGTGTTATGCACCGTAAAAGATTTATTTATGAAAGCAAGCAAGCTGAAGAAGGACTGGGCGAAAGCAAGGGAGGCGGCAGCCGCGGCAGATGACAGCTCCGATTCAACGACGTCAAGCGAGTGTGGTGTTACTCACAAGGCCACTCTTATGGTTTCTCCAGCAGATGTTCAGGGAGGAAGAAAGCGTCGCGTGCGGATACTTCACGACGATGGAAGTGTGGCGGCGCACATTTGCGTCGATTGCGGCGTTTTCCCCGATGTTTATCGAGAGCAAGATGTTGAAGTCAAAATGGTGTTGAAAGAGGACGAATCGATGGAGTACGAAAGTGGCATTTGGGATTTGTTTAAGACTTTGAATCTAAACTTGGTTGAATGGTTTACGGGTGGCCGGCATGAAATTACAGCACTTGCTGCTTCAGGAACACCACTCATTGTTGAGATTCCAGCATGCGTGAATCATGAAATGCCTATTTGCATTAATGACGCTGACTACTGGAAGTTTGGTCCTATTTACATCACTCTTTGTCTGAAATTACCATCGCCGGAATTATGGAAAAATAAAAATATTGAAGAACAAGAAAAATTGTTGGCAGTATTACGCGACGTGGTGTGTTAAAAGTTCAAAGACGCAAAACTACTTAAAGATAAGATAACAGATTGAAGTATCCCAGTGTGTCCCTGCGATAAAATGGCCCCTATCAAGAAAGTCGTCGCCCCCGTCTCTGCCGCAACCCCCGCCCCTGCCGCAAAGGCAGCCCCTGCTCCTAAGGCCGCCGCCAAGGCAGCCGCACCCGTGGTTGCCGAGCCCGTCGTGGCCGATGCCGCCGCCGTTGATGCCGCCGTCGTTGATGCCCCCGTCGAGGTGTCCTCGATGGCCAAGCTGGCCGCCAAGATTGTCTCGGTTGTTTCTCTACTAAAAGAGATTCAAGCCGAGCTGAAGGTCGCTCAAAAGGAGTTCGACAAGCTGAACAAGACCAAGCTAAAGGCCGAGAAGAAGCGCGCAAACGCACGCACCACCCCTTCCGGCTTCGCCAAGCCCACCAAAATCTCTGATGAGCTGTGCGCCTTCCTAACCGTTGCCAAGGGCACCGAGATGGCGCGCACCGAGGTCACCCGCAAGCTGAACGCCTACATCAAGGAGAATGGCCTGTTCGACCAAGCCAACAAGCGCAAGATTCTGCCCAATGCCGCACTAAAGAAGCTGCTAGGCTGCAAGGACGGTGATGATGTGTCTTACTTCAATGTGCAACGCTACATGAAGCGCCACTTCATCAAGGCCATCCCTGCACCGGCAGTTTAAATGTGATGTGCCCATTTATTTTTGCTAATATTCATATTAGAATAGTGTAAATGCGAGGAGGAAATGACCCTGATACTCGTCTCGATGCTAAAAAGGCGCGCATCGCGGAGATTCGTCGGCAAATGCGCTCTTCAGCTAGCCGCTCCGAAATGGAACGCCTAGCCGAAGAGCTCAACAATGCCTCAATCACGAATGAAGATTGTGAGGGAATAACTGACTCTGTCACGATGGATACGATTGAAAAAAAGAATGCAATTGTCGTGAACAACACGTGTTATGATGTGAGGAGTCTTCAAAAATGGGTCATAGCACAAGGAGACACCATACCACTTGTGGACCCGTTTCGGAACCCAATATCTGCGATTGACCATCGACGCATCATGAGGCATCTAGGCGGCTTTAAGTTTGATGTTCCTATTGAGGGTGTTACTGCCATCTCTACAGACGGAAAGCGTTTAGGAATTATAACGAGGGAAAGTGAGGCAGTTATGATAGATACGGTAACCCAACAGCATATTTGTATTTCTCCAAAGGGCATGAGTGCCCTTTATATAGCTCTGCATCCTACACAGCCTGAAATGGCCGTGACTTTTCTAAATCCAAACGGTGTTATGCGCATATGGGTAGACGGTAAAGCAATGCAATATATAAAAGGAAGTAGGAACCAAATAAGTAAATATTCCGATAATGGCAAGCAATTGATATATTTAGGCATGGATGGCGATGAGGAGAGCAAGTCTGAAATACATCTCTGGGAGATTGGTCCTTGCACATCAAGTATGCAAGAAGTATTTAAAATAGAAAACATTGCATGGCAAATCGCTGATTACACAACATTTCAGCAAGCGGGGCGGTTTAAGTACGTTGCGGGTGCTAGCAGAGAGTGGACCACAAATAAAAACGAGCAATTTACAATATGGGATGCCACAAATGGCAACCAGTTGCAAACTTATAGTATTCGAGAAAACATTCAAACTATTTATAACATTCATTTTCTGCCTGGTGGAAAGCGAATTTTAGTAGGAAAGTATTCTGACAATGGACCGGCGTGTGCATGGGACTGGCGCTCAAACTCGTTAAGCGTCTTGTTGAACGGTCAACACATCGAAAACAACATTATCTTATCTGCATCTGTTCGAGGCAAACGACTCATGCTAATTGGAAGCAGAGCAACACAAGTCCTTGATTATATTAATGGTCAATGGAATCAAATTTTTGCTATCGGCATACGCGGTGAGCATGCAGACAAATGCCACATTTTCAAAAATGATAAAATTGCATTTGCCTTATCGCGAAACAACACACACACAATATACATCTATAGATTCGATGAGGCTGGCCCTGAAAGAATCGGCTTGATAAGGGACCGCAGTATGCCTGAACGAGGCGCATTTGCTGCAGACGAACAAAATATATACTCCGTTCCCAACAATAGTAAAGAAATTGAAGTGACCCCTGTTTTACAAAATGGTGGTCATCGACTCAAAAAAGCAACTCGCCACAAGTTTCAAGGTAGGTCATATGTCGTGTGTCAAGGCCCACGTGGCGGAAATTATATTACCGTTGGGGATACACGCCATTACTTGCCAGGCACCAAAAAATGATGTTTGGCCATGAGGGCTTATATAGCACAACAACGCCTACATAACCATGTTTCAAGTGTCTCGGGCATCCGCACGTACGTGCATGGCAGATGTAGTAACGATTACCATATACGAAAAATTGGAAACAGGAAAGCGGTTCTGGGTCGTTTTCAACGATGCATTCCACCCTTCTCAGGACAATCCCTCCAAATTAGTCTTTGTCGAGCCAAATGTACCAAGCATCGTCCGTCAACTATACAGTGTAATGGTCGGACGCGGTGCCCATCAAACAACCGTTTCAGGGGCAAGCATTATCAATAATTTAAAAATGGGAGAGGGAGGTCATGGCGACGCTGAATCTGAAGACTATATCAATAGTCTGATTGAGAGCTACGAGCCCAACCGCGAGTATTATCAAGACTACGGGCCTCACTTGGCAAGAAAGCACAACGATGCATACTTTCTTGGTTGCTACGATAGTGATTCTAACACCATAACAAGCGATGAGCTTGTTGCAACGCCTATTGTTGAACTACCTGCCGTTTGGAAGCAATATGAGTGGATATTCAAGATGTTATGGTATCCTGAAAACCGACCACTTGCGTTGGCACTTACATACGCGAAGCGTTGGAGAAAGCGTGTTATGGCGAAGCAACGCCTTCGTGTTCTCAAGCGCACTTATACCATTAAGCACGACTTGATGGCAGCCGCTTGGCATCCGGTGCGTATGGTGGACTGGTGCTTGGACATTGAAGAACACGGCGAACTATTGAGGATGGCCCCATAAGATTTTCGCGTTTGTTTACTGATTCCAACCCAGCTTTGTTTCGTCAACTATCTTGATGTCATCAATTGAATTTTCTGGAAATCCAAATGCAATAATTATAGAACGGTACAGTTTTGGAAATCGTTCAACCGATTGACGATTTGCTAATATCGGAAACTCGTATTGTAACTCAATCCCAGCAAGTTCAAACGACGTCCTTCCAGGTGTATAGCTAATTGTAATTCTATCGTTGTCCCAAACACGCTTTATAGCAGCGGCCTTACCTCCTAAAGGACGGCGAGCAATTTCTGCTTTAATACAATTAGCTATTGCAAGTTGAATTTCTTTTTGTATTTTATCAACGTCTTCTGACGAAGTTATCTGATTATTTAGTATAAAACGTTCAGATTCATAATGAAATACGGAAGCACGTATGTCCGTAGGTGAAATAACAATAAATCCATCAAACTTTGGCATAAATGAATGAATATGAAGTATAAGTTTGTTTCCATCTATATTTTTTAGATTGCGCTTTACGAGTTTTAGCAGTTCATGAAGTGTCTTTGGTATAATGTTGTCAATGTTTATTGTTTGATTGGCTATTTTACTTGATTGCTTCAATGATGCAGCATCGCGAAGTGAAAGGTTGTTTGTGTTGACATGTTTTAACATCGTTGAATACACCTCGTATTTCTGTGAATACTGCTTTGACATGCACCTTTCTATATTACATTTAATTATACATTTAATTAGTTAAATAGTTATTTAGGTCACCATGGTATAAAGACAAAAACATGAAGTATGTAAAATAACCATGTCGTCGGCAACCGACAACAAGCAACATCTGTCTATTGTGATTTGTGGTCATGTGGACTCTGGAAAGAGCACGACAACTGGTCGGCTACTATTTGAGCTCGGAGGCATTCCTGAGCGTGAAATGGACAAACTTCGCGAAGAGGCATCTGCGCTAGGCAAGTCGTCTTTTGCATTTGCATTCTACATGGACCGTCAAAAGGAGGAGCGCGAGCGTGGTGTCACTATTTCATGCACAACCAAGGAGTTCTTTACTGAGACTTGGCATTACACTGTAATTGATGCACCTGGTCATCGTGACTTCATTAAAAACATGATTAGCGGAGCTGCACAAGCGGATGTCTGCCTGCTCATGGTGCCCGCAGATGGCAACTTCACAACGGCCATTCAAAAAGGTGACCACAAGGCAGCTGAGATTCAAGGCCAAACGCGCCAGCATGCCCGTCTAATCAACCTGCTCGGTGTGAAGCAGCTTCTTGTGGGCGTGAATAAGATGGACACGGATACTGCCGGATACAAAAAGGAGCGTTACGAAGAGATTTCGAGTGAGATGAAGCACATGCTTGTGCGTGTCGGCTGGAAGGAGAGCTTTGTGAACACAGCGGTTCCGGTCATTCCTATTTCAGGATGGATGGGAGATAACCTCATCACGCCCTCGACAAACATGCCTTGGTGGACGGGTGTGGATGTTGTGAATCAATCAGGTCAAACTGTTAAAGTGCATACCCTGCTTGATGCCCTGAACAAGTTCATTACTGTTCCTGACCGTAAGGTCAATGCGCCACTTCGCGTTCCAATTTCTGGTGCGTACAAGATTAAGGGTGTTGGTGATGTGCTTGCTGGCCGCGTGGAGCAGGGTGTTGTGAAGCCTGGCGATGAGGTCATTTTCCTGCCTACTCACACTGCCGCCAACCCATGCGTCGGCAAGGTGTTCACAGTTGAGATGCACCATAAGCGCTGCGAAAAGGCGGGTCCAGGAGACAATGTAGGCATGAACATCAAGGGCCTTGATAAGGGCAATATGCCGCGCACGGGTGACGTAATGATTCTAAAATCTGACACGACCCTTGGTCCTTGCAAAGACTTTACGGCTCAGATTCAATCTCTTGACATCCCAGGCGAAGTGAAAGCTGGATACTGTCCAATTGGCTTCGTTCGTTGTGGCCGTTCTGCATGCCGTATTAAAGGCATTAACTGGAAGGTCGGAAAAGAGACCGGTGGCAAGAAGCTCGACGCACCTCATAGCCTCAAAGCGAATGAAATGGCAGAGGTGGTATTCGAGCCAGTTCATCCCCTCATTGTCGATACTTTCAACAGTTGCGAGGGTCTATCGCGCATCGCCTTCCTCGATGGCAACACTGCAGTGATGCTTGGTAAGATTGTGAAACAAACACCCAAATAATCGTTCTTTGTACTAAAAATAGCAACAAAGAATAGCTCTTAGAATCTTATGATAACGGCATTATATCAGTTGATTAAGATTCGCTCCATCGAAAGTGCATTCAAGCGAATTGGCTTACCGTTTGTGATGGATGAATACGACGCTCTTTATGAAGACGATAAATATGATGACAATACAATTTTGTATTATCCCGCGGCCGAGACCTACGTCATGAGCTTATTGGGTACGTTGTATTTGATGTACCCGAATAAGGGCGACCCGACTCAAACATCAGACACACAGCTTCGCACATCTCAGCGGAACTACGATAGCATTGTTTACCAATGTGTAAACGACAAGCAAGAGGAATGGTTTCGCACGTTCCACGAAATCGCGGCGGCCCATTTGCCTCACAGCGTGTGTTACTTTGACCTGTCTGCCACATTAATCAGCGAACATGACCTTCAATTGCGCGAAGAACACGTCAAGATGAAAACCTTCATGATTTCTCACCACGAGCCAAAGTCAACGTCAACCAATGCTAAAAAACTCGTGTTGGACCCGTACATTGCATATCGGCTTTGCAACGCACAACTGAATCTGTCGTATCTGCGCAAACAACTGGAGGCAACTCCAAACGCTGATGTACTCCTTGTTTTGGCGTATGCGCAGAACAAACTGGTAGGCATTCGCGCGGTGCGCTTGTCCACGGCCACGAAGAATCCGAGCATGCAGGGTGTCTATGCATGCGGAAAGGGGTATGGCGCGCTCCTGCAAACACACACCGAGACCATTTTGCAAACAGCGTTGGAGCAACGTCTGCGCAATAGACCGTTATTTACCTTGAACAGCCTTACTACCGCCAAAGGCTTCTGGGAAAGAATGGGCTTCATACAGTCCAAGATGACAAATGTTCGGGACCCCACGGCCTCTCGAATGACCAAAAATATTTTTAGTACTATCAAATCCTCTTCCTCTTCCACTTCCTCAACCACTTCCACAGGGCCCAAAGCAAAAAAGGTGCGTATCAATACGTGAGCGCTACTCATTTTAAAGTTTCAATTGTAGCTGTCGTTTCGCCTAGCCGTCGCTAAAATAAATCCATACGTCAAAGTAAATGAGGTACGGGGGACCGGGAAGATTAAGGGCTTTTAATCGATTTCTTCGCAACATTTTTACAAGGCGATTTTGGAAACCATAAGAGTAAGTATTTCATTTTCCTTTCTTTTTGTTTGAACCACGCCCAACAACAGGTGTAACCTTATCTTGTAGAGACAGACACTTAGACCTTGTTTTTGCCATTTGGGACTTGACCATCACAAGTGATGAGCGCATACTTTCCTTTTCTTTTTTGAACAGCTTTGTATGTTCAGCAATGGCTTTAAGTTTATCCATTAGCTGTGCATACATGGCAACCCCGTTTTGAATATTTGATGAATGGCTTATATTTTCATTCACTACTGTGTTTGCATCATCTGTAAAACCTAAACGTACAACATCTGCTTCTTTTACTTTTAATGAGTTCAATGATTCCAATATTTCATTGTTCATGAGATGAAGGCCATCGAGAGTATCTTTCATGGACGCAGTATCCTCCAACTCTTCCATAAGGCATTTGAGAAGCAAATCTATGTTTTTCATCCCTTATTATATATTATCTCTTGGAGAGTATGTTTTGATGCGAAGTAAACTCATAGTGGGGTGTGACCTGGCACAAAAAATGAAGAAGACCTTAAAATGTAGTTCGAAAACAAAGCAGAATACACAGAGACAATGCCTTATATTCCCGCTGCAGTGTTGTTACACGCAATGAAAGCATCTGAGTTTCAAAGCAGAGAGTTTCTCAATATGTCGCTTGTCAATAAAGAATGGAAGGAAGTTGTTAGTCCTTTTCATTCACGAAAGGCTCTTTATGACCGCTTTCTTTCGCCCTACATGGTGCTCAATGTGGACGCATGCGCGGATTTGGATTGGTGTGCGCTTTATCAAGCAGTGTGCAAAGTCGAAGCAGCCGTAAAATCAAACCAGCCACCACATGCGTCCGTCCTTGATGACTTTACAACGTTGAAGTTCTTTGAGAATGAAAGCAAACCAAAGCACCCAGTCGCAACTCTTGAATGGATGATGAGTCTTCTTGACTACTTTCGCACACTTGGTGGTGAATATGTACTACATATGTGGCCAATGAACATGACGTATACATACCTAAACACCCTTTTCCAACGTCCAGAAGGTCGTGCAGTATTTCAAATGGATGATAATCTTTGGATAAGCCTTCTGAAACGAATGAGTGAACGCGCCATTGCCGACCTTGCAAAGGTTGCGAATAATTCAACCGCATCTGTCATGGCGCGTTCCACAATACAAAAAATAGAAACGTTTCTTCGTGACCACATTTATCTTTGAACAATCTGAATCATTTCTTTGCAACACGCTTCTTTTTGCCACCTGCCATGAGTCTATTTCTTAGACCGTTGAGCTCGATATCAATACGCATCATCTCTTGCTCTGCGCGTTGAACCATTTCGCTGAACTCTTCCTCGCGCATCGCTTTCAAAGTTTCACCTGCAGCAATACGTTCTTCAATGGAAACGTGTGGATTTTTGCTTAGCATAATGTCCTCATAGTAGTCTGCAGTATCCTTGACAACCTCTTTCTTTTGTGTTTTTGATTTTGTACTAGCGACAGTTGACATGGGTTCGTTTTGCATAGGAACGGGCTTTGAAACCACGCGTTCAGAGCGACGCACGGCAACATCAAACATCCGTTCGTCTTTAGTTTTCTTGGCTTTGGTTTTCTTGGCAGTATCGTTCATTCCAAAGCTGCTCATCATATGTGCCAGAATATCGATTTCTTCGTTTTGCACAGGTCCCTTAGGAGCCACATATGCCCGCTTCTTCATGACGCCCGAGGCATTGCCCACACCGGGTCTAGTCAACTTTGTACTGGTTTTACCACCGCCGAGCATTGTGTCGCTACCGTCCATATGTTGTGTCTACATCTGTGACAGTTTTTGTTTTTATCCGGGATTTGGTAAAAAAGGACTTTAGGAAGAAGGAGTGATGATAAAGAAAGATGATGGAGGCGGAGCTAGCAAAGCTCATAGACTATTGTGCATCCAATGGAGCATCGGACTATGACGTTGCACGCGTGGTTGCTGCACACGATGCATTAAGAGAGAAACATAGATACACCGATTTGGGATGGGAATACTTTGATAATGAGACGCAAAATTGGAAACTTGATGCACGCGGTGGAATCATTGGCTTGAATGTCACGTGTTTAGTAAGCACAGCATGCAATGAAAGGGCTTTGTTCTGGCAAAATAGAATAATATCACAAGAATCGATTGACCCCTATTTTGACGAGCTGCGCGTTATGTCACTTATTGAACTCGCACTCAAGTTCAAGGATAAAAAGTTTTTACGAGCAGTTGTTAATGAGTGCAAAGCTTTTTTTGAATAGATAATGTATATGTAGAGGGTGTCGTGGGGATGTCTGATTGGAGCGAGGCCGAAGAATTTTACCTTATTGAACTGTGTAAGCTCTCACAATATCTAGCACAACGATATAACATATGCTATTTGACTTACAAGCGATATCAAACGCGCACACGCATACCTCAGATTGTTATTAGTTCAATTTCTGGCCTTTTTTCGTTTGGAACATCGGTATTTCCACCGAGCTACCATAGCGCTGTGAACATTTCAGTGGGCGTAAGCGCTATGTTAGTGGCGCTGGTAGGAAGTATTGAAAGTTTCTTGAAAATACCTGAAATTATTGCTGGGAGCATATCCGCGTCCGTCAACTTTTCAAAGCTTGCAGAAACAATAAGTGTTGAGCTTGCACTACCCCGGCACAAACGCGCACTCTCTGGCATTTTGTTCCTCCGTGAAGCTTATAAAACATACGAGAAACATTCCGAGGCATCGCCCTCTGTTTTCAAGCACGTGCGTTTCATACGGCCCTTTGCAAATACCACGATGGGCGGAAGAAAAGCGACATCGAGCAGTATTGTCGAACCAAACTTGGATTACAGTGAAGGAGAAGGTACTCCATCCTCCTTCAGAGGAAAGTCATTTGAGCTGTACCGTTCATTCACAAACAACCTTACAGACGGGGGTGGGTCGACACAACTTCCGGATGCTCCGCGTCCTAGGAGTGCGATAGATTTACCCGTGTAAGGATAGTGTTCATGCCGTTTTGGGGATTAGTTATTACAAGTGTTGGGTTTATAGTGCCAACTGTAATTGCTTTTAGAAAAGCGCGTTGGATTGCTGGGACGTCATGTGGAGTTTTAACAATTACAAGCATTGCTTATCACAGCACGCTTCACCCAATGGCCCAAGCTGTAGATATGGTTTTTGCTCATAGCATTGGTATCGGATGTGTACTTGAAAGCACTCGGCGCGCATTGTTTCTTCGCAATATGCATGATATTATTACGTGTAGTATGACATATGGTGGGATAGCTATTTACATTTTCAAGACACGAAATAAGTTTACATGCTCTAGCCAAGTGTGGCATATGATTTTTCATGCGGTGTCCCAAGGTGCTTGGTGTAATTATCTCGCGAATTCTTGTTTTTAAAGTGACAATTATTATAAAGGTGGTCATCGAGCATGAAGTTGGTAACGTCGACGTATGTCGCGCTGCTTTCAAAAGTTATCTCAAAACCGCCACGTAAAATAACAGATGATGAACGTCAACACTGGCTTGACGAAATTGTAAACTCGCCGTATGGCATACACGATGCAAAGGTGCTTCTTACTGCTGCGAGCGCACACGTTCTAGAGGTCACAGTCGAACATATACATGCATTGTTTGTGCTTCCGAATGCGTACGCACCACCACGGCTGCTTGCTAAGCTCCGACGCGCTCTTGCGCGCGTGGCTGCTCTTGGAACAACATCATTGGTTTATATTTTAGTACCGTGTCCCAGAAAGCGCTTCTGGCCTTCCGATGTTGATGAGCCCATTAAGCCTACTCATATCAACGGAGCATTTACGTATCGTAACGGAAGTCATGTGTTTGTCTTTCGTGAAGAAGAGTTCCCCAAGGTTATGTTACACGAAGCAATCCATCATTCTCATTTTGACCCTAGTCTATCCGTTCTTGGTGGCGTTGAACACCTTTTTCGGTCAAAATTCAATATTGCCCCTACAACCACACTTCTCATAGGAGAGGGGGTTGTAGAGTCGTTTGCTACACATATGCAAGCACAGTATGTTGCATATGACAACCAAGTCTCATTTGACCGCATTTGGAAGCATGAGATGAAATGGATGGAGCTTCAAGCGAATCACTTGCTTTTGCGATTGACCACAAGCAAAAATGCATGGATTGAAACTACCAACGCATTTGCTTACATTCTAGTGCGATGGCTATGCTGCCAAGAGTTTGATGAGCTTGCCCGTCTTATTGTTGCTAAGCAACCTTTGCTTCCCTTCTTCGAAAAAGCGCTGATTCAAACGCCAAATAGGATGCATAAACAAACATCAACATCATTGCGTCTAACGGTATTCGGCGATTTTTGATGATTAAGATTTCTCTGCATCGTGTAATGGGGTTCTTATTGATGCGAGCCGAAACCGGCCTATTTTGGGCCGTCTTTGGAATTATGTGCGTGTGCATAGTCGCATTGAGCTTTTCAACTGTGGCTGGAGTCGTGCTTGCAGTTGCGCTTACGGCTTTATGGTGGATGTGGTTTCGCAATTCACGCGAACGTTTTGGAGAAACGGTGAGGATGTGTGCAGATGGCGGAGATACATGCGATCCAAAAGAACCTCAGATTTCTGAGGACGGCATTACACCCCTTGCCCTTTCAGAACTTCCCCTAAAAAGGTGCGAACTGTATTTGACCGATAACATTGGAGAATGCGACAGAGGAATGTATGAAATGCATGTGTTGGAGCTACGTGAACGTCGTGCGTTGTTGGAAGAATCCCCCGTTGCCAATGCCATGGAGTTGGAGCGTCTGAACAAGGTTCTTACCGACGCGGCCCGTTTACCCCGCCGGCAATGCAAGCTCTCTTTGGCCAACTGGGTGCGTCCGCATCATACATCATTTCCCATGTTAAAATCAATGCGAAATGATTATGGCCCTCGTGGCAATCCAAGGCACTGGGCTTATTGTTATGCTCCAATGGACCGCGAAAACTCTCTTGACTTCTTGAAGCAGGGGCTTGAGCGCAATGCAAATAATAATGACGAAACTGTTATTCGTTCAGGTGTAAAAGCTGAGCTATCAAACGGAGTGGAGAACGAAAGGTTAGAGTTTAGCACATTGGACCCAGAAATGATGCGTAGAACGTACTGCAATTTCTTCTATCCATCGCGTGATGAAAAGCTAATGTCCTTCTATCAAGCGTTCCGCACACCGGAACAAAGAATGTTTTACGCCGTGGACATGACAACCGAGGGCATCATCCGAACTATCCAACTTTATAGATGGTTTAACGGATATTTAAGACTGATGCCAACATGGTCTTCCGACATCAACTTAACTTGCCAAGATGACACTACCGGTATCCGTGACATGAAGCCAAATATGCCAGAAACTCCAGACCGATTCAACATCGAAATGGCGTATTATTGCAGCGAAACACCGTTGATGAAGAAAACCCGTCTCTATCACGAGCTTTTGCGAAACTTATTTGTCGAAGTTGTGAGCGGTAGTCAACTTTTCCTTCAATTGAAAGATGTCTCTACGGTTTATGTCTTCAATATCAACATATGTAATCGCGTTGACCGCATTGCCCCGATGGAGGGCAACTTGATGCAAATGTTTGGAAACGCCGCGCCGCGCTCATCATTAATTCATTGGAGTGCTGGAAAAACGCAGCTCGAGTTATGCAATGACAAGAGTGCCAAGCGGTCTGAAATATGTGACGTCGCTGCTCAAATGAACACGGTATACACGCGCTTACAAGCAATATTTGAAGAGCAGAGAAAGTATGGTGAAGACTATCGCCGATTCAGTCAACCTGGGTCAGATGAGCGCATTGTGATGACTCCTGAGACGATTCGCCTCTTGCCTCATTTCAAAGCACTAAGAACCGACCAAATTGCTCAAGAACGAAAGTTCGGAGAATTGAAGAGACAGAAGCTAAATGCAGTGAACGAGGTTCGGAAGCTAAATATGTGGTTGGCTCAGATTGAGACAAATGTAAACAATATCATAGATATGATGATAGTGCGCGTCCAAGCCAAGAAAATTGCCATTCCGGAGAAGCCATATAAGTATATAAGTAACGATGGTAGAGTTTACTTCCAAATGACATAAGTGAGTCGTCGTGGTTGTTTTTGTTTTTGTTTTCATCTTTGTAAAAGATAAGGTAGTATGGGCGGACGTTCTTCAAGACCGACCGGCGCATACGGTGATCACGCATGCCATGCATGGTGGATGCCATCGTGGGAGTCTCGTTGGCAAGAGTGGCGTGGCAGCAATCAAATATATAGGCGATATAATCAACGTCAAGGATGGTCTGGATGGGGCTGGGGCCTTCGGTGGACGGCATGTGTCATGGCAAATGATACAATAGATGCATCGTATTGGCGCGATACGGACAACAAAATAGATTACTATTTTGACCGCTATTTACCTGATGGACGCATGCAGTATTGTGAACTACGTCATCGTGACATTGGTTGGAATTATAAGCACTGGAACAGAAACAATTGGCGAGTTTACTACAATTACTGCAAAATGCACCAGCTCTACATGCCAAATGTTCGCACAAATGCCCGTGTGTACACGCCACCACGTATTTATGGAGGCCCATCATCGATGGACGTCGTTTTCAAGAACTACGATTCCAATGCACTTGGCAACTATGCAGGCAATGTTTGGAAACTAAGTGTGCCACCAGGATGGACTGCTCGCGGATTTTCTGGAATGCAATTCAATGGGCTCTCTGAGGATTACGCAGGCGAAAAAGACTTGAGCGGCGACCCTTCATTCATTCGAAGTTTGCAAATATCACCGTCGCGGCCTGCGATTTTGAGTCGTTCCGACAATCATTTGAAGCAACAGTGGATTGCCATTCTTGATTTTGACAGTTACTCGATGGGTGACCTTAACGACGGTGTGTTTTTACATACTACAAATCATCGCGCATTTCCCTCTTTATACAAGACCGGTATCGAAAAGGTTTGGGTCCCAGTAGGCTTTCAAATGACTTTATACAGTGAAAACTTCTCAGGGGCCTCTCAATTTGTATTTGGACATAACACAAATGGATGGATAACCCCCAATTTTACGGTGAAAAGCATTCGTATTCGCGTGGTATTGCCGCTACTGTTTTCAAAGCCAAACTACAATGGATTTGTTAGTACCTTGCAAGCAGGCAACAACACACAGAGCTCATCGAGACCTGTGAGGTCCGCAATCATTCCAACACCAGCTTATAGTGTCCTTGGCCGTGGTTTTGGAATGGGAAGTGTAACGCTTCCTGCATCCGCGCCAAATATTGCCGCAAATTATGCGATTCTTGAGCTCCGTGTCAACTACAATACACGCCCCAATCATAATATGGTAGACAATGTTGCTGTCCGCACACGCGAGTTCACGTCGAATAAAGCCTTTGCAGATGAATGCAAGAAAGAATGTAGTGCAAATAACGAGTGTAATGCATACTATGCTTTGCGTGTGGTGCGTGAATGCCCGAACCCGAATGCAAATGCAGGCGAAGACCCCGCTAAAGATGGATGCCGTGCAGTTTGTGGATTCTACGAAAATCAAGGCGAAAACATTAAGAAAGGAGATTTTAAGAACATGGAGCCTTACTTGTTCCAAGGCAATGTGCATGTAAAAAAGGTGTGGGACGTTTGATTTGAGTTACACACGCTGGTTAAGTAAAGCCATGCCGAGCTCCGTGATTTTGTACATGGCCGAACGGCGGCATATAATATCATCAGGCCGACGAATCCATCCCTTCCTACACATGCTCATCACTTGGTGGCCGTGCGATTTACGGTAAGCATCTTGAAGGGCTGGGTTGTGACGGAAAATATCGGACAGGCTGTGAAACATGTTTGAGCCCATAGACTTCAAAGCCAGCAAAAAATCATATTGAGCAGTTCCTCGCGGGGAAGGACGATGAATTGGCTCACTAACGATACCGAAAGCTGTGCCAATGGGTATGCTTGGAGGAGTGGGACGAGGATGCGGCTCACCAAAGACACCGAATGTAAAGCCAGTTGGCGGGGTAGGACAACGATGCGGCTCACCAAAGACACCGAATGTGCTAAAAGTAAAGGCCTTTGGAACAATGGCATTAATTTTCATCTTCATTTTGTTAATCCGAGTGAGTTGCATCATGACATTCCGCCGCGCTTCGCGGTTCTCGTGCATCTTTTGCTTCGTGCGTGCGTAGTCATGGTCGTAAAGCGCGATTACGTTGGTAAGAGTTGTATCCATTTTGATAGTGGTGCTGATTACATAGCTGCTTACCCATTTAATGCCCAACACTGATGTTGGGGCCAGGCCCCAATAGGCTCGGCTTAAGAACGCAAGACATCTTCTTTTTACTAATCAGTGATGCCCATTGAAGATATAGACTATCTAAAAGCCCAAAGCCAGAAGCAATCCTATGTGTTTTTGGTTGACAGCAAAGACCGCGATAGAGCTGCATATCCTACGCCGAGTAAATACCTCGTTCGATTCGATACGCCTTTTCGGAACGTGTGTGGTTTGGAGGTCCTTGAGGCGACCGTGCCTCGTACTATGTATAACGTGGATGTCAACAATAACAGTATCCGATTCTGCATATTCAATGAAGACTTTAATGGAGTCAAGGAGTTCGAGACACGAGAGGTGTCAGTTGGTGATTACAGCTTACAGACGCTTGTGCCTGCCCTGAACTTGATTATGCAAATGACCGTGTTAGGAACGGACATCGTATCGGGCATTACTGTCGCATCCCTTTCGTCGCCACCTGATGTTCGTAATACACTTGTATTTACATGCGCGTACCCTTTCATTTTAGACATGCAAAGTTCGACCATCGCAGAATCGCTTGGATTCGACTTGTTCACTGCACCGAGTGAGGCTCTGCAACCAATTGACATTCGTAAATACTCTGTCCCTGCAAACTTACCATTCTCAAACCCCCGTCTTTATGCGAGTGTGGACCGCGAATGGCCCGCCACAGGCCCAAAGGTTATGGTTTTCGAGGGGCCTCGTGGTGTCCTGCGGTCCGAACCAATTTCAAGCACATCATGGGTGGCCCAAAAATGGCGTGCACCAAACGATGGATTCTTTGTAGGACTTGATGTTGCGATTACAACTAGCACAGCAGAACTTATGGATGATGGGATTATATGGTCACTTCACGAAAATGATGAGACAAATGATGCACCTGGCATTATGATTCTTAATGCAACGGCAACTTTGGCCATATCGGTAGTTGACGGTGGATTCAGCGATGCCACGATGCCAACGGTTCCAATCAAAGTTGATGGTGGTCGTGACTATTGGGTAATTCTGCGAAATGATGACGCGCGGCCATCGAGTGTATTTTACAACGACGTTATCGCAACCGAAACGACATTCAAACGTAGCGCGAATGGTGCAAGTGGGCCATGGACTACTGTGGCAGACACAGAAAATGGGATATTTTACAACATGGGAGCTCGCATCTACATTGCTCAAGGGTATCATCGCATTGAAGCTCCTGGTATTATTTCGTTGGTTGGTGAGCGTTATGTGACGCTACGTTGTCCAGAAATCGAAGATAACATGGTGAGGTCCCTCAGCTATGGTCGCATGGGCCTTGCAAAAATGCGCCTCGGTGTTATGGGATATAGCGAGAATAGGGTAGACTTCAAGGTGACTCTCAGAGATTTTCATCCGATTGGAAAGTTATCTCGTATGACGTTACGATTCGAGAGGGGCGATGGACAACTCTATGATTTTAAAGGGGTAAATCATACAATCGTGTTTGCATTGCATTATTATGAGCCGGTGCAAAAAGAACATTTTTCAAAGAGCATATTGAATCCTAACTATGATGGCAACTTTCATGCCTACATGTACCGTCAAGACGAACAAGAGGAAGATAGCGACGACCAAAGCGTTGATTACAATGAGGATTATGACACCTTCAATAAATGGAAGGCAATGCAACAACGCAACCTTCCCGAACAAAGGCATATGCAAGACATTGAGGCGCTTAAGTCTCTCAAAGACATCAATATGAATGAGGACAATGAGGACGAGGAGGACGATGATGAGGACGAAGAGGACGATGAGGACGAAGAGGATGATGAAGAAGATGAGGATGATGAGGACGAGGACGAGGAAAGCAACTAAGCCTTTTCAGTGGGTTTGGGGATAGGCTTGCCTTTTGGCTTTTCAGTGGGTTTGGGGATAGGCTTGCCTTTTGGCTTTTCAGACTCGTTACTCATTTCCGGTTTAGCGGGTTTGGTTTCGGCGGCAACCTCATCGAATGTGTCCAATTTGTTGAGGAACTTTTCAACTAGGCCTTGGTCAATCACACCACTTGTCACCATTTCGTCGATTTCCTTGGCTGAGTATTTGTCGGCCTTAAGGTCTTCGAACAGGGCAATTTCCTCGCTGGTTAGGGTCTCCTCGCCCTCTTTATCCTTTGCGCCCTCGAAGCCCTCGTGTGCGCGAAGGCACGAGCAGCCGCGGTACAGGAAGAAGATGGTGAGTGCCAACAAGATAGCGGCAGCAATAACTAGAATAACATTACGAGATATTTTGAAGGACATCATCTCTTTTATTATACAAAAATATAAAATTAAGTTGCACCGCGTTGAAATCGCATGCGGCGTAAGGTTGTAACCCCTGGCTGGAATCCATAACAGTCAACTAAGAATTGTTCGAGAAGCTTCTTCTTTTTCCCCGATAATGACTCCAACATGAGAACAGACAACACATTCGAAAAGCACCTGTAAAGCGGCGCAGCTGCTTGAGCATGTTTGTAACCTGAAAAGTCGTGCGCCATTAGCATTCGAGTCAATGTATGAATCGATGCAACTTTGAGCCCTTTGTAATCAATGTAAGACACGCATGCTGGCGCCTCGTAAATGGCAACAATGGGTTGTTCTGTTGCTTGGTGAATAATCCGAGAATGTGCGGGCAAAAAGTCATCTGCTTTGAAACTTTCGATGATGAACTTTTCATTGCCAGTTAACTTATCAACACATTGCTTGGCTGCAGCCTCGCTTGATATGCCTTCCACAATCGCAGCAACGGGAGCAATTCCTTTAAAGATGAGGGGTCTTCCTGGTGGTAAAAGCTTACGAACTTTGGATGATAGACCCATCACTTCAACAACGGCATCCGTGCCAAACATAACATACTTACGAGATGCGAGCCATTCAAGAGCTGTTTGTATTGCTTCCATTTGTGTGTCTTGCGACTTTGTTTGTGCTTGTGAAAATGTTGTTTTGCAACGTGTATCTACGGGATGCGCTGTGTAAAAAGCAACAAGGCGTTCCAACACTTTACTCCAGCGATGACTATCGCGCGGCTGCGACAACATTATGTGAAGCGACATTCGCAAATATTCGGGGTCCACGGTTCTGAGACCAGATTCTAATTTTACAGCATTTTTAGAGAGCCGCTTGTATGAACTCTTTTCGATTGTAGTGAGGTCTACCAACTGCATACCTTCTGCATACACCTTGTAAGTACCAGGGTGCAGGGCTTCACTCGCCGTTGTAAATGTATAACCTGCTTTGCGAAAGTGCGATACAATTGCTTTTGCTAGTTTTGCACCGTCTTCGCAAAACATATCCAAGTCCGGTAACGTGTTATTTCCATAAAACTGTAAGCTCTTTGGAAGAAGTCCATTCAAGGCAATTCCTCCATACAGCAGAACCTTCTTTGTTTTTAAAAAGTTTGTTACTTTTTCAAACAATGGACTATACTTTATGTAGTTTTCGTGCTCAACTAAAGATGCCTTTTTGTCGGCGATTTCTTGTAATTTCGAAATCTGATGCTGCAACTTGTCATAAGAGAGCACCATCAACTCTTCTTCCCTCTAGTCGAATACAACAAATATTCTCGTGTGAAAGATAGGATATAACGACAACATAATGTTTGGAGGCTTTGAAGGAAGTGACCTTGCCAGTGTTTACGGCGGTGGTGGCTACGACCAAGGAATGCCGCCGCCTGCCCCTGCAATGCAAAGCATGGGTGACCAACCTCGCCAAGCACCGCAGCCGCCCGCACCTGCAGCGGCGTCGCATGCTATGCCTCCGGATGTAGCTTACAACCCTCCGCAAGCAATGTACGCACAAGGCGCAGCTGCGTCGGGTCCCATGTACGCCTATGGTCCATCCTACTGGGATAGACTTGCAAGCAAGCGCGCTGAAGTGTTCAAGCTCATTGCCTTTTCGCTTGTATTTCTATTGGGTTTGTCCCTTCATCATATGGCCAAGAGCTACTTGAAGAGCTACATCAATGACGCATTCTTGACACCCATTCAAGAGGCACTTGTGCGTCTATCGTACCCTGTCATTGTCATCCTTGTCCTTTGGTTACTAAAAACCAGCGCATAACCAGCGCATAATACCCTTGCTTTTTCTTATGTCTTACCTGTAGAGTAAGGCCAATCGGGCATGGCAGCGCCGCTAAAGAAGGAAAGTCCGGTTATTCCTACAGCCGTAAAGGCTGGAATTACAATATTATTTGCGTTACTGGGAAAGCTGGGCTATGTTGAGCAATATATCAACTTTGTCAAAGACAGGCCATGGTCTGTGATACAACTGGTTGTCATCGCGCTTATTGCTATAGCTTGCGTTCTTCAGTACATTGTTCTCGTCATGGGCTTACTCTTTGAAAAGCGCCTTGAACAAGTTCCGAATGGTGAGTACGAAGATTTGAGCAGAAAAGATGCACATATGATGGTCGTACGAATACTGAATATGAATCCAATGGGCATAAATGTCCCGTACCCATGGTTGGTATACATGGCATTGTTTTCGGCACTTCTTGTGATGCTTGCATTGTTAACGGTTGTTGCTAAAGTGTTTTATGCGCGTTCGTCACCTGAGTTTGAAGGGTTCAAGCGTCTCGGAAAGGATGCCAAGCGCATAAGCCGATTAACAAGCAAACTCGAAGACCAACTTGCAACATTGGCTGCAATCGACCCCCAAGATTATGAAGAATTAGTATCTGACATCAACTTCATTAATGACCTTCTAGTGCGTCTTCAAAAGTTAGAAATCGAAATAGAGAACGATATGGCAAAGGCAAATGTGGAGAACAATAACAATCCAATTGTCGAAAACACTGCATTCTCATCTGAATTAGATGCGATTGATGCCGAGTTTGATGGCGCAATCTCTGCTATTAAGACGAAAACAAACACATCGAAAAAAGCCCTTAAGAATCGTAAGAAGGGTAGTTTCTTTGGAAAAGTATTCAAGAAAAAAGAGGATAATGTAGAAAACGATGCCACTGAAGAGAAGCCAGAAAAGAAAGGCATGTTTTCGAAAATGTTCAAAAGAAAAGAAGATCAACCTGAACAAAATGCGAATGAGGAAGTAAATGCAGATGGTGAATCAAGTGTAGAAGTAAAGCCCGATGACGTAAAGGAAGCAACCCAAGCAAAGCCCGGCATGTTTTCGAAAATGTTCAAAAGAAAAGAAAAGCTGCCTGAACAAAATGCGAATGAGGAGGTAAATGCAGATGGTGTAGAAGTAAAGCCCGATGACGTAAAGGAAGAAGCGCAAGCAAAGCCCGGTATGTTTTCGAAAATGTTCAAAAGAAAAGTAGAGCCACCCCAACAACAAGGAGGTGCAAACGATTCCGAACTTCCCGAGGGTGGCAAGTTTACACCCAACTATGAACTACTACTTCCGGTAGTGAGTGTTGGTTTAATTTTAATGATGACAGGCCTTTACACATTTGTTAGCTTTGTGATAAAGATTCAAAAAATAAGGAGTCTATCTGATGACGCGAAGTATGAAACAATAATAAAACAACACATTCCTCGGAACGAAGAGTTTTTAGGCGCTCTCAAAGAGTTAGTGGTTGGTTCTACAAAATTAAATCCATATACTTGGCCACCTCGCAAAATTGAGAAAAGTTTTGAACTGAATAATCCTACAGAGATTGACGAAATCGTAAAAATGATGTTTCTATATCGTCTAGCGTCACATTATGTGCGTAACATTGCGTCTCTTGAAGAAGACTCGAAAGCATATGCCGCCAAGGCCGTGGCAGCGAAAGCCAGTAAATTTGACGCTCTTGCTGACAACATTGGTAATTTCCTCGGTATTATGGCGACGAGATATGTGACCGACATGGCCCCACTCAAGCGTTTCAAGGGTGACCAATCGTTTGATGACGTTCGAGCCATGTCCGAGATTTTTACTTGCCCACAGAACAAATGCCCTGCTGGAAAGGGAACGTTTATGGAAGTGTACCGCAAAAATACGGCGGAGATTACAAGACGGCTTGATGCAATTTCGTATCAGCTGACAAATATTATCGATTCTCCTAATTTTACCTTGAGGCTCGTGTCACAATATAAAGTTGCATCTGATTACTTGGATATGTTTAAGACATTGAACGTGTTTGTTCCGATAAGTATATTGCTAGTGACCGCTTTGTATTGCTGGTTTTACATAGAAAAAGAAAGGTTGCGTAATTCACTCACGGCAGTATTATGTGTTCTTGCAGTTTTTCCTTTCATTGTTCGTATGTTTGTAGATTGGAGATAGTACACGCCTGTTTTGTTTTATCGTTCTTTTCATAGAGGGAATGGCTCATCATACGTATGATTACGACCAAATCCAGAATCTTATAAAAGAGATCCCAGATTGGCATAATACCGTTAAAGCAATGAAAACTTCGACGGATGGAGTCATATTGCCACCCGTTCAAGCTTCGATTATAGGTCCATCAGTTGCTATTCCAGGTGTGGTACCTCCTTCACTGCAGCAAGGAGGTTTTGGAAACTTTTTCAAGCGAAAAGACAAACAAAATGATGCGGCGGCGGATGAGGAGCCAACTGCAAATGATGATGCAAAGGCGAATGTAGCGGATGAAGCGGATAAAGCAGATGAAGCAGATGAAGCGGATAAAGCAGATGAAGCAGATGTTGATGATGCGGATGATGCGGATGATGCGGATGATTCAGGTAAAAAGCAAGCAAAGAAAGGTGGAAAAGAAGCAGATTTATCACGTCAAGAGGTTGTGGGTAATGTCTTCACATATATCTACCTCTTTCTCGCAATCATTGGAATCTTTGCAACACTTTCGATGGTTGTCTTTTCGTGGTTAGATGTGAGTGAGCTCAGCAATGACAAGCGAGTTCTGCGCCCAGATGAAAATATGCTTCTCTTCAAGGACACCATTGAGCATAGCATACTCGGGCACACGAAGCGTTTCAATGTTTTCAGTGAGGGAACAGGAAGCTTGAATATTGTTATGGAAATGGGAATCAATATGCTCATTCTATTACTCATTCAAATGCTTCTTACAATTATTATAAAGGTGGCATTGAACGGCGGAAATATGTCGGATGCAGTGAAAGGATTCAAAAATATGTGGTTCGCTGTGATTATCGTATTGTATGCACTTCAACTCATGCTTGTCCTCGTGTATTACTTTGAGTTTAACCGTAAAAAGTTCAATGGACAGATTCTTGGTAGAGTATTCCAAGATAAAATAACAAAAATGAAAGACTTGCGAACTTATATCAAGAAAAACTTATACAATGGCCCACTCAACATGGTGTTTTATAGACGCTTGGTGAATAGTGTTCATGACCATGGTCGTACATTCAGAACATATCTTGCAGACAATGCCAAAAAGCTCAACTCCATTGAGGTTGCGAAGATGATGTTTACATTTAACGTGTTCAATTTCTACGTGAGTCAGTACAATACGGTAGAAAACTTCGTAGGAACACCAATGTACAGGTTTTTTGCAGGTACCCCTGCCAATTCACCAGACATTGACATATTACAATACATCAATGTTCTTGCCGTGAGTGGCGGTGGGATGACAAATGTGTTTGCTAAGCACCAAGTGTCTGTTTGGTACTCACGTATGTATCCCGACCCTATCCAACGTGACTTGGCACTGGTAAACTCATGGGAGAATCGTATTGCTGACCAGCATCTCTCTACTATGATGAGCGATGCCAATGCGATGCTAGTCTCCACAATGATGGAGTTTAATTGGACGCAATACATTGGTGCGCCGAGCAACATTTATAAAACTTTCCAGCGCTTTTTAAGCTCTCGATTCATCTACTGGTTCTTTACACAGTTGGTTCTTATGGGCCTATTGGGTCTTCTTATTTGGGCGGTCATAACAAAAAGAATATAAAATACCTCGTAAAAAGATAAGGATGGATGTACCACTACTTATTGTTGGCTTGTTGGTGATTGTCTTCATATTATGGGCCCTTGGAAACATTACATTGGGGCAAAAGAAAGTTGTTGCATTTGCACCACTTTCCATCTGCGTACTAGCATTGTCTTTCTTTGTGTTGGCCGCATGGCAGACCTTTCGAGTTCGAAAGTCGATAGTTATTGCTCAACGTATCCAAGATGAATGTGGAAAGGAGCAAGCCATGGAAAGCGAAACAGCGCGCCACTACTTATATGGAGATTTCAAAGACAGTGACTCAAAATCAGCGCAAACACACAGTTTGTATTTAACCTATTCCATAACAGGTATTCTTATAACAGCTGTTCTTGCGTACATAATATTCATTTACGTCCAAAACAAATCATTTCATTACACGAATATCGTCCTCTGGATAACAGTCACGATGTTGGTATGCATGTCCACTATATTTGGCATTCTTACTAGCCTTTTTACTCGTAAACTGAAGGTGCAGCGATATTACGACGAATTGAAAGCAGCAGCTCCAAAGGGTGTACCAGAAAATGCGGACGGTGATAAAATAAAAATACAAGATTACGCAATCGACGCATTTCCAAGTGAGTTGACGGATGCGCTTGTCCGACGATGGTATGCAGTTCATGAAGACGAGAAAAAACAGCCGGAAGAGGTGAAAATGGATATAAATGAATTACTGAAAAATGATTTGGACAAGTTTATTGGCTTCATACATCCTGCAGGGGACACAGGCTTATCCAACTTAGACCGTTTGAATGCAACAACATCGGAAACTTCTTTGAAAGACTCCTATAAAGATATGCAACGAGCACGCGTGTTTTTGGAACTTTTGCGACCCCTTGTTGACCCGAATGAGTTCAATGAAACGATATCCTTGCAATCACAATGTCGCGCATTGGAATGGACATTGTTCTTTTCTTTCGGTCTTTTTGCATGTTCTTTCATATTACTTCCAATGCATAGTCTGACGGTTTATAGCAATCTTTATGGTGGTTTGTGATTTACGATTTATCATTTTTGTTTTTCATACTACATATGTAATAGAATGACGGAACCTCTTTTGCATAAATCTAGGATTGACAGTGTTTTGGAGATTTATGAAAAGGTTGTACCATGGCTTATTGTTCTTGTTACAGTCCTTGTTGTTGTCGCCTGGCTGATGATTTTAGATTTTTCTGCTAGAGGTCACCGGGAGATTGTGATAGCAGAAGAACTTCAAAAGTCGTGTGATCACGAGTATATCGAAGGCAGTGCACCCCGTGCAAAGGTCTTTAACTTTCTTACCACAGAGGAAACTGTGGACAGACGAAACCGTCTTCAACTTTTGAACAGAATTGTTCAGCTTGTTTTGACGACATACATCGTGTTTATCGTTTTCAGTATACTTCCCATATTTAATCTCGTGAAGGTCAATTTGCTTGCTAACAAAAGTGAGAAGGAACGTTTATGGACAACAGGGATATTCTTTGCACTTTCATTAGGGCTCGTAGCTTGGCTAATAACAAACGCCTCAGCACAATACTGGTTTAAGTTCCTTCCAAATAACGATTCAAACAGCATGCAAGTGCATGCATGGACATTCATAACAGTTGCCGTTGTCTTTGCATGGGCATACCAAATGCGGTCAAGTGATGATGGTGTTCCAATAATTGCATTGTTATTTTCTATGTGCGCAATTTCCGCAAGCATATTGGCAGCATGCGCATACTTTTGCCCCAAAATGTACAATAAAGCCGTTAACAAATACAAAGACGTTCAAGACGTTTTCAAAACTGCTTATACCGGCCTCACTCCTGTAGAGTCAAATCTCGTTTGCGGAGCTGCACGCCACAACATGCTCATGGAAACAGGGAAGACGTTTCCCGCGGAACAATGCGAGACAAAAGGCTCGAATGTTATTTTAGAGTACACTGAGCATCAAAAGGGACAAGAGTTTATGCAAGAAGATAATGCGGGTGTTACCGATAGCATGAAGGCGCTACGTGAGTCCTTGAGCAAGGTTCGCAAACAGAATGATGGGGTAGAAGCGTTGCGGAAATTTACCCTTTCCATATTGCTTGTTTCGGCGCTTGTGTTTGTTATTGGACTCTTCGCAGTTATGAACAAGTTTTTCATGCAGTTTGATAACATCATACTCGATAACAGTGGAACATCGTGGGTACTACTCTCATTATTTATGCTAATCATTATCGGAGTATCGTTTGCTTGGATAAAGAATGCATTAGTGAACACAAACAGTGACATCTCAGGAAAAAAAGAAAACTAGAAATGTAATAGAGTAGAGATGTCCGTGGACTTGGACACTTTTAAGGAGCGATTCAAATACGGCTTTAGCGACATAACAAATGTCGGAAAGCCATCAAGCACTCCTTCATTTATGACGAATGAGCAGCTTTATAGCTTGAGCCCAGATAGGTTTAACTTTTACGTTCAACTCACTACTGCCTTGATGACGGGAGACCCATCCGTTGTGTACAGAGCTTTGGGCATCGAAAGTGCTAGTCGTCATCAACGTCAACGTGTCCGTGATATGCTGGATGACATTGGAAAACAAATTAGCGTATTAGAGTCCAAAAAACCAATCCCGGTTGAGAAGGTAGTAGAAGGCGGAGGTTATTGGAGTGGTTTGAATGACAAACTGACAGCAAACAAAGATAATGACATTGGGCTTGCTGCAATTGCAAAACAAAATCAAGCTGATTTTTCGTTTTCCCCAGAGACCATGCGTGCCACTACAACAGACCGGGTGGTATTCATCGGCATGACGTTTGCGTTGCGTAGCTTTTCGCTTACGTTCCTTGAATGGGCGCTTACGAACCGCATGGTCAACCGAACGGAAACAGCAATAGTGTTTTATGTCTGCATGTACCTTTTGATGTTTCTCCTTTGGGTTTTCATTGTGAATGTGGGAAAGCGTGACCTGTTTCTGAAAGTAGCCTTTTACTTCGTGAATACTCAAGGACCACGGGGTCTCATTCGTATTGTGGTCCACTTGTGCTTGCAGCTGTTGCTCTTGCCCATTCCTTTCATCTTACAAACAGTGAATCAGAACTCCAATACATCGTCCTATTTGAGTTTCGAAGAAAGACGGCGCACGTTGCGGCTCGTCGGTAACCTTTCCTTCTTGATGTGGATGGTATCATCTATTGTAGCATTGAGGGCGTAAGGTCATTTCTTTTTTATCAAGAGTCTTTAGAGTTTGACGGATGCCGAAAGTGGTTAAAAAGAAAGTTACCACGCGGTCAACAAGTCCGACAAAAGCAAGGAGACCCAAGCCGCGCATGGAAGGTGGTGTAACCGACAAACAAAGAATAGCAGCAAAGGACAAGGGGGAGGGGTTACCTCGTCCTCGGCAAATACAACCTTCATCTGAAGGGTCTGAATCAAAAGAAGAAGAAGAAGAAGAAGAAGAAGAAGCAGCAAATCCAGATAAGGTCAATGTTATATTACCACTTGAAGGTGACGGTTCTCAATCAAAGGATGGCCGAGGGTTTTTCCAAAACGGTAAACCAAGAGGGCGTTTGCCTGCATTACCAGATGAAGGCGAAATGAATGGGGTGGAAACTCTACGCTCACCAGAGTCAATTGAAGCTTTAGCAACACAGCCTGAATCCAGTTTCCGAAAGTTCGACGAAACTATATATGGGCCGCCTGCAAGAACGCGCTCACCGTCACCGGAAATGTTACCGATAGAAGAGAATTATGTTGGTGAGGAAGCACTAACTGATAAAGGTCCTTTGCATAACGGTGTAAGTTCACTGCCACAACAAGGTCCCATTACACCAACAATGAACATGTCAGATGATACAGCAAGTGCATTCGTAGACAAAGATAGTAGTCCTTTACGTGCAGGTTTAAATCAAATCCCAATTGTTCCTCAAAATCCTATACAAGCATCAACACCAATTTCGAATCCAGATGAAGGCGAATTTCAAGGTATGAAAACACAACGCTCAAGCTCTCCAAATGGAACCCGTCCTCTCGATGTAATAAAAGAGAATTATGTTGGTGAGGAAGCACTAACTGATAAAGGTCCTTTGCATAACGGTGTAAGTTCACTGCCACAACAAGGCCCCATTACACCAACAATGAACATGTCAGATGATACAGCTAATGCATTCGTAGACAAAGAAAGTAGTCCTTTACGTGCAGGTTTAAATCAAATCCCAATTGTTCCTCCAAAAATACATCAAGAACCAGCACCACCAAAACAACAATCAACAGAAGAACCGGCACCACCAAAACAACAATCAACAGAAGAACCTTTACCAGAAAAAGACCCCCAAGAGACGATGACCGTTGGTACAATGAAAGAGTTTCTCATGAGCAGAGTGCTACGAACAGAAGGAACTGGAATAGAAGCGAAAGACCTTTATGTTACGGCAAAGCAACTGAATGCAGGTAATACATATTTTGCGAAACGTGCAGAAATCCTTAACCCTGAAAACCAACATTTGAATGTTATTATTGTTCACTTGGAGAAATTGTACAATTACATGCGAGACAATGGGTATACGGCTGTTTACCCCGATACTACACCGATAGAATCTCTACCAGAACATAGTATTAATTTGACAAATCTGATAAATGGCTTCCTCGTAACCTTATACGGCGCAAATTACGAAGATAAACTCGCGGACCCAATTCATGAGTCAGATGTTGGCAAAAATATTGCATTGGCCTTCAAATACTTTAAACCGTCTGAAATTGCGGCTCGATTGTCGGAACAAGAGATTGGGACAGGAACGTTGGACAAGATTGCAAAGCTAATAAACGGCCCTCGTGTAAAGTATATAACCGAAATGTATAGGGATGGAGAAACGACGTATAATCGTGCGCAATCAGGACTCGAGAAGCCTTTAATGGACCAGGAGCAATTCGACACAGCTACAAAACTTTTGGCTAAAGACATTATATCTCTTGTAATGCTTTATCCTGAAGGTTCCGATCGTAATAATATTTTGACAAATGTGCTGCCTGCATTATTTGAGGCAAGTGACATGAGTAAAACAGATAAGGAAGCAGCGATGACTGAATTCTTAAATTTAATTCAACTCAAAGGTACTGGAAATACAACAGCAAAAATTGGGGGCTCAGATACAGATACAAATCTTCTGCCATTTGCAGAAGAAATCATAAGACCTGTGATTAAAAAGATTGTAAAAGAAGAAATGATTGAGAATCTAAAACAATCCGGATATTATGACGAAATAGTTAGAAATATTATGGAAACAAGCCAACAATCGTTTTCACATATCATCCCTGAAGCAGCGGGCAATACGGGCAAAAATGCTAATGTAAATGGTGACGACGGTGACGACGGTGACGAAGGTGACGAAAATGGTCCAGAAGAGCCTGAAACAGTTAACAATCAAAATGATAGTGGGGCTGATGCCGAACGCGTAGCTGCCGCCGTTGTTACTGAAGCTTTGAGACAGTCCGTAGCACCAACAGCAGGTGGTGGACAAGACATGCCATCCACGGCCATTCCTGACCCTTTAGTACGTGTCAAAGAACTTCAGAAAAAACTCAAGGACGTCAACACCAAATGGCGTGACCTCAAAGCGGGGTTCGACGAGGTAGGCGCAAGCATGACATCGTTTTACAAATGGTTATACAATTCCGACGAAAATAGCTACGATGCTTTCAAGACCACATACACAGACTCGTGGATAGGCAAAATAACTGGTTTTGAAAAGCGTTCGCGCGACGATTTAGATGCGATTCGAGCCGTTCTCGAAGGTTTAATGGAAAAAGAAGGTGGGCTATCAGATGAGTTGCGACATAGCATAGGCAATAGTATTAATGCTGCGCTAGATGATGAAGTCAATGTAAAGCCCGACGCTGAAGTCAAGGTACCCGACTCTGGTGATGTAAAGCCCGACGCTGAAGTCAAGGTACCCGACTCTGGTGATGTAAATCTTGCAGCCCTTTATAAACAGTTCATCAACAAGGCTTCCAATTTATACAATCAAACCAAAGCCTTCATCCAAAAGTTCGAAACTGTTGTCAAAAACAACAATGAACTTCAAAAACAACAAAGACAACAACCAACTGGATATGGCATGGGAGGACCCCCTGTTATGATAGCACCACTTCAAATTCCGGAGGTTAATTATATTAAACCTCTTGATTTAATTGCAAGCTTCAAAGAAATTATTGAGACTGGTAAAAATGACGTATTAAAATCGGCAGAGGACAATGTCAAACAAGCTGTAGCAGCTGTAACAAAATTAAAAAATCAAATAAAAGATACAAAAGAAGCGACACAAAAAGCTGGTTTGGAAAAACAGTTGGAGAAGGCACAATTAGCACAAGATGCTGCTGAAAAAGCTAAAAATGACATTCCAGCTTCACAAAATGTAACCTCTATCATGTCGTTTATCAAAGCACGTCAACAAAAGCTGGATGCCGTTTTTGCCAAGCTTGCACTTGAGTTCAAAAAACAATCGAGCCCTGCCCTTGCTTTGACAGCAAATGATAACATGTTTGCGAAGATTCTAAACGAATACTTGACCAAAAAGAGCTTAGCCCCAGATGCCGAGTTTTTGGAAAGGGAAAAACTTGTAGAGTCGTTGCATGCAAACCAGCTTGTTCCAAAGGATGTTCTCAAAGTCAACAGAATGGACAAAGTCGTATTTGTGTTTTTGACCCTTTTCATGAGATTGTTTTGCCTAACTGTTATCGAGTCTATGGTTGAACGAGGATACATCAAAACAATAACTGCCGCCACATTTGGCTTATTCGGACTGTACACGCTTATCTTTATTGCATTCACAATGATGGTCAACATCGATTTGTATAGATTGCGCATCGTGTTCAACATGCTTAACATGCATGCCAATGGCGGCTACGTGTACATGCATCTAGGACTACTATGGTTGTTTGGATGTTTCATCTATTTAGTTCTCTCAAACATGAACGTGTTCTCAACTGGCATGAAAGTCACTGCCATCAGTGAATACGAAAAACAAGTTCTAATATCAAAGATTGAGCTTCTCTCATTGATTGTCTGGGCGCTGTTGACGATTGTCATTGTCTTGATGTAGTTAATTCGTGCCTTCGAGTTCAAGAAATATGGTCCATTGCCGCGACTCATTCAAAATTGGAACTGTGTCCGCATTGTTGTTGCCGTACGAAGCAAATATCTTGTGCGGTGGTTCTTGTCCAACACGTGCTCGACCAATGGCACCTACACGTATTATATCGTTCAAACTTACATCAATTTCTGAAATTGGTGTCACTCCTGTTCTTTCTTTGTTAAGCCGACCTTTCATGCCGTCTGCTCCCATATGAAGCCGCTCGCCCGACGAATCGAGGAGCTGAAATGTCCATGGTGTCGGAATAGAACGGATATATCGCGTTTCCGGACTGCAAGGCATCCAATTTATCCATTTGGCATTTGGGTAAATGGGTTGTGGCAAAAGCACACAGTGTGTTGTTCCATCCCCGACACCAGAAATGTGTAATGTCACGAACGATGTTATGTCAACCACAAATGCAGGGGTTTGGACAGCAGCTATTGCAACATGCAGTGCATCGTCCTGTTGGGAGCGCGGTGGCAGTGGTCCGGGCCATGAAAATATTGCACGTTCATGCAAGTGTGCCCAATCTCGTGATTGACTTGAAATGGGAAATATTCTCCCTCTCTTTATGGGGAGGGGAACAATAATTGGGCCAGGGGGTGAAAGCATCATTGGTATTGTGGAAATGGGAGTGGGTGTGGGAGAATTAGAACTAGTTAACGACTGTTGAACTGTTTCAATCCGACGCTGTGTTTCTAGTATAGATAAACGGCTCATGAAATCTTGGTCAGGGTCAGTAGGTTGGGATTGGGATTCTTGTGGGGGCGCAGTATTTATCATTTGTAGCAGAGCATTACGGGCATCTTGCATAACAAAGCGGCTTAATACCTCTATCGAGGCTGAAGGCTGGCTTTGCATAGCATTTCGAGTTGCTTGAGCCAGCGTTCTTTTGAATGCTTCAGTGCCTACAACGGATATAACATCCATGAATTGTTTTTCTTTGAAATACATCTGCAGCCCCAACGCTATGCGTTGCAAATGTTCGGAGTTCATGGTGAGTATTGAAAAATAATTACCATTGCCTTAGGTCATAATAAATCTGGGTGCAAATGCGTAAAACAATATACTAATACGCCTTTTAAGTTTTAAATGAATACTACTTCTTTTTACCACCTGCGCCACGATACAGCACATCTCTCATAGAAAACACATTAACGTCTTTCAATGGAAGCCCAACTATCATGTCGAACGTGACTGGAGCTTTGTCCTGTAAAATGCGCTTTGCAGCTAAGGGCATAGATTTACGTTTTGCTATCTCGTCCGCTTCAAGCTCGTCTTGCTTTGCTTTTTTGTTACGCCGCCTTTCATCGTACTTCAATCTTTCAATCCAGAGAATCTGAAAAAGCATGCTGAACATTCCACATTCAGTGTTTGCGTGTTGATGGCCTGCATGCGACCATTCAAGTTTGAAGACATTTTTAGGGAACATCTTTTTCATTTGGTCAGCCCACGTCTGCAGGTACCGCTCGATTTCAGGAGGCCATTCACGACCCACGCTGTCGTAATAGTATGCGCCGTACGAAGGTAGCGATGGGTCTAACACTGCAAAGATGGACGTCCAATGTGAGCCTGGCTCATTGTGTTTGTCCAAGTTTATTATGAATCCAGTGTATTTTACACCAGTCTTGACGAGGTGCGACAACTGAAGCTCGCACATTCCAGGAGTGTAGCATTTGCCTCCCAACTCGGACAGGGGTTCCGCGAAATCAACAGGAAGAACACCGAGAAAACGATACTTGAACTCAGGCATCAAATTGTACTGAGCCATGACCACATCAATATCGAAATTGGTCAACCACTCCTTTGGCTTATCATTCCATGTTGTGGGCTTTTGCGGGCGGAAATTCTTGGCAACTACTTGTGACGAGCTCGCCCCTAGATGTTCGCTAAGTGCAATATCTACAGTGCCCTTTGATTTGCCTCTTTTCCCAAAGCGTTTACGAAGCTCTGTCAACTGTTTTTTAGGCGTCAATCCACTCGAAATTACGTCATTGGCGTGCTTTTCATTCCACAGCTTTACAAGTTGTGCAATGGCATCCTCCCCCAGACACGATTTCAACTTTCGAAAGTTTTCCTCGCCCACTGGGGAACACACTTGCATACCCTCGTCAACGGCATTTTTCACCATTCCCGTGGGTCAACCCTCTTGTTTATAAACAGAGTAATAAAACCAATTTTATATAAAACCATTTTTAAAAGAACCTGTTTAATAGGAAAACACATGGAAAATGGTAAATCAAGTACAGCCGGCACAACTATTGAGCACTTTGAGGATTACAACGGAAAGTTGATAAATCTGATGAAGAATGTAAGAAACTCATGGCCCATTAAAACGGTAAATGATGGGGAACGCACACCAGATAAGATTCTCTGGAAACGCGCAAATAGTGTAAATGCTGACTTAATAATAATAAGACGCTTCCTTTTGCACATGCTTGATGATGTAGATGATTTAACGACATTTGTATCAAAAATAAAGACACTCGAGTTGCAAAGACGTATAAAAGATGAAGTAGTGCATTCTCGCAACCTAGGAAGCGACGTGTCTCATCTTCAAAATGTAGTTGTTACTATTAAAAACAAGTTGTATGATTGTCGCAATGATGTTGAAGATAAAAAGAATAGCATTCGTAAACTTCGACATCCAAGTAAAAGTGATGAAACATCAAACAGCCTGTCATCAAACACCCAGTCATCGGAAAGCCCGAGAGGAAAAGGCATTTCTTTTGCTGAATTAGGAAGAAATTACAGGGGCCGCCCTAAAAGCCAAACACCAGAAAGTCCAAAATCTAAAAAACGCACAAAACGCGCGTAGTCTATTTTTTCAGATACCAAATAATGGCATTTGCTGCGAAGATTATCACACCTAGAAGTGCACCCTCTGCAACAGGCGAGCACTGACGGCATATCAGTTGGGTAAGGAGAACGACGGCAAATATATAGAGCAAGAACTCTGTAAAACCCATTGGCTTTTCCTTAAAATCATACCCTGCTTGTTTAGCCAATCCAAAGAGGGAAAAGGTGACCGTTATGGCGACGAGAGCGAAGACAAGCAAACCAACGAGCATCTTTGCAAAGTAGTTGCGAAATAAAAACGGGCCTGGCCCTAGCCTGTCGCACAGTGAAATATTGGGATGTGTCGCAAAAATAAGACCATTCACAGTGTGGAGCAGCAAAAAAGGAGACGCGCTCCCAAGGTTTAAAAAAAACCCGCCATAGTATTTCAGGGGACCCTTGGCCGACCTAGGACCGACCGAGACCACAGATAATGGAGGACTTCACCAAGTTTATCTGTCGGTTTCGGTCTGAGAAAGGCCAGGGTTATACACATACGAGCATTGGCAATCCGCGAATTAGCCTGAATATCAAAGATGACCAACTTCCTGCCTTTTTTACAGCCTATCGGCGAGCCATGGTTGGGAGCTTGCCGCTCCATCTTACGGAGAAGCCTACAAATCCTAGTGCCATGAGGGCCGACCTTGATTTTCGCTTTGTTCTGCCGTCAGAGGTGACTGACCGCAAGCGCGTCTACACCCAAGAACATGTCTTTCGCATCGCAAAGGCTTACTTTCAAATCCTTCACGAATATCTCGATGCCCCGCCAGAGAACTTCATTGCATATGTGATGGAGAAATCGAAGCCGACAGAGTATCGTGGCAAGATGAAGGATGGCATTCACATCGTATGGCCGCACCTCGTCACGCCGCCGCAGTTTCAACACTGGGTGCGAAAGAAGATTCTTGACAACGCAAAGAAGATTTTCACAGGATTGCCGCTCGTGAATCTCTATGACGATGTCGTGGATGTTGCTATCATTGACCGGAATGCTTGGCAAATGTACGGTTCGACGAAGCCTGATTGCGAGCCCTACCGAGTCTCCCGTGTCCTCATGTTTGAGCCACCAGAGTCAGGAGCTGAAGCGGGAGACGACGAGGATGGCCCCGGTACTGTCATCGACATTACGCCTCCTCAATTTTCTGCAGAGGAAGAGCTCAAGTTTGTTGAGCTATTTAGCATGCGTAACAAGAACGACATCACTCCAGTTATCGAGCACAAGCGCATCGAAATTGAGGAGTATATACGATGTGTCCTACCAACCATGGATGACCGAAGGAAAACAAAGCTACATCAACAAATCTTCGGAAAAAGCATAAACCACACCAAGAACTACACGACAGATGATGAACTTCACTTGGCGCGTCAGCTCGTGGTGGAATGCCTTTCTGCACATCGTGCTGAATCGTACGAGGATTGGATTAAGCTTGGATGGACGCTGCGCAACATCGATTACCGATTGATAGATGCGTGGGTGGAGTTCAGCAAAGTCAGCAGCAAATATATCAGCGGACAGTGTGAAAAACTATGGGACACGATGCGCATCGACACGCTTGGCATGGGAACGCTTCGGTGGTGGGCGCGCCTTGACCACGAACAGCGCTACAACGATATTCTCGAGAGCAATGTCATAAGCCTTATTGACAAATGCACCAACGACCAAGCGCATTACGATGTCGCCCGCGTCGTCTATGCTCTTTTCAAAGACGAGTATCGATTCACATCGAATGACACGTGGTATGTGTTCATGAAGCAGAGGCACCGATGGGTGCGGACACGCGAAGGCCTTAAGCTCCGTGTGGAGCTGAGTAATCGCGTATGTTGCGAATACATGAAGCGCGCCAACCACTGGTCGGCTCAAGCGAATGTAGCACAAGGCGACCAAGCAAAAGACCTTTGCATGAAGCGTCATCAACAACTTATGGCCATTGCATGGTCGCTCAAGAAGTCGGGCTACAAAGACAGTGTCATGAAGGAATGCAAGTGCTTGTTCTCTGACGAGCACTTTGAACAAGTTCTAGACAGTCATGTGCACTTGCTTGGATTCGAAAACGGTGTTTACGACCTGCGAATGCACGAGTTTCGCGGAGGGTCACCAGATGACTATATTTCATTCTCCACTGGTCGCCATTACCATCCACACGAGCCAGAAAGCGTCGAGGCCAAAGAGATTGACTTGTACTTCCGCCAAGTCTTTACAAACGCCAATGTGTGCAAGTACTTTAAGGACCTGCTCATTCTGCTGATTGATGGCGGCATTCGGCAAGAGAAGTTCTATGTCTTCACGGGAAATGGAAGTAACAGTAAATCTAAGATTTTAGAGCTCGTTCAAAAGGCAGTCGGTGAGTACTACTGCATTCTTCCCATCGCACTCCTCACACAAAAGCGTGTTGCTTCAAACTCTGCGCAATCGGAGTTGGAGCGCACCAAAGGGCGACGCGTTGCTGTGATGCAAGAGCCAGGCGAGAGTGAGAAGCTGAACATCGGCCTGATGAAAGAGTTGTCCGGTGGTGACATCATTCAATGCCGCGGTCTTTTCAAAGAGCCGGTTGAGTTCCGCCCGCAATTCAAGATGATTATGACTTGCAATGAATTGCCGGAGGTCCCTGGTGACGATGGAGGTACTTGGCGCCGCATTCGTGTGATTGAGTTCACATCCAAGTTCTGCGATACACCAGACCCACGAAAGGCAAATGAGTTTCCGATTGACCCGGAGCTCGCCGACAAGTTTGAGAGGTGGTCAGATGCCTTTATCAGCATGCTTATTGACCATCACAAGAAGACGGACCCGCGCCTCATCAAAGAGCCAATGGAGGTGCGCATTGCCACGGAATCGTACAAGAAAAACAACGATGTCATCGGACAATTCGTGGAGGACCGCATCGAAGCTGTGGACGATGCCCAGTGTCGCATCCAACTCAACACACTTTATGGAGAGTTCAAGTCGTGGGCTCACAGCAATGTCACCAAGGGGAAACGCATTCCGGAGAAGTCGCAAATCAAGGCTTACTTCGAAAAGGAATATGGTGCCTATCCAAGTGGTGCGCACCCAGGATGGCGGCGCCTCAAGTTCAAGCAGGAGGAGGATGCGGACTCGGATGTCGAGTGAGTCGCCGCGATACATTTCTTTTTTTGCATTATTTAAGAAGCAACCGCAACTTATATGTAATCAAAATGCTACGACAAACAACATCTTTGCGCATTTGTAAAGACTGTGTATTCTTTCGACCAAACCCCAAATTTTGGAGCTTTGATAAAAATGCAATCATTTATGGTCATTGTGAAAAGTTTGGTAAGACCGATTTAGTAACAGGAGACGTAGAGCTTGCGTTTGCATCGCTATGCCGGGAGAACGAGGCACAATGTGGTCAGGTCGGCACTTATTACAATCAAAAATTTAAGGTTCAAAATCCAAAATATTAAAATCAAAATCCAACCCTAAATTGAGACCTGGTCCAAAAGTGATAATGCGCCTTAAAAAAGGACCTAAGAGTTAGGTAAGTACCACAGTGTAATATTCGTCAAGGCTGCAATGGACCTTCAAGTAAGCCGCGCCATTCAGAATCTTCGGCAAATGCTGTCGGCTCGTGGCGACAATCTAGAAACCTTTCCCGAGGACGTGGAGGATGAAGATGAGGTAAATGAACTGCGAACGACGAACAAAAAGTATGAATCCGACAAAACGACCGTATTCTTCGCATTGACCAAAGAACTCATGACATCGAAGGATAAGAAGTCGGTCATGGCGCACATCAAGAATGCGGCAGAGTTCATTGAAACACATGGCGCACAATCCTTCATTCTCGTATTTGGCGATGTTCCGGCTTCTCCCGTTCTTCAAATGTTGCTCGACCGCGACCGAGAGTTTCAGACCATGGGAGCCACTTTGCAATATTTTACTCTAGGTGAGCTGCAATACAACCCGGCAAATCATTTGCTGGTGCCAAAACACGAAAAACTCGCGGACGCTGAGACCAAACAGATGATGCAAGACTATCAGCTCCGTTCAAAGGCGCAACTCCCGGTCATTTTGAAAAATGATATCATGGCGCGCTGGCTTGGATTGAAACACGGAGACGTTGTTCGTATCACGCGCACAAATGAAAACTCGGGCATCTATTACTACTATCGATGCTGCGTATAAGCGCCTATGTGCTTCTCTTTTTTTCGATGGCGTGATTAGTAGTACGATGTCCTTTAATCAAGAAGCAAAGGTGACATCCGATATGAATGCAGTGCATTCAGACTTGGTGTCCACCCTGAAGCTTCTGTATAATACACATCTCAAGGGTGAGACACAAGTAAGCGCAGACGGAAACAATCAAGCTATACCTGCGAGTTTAAGTAACATCGCAACTATTGACGCAAATACAGCTAATAATGCAGCAGCCTCAACAAATGGGCTTTTTGTAAATGTTTTGAACCGTGCTAAATTTGTTGCTTCATATACGGGAACTAACGCATATAGCAGTGTAACACTTTCAAACGTGTATTTTTGTCCAGAATACGGTTCTAATGCCCCAAATACAAAACTTCTTCTGTATGATACGCTTACCGTAGCTAACACAGATTCAAACTTAACAATACCGAGCTTGAAAGCGGATGTTAACTGCTATGATATGTTAATGAGCAATGGTTTTACAAGCCTTGCTTCTCAATTAAGAGAGCTAAAACTGGCGTATCAACTGCTCGATGATGACGTTTTTCAGAACGTTACAAATAGCGTTGATGCAAACGGTGAGCTCAGTATTTTCCCAAATGAAGGATATTATCGGATTTACGACATGAAGATGATTGCTGCGACGGGTGGTAAAATGAAAGCAAAGATTGTAAACAACGCCGCTAATGCAGCAGCCAATGAAACCGACTTTGAAAGCTCTGAATCATTGGTAAAGTTTGTTCGTACGCTCAACCCTGCGACACAGGACATATTTGTTCTTCGCCGCCTCATATTGGGCACATACCTTGCAGCACAGTTTCACTTCTTCATGAATGTGTTTATTTCGAAGAAATTAGTCACAGATAAAGGAGACGAAGCCAATTTTGCTGCGAAAGTGGCATTCCACTTTTACAACAAGCTTCAAAAGCTCAACATGGACTATGAAAGTAGTTTGATAAACACAGACCAAGTGACGAATAGCGTTCAAGAAAGAATGAACGCAAATGTAAAAGAGTACAAAAACAACACAACGCGCCTCGCCTTTTTGCACACAGACATAAGCAACAAGAAGCGCTTTTTAACAAACGAAATGGCACGCATTACGTCAGAACAAGCGAGTTCAAACTATGCTACAAAACTCACAATCATCACCGCTTCGTTTGCAGTGATTTTCGCGATTGCAATGCTTGTTGTCTTCGTGCTGCCTTTTGATTTGGCAACGAGAATGAAGCTTGCAGGAGTTATTGCTGTTTTGGTCCTTGTGCTTGCGGTTGCTATATCCGCCACCGTGCGCAACGTGGACCCCATTACTGAAAGTTTTGCGCCTTTACAAACGGACAAAACCGGAACAGTGTTGACTCCCGCTCAGTCATACTCTGCAGTTGCGAGTGGTACCATGGATACATACAAATCGCTGGTTGAACTGATGATCATGGAAGAACTGCGTAACTTCTACCGCAGCACGAGCGACATTGCCATGGCTCTGAAAAACAATCGTCTGTACTCTGAGTTGAACTACAACACCGGCAAAGAACGCAACTACTTCGAGAGCAGCCAATATCAATTGAATAAGGCGGTCACAGACGCACGCAATATGCAACGCCTATTTGACAGAAAAACCAAGATTTCAACAGCTTTCATAAGACTGTTTTTGCAGCTCATTGTCATCGTGGCGTTCGTGCTCATTGGAATCATGGCAATTCAAGAGGCTTTGCCATCGGTGCGCCCAGTTATTTACACGTTTGGCGGCATTGCTGCTACGCTGGCGTTCATAGTCTTCTTCGCGGACGTTCTTGGCCGCACACGAACGGATGCAGATAAGATGTACTGGGGAACACCTGATGCGGTGAGGAAGCTCTAGATGTTGTTTTCGCGTTATAAAATGAGAATATATTTCGGTCTCGAGTGTAGCGTAAAGCAGAGTTGAGTAGAAAGAACAATATGTTAGCATTGTCCTTTGCAAATGACGATTCGTCATTTTCTGTAATTGGGTCAAATGTTCAACACGTTGCTGATTTCGGTTCTTCTACTCCCATGGCATTTGCACGGTATTTTGCTCAAAACAACTCAAACATTGGCTACATCATGGGCGTGTCAAACATGAACGACACCGCACCAATTTTTACGATAGGTGAGCTCAGTGGAACGGAGCTAAACCCGACATCAGCCGTTTACATTAGTTTGCTCAACGGCAATGTCGGAATAGGCGGCGTTCTCGAGCCCACAGAAACTCTTCAAGTTGCGGGAAACACCACAATAGAAGGACAACTTACGATGAGCACAACTAGCATGCCTTTTATCATCGATAATTCCATTCTCATTACAAATCTCAATGCCGATTTGTTGGACGGACAAGATGGGTCATTCTATCGAAACGTAACGAACATGAATGTTGGCACGCTCTCTGTGTTAAGAGGCGGTACAGGACGTAACTCGGTACCCGATGGTCAAATTCTCGTAGGAAATGGCTCGTCTGCTTTATCTGCATCATCAAACTTGACATACGACAACGCAAACTCTGAGTTTATTGTGAAAGGTACGGTTTCATTGGGCCCCAAAACACCAACGAGTGGTCCGTTCATGCGCCAAAAAGATTGGGATGCCGCCAGCACAAGCCATGTCCTTTTATTCGAGGACTATGCTCTCGGCGAAAACAGTGCAGGGACGCTAAGTGTTCAAGTCTCTAATAAAAATAATAAAATTGCAAACATCCAGTGTTCTTTCTTGAAGCCTCAAGGCAACGATGTGTCTCTGAGCATCATTTCGCAGCATCGAACAACGACCCTAATCACCTGCTCATTGGCATCATCCTCCTCATCTAATATAAATGTAAGTACCGATTCCGATTGTTCAATTGCATGGACGGTTGTTGGCGCCCTGTAAACTTTAGCTCTATACATATAGAGAGCTAGGCGTCATGGCAGTTGTGAAGCTAGTGGTTTTAACCGCCCTAACAACTGTTGTTCTGTACATGCTAATGCATGTTTCGTTAGAAAAACGTGAACATCTAAGCAATTTTGAGGAATCGGCTGCAACCAAAGTGGACAGTCAAATCATGCTTGTCTATGACGAGATTTTGATGCGTCAACCGAGCCCCGTGGAGTTGAGCACACAACGCACATCCATTTCCAGCAACGCAAAGAACATCGATGGTCTGCGCCGCGAACTACGCGATTCGGAGGAGTATGTTCGCATGCTTAAAACGCAGAGCAACGCTTTGGCACCAGAGCTTCCTAAGCTCATTTCAGACCGCGACGTATTTGACCTCATTGCTTATATGTACAAGGTCGAGCGCAAAAAGGAACTGAAGCGTGAAATGTTGCTCCCATTGCGGGACGTGTACGTGTACCTGTCTTACAACAATGCTCGCTTCCGCGCCTTCCTACGTTTAAGCAACTACGAAGATTTTGAAGCCGCCATTCGACGGGACTCCACTTTTGACAAGAGCTCTTTGTTGGCGTGGATTGAGAAGAATGTAGACCAAAAAGAGCTAGAATCACTCACACGTGCAGTGGAGGCCGAAATTGCAGAGCAAAACAAGGCGGCCGCAGGTCGAAACTCGACCGCATCGGCATCCGCCGGTTGCCTAACCTCCGGCCCCGCGTGCGTGACATGCCCAGCAACCGTGTCCGGCCTTGATGAACAATCCGCCGAGTTCATGGCATACATGTCGTCCAAGTGCCAAGGTAAAGATGGCAATGTGGTCACATGCCCCGCTGAAAACAAAAAGCTATACATTCCCCCCACACACGAAGGCAACATGGTTTTACGACCCGAGTTCGCATGGAGCGTTCCTCAACAAAGAGCGCCTGTTTGCACAAGAATTGGCGCAGCAACGCCAGTGGCGCCCATGATGTCAACAACCATGTTGATAGGTACGCCGCTCGCAGAATCGCGCGACACCGCTGTAGGAAGCATCATGCCAAAGTTCGAGTTCAAGCCATACATTGAAGTCCCACAAACCATGCCAAGCAAAGAGGCATGCAGCGCTATTTCAAAGAAGTAGTGTATCTGCGTTTTCCATTGCCAAGAGCCACAAAAGTCCCTCCTCTTGACCCTACCATCATAAAGGTGCATTCGCCTCCTGTAAGGAATCGCAAAAACTTATCAAACTGTTTGTATTCATCTAATGTAAGGTTTCCGAGTTCTTTTTGTATTTTTTTAACAACATTCGAACACTCTCTCGTATGTTTCTTGTAATCGGATTCACCACACGGATTTTTACAATGGTTGTATTCAAAGAATGATGCTAGGCCAACTAAAATCAAGATACCAACGACGACCCAGTCATTTGCCTTTTTAGATTTGATGGCTTTATTGACAACTGCCGCACACTTCATCCCTGGGGTAAACGTGCTCATGGCTTTTGAAGCAATTTTATAGACTTCAATCTCATTCATCCCAAAAACCTCCATTAGCTTTGTGACGGCTTTCTTATTGTCAGTGTCATCCGATTCATGAATAATGCCCAAGACGTCCATTTGCATCCATTCTATGAGGGTAGTTCCTGCGTATATGATGTTCGCTGTTTCAGATGATTCGAAGGTTTTCGTTTCATTCTTTTTTCGGTCAATGACAACTGATTTAGATGCCATGCCTAGTGTGCCTCTATCATGCTGAAAAGAATCTTTTCATCGTGCGTATATGTAGGATTTCAATACGAAGACAAAACAAATCATCATGAACTTGCCGTGAGACGTGTTCCTGAAGGCCTGAAACATTTAGATGACGTATGTAAAGGCACGCCATGCGCGTTCATGACAACACGGTTGAGGCTTTCAAAAATAGCCCGCGCCTGATTGGGAGCCTGCTTCGAGCCGCAACGGCCAGTATGTCGGATAAGGCACTGCGAAAAGAGCTCAAAAGCAAGCGCGATGCATGGGAGGCTTTGACCAGCCGTAACCAGGACATTGACGATGCATTCATACAATCTGCACCCATTGCCGAGGTCAAGAAGCACCTTGAATGGTACGAGAGCGACGAGGCGTATATTGTGGCGGCGCCGTGGCTTATCGGATTGATTAAGAGATTGATTTGACTTGCTTTATCATGCTGAAAAGAATCTTTTCATCGTGCGTATATGTAGGATTTCAATGCAGCGACAAACGCAAACGCAAACCCAGACCCAGACCATTCTTTTGAACCGGCTTTCGGACTTGAGCCCGACCCATGTCTCCTTTAAAATCACAACATTCAAGGACAATGGTTCGAGCTCAAGCCCGAGTTCTAACGAAAGCAATACCCCGACCCCGATTAGTGAAGCTGGTTTGATGCATTGTGATAAGGTCGCCCATGTGTATGCGGCTTTTCCCATACAAAGTGTAACAAAGGTTCATGGCCCATACCACTATGTTCTTGCTCGCGGCGCGTTTGCCAAAGTGCGAGGGCTTCTTGACCCAATGGAGTTTAAGGTGTATAGACCGCATATGTTTGACTCGCAAAAACGATTAATTTTACCATACATTCAAGATGCAAAGACGAGAAGTATGTTAAAACCAAAGGGCACAATGCTACTGGTGAGGTGCAAAAATAACTCGCTGCACTTGATTCTTTCAAACAAACTTCCGGACGGGTCTGCAAAAGGCCGCTTTGAGTTTGAAAACGCTACTGGCCCAAAGAAAGATTCGCTTGCAAAGGCCACGCATCACGTGTTCGAGCGGGAGCAAAGAACAATGAAGCAGCGCGTAGCAAAACTCAAGTCGTGTTCGGAACCAACATGTGTGTCCAAGCTTTGTGATAGCGAATCAAAATACCCTGAAGCTCTGAAAGCAATATACAATTGGAATAAGAAGCATAATCCACGTACAGCAAATAGAACCTGGGAAGAGGTTTGCATGGACGACCCAAGCGGCAAATCGAAAAGCAAGAGCAAAAGTAAAAGCATCACCGTTTCTGCAGCTGTAAAGCCCAGTCCGAGCCCGCCCAACAAACGCCCAAAGCAATGAAACTGTGAACTGAACTAGTTCCTAGGTTTTTCGTTTTTCCACACTCAAAGTAGAGGGTCGGTCGTAGCATGGCATTTATTGTTCATCGTTGGAAAAGGGGGGTGCTGCACGAATCGGTGTTTTTTGTTAGAAATGATATTCCATTGCCTGAACGACAAGCTTTAGAAAGGACGGGTGTCACATCCTACCTATCTTCGGACGTTCTACGAATCGCCGCGGCGTCAAAGGTCCCTGTAAGATGGGTTTATCGCATGATTGCACCTGATGACCGTGCCGACGTAGCATGCAAAAAGATACTGTATGAAATTGTTGGTCGACGTAAGCTGACCGCTGCGGACGTGTTGGCGGCGTGGCGCAAAGATGGTCCAATATTGTTTCGATTCGAGGAGAGTCAAATGCCGGCAAGTCCTTTCGTTGCGGTGCAAATGCCCAAATCAACGGGTCGCACTCCTCGAGACCACGAATGGATTGGAACACAACCTTTGAACATTGCATTGATGGAAGACATGAACAACGTTCCCGAACAGATAAGCAACTTGTATATCTGGTCCTTTGCCTCCGTGAAAACGCCTGCTCAACAAGATGTATGGATGACGGCATTCTTCCGAGAAGCAACAAAGGGAGAGTCACTTTATCAAGACAATGACGTTAAGTTCATTGATTGCACATGGAATGGACTTTTAAAAGGTAATGAACCCATTTCACTCGAGCGCATTTTTGCCAAACTGCACACATCGGTTCAGGCCCCACTCATTCAATGGCTGGATGACAGACATCATATCCTATACAAGCTCGACCGCAAGCACAAGCTTCCCACAAACCAACTGGAAACGCTGACAAAGTATGAACGCATACCACTAACTGGACCATCCTATATTGCCGCTACCATTACAGACAATCACTCTTCTTCTGTGAATTCGCGCATCTCTATTTCCAATGGGGCTGCTCAGATTCAACTCAGACCCAACATGGTAGGCATCGCGGCTTTTAAAGCCTATGAGAACGAGCGTGTTTCATGGTCAAAAGAGTGGCTTGGTGCAGCTGTTAAGTCCTATTCATGGGCTTTATCCAATGCGACTGTGCGTATAATCTTTAGTGTTGATTCGTCCATAAGTTTGTCATCATATGTGGAGGCCATCAGCAAATACACGACATTTCTGAATGTCAAGCGCGTGGCTGCGAGTACTGGCGCAGGTAAGTTTGTAATGCAGTGGTTGCGCGCTTCAAATTACAAGGCAAACGTCGACATAAGTAATGTCATAAACGCACGTTTGCGGTTGGGTATTGACACGGACGTCATTTTGAACGATTTAGTAGAAATCAATGGTTTGACCTTGACCGAAGCACGCTCTCTGCTTGATGGCGTTATCATGGTCCTCGAGAATCCGGAAAATGTGAATGTTCGCGAACAAAGGACCGTGGCTGTTGCAGTCGGCCTCACAATGCTTTTAACACCAAATCCTAAAGGAATTGAAATAACGATGCGCGATGTCGCATCCTATGCGGACCTTGAAATGGCAATGTTCTGGCTCCAAGGCATGTTTAAAGTAGTTACAGACGATTTGAAGAAAGGTGATGTGATGAAAGCGAAAAGCCCATCTCCTAAAGCGACGACCTCCGTGTTGAAAACGGCAAAGCCCGACAGTTTGGAGGATGACCCATTTGCCTTATCGTCGTCAAACTCGTCCTCTGGAGGTTCCTTCAATTTCATAGTAGACCTTCAAAAGGCAGACCCACAACTCTTTGCTAACAACTATTCTAAAAGATGCCAAAGTGCGAGTGATTCCCAACCGGTTGTCATGTCTCAATCGGAGTTTGCGGCCCTCGATGCAAAGTACAAAAGTACCGTCAGCAGCCACATTGTATACGGTTCGAGCACCGATGTTAGCAAACATCATGTCTATTTCTGTCCCACTATTTGGTGCAGTGCCTCACGTGTTCCCATGTCGTATCAACAATATGTGGACAATGGCAACAAGTGCCCCGATGGAAAAGAAGGAATGCAAATAATCAATGATGCTGATAAAAAGCGCAAGCTCTCTCACATCGGCTTTTACAGCAAAAGCATTGAGGGAGCTGAGCCGTGTCTACCGTGTTGCTATGCTAAAGAGCTAAAGGCCGAACACAAATCGAAGTGCACCAGTAAAGTGACAGGTCGCGTAGATGTGTCGAAAAAGGCATCTCCGAAGGAAGACGCATCCATTTCAAATGTGGGACCAGGACCAGTTGGAAAGGATTATCTCCTTACACATGCTGCGCCCTTAGCAAAAGACAGATGGGGAACGCTTCCACGGTCCATGCACATGGTTTTGCATCCTTCGAATCTTTTGCAAACACAATGCACACAGCAGCTCACCGCAAAGCCATGCCTTTTGCGCCGTGGCATTATTCACCATAGCGACAGCTTCATGCAAGCATTAGGCTACCTATTTACGGGAACTCTAAACTCAAAAGGCGCTTTATTGCGGATGCTTCGTGAAACTATCCGACCAGAACTCTTTGTTACACTCGAAAATGGACTCATGCTCGCTGCATTCGTCACTGACGATGCAGGAATCATTGCAAATGCTTCAAATGCAGCAAAATGGGTTGCTTGGATGAAAACTGAAGAGTGCAAAAAGTATGCAAGGCTTTTCGGACTGAGGGACTTGATGCGCGCGGCAAGCGATGTCGCAACCATGAGTGAAGCGGCGGCCTTGCGTCTGAGCAGAGAGCTTGCCATTTATAAAGCCTTTTCCAAGTTCCACATCTACCTTGCCTCTACCGAAGCCAAGGATGCAAGCCTTCTCGTGGATGCAGTGCGCCATTTAGGCGTGCATTTGGTCCTGTGGGAGAAAGATGGCGGCGACAGCTCGATTGTGCGCATGCGATGTCCTGCAACGATTCCATACAGTGCGCTTCCCAAAGGAGACGAACGTCTGGTCGGTATGTTGCTTCAAGAAAAGAATGTGTTTGAGCCCATTGAACTCGGGTCAAAAGCCGTGTTGAAAGGTCCATCAAGCACTTTACAGTCAATGGACAACATGACAGGAGCTTTAAAGAGAATGATGGGCGAGTGTGATGCCGGAATTATCCCTGGTGTTCCAGAGACACGTGTATGGATTGAAACGGTTCGGTCTATTGATGCTGCTGTTCGTTTGGTGACGGCCATTCCTGAACGCTACGTTTGGAAGCAAGTCGTGGTATCTCCAGATTATGCCATCATTGGACTCGCAAATGAAGCTGGCTTTGTTTCATGTGGTCGCGTTCCCATCAGTGGGCTTTTGGACCTTGTCGAAGTGCTGCCTCATGTTAAGGTGTTGTACCAAGAAGATGTTGCTCCATTGCGGCCGTTTGAACCAAGCGATGATTTGCAAGATTCAATCATCTTTGATAATTTATTGAAAACGTTTGATGTGGGCGGCGGCGCAGGCATTCGTTTAATAGACGCACCTCCCATCATTGCAATGCGAGCGCATGATGAAATGAAAGACATCGAAAACACCATCCGTGAAACAGCGGCTACGTGGCGGTCCACAAAATACCTTGTGGGACGTGAGCTCCTCCGACATTTTAACACACGAATTGAACCATTTATCAAACAAAAGGCTACCAATGACTTTATAAATGCAAATATTGATGCCTTCCCTGCGGCCGCGCAATTCGTAGAGGAGGCCTTACGAGAGGTTGCTGGTTTATTGGGGCGCACAAACGTACAAGAACGATTGATGGAATGGATGACATTGGCCGACCGTTCAGCGTGGCCATTTTTGTCACCCAATATCGTTCAGCGAGGTACGCACGAATGGGTGTTTTCCCAACTTGCTGTGGAGCGCGGCTTGCCGTCGCATGTTGTGAAACCCGTGGATGGTGCGCGTCCCAAGGAACTTGTTGCGCGTGACAATGCGGCGGCCTTTGAACTCACTTGGCCCAATAAAATCAAGAGAACGAGAGAACCGCGTGCGGCAGCTTCGAACACGGCAAAGTTGCCATGGAAGTGGGTAGAAACACGCAAGTACTCTTGGCGTGATTGGTCCATTGAATTGCCAATACTCGCTGACTCTGCTGGATTCATAAAGAAATGGATGGAGTGGGCGGCAGCCGAACGTGGCATTCCCTTCAAGTGGTCGATGGTGGCCTTTGCAATGAAAGTCTATATTGCAAACGTCCTTGCCCTAAAAGAAGAACGCGTGGCGATGTTTGTGAAGCAACCAGGGATGCTAGACGTGTTGCGTGTGTTAACGCGAATGCCCAAGGCGACAACTGTTCCCAAAATGGTGACGATGTTGATGACCAAAACACTTGAAGAGCGCCGCAATATGCTCACTGTAGCAGCGGGCGAGGTGCTGTCTGATTTTGATTTCACGTTGGCCGCCCGCTGGTGTGGAATCACTCTGCTGATAGTTTCAAATGTAGACTACGTAAAGTCGGATAAAGACGCACCCGTCCTTTGCGCGGATTTCAAGCCAAATAGCGAAAATGATATCGAGGTTTGTGCAGATGGGCCAAATACAAGCACTCACGCTCGAGGCTCGCCAAAGGACCTGATTACCAATGCCATCTTGTTGTACAATGAAGATTTGAGCACTACGAGAGAAGCCATTTGGAAGCGGCCATTTGTATTGTTGTATAAAGACGTTCAAAAGGGTGGCGATGTGCCCCGGTATGCTCCTGTGGGTCAAGGCTTGTGGGCGTCACTACGTCATGCGCCTAAAGACTTGCAACACGTCGCATGCTGCTTGTACAAACATAAGGTATGGAGAACTGATTATATTCAGTAAGATTAGAAATGGAAGAAGACATGAAGCCTACGCTGCGACCCTTCCGGGGAAGGGCGCTGGGGAACGTGTTTGCAGAGTTCATTCATGTGCCCAAGACCGCTGGGAAAAATGTGATAGAAACACTTCAAAAATACCAAAAGGGGGTTAAGTCCTATCACTTCCCCCCTGATTTTAAGGATTTTGATGATTCAAAGGTTTATTACACACTCATACGTGACCCATTTGAGCGTTTGCTGTCGGAATGGTTTCATTATGGTCTGATGATGTCTTCTAATGAGACTCGTGAATCCAGCATCATCAAAACCATGTATAAGGATGCGTTCAATTACAGTTCGCCTATTGCATTTTTCAAGGACCCTCGCACTGGCAATGCACATCTGAAGATGTTGCTTGGACATTCACGTTATGCAAATGTTCAATTGTCAGAGGCCGATGTCGATATTGTTATGAACCGCATACTCTCGCGAACGCTGCGTCCAATTATGTTTGAAAGCTTTGCACACGCATTCGAACAGATGACAACGAAGGACCAATTTACGGAGCACATGAAAAGCACTTTTGGTGACAGATACGGCCCAGTTGCGAAAAAGTTGGTGCGTGAAAACAAGTTTGTTGTTGAGGCATTTAACAAAAATAACACATTAGATGTCCTTCTCATGCAACGCATAAAAGCAGAGGCGATTCCTCACATGATTTTGAACACAAACGACTTGTTTGCAGGAGTACCCAGGCCATTTCAATAATCGAAAAATATAATTTTGTTCCGAAGTCTTAGTAAGACAACAATGTCGCGCATTCCTCAATTGCGCGGGACGTTTCTGAACCAGAAAAAGGTACTCATTGCAGATGGTTCAATACAACCATCGAGCAATGAGTTTTACGATTTGGGGTCTCCAACGATGCGTTGGAAGGAATTATACCTAGCAGGTTCAACCATCAATCTGGGTGGTACAGCACTTTCTGCGAGCACATCGGGTGGCCTTGTTCTTGAAACAGATGGTGTTCAGTCATCGATTCTCACATATCAAAATGGAACATTTTCCGTTCCAATTCTTGAAACGACGGACAAGCTCATCACCAGCAAAATTGAAAGCAGTAATATGGCACCCATTGACTTTAGCGCGGCATCCATCTGTAATATTAACAACTTGAATGTATCAGGCAATATTTATAAAAATGGGCTTTATGTTGCGCTTGCGACACCTACATACCCTGCTTCCCAACTGTCTGGCATTCTTTCTGTCGCACAAGGTGGCACAGGTTCTTCCAACTTGACGGCAGGCAAGCTCCTTGTTGGGAATGGAACGTGTAACGTACTTCAACCAAATGCGCTTCATTGGGATAACACTTTAGGCTATCTAGGAATTGGTACAGATGTACCGCTGGCACCTCTGCATGTTTCAGGGTCGATGCTCGTCAACAATGAAGACGTGTCGACTTGTAATGTAATGACTTTGCAAAGCGCAGGTGACAGTGTATTCGTGGTAACAACTGATGGGTACGTTGGCATAGGTGTGACGAACCCCACAACACACAAGCTACATGTGGTTGGAGACACACGCATTGAGGGGAACTTAACCGTAAATGGTTCATATACGATTGTTGATACAAATGTAAACACTTCTGAGCAAATGAGCATCACAAATGATGGCACTGGCCCTGCGCTTATTATCAACCAAAAGGGCGCTCAACCAGTTCTTGAAGTTCAAGACGATGGTGTTCCTGTCTTGAAAATAGTTGATGGTGGAAATGTTGGCATTGGAACTACGATTCCCCTACAAAAATTGCATGTTGCTGGTGGATTGCAATTGTCTGATGCCCCTTTCTACAACAACATGTGGACATCTTCCACAACGTACCCTATGGACAACAACTGGGAAAGTGTGTGCTGGGCTCCGGAGATTGAAACGTTTGTTGCCGTTTCGTCTACAGGTACCGTCAATCGCGTGATGACATCGGCAAACGGAACAACGTGGGTTTCACGTGTCGCTGCTGCAGATAACGAGTGGAAAAGCGTTTGCTGGGCACCAGCTTTGTCTCTCTTCGTTGCTGTTGCATCATCGGGCACAGGTAACCGTGTCATGACAAGTCCAGATGGTGTGACATGGACATCGCGAACATCTGCAACAGAAAATAACTGGACATCAGTTTGCTGGTCTTCTGCATTGTCGCTGTTTGTTGCGGTTGCATCCTCTGGAACAGGTGACCGCGTAATGATAAGTTCCAATGGAATCAACTGGACAAGCAGCGCATCTACATCAGACATTGCTTGGTTGTCGGTATGCTATGCATCGGGACTATCTTTGTTTGTTGCAGTTGGTTTTGGTGGGGTTATGACAAGTCCAGATGGCATCACATGGACAGCACGGGCGTCGCCATATTCACCCAATCCATCGTGGACATCCGTGTGCTGGTCTCAAGAATTGTCCCTTCTTGTTGCCGTTTCAAATGGTGGAACCTCAACAAGTTATCAAGGAGCAATGACAAGTCCCAACGGCACAACATGGACATGGAGAGGAACTCAAAATGCAAGTTGGACATCCGTGACATGGGCGCCAACACTTGCGCTATTTGTCGCTGTTGCTAAATCGGGCACAGGCAACCCAATAATGACAAGTGCCAACGGTATAACATGGACGAGAATATACGGTCGCGCCGAAGACAATGACTGGAACTCTGTTGTTTGGGCATCAACCTATTCCTCTTTAGTTTCAGTTGCCTCATCTGGGTCTAGACGCGCAATGATAAGTACTTACCTGTACCCGAAATTTGAATGGACATCATCAAACACAACAGTGACTGGGGATTTATACGTGGGTGGTAATGTGGGCTTAGGAACAACAGCTCCGTTGACAAAACTGCATGTAGAAGGCGGAATAAGTGCAACTACAATTGCATGCTCGTCACTTACAGTTTCGTCCACAACGAAAGTGAACAACCTCAATGCCGATTTACTTGACGGTTTGGACAGCACGTACATAATGAATTACAATAATTTGATTAACAAACCATCTACGGTATCATTATGGACTGCAAATGGTAGTAACTTGTATTACAATAGTGGATTTGTTGGTATTGGAACTGTAACCCCTCTAGTATCTCTTGACATACGAACAACAGATGCTATTCTTTTACCGAAAGGAACAACTGAACAACGCCCAGTTGGCGTAAAAGGATACATTCGCTACAATACGACCATTGATAAGTTTGAAGGTTATGGTGCAGGAAACGCATGGGGTGCCATTGGTGGTCTGACAAGTCCAGATGGGTTAACGTATGCAACTGCTTCTGAAAGTGGAAGTAATGATTTGCGATTCTACACAAATAATGTGAATCGCATGATAATTGATAGCAATGGAAATGTTGGCTTTGGAACAACTGCGCCCTTGTGTACTGCTCATATTGAAGGGACGTTTCAAGTGGCTGTTGCAAACTCTACAAAATTAATTGTATCAGCCGCTGGATACGTTGGAATAGGCATTTCAACACCAACACAAGCACTTGATGTGAATGGAAATGTCAAGACATTGAACATGTACTCTTCAAGCAATGTTGGCATCGGTACAACTCAACCATTGGCTCGTCTTGACATAGGTGCAGGAACGTCCACAGTTGCTCCAATTTTGCTGCGTTCTGGAGTAACTCTTACAACACCACTTGCAGGGTCTTATGAGTATGATGGCAATGCCATGTATGCAACAACAAATGCGGTTCATGGAAGAGGAGCCATTCCCATTTTGCTGTTTACAACCGGCGCAGGTCCGACCGTTGCAGCGCCTGTACTTGGCACCAATTGTCCAGTATTTCCCACGACAAATGATGCACTCAATGTTGTTGCTGCAACGTACCGTATACGAGGCGTAATTGGCGTTGTATGCGCAGGTACGGTCGCAAACATTTTGAGGTTGAGTATTAAAGGTCCAGGAACAGCTGTTGTGTCAAGCATTGCATATTCTGCAACGGCTACAAATGGCAATGCGACAACACCACTTTCGGCTACAATGTCTTACATAACAACCGAAATTGCTGCGGATGTTACACCAGCGTCTGCTGTGGCAGCTACGAATAGAACGATAATGATTGATGGATTCATAAGAATTGGCACAGCAGGCACATTGACACCGTCGGTGAGTTTCAGCGCCGCACCAGGGGGAGCATTGTCCTTCAAGGCCAACAATTTCTTAGAATTCACACCCATTGGCTCAAACACAGTTGTGTCATGCGGCTCTTGGGCTTAATCGTAATAAGATGAGGTGATGTTTAATATTGATTTTTAACCAAATATAATTTGTGATAAACACGTAGTATATTAGGAAGGCAGATATGCAGAGTGCTCCAAAGATAAGAGGAGATGGAACAAGCTACTTTATTGTTCACAACAGCCTTTTGCCATCGAGTAATTTGCATTATGATTTGGGGTCATCAAATGCACGTTGGAACGAACTGTACATATCGAGTTCTACCATTCATGTTGGAGATTCTGCTTTGAAAACAAACGAGGCGGGTGGACTCGTGATTGAAAATGGAGGAGTCGAAAGCACAGTTGCAATCGCTGAAGGAGAAACGTCCTCGCTCATGAAAGTTTCACTATGTGAAGCAACTGAAAAATTAAGAACAAATGTCATTGAAGCGTCTAACATGACACCCATTGATTTCAGCCTTGCCTCAATAACCAATATTCAAGATGTGAGTATATCTGGAGACTTTCAGGTGAATGCTCAAACCGCATTGTATACAGAAAATTCAAATGGGCTAATGAAATACAACTGTTCAAACCTAGTTGGCGTTGTTTCATCTTTAAACAGTGGACTAGGGTTGACAGAGTTCGAATCAGGTAAGATAATCGTTGGAAATGGCGCTTCTTCTGGCATGTATTTCGATAATACGACAAGCTATCTTGGAATTGGAACTGGTGCACCGCTTGCGCCTTTGCATTCTCAAGGTTCTATTTTAGTCAATAATGAAGATGTTACGACCTCAAATATAATAACGCTACAAAGTGCGGGTGAGAGTGTGTTGGTCGTTGACAGTGATGGAAATGTTGGAATCGGTGTGACAAACCCAACAATGCATAAGTTGCATGTTGTAGGAGACACACGCATTGAAGGTGATCTTGACGTAAATGGGATGCAAACGAGTTATAACTCGAATGTAGCAAACACTGAACAAGTTTTCATCACAAATGATGGAACTGGGCCTGCACTCATTGTAAACCAAACTGGTGCGCAACCCATACTAGAGGTTCAAGACGATGGTGTTCCGGTCTTGAAGATAGTAGATGGTGGAAATGTTGGCATCGGAACCACAACCCCTTTGCAAAAACTACACGTGCAAGGGAAAACATTAATTTCATATGGTTCATCTTATCAATATGGTTGGACTGGATATAGAAGTAACGGTGTATCAGACACCTCATTGACATCAGTATGCTATGCACCTGAATTATCTCTATTCCTTGCAGTAAATAAAAGGGGGTCGGCTGGCTACGTTACAAAAAGTAGCGATGGGATGTATTGGTTACGTTCCGCAATTACACCAACAATATATGTAACAGACCTTTACGGAGATACTGCGCTCCCCGTTATTAGTTTTGTTTGTTGGTCGTCCGATTTAGGTATTTTCGTAGGTATATCAAATTTTGCATTTTTGACAAGCTCGAATGGCGTAAATTGGACCAAAAGAGATATTCCTGTAAAAGGTTATTGGGTAAGTGCTTGTTGGGCACCTGAGTTGGGATTATTTATTGCTGTTGCTGAGTGGTGTACAACAGGTACATATAACACATACACCGGTTATTACGGGAATGTATATCAATATCCTATTTTAGAAAATGGGGGAATTATGACAAGTCCAGACGGAATAACTTGGACAAAGCGTGTGTCTCCACTATTTATTTATCAAAGCGTTTGTTGGGCACCTGAAATTCCATTATTGGTCGTTTCAGGTAAATCGGGAATTATACTGACAAGTCCAGATGGAATAACATGGACTCAAGCCACTACACCCACAAATCAACAAACATGGATTTCTGTGTGTTGGTCACCAGAGCTTCATCTCTTTGTCACTTTAGCTTCGACAAACGATGATGTTTATGTTGGTGGTGTTTACATTACAATAGGAAAGGTAATGACAAGTCCAAATGGTTTAACATGGACACTGCAACCAGTAACATTTTTTAGCTATGATTACACAATGGGGTCCGTTTGCTGGTCACCTCAATATAACATTTTTTTAGCTGTAGGCACTTGGGGTGGAAACAGAGTAATGACAAGCCCAGATGGAATCAATTGGACGTTTCGAGTCTCTTCAAATGATTATAATGAATGGGAGTTCGTTATTTGGGCTCCTCAAATTTCGAAGTTCGTGGCTGTTGCGAATTATGGAACACTGCGAGTAATGCTCAGTACGACGAAAACACCCAGTTTATCATACTTGAGCGGAAAAACCAACATGACAGATCATATGTATGTTGATGGAAATGTAGGTATTGGAACAACTTCATCTTTGGCAAAGTTACACATCGAAGGAAGTCTGAAGGGAACGTCACTCGTTTCGACTATAGAAACGGGGCAATCCCCACTGATTGTATCATCCTCAACAAAAATAACAAATCTGAATGCTAATTACGTCGATGGTCTTGACCGAAATGGTTTATTAGAATTTACGACTCGCTCGAACTTACCAGTATTTGATTATAATCCATGGACACAATCCAACACTACGACCGTTGTGAATCCCTCTAGTAATATTGGTATTGGAACTACCACACCAAGCGTTGTATTAGACATCAACAGTACAGATGCTTTACTAATTCCAAAAGGAACGTCAGCACAACGCCCTGTAGTGGGCGTGCAAGCACCAGGTCACTTGCGTTACAACACAACAAACGAGAAGTTTGAAGTATTTTCAACAGCGACATCTTGGAATACATTTGACGTTCGTTCAAGTGATGGGTTTACTAACTTAACAACCTCCACGAATCTGACGATGAGCACAAAAAATGCTTTAAACAAAGAGAGCGTGCGAGCGACAATTCTATCTAGCGGTAACATTGGAATTGGAACCATTGTGCCAGCAAATACATGCCATGTTGTTTACCCATTTCAATACGACACATACCCCCCTACAAGTCTCACCGGAAATACAACAACAATAAGTGGAGCTAAATATGGAAATGGAACATACATATGTTCAGAATCATCGACCTATGTTGCTCAAAACCAAAGTTACAGAATGTTTGATAATAGTTACGTCGGAGATGCATGGTGGATGTCTACACAAACGTACACACAACAAGGGGTATACTACGGGACATCAAACACTTTAGTGGACTCGACTCAAGTTGCAGGAGAATGGGCTCAAATACAAATACCCTCGGCGATTAACCTTACATCCTATTCTATTGCTCCGAGGTATGATTCGTCTGGTTATATGAGAGAACGTCGCTCTGTACGTACATGGGTTTTGGCGGGATCTACAAATGGAACTACGTGGTCGCTCGTTGATGCTAATTTCAAAGCTGCATGGACAGAAGATGCTCATACAGAATATGTACTGTCAAATCAACCTGCTGCATATTCATACTACCGCATTATTGTTAAAGATGTGGGTAATCCCTTATTTTCTGATTGCACTCATGCAACGATACATGAAATGAAGCTATATAGCAATACTGTCGATGGGATTGTTTCGTTCCCTAACTCACATTGTTTTAATGTGAATAATGGAGCTTCCTCGAAACTTTCAGTTGCATACTCTGGAAAAGTCGGAATAAATAAGTCAATACCAACTGAAGTAGTTGACGTTAGTGGAAATGCAAACACTATTAATTTATTTACATCAGGTGGTGTTGGAATCGGGACAACACTTGTAACAGCGAATCTCGATATCATGGCAGCTACATCAACATCAACATCCCTTTGTGTACGCCCTGGCGCAAGTCTTACAGCGCCCATTAGTGGAGCATATGAGTATGACGGCGATGCCATGTATGCCACAACCAGTGCAGTTCATGGGCGAGGAGTTCTTCCTTCGCAGATGTTCACGATGGGCGCAGGTGTAACGGTCGCAACGCCGCTAATCAGTACCAACTACCCAATATTTCCTCTTGCAAATGATGCAGTCAGTGTTGTCGCTGCAACGTACCGCATTCGTGGCGTTATTGGCGTCGTGTGTGCGGGCACGATTGCAAATATTTTGAGGTTAAGCATCAAGGGGGCTGGTTCAGCTATAACATCAAGCATTGCTTACACAGCAACTGCGACAAATGGTAACGCAGCGACACCTACAGGGTTCCAAATGTCTTACATAACATCTGATGTAGCCGCTGATGTCACCTCAACATCTGCTGCAGCTGCTACAAATAGAACAATCTCTATTGAAGGTATCATTAGAATTAGTGTTGCAGGAACACTGATACCATCCGTACAATTTAGTGCCGCACCTGGTGGAGCTTTGTCCTTTAAGGCAAGCAACTTTTTGGAGTTGACTCCAATGGGTTCTTCATCAGTATCGCTAGTTGGCCAATGGATACCGCGCCCACTTGGCATATACACAGAGTATGGAAGGTCGGGTGAGGGATGTCGCCATCATGCTTCACGTGCTGGAGGTTTAAACTTTATTACATATAGTAATGAATTTCAAAATGTACGGTCTGTTGAGTTTTACAATGATATTGTAAAATCAACAACAAAGAAATTCTATGTGTACGATTACAGAGTTGCATGGACCCTTGAAGCTGCTGCAACCTATAGTGGTGCATGGGAAGGTGTCGAGTTTACCTGCACAAATGATTGTGCAGTTCTAGATACAACGGATGGGGGAGGGTCAATTTGGTTGAACTTTACACCTCCTACATATTTCAAGGAGCACCACTGGCTATGGTATAAAATAGTGAACACACAAAATGGACCAGCCCCGTCAATTACTTCAGGATTTCCTGCAAATATTGTTCAATCTACTAAGCTTGCACAATACTCAACGTCCTACACATTCACTGGCACAGCAAGTGTGGGTACCATAGTATGGTCAATTTCTCCTACAACGTATGGAAATATCAACTCAAGCACAGGAGCATTAACATTGACCTTCCCACAAGGTACAACTGCAATGGGAACATTTGTTGTTACTGCTACAGATTCAAATGGACCCGCAGTTCGAGCGTGGACATACACAGTTTCGGATGGAACAGTGCCATCCAGCACATGGGCTGTCCTTGAAGCATCTGCACTATCACAAAACAACAACACGACAGTGTCAGCATGGGGAACAACGCGCTCCTTTACGCAAGCGACTGAGGCAAACAAACCAACATACTTTGCAACAGGAGGTTACAACAATGGTCCGTACGTGTTTTTCAACAGGACAAACAGCGCATATTTGAATGCAGGCAGCCAAACTATGAACATGAGTACAAATGGTGGCTTTACGGCGGTATGCTTGATTAAGTTTACAGGTGCTTTGGATTATTGGGAGCGTATTTTTGATTTTGGAAATGGACCCAATTCAAATAATTTAATTCTTGCACGACACAGTAACACATTTAACTACAATTTTTCAATGTATGATCCCAGAATAGAGTTAGTAACTTGGAATGAAAATCCCATTGTTCAAGAAGTGTGGAATGTTGTAACAGTAAGATACATCCCAAATAGTAAATTTCAGATATTTAAAAATAATGTTGTCATTTCAGAGGTTGCGATAAGTACAAATTACACCAATCGAACTTTTGCAAATACATTTATTGGCCGTTCGAACTGGTCCGACCCTTACTTGAATGCACAAATGTCGAAATTGTTTATTTATGACCGTGCATTGTCGGACTCTGAAATGACGAACTTGTACGTTTACATGCTCATTAATCAACCGCAACCAATCATAACGTCAACAAAGCCTGACAACTTTAGTGCACTAAATAGCACCGCGACGACTAGTTATGTGAAGTCATATACATTCACGGGAACTGCTAGCGCTGGTAGCATCACTTGGTCGCTAACGCCAACGACATATGGCAATATCAACTCTAGTACCGGTGCATTGACACTCACATTCCCACAAGGCACAACCGCTTCAGGAATATTTGTTGTTACAGCAACGGACTCCAATGGAGCTGTGTCGCAATCATGGACATACTCAGTTAGTAATACATCACCATTCCAAGAATTCCAACAATGTCGATTCCATTTTTCAAGGGCTGGAGGTATGCTATTTGAGGATTCCACAGGTGCAGAGAATGCTCGATCTGCCAGCTTTTACAATGCTATTATTGCGTCACCAACCAAGAAGTTTTACATCTATGATTACAAAACACTTCAAGGTGCAGCTGACACTACAAACAGTGGTTTATGGGAGGGAGTGGAATTCACATGTACCAACACAAGTACCAAGGATATTCCATTTACAAATTATTACTGGTTTAATTTCACACCTACTACTTACTTCAAAGAACACCATCATGCATGGTTCAGAATACCAAATTAAAAATAAACATTACTCATCTCATTCCCATCCCATTAAAAGCTTACTTCCGGAAGTCGGAAGGCGCTACCAACATCTTGTTTTTGAATCTCTTTGTAATTGAACTTGAAAGATGAATAGCCGCACACACCCGAATCTTGGGCAACGGCCTTCTCTTCGTCATCTTCATCAATTGCTGGGAGCGACGACGTCTTACGACCCGCGAGCAGAGACATGTACATATCCTCGTCCAGCAGAATCTCGCAATCGCCCGTTCCACACGGTGGCAATTGGCCAAGCATGATGTTCGCAGAAACGCCATTGATTTTGTCGTAATCGCTGAAGACGCTTGCATTGATGAGCATGTCTGTGGTCTCCTCGAAACTCGATTTGGCGAGAGGACCCACGTCGCCGCGGTTAATGCCGTGACGGTCAATGCTCATCAGATTGCCGCGATGCGTCATGGTGTCAATGAGGAGAGACACGTGGCGGTAGTTGACACTCGACTCCTTGATGACCTCTGTAATTTCCGCATAAAGGCTATTGCGCGCCGCTTCGACACCAAGCACCGCGTAGATTTCGCGGGGGTCATTGCTTACGGTGCGAGTGCTGTCTACGTTCGGGTTCGCTAGAATCTCGGCGAGGTTGCTGCCATCCGTGTCGAGAACCCATACCGCCTTTTTCTCAAATGTCTGAGTTTCAGAGTTGTAGTGCTCCACGGCCTTTGCATGCATCGACACCTTGCGAATGCGCTCCATGCCTTTGATTGGCTTGTGAATGAGCGTTTGCTCAAGTGCCTTTAGAGCCGCCACTTGGTCGTACGATGCATCCTGTTTCGAATCGTTGTCGTTCAGAGATACGCGCATCACCAACTCTTGTGCATTGTCATCACTAAACAAGCAGCTGATGCCAGTGTTGCCAGCCATGAGCCGTAGATAGATGTCGGTCATCGTGAGACGCGCCGCGTGCAGCTTGGCTTTATTGATGCGCATGCGAAGGACCCACGGGGACCCTGCGCCGCATTGGGGCATGATGCTCGCAAACTCGCTATATGTATCCAGCCATTCACGGTCCTCTGGAATGTTCGATGCGAAGCCGCCACCCGCACCAGCCGGGTCGTAGTAGATTTCAGTGCTTTCAATGACGTGCTCCAGGCGCGTCGTCTCGAGGCTGCGAAGCACTTGCATCGCACGCTCCTTGGCCTCGCGCACGCGCGGGTCTGCATGAATGCCCTCATTGTCCGTTTCAATGGGATTGCTTACCGTCGCAATGTCAGATTTGAGGTAAATCGTCAGCGATGGCGTCTTCATGTTCTTGGACACGGAGAGAAGCTCCTTGATGCGAGGAACGCCACTAGTTGCCTTAACTGCTGCAGCCGTACCAGACACGTGGAAGGAGTTGAGCGTAAGTTGAGTGAGAGGTTCGCCCAGTGACTGTGCGGCAATAATGCCCACCATTTCGCCTGCAGGCGCCACGGCCTCCTTGAAGTAGCGGCGCACTTCTTGCACCACCCACTCAAAGACGCTCTTTTTCATTCGCATTCCCATAATCAAAGGCTTGGGCGAAAGGAAAGCGCGGATGAGCATCTGCGCGTACATTGTCCCTTGCTCCATACGAGTGATACGTAGTTCCTTGATGAGTTCGTCAATGGCATCGAGAACAACCATTGGTGTCAGGTCGGTAGGCGCATCTGCAATGCCCACAAGCTTGGAACGCTCGTGGGCGCTCTTGAGGATGCGGTCGAAAGGAATGGGGTAGAAAATGTAGTTACGCTTCTCGCCACCAAAGATTGTTTCCAGAAGGTACGCACGTTCAGTGACTAGTGTTGTGAAGTGCTCCTCCGCACGCTTTGCCCAGTTGCCCTCCTTCTTCATCGCAGCCATAGCATTCTCACTTAGGTAGGCCTCAAGTGGGTCGGTTGTGCGAAGGTGAAACTCGCGGTCCATTTCGAAGATGTTTTTATGCATTGTTGGCACGACTTGCTTCTCAATCTTTGTGCCCTCCATACCGTCTTCGCCGTAGAGGAATTGCATCACGCTGCCCGCAGCGTTGCGAACAGTTTGGTCGTAATAGATTTTTGCGTCCTCCATGGCTTTAATGAGACGACGTTGTATGTACCCTGTTTCTGACGTCTTGACTGCAGTGTCAATAAGGCCTTCGCGTCCACCCATAGCATGGAAGAACACTTCTTGGGGCGTTAGCCCGCTAATGAATGAAGACTCGACAAAGCCACGTGATTCAGGGCCGTCGTCATACTTGCAGAAGTGGGGGAGTGTGCGGTCCGTAAAGCCATACGCGACGCGCTTGCCATCCACATTTTGCTGTCCCACCGCCGCAATCATCTGAGACACGTTCAGGTCCTTGCCCTTGGAACCCGACTTGACCATGTTCATCAAGCGATTGGTCTTGTCATCGATTGTTCGCAGACCGACGTTACCAGCCTTTTTCATTGAATCGTTGAGAATGTTGATGATTTCGCGCTCGAAATTGTCGTGGTTGTTAAACATGGACGTGTTTTCCATGTTGCCACGACGAACATCATCAAGGCGCTTGTAAGCCTCTGCCTTCATGGTTGCAATAACGGCCTTTAGTTCAACATTAATTTCCTCGCTCACAGCCAAGTCCGAGATGCCGACGCTAAAGCCAGCCGTCATAAGCCAGCGGCACACCAGGCGCTGTAGGTTGTCGAGGAAGCGGCGGACCTCGAAAGGCCCGTAATCATGGAAGATGACAGGCAGAAGGCCGCGCGACATGTCGCTGAAAACGTCCTTGTCAATAAAGCCCTCTGTGAGCTTGCTGTTCAGAATGAGCACCTTTTCCTTGGCCTTGTTGGTCGTGTTGATGTGTAGCAGCGGTGGCAGAATCGCTGAAAATGCTTGACGACCAGTAAAGGTGTGTGCGCCTCCCTCGGTTTCGGGCAGGCGGCCATCGAAGTATGAATTGAACATTTGCAGGTTGGCAAAGGTCTTTTCGTGAATGCGAGTGTGCGCTTTTGTGATGCGATACGAGCCAACCATGGTGTCTTGAATGACCTCAATAATCGGCTTGGCGTCCTTGGGTGTAAGAATGTGATAAGGCACGCTTGAAAAGTCCATGAGTTCGCTCATAGTTTGAATGGATTGCGAACTGTGCAAATTCATTTCGTCACCATCGAAATCTGCATTATATGGGTTGCACACCAGCGGGTTAAGGCGGAACGTCTGAAAAGGCATGACCTTCACACGATGGCACAACATGCTCATCTTGTGCAGCGACGGCTGGCGGTTGAAAAGCACGTAATCGCCATCGCGCAAATGCCTGTCCACGATGTCGCCGACCTTAAGGCTTTCTGCAATTTTCTCTCGGCTCGCCTCGAAGCGCAGCGTAAATGTCTTTCCTTGGTCCGCACTCCGCACATACTTGGCACCAGGCCAGTTATCAGGGCCATTGCGCACGAGCTGGCGCATTTCGTCCATGTTGTAGCTGTTGACCGTCTCTGGGAAGGACAGTTGAATGGCAACCTTGTAAGGCACACCGAGCTCATCCATGGAAATGTAGGGGTCTGGCGTGATGACCGAACGGGCACTTTGGTCCACACGCTTACCATTTAGATTACCACGAATACGGCCTTCCTTCTTTTTCAAGCGGTCGCTAATGCTCTTGAGCTTGCGACCATTGCGTTGCTGCGCTTGCGGCAGTCCAGGAATCTGATTGTTCAGAAACGTCGCGCAATGGTATTGCAGCACCATTGTCGTGAGCCGCAGGTACTCCTCCGTGACAGCGCCACGCTCGATGCGCTGCTTGAGCTGCGTGTTGACCTTGACGATGTCGCTCAGTTTGTGCGTCAGGTCGTCCTCGCGACGCTGGCCATTCTCCTCGATGATAGAGGGTCGCACAGCCGGCGGCGGCACTGGCAGCACCGTGCAAATCATCCACTCTGGGCGATTCCACTTGGGATTAAAGCCAAAGAGCTCCATATCAGCGTCGGTGATGCGCGTGAAGATTTTCAGCACGTCATCAGCAGAGTACTCCTTCTTGACGACCTCTGCCTCCTTGTCCTTGGGGTCCTTCCACTCCACCACAATTTTTAGAGCTCCATCTTTAATGTATTTTGTGGGCACGGCTGCGCCGCAACCGGGGCGCCCATTTTCCTCCTTCGAATCCATGTCATCGCCACAAGCCTTAATGCGTGTGTTTCCACATAGGCCGACCATGCCATCGTGACGCTTGGCTAAGTTCTTGATGTGCGAAATACGAGTGGCCTCGTCACGCAGCTCCTTCACCGTGCTGTTGGGGGAGACCAGAACACGCGAACAACGATGGCACACGCATTTCAAGACCTTCTTTGCATGCTCAAAGAGCATCGCCTGATACACAGGGCGCGCCAAGGTAATGTGACCAAAGTGACCAGGGCAGAAAATGTTCTTCTGCTGGCACGTGTCGCAATAACGATTGTGCTCCAACACACCCATGCGCGGGTCGAACAAGCCGCCCACAACGGGAACACTGCCTGTATATGTGTCGGTCTTGGTCACCTCCACCACCGACCGCCTTACTATTTCTTCCGGGCCAAGCACGCTAAATTGAATACCGCGTACAACATCTATGTCTTGATCGTATGATAGTTCCTTGTAGATAGACATGTTTGATTACGGCACAAATATGAGACGCTTTTGGTGCGAAGAAATATCACAGGCTCTGTAAGAGCCGTAGATTTTATAATAGGGGTGTATTTGTCTAAGTAGGGAACAAAATCCTTTTTTTCACAGGGAAGAAAAATTGACATCAGGCCCCAATTTCTCGTGTTTACATAAATGCACTCATCTAACCAAACCGACAGTGATAGTGATTACGTGCCCGAGTCAGAAGAAGAAGAAAGTGACGACGACAACAGTACAGAAATGGCGGACGACACAGACGGTGAAACCATCAACAGCGAGAGCGAGCTCAGCGACGATGAGGGTTCTACTGACTCGGACAGCCTTGCCGACTTCATTGTCGATGACGACGATGACGATGACACCGACGATGATGACACTCCAATCATCCCTTTCGCCAAAATGGGGCGCGGCTTTCGCACCCTTCGACACCCATGCGCTCGACTAAGCCGTATGCTATGTGCACTTCGAGGAAAGGCAGTTGACGCCGCCAAAGACGAGGTGACAGACGAGGCCGACTATGAAGGAACAACAACATCCGACACACGCAAGCGTAAGCGCAATCCTCGCATTCCGCACTACACACGAGAAGAAAACGAATACTTTTACACAAAGATGTCACCAGAGGAGCAATCAGCCATGCAGCTTATGGAAAATTCATTAAACGTGACGACGATGACGGAGGGTGGCGCAATAGAAAGCCTTTCGAAAATGCCATTGCGCTTTCGCCTTCTCTCGTCCTCTGCAGATGTGATTACGAAAAGGCTTCTTCTGACCAAACTTGAAACTCTTAACAACATGAATGGAAACGAAGGTGACTACCACAAGTCGTCGCATTGGATGCAGTGTGCCATGCGCCTTCCTCTCGGAAAGTACATGAAGCTTCCAATTGACAAAGACCAAGGCGTTCCAGCAATTCGTGGCTTTCTCGAAGAGACGCGCACATCGTTGGATAATGCAGTGTATGGCCACCGAGACAGCAAAGAGCAGATTCTTCGCATCCTCGCTAAGTGGATTTCTAACCCACAATCACGCGGCCACTGCATCGGCATTCAAGGTGCAATGGGTGTCGGCAAGAGCTCGCTTGTGAAAGAGGGCATTGCAAAGGCCTTAAACCTTCCCTTCGCATACGTGGCTCTGGGCGGCGCCAGCGACGGGGCTTTCCTCGAAGGCCACAGCATCGCATACGAGGGCTCCATGCACGGAAAGATTGCCGAGGTTGTGATGAAAGCAGGATGCATGAATCCCGTCATCTTCTTTGATGAGCTCGACAAGGTCAGTGAGACTGCAAAGGGTGAAGAGGTGGCGAACATTCTGGTGCATCTCACCGACCCCGCACAAAATGAGCACTTCAATGACCGCTTCTTTACTGAAATCGACTTAGACTTGTCTAAGGCGCTCATGGTATTTGCATACAATGATGAATCAAAGATAAATCCCATTCTCTTGGACCGAATGACCATCATCCGAGCCAATGGCTATAATAACGCCGACAAGCATGCCATTTCAAAGAAGCATCTCATCCCCAATATCATGGAGCAACATGGCATTCCACAAGATACGCTCGCATTTACCGATGATATTCTCAAAACAATTGTGGAACGCGTTCCGGAAGAAAAAGGCGTGCGCAACCTTCGCCGTGGACTTGAAAGCATAATCAGTTGGTACAATATGTTGCAATACCTCCCTGACCCTGAGTTTGAGTTTAACCCTGACTCAAACTTTGAAATCAGCGAGGCCTTTGTTCGAAAGTATCTCAAAAAACAAGGAGGAACATCTGGCATGCAAGAGCATGTAGCTCAATCAATGTACATGTAGTCGAAGTACACGCATAATTTTTGTAAACCAATACCATTGCAATAAGTAGAGTGCCCCTAAAATCGTATTACACAGCACGTACGCACCCATATGCAAATCAGGCAAGTACAACGCATCTATGTAAGTGAATTTTAGCACCATGGGGTATAAAACGATGCGAAAGGCGAAGAAGACGCCTGAAAATAGTGTGAATGTCGTTTTTGCTAGTGCATCCATGCGATTGTGATGCGCCCATTTTGATATGTATAAAAATGGTGACGATGCCGTAAACACGCCAAACACTATGAGCATAGGTTGTGTGTATCCCGAAACGAGAGCGCCTGTAATTGCAAGAAGAGCACCCGCGTGATGTAAGGCATATATGACATCCTTGAACAATACCTCTTCAATAAAATGAACAACGTAAAATATGCATTCATTATACACCGCAATGGTCAAACTAGATGGCATAGGGGCATATCTCACAAAAAATGCGGCTGGATTCAGACATTCAACGAGCGCAAAACATACCACTGCAAGATTCCATGTTGCGCTGAGAGCACGGTTTAAGTCTTTATTTGCCCTACTCAGCGTCAATCCGGTATGCACGAAAAGGCATACCACAATCGAGACATCCATCATATGGCTATTTGTACTCTATTGTGCTTAAGTGCCTTGCCATAAAAATACCACACATACTTGTTGCAACATAGGTTACCAAATGCAATGGTAGATGCAGATGTTCTTGGATGCGTCCAAGCTTTGCGGGATAGTACCAAGTGGCGGTGTAAGCAATGGTGGTTACATACCAAGCTACGAGCCAAGAGGGACATAACAATACCAGTCGCCCGTGTTGGTAAACCATGTTAAAGACGGCTGTTTGGTCGGCCACAATTAAAGCCTTATTAGTCGGATTCTGATGGTGGTATATGGAGGAGAGCATGAGTGCCAACCATGTGTAATTTAATATGGGAAGTGCGCTTGTGAGAAGTATATTTGGAAGAAAGACAAGACATGCAAATGATAGCGTACTGTGACGCAATCTGACAATGCCAACCGCATCTAAACAACTTGTCATCATACCGAATATACACACAAAAAACGGACCTATTACAACACCTTTGCTAATTCAATAACGAGCTCAACGTCTTTCCATTGCACGACGCTATGCTCGCGATGGTCGGCGACGCGCTTGCTGCGCGTGAAAAGTTCAAGCCACCATGCCTCAACTTGACGATGAAATGCATCGAGCTCATGAGGCAGCCATTTCTTTTTGGTATCATCGCATGCCTTTTTTACGAGAAAGGCGAATGTTTTGGCGGGAATGATGAATGCAGTTTGCGCATCGTCTTCACCGGCATTTGCAAAAGCAGAGTTGGTTCCTTGCTCTTGCAAATAACGGTGTAGACCGACGCGCATTTCTTCGGTCATTGTCCCACTCACATGTTTAATGTCGGCTAATTTTGCCATGCGTTGTACCATTGGTTTTTTTAAGCGGCCGAAGCCGTCGGGAAAGGCTGCCATGCCTACAAAATTACGATAAACAAAAAATATCAAATAAAACGCGCTAAGAGTAAGAGAGTCATGGCTGCCGCTACAACGCCAAAGTTGGTAGATGGCGTTCCATGGTGGCTACAACAGTTGGCTGTGTCTACGGGTGTCTTTTCAGGCCCCGTAAAGCCTTTACCCCCACCCGCACTTCCAGCTGCATCGACAATGAAAGTCGCGACTACAAATCCAGCGACCAGTCTTCCAACCAACATTACATTTCTTTCGCCAAGCGAGACATCTGATTTCCTAAAGGGCGATAGTGATGGTTACGTAAGTAAAATGACGCGCATGGATTTTGTTGCACGTGGCATGGCACCTGATGTCTATTTAACTGCGATATCAGAGGCGGCGCTCCGCACAAAACCATTAATTCCGAGCAATCAACAGAAAATGGTAAAGTGTGTACAGCTTGCAGACGCCTATTTCTATCAGTGTGTTCGTACGCCAATCGATGGCACCAAGGTGGCGCGTATTCCTTGGAAGTTTGGCTTCGTGGAAGGGCAGATTTACGAATATGGCCTTCCTCACACGCGTGCCGACATTATCTTTCTTGCTCCGTCTATCATTTCCACCACGGATGAAGAACTCACTCGGACGTTGGTGCATGAAAAGGTCCACATTTACCAGCGTGCACATTCGGAAGACATTCAACAATGGATTGGGGAAAACTATTACGAAGCATTTGATATGATAAGCAACAGGGACAAAACAAGTGACATACGAAGCAACCCCGACATAGGCGATTGGTACTACATGAAATGCAAAGAAGCGTCTCCTTACTCTATTCCGGGAGCAAGCGAGCCCAAAGCCTCAGAGCTCATGCAGCAACGGAAGATGTGGATGCTTGAAAAGTGCAAACCGATGGCAGCAGTTTACGAAAACAAAAGTAAAGACCCTGAAGGCAACGAAGTGCCAGCCGACCCTTCCAATATAACGCAAGTTAAAGAAGGAACGGGTGGTGCGGACGAGCATCCATTCGAAAAAATGGCTTATGATATTGCTGAAAGATACAATAGCAAATCATGCAAACGTGTCTAAAGCTCAATGGGAGCTATCGGACCTTGCGGTGTGCTCATGACCTTGACCCAAGAGGTACGGGTCTCCTCGGGATACAGAGCGTACATAATACGGCGTTTCGAGAACGTCACGGCCATGTAGCCCGTTGCAAGTTCGCCTGTGCGGACGAACGTGTTCAGAATCTCGGCGAAGCGCACGGCACCGGGATGTGTGCTTTGCTTTTGGTCTTCACCGAGTTGTGCCATAATAGCTTGTGCTTCTTCGTGGCGTTGTTGTTGGCTTTTCATTTGGGGTCCCCTATCAAACTGTTCGAAAAGAAAAGTATTTAAGGATGCGGAGCGGACTCGTATTTATACATGGCGGACGCACAACTAACGGGCCCAACCGGCGCCAATATTTTGGAAATAAAGACTGTTCAGTCGTCCACATTCAAACAGGTTGTGGATGCACTGAAAGAGATTTTAATGGATGTTAATCTGGAGTTTGACGAGACTGGTATGCGTATTGTGGCACTTGATACAACACACGTCGTTTTGGTGCATCTCAAGCTAGATGCGGACAAGTTCGAGACGTATCAATGTGAAAAGAAACTGTATGTTGGCATCAACATCTTGAAGCTGCACGTCCTTATCAAAACCATTACAAACAATGACCTTCTAACGCTTTATGTTGAACGTGATGACCCGAACCGCCTAGGCATTCGGATTGAAAACCCTGAGAAGAACGTCAAGACCAACTACAAACTAAGTATGCTTGACATCAATGTTGTCAACATTCAAATCCCGCCGGCCGAGTTCCAAACAATTGTGTCCATGCCCTCCATGGACTTCCAAAAGATTATTCGTGACATGCATAACCTTGCCGACTTTATTGAGATTCGCAACGTTGAGAATGAGCTTCGTTTCAGCTGCAAGGGCGATTTTTGCACACAAGATACCATTCTAAGCCTGGAAAAAGCATCGAATATGAATATTGTTCGCAACACCGACCGTCCCCATGAAATTATTCAAGGCGTCTTCTCGCTCAAGTATCTTGCCATGTTTACCAAGTGCACCAACCTAAGCAACGTTGTTGAGATGTACTTGAAGAACTCGTTCCCACTGTGCCTTGTTTACAGCGTTAGCTCGTTGGGTACAATTCGTTTGTGCCTGGCTCAACATGACGCGCCCGCATAAAACCATCGGCAATTCCGATACAATCAAAATCTTAAAAATTGATTGTCTCACACAGTTAACAAAACATAACAAGATGGCTACTATCAACTTCTCATCTATCCCCGACCTCACGTTGCCGTCAGCTGATGAACTGAAGGCGTGTTACGTAAGAACGCTTATGCAGATTGCTTCCAATGACGAATTGCCATTGAACGATTATGGATACAATGTTGAACTTTCCGAGATGGACAGACGCGAAGCTCTTAAGCGTGCCATTGCCTCGGCTGGCATCGTGAAGGTGGTAGCAAAGTTGCGGTATCTGGTAGAAACTAACGATGTTCAGTTTCGGATTATCGAGGAAGACTGGAACTGGGCGGCAAACCAGTAGGTGCTTGTGCACCATCATGCATCATTTTTGCATTTGCGTGAGGATTTTCCGGTTCCACACATTATTGTCATTTTATGTTGAAACCATGGCACTGTACGCGAGCGAAATTATATAGCATTTTAGAGTAGTGCAATGAAGCGCCGTTCAAGTCCGCCTACAAACGCTCGAACTACTCGGGCGAGTGAAAACTCGAAAACGATTGCTGCAATGATAGATGTTTCCTTGCAAAATCCAAATCTCTCAATATCTGAACTCAATAACTATATGATTGATAAACCATATAGTTATTGGGATTACAAACATTGGAAAGAACATGTGCATAACTGGATAGCCAAAAACCGTTGGGAACGCATCACCTGGTATGCGAATCAAAGGAAGAGTCGCAAATTTCCTGGGTTTACGTACCTTATGGAGGATATACTGCATGAAGTGCGAATAAAGAAGCCCAATGCACTTCTAAGCTCCCCTTTTTGGAATACAGTTAGTGAAGGAGCACGTGTCGGACAGGTGTGGTGGTCGAACCATGTAAAAAAAGCCATTAGGGAAAATGATGAAAACTACCTCATGATACTACTAAAGAACGATTTATTCATATCCGTTCACGATATTTACTCTCATGTTGGGCATGAATGGAGCGTAGCGTTGAATAACGAAGCCGCTAAGTATATTTATAGAAACAATGAAAACTCCAACATGGTGATCACATTGTATGAAAACAACATACTACGTCTTCAGAGTGAAAATTCCAAGCCGTTTTTCCTTGCCTCTATTGTAAATTTTCCACCGAATCATTTCTTTGTTGTAAAGTCAGATCCATTACTCAATCTAATAGCGGATTGTTTAGAAGGAAAACATGTCGACATTCTTGAAGCCCTACGAAAAAAGATTTCATTTAAGCTAGAAGAAAATCATTATGCTCTCCAAGAGCTATGGATGTATCTCATAGCCAATGATATTGACCAAGATGATCAATATAAAGAAAAACTCTACAAGGCCATGGAATACATTATTAAATCTTATAAAATCAACTTAAACAACACATATCTCAATCTTCGTGACTTTAGAAACTTACTCACAGACATTCTTCGAAAAGAAAGGCTTCCTATACAGCCATTCACAAATCCTCATTTATGGATGAGTGATAATCTTCCAATGATAGCCGCAGCTTTGATGGCAAGAAATAAAAGAGCTGTATTGTTCTTGCTTTCGTTGGGAGCAACATTGAAAAGATGTGCTTTCACTCTTGAAGATGTAACGAAAGACCCAGAAATGTTGAAATTGTTTCATTTGGAAAACAAGGCTACCAAAATTCAGCGTGCATATAAAACTCACTTGTATAACCCCAATCATCCTTCTCAATCGAAGCGAAATAGCAATTGGAAATCCTTGGCACTTAGAGATGCTTCGTAAAGGGGGTTCAATGAGTTTCCATTTGCTAAGTGACTTGCATATCCAGCGGGCACCTTTCGAGCTCACAAAACCACCCAATTGTGAATGTGATTATCTCATTCTAGCTGGGGATATCGGTGAACCTGATTCAAAAGAATATCAGGATCTCATAAAACATGCATCAAATCTTTATGAGCATGTCATTCTTATCAAAGGGAACCACGAATGTCATGTGCATCATCGGACCTTGGAAGAAACTGACGTTCTCATAAACAGTATTGCGAGTCTGTATTCAAATGTAACCTATCTTCATAATTCTGCTATCGAACTTGAGGGCTTTCGAATAGTGGGAACCACATTATGGTCTTTGGTTAAACCTGAGCAAGAAGTGGACGTCAAATGTTTCATTTCGGATTATCGTTACATAAAAAACTGGTCTGTTGAACAAAATAACGCAGAACACCGCAAAGCCGTAGCATATATACACAATGAGTTAAACACGTCCACGAAACCAATCATCATTGTCACTCATCATGCCCCATTCATAATAGGAACCGCCAATCCCATGCACATTGACAGCCCCCTAAAAAGCGCATATGCAACTGACCTGTCCGAAATCATTCGCTCCCCTGCTGTTGTTTGGTGCTACGGTCATACTCATTGGAGTAATATGCAAACAGTTAATGGAGTACAATTGATAAGTAATCAGCGCGGATTACCATACGAAAGCGAAATGTCTGGCTTTAACCCTCATTTTGTTGTTAACACAAAAACAAAAACAAATACTTAATACGCGCGATTCAATTGCTCCTCTTCTGTTTGCTTAGTGCCACCACCATATGCGTAGGCAAACTGTTCGCGTAGCAGAACCTCCGAAAAACTTACCGCCTTCATTGGGTCTTTGTAAAGCGAACATAGCAAACGACCATATTTGTCGTTCTCGCCACACTCCACCCAAATCATACAGGGTTGTGCCAAAAGCATAGCATCAATGTTTTTCTTTTTGAACTCATCGTCAATGCCAACCGAAATGCCAATAAGTTGAAGAAGCCTGTTGCGTGCACGAACAGCGTGCAGCTTGTTTTCGTGCAGCTTGCTCTTAATTTCAGCAGTGTCAATGCCGTTAATGCGGCTCGAAAAGCGATACACGCATCCGAAAATTGGAATCGCAAGCGTCAATGTGTCACCATCGTAAACGCCCGTCACACGTGCCCACGTATTCATCCCAGCAAGCGAAAACATAGGTGCGCTACAACCGTGCTCAGCGAGCATTTGAATGACTGGGTCCATGGTGCTGTTTTTCTACATTCTAGATTACCTGCTTAAATGGTTCCTCGAATGGCATAGAACCACTCATTTTGTTCTGTTTTGGAATATTAAAGTGGTGATGAGCACATTGATTTTGCGAGCAGGGGAACCACGCCCATGGTTTGCTAGCTATATTGCAAAGACGTACCCGGGAGTTGTATCATACGACCCTGTCCCAATCGTCTTCCAATGTTTCCTAGACAAAGAAAAAAATAAGTTTGTTCGCGAGTTTCTATTCAACGGAAAGCTCAAAAAGCCAAAAACCCCATTTGTGATGTTTGGCGCAACTGTTGTTTCGAAACATGGTTGCAAGGGTGCAAACAAAGCCCGTGAAAAAGGCATAGCAGATGCCACACCTGATGCGGCTCGCCACTGGTTTTGGGTTCTATGGAATGTTGCAACAAAGCATGTTTACGTGAACAACCATCCTTTTGTTTATCACCAAAGCAGCGCCGATGACTTTACTCCCGATCCGCTGACAAATCGTTTTATTAAGAGTTTGCCAGAGTGGATGAGTGAACAAGGTTACACCGACATCATCGTGACTCGAAATGATAAATTCAGTGCACACGCTGTCCAAAAAGTCAAAAAGTGGGTCAATGCACGCCTTAACTCTACGCCGCCAACGATATGGTATCCCCTCCTTGTTCTATGGATGCTCAAGGTACACTTAACACATCCACAGAGCACATCAAAAGAAAGAACGGAGTTGATGAAACACACGTTGCAAGAAGACATAAATGTATGGTTGACGCATACACAGGCTTCGTTTGAACAATTCTACTTGAAACAAGCTCGTGCAAGAGCACGTGAGCTCTGTAAAAGAGCACCTCGCGTTTTGTACAATCCGGAGACAGCAAACTGCGTCGATCCATCTGGAGAAACAGGGTTGAGCATCCAAGGCATCAAAAAAGAAAAACAATCCCATAGTATCAGTGGTAAGTTTTTAGAACAATCACTGATGTCGCCCACTTCTAGCGATAAGACATTCATCGATCACATATATAGTCAGCCCGTGCTGATTCGCTATATAGCAAGTAAGTACCCGCATGCTGCGCTTTCAAATGAACGCATCATTTGGAGAAAGGACGTTGATAATGGAAATTATCTTTATTTCACACCAAATTTCGTCTCATTTTGGCAAGAGGCCCTTGATAATCCGAATGTTAAGCAGATATTGACGTATGTAAATTTAAATGCAAAGAAGATTTTAGAATCCCATGCAAATGTATTAATTTATACCAAAGCCACACAAGAACTTGAGATATTTGAGCCCAATGGTGCCGACTCACTTGATACGTTTTCTTCAGAAGAAATGTTCAGTCAACTCGGCGCCGCAATGAAAAAGCAATTTGGACATAATCAATTACTAACACCAAAAGATTATTGCCCTGCAAAGATGAGCGTTTTCCAGTATGTCGAGGGGAATGAGGAAACTTTATGGGATAACGAAGGGTATTGTGCAGTATGGGTGGTCTGGTACTCCGAAATACGCATGCTCAATCCGACAGAAACAACCAAACGTTGCATTGAAATCGCTATGAATAAGTTGCTTGATTTGGGTTCCTTGCGGGCATTCATATGGAATTACGACCGTTGGACACGTCGTGATTTTGTTAAAAAAGAGTTTACTTTACCGGTTGAATCCAAATCCAAATCCGATTCCAAATCCAAATCCGTAGAAGAGGTGCCAGTCGAGACCAAAACTAAGAAAATTCCTTCTCGCGAGACCAAAACAAAGGCAACTAAAACTAAGAAGATGCCTTCACACTCTCAGTGAACGGTCTGTACATAATCTTTGTGTACGAAGGATGTTCCATTTTAAAGAGCGATTGGTCTCCAATATCGCTGTTATCAACCCACAGGCGTAGAATGCAGAAGCTCCTCTTTGGCGAGATTGATGCTCCACAAACACGGTCCCATTTTACTTTTTCACTGCCCGCCATGTTTTCACCCAGCACGGCGTAACTCAGTTGTTTCCAGAAATGAGGAACTTCGCTCTTCATCACTTTGAAGGAAAAGCATCCGCCTTTTGAATTATGCTTGTCCTCCCAAATAGGTAGAATGTGTTCACGCATGAAGAAGAACATTCCATTGCACCAATACTCTTGCAGAGCGGCTTGTAAATCAACAACCTCTTGAACAGTGCTTACCGTGGCCAACGGCACATAACTCTCAATCTCCCACGCATCATCATCGGGGTCGTGGAAGTAAAGCGTCCATGTGTCATTTAAGAAGGTCGTTGCTGTTGCCATCTTGCATCATGATTTGCTAACTCCTCTAAGCCAACTGCACACCTTTGATGTATTTTTGAAACAGTTGGGGGACCAACCATTGAAGGCGATTATACTGATGAACAATCACGTACGGTTTTCCAGTGCTTGTCTTAACAACCGCGTCTTCAATCACCGGCCGCGGTTCAATCATTCCATCTCCAAAATAGCGCAGTTTTTCAGGGTCGCATGTCGTACCCATTTGTGCGGCCCACCCGCTTTCACTCATGTTGTACTTGGTAATACTTTTGTATGGTTCAAGCGACAGGAGAACATTGTAAGCAGCTTGGTCAGGGTTGGGAGTTCCAAATCCTTGGCTCAATAGGTAGATTTGTAGAAATAGGTCTTGCACGTGATGAAAGTCACCGCTAATGGTCCCTGCATTATAGATGAGCCGTTCCTTCATATGGTTAAACACACCTTCCCCAAAGCTTTCTTGCATGTTTTTGGCACCCCAAAGGACCTCGTTTTTATATTTGATGCTTTCACATGCTGCATTTAGTTTCGCCTCTCCGAGATGTTCCTCAAGCCATGTGACTGGGTTGGATTGGAAAATGACGTCTCCAACATCAGTGCTAATTAAGTAACGATATTGCTCAGAAGGCAGTGTAGTCAGAATACGCCACATGTCATAGAAGCGATGCACATTTACGTGAAAGTTGGCGGGCTTGTTTTGATACTCGTACCTCCGTTTCTCTTGCATATTGTCAAACGTAAACACTTTGAAACCGACCCGTTCGAGGTATTCAACCACATTATATCCAACATCGTAACACACCATGAACTTGTCACCTTCGAAGCCACTTTGCAGAAGTGACGTTACGTATAGCATGACGTGTGGGACATCATAGTTTGTGATGGCACCAATAATAGCATCCTTCCGCTGCGACATTTTACTAAATACAATTCAAGCCTTTATATGAATGTGTTTGCAAAAATGACTACGTCCCCTGCTGGAATTGAACCAGCGACCTTGTGATTAACAGTCACACGCTCTAACCATCTGAGCTAAGGAGACACCCACCCTCTCACCCAAAATATATGGACATTGTTACCTTTAAGTAAAGGTACGTGATGTCACCATGTTTGTTTTTTCTTAGTGCACCCAAGTCCTAGTTGTTTATGGTGTTGCCAACACCAACCGTACATGCTTTCATCACAACTGCTACGCAAACACAACTTCCCACTCGGGCATAACACTGAACAACCAACCTCTGGACATTCGGGGTTTGTTGGAATGTTTGGATTTAGAAGCTCGCGCATTCTAGAAGCACTTGCTGTTTTAGCTTCTGTATAAAAGCTTATAAACTTGCGTATGAAAGTGTGTCTAGCATTGCTATCATGATGATGAAATGCTTTAACCATGGCCTCGGCGATTACTTTTGGGTTTAAAATATTAAAGCGTACACAGCACATAAGTACGAGTGTAACGTGTAAACCGCATTGTCCTTGTTCGTTATCACCATCCATTCCATCCTCAAAATACCTTTGTAATCCATCTAATCTATCAGAATTTTGCGTTAAGAATTTGCATTCGTTATATGTCGCCACTCTAAATCCAGGTATTAAGGGTTCTTGCATCTCGCAAAATGCACGTGTCCATAGATGACAGGCCGGATCAAAGAATATTTGAACACGGTTCTTTAGGTCAAACAATATCATTGCAATGTGCGCATTATAACGCATGTTAGGGAGCTTTCGCCATAGAAATCTAACAGTTAATACGATGGACCTGCAATGCTTGCTGCGAACACACTTGGTCATTTTCGTTTTTAGCTCGTTGCTCAGAATTGCGCGCGTTGCAATGATATTGATTCTCTCTTCTTGAGTTGTTGGGTCTGCTATGTCATCACGTAAATCAATCGTGATATGCATATGTTGCATAGATGGGCAAGTGCAAGCATCCTTTAAAAATGCTTGCCGAATGTTTGTATATGTTTCGAATGTCCTATCCCAATCTCCCACATAAATAGGCTGTTTGTATACGATTCTATTAAGGTAGGCACGAATATTGTTTCTCAAAACATTTGTATGCTCTGGTGCAACTGTATCCATTCGATTCTATTGTGAGTCGAGACAAAAATGACTGCGATGCGATAACATCTCAAAATGTGTCAAATCTTAAAATTTATTAAAGCAAGGGTGGTAACAAAGTTCAAGAGGGGGGGCACGAATATTTTGAGATGTGTTAAGGATGCCAACAGTTGCTACGTTTCCTGGCACGAATATGGCGCGTCCGTCTGGAAGGAGGACACTGCCAATATAGGCATTACTTCCCGGCGCACCTGAAACAGTGCTATAAGTATTTGTCAATGGATTAAAGATCCCGATGGTGGTCGCTGTATGCGGTACAAACACAACCCTGCCGTCAGGGAGGAGCATACCACCACGATAAGCATCGTTTCCCGGTTTGACGTAGTTAGTTATTGTTGTAAACGTATTTGTAACCGGATTGAAAATCCCGATGGTGGATGCATTGTTTGGAACAAACACTACGCGGCCATCAGGAAGAAGAACTCCTCCTGTATATCCCGCATTGGCCGATATCGTACTGTATGTATTTGTAGCTGGATTGAAAATCCCGACAGTGGTCGCATTGTAAGGAACGAAAATTACACGGCCATCAGGAACAAGCACGCCACCGGAGTACGCGCCGCTTCCCGGCGCGCCCGAAACGGTGCTATAAGTATTCGTCGATGGATTAAAGAGCCCGATTGTTGTTGCTGAATTTGGCACAAACACCACGCGGCCGTCGGGAACAAGCACGCCACCGGCGTACGCTCCGCTTCCAGGAGCGCCTGGAATCGTGCTATACGCATTTGTCAATGGATTAAAGATTCCAATGGTTGTTGCGGCGGCCGGTACAAAAACCACACGACCATCCGGGAGAAGTACTCCACCATAATACGCGTAAACTGTTGGAGATGGTGACATGACTATTGTACTATATGCATTGATGACAGGATTGAAAATCCCGATGTTGCTTGTTGCACCATGTGGCACAAACACCACACGGCCATCAGGAACAATAACGCAACCTTGATATGCATAATTTGTAACTCCACTTGCAGCTACCGTACTATATGTCAAACTATCATACACTAGTGCGGTGGAACTTGTATTCCACCAAGTTCCTGTTTTGATGATGGATGAGGCAAAGTATGACCGATATCTATATGATGTTACATATTGCATCCACGATAGAAATGTATCGCGAACTGTTGTAGTTCCATCAAATACCAAATACGGTGAGGTAGCCAGTAAATTATCGCCGAAGACACCTGTAACATTCATATCACCATTAACATGCAGTTTTGCTTGCGGGTTCGTAGTTCCAACACCGACATTACCACCATCAATAATTTTTAGCACTGACACACCATCGTCTTGCACATCAAGCACGGGTTGCGCACCAGTTTGATTCACAACAAGGGCAGGACCCGTTCCATCATTGGTAATGACGAGTTGTTCTGTTGTGCCAACATTTGTGTTGACAATCGTTTGCGTTCCGTTCACTGTCAGATTGCCTTCAATGCGCGTATTGCCTACTACATGTAGAGCGTTAGTTGGTGTGGCAGTATTGATGCCCACGTTACTACCCGTAACGTAAACATTGCTTGAGCCTTGCGACCAAAGGGATGGCCCGCCACTGGTAATGCCCGTTAGCAAACTGCCATCGCCTACGAAGGATGTAGCATTTACGGACCCTGACACGTTCAAATCTTTCCAACGGCTGGTCGCGGAACCCAAACTGTAAAGCTCATTGCTAGTTGGCACTAGAGAACCCTGAAATTTGAACGCCCCTGTCTCACCTGTCAATGTAGGGTTCATTTCCTAACCCAAAGCATGATTTTATAACCAAAAATTATAATTCGCCTGAAAACTGCAAACTATATATAAGTTGATTATTTGTACACATCATTGTACTATATCCTTGTATTTGTCCACCAGGTGCATATGTTACTGTTAAGAAAACACTCGATGTGCTTGCATTATTAATTGATATACCTGATACAGCTGCAACATCACCTCCACCTCCAGGAGTGATAACAAAACTGCTGGCAGCATTTTCAACAGTTAGAACTGGCAATCGACGCATCATAATTGGAAATGGAATAAATATAGTGGCGACTGAAGAACTTACCCAAGTGCCGATGCCAAGTGACGAATAGTTGTTTACCGCCGCTACAGGTTGTGGCCTATATAAATACCTTTGACACAACTGCAATTCAATTACATACGGCCTGTATTCAAATGGTGTTGCAATATTTCCTTTCTCTAATTGAAGTCCGGTGAACATTACATAATCATTTATATTTTGAAGAGCTGTCCCAGTGCCAATTATTTGAGCAGCCCATGTTCCACCCATTTGAGCGCGAGTTCTCCAAGTCGACGAAGAAGCTACTAATGGGTAACTACTTGGTGTTTGAGAGATGATGTGAATATATAGTCCAGTGCCATTTAGTGTGTTCCATGTACCTGTTGTAGGTCCAGGAATAGTGATGGTTTTGTTTTCCCACACTCCTGCATTATTTATTGTGTAAGTTGCAATGTAAATATATTGTTCTAATTCATTCTCGAAGGTGATACTAAAAGTACCAGTTTTATTTTGTTTTATCCAAAAGCTGAATGTAGCAGGAACAGCATTTATTGTTCCCCAACCAAAATCAGATATATTATAACCTTCAATAGCTTGTCCACATATTAAGTAAATACCTCCTGTCATTGATCCGGCGCATAATACTTTTTGACTAAACTGAAAGCCTGAAGGAGCATCCGTATCTTGGGAAAATGTAACATTATATGTTGTGTAGGCATTCCAATCATAAAATCTGTCAAGAGATCTATATAGTCTTCCGGCATTTGCAGTGCCAGACACAGATGCTCCCCTCTGTGCAATCCTCATATCACCATTAATAATTCTATTCCGAAACATTCCCAAGTTACCAGCACTGATATTGCCGCTTACTATAACATTTCTATTTTCCCCGATAACGGTAAGGTTTCCCTCGATGTGCGTGTTACCCACCACATGCAGTTTTGCTTGTGGGTCCGTAGTTCCAACACCAACATTTCCACCGTCAATGATTTTTAGCACAGACACACCATCGTCTTGAACATCAAGCACAGGCTGTGTACCTGTCTGATTTACGACTAGCGCAGGGCCCGTTCCATCGTTGGTAATAACGAGTTGCTCTGTTGTACCAACATTTGTGTTGACAATCGTTTGCGTTCCATTCACTGTCAGATTGCCCTCAATGCGTGTGTTGCCCACAACATGTAGAGCGTTAGTAGGCGTGGGCGTATTGATACCAACGTTACTGCCCGTAACGTAAACATTGCTTGAGCTTTGCGACCAAAGTGATGTTCCGCCACTCGTAATGCCTGTAAGCAAGCTGCCATCGCCCACAAATGATGTTGCATTTACGGTACCTGACACGTTCAAATCCTTCCAACGACTGGTGGTGGAACCCAAACTGTAAAGCTCATTGCTGGTTGGCACTAAAGAACCTTGGAATTTGAAGGCCCCCGTCTCACCTGTCAATGTTGGGTTCATTTCCTAACACAAAGCATGATTTTATAACACTCCTTTCCGAAAAGCGTCGCCGTATCAATTAATATGCAAACACTCGATAATGAATTGTTATTCCTGCCGCAGCATGATAAAAACGTATTGCATTTATGGTTGCTTGCGAGTTATATCCAGCCATGCTCGTAGATGTATATGTTGATGCCCCCCTTCCAGCCGTATTACCAGATGCAAGACTTCCCGTATGATGCCTATATAAACCACCACCTCCACCTTGCCACAGTGTTGTTGATGGAAATGTAATTTTTCCATGAAAATCCAATGAAAGATTTCCAATATAATGTCCAATTTCTTTTGAAGCACTAGTTTGATTTAATAAATCACCCGATAAAGAAGTGAATAAAGTTGAGCGCTCGTATCGAGGAACGTCTGTTACACTCCTCCACCCACCATGTGTAGAGTTTGTAAAATTTGCATCGATGAACAATCCTCCAAGGGTATCACTTGTAGAAGCCCCCCAAAACTTTACTTCAAACATACTATATCCCGTTGTGGGTAAAGAAATTGTTGAAGTATATGTTGCACTTGCAACAGTAAAACTGCCGGAGTATAGTAAGGCAGACATAACAACATTGTTATTTAACAAAGCACCTGATATTGAAACAGGTCCATTCACATGCAGTTTCGCCTGGGGGTTAGTAGTTCCAACGCCCACATTTCCACCATCAATGATTTTTAGCACAGACACACCATCGTCTTGAACATCAAGCACAGGCTGTGTACCTGTCTGATTTACGACTAGCGCAGGGCCCGTTCCATCGTTGGTAATAACGAGTTGCTCTGTTGTACCAACATTTGTGTTGACAATCGTTTGCGTTCCATTCACTGTCAGATTGCCCTCAATGCGTGTGTTGCCCACAACATGTAGAGCGTTAGTAGGCGTGGGCGTATTGATACCAACGTTACTGCCCGTAACGTAAACATTGCTTGAGCTTTGCGACCAAAGTGATGTTCCGCCACTCGTAATGCCTGTAAGCAAGCTGCCATCGCCCACGAAAGATGCAGCATTTACAGACCCGGACACGTTCAAATCTTTCCAACGACTGGTAGTGGAACCCAAACTGTAAAGCTCATTGCTCGATGGCACGAGCGAACCCTGGAATTTGAATATCCCTGTCTCCCCTGTCAATGTAGGGTTCATTTCCTAACACAAAGCATGATTAAATAACAATGATTATCCAATAAGATAGCATGTAAATCCATTGTGTGCATTTACTCCAGCATGTATTGTGCCAACGTTCCAAATACCTATTGTGTGTCCCGCGGGAACATCAAAAATATGAGATTGTGAACATGTAACTTCTCTTACGTTTGTAAACAGATATTGGTATTGTTGGTCTATTCCATTTATTCTTATGAGTAATCCTAAGTTGCTTGGAGCACCTGTTGCAATTAATCCAGCTACTTGAACAAAGTAAGAACCTGTCACTGGAGCTGTAAATAGGTATGTAGTTGTGTTGAAGTAATTTCCAGGATTCGAAAAAATCCTGTTCCATGGAACATACCCAGCCGTAGAATAATGAGCAGTTCCATTAGAAAATGCGACAGAACATGATGGGTTCAATGTTTTTATAAACCCATTGACATGTAACTTCGCTTGTGGATTCGTAGTTCCAATACCAACATTACCTTTACGAACCGTTAACGTATCTACAATACTTCCATTATTGCCGGTCGCTCCAGTTACAGCTATTGTAACAAAACCATTCGCCCAATTATCTACACCTTCATTTATAAAGCCGCCATAGATGCGCGCAGCATTTCTAACACCATTATCACCATTTGAAAATACAGGATTCCCCCAAAATGTTAATCCACTTGATGAACGAGTTACAGAATCGGCAGAACTATAAATGTCAATAAAATTTGTTGTGTTTCCCTCTGGAGATTGAAATCGAGCACCATTTCCGTGAACATGAAACTTCGTTACAGGTAAAGTAGTTCCGACACCCACATTTCCGCCATCAATAATTTTTAACACAGACACGCCATCATCTTGCACATCAAGCACAGGTTGCGCACCTGTCTGATTTATTACCAAGGCAGGGCCTGTTCCATCATTCGTGATAACGAGTTGCTCTGTAGTTCCAACGTTTGTGTTGACAATGGTTTGGGTGCCATTCACTGTCAGATTGCCCTCAATGCGCGTGTTGCCCACTACATGTAGAGCGTTAGTAGGCGTGGCCGTGTTTATGCCCACATTGCTGCCTGTCACGTAAACATTGCTTGAGCTTTGCGACCAAAGAGATGTTCCGCCACTTGTAATGCCTGTTAGCAAGCTGCCATCGCCTACAAACGATGTAGCATTTACAGACCCTGACACGTTCAAATCTTTCCAACGACTGGTCGTGGAACCTAAACTGTAAAGCTCATTGCTCGTCGGCACTAGAGAACCCTGAAATTTGAAGGCCCCTGTCTCCCCTGTCAATGTAGGGTTCATTTCCTAACACAAAGCATGATTTATCTTTTACAATAAGAAAACCAAAAATGGTAATCCCAAAATCCCACTGTTTTTCTTTTTTGTTTTGTTTTTGTGTTTACTCCACGACGACAAGGAACATCTCGTCCATCAGCTTGAGCAGCTGCTCGTTGACGACGAAGTGCTTCAAGAAATGCTTCTCCATGTTCGGGATGCGCGAGAAGCGCGTAAGAGACGCCTTGCAAATCTTGAACTCCTTGAGCTGCTCCGCGCTGACACGGGACTCGGCCTTATGAGCCTGGCGAAAAATGCTCAGAGCACGCTCCATCATCTCTTCCATGCCGGCCAGAGGGGGCTCTGCAAGAATCGGTGCCATGCGGGCCATCTGGCGAGTCGTAGCCGGCATTTTCGTTTCTGGTTGAACGGGGTTGGCTGGTTTGGACTTGTGGTGGTGGCTGCTCGTTGGTTACTAGGCACAAAAAAGAAGTTCCCCGTCAATTTTTTGGTTTTTCCTAGGGATCGGGTTGCTGGGCCCTACGCCTCGCTGCGACTGACGCGAATGCGCTGGTTTGCCGAAGGCCTTACGGCAATGTTTTCGAAAAGCGCTGAGCACTCGCAGCCGTTGCACCCGCTCGCCGCGCTGTCGGCCTCGTCCGAGCTTTCGTACTGAATAAGTGCGTAGGGCGCAGTTTTAAGCTCCCTCTTCAAGTCAATGTAGCGAATCTTTCCATACTTCGCAAAGACCTCTTCCAGGTCAGACTCACTAACCTTGTTGGGAAGGTTGGCGATGTAAACCTTGTTCTCCATGCTTGCGACGAGTTGGCAAATTGGTAGTGCAAAAAGAAAGAAGAGTGCCTTCAATTTTACGGCTTTTTGGTGCTTGGGGTTGCTGGCTGCCACCTAGTTAAGCGTGTAGCCAATTACCTCGCGCGCCCACGCCAGCCTTGAGAACCGCGTGAGCTCTTGTAGGTCTTCGTTCGCTGCAATGTCGCCTTCCTCCTCCGCTTTCCTGATTTTGTCGTCTAGCTCGTGCACACACTCGAGCGTTTTCTTCCAGAGCCTAATGCACGTCTTATCCGCAATCGTCCAGGCGATTCCGTGCGCTCGTGCTTGGTCCTCTTTCTCGCGAGAAATGTACTCGAGTGCCTTTTCTGCTCCAAGAACCGTAAGATATGTTTTAGTGTAAGGCCTTTTCCGCGCAAACGATTTTTCGAGGCAAGCCCCTTCCCATGCCTCCTCGCCGAGCTTGGTTGTGACCTTGAGCACATAGCCCTTTCCCTTCTCCATGTCAACCTTGACTTGAACTTGGATAGGGCCCCCTACGGCTCCATGTGGCATAGGCACGGCTTTTGGCGGGCCTAGAATCCGTGTCAACATTTTTGCACGGCTACTCAACTTCTTTGTTCCGACTGTTACATTCGCCAATTGTGATACGAACGGCTCGAAAAGCAGCTCCTCTGCAACTCGCATTTTCACCGCCGTAATGCGGTCTTTGATTTTCTTCGGATTGCCTTTGTAAGACCCGTGTTCCTCTAGCTCATCCGCGCGCTCCATCCAATACGAAGGCGCAAACGCATATCCAGGTAATTGCTCCACACACAGTGCATACAGTTGGCAAACTGGTTTCATGATTTGATTGGTGATGTAGTGGCGGTAATCTGGGGTCAAACCATGCTCTTTGATGTAATCAGGGTGCTCAATGCGGTCACCCTGTAGACGCACTTCAACATTAGGTGGCGGCACAACATACACATATGGCACTCGGTCGTTGGCAGCTGGTTTGTTTCCCGCATCTCGTTCCCCCATTCGGTCAGCAAGCACCTTGTGTGCAATTTGCTGCGGGTTCTTGTAATAGCCTCGCAATGTCTTGGTCACAATCAGCTCGTCCATCGGTGTGCGGCCCTCCACCAGATTTTGCAACTGCTCCTTCAGAAAATCCACCGATGCCTCGAGAGGTTCTCCTTTCATGAGCAAGTCAATGATGCCACCATAAATAATCTTCACAATTTGAGCATTGTCGCGACGCTTTAGCACAATGCCCATGCTCTTCTGTTTTGGCTTTTTGTTGGCATCGTCCTCGTACAGATTTCCCACATATCGCTTCTTGCTGAAGAGAATGAACGGAAACAGCGTCTTTTCATATTCAAGACTCTGTGGTTTTGGCAGAATGCGCTTGATTTCGCGCGCGGCGCGCTGACCCGCCGCAATTGCAATGGGCAATGCATCCTTTCCAGTGACTGGATTTTGTGACGCATCCAGTGTGGGAAACTTGATAAAGATTGAGTCCGTATCACCATATATCACCTCGCCACCGTACTCTTTCTCTACGAAACTCTTGGCCATCATGATACGCTCGCGGCCCGTCGCAGTCGTGCATGCTGCAATGTCCTTCCAATAAATCTGAGAGGTGCGCGCGCCAATCTGACCATAGAGCGAGTTGGCAGTCACTTTGTATGCAAGCTGGAGCGCATCAAGCACAGCTTGCTCGAAGCTCGAGTATGTTGATGCCACCGACACAATGTCAGCCGCATCAATATGCTTTGTGGCGCCCAATTCCACATCGAGCAGCTTGATGTCGCCATTGTCCATGCGCTTCGGAAGGCCAGCATACCGCTCGCCTGTGCGCACTTCCACAGTCTCATACTCAATCTTCTTGCGCGTGTTTTTGCGCTGGTTGATGAGCTTGATAAGGATTTCCGGAATTGTTCCACGGCGCTCGTTACCATCTGCATCGGGCTGAAGCTGTGCAAATGTACAGTTTTGAACACCCGTCTTGTGTTTTTTGTCGCCCATGCCCTCGTAAATGTCATAGGTCACTGTAATAAACTTAGTTCCGCTTGCTTCAGCCTCCTCTTTATAGGTCTCGTCCATCACGAAGCAATCGTGTGACAAGTTGCGCTCAATCATCGAGGTTGGATATAGCGACGCATAATCCAGTACAGTGATGGGTGTGTCGAGGTACATCCCCTCTTGAGGGTCCAACACGATGGCCCCCTCGTAACCCACGGCATCCAATGTGTCTTCCTCAAGTTCCACGCCAAACGGCCGCGGCTTGTGAATTACAGGAATGACCATCTGCTTCGCACGGCATTCCTTCGACACGAGCGAGAAGATTTTGATGCCTTGACCGCGCATGAACAGATAGCTCAGAGGCACCGAGCAAACATTTCCCATGGCCGCATTATTTTCCAGCACTTTTAGCTTGTGTAGCAACCTGTTTACGAGCGCACAATCCTGCAAACAGTAGCGCGCAATCTCCGCTCGGTCGGCCGACGACCCTCCAAACTTTTCGAAGATTTCGCGCGGCTTCAGGTCATTTTTGTGGTCGCCAAGAAAGTGTGCGGCCACACTGTCGAGTTTATACGAATCCAGTTTCTGGTCACGCTGCATGACTTTGAGAAGGTCCACATTTACCACGCCATCGAGAGGAAAGTACTTGAGAAAGTTGTCGCCAAGGGCAGACGAAGATAGCTTTTGCTCTTTTACATTGCGAATGCAGCGGCCAGTGAGACGCCCAAGGCCATCCCCAAACTTGACCACTACATCTTGGCCCAGTTCCTTCGCCCGCTTCCACATATAATCCATATCAAAGCCGAAGATGTTGTAGCCAATCAGGATGTCGGGGTCAAGCTCCGCAAACATGTCCTTCCAACCGAGAAGCATTTGTGCCTCCGTCTCATAGCTGTCGACAATCGCATCCTCAATTGCATCGCAAGTATCCAGCGTCGCAATGTGCTTGAACACAATTTCGTCACTGCCATAGCGGTGGACCGTCGTCCCAATCTGAATGATGGCATCGCCTTTCAGTGGGAATGCATAGAAAGCTCCGTCTTTACGAATGTCGCCATAATCGGTGGCCATACCAAGGAGCGAAAGGACCTCATTTTCGACGCGTGTGCGCTGCTGAGTAAGCGTGCCTACGCGCTTGTTATCACCATCGTCTTCTCCACCACCTTCCTCGGCTCCCTCGACCTCTTCCCATGCCGCAGCAAATGCAGACGCTTTTGCAAGTGCCTTTGCGAGTTTGGGAGACACCTCATTAATGGCTTGCGTAAGCTTTGCAATATCTGGTTTATGTTTCAGAAAGACACGAGCAATTTCCGCACCTTTGGGTGTCCGTGTAGCGATGAGGTCCTTGCTTGAAAACACGGCGCTCAACCAGCCCTTAATGTCTTCTTCATTCGCACATCCTTCCACGACCACTGCACCCACCAAGTCCTGTGCGAGCTTACGATAATCCTTCAGAGCCACCGGAAAGTCGCCATGAGATGAGGTGCACTCAATATCAAAGGATGCGATAAGAAGCGGCGCGATTTTGTTGATGTTCATGGGGTGCACATCTTCATGATTGACTTCCACTGCAATCTGAGTACGAGAGAAGCTCGTTGAATCGCTGTCACCGCTCATATTCGTGTAGGCCCCGCCCGGAAGTCGGACCCATCCACATGGCGCAATGTTGCGCTCGTGAATGAAGCGAATGAATGGGTCGATGTTGCTCTCATATGGTTGATACCCCGTTTCCAGCAGCCACTGGTCGTTAAAGTACTTTTTGAGAGCATTGAACAATGCCAGCGACTTGACCTTGACCTTTGCAAAGTGAAACTTCCGTTCGTTTGTGAAACCCCAGAAGTCTTTGCGCTTCACGCACTTGACATAGCTCAAATGTCCTTCCAGCCTTCGCGGTACAATCATGGTTGCATAGTCCTTGGGGGCCCATGCGCGCTGCTTTTTGTCCCATATGAGAGATTTCGACCGCCCGCTGCGGAGCAGCTCCTCGAGCTTTCGCACGGCAGAGACGGGAGCTGACCAGTTTTTTGCAGGTAGTTTCACGAAGAAGTACGGCTCAAAGCCCTTTACTTTCACGGTCACACTGTTGCCTTTATCGGTGACACCATATATGATAATCTCATACAGAGGCGCCGGCTCGCTTGGGTCTTGTTGCGACATCCAATCACGGTCAGCCTCTGGAACAAACCAATCCGTAATCTGGAATATCATGTCGTCGCCATCGTCATGAGCGAGCGGCGGCCGCGGATAGGTAGTCATTATTTAGTATATAACTCTCACACCTCTAAATCTTACAAACTGCCAAACTTCAAAAACGGCCGTCATATTTTCTCCTTGGGGTGTTTAGTGAAACCATGGAACTTGGGGGTGTGGCCGTCATCTTTGCCGGCGCATCACTTGCATATTTAGCATACGACACCTACTGGACAGGTGGTTTGGAAAAAGTGAAATCAGGCGTGAATGGCGAAACCTACATGGTGCGGTCATTGCCAGATAAGGAGGATGCAGCGGATTTATTGGCAAACATCGCAACGCAATTGACGATGCTTATGCGTCATTTGGAGAAAACGGCCCCCGATGATGGGCGTGCCAAGCGATTTCTCGAACTCTTCAATCCGCAACGCATTAGCGAAGGCCCTGAGTCAAACAAGTACACAAGTTATAGCATTAACAAGGGCGAAAAAATAGTGTTTTGCTTGCGTCACAAACCCAAAGATGATTTGGTCGACTTGAACACGATGATGTTTGTGGCATTACATGAGATTGCACACATCTGCACAACAGAAGTAGGCCACCCTCCGAGTTTTTGGAGCAATTTCCAATGGTTGCTCAAGGAGAGCGTAAACATCGGCGTTTACAAAGACCAAAACTTCAAAGAACAGCCTCAAGCCTATTGTGGTATCAAGATTACAGACAGCCCGCTGCACTCAAATAAGTAATTACAAGTCTGGAAACGGAATGGTAGTGTATGTAGAAAACTCCGCAAGTGCCTTGGGGTAAATTTCACGCCATTTTTGCGGTCCGAGAAGGGCTTCCATCATTTTTAGAGTTGCTTGCTTCCGTTGGTCAATCGCGGTAGAAACAACCTTGACCCAGTCAATTTTGATACTCGGGTGTTTTTCTTGCCATACAAAGTCACACAGTGACGGGTGGTGTGCGATGCCTTCTTCAATGAGCTTTCCACCACGAGCGATGCATCTCTGCCAGATACTGCAGAATGTTCGTTTCGCATTCAACATGCAGCACCTGTAGAAGAAATTCTGAGGAATGGCCCATCCGAAATTGTCGAAAAACAAGTTGATGCGCTCTGTATAATCTCCTTCTAGGGCATCATAGAAAACGTAGTCCTTGAACTCTGCATGCCGTGCTTCCGGAACTTGCTGCATCAGCAAGTCATACGTTGCCTTATCAAAGGAACGTGCGACAACTTTGAAATTGACAGCAGCACCCATTTGAATAAGGCGCTCTATGATGGAAAATTCGGTCCCTGAGCTTACTGCCATGAGAAGAGCTCCCCCATGAAGGTCCTCGAGGGGTACGTCATTGTCGTTAAGGCAGTCCATTTTAGCAAATGCATCTTTACCAGCAGAGGCGAATTGGTAGGCCCTTGAAGATGAAGGAACTTGATTGGCAAGCAGATATTGAACTTGTGCAAGTGTACCATATTGGCAAGCCGACCATAGCATGGCTTCTGATAATTCCCATTCCCCCCAGAGAGCGCCGTTCACAACGTAAGCGAGAAGGCCTTCATCATTACGCTCAATAGCTTCTTGAGCGATGTAGCTCAACATGGCAGCGTGGTCATAATTCGTTGACATCGTGAGTTCAATCCACATTCGAACGAACCACAATGCCTCGCGCTCCACATCTTCTACAGGCCCACACGTGATTGCGGCCTCGAGATGTTCATAAATGATTGTGTCTGAAAATTGAAAGGCTCCCGTAATTCGGTTGAACAAAGGCCTCGCATCTACTGAGTTTGCAAACAAGCACCCATGAAGGATGCAACTCAACCCACGGTTTTGAGCGTCGTCTGCAAAGCTGTCAATTCCATCTATATTTTCGACAATCACTTTGATGAGCACCTCTAAAACATCTTTTGCCATGTATTCACCAATAGTCTTGTATGCTGCCTCTCCAGCAGCGTCATTCGTTGGATGCACTTTCCATTCAACTAGTTTCAATGCCATGTTGGCATTATTTTTGCAGGCCACTGCGGCCCAAAGGCATGAACCAATTTCGCTCGGAAAATGTAAAGTCCTGCTGATAATGTCGCGAAGCAAACTTTCATGCCCACCGATAGTAATCCAATAGCATACGTCTTGTAATTCATCGGGCTGTACATTCTCCAAGCAGTCTTCATATCCACGAAGGGCCGCGGCACAAATCATAGCATTTTCACCAACGATGCGTCGTATTTTAGTCTCTATCTGAACATCACGCACACACCATATACGAGCAATGTATTCAACATCTTTCTTTTTGACATCGCTGTTGAAAATGCCTTTCCACGAATCGTCATACATCATCCATAACACAAGCCGCTTTTCGGATGGCATCCGCCTGAAAATTTCACACCGAACATCGGTCGATAAAGTTTCCCAATCCATGATTGCACGTAGTTACGTATTATTTGCTGCTTTTGTGCATCCATTTTTGGAGTTGGGCCGGCCCCAAATAATAGTTCCGTCCGGATTGCGAGGCACGGGTGGGGGCGGTGGCAACGGCTCACAAGGCGGTAACGGCCAAACCATGATATAAGATAATATGTCAATTTAACCCCTAAGTGTGTATGTGTGACCCATGCGATTTTCGCGGGACTTGTTTTGTGCATTGTACCGTTGTTTTGGCCCAGTGCAAAGGTTTTCGCCTTCATTGACTAAACCCGGTCATGTTCTCATAGTACCTATGGCTGGAATGCAATTAACAGACATCAAGCTTAGAATAACAAACAACGACTTGCTCATGGTGGATGGTTCCTTCTCATATGAGAACTACTACAACATAGTTCATCGAGCTGTACATCTTCCCTATAAAGGCATTCCAATGAGCGCCATTCGTACAAGCATGGCGAATGGACTTTTAGTCATCAGAATCGAATAGTTCGTTAGTTCGTTTTTTACAAGACAAAAAGAATCAGACTTTTGTTTAGGTGAGCGGCTTCCCGCAAATATAAGGGATGGACCACGATGCGGCATGGCAACTTATAGACACTTACTTTCGTGAACATGCTTATCCCTTTACCCGGCATCACATTGAGAGTTTTCGACAGTTCTTGAAACACAATATTCCACTTACAATTGTGTCTTACAACCCCATAGTCATGGTAAAATACGACAAAGATGGTGCCGAGGACTTTAAGGTAGAGCTCTTTGTGGGAGGGATTGACGGAACCGAGATTCGCGTGGACCGTCCCACTACGCAGCTCACAGACGGTTCACCCATATTGCTTACACCTAATGATGCACGCATGCGGGATGCAACGTACCGTATGAACTTGATTGCGGACATTGTTGTGCGTTATACGATTGCCGGCACTGTTGCCCCTCTCAAAACCTTCAAAGATGTTGTTCTTGGTCAACTTCCTATCATGTTGCATAGCGACGCATGCATCTTGCATTCTCAAAGCGCACCTGTGTTGAAAACATTGGGTGAATGCCCACATGACCAGGGCGGCTACTTCGTGGTGGACGGAAAGGAAAAGGTCATCATCAGCAGCGAACAGATGAGCGCAAACCGTTTGTTTGTCGAACCAACTCCGACGGACCCTGACATTTCGTTCAAGGCTCGCATCATCTGCACAGGAGAGACGGGTGAGACGGCATTGTCGCCGCGCATTGTTAACTTTCGCATTATTCGTCCGAACTTGAAAGAGTCATGGGAAATGAAGGCTAAAGACAATAACAGCAGTGATGACGATGACGATGTAAAGGACCCCCCTCAAGCAGCGCTTCCCAAGGGCGCTCCAAAAGGTGCCATCATGGTGTCAGCTCCGGGCATTCAAGGCGAAATGCCGCTTTTCACACTGTTTCGCGCGCTTGGAATGGAAAGTGATGAGGAAATTATTGAAACAATCATTGGTGGTCCAATTACGCCGGATACACCTGTCGCCTTTCTCAATTTCTTGAGACCCTCCGTATCTCATGCAGCAATGTCTAAGCTCTTTACGCGCGAAGATGTTTGGAAGAACCTTCAACAACGCGTGTACTTCAATGAGACCGACTATGTGCATCACGTCTTGGCGAACGACCTTTTTCCAAACATGAACGGTGGAACAACACAACCTAGTGCCGAATGGGCTTCTCTCTTTGTCCGCAAAGCCAAATACCTAGGGTTCCTTGTTCAAGACCTCATGCGTGTTGCACTTGGTGTGCAAACACCCAGCGACCGTGATAGTTACGCATACAAGCGCATTCATGTTTCGGGTATGCTCTTATCGACACTCTTTCAACAAGCTTACAGTCGTGTAAGGGACCTTTGCCGTCGTTTGCTTGATCGCGAGTACCATTATGGTTCATACAAAAACACGGGTAATATGACGGATTTGATTCGCAACGATAATATCCACTACTATTTGCCATCGAGCATTATCACTGAGACCTTTCAGCGGTCTCTAAAAGGTGCTTGGGGTCTCAAAGACGGTGGTGACCCCGAGCAAGGCATGGTCCAGGACTTGTCACGCATATCGTACATCGGCTACTTGTCGCATTTGCGTCGCGTTAATAATGACCTAGACCCCGCTCTAAAAATTGTGAGTCCTCATCGCCTTCACAGCCAGCAATGGGGTATCATGTGTCCATTTGAGAGCCCAGATGGTGCTGCAATCGGCTACTTGAAGAATTTCGCTCTTCTCACACAAATCACATTCGGAACGAGCGCTGAACCCATTCGCGATTGCTTAGAAAACTTACTGAGTGTAACTCCCCTTCGCAATGTCAATTTCTTAGAAGTGCAACCAAATGCTCCTTTGCCAGTGCGTGTCTTTGTAAATGGTCAATGGTTTGGCACGCATCGCGACCCACCCACATTAGTGCAACGCTTGCGAATTTTGCGCGGCTGTGGATTAATCAATGCATTTACGTCAGTCTCTTGGTCAATTCCACGCAACGAGATTCTCGTTCTTACGGAGGCTGGACGTGCTTGCCGCCCGCTTTTGCGTGTTAAGGGTGGAAAGGTTTTATGGACACCGTCTACGCACGGAAGCTGGTATGACTGGGTCTTTGGAAGTCTTTTGTCAGCTGATGAAAAGACAGGTGAGCGTTACTACGAAGAAAAGTTTGTTGACCCCACGTCTTCTAGCAAAGTAGCCGAATCAGAGGAGGCTCTTTGGAAGCGGCTCGAATCGCAGATGGGTTGCATCGAGTATTTAGATATTGAAGAAGTGAATACGTGCCTTCTTGCTGTGAATGAAGAGGACGTTACGCCACTGCACACTCATGCTGAAATCCACCCGGCAACAATCTTGTCTGTAGTCACTCAGAACATTCCCTTCTCGAATCATAATGCCGCGGCGCGTAACATTTTTCATGCTGCACAAACCAAGCAAGCCGTCGGAGTGTATGCCACCAATTTTAGCAAGCGATTCGATACAGCAGGCTACATAATGCATTACCCTGAGCGAGCGTTGATAAACACACGAGGTGCATATTACACGCACAATGTTCACATGCCTAATGGCTTTAATGCGATTGTGGCAGTTGCAACTTACACGGGATACAACCAGGAGGATGGTGTTATTCTGAACAAGTCTGCAGTGGACCGTGGTCTCTTCCAAATCACTGCATACAAGACGATGACCGCGCGTGAAGAGGCATTAAGCGACACAACGGTAACTCGTTTCGCCAACATCGAAGGTCTTCAGCGCGAGTTAGAAGCTGCCAACACACCTCTTGAAAATGTTGCATACGCTGATTATTCCATTTTGGACAAGAATGGTCTCGCTCTCACACAATCTCTCATTCCCAAAGGACGTAAGGTTGCCGTTATTGGAATGGTAAAAGAGACGACTACAATTGGAGAAGAGCAACGCGGAGTTTCTAAACAGCTTGTAAAACGCAAGACCTTTACAAACGTGAGTCGTTACACGGATGTGCACCACTATGGTAAGGTTGACCGTGTTGCGGTAACACACACGGACCCAACAGACCCAAACTCATACCGCACCGCAAAAGTGCGCTTCCGCAAAATTCGCAGACCGGAGCTGGGTGATAAATTTTCGAGTCGCCATGGCCAGAAGGGTGTGGCGGGTCTCATCATTCCCCAAGAGGACATGCCTTTTACAAAAGATGGATTGATTCCCGACATCATTATCAACCCACATGCCTTTCCTTCGCGCATGACGGTGGGTCATTTGGTAGAGACCGTCTTTGCGAAATTGTGCACACTCGAGGGTTCTCTTGGCGATGGCACTGTTTTCATGCCATTCGATTTGAAAGACGTGAGTGAGCGATTAGAAAAGCATGGATTTGAAGCGACTGGAAATGAAATCATGTACAATGGCCGTACAGGAGAGCAGATTTTGACTCAAGTGTTCTTTGGACCCACGTTTTACATGCGCCTCAAGCATATGGTTGCGGACAAGGTCCACGCACGTGGCACGGGAGCAAAAGACCAATTGACGAGACAACCCACATCGGGTCGTAGTGCAGGAGGCGGTCTTCGCATCGGTGAGATGGAGCGCGACGTGCTGTTGGCACATGGCCTCGCACAGTTCTCAAAAGAAAGCATGATGGAAAGAAGCGACAAGTACTCTTATGCTGTTTGCCGCAACTGCGGCGTTGTAGCGGTTCAACCACATCGCGGCTTGTCAGAGTGCCGCGCGTGCAACAGCGAAAATATAGCAATTGTTGAAACGCCGTACTCCTTTAAGCTTCTGATTCAAGAGTTCGAGGCGATGGGCATACAGATGCGTTTGTCGACGGAGCCGCTACCCGATGATTGCGAAAGCGAAGGTGAAGACGAGGGCGAAAAAGAAAATGATGCAAAAAGCACAAGCAAAGACAAAAACAAATTAAAAGACGTCCATACAAAAAAGAAAATGGATAAAAAAGAAAAAGAACCCGCTGAAGAGGAGAGTGAGGAAAACGAAGATGAGAATGAGGAGGATAAAGACGCTGGAGCCGACTTGAATGAAGAGAATGCGGAACTAGCGAATTCGCCCCTTGAAGACGTCGACCTTTCAGAGGAAAAAGTCGGCAATGAAAACAAAGATAAGGAAGAAGAGCCCGAGGCTGAAGAAATTAAGGTTATTAACGTTACTTATGGTGGAAAAGCGAGCGATATGAGTAACGGTGGTGGTGATGACGATGAAGAAGGTGCATTGGCTGAATTTTCAGCTGATTGCATGGCAAACTCCCGTGATATTAGTTTGCCCGGAAATTGCGATGAAAGTAAAGACTAGCTCATTTTTATGCAACCGTTATGTAGAGTAAAAGGAACAGAAAATGGAAGGTGGTGCATTCGTTACTTTCTTTATGTTGACCTTGATTTTGTGCCTTGCCGGTGTGATGGTGTATCTGTACCTAAACTTCCGGGACCACAAGGTGGCAGTGAGCTCAGACATTCAGACTATTAAAAGCGATACGGCTGCCGCCGACAAACGCGTTTCAAGTGAGCGCGTTGACCGCCTCGGAAACATCAAGTACGTTGTGAACCAGGTGAATGACATAAACGACACTATCTGGAAGTCTTACCAATCTTCCAACACCTCAAACCAGGCGAAACTGGCAGAGCTCAAGGCAGCAAACGAGACTCTTATCCACGGTGTTGATACCTTCTTCAAGTTCTCCACGGACACGCTCACAGACAGACGCCTGTTTGAAGCAAAAACCCTATTGACAGTCAATGACAAACCAAAGCTAGATATTATGCGCGAAGTGTCTCTTGTGAGTGGCATTACGGCTAAAGACCTCAAGCCTCCAACAACAGGAAACGGAGGGACCGTTTCGGGTGTGATGGCAAAATTCTGTGGCACGGGAGTTGGAGCACCATGCATATCATTCCCAAATGCAGATGGTGATTCTTACATAACAGCTCTTCAATCCGGAAAGAACATCGTACTTGATGCACCTGTAAAAATCAAGCAAGGTCTCGTATTTGAAGGTTCTACGTCAGAGGTTTCCTCATCAAACGGCGTAAGATTCAAGTCTAATGTTGGCATTGGAAACAGTCCAGATACGACATCTTTGCTAAATCTTGGCACAAATGACACAAAGATAGTCAACCTAATCAAAGCAGGCTTGGTTGACATTACAAGCGATGGAAAAGTTGTAATTAAGAACTCCACAGGCAATCAAGCCACATTGGAAGTTCCAAACTCGGGTCCACACGTTGGCAAACTTGTGATAACTGCTCCTACTGCGGGTATCCAACTTCGTGGCAATGTGAGCGTCACCGGAAGGATGAATGTATATGGCAGGACCTTTGTTGGCGCCACAGAGGTTGGTGTTGTTGCTCCTCCTCCTCCTCCTCCTACTCCTACTACTCCTACTCCTACTACTCCTACTCCTACTCCTACTCCTTAGTTCGTAGGGAACGCTTGTTTTTCACCTCTCTTGTATAATAGAGTATATGGACGTTCGGAGCGGGGTGATAATCATATTGCTTCTTTTCGTACTTTTGTATCGTTCAGCTTTAAAAACACAGGAAGCATTTGGTGGGCTTACAATCACAAATCCGGACCTTCGGCAATCCGGTTCTTCGTTGTTCCTTTCCAATCCGAGCCTGTTTTGCACGCTTCAAAATACGGCCGAGTCGGCCATGACGGACAGCAAAGAGATGTTGTTGTTCCGCACCTGTGTAGGAATCAAAGACCCAAAGCGCACCTTTGAAAAAGAGATGAGTCAATACATTGCAACATTAGGCTACTTAGTAAGCAAGCAATCCATGCGCACGAATCACTTTAATGATGTTATCTCACGTATTCACGAAGTTTTGGAATCGGTTAGACTAAGTAACGGTAGTGACCACCGTCTTGTTGGCCCCATCTATGTTCTAATGTTTCAAGCTCCATACTTTCGGGACTTGCGCAAAAACACAACAGGTATGAACAGCGTGATATCAATTCAACCGTTCAATGCAAATGAGTACCGCTACTCACCTTCTCTCATTTTACGAGACATTGTCGAAAATGAGCCCTTGGGCTCTATGGCACCCGAAAAAGGGGTTGCCTTTGTGTTTTACATTATGTTCCCAATGTACGACCCTGCAAACAAGATGCGTACTCTCACACCCGAAGCAGCACAAAATGCGGTCGAAGAATGTACCGGCTACTGGCTCAAGCAAGCAACGAACGAAAACATGTGTAAAATGAAGTGTCCCAACCACGATGGTTACACGTGTGGATGCCTCAACACTAATAAACCGTATGTATCCGTCTGCCTCGGACCAAGAGACAAAAAGGATTTACAAAAGAAAGAGTTCATTAACTACGGTAGCCTTTACCGTATCAATGAACGCCATGCAAAAACGAACATTATGTTTGATGCCTCTGCATTTCATAAAGACGGGTGTTCGGTTGTCAAAGCATAAGCTAAGCGCGCTCATCATCTGAGTCGTCTTCAAAATCAGGAAGTTCTTCAGTTTTTTTCGAGCTTGCTCTCCTCAAGCCAGCTTTGACCACCTTTTGTGCAAGCTTTTCTTCGTATCCATCCCATGGCGCAAACCCTTCACCAACTCTAATACGTGCATCATTCAAGTCAGCAATAAACTTATCAATGACTGGTAAGCATTCATCGTTCCACAGCTGTGTGTTGAACGTCACATATTGAATGTCCATGCGATTGAGCTTCCATGGCGCCATTTTCGAAAGTTCTAAGTTGCTTTCATTTTCCATACGAGCAATTGCCTCAATGTGCGCCCATTCCACGGCTTGGCGTGGTGTTAAGTTTGATTCGCTATACGCATATTCAAATGCTGTCAATCCATCCTTTTTAATGGAGAACCGTAGAGCAACCCCTGCATCGCTCGTTGGTTCATCGGGCAAGAGCAAGAAATCGTCCAAGTCTACAACCTCAATCTTTGCTTCTACGAAATCCGCCTCTGTCAGTCCTGCTACTGCCATCTGGCCTTGCATTTGCAAATAGTAGTGTTCGGGTACCGTTCCTGTTAGCGGCCTCTTTGGAGGGCACTTAATTTCAATCATGCGTCCCCATTCAGTGATGCCATCCGGTGAAGCTCCAAATCCCTTAATTTCTTGATGAGGCATCAGCCCAAAGTCGTATACATGCACATCTTGATTACGCGCTCTATAGCATCTTAATGCCATATCTTCGAACATCACGCCATGCTCGACTGTAGTTTTAGCAAATTCACTCAAGTCATCGCTTACAAGACCTAGTTTTTTCAGAAGAAGTTGCTCCCGATTGCCGAACTTGCCTTTATTGTTTGCTTGCGCCAAATCACTAGCAGTTAATCCAAGCTTCCGAATTGCATACCATGCAGGTGTGCGTTGCTCTACCCCAGGATTATCCTTGAGTATTTTGATGTACTCACGACGACTAAATAGACGCGAGACTTCCTCTTGAACCTCATAAATGTTGTCGCATTCCCACATTTCAAAGATAAACTTGCTCAATCGGTCAACGCTTATGGTATTTATATTTTTGGGAAAGTGCTTCGAAAAGACTCGCACATGTCGAGCCACATTTTGTTTCAAGGATGGAGTGGGTGGGTTTAGAACACTCATACTTCTCTTACCTATTTGCATATGTTCTTAAGCCCGATTGCGCGCACTGCGCTTACGACGCTCTGCTTCGTGGTCCGCGATAGACCGAACTACTTTTGAAACGCCGAACTCAAGCTTGTTATCTGATTGCGCTACTACGTGTGATGCGTGTGCAGCGCCCTTCAAAGTTTGTGCGTGTGTTTGTTTTGCGCTCGAACGAAGAGATGCGGTCTTTTCGGCAAACCAGGAATCGATGCGGGCAGTGAACAGGTCCTCACTCTTCTCCATTGTCATATGAATGTTACTGACGTATCTTTTATATCAATTTTTGCAGCAGCTTAAATATCTTGATTGGGTTTTCGTCCATTGGGCTCGGCACTCCATCATTGTTAATCTCTAATGCCTCAACTAAGCCAATCTCAAAAGACCGTGACATACCTGTATCAACAAACCAAAGGTTATGTTCGGGTGTTGTTGTTATTCCGTTCAACATCACGTTGTGACCTACGACGAGTGCCTTAGCCTGCAGAGCGTCGAGCACCAATGGGAGAACATCTTTACGGTACTGTTCAGTTAAAGCAGCACGCGTCCATATAATGCCATCTGGGTCGACGAACAATTCGCGAAAGAGGGTTATCTCCACTGGTGTCAATGCGTTCTGCCCTCCAAGAAGGTATTTGCGCATAATGTCATTAACACGTGCTAAATCACCATTCATCATATTGATATGTTGTGGTAAAATGCCTGCATGGCAAAACACGTAACTCCCAATCTTTATAACCACCGGTCTGTCTGCAAGGATTTTAGCCATGAAAGCGCCCGGTTGAAATGTCAGAGCACGGTTTGTTGGACCTCCCAAAAGATTCATCGAGTGTGTGGAAACATATGACATATCGCCCAATACATTAAGTATTTCATGATTGCCTAATAACGATATTACGCGGCCGCCGTGACGACGGGCTTCCCGGTCGATATTACGCATGAAAAAGACGACTTGAACATCAGCAGTGGTTTCCCAATCTGAACCAGTTCCATCCGGACCACGGACTTTGCTGTCAAGCTGGTCACCCATTTGAACAACCCACGTGTCTTTGGGCTCGGCAACCCATTGGAAGTGGTCGTTAATGAGTTTCATTCCCATGAGCAGACGCGTCACTCTTCCCAAGTCCCCATGAATGTCGCCTATGACTACAAGCCTTTTCCGAGCTTGAAAAATTGACCCCTCCATTTGCTTCTTCTTTGCTTAATTCGAATACAGATATATTATGGAGGATACCGGCGCACCTGTTTTCAGTTTGGACGAGGTTGGTCGTGGACCACTGTGGGGGCCAGTGGTTGCAGCTGCAGTGGTTCTCCCACTTGAATGCCCTGATGACAACCCCCTTTGGAAAGCCATTCGTGACAGCAAAAAAGTCAGCGAAAAGAAACGTCCACTCGTCGCAGAGTACATTAAAAGCATTGCCATTTCATACGGCATTGGAGAAGCAGACTCTCAAGAGATTGACGATGTGAATATTTTACAAGCAACCATGCGTGCTATGCATCGTGCTATGGATGTAGCATGGCGAAAGTGTCCACCCGACGCAATACCATCGTTAATTAAGGTAGATGGTCCGCACTTTGTGCCGTACACACCCCCTGGTATGGACACAGAGTCGATAGACCATATGTGCATTGTGGATGGCGATTCACTTGACCGCGGCATTGCAGCCGCTTCAATCATTGCCAAAGTGCATCGCGACGAATGGATTATAAAGTATGCGAGTGAGAATCCCGAAGTGGCTCCATACCATTTGGATAAAAACAAGGGATATGGCACTGCCGTTCACATGGCGGCACTAAAAACAGCAGGCGTTCATCCTTTGCATCGGCGTTCATTTGCTCCCGTTCGACGAGCACTAGGTGGTTACTGAGCACCCTTTGCTTCTTTTGATAATTTCTTTACAATAGCATCCACCTCAATCTTCTTTTTTGCAATTTCAATATTCGTCCCTGCTTCAATTTCTGCTGACTCCTCCATGACACCGGCAAAGCTGCCCGAGAAATCGAATATAGCATCAAGAATAAACCATATTCCAAATCCAATGCAAAGAACATAGATGAATGTAAGCAATACGTTTACGATGAATTTTACGTAGGTCTGTACGACTTTGCGGTCAGCGGTAGCAGGTGCATCTTCCGTCTTTTGTTTAGGATAAACTCCTGGCCCAGCAGATAGTTCAGCCATTAAGTTATCACTTTCTTTCAGCTCCACTCGTTGAATTTCACTTGCGGGAAAGCACAAAGGTTCACTATTTATTAGTTTTGCTCTCGTACTTTGTACCTCATTGTCGTCACAGAAAGTGTAGTGGCATGCTTGTTTGAGTACTTTAAATCTATTTAAGATGTCTGTTCGAAGGGCCTGTGGTTTAACATTATTGTTTACCGTTTTCAATGTTTGTGTCATCTCCTCAATGTACTTGCTCTCTGCTTGACTTGGATTTTCCTTGATGTTTCTGCAAATATTGTAAGCCTCTGAGAGTCGCTCTGGTGTATCAACAGTTCGTGCACAGATGCCCTCTGTAATTTCAGGATGTGGCGACAGATTTTCAGGAGCCTTGAGTGTCTCTTTCAGTATGTCAATGACGCCCTCTTTTGCGGCTTGTTCCAATGCCTCTGAGCCGCTCACTGCAAACATTGGGTACTTTTTGATGTGCTCTTCTGCGATGTTTGGCAGTTTGACACTCATGCGTTTAATCCACGCAAGATTACAGAAGTCGGGCTCTGAACCGTACTTACCTCCCAAATACTCCATTTTGTCCACACACTTTTGAATACTGTCTGTGCCACGAACTTCACCGGTGACAGGGTCTTTTCCACGTATGGGCAGAGTATTGGGTGGGCATGGCTCGTAGCATTGTTTATCGACCATTTCGTAGCCATTTTGGAAGCCCCAGTTAGGAACAGTAAACCAATCGTGCCATTGTTTCGAACAATGTTGGTCGCGCCGCTGCTTCACCGGTTTGATTGGCTTTCGACATGCTTTTGCAAGAGCATCCCAAGTAAATCCAGGGGGGCACTCGCCATCTGGACGACCACACTTTCCATTTGGCTTTGGAATCAGTCCGGGAGCAACTAGGCTGCAGAGTGGCCGCGCAGATGCCTCAGTGCCAAGGCCATCGCCGACCGTTTCTTTGCACATGGCAAATGGCCGTGCGGCATCATTCTTAACGTTGGGTGAGAATGTCCTGATTTGGCTACGAGCTTCACCCTTGTAATATCTAGTTTTGTCCAACAGTCCAAGTTTTTTCGCAGTTTCAACAGAACATACTTCAGCAGAGCGTATGACTGAATACATCTCTGCATCTTCATTCAGCACTGTGTATCCTGTATTTCCGATTGAACTCATTCAATCCCCTTACCAATAGGTTGCAGTAAAATATTGGTAGTAATAGAATGAAAAGTACTTAAAGACTTACATTTATGTATTAACATGCGTGGTTAGGGGAGTGGTCAAACCCGTGGCTTTCAAGGTGCCATCCATCTGGTTCGTCGGTTCGAATCCGGCACCACGCAAAATTTTATTTTTTATGTGAAAAATGGTTGGATGCCGGAGCCTGGTCAAACGGGAAACACTTAAGATGTTTTTGATTAAATTCAGCGCGAGTTCAAATCTCGCTCCAACCATTATTCACTCAAACCACGTAAGTAGATTAATGAAAATATGAAGATTGAAAGCAATTTAACCATAATTCATTTTCACAAGTATATATAAACCGACCATGACGATTGTCCTAGCTTTGATTGCATGCTGGTTTGTTTTAGTTGTGATTCTAGGGTACTATCTTTACACTCGTACTGAAACGTTTCAATCAATGGAACTGTTTTCGGCAGACAAAGAAGCAGCTCGTGTCGAATCGGCAGTATGTGCAGTGCGTTCGGCTATTATAAGTAGCATCGATGGCAATGACTCGTTTGAAGGCACAAGCGCCTACGCAAACTTCAAAAAGGCTTTCAATGCTCATGGATTTAAAAAATCATCGGCCGCCGGTTTCTTTCCGAGTGAAGACTTCCACACAAAGATAAAAGCTGAGTTGGCGAGTGCTGTGGGCATTAGCTCATCGAGCATTAAAGCCCTTCTAACGAAACTCAATGCATTCAACGCTACCATGAACACCGAGTTCACCGCAACATACAGTGAGGACGACACTGCAATTGCTGCCAAACCATGCCCAGTTATTCCGACAATAACCGCTGAGAAGAAATCTGAAATGTTGAGCCGCCGCGCAAAGCTCGTAGCATGCGCCCTAAAAACCGCAAAGACCGAAACAGAGTACTCTGCTGAAATGGCTCGTATGGGTGTATCAGACGAAAGCTACGTACGTAACATCTTTTTGTTCAAAAAACTAAAAGATATTGAGGCTGCGCAAATAGGTCCTATTCTTGAAATCTTCTTGGAGCATGAATTGATACAATCGAGGGGGAGTGGATTTAGGGATGTGGAGTCAGCTGCACAGGACTGCCAATCGAAGTCAAGAAACAGTGCTAGCGGACCAACAGCACCTGTTATCAAATTACCAACGGCTCCCAAAAAGCACATTGACCCCACTCCAAGTGTAAAGCCTGCAAGTGAACCCGAAACGACAGACAAAAATAAGCTGTACTTGTATTTTGGAATTGGTGCTGCAGCTTTCATTCTATTTGGTCTTTTGGTAGGATTTCTCCTTTCAAGACTAGGAAAGGGTGCGCCGCAACCCGCGCCTCAACAGCAACCCTTTCCTCAACAGCAACCCGTACCTCAACCTATCCAGCAAATTCAACCGCAACCGATGAGCAATTAGATTGACAAAATTACCCGAAAATTGACAAGTCATTTTTAAACCATTTGCATATACCAAACACACAAATCACAACCAAAAAAACACAGCTCTTCCTCTCTATCAACCACCAACAACAATGGCGGCTACTATGCGTCAGGCTCTGCGTGAGGCGGCTGGCAAGGTCAAGCGTGCGCCCACGGCATTCAACCTGTTTGTGAAGGAGAAGATTGGCGAGCTTCGGAAGGCGGAGCCCGGTCTCAAGCACAAGGAGTACATGACCAAGGCCGCAGAGGCGTGGAATGATTACAAGGAGGCGAACGGAATGCCGGCGACGAAAGTGAAGCCCATCCGCCTGGAAAAGCCCAAGGCAGAGAAGTCTGTGAAGGAAAAGCCCAAGCGTGCGCCAACCGCCTTCAACCTGTTCGTGAAGGACAACATTGGTAAGCTGCGTGCCGCCGAGCCGGGGCTTACGCATAAGGACTACATGATCAAGGTTGCTGCGGCATGGAACGCGCACAAGGAGGAGAACGGCCTTCCGGCGACGAAGCCGAGGGCACCCAAGGACCCCAACGCGCCCAAGAATGCAGAGGATAAGCCCAAGCATATGCGTACACCGACCGTCCACAGCACGTTCATCAAGGAGAAGATGGCGGAGCTGCGTGCCGCAGAGCCCGGTCTTCTGGCGAAGGAGTACATGAAGCGCGCCCGCGCTGCCTACCGCGAGTTTAAGGCGATTTGAAGAAAATCACAATAAAAACAAAAAATGCATCATTTTGCATTTGCAGTTAAGGGTTTAAAAACAAAAAACATAAAGACCAAGAAGAATGCCGCGTCATAGTTTTTAGTTCGCGTCGGTTTGTCGTCCACACTGTCCGGTTTCTTTGCAATCCACAAACTCTACTGCGCTCCAATCATCGAGCTCAGAATCCTTGTGACGCATGCGCTCATAGTATTCAGTTGGCTCAATGTCACGCACCTTACAAGTGGCACCGTTGTCTTTTAGGAACACGACCGGGCGTTTCCGAGGGTCCTGTTTGTAATAAGCGTGCGAGCAATCGGGATGCATGACGTTGCCATCAATCTTGAACGGTATTACAATAATATTGAACTTACTAATAAGATGGCGCAATCCTGTCGGCAGTTTTGTCCATTCTGGATTATTTTTCGCAGGGTCAATTGTCCATTCAATGTTCGGCACGAGCTGCATGTCTACGCACACATTTCGCGGGTCATTTTTGTCTTTGAGTCCCCTTGTCCCCGACATCTCAACAAATCTTTCATTATCGCAACGTCCAAGCGCTCGAGTGCGCCTATTTTGGACCATTGTATAACCATTTGGTTCATAGGTGCGGAATCTATCGAATGGACTTGATGTACCGCTGCCACCCTTGCTTCCAAATGTAAAAGGACCCACTTTTCGCGTGCACCCCCCTTTGGAGTATTTGCACTTATTTTGACTTCTCCTTCGCATCCTACTTCCTCCTCCACCTCCACCTCCACCAAAAAACATGTAGAAAAAGAGAAGTAATACCAATATAAAGATTACATACTTGAGGACAACAATCAATGCAGGCGAATTCAAGAACTTTTGAAAGTTTTCAAACCGTCTTTGGGAAACCAAGTTCTTCTCAGCAACATGGCTCAGTTTATTTTTGGCGATTTCATTGATGTTGCCGAATTGTGCAGCACTTGGTCCCGCTGCAGCCGCAGATGCAGCTCCTGGTAGAGCAGCAGCTCCAAGAGACGCAGCCATCGGACCAAGCGATTTCGTAGCTGCGCCAAGAGCTAAGTTCATCTGCGGTAATTCTACCCCTTACATATTGCTACGCTAATTTTAGAGGCCAGTGTGGCGAATGTTCGTCAAAGTAGCAATCATTGTGGCATGCCTTCTTTTGATTCTCTACGTCCGTCATTACTTCAATCATCCTAAAGAGCGACAGGTAATGCAGACATCTTTGAAAGAGTTTCGTTTCGACCAGCTTCTTGAACGGCAACCTCTCGTTATAGACGACAGAGTGCCAGGTCTTGAGGAACTATCGAACATGTGGTTTCCTCATAATAAGAAGCAATACTTCTCGACATTGTCCAACACCTGGAATCGAACATCCCATAAATACACGCTGCTTTTACATCCTACCGAAGCTGTCGAGGTGCTTGTCTTGCATCCAATCGGAAAACTGGCCCCCGATTTCTCTCCTTCGCCGGAAGAGACCCTCACAGCAATTTCATTGAAACCAAATCAAGTGCTGATTTTGCCATTTCATACAACATTCTTGATGGATAAAGAAAAAGGAGTTGTCCTCGGTGTGCATGACTGGATTACCCGTTTTTTGCCTTAATCGACCTCATCAATCTTAGGCCCTGCATCTGTAGGCGCCGCACCGCCACCATCTGCTGCCGCATACATAGCAGCTAGCATAGGTCCTAGTAGACCCTCAATATCTTTTTGTTTTTTCTCAAACACATCGATGGATGTGCGCGACACATCTTGTCCATCCAGCCACTCAATCGTTTCTTTTACAATAGGTTCGGCTTTGCCCCATGCCTCCTTGACTTGAGGCGTCGCGTCCTCCTTCTCTGCGGCTTCGCGCAGGGAATTACGGATGTTGTAGACATAGCTTTCAAGGCCTTGCTTTGCGTCAACGCACTTGCGCATCGCATCATCCACTGCCTTGTACTCTTCCGCCGATTTGACCATCTTCTCAATATCTTCCTTTGACAGACGTCCCTTGTCGTTGGTAATCGTAATTTTATTGGTTTTGCCCGTGCCTTTCTCAAGAGCTGACACGTTTAGGATGCCGTTTGCATCAATGTCAAGAGTTACTTCAATCTGAGGCACGCCGCGAGGTGCGGGAGGAATGCCATTGAGGTCGAACTTGCCAAGCAGGTTGTTGTCGCGGGTAAATGGACGCTCGCCCTCAAACACCTGAATCGTAACAGCGGGTTGTGAGTCCTCGTAGGTGCTGAATACTTGTGTCTTCTTAGTCGGCACGGTAGTGTTGCGGGGAATGAGCACCGTCATCACACCACCCGCAGTCTCAATGCCCATGCTGAGTGGGCAAACATCGAGCAGAAGAAGGTCTTTCGTGCGCTCATCGTTGCCATGTCCCGTTAGAATAGCAGCTTGAACGGCAGCACCGTATGCAACGGCCTCGTCGGGGTTGATGCTCTTGCAAAGCTCCTTGCCGTTGAAGAAGTCGGTGAGGAGTTGTTGAATCTTGGGAATGCGCGTGGAACCGCCGACAAGCACAACCTCGTGGACTTGGCCCTTGTCAATCTTGGCATCGCGGAGAACTTTCTCAACGGGCTCGAGCGTGCGACGGAAAATGTCGGAGCACAGCTCCTCAAAACGAGCGCGAGTAATGGTCGAGTTAAAGTCCACGCCCTCAAATAGCGTCTCAAGTTCAATGCCAGCAGTGGCACTCGACGAGAGCGTGCGCTTGACACGCTCGCAAGCTGCCGTAAGGCGCTTCATGGCGCGTAGGCTGGTAGTAAGGTCTTTGTTATGCTTGCGCTTGAACTCCTTTACAAAGTGCTCAACCAGGCGGTTGTCAATATCGCTGCCACCTAGATGGCAGTCACCTCCCGTGGCTAGCACCTCAAAGATGCCGCCCTCAATGGAGAGAATGGAAACGTCGTGTGTCCCGCCGCCAAAATCATAGATAAGAACGTTACGTTCCTTACCATCGCTTACCTTGTCAAGGCCATATGCAATCGCCGCAGCAGTAGGCTCGTTAATAATGCGTAGCACCTCAAGACCTGCAATGACACCAGCATCTTTTGTGGCTTGGCGTTGGCTGTCGTTGAAGTAAGCGGGGCATGTAATTACTGCTTTCTTAACAGGTTGACCAAGAAAGGCCTCTGCCGTTTCTTTCATTTTGCCAAGCACCATTGCCGAGATTTCCTCCGGGTGCAGGCGTTGTTTTCCGTCAGCGCCGCGCGCAACTTCAATGACAGGCTTGCCACCGTCGCCTTGCAGAACAACAAAAGGCCATAGTTTCATGTCGGCTTGAACGGTTGGGTCCGAGAATTTACGGCCAATGAGACGCTTTGCATCATAAATCGTGTTGGTTGGGTTTGAGATGGCCACGTTACGCGCACTGTCACCGACAAGTCGCTCGTTCTCTGTGAAGCTCACCATCGAAGGTGTGATACGGTTGCCTTGGTCATTGGCAATGATTTCCACCTTTCCATTCCGATACACACCTACCGCCGACATACACGTGCCGAGGTCAATACCGATTGCGATGTCATTTGTTGCTGTTTCCGCTGCCATTTTGTTTAGGTAAACATGTATAATGTGTTTCTTTTTAAATGCCTTTATTGGCTTCAGATTTTCAAAATACTGTCAAATCCTTCCTCCGTACTGGGCTCCTGAAATCGCTTGCGAAAGGTGTAAAAGGCAATGCGCGGGATGTGAGGTCCTCCCTCACTCTCACGCCTCTTTGAGGATTCCATGGCATTGTCGATGCTCATGTCAAACCAGATTGCTCGAATGGGTATGTTATTTTGCTTTGCCCATGCAATGTACGGTGCGCGCCTAGCCGTGTCGGGATTCGTAGCATCAAAGATAACCGACGACTCGCCAGCTGCATCCGCCTTTTTGACCATGCGCTCCGCTGTCTTCAGTGTATCGCCAACAATACGTTCGTAATTGGGAAACCGGTCGATGGAAAGCGTGCTCTTGCCACTTCCAGGATATCCCACCATCACAATGGCTTCTCGTCCTGGTCCTGGCTCCTCGATAACAACTTTGTCACTCATAACTCTTTCATCGAATGGAAACACATCTTCAGGTGTCTTGAACTTAACACCAACGGCTTTAGCAAACATGGCATCACTATCACTCCAATCACCTTCACGACCCGCTGCGTCCCCCACAAAGTAGCTTTTTTTCAGGTCCCATTCACGGGCCCCAATAATAGAATCCCACATGGTTGAATGGGGTTTTCTGTCGATTTCGTCAAACCCAATGGCGACCGTAATCGGAAGCTCAAGTTCATTAAGCTTGTTTTTAATGGCCTCTTCTTTCCATACTTTTGTTTGATTTGTAAACACCATAATAGCGTACCCTTTCTTATAGATGTCCTTGAGCATTTCAGGTACGCTGGATCGAAGCCATTGGTGGTCATTCACATCCTTTGCGTGCGTTCGACCATTCAAAGGCTTAACAAGCGTCCAGTCGTAGTCAAACGCCGCAATCTTCTTGCGCCAACGAGGTTTGTTAAGCAATATAATGTGAGGCGCCATCTTATATGAATACATATAAGTTTTGCTATTTAAGTCATTTTTTGATGGCTTTTACCAAAAAGAATACTAGTTGCCTTACACACCTGTGCTTCCAAAGCCACTGTCGCCACGTGCTGTCTCAGTCAGACCATCAAGCGATGACACTTCCTCCCATTCAGGGGTGTAGATGCGTTCGCAGATGAGTTGAGCAATCCTATCGCCCACCTGAACCTCGAAATCCTCGTCACTTTGGTTGAAAACAACGACACCCACAACGCCAAGGTAGTCACTGTCTACAACCCCAGCGCCAATGTTGATGCCGGCTTTCACTGCAAGACCTGAACGAGGTGCAATACGGGCATAGCAATCGGATGGAACTTGAATGCGTAGGCCCGTAGAAATCACCGCCCGCCCGCGCGCAGGAACGACCTTTTGAACTACAGAACTGAGGTCGTAACCAGCAGCTCCTACACTTCCACGCACAGGAATCACAGCCTCTGGGAACTCTTTGAACACACGGAACGCCATTATTACTTAATTAATGCTTCACGGCTTTAAGTGAAACGCATTTGCCATTTTGCTTGATGTATTTGCCACCACGTGGGCCTTCGTAAACAACGTGTTGTCTGTTATGCACAGTAACATGGCTGCCTGTTTTCTTAAGCGCGGCCTGCTTCTTGCGCTTGCCTCCAGACGTAGGTGCTAATGGAAGTTGGTAAACTTTATCGCTTGAAAACAATCCGGACTTGATAGTTAGAGTTATGAATCCATTTTCGGTTACCGCTGTTTTAACATTTTCAAATGTGTATGGAGAAGGTGCGTTTATGCTATCATCTAACGAAGATAGCACATATGTGCTATCATTAACTTTCGTCAAACGTGCTGTTGGTTGAAACATACCAAATACACCATAACCTGGAATATTTGATATTGAATTGTATTTTTGAATTGTCAATGTTGGTTGTTCCATGTTGGATTTGTATCTATCTTGTGGATATAGATTTGTTATTAGCTTTACAGCTAAAATGTATGTCTATGTTATAAACCACAAAGCATGGCGACACCGAATCGCAGAAAAGCAGTTTTATTTGGACTAAACTATGCGTCCCATCCTACAGCGAAATTGAGCGGTTGCATCAATGACGTTCAAATGATGGGCTCCTTGTTACGCGAAAAGATGAACATTGCAGTTGATGTCTACACAGATGACAAATCAGCGCATGATTGCTCTGCATTAGGCATCATAACTAAACTCTATGAACTTGCTGTACAATCATGGAGAGATTCATTGCAATATGTTTACATTCACTACAGCGGGCATGGTTCGTACGTAAGAGATGTCAATGGCGATGAAAAGGATAAACAAGACGAATGCTTGGTTCCCAGCGACTTTCAGACTGCGGGGTTTATCACCGACGATTACATTAATGCATTGTTCTCATACTTCAATCCATCTACACGCATTGTATGTGTATTCGACTGCTGTCACTCAGGAACGATTGGTGATGTCAAATACAGTTGGACAGCTCCTGCGTCAGTCATCGTAGAAAACATAAACTGCAAAGCCAAAGCAAAAATCATTACATTGAGTGGATGCATGGATGACCAGACCTCTGCGGATGCATACAATATTTTAAAAGATGGCAAGTTTTGCGGTGCACTCACAGCTTGCTTATTACTTGCCATCAAAGAAAAGCCGACTATCATAAGTGATGTTTTTCTACTGCAAATAGCAGTTCGCCAAAAATTAAAAGACCTCCAATTTCCACAACTGCCCAAACTGTGCAGCACATACAACTTGACAAAAGACCGCATGTTTATGCAATCAAAATAAAATTGGCAATTCGAGACTACGTGTTCCTTTCATTGTTGCCATCGGAGCACGTGGTATGGGAACTGGCAGCTGACTAATGTCCTTAGTATATTGCTCGTGCTGCAAAAGATTCGTCATAATTTCGGGAACCGCCCATTTCAAAACAATGGCATTAAGCTCGCGAACTTGCCCAACGATATCAACTGGCGAGTTTTTGCTGTGTTGATGGAACGTTGAGCGCATGACAATAATGAGTTCACGGTCATTTTGACGACCAATTTTGAAGCGCTCGTCGCTTTCAACCCAAACTCTGTACCGGATACCCTCCTGCAAGGCATTGACGTTTGCATTGCTAAAGAACAGTTCTCGCAACGGCGTGGAGCACTGGCCCCCAAACGACGATTCAACAGGGGCCTGATTCATATAGGAAGAGCTTCCTTGTTCTATTAAAACCGGGTGAAAAGTTGGAGTCAATGCATCGACTCTGCCATTATTTTTAATGATATGAGTCGGCTCTGAAACCGGCGCAAAATTTTGTGTAAACGACATCCCTCTAATTTGACAATCGAGATTTAATCAAGCGCCTCTTCCAATACTAGTTGGGCAAATCGAGGGTCGCATATGATATTTATGTGATGGCAACCATCAATGGTCGTCTTTAGCATTGTAGAAGAATCAAAGAGACTGTATGCTACATTGAGACTTCGTGCTGACACTTGTCCATCTCCAAGCTCGGACGCAATTTCTTCCACGTCTCCCCCACCAACCTCTCGCAATTTGAATGTTTTTAATGTGTCGAGAGTTGGCATACACGTCACAATGTGAGTGGGGACGCATATGGTCTCCATAATGCACTCCATATGAGGTCTGTATAAATGATACCATGCATCAAAAGCATCACGCGTTTGAAATAATGTTCCAGAATGTTCCCTTTCTAACGTTTCTGGGGAAACCACCTTCTTATTAACAATTGCCAAAGGTTCCTCTAATTCATAGCCATGGACGTTTGGAAAACACATGATTATACCACTGTTGAGCTGCAGGCTCGAATGAAATTGTTTCGAAAAGATTGGAACAAAATATTCGCCGCTCAAAATGGCTTTAAGAGCCGTATTAGACCCCCCAAATGGTGCGTTCACAATAAACAAACGCTTCACATATGTTTTCGCCCACTTCGCGTCCACTTTCGACGATAAAAACCATTTGAAAAGAACGGCACCCAAACTATGACCCACAATAACAACGGGGCCATATTTAGAATGCATGCTCTCAACTTGGTTACGCATCTCATGGAACATGTTTTCACGAAACAGAGGGTCTAAAACACGCCGAAAATCATAGGGTAACGCTCGGATATTATCATTAACTTCGTATTTTCCGGTTGCGATTGTTGCATCTATGAAGCCCCGAAAGTACTTATAATTGTATTTCGAGTTCAAAATGTCTTGGTATGGCTTTGCTAACAATTCAAACTCAGGGACAATATCACAGACGCCATCAATTCCAGATAGAGCCTTAATGCCATTTTCAATCTGGTCTATTCCAAGCGGAATCCCAGTGACGGACGTCCTCCTAAGGGTTGCGGCATTATCATGGTGCCACAAAGCCATTCGTTGCGATGACAACGGTGATATGTTCATCCAACGGTTGTCGACGACAAAATCACGGAATATGCGCTTCTTTTCAAGCCCATGTTTGACGAGAATGCTCCCCCCTATTCCTGGTATGAGAAGGATAGGCGAGGGCATCAAATGTTGGTTTTTTGTCGCGAACTTGTTTTAAGCCTAAAGAACGGCTCCCTTTTTCTTCATCATCATTTTCTTTTGGTGCCTGGCCCTGCCCCTGCCCACGCGGCACATAATTCCAGATGTTTTCCGCGCCCTCCGATGATAGTGGCGTTTGTTGCAACGGCTGCCGGTTCTGTTGGGATTGCGATTGTTGCTTGACATAGTTTTTGTTGCAGGTTGTTGCCTCTTTCCACATGGCACTTGCGTTCTCCTCAATGTATTCCAAAGCAGAAAGCTCTATAGGGCCCCATGATTGGTTGTGATGACCCAACGGTAGACTTTGCATCCCGTGGCAAGCCATCAAAAGACCTTTTCTTTCGTTGCGGAAACTTCGCTTGTAATTCAGGCAAAATAGCCGCCACAACACTTTTGCCCAATCAAACATGACCATCCAAGCTCCCCATAGGAACCAAACGATGTCTCCTTTATCACTTTCATCGAGTGAGGGATACGGCCAAAGTTCTTGCTTTCCGATGGACGAACAATGCAACACGAGCTGTTTCTTACGAAACAAGTATTCCATTGCAGGTGGAAGGTCGTTTTGCCCATGTTCTTCCCATAATTGGGAAAGTCCGACAAGAAGCCTTTCAGCAAAAAGCCGTTCTTCCTCTTTAACCGGTAAGAGACGCCCGAATTTTGCAACACCGCGTTGTGAGAGGCGCATCCCGTTTTCCGGGAAATATCCAATCACTTTTGAGCGTAATGCAGCAACACTATGAATCCCAACACCAACGCCCAATCCAACACTCCCTGCTAACTGACGCGACAATAGGCATAGCTTTCCAGTGAGCAACAACGCTTCTTTTACTCGTATGCCATCGTTAGTGTCGCACGTCGCCAATATATCTTGACAAATCGAAAACCATGTAACTGCATTGATGCCTTCAACATCCCCTAATCGTGACACGGATGCAACCCATGCATTTTCTAATGCAATCACATTGTCCGCCATAAGAAGTTCACAAGTTTGATAGAGCCCATCTTCTAATCGACCAGCTACTATGCTTTCGACCAAGCTTACACTACTCATATCGCGTCGTATCGTTTTATCGTTATTATTAACGTTCGATATGTGATTTAGATTCAAGTACGCGCTTTGGATACCTTCCGACTGCTACTTTCTTTGTTGTTGCTTCCCTTGCTGCCCTTAGTTTTTGTCTTGACCGGACTTCTCTTCTTTCTCTTTTTGGCTTCTGCAAGCTCGTCCGCCAAGGTATACTTTATATATTTTGGCATAAGTTGATGAAATTGCGCCTCACTAACCTTCGTTTTAGCCCTTGTTTTAACCGGACTTCTCTTCTTCTTTTTGGCTTCTGCAAGCTCGTCCGCCAAGGTATACTTTGTATATTTTGGCACAAGCTGTTTAGAATACGCCTTCTGTTTTTTTTCAACGGCTTCTTCAAATGTTTTAACGTCTCTTGTTTTACCTTGACGAGCTATTTTCTTAGCTTTCAACGCAGCAATTGCTTGCAAAACATCATTGATTTTTTGCATATTTTGTTTGCTTAAATCGGATGGTTTCGGTTCCGGTTGGAAACGTGCCAACAGCTGAGCCTCTAGCGTCTTTGGGGACACTTGCGGTTTCGTTATTTTAGGTGAAGGCTTTGCAACGGCCTTACTTTTGGCAGCCGCCCTCAATGCCCTTCTATGTGCACGCGCAGCCTTTGCTTTTTCATACTGTTGCCACTCAAGGTCATGTCGCGGAACATTTGGTGCAATCGGACTTTGTGACATTGATTCGGACGGCTTCAGGCCAATGCCAAATAGCTTCTTAAGAAACCCCATGCTCTTCGGTTCGTACTATACGCGCGCGAAAAAAAACGAATAAATATTTTAAGCAATCAAACCAACTCCTTGGAAGAACGAGACAATGAAGTACATGAGGAGCAAGCCACGGCCCACGAAGTTCATCATCTCAGGTCCACCTTTACCAATCTTTTGAATGGTGGCAAAGACGAAGTACAACATAAGCATCGCAACACCGAATAGTTGGCTAATGTTGTTGAGCACAGACACAAAGAGTGTGCTATGTCCGGCAAGTGCGAACCAGTCGTACAACTGGAAGTTGGCAGCGGACAGGGGGGACAATGTTACTACTAAAAAGGCAACGAGCGAGCTATGAGCCACCAAACGCAGCTTCTTCTGAGCATCATCATCGGTCTCGGTCTTTCTAGTCATCATCAAACGGCCATGGTATGCAACGAGGGTCGATAGACCAACAATCAATAGAAGATTTGCGAATAGGTCGAATGGACGGTAAACGGTGTTGCTTAGCTTGTAAAGTGAGAATGCAAGCAATATGGAGTAGCCGGTGATGGCGACGGCGTCTTTAGAGAGCAGCATGGTGATTTTATATATATGAAGACAAAAATCAAAAATAAGTGGGTGAGGATTTCCTGTTTTGCTTATTTTTATGTCATAATATGATAGTTTAGAGAAGTAATGTCAGTACAACAAAAACGTGGACGGAAATCGGTTTCACCTAAAGATGACCCAATGGAGGATGTACTTAGCAAATTAACAAGATTAAACACAGGCAATGCTTCGCGTGTGCCCGCTCCTGCTCAAACTTATGTCATGGACCATGACGCCGCCGAGGCTCCACGCAATGATATGGATGAGGCTAAATTAGAGCTTATTGAACAAGCGACAAAAATAAACCGCATGGTATTTCTACTTAATAGATATTCTGATAGCTTGAACACATTCTTGAAAAAAATTCAAAACGAAGAGAAATATCAGCTATATGCCCATGCGGTTTTGCCATACCGCATTAAAGGATTCAGCGACCAAAACATTAAACTTGCTATGACACAAATAAAGGCACTCAAGGCGTTTCCTGAAACCCTCGTGAGAGAACTCGAGCAAATGCCGCAAAATAGTAAAGAAGATATCCAGGCAGCCAAAACGTTAAAAAAAGAAGACTTGGAACACTTTCACCGCGATACATTGAATGCAAAATATAGTAAGCTAGTATACCTGCCTGCGACCCTTCTAATGAACGCTCTAGGCTCGCTTCCTCCCAAAGCAAAAGACATTGAACGTTGGTCAAACGTCATTACGATGTTTAAACGAACATTCCCAAAGCACTCTTTTACGCCCCTAGAAATGAAGTATTTTGGAGAGTGGCTGAACCGAGGAACGACCAACTCGAGCACCTATAGCAATACACGGTACACATATCTATCTCCAGGTGAAAGTGAGCATTCCAAGACAACGATATTGCAAATGTTTGGCAATGAGGCACCACAATACTTTGGTGCAGCTATGGCAGACAACTTTCCCAAGTCGATTTCTCCGAAATCTGATTCTTCTGACGACTCGTATTAAAACAAAAATAAACTTACTCATTGCTTTTTAAAAGTCGGCCTCTGCATCCACAGATAGACCACCTTCCGCATTGTAATCCGTCACCATTGACGCCTTGGAGTATTCTGCCGAACGAACTTCAAAGAAACTTGGTTTGCCTTGTAGGCAAGCTGTCTCAACAAACGGAAAAGGATTTGATGTAGAGTAAATCTTGGCATAGCCCAACATCACCAGCAGGCGGTCGGCAATATATTTGATGTACTGTGCCATGAGGTCATTGTTCATTCCAATCATGTTGCATGGAATGCTCTCTGTGATGAACCGCGTTTCAATGTCAACAGCCTCGTGAAACATGGCATGAACGGCCTCCTCGGACACGCGACCTTCGAGCTTCGAATAGAGAAGGCAAGCGAACTCGGCATGTAGGCTCTCATCGCGCGAAATAAGCTGGTTCGCAAAGGAAAGCCCGGGCAGAAGGCCGCGCTCACGCAGCCAAAAAATGGCGCAAAAGGATGCACTAAAGAAAAGGCCTTCCACAATGGCAAAGGCAATCAGACGCTGAGCAAAGCTTGCCTTTTTGTCTTCAATCCATCGCATCGCCCATTGTGCTTTTTCACGAATTGCCGGAAAATGGTCAACGGCGTTAAACAGACGGTCTTTCTCTCGGGGGTCCTTAATGTATGAATCAATCAGCAGCGAGTACGTCTCGCTGTGCACTTGCTCCATGGCGTTTTGAAATGCATAAAATGCGCGCACCTCTGGTTTCGGCACGTCTTTGCTAAATCGCTCACTCAAGTTTTCACTCACAATCCCGTCACTTGCCGCAAAGAAGGCAAGAATATGGGTAATAAAAAATCGCTCGTTCTCAGTCAGCTTCTCTATGTCAATGGTATCTTGTTGAAAATTGATTTCATCGCAAACCCAGTACGCACTCGAAGCTAGTTTATAGTATTGAAAAATGTCAGGGTATTCTACGGGGAACATAACATGTCGCGATTTCGTCTCGGTTAGAAGCGGCTCCATTTGCCTAACTTTGCCTCCTATATTATTATTCTATGGCCTCACTTCCTTAAATATCGGACAGACTGCGTCAAAATCGCGCAACAACTCTCCTTGGAGCCCGCGGCCAATAAGGCTTGTTGTAAGCCCATCCGTCACGTGCCCCCGTTGTATTTTCCGCTCATGTTCCCATATTCCTTCTATTGCTTTATTCAAGTCATTCTCTGTGGGCATCGACATTTGAAACATCTGTCCCGCAACAAATCGTTTTTTGGGAATCATGTCCGCAAGAATGACCGATATTTGATTTTTTGTGAATGTCAACGTGTGCGCGTTAGAGCCGCAGCTGATGTGTTGAATACGTCTAAGATATCTCATGAGAACCTCGAGAATCTCAGCCGACGATGACCATATGTTACTATTTTGAAGCTTTGTAAGAGATTGGGTTTCAATTAAGTGCTCTAAAAACACTCTCACTGTCGGTGGGTCAAACTTACTTTTAGGCGCGGGTGGAGGAGGTGGAGGCGGCGCTGTGGGCGGTATTGTACTTTTTGTTTTATGTTGAAGAACGCGTTGTACGACCTCTTGCAATTGTATATTTTCAAGCGCTCGCATAACACTTGCGTATTCATCACAAAACTCTTGTTGTTCGTTTGGTTGTATCGTCATCGCATGTATGAGCGTTAGTTCTGTAAGGATGTTAATTGCCTTTCTTGCTTTGGACTCTTGAAGAAGTAGTACTTTATGAGTCGGTTCATACATAATACAATATAGCTTATCATCTGGAATCAATTGCACTGTCGATTGAGTAACCGCTAAAGGATGCGGTATTTCTTGCTGTAATTGTTCATATTTGTAGCTTTTCGGCCACAACGTCTGAAATGTCGATTGTACTTTGTCTGTTGGAGTCAACATGAAGTAATCACCGGTAGAAGAACCCCATACCATACCAGGAACGTCATATGAACTAGCTGTTATGCATTGTTTACCGTTGATATCAATAATTGTTTTACCATTGAAATCAATACTACAAGGCGCTGCTTCCCAACTGTTATTCATAATACATTCGAGATTGCGTGCAAAGCCCGACCCACATTCGCGCAAAGGCAAGCTGAGTCCAAGTTGGATAAAGAAGTGCAAAAGTGTTTTCATTGTGACATTCAGAATTGGCGTTCGAGTGCGCACATTAAAGTAAGCGTCGACTGTAAACATTGACAATGCATTTTCTGGTATCTCACTGTTGCTTGTATTTTGAAAGTGTCCAAATGTCCAGCATTTGCTCAAAAGAATCAAATCCTTTACGGCGCACTCAGACCAAACAATCGAATATTCGTGCAACTCATCTGTGACATAATCCTTACACTCAATGGTAATTTCAGTGTCGTGTTGATTAGACTTGTTGTCATCAGCATTTCTATATGCAAGCAAATCATCAACACAGTTGAAAGTACTCGCCGACTCTGCCTTTTCTCCGAACCAGTTTATCGTACATGCGTGTAAGTATGTGTGTGATTTCAAGTCTGACACCAAGTCTGTTGCACTGGCATCATCATGCAAATTTTGCAGAACTATTTCATCGAACTTAGAAAAGATGACATCTATACCGATACATCCATTTTCATCAACCGCATACAATCCTTTGCTTATTTTGGTCCAAGATGCACACACCGAATCCGCTATAGCATACATGTCGATTTTCTCAGGTAGATACACCCATGTTCGATGCTCCTCACGTCGCCAAATCCAATCAGGGTACGCAGCTTCCATTGCATCTTTATATGCCTTCATAGACTCAGCTTCCACAATGCGAAAATAGTTGCAATCATTCAACGTAGTCAATGCTGCCACCAACATCTTCGAACGCGTCGGATGTGTATGTAGCTTGTATACATCCAACATGGGAATCAAAAACGGCTAAATAAACGCACTTGATGAAAGCCTTATATCATCCGTTATTGAATGAAAAAATATGCAAATAGTACATAAATGGATATGAACTCGTCTGAAAACATTATTGAGCATCTATTAAACCACGAGTTGGCTGTTTTGTACACACGAGGTGAAATTGCGTCACAGATGTGCTGCGTTTGCAATAAGGAGTACATAAGTCCAGAGCTAGAAAGGGTTACTTTTGAAAATTTAGACGACATTAACACATTTGCTATCATTGTCCACGACACAAATGCGCTGAAAGGTGGCCCTGAAGCAGTATGCATTTATACACGTTGTGATGAAGGGACTGTGTGTAACACGGCAAAGGTATTGCTATTGTGCAAGTCAACAAAAAGCAAGGTGCCACGTCTTGGAGCTATGTTGCTCTATGCAGTGTGCTATGCATTACGTGATGCAGGTGTTCAAACCATACAATTAAACATCAGTCGCGATCCAAAAGCTACTAATTTATACAAAAGTATGGGTTTTGTTTACCTCCCAGATTCATTAAATAATGTCATGATTCTTGATACATCTAAAATAATCCGTTTTGGTTCACAACGTGCAGTTGGGGGCCGCAAATTCTAAACCACACCAGTGCAATAAAACATATACTGTCTTGTATTGTATTTGCTTTCAATTTCTTCAGGGTATATCAGTGCGAAATTGTGTATGTTTAGACCCGCACCTGAGATGAGGCTTTTTGTATTTGCAAGTGTCCGGTAGAGGCTTGAATATGGCTTTTGTAAATCAATACTTTCTGTAACAATGAGCTCATCCTCGATGGCCAACGTACACACCGCACGAATAAACACTTGGCGCGCACCTTTTGCAAATTGCTGCAGCAAACTAACGAGGACGTCATTTGAAAAGCAGTAATTCAGCACCCCTCCGAAAACGAGAACATCCATGATTTGGTTTTGTGGAATTATTTTTCCATGTTCCGATACATCATTGATGTCAACAAAGCGCTTCTTAATTTTTGGAATGTTGGGCACGCCTCTCATTAAGCCTATTGATAAATCCAATGCATGAATTGTTTCAAACTCAATCAGATTGTCAAGGCATTTCAAAAGTGCACCATCGCCACAACCAACGTCCATGTAGGATTGATAATGTTCGTGGTCTAGCCGTTCTAAAACGTAATTGAGTTCATATTGTCTGCGTCGTTTAATATGCGAGAACGACGGATATTTATCACAACTTTTCCAAAACGAGTTTGACACCCAACGCGATTTATCCTGCCGTATGAACTCGTTAACGTGATGTTGAAAATTGACATTACTGTGTTTAAAAACCGTTTCAAACTCGGTTATGTAAACGTCATTTAGATTCACCGAGAATACACATGTAAAGTTTCGTAAATACTCGCAATAGATAGGATTATCGTCAAAGTAATATGCAATTTGTTTTTCAATAATGTGTTTTTTCTTTTGCATCTTGACATCATCGTAATGGTTTGGATTAGACGGATCGTACGCCTTTTCACTGCACACTAAAAGTTCATTGTAATGCAGTCCCTCAATCATTTCATATTCTTCATACAATGCCCTCTTTACACCAGCCTTATCGCTGTCACCAGTAATAACATACGTAGGGCCGTTCCACGCCTTAAAGAGAGCCTTGAAGAAAGAGGGTCTGTATGTAAAAGAATCATGAAAGTCACACGCAATCGCACCCATTGGCAATACAGGACAAACGTTCATGACTCGCTCTTTTATACTTGTTGTACTGATTCCATCAGTGCGTTTAATACGACGCACTTCAATGCCAAGTTCCGCTGCAGTTGCAAGACCTGACATTCGTTTTGGGCAACCATCATTTCCGTACTCGGGAGGCACAACCCAAATGGTAGGAGCAAGTTCTCGCAACCATGTACTCAAATCCAAGTCATCGTAGATAACAATATCATGAACCATTGGCAACGTGAACAACAAGGCCGCCCGTTCCTTTTCATTGTATAGAGGCGTAACGCCTTTTGTTTGTTTTACAAGAGCGTCCCCTGTAACGCCAACGGTGACAACACCTTCACACTGAAGCAAAAGATTCACATGACCCACATGGCATGAATCGAATACGCCAATCACAAACGTGTGAATGGTCATAAGTACAAAAACAAGTTACGAAGGGCTTTATATCCTGTGGACCCGATGAACATGAGTGCATCGAGGTTCCATCCATGCATTTCCGAAAATGTTCTTTAAAAGCTCTTTAGCATCGTCTACTGAATACAACGTAATGGGTCCGAATTGATATTTCTGTATGTTCAATTGGTGTGATGCAATGACATGCATTTTTGAACGCACATTACAAACAAGATTGTATGAGGTCTTAATATGCGAGGTGGGTTTGTATAAAAACACATCTGATGCAAGGTCATTTTTGGCCTTGTACGTTTTGTGGGCCCCTGCTAAAATCTTTCCCCATTCACTACTTTGTATTGCTATTAAACCAGATTGGAATGAAGTAGTGCTTGCGGGTATAATAAAGTGATACACAGTTGTGTACTTGCGCACACTTTCTTTGAACATCATAAAGCCCTTATCATTTACAAACGCTACGACGTTCTCGGCCTCAAGGCGTGGTGCATCGCTAAGCAGCACCATGAAGTCAACGTCGTCGTCCCATGGGATGATGTCTTTTCCCCTCACCGCTCCAAGCAAAGTGCCACCAATCGCAAAAAGATTAATGCAAAAAGTATCGGTTATTGCATTCATGAGGGAAACATAATCATAGAGAATGGCTTTATCTTCGTCGCTCAAAAGTCGCGGTGATTTTGTTGGCATTACCCTTACTCTATCACCATATCTTTGAACTTCATAAGGCGTTTGAAGCATTTGGTGATGGTCACTTCGCTCACTTCGCAAACATCTGCAATCTGTTTTTTCGTGTACTCCAATCCATGCACGTGAATGTAGAAGAATAAAGCCCCTGCTGCCACACTTGTGGGTGCGTTCTCGCTTACGATTTCAAGCTCATCAATTCGCGCTGTAATTGCCTTGCATTTCATGATGTCGCTGTAGTCCATGTTCAGCCGAGACCCAAAGCGCCCAATAAAGTCTTCTGGGCCACTTGATTCGATGTTGATTTGCATGAGAGTTTGGAAGCGCGAATTGCCTTGTGTCACAATCACAGGGTCCATGTCAAACATGCGTGCAATCTCTTTGGCCGAACGAGCACATTTATTGATTGCACATGCAAAGTATAGGCATGAGGCAATGAGTCCATCCTTGTTGTCGCCACGCGATATCTTTTTTTCGCTTACCGTTTTGTATAAAATCTTGGCATCGTCCAATATCTTTCCAGTGATGCCGTGCATTGATGCGTTGCTGCTCAGTTTCTCGAATACGTTGTACAATGTGCGTTCCCAATAAGGCATGCTGTTCCACATCTGATACTGGCGAAGCCGCCGATTGTCTCGGTTGTCGTTCCATCGCCCACCCACCATAGAGCCCAATGATGATTTTGGAAGAAGGTTATTCGTAGGCATGCCGCAACGCGTCGGGTCGTCGTCCCGACTGTCTTCCGCGCCATAGAATCGCCACTCTGCTCCATTGTCAATCACTCGTGCTTGAATGTAGTTGCAATCGCAGCATACATACTGTCCTTCTTCCACTTGTAAGTTTTTGCCCTTACAATTTTCGCATACGGACTCGTCGACATCCAGTTTACTGCGTGCACTGTAGCCAATGCCGCCTCTCTTTTTGCGTCCGTATGCATTTCTGTCGGCCGTACCGGCGCAAGCGCCCACGGAAGCCACAGCGGGCAGTTCCGGGACCTCATCAGCGCCAGCGCGCAAATCATCTAAGATTCCCCAAAACTCTCCATCATTTTCGTCGTCATAGGCCATTAGCCCATCAGGTTGGCTTAATATATAGTATGGCAACTTATCCTTAAATGCCTTTCATTATCACTGCGTTCATTTTTTGGGGCCAGGTGTTTACAGTCCAGATTGCACTAGGTACACAGCGGTCATGAGCAAAACCACTGCGAGTCCATGACGCCATGTAAATGGCTTTCTAAATATGAGTATGTTGAAAACAATAAATACAAAAAGTGTGATGACTTGATATAATATGACGAGATTCGCTTCACTCATTCCTAATACTTCCACTCCAGCATTCATAGTGGGTGACATAAATGTATATTCGCCCAACGCCAGAAGCCACAACAGGAAAATGCGTGGAACCAATGTATATCCCGCAAATATAGTGGACCCTCCCAGCCAAGCCATCACCTGAAAGGTACCTGCAATAGTGAGTGTCACATATGGAAACGATTTCAGGGGTAAGTAGCGCGTGTATATGTCAATAAGTTTACGAAGTTGCTCGGTTGCTGCTGTGGCTGTTTGCATATTATCTATAAACAATGTGCATTTAAGATATTGAGTATCCAGCCCAAAAAAGGACATGTATGTAAATACCCGACCGTAACTCACTTAACACACAAACAATATCGTGGAATGAACTATACACGTGCACTCTTACAAGAGTTAAAAGACAAAATAAATGAACTCCCGTGTTGCTTAGTGTCCGTCAATGGTACGAGCGAGTTTTGGAAGAAGTTTGGATTTGTGGAGCAAGAGTGCAGCCGCAGTTTATTGTCAACGTACTCGGAGGATGCTCGTTTTATGCGCGCTGGACACTTACATTTGTAATAATAACGCGTCCTTACACAGTCTGGTCTCATTTGTGACGCATTTGATGCAAAAACGGCGCGCACCCGAAGGGAGCGAAGCGACCGAGGCTGCATCTTGTTTGCAATTCATTTGGGACTTAAACAAAACTTATATCAATTTTTATCGCGTCACATAAGGCATTGGCATTACATTAAAAAAAGAAGGAAGTATGAGATGCCTACATTAACAGAGCGGTCCGCTGACAACACATTTGTAATTGTGATGTTAGTGAGCCTTTGTATATTGGTAACATTGTGTCTAACAATTTCATTTTGCGCTTGTTGTAAACGTTATCCACCAATCACGCCACCATATCAAAATCAACCATCGCAACATAACATAACATTGATTGAATCCCCTGGCGAATCTCCAGAATCTCAGTTCTTTTCTATAGGAAGTGTGGAATCGTTTGTGTAGTATAAAACAGTTTCTAGATTGCGTGGCGCTCGGCACCGTAAAACGGATAAGGCTCTGCCATTTTACACAAATGGCTTTATCATCTTAAATGGACACCTTTTATTCTATTCTTTTTCAATCCGATAAGTCTCATTGAAGGACTTCACAATGTCTTCAGGAATGCATGACCAACACATGAGAGTTTTGTTAAGCTCAAAGGCCTTTGTTTTTCCTAGCTTGTCCAGATAAGCCTTTTGCTCTTCACCGTCCATGGCCATAAACAGCTCTCGTTGTGACTTTGTGAGAACTTGGGGAATGTTATCACTCGAGTCACCCATGACAATCTTGCGTTTCAAATTATCCGTACCTTTCTTGACACCTGCCTCCCATAAGTTCTTATCGGGCAAGCTGTAAATTTCACAGTAGTCGTCTTTTAGCTGAAGATAATCATGGTCCCCTGTGATAAAGATAACTGGTTGGTCTGGACCCATAACGTCTCGCACCTGTCTGAAAATAAGGCATGCTACGTCGTCCGCTTCCAGTTTTGGATGACCAACACTTGTCCCAATATCTGCGGAACTTCTTGCATTCGAAAAACTCGTAAACGAGTACGTGTCGAACTTCTCATTGATAGGCCGAGTGCCTTTATAATCCTTGTAGAGTTCCATGCGCCATATTTCTTGTCGAGGACAGTCTCGACAGAAGATAATGTTATTAGGAGCGATTGGCTTCTTCCTTTTGCCTACAAGTCCCCACCGCTTCTGTAGCTTGTCAATGTCAGCATACACATGCTTTGTAAAGGCATCTTCAAATGCCGACTGCTCAGTAAGTTTCAACAAGGCTTTTCCAGTTTCTGGATTTTGAAAAGACCACCAACGAGCCGTAGCAAAGTATCGATAAAATACATAGTAACTCCTGTCAACAATAATCACTGGCGCTTTTGAATTTAGCTTGATGATGTTCATCTCCATTCTCAATACATGTCATGCAGCCTTTTATGTCATTTTTTACGTGCAATAACTTGCTACAAATGAATACACCTCACTACCAGCAACATCGTCTGCAGTTCCACTCGTTCCACCTGTTCCACTCGTTGTGGCTTTTGCGTCTGCATCTCGCTGGTCCCCCAAAAGCTTCAAACGGTTTTTGAATGCAGTATCCTCCGCCGTATCAGCAAAGGACTCAAGTGAGGCCTTTTGTGCACGCCAACCCAAAAAAGCCAATAACACAACGACTAGAATAAACAACGCTCCATGAGTTACGTTCATCCCTCTATACTTAGAGCGATATTTGAGCTAGCAAGACATATCAGGAAATGGACAAAGAAGTACCATATAACGATTTTGTAAACTCGTTTGTGCATTCGTCGTCTCTAGAACAAATTGGTTCAGAATCTCCTTTAGAATGTGTGATTGTTGAACCACGAAATCATCCCGCCCTCCGAGGAGTATTGCACAATGTTGCATACTTTCTTCCGAATGCATCCTTCACAATCTACCATAGCAGTGAAAATGCAGAGTTTGTAAAAGACATTGTTGGAGCGGCCCCTATAAAACTGGTGAACTTCAGATCGGGCAACATGGGGCGCGACGGCTACAACGAGCTGCTAAGGTCGCCTGAGTTTTGGGAATGTCGTGCGGGAGAACGCACGCTCATTTACCAAACGGACACGGCACTCCTTCAAAACACGGTTGCGCGGTTTTGGGACTACGCGTACGTCGGTGCACCATGGACATGGTCAGAAATAGGTGACCCTTTCTTCTGGGTAGGAAATGGTGGCTTGTCGTTGCGTGACACGGCATTCTCTGTACAAGCCGCGCACGCTGCTCAAGCAAATCCACATCTTGTAAAACTTCCAGAGGATTGTTACTTTGCATACTCTGCACTTTATGCACAAAGATTGCCCTCGAAAGAGGTTGCTGCTGCATTTTCAATGGAGTACCTTTATCATCCGAACCCAATGGGTTTTCACCAAGCGTATCGTCTAGAAGTGCATTCCCCTGAGGTGAGGGCATCGCTTTTGCATCATTTCGACACTTCGGCTTCACAATGCAAAAAGACTTGCATTCTAGATGCGTGGATTGAAAACACACGTGATGGTCGCGTGTATGACATTCCAAATCTCGTTAGTCGTTTAAAAGTGGCAATAGGCCCAACAGGTCTTCGTATGCCTCAAGGGTCTCGAATGTGGGACCGCTACTTAGATGGTGGTGCAATTGTGGCACAACCAAAACGACTTGCCATTGAATGGAAACATGAAGGAGAGTCGCAGGTTATGCTCACAATGTGCAAACTTGACCCCAAACTCCGTATAGCATGTGACTTAGAGACAAAAATATCAACAAAGTAGTAACAAAATGCGAGTTGTATGGCTCATTAGTGCTCGCTTTGAGCGCGAATGGCTTTGGTCACTTCTAGGCTCGCATGGTATTGAGGAAATCGAAGGAAGTGTTGCCGACGACCTCATGCATCCACCAAACACAATCTTCATAATTAACACAAGCGTCGAATACGATGACTACTTTGAGAGGTATGAAGTTGCGAGCATCCCATATGCAGCAATTCATCTAAGTGACGAATACTATAACAACACCTATCGCTTTTACGAACACAAAATGTGCCGATGGATTGCGCGCAATTACTGGCATCCCCAACTTTCCGCTCGCGCGAATGTGATTACTTTTGGACTTGGTTGGAAGGATGGCTTTTGTGTAGCATCCGAAACGGCTTTTCCGGCTCCCGCCGATTGGAAAGACCGCCCATTCACTGTGTCGTTTGCGGGTAATATCCATCACAGCTTTCGCAAGGATTTTGTCCAAGCCTTTTCCAATGTTGAGCCAAAAAAGTTGCACTTGACATACGATGGCTTTAATAGTGCCAGTGGCCTTGACCTTCACGCATATCGCTCACTCATGAATCAAAGCAAGTACGTGCTCTGCCCTATTGGGCATTGTAATATTGATTGCTTTCGCATTTATGAGGCGCTCGAAGCCGGAGCAGTTCCGATAACGCTAAATGCAACACACATGCAGCGATGGCTTTACTGGGATACACTTATTGACGCCCCGGTTCCATGGATTGCGAAGTTAAGCATTCAAGAGTGTTACGATGAATTACAAAAACGGCTAAGTGATGTGGACAACGATGCCTTGGCAACTGCAAAAATGTGGTCCGACATGAAGCTGAAATGGAGGACTGCCTTTGGAAAAGCCATTACAGAAATGCAAAAATGATGCTTTTTTTTGGTTTTTCTGTTCTTTTATTTTTTAAGCCTTCGCCTTCTTCTCCTTGGGCACCTTCACCTTGGGCTCCTTGGGCTCCTTGGGAGCGCGCGGCTTGGTGGCAGGCATGCCCTGTGCAACCTTGTGCTCGTTCCACGCCGCGGCGGCCTGCATCATGTACTCCTTCTGAGCAAGGCCCGGGTTGGCGACGCGCATCTCGGCAATCTTGCTCTTGATGAAGATGTTGTAGGCCGTAGGCTCGCGCTTCTTCTTCTCGCTGGCAGTGGTGCCCTCGCTCGCCGTGTCGGAGTCTACGTCCTTCTCCTTCTTGGCAGCATTCTTCTTCTCCTTCTTCTTGGGCACCTTCTCCTTCGGCTCCTTGGGAGCGCGCGGCTTGGTGGCAGGCATGCCCTGTGCAACCTTGTGCTCGTTCCACGCCGCGGCGGCCTGCATCATGTACTCCTTCTGAGCAAGGCCCGGGTTGGCGACGCGCATCTCGGCAATCTTGCTCTTGATGAAGATGTTGTAGGCCGTCGGCTCGCGCTTCTTCTTCTCGCTGGCAGTGGTGCCCTCGCTCGCCGTGTCGGAGTCAGCGTCCTTCTCCTTCTTCTCGGCGGCCGCAACCTTTTTCTTGGGTGCGGCCTTCTTCTTGGCTGCGACGGGCGCGACCGGCTCAGGTGCCTCCGTCTTGCTCTCGGCATCGTCTTCGGCCGCGTCAGCATCGGCATCTGCCGCGGCATCCACATTCTCAGAAGCCTCGGAAGGAGCCTTCTCCTCGGCGGCCTCAATCAAAGCCTTCTGGGCTGCCAGCGGCGCAATCTCCTTCCGCGCCACCATCTGGTCGGGAATGCGAACCCACACCTTCATGGAGTTCTTAATCCCAACCGACCACATGTGCTTGTCGCGGCCGACCATGACCTTGCCAATCTCCTCGGCCTCGGCACAGTAGCCAAGGCCCTGCGGGGTGCTCTCCTTGCCAGTGAAGTTGTAAGCAACATGGTTCAGGCAAACCTTGTGGCCGGAGGGGAGAGTGGTCGCCATTTTGAGTTGAGGGGTGTTTTGTTTTTGTGTTGGTTGTGACGATAGAGTGGATATAACAAGTGAATAAGAATCGATTGTCAATTTTTGATTACCGGCCCCAATCAGGGTTGCTGGCAAGTTGCTCCCAGCCCAATCCCGAAAAAATGAACTTCCTATAGTATTTGAATGTACCACCTGCTAACTCGCCAGCTATGGATGTCGAAGAAACGCTGAACGCCGTATTTGAAGGCTTGGAAAAGCAATTGGCCGAAGTTACATCGCCAGATGACCGTAAACGCATTGTTCGGTCTGTTCGCGATGTTGTCATCAATATTGCGATGATTGGCATATCTCAAGCTCAACAAGAGGTAGAGAAATCCCGTTGCGTTCAAGCCTCATGGATGCTCGACCTTGCACAGTCATTCGAAGATAAGCCTTAATCACAAAAAGGCAAAGGGTGGAGCCGGACATACGTTGTCACGGTCACTTTCACGCAAATCAGTCAAGTTTTGCACCATCGCCGCCTCTGCATCACTTTGACGTTTACGCCATGCATCGAAGTTCAGGGCTTCCATCATGCGACGGTAATCCTCGTCATCTTCATCGTCCCCAACACCATCATCGTCTTTATTCACGTTTATACCAGCAACAGCTTTTGTCATTGAGGCTACCCTCTTGTTTCTTCCATTATACAAAACAAGTTCGCCTTTGTCCGTTAGAACGAGTGCAAGAGGGCCCACGCGGTCGGCCTCTGGAATGTGCTTGAAAGACCAATCCCAAATCACTTCTTTGTCTCCCCCATGGCTCATGGCTTTTGCATGGTCCGCTTCTAGAACCCAATTCACCATATCGCTTCCACGTTTGTGGTGACGTAACATATAATACGTATGCCACCCGTTTTTGGGGTAGTGTTCCCCTGCCATGGCGCCATCTGCAGCATTTGTTTCTCCTGCACACATATCATTTTTGTCGGAGCAATCGCGCAAACTGTACTTCTGCGTTTCACCAAACCGGCATGCCGTGCGAAAATCCCATCCTGGATACCATTCATCCCAACACACAATGCGCGAAAAAATCCACCATCCACGTTTTTCGCACACGCGTTTTTTCCCTCGCTCGCCTTTTCTGTATACCACGCCCCCAGAAAGATTGATGTCAAATGCATACATTTGATTATGACTGATTAATGCATATCGGCAGTTGCTATACATGTCAATATCCATTGGCAAAACATTCAAATAGTAATTGCGATATGTTGCCTCGCGAAACAAGCCCGAAACCCATGGATGATGCAAGTCAAGGGTGTATGCACCGTAAAACACAGTTCGCTTGGCAGCTGTATCAAGAACGCCCTTTTCGCCGGCGGGTTTGGCCTCGCACTCCCCCTTCCATGAGCAGCCACATGGAAAAAAGCGACCTTGCTCATCTGCACAGTACGTGTAGCATTGCATCATCCAGTTGTTGTAAACAGAGCTTTGTGGTACGAATATAAAGTCAGTGGCCCAACGATGTGTGCGGCCAAGAAAAGCGTAATTTGGTGCCTTTTCCCCGTCTTGTGTAATGCTTGGCAAAACGACAAGCACATTCAATGGTATCCCCCTAAAGTCATTTAGAAACCGACCATAATCTTTACCGTTTCGCGAAAACCAGCTTTTGCCATTTCCAAGACCGTTGTAATCGCGATATATGAAAATCGACACAGGTCCTTCAAGAAACCCTAACTCCCTTTTCAAAGCAGCGAGCTGATTTGCAATCGTACGTCTTAAGTTTGAATCGTGAGCTTGGAAACTCAAATAGTAACACGGTGGATTATTAAGTGGACCAAGACCGTCAAAGGAAACACACCCTTGGTATTTCAAAAGGTCGTCTCCCGGAGAGTAGTATGGGTAGTCCTTAAGAAAGACACGAAATTCCTTCTTTGCTTTACCCCAATTCCAATACGAATCTACCTGACTATGTGTGTAACCAAGACGATTGTCACCACTAAATGTAGCTCCCATGTCTTCGCACCCTGCCGCTACTTCTGCACCCCAAAAATATTCGCGCTATTTACCTGTAGAGGAGAAGGCACATGAACTTCTATGAGCTTATCATTGCATGCATCATATTCATATGTTGCCTGTTGATGTTTTACATTGTGCGGCTATTCGCGCTTCCCTACGACATCGGTTTTCCGAGTCTTGACCCTCTTCCTGTCACGGGCTTCATATGGAACTACTTTACAAACTTTTTGTTGATTTTGCTCGTCATTATTATTGTAGTTGTGGTAATTCTTTGGTTCATTTATCTCATTGTGCGTAATATTCCGATATTTGGGCCACTCATTGTCAACAACACGCCGTTTCGGGAACTACGTGATACAAAGGTTTTTGCTTTGCTCGAAGCCGTTATTGCCGTTTTTACGTCTGGATTCTCGAGAGATGCTTTTGTCAATTTCGGTCGTACGATTGCAGAGTTCTTTTACGGGTCTTGGGTATTCATCCGGTCACATGCAAATAGCATGCATCGACAACCTAAAAATACGGCGGCCCGAGATAAAAGCCAGCAACCTAAAGTGGAAGGCGAGGCTGCTGTTCTCACACAATCAGAACGCTTTCAAGTTCGCGATGAGTTTGTGAAATGTTTGCGTGAAAAGATGTCGAGTGCGAGTCCAGATGACCCAAAGATAAAACATCAACTCGTCGACCTTAAGAATCAAGCTGTGCGAACCCAGTGTCAAATGTTAAATATTGGAACATATCTCAAGATTCTCATGGCGCAACGCAAATTTTTCGCAGATTGAGGTAGTGGTATTGGCATGGCAAGCCTTTTACATGTGGCTTTGTTCTTTGTAGTGTTGGCCATATTCTTCTTCATGGCATACATGATTCACTATTCTATCATACAGGATGAAGTGAGGAAAAAGTCGCGGTGCTTGCGAGTGAAAGATCAATACTCTGCCGGAGGTGAGTATGATGTTAAGGCGGTTGACGACCAGGGCACATCATTGTACAAAATGACGTACAACAAGGGTAAAAAAGAGGTGAAGCATGAGTGTGCGTGCCCAAAGGGTGACACCATTAATCACTTTGAAGATGTGAAGTACTATGACCAAAAAACGGCAACCGACCGTAAAATCGAAGACCTCATGTGCAGTTGTGATGCAGCATACGATACGGTGGGTGCAGACATATTCTACGAAGGCCATCCCGGTCTAGTGCGTTACATGCAGAACTCGGACGGAAGTTTTTTCACGAGCGATTTGAAAACGGCCGCTATTCCCCCGCCAAGGGAGCCATCCAGCAGCATATCCGTTGATGCATATTCAGGAACGGCAAACTTGTATTCTATCACATACAACACTAAAACCCTGTCTACAAGCGACGCGACGCTCATAAGCAACCCTTACAAATTGACATGCAAATGCCCCAAAGGCTCCACTTCCAATACATTTACACCAACCGTGTACAACCAAAATCGTAAAGGAGTCGCTGGTAGTGTTTCATGCCAATGTAATGCAGATTATAAAGCAACGACAGAAACACCACATAAATTCAAGGGAGCTCAAGGACTAGTAAATTTTCAAGGTGATTCCACCAAAACGGGCATTTTTGACAACATGAAAAAGAACGCTTAGGTCCACCCACAGTTTTCAAACGCTTGAAGCAATGCAGTTCGCTGCGCATCCGTTATTTTTCCAGATGGATAGTTAATCTTAAACTTTAGCAGCAGGTCCCCGCGGGCATTTCCAACACCTTTCGGCATACCCCTACCAGCTATGCGGTAGGTTTCACCTTGTTTTATTACACCCCATTCAGACGAGTTAAATGTAAAACTGCTTTCATCGAGCGTGGGTATTTGCAATTCTTTACCTAGTACACTTTCCGCGAACGAAATCATTGCTGTCATTATCAGGTCTGCGCCGTTACGCTCAAACATCCTGTCTGGTTGCACGAGTACCTCGATAATGAGGTCCCCTGGTGTCTCATCTTGTCGGGTTGCTTGCTCACCTAGACCGGTAAACTTCTTTGCCCAACCCGTACTTACGCCAGGTGGAAGTTCAAGGTCGAGAACGTGCATTTTATTCCATGTTCCGCGACCATCACATTCGGAGCATCCCGCACACTGTACACCGCTGCCATTGCAAGTTTCACACTGACGTTTCATCATTTGTGTAAATAAGCCCATGCGTTGCACGTGTGTGACATTGCCAACACCTTGGCATGCATAGCACGTCTTGCGGCATTTACTGCATGTACTTTTTACAGCAGCCTTGAGCGTCTTTTTAACGCCACGAAATGCATCAGAAAGTGTAATATGCATGGCATGACGGTGGTCCGCACATCTTCGCGGTGCGTTGTGGTGGCGGCCACCACCTCCTCCCCCGAATGGGTGATGGCCATGCATACCGCCGCCGCCAAAAAATTGCTCAAAAATGTTGTTTGCGTTCATAAAATCACCTGGGCCACCACCGCCTTGATTGCCCGCACCTTGCTCCCATCCTTGGTCTCCAACGGCATCATAGCGTGCTCTTTGCTCATCGTCGCCTAAAACTTGATATGCAGCCGAAAGCTCCTTGAACTTTTCAGGGTCACCGCCCTTGTCGGGGTGCAACTGCACAGCAAGTTTTTTATAAGCCTTTTTGATTTCGTCCTTCGAAGCTGTTTGATTTACGCCAAGGCAGTCGTAGAACTTCCCCATGTTTGTATCTAAAAATAATCCAATGCCTTAAATCAACTACTGCTTCGTGATTTGACCGTTTGTTTAGGCTTTTGCGGTGTGTCTAAGAGATACACTCGGGGTTTCCCAGGTATTGTTTTGTTCATAATACGATGAATGAGGTCGTTTTGCAAAGAGAGACGTTCTGGTGTTGGAATGTGTACCACCTTCCTTCTTCGCGGTTTGGGTGCTGTGATGTAAGATGGTGTTCCCGGATTGTATAATCTTGCATCGGGGTCATTCGATGATGATAAGGTTAAAAACGATGCTGAACGCTGTCGTTTCTTCGCTTGAGTTTGTTGCTTACTAGACTGCAAAAATGCAGTGATTGACCGCTGCCAAGTAGGAACATTTGGCACACGAGCTGGTTCAGACATAGATTTAGAACTCGTCGATGTAGTCTTCGTCTTGGTCTTCGTTGGCGATTTCGGAGATTTTGCTTTCGATTTCGGGCTACTTAGCATATTATAAATACAAACGTAAAAATAAAACATAAACATGTTAAAGCAGCATGCCAAAGGAGTTCATCGACCTGACCAATTTATCGACAAGCACAAGCAGTGAATCCGACTTCGAGTCAAAGGTGCGTAGTTCAAACAAAAAGAACTATGGACCTTTGCCCCGACGCGTTCTTCTGATTTTTGGGTCAGATGCACATGGAGAGGTTACAACCATTTCTTGGTCAAATCTTCGACATATATGGCCAACCCTTCGCAATTGGATGAGTTTACAATTACCTGGAACAAAATCTATAACTGCCGGCCCTGTGTGGCCTCGTGCAAACGCATTCTCGCATTGGGCTGAAACTCAATCAGACGTTCAAAAAATAGACATTATCAAATCCAAGATTTCAAAAGCACTCGACGATGGTATTCAGATTGAGTATGGAATATGTCCGATTTGGTTGTACGCATTTGCAAAGGCATCGCAAGAAGAAGGCTTTGTTTTGGATGTAGTTCATCCAAGCAACTTGGTTGATTGCTATCGCATGAATCCAAATGTGGTGTGTACACCCTACGACAATGTATGGCTATGCGACCCATCCGACTTAATGAAACAACTAAACGTACCTCACTATAAGCCTTTAAAATACGAAGAGTTGTCTACATTTATGAACTGGCTACAACGGTCATTCGTAAAACCACGAACAGGTTGCACCATACCATCTCTAGAGGAATGGACGCCTCTTTTTCAAAAGCATTTGCGCACCACAAACATCTTTGAAAAAGAGAGCGTTGTGACGCTTCCCACTCTTGTCATCAATTCCCAAGGAACATCTGTGAAGGACATCGAACTTGCTTTGCATGCGTGGATGAAAACTCCTTCAATGCAAGCGGATATGAGAATCCTAAGAAGGCGTGGGTTTTCATTTGCAGAAAATCGCTTCATTGCAAAAGGAACGGTCGGATATGGTGGAGAGGCCAACACAATTTTTGATTTTGATATTGTGAACAAGCGAATCATCAAGGCCAATCGAAATGCTGTAAAAAAGATTCTTACACAGCCTATAATTGTTCAACCTGTCTTAGAAGATTTCAAAGAGGTTAAAATATCAATGACCAGAGGTTATTTGGATACGGATGCTTACAGCCTTGTGGAAGCGAAAGACAACGGAGAAGGCTATGACATTATTTACAAAACACCAAATGACAATAACTGGTCGAGTCTGAAACAATTTGCAAAAGCATCATGTAAAAAGATTCAGAGAGCGCTCCCTCGAAATTCTATTCACCCATCGACTTTTTTCCGACTTGATATTTTCACAACGGTGAGCGATGGAGGGGTTCTAGCATTCGTAGTAAATGAGTTTGAAATGATAAACAGTGCGCATACATATACAATGAGCGCGTCTTTACCTGATATACTGAAAGCCAAAATCAATCGGACAACAAATGTTGCAATGGCAATTAAGCACATCAATGCCCTTGTGGTGGATGAAGAAGAGTACAAAACATATGCAAAACCATACTTTGAAAACTATATTAATGGAGTCAAGCAAGGCTTAGGGATAAAAACAAGACATAACAAATAACAGAATGCCGGTCGGATACCATATTGATGCCAACAATGAGGACCAAGGAAAACGGTTTCTATGGATTGCACCCGACCTATCGCTCATCTCACAACGACTAAAAGACCGAAACGCGCTAGATAATCTCAAATGCCGATGGAGCACAACATGGGACATGATAATTGCACATAAACCAGAATGCCTTGTACTATTTATTCCCAACATCGATGCACAAACTTTTAAAGCAATTATTCATATTGAAGAGCTCTTGAATGCAAACGTTCAGCTATTGGATGATATAGACCTCCTAGATAACCCCATGTATTGCAAGTATGTTGCGCCTCGGCGAACCGTGTACTTGTGGACTAAGCATGAAACAGCGCCTGTAGTAAATAAAGACACATGGGTGTGCTTCAATGATGTTGATGAACCGGCGTTCCTCAATGTACAACTGGGACTTATCATGATGGAGGATTACATGACAGGAATGCTCATTCTCTCTAAAAAACTAGAACAAACACTAACGCCTCCATCACTTTCTACACGGAATCAGCAACTGCCTAAACAACCAGAACTGGTTCTCGTGATTGGTAAAATGGAAGCTGATGTTATGACTAATCTGCATCAAAGCATTCAAGAACTGTTTACACAAGACCGGGTTGGCGCTGTTATTTCGTGCGATGCATCCGCGCGCTATATGGAGACACTGTCAGGCCCGAATGTTCCCTTTATAAATATTGCGGATGAACTCGACCGTTTTGCCATCGACCTGCTATGGCGTCAGCTAAAAAGCCGGCAAAACAAGCAAAACTCGTATGTTTTCTTGGGGGAATGGACGTATACGGAGAGCAAACATGCATCTCATTTTGCAGCCAAGGAAAAAGAAGTTCCGTGTTCGTCGTGTGTTTATGATACTCTCGCATGGTGGTCACTTCACCCTGGGAAAAAACTTGATATCATGCAAGTTCGCCTGATGATGAACCCTGCGACCGTGTTTAAGCACTTCTTAACGAGTAATGCAGAAAAACTAGAATTGACCCTTGGAACGGGCGAATCTGATGAGCCTGAAGAGCCAAATGAACCCCATTGTTCTTGCGAAAATGATGATGCTGAGGCACTAGCCTAACGTCCAGGCATAGGTCGCTCAATCATTCCCCTACTCACGCTTTCATAGTGGACAGCAAACCGCGCATCCTTGTCTCGCATTCTAGACAAGCGCCGCTCTTCTTTTTCTTGCTCGTCGCGCTCCTTTTGTGCACGCCATGCTAGTTCCTCCTCTGTTATCGGCGCATCTGAAACAGAGGCACGATGTGCTTCAAAATCCTCTACGTTCTTGTAGTCCTTTCGTTTTGCGACAGCGCGAGGGTCCACTAGGCGCGTGTTTGTGGTCGCAACCTTGTAATCCGTGTACGCAAGACCTTGGCGCGCCGATTGAGGAGCATGAGTGAAATCGTCGGTTTTGTCCGCTCCGATTTCAGTGAATTGTAACTTTTTGGCGAGTTGCATAGCATCCGGTTCGCGATGCACAATAACCTCTTTAGACGCCGGCATTGTGTGCTCGTCAAACGCCGAATTGAAGCGGTCGGCGGAGACCTTTCCAGATAGAATCTTGGGGATGCTCAAGTCATCGCGCACCTTTGACGACTTTTCCATGAGATGGCCATAGCCCGTCTCGGTTTCTTCATCTTTGAACTTATTGTCTTCAAAGAAGCGATTGAAACGCTCTTGAAAGGCTTTATTTGAATCCTCGCGTCCTTCGTGTTTTGTTGCAGTGAATGAAGGAGGAAGGGCAGTGGTTGGTTGCGAATTATTGTAGTGGTCTTGTGATTCTTTTTTGAGTTCATGATGAGGTCTATCCGCATTTCGAGTTTTAAACTCAATGGCTAACTTCTTAAAGCAATCTGTTACGATTGCAAACATCTCTTGATTACCGCCTTTATCTGGATGTACCCATCGCGCTGTCCGACGGTACGCCTCACGTAGCTCATCCCAAGTAAAGTTCTTCTGCAAACCAAGAACATCATAGGGGTCGACGTGTGCCGCCAATTTGTCGGCGCCACCACTTTGATGCAGGGCATTATAGTACTTATCATACACGTCGCTTCTGCTAGTTTGATTGCCCATTCATTTTCACACAATCCTATTGCTTTAAATGCCTAACACTTTACTTTAATGGTTTGAACGGGGCTCAACATACCCAGCGAACCAAGGGTCAATCTGTAGTGAAGATGACGCTCCAATTTACCTTTGTATGTGACTTCGTACTCGCCCGGGCAATGAAACACGACCACTGTCCGTTTGTCTTTAACGACCGCCACGCCGGCATTGCTCCAATCGTCATACGCCTTCCAAGGAGTAGATTTCACGTCCTTAGAAGGTCGAGCACCCCAATAGAGGACTCGGGTACCATCGGGGGCATCCACATCAATTGCGGCTTCTACGTTGGCATTCGAAGGAGCAAATCGGTCTTTTAGCAGCGTTGGCGGAACTGCTGCATAGCCAAGGAAGGGCAAATATGTATCACGTTGCATCAAGAGCCACGCTGCCAAGGTGCCGACAACGACGCTTAGGAGCACTAGGAAGGGGGTATCACGCTTCTTGAAAATGAGCACAACTGCTACAACGAGTGTGAAAACATGCGTCACGATGTTGGCGACCATTGCCTTGGAAGGGCAAAATTTGCTTCTCTCACTACTGCAGTCGCTTGAATTGTTCATCTACTTTTTGTTAAGAGAATGTATCGGGATTTAGAAGTTAACTTGCGCAATTTTTAAATGATGATTCGCGTTATTATTCCAGGATTTGGTCAACCACGCCTTGATGAAAAAACACGTATTTTAGAATCTAACCTCAAGCTTTTGTCGGCTACCAAGCCGGCTAACACTATTCTCGATGTATATCTCCATGCATATGATGACAGCCCGGTCCCTTCGCATATTGACGGCGTTGCCATCACATGCATGCGCTCTCCCGGAATCGTTGGTGATTTCATTAAGTGTCACGCAAATGAACGAGCAATTGAAGATTGTGATAAAGTATTCATGTGTCTTGACGACGTTGAACTCATGCCATCCTTTCACTTGTCCGAAGCCATAACTATTCAAGAGAGGTTCGGTCTTGATATATTCTCACCATGCTTAACGACAGAGAGCGCAACGTTTTATCACTACATGCGTAGCTCGTATGGCCCGTCGTGCGATGCTGATGGCAGTCCCCTACTACGCATCACAACCGCTTGCGAGATGTTTTGTTATTTGATGCCCACGCAAGGATTTATGGCATGGTGTCAGCATCTGGACAAGGAAAACCCGTGGCTTTGGGGCATGGACTTGCTCTTGACTCATAAGTTTGGCCTGCGTGTTGGTATGTTGCCATCTATGACAATGATGCATCATTTTCAAAGTCTTTGCTACGATGCACATCCTCATATCAATCCATTTGACAGATTTCATGCATATCTTAAAAAGTACGGTGAAACTCAAGTTAGCCTTTCACACTTGCCCGCTTTACTTACGACACTGAGGTGTGATGCGATTTAAGGATAGGATTGGATGAGTTTTAATAATGAAAAACGGTGAACAAGAATATCTTCGTGTTGCAACTCGTGTTTTGCACGAGGGAAAGCCGCGCGCAGACCGCACTGGGACTGGGACGATTAGCTTGTTTGGTGAACAAATGCGATTTGACATTTCAGAAACTGTCCCTCTCCTAACGACCAAGTTTGTTCCTTGGAAAGCCGTGATTAAAGAACTCCTTTGGATGTGCCGTGGCGAAACAGATGCAAGCATCCTTCAACAACAAGGCGTGCGGATTTGGGACGGCAATTCGACGCGTGAGTTTCTTGACGCAAGGGGGCTCAATCACCTACCAGAAGGCGACATTGGCGGCGGTTACGGCCATGTCTGGAGATACTGTGGCGCTCAGTACAAAACGTGTAAGGATGATTACACAGGGCAGGGCGTTGACCAGTTGGCCGCTGTGGAAAACAGCCTTAAGAATGACCCCATGAGCAGGAGGCATTTCATGACAGCATGGAATCCCCCCGCCCTTGAGAGCATGGCCCTTCCTCCATGCCATCTGAGTGTGCAATTCTATGTGGAAATTGACGAAGCAGGCACAAAGCATCTGAGTGCCCACATGTTTCAAAGAAGCGTTGACACACTCCTCGGTTTGCCATTCAACATTTTCTCATACACTGTGCTCACGTACATTCTTGCTAAAAAATGTGGCATGGTTCCGAAAGACCTCATTATTTCAACAGGTGATACACATATTTACAAAGACCATATTGGTTGCGTGGAAGAACAACTACAACGAACGCTGTTTTCTCCTCCACGACTGATTGTACATGACGCGGTTGCAGCCAAAGATTGGAAGGACATCACACTCGATGATTTTACTCTCGTTGGCTATGAATACCACCCAGCAATAAAAGCCCCCATGAGCATTTAATGCCGATTTCATTTTTTATTTTTGAAAAGCTACAAAGGTTTTGCTTAGTACTTTTTGTGGAGTGATTTCCCCCCCCCCTTTTGGCGGCTCGTGAGCCGCGAGCTCTCCGTCTGATGGGCTCGCGCAAGCTCATTAATTTTGTTTACCAAGAATAGTAAGGGACAAATCCTTCATAAAAAAGGCTCGCTTAAATGCAAAAATGCTCAGTTTGTAGCTACACTACAAATAAGGGATTTAACCTAAAACGACACATAGAGTCAGTGCACTTACTTGCTCAAGATGTGGTTGCTGAAAATAGGTGCACTGATGCCGAAAATAGGTGCATTGATGCCGAAAATAGGTGCAATGATGCCGAAAATAGGTGCATTGATGCCGAAAATAGGTGCTCTGATGCCGAAAATAGGTGCACTTTCAAATGTCCATCCTGCTACAAAGTATTTTCACGTTACCAAAGACTACTCGACCACAAGAGCAAATGCAATTTTAAGTCACATCCTTTTGAATGTGAATGTTGCCATCGTATTCTTTCAAGTTATTGCACTCTTGCACGCCATCGCAAAAAATGCGTACCTTCTTACGCGAAAATCAAACGGTTTAATGAATTAAAGAAGGAAAATGAAGAGCTAAAACTTCAATTATCACAGAATCAACATACAGGTGTTGCAGGTGCAAGTAGTATTTACTCTGGGCCGAACACTTCATTTGTGGGTGACCACAATACAGCGAATATTATTAATATTAATGGTCTTGGTAAAGAAGAAATTGCATATCTTACCGACAATCCCCGTTTCAAGTCATTCATGACCAAATGCATAAAGAATCAACTTGATGGGGTTATGGAATACCTAGAAAACAAGCATTTCAACCCAAAACATCCTGAAAATCACAATCTGAAGAAACTAACCAAGAAAGATAGCTTCATGGAATGTTACGATGGTGAGAAATGGCGTACACGATACTGCGATGACATCATGCACGATGTTTTTCACAATATGTACAAAGCATTCGCTGACTTTGTCGAAACCGCGACACAAGATGGCAAATTGAAAAAAGTATGGCTCGATAATTTCATGTCTACGGTCGGAACGCCATTGGATTGGGATGTAAACTGCGACAACTATGAGTTCAACGATAGAATGACGGACGAACAGAAAACACACTTGAAAGAACGCGTGTTTGCTCTGGCAATTGAGTACATTTATAAGCAATCAAAGCAAAAGGCTAAACCAGTTTTGGCACCCGGCTAGATCCTTGGTTTCGCATTACGCACCCGTTTGAGGGACCATCCACCCTTAAATCCGGTGGATTTTATTTGATCCAAGAGAGGAATCAATTCTAGGAGTTTATTAGAATTAGCTTCTTTACTATCTATCCAATCTCGTAATTTCGTATTTGCTGCCACTATTGGTGCAACATCTATAAAATCTGCGAGATTGAGCATTTTATTAATGAACACCTTGACGTCTTTAAAAAGCTCTGTCACAGATGCTCCCGTATTGACTTTGGATAGTTCCAAATCCATCAAGAGGGTTTTATAACCATAAACTGACACGGTATGTTGGCCAAATGTTAGCTCTGATTTGGTAGTTTTTTGCAATAACACATTGTCGAGATGCAGGTCCCCATGAATGAAACCGCATTGTTCATACGCATACAGCATCGTCAAAATGACCTGCTTTGCACAGGATCGTATTACGATAACATCATATTTGCCCCATTTGAAGTTCTTAAAACTTGACCCTGGCACATATTCCATCACAAGAACCCGCATAGATTCCCCTGGTCCATCGCACATGTGGGCACGATTGGTTAGATAATTTGTGATTGCATCATTGCAAGTAAAGAAACACAGGTATTTTAAGATTCCTGGGATTTGGGCGGCAAGCAGGCCCTGATATGCTGTCCATTCTTTTTCAATGTCTTCCGTGTGATTTGCAATCTTCACGACAACTTTTGCGCGTTTATTAAATATGGCTTCCAGAATCTTTTTGCCTGACATCTGGAGCGCTTTGTGTTTATCGATTGTTTGTAGTGCAGTGACGCTTTCTAGCCATCCAGCAGTTGTCTTTGCGTCATGCGTTATTTTTCCGCATTCCCACACAAACTTCGATCCGGACATGCTCGACTCCTCATTGTATTCCAGGAATTGCATTTACAATTAATGACAAAATAACAACATAGATAGTAACTTCAGATCTCTTAAAACCCATAAATGCTTATTTTACAGTTACATCTAAGCAAAAGGTCCGATAGCGATACATTTATAAGCGGTCTAAGCAAAAGGTCAAACCCACTTGACATTCGAAAGTATAATTTTGGCATAAGGAAACATTGCTTTTATGTCAAAAGAATCTATAACACAATCGGATATGGAAATATATTCGCAATCCAAATATATACCTGTCCTGCCATTAAATACAATTTGAGCATTGTCTATGTCAATGTCTGTGTGTAAAATAGTTAATATTTAGAAGTTCGTACGTTGATTCTAGCATAAAATTTGCTCCAGGTAAATCCCAAGCAAACTCGAATGGAAAATCCAAATCTGATTTTATTCGAGGTCGGACTCGGTCTTCCCATGTGGAAACGCTGCTTGCGGCCAGCTGCTGCCGCAGTTGCCTTTATATGCATTTAGAGGGTTGTTCTCTTTTGTCTTGGTATAATAACAAATGGAAGAATCACCAAAGATTTACGAAAGAAACCCAGACACCAACGTCATTCGATGGCGTTTCATTAGTGAGAAACGTGACGTGTATGGTTGGCCCCATTATGGAAATATCCTGACCCGTCCCGACTTAAAGAAATGAGCGAGTATGTAGTGAAAGAAGTAAAGCAGCTTGCGCGAGTCCATCTTAAAATGTACTACTACGACGATTGGTTTGATGATGCTATATATGAGCCGGACTATGACCATGAAGGACAAGATGAGCATGAAATGATGGCGGATGAAGTAGATGACTACGAAGCGGATGAAGCACGAGAGTCGTGGAGCAATGAAGATGCGGATGCGATTGCCTTGAACATTTGGGCACCACTTCAAGTAGGAGAATGTCGTATGTATGTGTCGTCACTGGGTGCAATTCGACTTCTAGATGCTCCATTCCAATCGGTGGACTATGGCATTTCTCTTGCAGGTACACCCAATCGAACTGTGCGAATTGAAGTGTCCGACGGCGATTTCCGCAACTTCATGGTTCATGAGCTTGTTTGGCAAGCCTTTAACGGTGACATTCCAGATGGTTGGGAGGTGCGACATAAAATGTCTGCACTACAAGACATGACGGCCGCTTGCGAAGCATCCAATGCAATCGATGATATTGACATCTATCCCGCACTCCAAACGCGGCTCAAACATTGGATGTCGAAATAAAATAAAAAAATGCATCTAAAGGTTATTTTTATAAAGGATGTAGCAACGACAACAACCGAACCCAAAATGCATGGCAAACCAGAACTATCATGGGGAGTTACCAGCGGTGGTGTTTCCAAGAAGAAGAGCAAGAAAGCACCCGCAAAAGATGTTTCGAACGACGATGATGACGGACCAAACCCATTCCCATTCTTGATGGGTCGGACATCTACTACGGTTTATTCGTCCCATAACTGCATTTACTTTCAAGACGACATTACCGTCGACACTGCTTTTGCTCTCAACAAGGAGCTACGTTCAGTAGCTGATAAGCTTATTGTTGTTGGTACAATTCACAAGACCATCCCACCTCCCATTTGGCTGCATCTGACAACCAATGGCGGTGATATTTACGCCGCATTTTCGGTAATTGATTGCATCCGTCATCTCGGTGTTTCCGTCAACACCGTAGTTGATGGATTTGTAGCATCCGCTGGCACTCTTATCAGTGTCTTCGGTGCGCGCCGGTACATTATGCCAAACGCGTACATGCTTCTTCACGAGCTGCGCAGCGAAATCTGGGGCAAGTTTACGGACATTTCCGACGAAATGTCAAACCTTAAGAAAATCATGGACCACATCGTTCGTATTTACACGGAGCACACGACCATTCCACCACGCCAACTTGAGAAACTTCTGAAAAAGGACCTCATTTGGAACGCAGAAGAGTGCCAGAAGCACGGCGTTGTTGACGGTGTTTTCACCGGTTACAATATTACACAAGCCTAAAAACCATTTAAAAAGGTGAGCCCTTATTTTTGTACACAACCCACATCATGAGTGCCGTTCCCGAAACATTTGCCTTTCAAGCTGAAATCAATCAGCTTATGTCCCTCATCATCAATGCATTTTACAGCAACCGTGAGGTCTTTCTGCGCGAGCTGATTAGCAATGCGAGTGATGCACTAGATAAAGCACGACATGTCGCGCTCCAAACCAAGGGCACCGCAGCTGCTGATACAGCCATTCACATTGTCGCGAATAAGGAGGCTCGCACGCTAACCATCCGTGACAATGGCATTGGTATGTCGCGCGAAGAGCTCATCTCTAACCTCGGCACCATTGCTCGTTCCGGCACGAAGGCTTTTATGGAAGCACTCACTGCACAACAGGCCGATACCAGCCTGATTGGTCAATTCGGTGTTGGCTTTTACTCCGCATATCTCGTTGCGGAAAAGGTGTCTGTGACATCCCGCTCATCGGAGGATGAGCCATTTCATTGCTGGGAAAGCATGGCAGGTGGCACCTTCACCGTGCAAGAAGCGCAAGGCATCGACCCCGCCATCATGAACGGGACCATCATTACTCTCTACCTCCGCGAGGATACGATTGAGTACCTAGAAGAGAACAAAATCAAGGAGCTTGTCACGAAACACAATGCCTACATCTCGCACCCAATCTACCTCGAAGTAGAACGCGAGCGTGAAGTTGAGGTTGAGACAGAGGGTAAAGAGGCGGAACAAGAGCAAGTCGAGAACGTGGTGGTCGAAGAGGTTACCGAGGAGCCCGCACCCGTCGAAAAGAAAATGGAGAAATACAATGAATGGGACCAACTGAACAACCAAAAGCCTATTTGGGTAAAGCCCGCAGATGAGGTTACACCTGAAGAGCATGCAGCCTTTTACAAGAATCTGTCGAACGATTGGGAGGCTCCAATTGCATACAAGTATGTGAAAGCCGAAGGAAGCCTAGAGTTCCGTGGCATTCTTTACACGCCACGCCGCGCACCCATGGACATGTTCCAAACACGTGACTCTAAACGCCGTAACATCAAGCTCTTCGTGCGCCGCGTGTTTATCACAGACGATTGCGAAGAGCTTGTGCCAGAGTGGCTTTCCTTTATCAAGGGTGTCATTGACAGTGATGACCTGCCTCTAAACATCTCGCGCGAAATGCTACAACAAAGCCGTGTTCTGAAAGTCATCCAAAAGAACATTGTTAAAAAGGCTCTTGAAATGCTACAAGAAATGGCGACCGACAAGCCGGACGATTACAAAGTGTTCTATGAGACATTTAGCAAGAACCTAAAACTAGGGGCGTACGATGACGATAAGCACCGTTCCAAACTGGTTGAGCTCCTTCGCTTTCATTCGTCCGACGATGCGGACTCGATGTCCTCGCTCCTTGACTACACGACACGGGCCAAGGAAGGTCAGACCAAGATTTACTACATGACCGGCGATAACCTGGACACCATGCGCAAGTCTCCATTCATCGAACGCCTTGTCTCGAAGGGCTACGAAGTTATCTTCATGAAGGATGCGATTGACGAGTACATGAGCCAACGGCTAACGGAATACAAGCCATCGGATGGCGAAACAACATACACCTTTGTGAACGTTTCAAAAGAGGGCAATCTGTTTGAGGACGAGACCGAAGATGACATGGCAGCAAAACGCGAGGCATTCGAGCCCCTGTGTGCGTATGTCAAGGAGCAACTCAAAGACCGTGTGGAAAAAGTAGTAGTTTCGATGCGCCTTGCCAAAGCTCCCGCTGCTATTGTGACGGGAGAATACGGTTGGACTGCAAACATGGAGCGCATCATGAAAGCACAGGCCCTGCAAAATAGCGATATGCATCAATACATGAAGCCCAAAAAGGTGTTTGAGATTAACCCAGACCATGTCATTATTAAATCGCTGCTAGCAAAACTGACGGAAGATGCGAAGGACAAAGTACTAAAAGACCTGACATACATGCTCTATGACACTACACTACTGGCTTCTGGATTTACGATGGATGATACTATGCAATTCGCTGACCGTATTCATCGCTTGATGGTTGCTGGTATGACGGGCAACGACGACGATGACACGGCTGAAACTGATGCCTCTGCCGAAGCCAATGCCGAGGCCGAGGCAGAGGCTGAGTCAACAACCGAGCCTGCAGCTGTACTAACCAAAATGGAAGAGCTCGATTAGACAAAGCACCCATGCAATGTTGTCGGAACATGTTCAGGTAACCAATATTCCTGAATAGGACCACTAGCTATGTTTGCCGCGTCAAAAACAGCAAGCACACTTGCCTCTTTTTTAACATCATGGACAACCGCCAAAACGTGTCCATTGTGGTCATAAATAGGTTCGCCAATGAAGGCACTCGGACCAGCGTCCCATGCTTCATTTTCGTCGGCACTAAGCTTTACAAGGAATTGTTGAACATTCTCCGTTCCAGATGTAGCAAAAATGGCATCATCCTGCCTTGTCATAGGAGATGGGAACTCTACCCAATCCGAGTGAACCACTTCTTGAGTGCAACGCACATCCACTCCAATATTCCAATCCGTGCGCATCAAACAACTCTTCATTTGAAGGCTTTTGAAGTCAATACATTCAGGATACATAACGGATGTAATGCTTACTTTATTTGAATTATCCCAACAAATCTTGGCATGATGCGTAGCAAATCCATGGCTAATGAGAGACGTGCTATCGTTTTCGCATTTACCTGTTCGCGAAACGGCATGAATGAAGCTTGGTCCTGAACCATTTTTCAAACAGTGCACTATTCCCTTTCGCGCATTGCCCATGTTTATTTGGAGGGCATGCTGCATAAAGATGTAATGGTTGGGTGTCACCACGAAATCGTGCAAGTATAAAAAGCCTGCGACATCAACTGGTGTAGTTTTGGTGATGCTAAAGCTCTCATCAATTTCATAAAATGTAATTATTGTGGATATACGGCCGTATGTTAATGTATATAGAACGAGTCGGTTTCCGGATTCAAGTTCCAGGATTTTTGGATGGGCTCCCACAACGTCGCCAAATATGCGAAGGCGACGAAACAATGCATCTATTTGAGGCATTCCTGTTGTGATGGGCGCGCCATCGTGAAATGGGGACATGATGCCAATGGTCTCCAGCGTGGTTGCGTTGACTAAGTAAGGCGCACCGCTTTCGCAAAAGACCAATAAAACGCCGCCCCAGAAAATCACATTGGTATTTGCAGGGTTCTTGAGGGTTCGAAACAATGGCGGAGTTCCAAATGCCCCAGAATACATGCGGCGACCATGCAGTAGTTCCTCTTTTCTGTGTTCCGTTTCTACGATGCGTGACTGATACGTAACATTTCCATGGCCGTCAAACCGATAGGCTGTAAGCACGCCATCGCCATCAAAAGGATGAGACCCACCAAACACACCAGGACCACACTTGTAATATGTCCCTTTGACGTCTGATGTGTGACACCTTCTTGAGGATTTTATTTTTAGTGAAATTGGATTTTTGTATTCTGTAACATTCCTAAAAGTTCGAAACCAGTTCGGCCGCTGCATTTATATCTTCAATCTACAATAAGATTAATGAGTGAAACGGACGTCTTTTTATTCCATCGGGATTTGCGCCTTACTGACAATACTGCTCTCATCAAATTGGTGGCACAAGGCCACCGTGTTCTTCCCATATTTATATTCGACCCAATCCAAATAGACCCCAAGAAGAATGCTTACTTCTCAAATCCAGCCGTGCAGTTCATGTGCGAAAGTCTCATTGACCTTGACCATCAGTTGAGAAAACTAGGAACGCGGCTACACATGTTTTATGGAAGCAACCTTTCTGTGCTACGCAGCCTTCGCAAAAAGGTTCCGTTTACAAGTATTGCTTGGAACGAAGACCCTAGCGCGTTTGCTCGCAAACGAGATTCCGCAATCACACAATGGGCTACAAGCGCGAGCATTGAAGTTGTTACGGCGACGGATTACTATCTTACAGAACCGGGCGAGGGCCTTGGGCCAAGTGGACAACCATACAAGGTGCTTTCTGCCTTTTGGAAATGGACATTAAAAAATAAACCAGTGCGCAATGTGGATACATTTTCATTCAAGAGCAAGCATTTTCATGAAGTTTCGGACATGGGTTTCGGTGTGGAACGTTTGAAAAAGATGTACGTGGATATGCCAGAATTGGCACTTCATGGCGGCCGTGCGCTAGCTTTGGAACGCTTGAAACGCCTATCCACTCTAAAGGATTACGCACACGAACGCGATTTTCCAGCAAAAACAAATGGGACGTCGCGTCTCTCGCCCTACTTGAAGTTTGGATGCGTGTCCATACGTGAAGCATATTGGGCAAGCCAAGACCAAGCCTTTTTACGGGAACTTGTGTTTCGCGACTTTTACGCCAAAGTGTATGCCATGGATGCAGACCTGCAAACGGGCAAAAAGGCAGTGCTTGCTGATTTAGATGCGCGATTGAAGTGGTATAAACCAAACGACTCGGATGCAGTGGCTGCACTATGGAAAGCTTGGACAACGGGCAACACAGGCTTTCCATTGGTAGATGCAGGAATGCGCGAGCTGCTAGCAACAGGGCATCAGCACAACCGTGTGCGGATGCTCTGTGCGAGCGTTCTCACGAAGTACATGTGGATAGATTGGCGCGCGGGTGCCAAGTTTTACTATACGCATCTCGTTGACGCAGATATCTTTAGCAACACAGCGGGGTGGGGATTTTGTTCGAGCACAGGTGTGGATGCAGTGCCCTATTTCCGTCCGCCATTCAATCCATTTATTCAGAGTAAGAAGTTTGACCCCGATGCAGAGTACATTAAGCGATGGGTTCCAGAGTTAGCAAACGTTTCAGCAAAAGACATTCACAAATGGGGTGAAGATTCAAAAACAACAAAGGAAACTCAGTATCCATTACCAGTTCTAGACTACAAAAAGGCATCAGCGGATGCGGTGAGAACGTTTAAGAACACCCTTTAGCTTTTTACTACGAGTTTTGTCCTTTTTACCACCGCCTCTATATTGAGGGAACGCAAGCGTTATATTTTTATCCGTGAATTGCTCCGCACCAATGTAAAAGTTATCATTGCTCAAGTCAAGAACTTGCTTTCCAGCTTTATAATTAAACTCATCATCCAGCGTGATAGCAAATACCTTCGATTCAAAAGGAGGATTATATGAACTTAGAGACGATTGGCTACACATCAAGTCATTTGTGTTGTGTTTTGCAATTCTCTCAACAAGTTCCATCGTTCCAATAACACTCGTCGAGTTCAGGTTGTCAATGTATGTAATAAAGTTTTCAAAATGACCTACATTTGACGGTTCGTATGTAAGACTTTTTTGGAATGTTTCAATTTGATTAAAATCTACTTTAGACAAATATCCTGCATCATAGTAATATTTACACCATTTAACAACCTTGTTGACTGGATCTAAATTTACTTTGATATCAAGACCGCTTTTGCTTGCTGGTATATACTTTCTGAAAAGTGCCAAAAGTGCGGGGTTATCATTTATTTCTTTGGTAAAATGACTGTTTGTTAGGGCAAAAGTGTATCTGCTCTTTTCAAGATTGCAATCGCGTAAATCAATGTATGGCGTTGCAGGTGGATTATTAACGACCTTAGACAGATTCACGACACACATGATACATATGCACAAATCTGCAGCCTTGTCTGTTATATATTTCGTAATTTTGTCTTGAATTTTATTTACACTTAGCGAAGTGCCGAAACAACTTCCAAACAATCCATTGCATTGCAAAATTGCACATTTACGTAAATATGCAGGGCGTTTACCATTTTGTGAAGCACGGTTTGCAAGTTCTGACCGAAGTGCATTTAAAGACTGGTTGATGTATAGTCCTTCGTGCGACCTATTTAAGCAAGCTTTCGTGACTGCACAATTCTTAACGTTTGGAATACGACGTAAGTCATTTATGTATTTATCATCTTTTTCAATTTGTTTTTGAAGGTCGCCAATTTCCGATAATCGGTCTTCTATAGTCTTTTTCAGCAATGAAAGTGCATCATCAATCAATTTGTAGTACCCCTGAATAAATCTTTCAATGAGTAACTTTATAGATTTTGGAGGATTTCTACCGCTGTTGAGACTATTAATGTCTATTCCAAAAAACTTTTCTTTATCATCCATCCATTTCAAAACTTTGGAATGAATAAAATTGTTTTTTTGGTACAGTAGTGCAGAGAATTTGCCATTCTTTTCTGCCTCAAGAACGTCATTACTATTGGCATATTCTGCATCATTTGTCAGTGGGGAATTGGGTATTGGCTTATTGTTTGCAACTAACCATGCTGTAAACTGTTGTTGAGCTGAGGACTGATTGTGTTTATACGTACCATTGTTTGTATGTGCAGCGGCGGTCATATAACTTACGAATCGTTTAATATACGGTTCATCATTTTGCATGTTTTCTCGCTTTCTTTGAAGGATTTGTGTGATTTTAACGTCTGTTAATGCTTCCTTGATTGCCTGTTTAAGAGCATTAACTTCTCGTTGCATCAAACGATTCAATTCGTTGACATCATCCCTTTGGAATCCTTCTAGTGAATTGAATTTAGTCATTTGAATCAACTTTGTAGTCTCAGAATCAATATTAGCTTTATTTGCTGATAATGCATTCAATTGTGTTCTTCGACTTTCTAATGCCGTTTGTTTCGATAGTAATTCATTTTCCAGAGCTTTAGGATTGTCGAAGAACTGCTTGTATTCAGATAAATCATCAATGTCTTTGCTTGAGCATTTCAATTTGGATTCTACTATAGTAAGTCCTGTTTTTGCTGGTATTGATTCTTTGAATTTCTCTATTTCCTTTCTAAGCCGTGTTTGGTCGTAGAATGGTTGCCCATCTTTTTGCAAGGTTCCAAATTTAGCAATCACATCTGTATTTTGGCATGCGAATTTGTTTTCCACTCCAGCAAAATCACCAACAAACAGATGCTGACTTGGCGTTTGGATCTCATTTTTCTCGTTATGTATTTCGAATTCAATGTCTATTAAAACATGACTTCTCGAACTTGATGGATTATTTGGAGTTGACGCAACTTCACGAAGTTTGTCGACAGCCTCTGCTATTCTATCTCCAAGAGACACCATTTGATTACGTTCTAAATTTTGGGTATCTTCTTTGATGAAGCCTAATCTATCTTTTCTGATAAATAGCTCATTATTTAATAATATTTCATCGACTCCTTCAATCTTACTAGGTAAACTTTCATCAATCTTATATTCTATGCAAGTGCATTTTATGGAATTAATTGATTTTTTGTCAGATAGTTCATTTACAAGGTGGACGATAACACCGTCTTTTTGTTCTTCATCTTGGGCTTTGCTAAATGAAACCAATGTCGAAGTTTTACCAGCACCAGAAGCACCATAGCCAATTATAAAGACAGATTTTCCTATTTCTAACAATTTCATAATTTCTGTACAATGTTTTGCAACATCTTTGTTTTTAAACCTTGGATGGAAGATTTTAGTGTATGGTCCCAAGAAATATTGAGATGTGGGTATATTTTTGTTGATTCGCTCCTTCAATTTTGTAGACACGGCAACGGTTGAAACATCGGGTGCAGCAGGTGCAGCGGGTACATCGGCAGCAGGTGCAGCAGGTGCAACCGGTGGTACAGCGGCAGCAAGTGGAGCAGGTGGTGCAGGTGGTGCAATACGTGCAGCGGGTACAGTGGCAGCAAGTGGAGCAGGTGGAGCAGGTGGTGCAACACGTGCAGCAGGTGAAGCAGGTGCATGTGCAACACGTGAAATTGGGTTTAATTCAGTGTTGATTCTAGCTAAGTCGTTAAGTAACTCACCTCTTTTAGCTGGGTCGAGGTCAGTTCTCTTGAGTCGAGTTTCAAGTGCATTTTTTTCTCTTTTCAACCGGGTTTGCTTTGAAGCAGGAGTTTCACCACCACTCCAACCTGCGGGCGATACTAATGAATTGCGATACACCTGAACATCTTTATTAAATGATTCTGCGCTTCCGAAAACCCCGCTTGCACCGTCATAATATGCAATCGCGTCGGGCTCGTAGTTTATAACACACGACGTAAAATTTTCTTTTTGGATAAACACCTTGAATCTTTCGTTATATTGATTGTCAGGGTAAACGTTAAACTTCACATATGTAAGAATCGGATATGGATTTTGTTTTTGGTTCAGCATTGCTTCATTCTTTGCATTGACAACCTCACGGTACTTCCGTGCATAGGTATCTCCGTTAAGCAGTTCAACATTATCACGAATTGTTTCCATCGATTTAAAGTAAACATTCAAATACAAGTCAAATACATTGAATAAATTTTCATTAATATTTCCGATATCTGTTGTTTTCAGTGTCTTGGCAAACTCAAACATTAACTTATGAAATTCGTTTCGTGATATCATTGCTTTTTCAAATATATTTGAACCATTTGGTTTTGGTGGATAAGCCTCCTTTAAGATTTTATGAACATCGTCACCAAACTCAAGATTTATTATTGCATCGAACTCTTCAAGTAAGTTCGTAGATTCTTTGTAATCTTTTTGCCAGTAAGCAAAAACTGTAGTTTTGGTACCAATATCAGTACTCACCAATTCTTGTATAATATACGTTCTATACATTATAGAAAATGTATAGAAAGCAACTAAAACTTTTTGAATAAATTGCGATGCAATATCTTTTGTAATATTACCCCCTCCACCCATTCTTCCTTCAATTGCCATCCTTTTAATTTGTTCATACGTATCTTGCATGTCTTGGTTCTCAATAGAAACCTCATTCATGTCAAATTTCTTTACAACTTTTGTTAATGGGCTTTCTTTAGATGCTTCGGGGACAGCGTTTAGTGTGTTTGCATCAGCAGTTGCAGCATGAGGCTCTTGTCGAGCCAACGTTGTAGGATCATCATATTGTGTCTTGATCCCTGCCGCCGGTAGTTGTTGTAATCGTATAATTTCCGCAGGGTCTGGTTCTTGATAATCTTTATCGTACGTACTTATCCATTTATCAGATGGATTTGAAGTTGGAGAAGGAGAAGGTTCTAGTTGTGATTTCTCTCGAATCTCAACTGGTTTGGTTCTGCATAATCCATCAAATTGGTCATTGTATTCCGCAATAAATTTAAAGAGAGTGATAAACTTATTGAAATCGTCTAATTCATCTGAATAATTTTCAAATATAAATGTTACGACAAAAGGCTTAAATATGTTTTGAATGAGTTTTGTATCATCAATTCCTCGTTTTTCAAACGTCTCAAAATAATGCGCAAATGGATGGTTATATTCAAATAGACTTTTTAATTTTGATTGGACTGCATAAAGTTTTTCTAGTTCACTAAGATACTTGGCAACTTTAGGGTCATTATCGTAAGGAAGACCATTCAAGTATTTAAGTGCAAATTGTTTAAACTCTTCAATTCTATCATTAGACTTACATAAGTCTTCAAGTATTTTATCATATTTGCCGTCGAACCTTGTGCCATTTATTATATTTTGATTGAAGAGTTTGTTCTCAAGACCGCCACCTAAACGTAAAATTCCAATTGTTTTTAATTTTTTACGTGGCGGTATACTACCTCTATAATGTTTGTTTTGTTTGGCATTACCTCCTATTGACATTGGCATTATTTCTATTTTAATGTTGCGTGGTTGTTTTGCTGTTGCAGGGGGTGTTGGTGCTACTGGTGCTGCTGGTGCTACAGGAGCTGCTACTGGTGCTGCTTCTGGTGCTACTGTTGTTGGTGCTACAGGTGCTACTGGTGCTGCTGGTGCTACTGGTGGTGCTGGTGCTACTGGTGCTACTGGTGTTGGTACCGTTCTTGCTATTTCTGCATCAGCTTCATCTGCTGCTCTCCTTGCTGCAGCAGCTGCCGTTACTGCGGCTGTCGCAGCCTTTTCAGCGTCTTTGGCTCTACGCTCATTTTCCGCACGGGCTGCTGCCTCATATTTGGTTTTTTCATTCAATAATCTCTCGGCCTCATTTGCTGCCAGTTCAGCTGCTTCCTTATCACGTAAAGCCATTTGTGCTGCTTTTGCGGCATCTGCGGCCTTTTTGGCGATTGCAGCAGCATTGGCACGCGCATCAGCTGTAGCTTTTTCCGCGGCTTCGCGTGCGCGTTTGGCTTCCTTTTCTGCCGCCAATGCCGCAGCTTCCTTATCGCGTAAAGCCCTTTGTGCTGCTTGGGCTGCTTTTGCAGCACTTTCGGCGATTGCAGCTGCTTTGCCACTTGCATCGGCTTTAGCTTGTTCCGCGGCTTCGCGTGCGCGTTTGGCTTCCTCTTCCGCCGCCAATGCCGCAGCTTTCCTTTCGCGTAAAGCCCTTTGTGCTGCTTGCGCGGCGTCTGCGGCAATTTTAGCGATTGCCGCAGCAGCGTCATCTTTTGCGTTCTTCGCAGCGGCGCGTTTAGCTGCCTCATCCGCTGCCAATTTTGCCACCTTTTCAGCAGTGAGGGCTTTTCCTAATTCCTTGCTCATCTTTGCGGCATCACTGCTTGCAGCCATTCTGGCAGCGGTGGCAGCATCAACCGCCCTTTTTGCAATGCTAGCAGCTTTGTCCGCTGCAGACGCAGATTTAGCCGCGACCTTTGCATTTGCTCGTGCAAGTTTCGCTGCATCGACCGCCTTCTTGGCAATTAAGGCAGCTGCATCACGCATGCGTTTCATGTTTTCGTTTATGCGGTTTTCCTTCTCATCAATAGACAAACCCAAACTGGGTGGTGCTTTAGGGCCAGTATCACCTGTGGAAACCTGTGTTGAGCCCTTTGCTTCAAAGATGGGCGATTCCAGTATGAGTTTCCGTAGGTTCCTAAATAACTCTGTACCTCTAGTTTCTCCACCTCCGCCTCTCTTCGCTTTTGTCATTATCACCTCTATAACTTGATGATGATTTGATTTTTCTACAAACAAACTGCAAAAACAAAAACTTACACATCATCAAGGAGATGACATTTAAGATTTTTGAGCAATGTTTGCGTCGGATAAAGGTCAATGTAACGACAAAGGTTCATAATTCAAAATATGCTCCGACACCCAATTCTCCGCAACAACCACACCCATCATACGAAAGCCCTCTTTACATCATTCTTCCTTATTTTAACTTCTGTCACTTTCAACGTCGAAAGCAACTATTTTTGGAGTTTGTTGAACGCTACAAGGCTACAACAGGCATTGCTATCGTCATTGTTGAAAGTTCTTTACAAGGAGAAGCGTTCGATTTGCCAAACCCAATCCCAGGAGTCTTTGCACATTTCCGAGTTATCACACAAGACCCCATTTGGCTAAAAGAAAACCTAATAAATATTGGCGTGTCGCGACTCCCGCAAGATTGGAGAATGATGGCATGGGTAGACGCCGACATTACATTCATGAACGAAAATTGGGTGAATGAAACAAAAGCAATACTTACAAATAGACCCTTGACTATTGTGCAATTGTTTAAAACCGCCGCAAATATGGGCCCTTGCAATGAGGTTTACAAACTTGACAACGGCTTTGCATGGTCCATCCTGTCTGCAGAACAGGGTTCGCAAAAAACCGAGCAGAAAAAATACACTGACTTCCATCCCGGCTTTGCATGGGCAGTCAATAGACTCGCTTACGATTACATGGGTGGTCTCGTTGATTGGGCTATTCTTGGCAGCGGCGACCGGCACATGGCACTCGCACTTGTTGGTAGCGCCGTAGGCTCAGCACCTGGAAACATCGACATAGAATACAAAAACAAACTCATAGATTTTGAGAACAAATGCAAAAAGGCAAACTTGTGCTTGGGGTACATTCAAGGCACGGTTCTTCACCACTGGCACGGCCGCTTGGCCGACCGTAAATACGGGGAGCGATGGAATATTCTCGTGAAAAATAAATACAATCCGTTGACCGACATAACTCGTAGCCACCGCTGCGGCCTTATTCAGCTCACCGAAGAGGGAAGGCGAATGAAACAAGAGATTCGGCAATACTTTGAAGACCGAAACGAAGACAATACCAACATGGTATAAAAAAGGAACTTGAACCAAGAACAGCCATTGAAAATGCCCCGACCACATCCTCCTACGCTTTACTTTTCAAAAGACGCAAATGACAACTGTGTTTGTCCCATTTGTATCGACACACTTCAGCCAAAGCAGATTCTCACACATACAACGTGTGGACATGTGTATCATTCTCAATGCATTATGGGATGGCTAAAATGCCACTATGCGGAACATCCATCGGAGACATTCAAATGCCCAGTGTGTACGAAGACAGCAAACGTCCTCTACTCGATTAAAGGGACGCAACTTCTCTCACCTTGGCACGATGTTGCTCTGAATCTGATGTTTATCACCATAATCTTCGTCGGTGGTTTGGTGTGCGGCATCATGGGAACACTCTTATGGCTCTTTGGATGCGACGTCGCCAGAGTCTAGCTGCAAAAACTTAAAGAGTCTGTTTTTAGCATTATTTTTATATTTTTATGTAATGTAGCCCTAACACAGTAACAAAAATATAACAATATATCTAATAATGTGTAGAGCCAATGCCAACTACTTGTCCAGCGGGTAAAGTACTTAACCCCGCAACTGGTCGATGCGTTAAAGAAACCAAGCCCAAGTCTTGTCCAGAAGGCAAAGTACTTAAAGTTGCAACAGGTCGATGCATTATTGACAAAAAGTCGAAAGACGCGAAAAATATGCCTGACCCAGGGACGAAGTCAAAAAAGGCAAAACGCCTCCCTAAATTGTGGGAATTTGAATATACGGTTGGTGAAGAAGCTTTATTCCAGGTTGGCTTGAAGTACATGAAAACAATCAAGAGTCAACTGCAACCAGGCGACATTGTCTTTCCCGAAGGAGGGTTGCGCGAAGACGGTATCATCATTGTTGGAAAAAGATGTGCCGCGGTGTTGCCACTATTCGACAAGGATGGCAACAAATTTCTTCCAGCATGGGCTCTTGAGATGGGCGTTAAGAACGGCTATAATCTTCAGCAACTCTCAAGAATCTATGAAGAGGGTCCTTTCAATTATTTGATTTTACCAAAACATTTTACCGAAAGATTTTACCCAGACGAACTACTGATTAAAAATGGAGTAGTCAAAAAACTATTAGCTCATTGGGTCGACTATGGCGAATTTAAAGGAGTAAATGTAGATTTTGCAGTTGAAAAGGTATACCTGTAAATGGTGACGGCTGTCACAATCTAGAGGATAAGACATAATGTATAGGACATATGGAACCTTATAAAAAGAAGAGAATCCCCGCGGCTCTTCGACGGCTTGTCTGGCATACCTATTTTGGTGAGGATTGCGGATGTGCCCCTTGTTGGTGTTGTAAGTTAACGAAAATATCTCAACTCAGCTTCCACTGCGGGCACGTGGTAAGCGAAAAAGAAGGGGGTGATTTGACCATCGACAATTTGCGCCCAATCTGCCAAAATTGTAATTCTAGCATGCGAACGCAAAACATGCTGAAGTTCAAAGCCATGTTAGGTGACCCTATGGATTGGGAGCAGTAGTCCAAGATTTTGCATAATCAGATGGTATCACCAGAGATGTACCGCTAAATCGGTCATCGCAATTTGTTTTTACCAGCCATGGATGCGCGAGACATTCCACAGCTGTCGGTCGAGCATTTAGGTCCTTTGTCAAACATAAACGCACGAAATCGTACGCCTCTGTAGGAATGGCTTCCCATCGAGGACCATCCCATATGGGCTCGTGCAACATGATTTTGTTCCATATTCGTGAAACTCGGGCTCCTCCATTTCCATCACCCTTATCATCAAATGGCATATGCCCCGTCAAGAGTTGATAAGCCATAACCCCGACACTCCAAATGTCATTCTTTGGTGTAATGACAGATTGCAAAAGCTCAGGGCTCATGTACCAAGGTGTGCCTGCAATGTTTGACGTTTCTGCGCTCATTTCTATCACAGCCGACCCAAAATCGGCCAATTTAACCTCCGCATTTTCGCTCGTGTCCGTAAACAAAACATTTCCAGGTTTGATGTCCAAGTGGATAATACCAGCTGAGTGAACATGAACCAAGCCTCGGAGTACGCCTCTCAAAATGCTTGCAACCGTATTCACAGAATACATTTCACCATGCAGATAAGCATAATCCCGCACAGCTCCTCCGCGGCACCATTCCATCACGAGAATATACTCGCCTTCAGTTTCAATTGCGTTGAAAAGTTGTACTACTTTTGGAGAAAACGAAAGTAACTTCAAGCACGCAACTTCATTTACGAACTTGCGATGCATGGGTGGCGTTCGAGGAAGCACTTTACAAATCCCACGAATGCCAATTGCATCTTGGCATCGATAAAGCTTTGCAGTGCCACCCGTTGCTATTGAGGAACTTCGGTCAATTGTATATTGCATTTGCTGCATTTCACATATTTTGTGCCATGGCCTTAAGCGCTTCAATTTCTATTTGTTGTTCCTTAATTGCTTGAATCAGAAGCGCGACGATGTCGCCGTAAGCCACTGCCTTCATGCCCGACGCATCCGTGCGCACAACCTCTGGCAGCACTGTCTCCACCTCTTGGGCAATGAGACCCACGCGGCGCGCGCCTTCTGGCGTATCAATGCGGTCGTAGCGAACTCCGCGCATATCGGAGACCATGCCCATGGCACCCGTTATTTCTTCGATATTTGTTTTGATGCGTGCATCACTGTACGACACGAAACCATTTGTTGAGAAGGTTGTGCCTACAACATGCAGTTTATAGGCAGGAAGTGTGGTTCCAATGCCGATATTGCCGCCATCAACAATTTTGAAGACAGGCACACCATCATCTTGAAACTCAATGATAGGTTGGGGACCTGTTTGATTGACAATGAGAGCGGGTCCTGTTCCATCGTTTGTAATCAAAAGTTGCTCAGTTGTGTTAACATCGGTTTTTATAATCGTTTGGGTTCCATTCACCAACAGATTGCCCTCAATGCGAGTATCTCCGATAATTTGAAGCGCTGGACCAGTGGGAACAATGGCGGATGTTACGTTCAAAGTGTTAATGATTGTGTCCACCGAAGGAGTTCCATAGTTATAGATGTAAACGGAGCCCTGGTCGCTTGCCGGTATGTCAGTGTAAACCGCACCAACAAATGCGTATTGTGTGGATAATGCCACAGATGTGCCAAAGAAATCGTTTGCTTTTCCGTTGGCTGCTGTAAACTTTGTTGATTCTGTCCAAACACCGCTGGTGCGGTTAAATAGATAAGCAGCGCCAGTATTTGTGCTTGTTAAGGTTTCGCCAATGAGCACAGAATTACCATCCTCAAACATCGCAACCGAGAACCCGAATCCTAGGCCGGCAACTGCGGGTGAAATTTTCGTTTCGACCCACGATTGTCCATTTAGTTCGTAAATGTACGATGCATTCTTTCCGGAAGCGCCTACTATCAAACGCGCACCGCTTGCAGACATTGCGACGCTCGACCCGTAATTATCCGAAGGCACCAATCCATCACTCGCTTCTAGCTTAACACCGCTCCATGTTGAGGTCGATAGCTTGTATGCATAAGCCCCCATTGTGCAACCTGCAACAAATGAACTGCCATCTGCAGAGGTCGCGGCGCTCGTACCAAGACGTCTTGTAGTTGTTCCGATTGCGGCGACCTTGGTCTCAACCCATGTTGTGTTGTTCCATTTCAACACGTACATGGCACCCTTATAATCGTACACAGCACTGCTTGTGCGCACAAAGGGAACTGTTTGATTCAAAGAGTAGCTTGAAACAGCAACAAGCAATAGAAGGTCGGGCGACCAGCAAACAGAGTTGTAACGGTTCATTGTAAAGCGGCTTGTCCATGTTAAACCATTCGCACTTGTCATAATCACCGTCGATAGGTTTGTTAAAGCATCCGAACCAACCGCGACGAATAGAGCAAGCTCTGCAACCCAGATGACAGAAGACCAAGAAGTACTGTCATCTGCAGATGCTTGCATGGTCCATACTGCGCCATCCGGACTTGTCATCACACGGTTTCCTTCTGTTGCGGAACCAACGGCCACAAACAATGAGAGCTCGGGTGACCAGCACACAGATGCCCATCCGCTGTTTATGACATCGGATTGCAATACCCATGTACTTCCATCAAGCGATGTCATCACATTAAACCATTCTGAAACGGCGACGAAGATGCCCAAAACCGCTGACCAACAAACCGACTTCCATCCGCTTGCTAATTCAAGGGCGATGGCCGTCCACGTGAGACCATCTGGCGATGTCATCACGCTATCGGTTTCTGCAACGGCAACAAAGAGCGATAGTTCGGGCGACCAGCAAACGGAACTCCATGTGTCGTTAGTTGTTACACCAAGGGTCCATGAAATACCATTTGAACTGGTCATCACGCGGTCAGCGGTGCCCGTGCCTGAAACAGCAACAAATAGCAATAAGTCAGACGACCAACACACTGAGTTCCATTCGTTTGCAGCAGGGACAGAACGTGATATCCAGTTTGTTCCATCGGTACTTGTCATAACACCGTAGACATCTGCTGATTTTCCGACAGCAACAAACAAGGAAAGCTCATGTGACCAGCAAATAGATGTCCAAACATTCGTTGTTGCGGTTGAATCGAGCATCGTTGAAAGTATTTGTTGGTTCCACGTGTGAGTGTATGTAAGCTCAGTTGCAATATCTGCCTTTGATGCACCCACAACAATTGTGTTTGCATCTCCAGAAATAGCAGTTGCAATGCCGTAATTGTTTGATGTCAGCACTTCTTGGTCACTTGCAGTCTTTTTGGTCTCGTTCCAGCTGGCACCATCCCATTTGTAGATATAGACAGCTCCTGGTGCTGGGTTTGGAATCACCTCTGTTTGAGGGCCGGGTGCGCCAACAACCACGAGCGTACCATCCGCGGAAATGGACACTGAAGCACCAAAATTATTGTCAATAGTAGCATCACTTGCTGTCAGTTTTGTTTGACTCCAGCTTACGTCAGTCCACTTGTATAAGTAAGCACCCTCGCCGGCAGGTGCGCCTGCAACAAAGGTGGTGCCGTTCGAGGAACACGAGACACTTCTTCCAAACAAATCCATAGTCGAACCATCGGATGCAAAAATCTCGGTATTGCTGCTGTAGACAGGTCCTGGAATAATGGTTGTAGTGATATTTGATGTGTATACCGTAATTTCATCGGGGAGGAGGTTGTTGCCAATTATGACATTTCCACCATTTTTGATAACTACGGCTGGAATGCCCTTATCTTGAAACTCTGCGATATTGCTATCACCTGTTTGGTTCACAATCACCGCAACAGATGTACCCTCGTTCAAAACCCGAACCTCTTCTACGATGTATGTGAATGTTGGGACACCACTAACTTTGATGTTGTTAGCATGAATTGACACGTTCGACAATGTGGCCCCAGAAACATCAATGGGGGCTCCGGTTGCACTCATGATTTTGGACAATTTCACAGGCACAGGCACTCCTCCGTCGGTGTTGGTTATAGACATGCTACCATCCTCGTCACGCGACAGTGACGTTCCTCCAATGTGAAGTGTGTTTCCAGACAAATAGAGATCGCGCCATCTATTTGTAGAAGAACCCAAATCATATGTTATGTTTGTGTTTGGAATAAGAGACCCACTGACAGTCAGATACCCTGTTGTGCCCTGAATGTAAGGAGTCGACATAACTTGAACACTCTATAATAAATACATCAATTTATAATTTTTTGTATTGTGCGTTAAGCTCCGTAAGTTGTTGTTTCTGTTCTTTTATAGCTTGCACCAAAACCGAGACAATGTTGTCATACTCTACAGATTTCATTCCAGATGCATCCGTTTTGACAACCTCAGGAAGCACTGTCTCTACTTCTTGGGCAATTAGACCCACGCGGCGTGGACCCACTTCATCCACTCGATCGTACCGAACGCCACGTAACTGTTTAACGAGCATGAGCGCATCATTTATCTCAACAACATTCGTTTTAATACGTGCGTCACTGTATGAAATAAAGCCATTTGTGGAAAATGCTGTGCCCACCACATGAACCTTTTGAGATGGAAGCGTTGTTCCAACACCGACATTGCCACCATCAACAATCTTGAAGACAGACACTCCATCATCTTGAAACTCAATGATAGGTTGATCACCCGTTTGATTTAGCACAACAGCTGGGCCGGTTCCGTCATTTGTGACTGTCATGCAATCAGTAGTATTTACGTTTGTGTTCATAATCGTTTGTGTCCCATTAATTGTCAGATTACCGTTTATTTCTGTATCACCATAAACATGAACTGTTTTTCCAGTGACGACAGTGTTACTGTTTCCAACAACAACCGGTCCACCTTGGGTAATTTTGAGAGCTGAGTTTCCTAGATATTGAAAGTCGGCAATGTGCTGTGGACCGGTTTCATTTACTTTGAAAGGAATTGCTGTGCCATCATTTGTTGCACGAATTTGCTCTATTACATACTGCAATTGGTCTATATTGGATATGATTTCGGCAGCGTTAAGGGAAACATTGCACAAAATTGCACCTGATAGGTCAATCACGTTGCCAACCGCTGGAATAATAGTCTGCATTTTGACTGCAGAATCTAATCCATCGGTATTCTCAATCGTCAAACCACCTGTAGTTTTGTCACGACTAATCGTGGTGTCTCCAAGATTCACAGTGTTTCCGGACAAAAACAGGTCGCGCCATTTCATGATAGGAGAACCCAAATCATACTCTATGTTCGAGTCCGGAACAAGAGAGCCTCTGATAAATATGTTACTGAGCGACCCTTTCACAGTTGGCTTTGACGAAACCATTGCCCTCTCTATTACAGCGTTTTACATTATATTTGTGCATGACACCCGACCCAAAAAATGACATTTGAGTTCCAAGCCACTTGCAAACACTTTAAGGCCATAAAAGCTAAGCGACGCAAATGGCAACTGCAGATGAGTTTTATACCGAGTGGAAAAACAACCATAACTGGTGGTTTCATTCTACACCTGAAGATGATGCGTATATTGCAAAGAAGTATGGTCATCTTTTGAACGATAACGAAAATGCTGTTCCAAGCGTCGCAAGTGTGGTTGTCTTCGACCAATTGCCATGCCACGTTTTTCGAGGTCGTTCGGATGCGTCCACACTCATCCAAGAAAATCGCAAGCTCGCTGTTTTGATTGCAGACGAATTCATTGGTTATAATGGCAATAACGACGACATGTGCATTACCAAAAGGCTTTCAGTGTTTGACGATGTAGACTTTACGTTTCTTATGCTCCCTTATCGCCATACCGGTGATTTGCTGCAGTGCACAGCAGTAGCACAGCTTGCATGGGAAAGGCTTGCTAATCAGTCCACTTCTCCAACACGCTATCTGCGCTCGTTCATTAAGGCGACATATGAGCGTGCACCACGTGACCAAAAGAATTGGGTAGATTTCTTCCCTGTTCCAGAAATACCCCCAGTATGGGATAATGAGGTGCATGAAGATATTCTTGAATATGCCCCAGTGTGGTTGCGGTGGTCGCAGGTGTCACTCAAAGAGATTGCGTCAGTCGCAGATGCCTTAAAAAAGCACCCATGGCCCGAATCGGACCCCATCTATATATCTCTGAGTGGCGGTGTGGACAGCATGGTTATTGCTACCGTGTTGCGTCGACTGCGTCCCAAAACCCAGCGTATCATCGCAGTGCACGTGAATTATTGCAACCGGGATGAAAGCACCCATGAAGAGGCCTTTGTTCGACAGTGGGCAGCGGTGTTGGAAATGCCTTACTACGTTCGCCACATAACAGAGATTCAACGCGCACAAACGAAGGATTTCATGAGAAACACATATGAGAGATACACTCGAGATGTGCGCTACAGCACTTACAGTTACGTAGCTGGCGTCAACGGAGACGGAGGAGACACAGTTGGTGGCCCAGTGGTTGTTCTAGGCCATCACGAGGACGACGCCTTTGAAAACATTTTAACGAATATCAAACATTCTGAAAAGTTTGAATGTTTGCGTGGTATGGAGGCAATCAGCGAATCAAGTGGACCAATGGGACCAATTGAGTTTCATAGGCCCCTCATCCGCATATCAAAGGCCGCAATCTACAAAGCCGCATGGATTATGGGAATACCGTACCTACAAGATTCCACACCAACAACAACCCAGCGCGGTACGATTCGAGATGTGATTCGACCGGCACTCGAATCATGGGACCCTTGCATTGTTCGACGCATGCTTGATATGGCGGATGTAGTTGGTGAATTTGCCAACAGCTTTGAAAAGGATGTTGTTGACGCAGCAAAAAAGACTCGTCGAGGAGAAGACGGAATGTACAGGTGGACCACACCTAAAGACCACTCTGCCATCCTATCTCCACGCTTCTGGAGACGCTACTGCCAGCGAGTCCTTCACGTCACGCCGTCATGGAAGTCGCTCGAAAACATGCGGGGACTTGTCGACCGCTTGGTAAAAAAATCAATCAGCACGCGAGTTATGCTTACAAAGCACGTTGAAGTTTCGATGTGCATTTGGAGCTCAAACGCAGGGACCGCAGGGAGCACAAACACAGATGAGTTCATCATGATTGCAATTCAACAACAGATGCCGAACCCAAGCGCAACGGGTCATGCTTTCGACACACCGGACAACTTGTCCGAAGCGAGGCATTAAGAATCCGATTGTTTAAGGTGCCCTTTATTTTTTGTATGTTGGTCATCGAATCCAAACAGGTCCAACACACCCAATGACCACACGTCATGACAGCAATTTTACTTGGGGCATCTTCAAGACAGATGGGGCATTCATCCAATGTCGCCGCCGCCTTTAACCTTAGCAATGTAAGCTCGCCTGACCCCATGAACGCGAAGTGATGCTTGTTTCTGAGCGTGTTATACGTATCGAACGATGCTACGCCCCGCTTTTGTAACTTTTTGCATATTTTATAGATTGCAGTTGTGTTGAGCGTTGCAAACTCAATGAGCTCTCTTGGATTTACTTCAGGTTCAATTTTAAAGCCTCCGCACTTGCAAGAAGTTGTAGCATTTTGTTTCGGGCGCAATGAGGCTTTTACGTGGCTTTTAAAGACTTCGTCTATTTGCACACATTGTTTCAGAAGGATGCCATGAATCTCGGTCTCAATTGTGGGAAACTTATATGCCTTTTTTAAAACCTTATATGGAATGGTGTACGCTTTGTATTCTTCGGTATAGAACTCGTTAAGTTTGTCTTTTAGATGTTTTGAGAATTTCATTGCCCCACTGCTCCTTCTACTACTTCTATAGTCTATAAATCAGCAACGACAGCATCCACGCTTTCGAGCGCGCCCTCAACCCAGCCCCGGTTTTGTGCCGAAACCACTTCGCCAACAACGACCACACCTGGCAATGGATGTTGTGCTCTTTGGAAAAATGCCTCATCAACCGAACAACTCGGCTTTATGAAATGTGTTCCCACATCCCAATATTTTGAGTAAAGCCTTAAAATTGTAAGTGTTCGGGGGGGGATTCCAATGCTTTTTTCAACAAGCCGCGAAAAGTATTGGCGATTTCCAGGTGTATCGCTTTTATAGTCGACAAGCTGGTCTGCATAGGCGTTATCACTGTACGCTATCATGTAAATGCCTTTATCCGCATTGATTGGAATGATGTTTTGCAGCGGAGGCTTTACGACCGTGAAAGAGGTGAATACCGATGCCAAAAATGGTCGCAAAGACGCAGGAAACTTAGCATACACACGTAAAAACGGTTGACTGTCAATGCACCTATACTCGCGAACACGTGGGAAAAGGGCTTTCAGCGAAGGCAGAGTTGTTGCCACTACAATTTTGCGTGCACAGAGTTGGCCATGGGGTGTTGTTACACAAAAGAGCTGTTCGGGTGTTTGAGAAAGGCTTATTACTTGGGTGTTGTACAAAAAGCGTCTGGGTCCGATGGCTTTAAGAAGGGCCCGTGTAAGTAGGGCCCATGGCACCACAAACTTTTTAGATTCGGCAAAATTGTCGTCAATGCCATAATGTTGCATCACCTCCAACGCATTTTCGCGAATCATATCAGTAAAGCCCATTGATTCAATAAAGCCCTTTGCGGATGATTGACCAAGAACGCGTTTTGCGAAGCCACCAAAGGCTTCTTTTGAAATGACTGCATTTCGAAGCGCCTGGACATCCTCCATCTTTAAAGAATTAATCGAGTCACCATACTGAACCTTTTGTTCAAACGTATGAACTGGAATGTGCAATTCGCGAAGTAGTGCGGCCAACTTCACATCTTTATCGGTGCGCCCAACGCCTGCGCCCAGAGGTATGTCAACGCCACAAAAGTGAGCAGTTGCAATGCGACCTCCAGCGTGTTCACCTGCCTCGATAAAGATGATTCGACCGGTTGGATTTTGTTTGCGCCATTCATACCCAGCGTACATACCTGCAATTCCCGCACCAACGACACATAGGTCATATTGATTCATTTTTATAGCTTAGTTTGCGTAGTATGCCTTTATGCCATAGGAAGATATTTTGCACGTGCTTGTGTTGTGCCTGGCACTCAATGGTCTCCAACACAACATTAACTAGGCCTCAAGGCCATAGAAGCCATTTTTAGAATGTCACGGGAATGCATTTTTATTAGTGGCCTTTGCCAAAGCCGAAAGACACAAAAGACACTTGATGTCATCGCCGGCATTGAGACGCATAACGAGCCCACTTTATTGCTATACATAACCCAGTCCGGTTCTACTCTTAATGCCTTTCAAGTCATTCAGCGTATTAAAGCGCATGATGTCTTGGGAAGGCTTTTTCCATCTGTCCTTCGAGCAGCCCAGAGTCGTATAAAGCCCTTAAGCAACACGGCTATCGTGGACTTCTATCACAAAAATAACATGAAGGCAATGAATGCCATGGTGAATGCGACAAACTGGTCGCATGTCATCTGCATTATTGATGAAGCCGACCAAGGGGCCCTTTCTGGATTCCGAGGTAGATTAAATGTTTTACGCGACCTCGACAGCAACACACGAGGGCGTCTCTACACCATTTTTGTCACGGCAACAGTGCCCAACTTATGTCGTCTGTTTTCTGCTGAGGAGTCAAAGGTCGATACTGATGGTTCATTTGTGTCTCGGCTCTTGAGCAATGACCTACCCGTTCGACACCTTTTTGTGACCCCGCACGAAACCTATGTGTCGCTCGAATGGTTTTTCGTCAACAAGAGAGTCTCCATTATGCCCGGTGTTGGTCATCTGCTGGAGAAGGGGGCGGTCAAGAAAAGCCTTACCCAAGAAGCCGCAATCGAACAATTGCGAAAACTGGCAGCAAGACAGCGACGGCTTTTGCTAATCTCCTTTACAAACTCGAAGCAAGAGCAATCTCAGGTTGCAGAAGCTCTCGTGAAAAAGGGAGATGTTGATATTGCAGTATGCCTTAACAGTGAAAATGTCAAGAACTACTCGGTTTACTATTCAAGCAGTCACGGCAAGGCAGTTGGCACATGGGCCATTCCATACGGCACTATGATGCGCGCCGCAAACAAAGGGCGTTTTGCAAACCATGTGACAGACAGTGGAGATGTCATTGAAACAGGCCTGGATAGCGCACATGACATGTCTCTTTCTCACGTTCTTTTCACCGGATTGCTGACCAACGAGGATTTTGCCCGAGCTAATGGACGGGCGGCGGCGTATGTGCGGCCTCAACTTATTGCTCTTCGAAACTTCTTGACGGACAAAAGGCCTTCAGATTATCCAAAGTGTCGCAATGCGCGCATCGCCATTATTGGTGGCAACATGTTGAGCCGCGGCATCACAATTCAAGACCCCAACATTGGTTTCACTTGCACGGCTTTTGTATTCATGGACAGTGGCAAGGCATCCAACTTTACAGATGCAGGTGCTAGTCACACTCAAAAGGCTGGACGTGCACTCGGCAACATGCTTGACTTTTTTGAAGGCTCTGCCTCTGGAAATGTCCCTCCGATTATGGTCATATCAGCGCCGCTCTTTGTATCTGCCCTCAGCAATGAGCGTCTGACGTATCAAAGGGGGTGTGACAACGATGGAGCGATGATTGACGTCAAAAATTACATTTCTCGGGAGGACTACCGTGCCATGGTGGCGGTTGTGAAGCGAGAGGTGGGAGTGTGATTTAGATGAGTAAAAACAGTATGAACAGCCATATGATTGTGCCACCCATGACCACTTTGTCGAAACTGAACTCGTCATCGGTATGGCCGTAAAGGCTCATTAGATGGGGTCGCATGGCTATGTACCAAATCCAAAATGTAATGAATGGCATGAAAACGGGGACTGCTAAGTACGATGGCAAGCCCAAGATTAGAACTGGCGCAAAGTGAAATATGGCGTCAGCCCACACAATTATCCACGACGTTTGTGTTTTGAGTATGCCGCTGTAAAACTCCTTGAAAAAAGGCCAACCGAGCAAAAGCCATGCCACTGCTATAATACAGGCGATGAGCAACGAGCTTGCTTTTGAGTATTGTGTTATTCTCGCGTTTTTTGTAAGCAATGCAATAACGAGCACAATCCAATTCCATAGGCTGTAGTACATGAGTATTTTGGTCATGGTCAGGGTGGCCGGAATGCGTTTTTCTATGTGCTTCGCTGGAAGATTGAGCGGATAGATTTGCGCGACTCTATCAATCGTGGCAGATGACATCCTTTATACTTATACAATCCTTTGCATAAAAAATTGACTCTCAAAGCTTGCAACAAATCACAAGCCACCAACATGTATGAACATGTATGAACCCATCCCGATGCACAAAACACATTTTCGAAGATTGGAGCTTCTCGGGGATTCTATCTTAAAAGTATTGATAACTGATATCTTATTTGAAATGTTTATTGATGAATCTGAAAGTAAGTTAGTAAGACGGCGTGACCGTCTAGTATCACCTAGTATATGTAACAATATAGCATGTCAACTAGGCCTTCAGACCCTTGTATTGGGCGAGCAAACTAATAGTGTTCTTTCAGATGCAGTTCAAGCTGTGATAGGTGCAATATATATTGACTCTGAAAAAGACATGATAGCATGCCGAAATTGGATTCAAGAGCAATGGAGTCCATATCTTGAAAAAGAAAGGCATCGTAAGCAACCTGTCAAGAGAATGGCCCCAACCCCATTAATGGTGCAACTCCGTGCACAAAAACGGTGTGGTGGGTTTCTCTTTCCGGCCTTGTTAAATTGATTAGTACTTAAAGACACGCTTGTTTGTCCTGGTTATGCCACATGTAAGTGTGGCATCTCCAAAGCCCCATGGATGCACATGCACCCATGGGTTTTTGGAGAGACCATGCTTATTTTTGTTTCACTACCGCGCCTAGTGAAGCAGCAAAAAAACTTCGTCGAGACCGGAATTTGAACCCTTGTCTGGTGAAACTAAAGTTTTTGGCATAACCATTCTACAGTCTTGTGGCCCCAGCGGCTTGGTGCAGGATGTCATATGACGGGCACGCCGCGTATATGTACCAATTATCGGGGCCAAGCGGAAAAGTGCGCGAGTGACAGCACCACCCGTTCTCACTTTTGGCTCGGCCCCGTCCGCCCAAAACGGACTTAAGCGCTTAGATATGTTGTATTAAACGTAGAACAGCCCCGCCGCGCTGCCTCCGGAGGGGCGCGAGTGACTTTGCGGAGGGCCGATCGCGGACTTTTCGCTCCGCGCCCGGTGCCCTCCGGCGGCCCCGACTGCGCGGAAATGCATTCATGAATGCATAGATTCATTTTGGCGCGGGCGGTTCTGCGCGGTTCTGACTGGTTCCTGAGCGGGTATTTATAGCTGCAGATGGGCGGAGTGTGGCAAGAATACCCGGGGAAACCCAACCAGAACTCCTGCCGAACCCAGGGGTTCTGAGAGTCCGCCGCCGCGTTATCAGCTAGAGAGGGACGTCTGCAGCACCATTCTTCGCGGGTATTCACCCACCGGCTTCAGCCCGCCGCGCAAGGCGCCTTTTCGCACTCGCGACTCCCGCACTTCGCCGCCGCCCCGCGCTCCGCCGTTTTGCTCCGCGTTCGCACCCGCGCAGTGAAGTAGCCTTCCTTGTCATCTTCCCCTTCGTTTCGCGCGAGCGGCACTCCACAAAGGTGCGCAGGGGGCCGCAGAGAGGCAGCGGCGTATCAGTGCACGAGTGCCACCAGCGCGGAGCGGCTAGCGCGCTCCTCACAGCAGCCGGCCTACGAGACGCTTTTATGATGCATTCCAATCTCTTTGCCGCCGGCCGGCCGACCGCCACCTGGTCGCCTAGCCGCCAAAGTTGGGAGCGCGCGCGTGCGCCGCCACAGCCGTCGCCGCCGCCCCTGCCTATTTTTTTACTTGTCCGCTTGCCACTGCGCACTCACCCAGCCCCGCGCCGCGCCGCCCCGTGCCCCCGCCGCCCTCCAGGATGCCCCGCAAAATCCCTGAGGAGGAGGATGATGAGGAGGGCGGCGTGCGGCGCACTGGCGTCACTCCACTGGACCGCATCATGATGAAGATTACGGAGAATCAGCTGGCCTCCGCGCAGCAGGAGAACAAGGAGCTGCGCGAAAAGGTCGAGAGCATGAAGGCGCGCCTCTCCTACCAGAGCAAGTACATCTATGAAATGGAGACCCTCGACGACTACGCGAGCGGCCGCGAGGTGAAGTACCTGGAGCAGATTACGAAGCTGAAGAAGCGCATCTCCGAGCTGGAGGCGCCCGCGCCCGAGGAGGGGCGCAGCAAGCGCATGCGCGCCGACGCCAGCCCCGACGCCCACGTTGGGCCCATCACCCCCGTGAAGAGCGAGGTTTGAGGCGAGGGCGCGGGCGGTGGCGCAGGCACAGCAGCAGCAGCACAACCACTGCGCTTTTCAATCGGCGCGCATTCTGGGCGGTGTTACTCTGTTAAGCTGCGACGCGCAGGCGCTGCCTCCTTGCCAGCCAAGCCACACCGCCCCTGCACGCCCCGGCACCCAACCCAAAAGCAGCGCTGCAACCGCGGCACAGCAAAGCCCCAACCCCCAACCCCCAACCAGCAGCCCAGCAAAGCCCAGCCACAGCCACAGCCCCAACCAGTCCCAGCAAAAGGCGACGCCCAGCAACACCCGGCGTGCGCAGCGCTAGGCCGTGCAGTGCTCCAAGCTCCTATAGCTCCTCGGAGTCGGAGCGGGCGCGCTTCTTGACGGCCTTGACATTCTTCTTGTACTTCTCCGCCTCCTTCTCCGCCGCCGCCACCTCCTCCTCGGCCTTCTCCAACGCCTCCTTGGCCTCCGTCACCGCCTTTGGCGGGCGGCCCCGCGGAGTGATCAGCTGCCCCTTCTTGTTGGTCTTGGAGCGCGCCACCCAAGCCTTCGCAAACGTCACCTTCGCCGCGCGCAGCTGGCGCTGGGCGGCGCGCAGGCTCGTCAGCGGGCCGCCGGGGGTGGAGCCGCCGGCCTCGCCATCGCCATCGCCCTCGCTCTTGGCGTCCTCGTCCTCGCCATCGGTGACCTCATCATCGTCGTGGCGGCGGCGGTGAAGCAGCGCCTCCTCGGCGAACTTGCGCTGCACCTCCAGGTCGCGCTGCAGCTTGGCGTTGGCCTCCATCAGCTCCTTCACCGTCAGCTTCTCCTTCGCCGGGCTCGCCGGCACCAGCTTCTTCTCCGCCGCGCGCGCAGCCGCCGCAGCCGCCGGCGCCGGCGGCTTGTTGAAGCGCGGCGAGCTCATCTGGGGCGGCGGCGGGTTCTTGACCACACCGCCGCTCCAGGCGGCCTTGTCGTTCAGCACCTTCGCCGGCAGCGCGCTCTTGGGAATCTCGACCATGAACGGCGTCACAGGCTGGGGGTGCAGCGTCACGAACACGTTCTTGCCGGTCATGTCGTAGCCGACAATGCCGCCGGTGTGCAGGTCGAACGTCCCTGCGACAGTGGGGCACGGGCGGCCGGCCGAAAAGAGGGCGGCGTTAGAAGAGAAGGCGGCTGCTGCGCGCGCCGTCGGCTGCGCGGCGGAACGGGTCGTGCTGGGGGTCGCGCGCTAGGCGGGCCGCGGCAACAGCAGGCGCGTTTCGCACCGGACTCGATGTCGACCGCGATGAGCGGCACAGAGGGAGGCGCGGCCGGGGCGGCAGTCGCGCCCGTGCCGGGAGCAGTCATACCGCCCGCGCTGTCAGTCGCGCCGCCGTCTTGAGCCGCCTTGGGCTTGCTCGTACGAAGCTCCGCCTTGTTGCCCTCGCCGGCAGCTGCCTCGTCGATCGCCATGTTCTCGGCGGCCCCATCAGTTGCCAGCGCTGCGCCTTTTTCGCCGCGCTGCTCGCTGTTCTCGGTGCGCTCGCTGTCGGAGGCCATTTTTGCTGTTGGCAGGATGAGTGAAAGGCTATGTGAAGCTTTGAGGCCATGCGCCTCAGCCTTTTAGCCATAAATTCCAAAGCAAGCCCACAACCATTTCCAACACACTCCTCCGCGTCCGCCTACTCAGTACGCCGCCGTTTTGCGGGGTTACCTCAGCCTGTGACGTTTTTGGGCGGGATGGCCCCGCAAAATGGCCAGCGACGTCGCTGCCGTCGCATCAGGACCCCGTCGGCAACATGGCGGCGCCGCGCCGCAACAGCCGGATATCCGCCCGCCGTCCCAAAACAGCACACCGCGCGGTGGGAAATGAAGGCAGGCTCACAGAGCCGTGGATTCATGGCATTTTCACTGGCTTTTGAGCGACGCTCTACGTTGTGCGGCTCCGCCGCGCACGCGCTCAAGGGATTTACCAACCCTTTCAGCGCCTTTTGCGCTCGGCCTGCGCCTCATCAGGCCGCGCGCCCCCCGCCACCGCCCTTACCCACCGCGCCCGCCACAGCAGGCGCCCGTCCGCGCAAAGCGCATCGAGTGTACCGTGCCAAGACCGTCCGACTGCCAACACGTGGTGCGCCCCGCGCCCTGCCGCGCCCTGCCGTGCGATGCGCCCGCCGCTCCGCGCGATGGTGCTTTGATGGATTGGTGCATGCACTCACGGGGCGGCGGGGCGCGCAGAGGCACGGCGGGCCGCGAAACGGCAGTGCTTATTGGCCGCGCTCTCGCGCACTCCCGCCCGACCCGCCCGCAATAGCCGCGCCCGCCTGCCCGCACGCCGTAACTCAACTCATCAGCCTCTCGCTCAGCAGATGGCCGAACTTTTATGGAACTCCCGCGCAATCGCTCGTGAATCGGCGAGTGACCATGTGTCCACCTTGTCTTTTCAAAAAGCTGGGGACCAGGGACCAGGGACCAGGGAGCAAACCGGCAGATGGTCCCCTTTGGGATCGAGCGCGGCCATGCAATTGCTTATGGCTCTCATCACACACCATCCCCACACACCATCCCCACACACAATCCCCTCCCCACTCAACAACATACAGGCCTGCAGCGCCACGGAGAATGAAGAACCATGAGCGCCGCCGTCGCGCGCAGAGCGCTGGTGGGACCAGCCCCAGCCCCAGCCCCAGCCCCTCGCCTCGCAAGACCGGGTGTGTGGCATTGCTGCTGCTGCGCTGCTTGCTGCAATGCCTCCCGCCCGCCCTGCGCCCACCCTGCACCTCAAGCAACGACGCCCTACCCCTTCTTCAAAAACTAGGGAACCTGTCAATGAGACCATCGACCTGATGTCTGAGACCCCCGAGCCGGGCATCACTACCACGGGCATCATGCCGGCCGCTCCCTCCTCTACCCGCACTCTGTCCCGCCGTCCCGCCAACAGGTGCGCGCGCATCCATACCTGACGCTAAATCAACGCTAAACCAATGCTAACACTCTCTCCCTCTACAGCGATGGGGACCTGACTGAGCACAAGGCCGCCGGCGAGGACGACGAGGGTCGGTGCGTCCGTTCATGCATCATTGCACAGCCAGCACAGCACTTCACGTCGTCTTTGACAGCCAGCCCCAGCCGCCACCAGCCGCCCGCGCCCGCCGCTTTCGGCACCGCCGTCTCTTTTGCACCGTTCATGGTCACGCGCCGCGTTCGGTTTTATCAGCGCGCCGCCGCCTCCTGCTGTTTACAGCTCTCGTTTCACGACGCGCGCCCAGCGGGCGGGGAGCGAGCGGCTCTGCCTGCTGCTCCCCAATCCAGCCCGCCGCCGCGTTCATTTCGCCCGCGCCCAGCAGCACGAGCGCGGCAGCGCGGGCCGCCTACCGCGCGCCATGCTCGGACTATCTCCCTCTTCCGACGCTGAAGCGACGCCCACCTGCCCTCTCTCCCTCCCTGCCCCCAATTCAAATCCCAACAGCGAGCTGGGCAACGAGCTGGACCTGAACAAGGAGAACACGACCGACGAGGAGGACGAGGGCCGGTGCGTCCGTCCACCATGCATCATTGCACAGCCAGCACAGCACTTCACGTCGTCTTTGACAGCCAGCCCCAGCCGCCACCAGCCGCCCGCGCCCGCCGTCTCTTTTGCACCGTTCATGGTCACGCGCCGCGTTCGGTTTTATCAGCGCGCCGCCGCCTCCTGCTGTTTACAGCTCTCGTTTCACGACGCGCGCCATGCTCGGACTATCTCCCTCTTCCGACGCTGAAGCGACGCCCACCTGCACTCTCTCCCTCCCTGCCCCCAATTCAAATCCCAAAAGCGAGCTGGGCAACGAGCTGGACCTGAACAAGGAGAACATGACCGACGAGGAGGACGAGGGCCGGTGCGTCCGTCCACCATGAATCATTGCACAGCCAGCACAGCACTTCACGTCGTCTTTGACAGCTGTGCCTGCCCCCAATCCAGCCCGCCGCCGCGTTCATTTCGCCCACCCACTATCACCTTATTGTCTCCTTCCTGCCCCAATCCATGACAGGAAGCTGATGGTGGAGGACGACAGCGACGAGGACGTGTACAGCGACGACAGCGACGACGAGGAGAACGGCAACAACGAGAACCGGTGCGAAACTACAATAGCCGCTTGCATCTCCTCGCGCTTGCGCTTGCGTCCTCTCTGTCATCGCTCGCGTCCTTCCTCGTCAGGCGTCCTCGATAGCTACGCGCGCGGCCAGCGGGCGACGGGCATTTACGAGCCCTTTGCCCCCGCCCGTCAAATCCTCAAAATCGTTGCAGGGAGCCGGTGAACGAGGTGGCCAACGAGATGGCCGTGCGCGGCCGCGGCCGCCCGCCCAAGAACAGCACCTTCAACACGTGCGTGCGCGCGGCGTTCACCCACTTTGCCACAGCTCTGCGCATCCACTTGCCCGCACGCCTCGCACGCCTCCGCACGCTTCCTCCGCATCCACAAACCTTGCCCGCGCTGCATCCATTTCACCCCGCGCCATCAACGCCGCCGCTCACACGCACGCGCACGCGCGCCCCAACTTTAAAACCCTCATACAGGCCGCCGGACCGCGCGCTGCCGCTGCTGCTGTTCGCCGTGATTCTGTCGGCGGTGATGACCGGCACCGGCACGAGCGTCCAGTCCATCTACATCCCCAAGACGCGCCTGTCGACGTTCTTTCAGGTCTTCAAGCACCTGGGCGACGTGCCCCACGTCCCTCGCCGGATGATGCGCTTCGGCACCCTGGTGTTCTCAGATGCCTTCTCGTACGTATGCGAACACGTCGCCCCCACTCAAGATTCGGCCGCCCTCAAGCGAATGGATGCCATTGCTGAGATGCGTGGTGTCAACGTCGCCTTTCTCGATGTCCTCACCAACAGGGCTGCCAACTTCATCTTCGACCGCGTGAACGACATCATCACGTGCGTTTTTGCTGCTGCTGCTGCTCGCCTGCTGCGCTTGCCTGCTTCCGCTGTTGCATGCGCGTGCGCGCGCATTTTCACGCTCCTTACGCGCGCTTTCTTACGCGCCCTTCTCTTCCATGAACCCTGACCTCACAGGAACAACCAGGTCACGCCCGAAGTGATGCAGCGCCTGTCGCCTATCCTGTCGAACCTGCGTTACATCCTCACCTACACAGTGATTCTGGTCGCCGTCGCTGGTCATCGCAACGGCTACCGCCGTGGCAACCGTCCCACCTGGTCCGTCATGAACGATAACATCCTGACGCGCGGCTGGGGCACCTTCCGCGAGGCGCTGTCTAGCGGCTCGCCGGCGCGCCGCAACGTCGCCCCTGCAGCTGCAGACATCCCCGAGTCCAGCCGCGCGGCTGAGCTTCGCGCCAGCTCTGCACGGGCTTCGCGCCAGCGCGGCCGGTCTCCCGAGTCCTCCGACCCGTCCTACGTGCCGTCCAACGTTCGCAAGCAGCGCAGCAGCGGCGGTGGCGCCGGCGGTGCTGACGCCAGCGCACCTTCAGTCACCACCCGCCGCCGGTCCCAGCTCATCCAGCTGCTGCAGCGCCTTACGGCGGTCGTCATCAACAACGACATGTCCTGGTTTGGCCACCGCATGATGGGCCGCGGCTCCACCTACCCGACGGCCACGGCGCGCGCCGTCACCCACAGCTGGATTCTCATGCCCCTCATCGTGCTGGCGATGGAGCGTCTGACCAACTCCATGCCGTCCGACATGTTCTGGACCCTTCCCGCCGGCTTCAACTTCGACCCCATCATCAACGCTCTGATGGTGGCTCTGACCATCGTCAACCTGACGGCGGCTGACATCGACGGCCCTGGCCACCTGCTGGCGGAGGTTCAGGACCAGCTGCTGGCGCACGTTCCTATCGCTCTGCAGGATGCACTCATGCAGTTCATGCGCGACCACAACCGCCAGCGCCTGCACGACGAGTCGCCGGCGGCGCGCCACACCCGCGCGCGCACTGGTCCTTCTCCCGCTGGCGGCCGTTCACCCTTCAGCCGCCTGCTGGCCGACATGTCTACCCCGCCGCGTCTGCGCTCTCCCGCTGTTGTCGGCGGGGTGGCACCGGACGGCGACGCCCAGGACGCCGTGCGTCGCATCTCCTTCGGCAGTCCAGGCGGCGTCTTCTCTCGCCTGCTCTCGCCCTTCTCCCCCTCCCGCCGGCCGCCGGCGGCCGCCGAGGCGCCGAGTGTTTCTCGCCCGGCGCCTTGCTCCCGTCCGGCCTGCTCTCGCCCGTGCTGCCCTTCCCCGGCGGCGGCGCAGGCGGGGCGCTCTCCCCTCCGCTCCATGCTGGACTCCATCGGTGCCGCGCTGTCTCCTATCCGTGCGCCCTTCTCCGCCTTCGGCTCCGCTGTCCGTTCCCGTATGCCCTCCAGCGCTGCTGCGGCGCGTCGCCTGAGCGCCGTGATGGACGAGATTCAGAACATCTTCAACGAGTTCAACGCCATCCTGCCCGGCATCGAGTGTCCGCTCTGCCTGCGCACCGTCTACGAGCGGCTGGTCGCGGAGCAGCCCTGCGGCCACGTCTACTGCGAGGACTGCTACAACGGCTTCTGGGCCATCAACGCCCTCAACTGCTATGGTGACCCCAACCCCTCCCGCTGCCTCTACTGCAACCTGCCGTCCAACGAGGTCGTCCACCTGGAGGGCTTGCGCTTCTCTCCGCGAGGTGGCGTCATCTGCGATGGCTGCCCGGGCCTGACTCACCACGGCCAGATGGTCGGCTACATGAACTGCCCCCACATCCACTGCATGGCCTGCGCCGGCGTCGCCGTCTGCCCCACTTGCGGTGTTGGCCGCGGCCGCGTAACTATTTGCCTCACCAGCCAGCAGGTCACCCCGCCGAGCCGCCACATGCAGCGCGGTTGCGGCAGCTGCCGCTGCTGCGTCGGCAACGTCGCGCCGCCGCCCCCGCCGCCGCCCGCCGCCTAAGGTCCCTTTGGCCTAAGCACCCCACCGCCTGTTGCCCTCAACTTGTCGGAGTCCCCCGCCTTCCCCCTCATGCTTTTCGTCGGTGCCCTCAGCGCCGTAATATTCATCTTGGCCCTTTTCCACCCCTCCTCTCTGCCTAATGTTTTACGGTCACTCTGGTTTCTCATTCTCATGCCTTCTGACATGTTCCTTCACTCACTCGTACCCGCTACCACTCTGCGCCTTGAGCTTTGGATGTCTCTGGTGTGCAGCGTGTCTAAATCCAGCTGTCTCGTGCTGGAATGTAATTAGACCCGATTGCAATGCGCGGCGCGCTAGCGGGCCGCCCGACGCCGAGCCTGCCTGCTTGCTCTCGCCCACGAGGCGGCGGCCCCGAGTAGGCGGCGGCGCGTAGCGCTTTTGGGATGGCGGCACCGAACAACAATGCATTATTACACGTTTTCTTCACGCCACCAGGCCCGCCAGCACCTGCGCCGCCTCGGCCGCGCTCCGCGCCTCCGTGAGCCACTTGGGCGGCCGACCCGGCCCGCGCTTGGCGTACAGCTGCTCTGTCGTCAGCGACACCTGCTTCGGCGCCGCCACGGCGCCGCCCACCGCCAGCGCCTGCAGCGACACCTTCTTGTGCTTGCGCTTCACCACCACATGCGCCTGCGCCGACTTGGCCGGCTGCACCACCGGCTTGGGCTTCGCCGCCGCCTTGGCCGCGCGCCGCGCCTCCGTGAGCCACTTGGGCGGCCGGCCAGGCCCGCGCTTGGCGTACAGAAACTCGGGCGTCATCAGCTCCGCCGCCGGCGGCTTGGGTGCAGGCGGCTTGGGCACCTTGCGCGGCCGGCCCGGTCCGCGCTTGGCAGGCGGCTCGTCCATGATGGTGTCCGCACCGCGCGCAGTCTTGCGCGCAGAATGCGGCTGCCTGCTGCCGCTGCCGCTGGCGGCGGCGTCGCCCTTTTGAGCGGCGCCCGGCATGTAGTGCTTCGGGCGCGTGCACTTCCAGGGCATGTTGGCCAGGCCGGGCACCTCGCTCGCCTTCAACCACGTGGGCATCCAGGCGAGCAGCACCTCCTCTTCGCCACCCCTGCGACGAGTGCCCAGCACTGCATCAAACGTGACGCCGCCTGCGGTCGAAGTTGGTTGTTGGGGGATGAATCAAGGGTTTAGGTGTGAGGGCGGTGGTTTATTTTCATCAGGGGGCGCAAGATGTGAAAAAACAACGGCGGCGCACCGACGGCAGCCATTGCAGCTTCAGCTCAGATCGAAGTCATCCGCATCGAGACAGAAACGGGCGGCCTACGCACTTGCAGGAGAGTTTCGGGCAAGGAGGTGCGTCGTTTGTGAGGAAAGACTACAGCTGAAGCGTGTGGGCGGTGCAGCGTTGCAGCGGCGCGACGGCAAGACGGCAAGACGGCTCGACGGCTCGACGTGTGCATTAGGGGGGCGTGCGCCCCGTGATCGCGAAGCTATCCCTGTGCATCTGCCCGTAGCAGCAGCCGCAGATTGAGGCCAGGGCGCGCTCACGCACCTTGTTTTTCCTGCAGTAGCTCCCTCTCGCCCAAAGAGTCGCGCACAGCCCGAAAGTAGAGAATCCGCTCCGGCCGTATGAATGGACTTAAATATTATAATCGTAATTTGGCCAGAACGGGCGTGAAAAGAGCGCTCTTTTGGGCCGCGCAAATTGTTCCGCGGCTGCTCTCCGCGCGTCTCGCTGGCTCGCGCCGCGACGAAATGTGCCTCGGCCCTTCTCTCTAAGTTACAGTGCTCAATCGTTTTTCCGGGGAGACGCGGTTAGAAGGGGCCGTGGCAAGCGCGCCCCGCCTCGTCTCGCTTCCTCCCAGCAGGGTTAGATGCACTCGGCTTCATAGGGGCCGGTCTACATGCATCTCCCCACCAGAAACGATTGAGAGCACACTGTAACTCACTTTGGCCGCGGCGGCTCCGATCGCGGAGCGTCTACGGAACCTGGGCCTTTTTCCCACACTGCACCGGCATCCTTTCTGCCCCGGCCCGCTGCAGTTCGCCGCAGTTCCCCGCAATCTACTCTGCTCATCCTCCTCCACACGGTAAGGATGAGCCGCCCCGCCTTTGCGTGCCTGGCTGCCGCCGCCACCGTCGCCGCCGCCTGTCCCACCCGTCGCCGCCGCCTGTCCACCCACTGCCCGCCCCAACCGTGCGCAGGTGGCCAGATGGAGGAGCAGCTGTTTATCGCCGGGATGCAGGGCAAACTGCGGCTGGTGCAGGACATGGTGCGGGCCTTGGGCGGCGTCGGCGCTCCCGCCGTGCTACGCGCGCTTTCTCGGCCTCATCCAACTTTTTTCGTCCATGACATGCTTTATTGCGCCTGTAGAAATGGGCTCGGCGCCGGCTTTAACATGGTGTCGGAGCTGATTTCCGCGTACGGCCCAGTGGGCTCTCCTGCTGTGCTCACCGCCATTCAATCTGGCCCGCCAGAGAACTGCCTCATGATTCGTGTCGTTCGTAACGTAGAAACGCACATTGTGAAGCGCCTGCTGCAGGCTTGCGGTGCGCCTGGGTGCCCGCAGGTGCTCCAGGTGCTTCAGGCAAGTGACCATGCGCTCATCCGAAATGCATCTATTTACGGTCACGATGACACTTTGTGTGCTCTTGCAATTGCCTATGGCGCACAGGGCTGTTCGTCACTCCTTACCCGCCTGCATGTGTGGGATGATGGGCTATCCGGGGATGTGCGGGAAGCTCTGCGCGCCAGCTTGTTCTTTGCTAATTTTTTGCTCCCACTCCCACAAGCCTGGAGCATGGGCACGGCGTTCGTGATATCAGTCACATCTCGGCAGCGCCGTCAAGAGCTAGCGCTGCCGATTTTGCTCAGAGTGCATCAATTTCCACCCATCATAAAAGAGATGATGCATGACTTTTTCCGGCGGCGCCCATGGCAGCTGTTTGGCTAAGTTGATGCGCGTCTAAATCCAGCTGTTTCGTGTTGGAATGTAATCACACCCATTTTTTGCCGAAAAAAAGGACGCCTTTCGCTGTAACATTCCCATAAAATGTCTGCTACAATGTCGCACGCTCTGCACGTTTCAGCTGATTCGCTCGAAGGCGTCGAGCATGTTTTCGCGACTATGCGAGAGCATTTTATGTCGCATCAAATTACTGGTGTGGATTTGTGGCTAAGTGTAGACTCAAACACGCGCACAACTCCTGTTCCTATTTCAATTCCTGCTCCCGTCCCCGTTCCCGTTCCCGTTCCTCAAAACCAAAACCAAAACCAAAATATTCAAGCAAACCGAAATGCCGTTTCCCTCTCGGAGTTTGGCTATGAGAATGTCATTTCCATGATTAAAGAAAAACGCCAAGCTGCGCTGCTAAAGGCAATTGCAAGCAAGGGCAAAGAGGCAGTTCTCTCCAAGCTCCTATTTCTAACAACCACCCCCAAAGAGTATTTTCCACGGGGTCGTATTTTCCAAGAGGATTATTCTTGGGTGCTGGAGATGGATTAATTAAACTAGTATTTCTCTCTTATTTCTTTTTGCTGTTGTACAAGAAAATGGACGAGTTTGAGGAAATTCTCGGCCGTGCAGTTGCGCATCGCACAGCCTACAACAAAATGCTGGCACAATTAGACCGTAATAGTTGGAAGCGGTCGCTCGTATTAGGTTGGCGACTTATGCGCGGCGGCGAGCAATACAAAAATAACGGCCGACGATACCAACGTGCAATTGACCACCTGAATAAAGCCTATATGGGTATCATGGAAACAAAAAGCAAACCACCTGAGAAAGACGAGTTAATTCGCGTTCACCTTTGGCTCGGAATGTGTTTGAATGAATGCCACGACTTTCAAGGAACCGAAAGCAATTCTATGGCATTAAAGCATTACGAACTTGCTGAAAATTACGCATCTGCACTCCCTATCGGCCAAGCTCGCCACCGTTTTTTGGCATCCATTTGGAACTCAGTTGGAGTAGCAGACCATCATTTAGCTATATCAAAACGTGAAAAAGAAGAACACCTTCCCATTCCAAAGAACGCAACAACAATGTACAAAAAAGCCCTTGCCCTGACAAAAGACCATAAAGATGACCCTTTCATGGAAATACTTCAAAAGATAATTACTTCAAACATGGGAGCTCAATCAACTGCTGTTAAGGTTGGAGGTGGTGGCTTTCAAATTGGCGGCAATTTATGGTAGTAAAAAAGGACCTAAACCTTTGGAAAAGTAAGTACATTACTGTGTGATAAATGGAGGAAGTCCAGTCCCCACCCCCTACCGCTGTCCCGTCTTCTCACAATAAAGCATGGACCAGCGAAAACGATACTTGGTTATGGGACAATGCATTAACCCATTCAAAAGAAGAACTTGCACAATTAATGGGCCGCACTAAACAATCAATTCATTCCCGTCTCACCTCTTTGGCTGCCAAGAAAATCACAGCAGGGGAATTAACAATGGAAGAAGCGGTTGTATATACAGGAATTGAGGACAAATGGATTCTAAAAAGGCAATGGATGCAATCGTCCATGGCCGAACCTTATTACGCCGTTGTAAATGGGGCCGAGGGCAACGCCATATATAGGACATGGCCAGATTGCAAAAAGCATGCAGTGGGCAAAGGTTCTAAATACAAGAAGTTCAACACAGAAGAGGAAGCAATTGCATACATTACTGAAATGGTTGCAGCCTCAACAATTGCGGCTGCAGCAAAAAAGCAAATAGCACCGGAATCTATTGCAGGGAGCACAGAGGCAATTGCGAAGTGCCTTAATCCCGAACAACGCGCCGCCTTTGATGCAGTTGTACAAGGCAAGAACATACTATTATGTGGTTCCGCTGGAACCGGAAAATCGTTTACTTTGCAACACATTATGAAATGGGCCAAAATGGCCATACCCTTTGCGCAACAGACGGCTATGACAGGGACTGCCGCGCTTCTGGTAAATGGGCGCACCCTTCACTCCTTCCTTGGAATTGGTCTTGCAAAAGGCACCGCCGAAACTCTCGCGGAAAAAACAATTCATTTCAAGCAACCTCTTCCGAGGACGCTCCGCTCCTTAGGCCTCCTACTTATTGACGAAGTGAGTATGCTTGATGCGAATCTATGCGACAAAATTAGCGAGTACCTGAAGATTATTCGCAGAAACTCGCTGCCATTTGGTGGTGTGCAAATCGTGTTTTCCGGCGACTTCTACCAGATTCCACCAGTTAATGGCAAGTTCGCATTCCATTCGGATGCTTGGAAAGCACTTGCTCCCGAAAAACACATGCTCAAAACTCTTGTTCGGCAAGCGGACGATGAAGTATTTCAAGGTATGCTTGAGCGTCTTAAGAAAGGCGTGTGCGATTTCGACGACTTCGAGCTCCTCGTAAATTGTCGCGCAACAACATTCGAAGAAGGTGTTGAGCCAACACGGCTTTATTCCCTCAACCGCGATGTTGACAGCATTAATAAAGGCGAATTGGCCCGTCTATTAAATGAGCGACCCTATATGAAAACTAAAACATATGAGGCACGGTATGACAACTGTCTACCTTCCTTTGTTGGGCGTGCGGTGAAGTGGGCTACCGCTTGTGGTATGGCAGATGGCATTGAACTTGCGGTAGGCGCACAAGTTGTTGTAACTCGAAATATGGAGGCAACAGGTGCAGTCCAAGTATTTCGTTTGGTAAATGGTTCTCGTGGAGTTGTCACGGAGCTAGGAAAGCAATCGGTCTTTATTAAGCTTCGCGATGGTAATATAGCAGAGATTCCCTATATAATCGTCGAGGATTCACCCGAAGATGATGACAAAGCGGGTAAGCTGTCCGTATCCATAATGCCTTTAAAATTGGCTTGGGCTTTAACAACTCATAAAGCCCAAGGCATGACACTCGACGCCATTGAAGTTGACTTGGGCGCATCCGTATTTGAGTATGGTCAAGCCTACACAGCTCTTTCGCGAGCACGAACTCTCGATTCAGTGAAGGTCGTAGCAGTCAGTCCTAAAGCCTTCAAGTGCCACCCAGATGTCATCGCCTTTTATTCCTAGTAACTCAACTGCTTCATCCATCTTTTTTGTAATTCATACCTGTATAATGCGACGCACTTCATAGAAAAAATTGATATAAGCAATATCCTATATACTACTTCAGTTCGCGTGTGGGCCATGGAGGAACTCTCTGTACTATCGTTGTTCTGTGGTGTTGGTGGTCTTGATCATGGTTTTCATATCAATCCCCTGTTTCGTGTAATGAAATCGATAGACAACATGAAGCACGCAATTGACACATATGAGCTGAATTTTCCGGGAGTTGCAACCGTTCACGATGTTACTAGCCTTCTTGATGATGAGTATGATTTGGGGTTTCAACCAGACGTAATTATTGGCGGGCCTCCGTGTCAAGAGTTTAGCGTTGCAGGTAAACAAAAAATAGGGGCACGGGCAAACATGACACTTGTGTACGTTGACATCATTTGCAAGTATAAACCAAGGTACTTTGTAATGGAAAACGTTCCCACCATTCAAAGCATCGGGAAGGTTATCTTTGATGCGGCTATTGAGCGCTTGCAAGACGCTGGATACGACATTGCGAAGCGTTTGGTGTATATGCCAGATTACGGTGTTCCACAACTTAGGAAGCGTCTGATTGTGATGGGAGTTCGCGGCGGAGTGGCTGATGAGTTGGCGAGGACCCTCGACACCAAGAAAGCACCAGTGTCTAGTATGCGTGACTACATGATGCGCAAGGGTGTTGACCTTGGTCTTGAAGGAAAGGACCACGTATACCGGCATCCGCGAAACTATTCGCGCCGCGGCGTGTTTTCGGTAGATGAGCTTTATCCAACAGTTCGAGGAGTATTGCGCAAGATGCCACCAAATTATACATTCCACGAAGGCGATACGTGCCACGAGCGTGAAAGCATTATTAACCCTAATTGCAACTTTGTAGCGAGAATCCAGACGTTTCCAGAGAATTTCGTCTGGTTGCCTAAAAACAATTCCATTATCATCGGCAATGCTGTTCCCCCAGTATTTTCGAAGGTTATGGCTGATGTGATTGCGAACCATTACACTGCGCATGCGTGAGTGCTGCTAACGTACCTTTCAGTGTTTCATTTTCTTTTTTTAAAGCGGATATTTGGCGCTCCAAATATAAGCGACTTTCAATTTGCCAGAAGCTAGTATCTGGGCGGATGGGAGCGAGAACTAATGCACTAGAGGGCACCGGAAAGCTCCATGAATATGCCTTAAGACAAGGCACACTTCGCATTGGAAACAATGACACCTTTTGATGGGGAACAGTCGAACCTTTCTGGGGCTTGTAACAGAACTTTCCTTTTTCATGAAAAGATACCAGTGCTTGGTCAATTAGCTTTTGTGCTTCTCGACTTCGGGGGGTACCTGCCTCGTAAATCATCTTCATTACCATAACATCGGTAAATGCCATCAACTCAAGTTGAAGGTCATTGTCTACTTGTTTGTAAATTAACATATATAGATAGGGTGTTTCTTGGACATTGTACACCGGGTTAAGGATCTGCTGAAGAGACAACAGTTTAGCGGAACAGCATTCATTGTGTCTAAGCACATGTATAAGGCAGTTGCAAGCATAGCAGTCTTGTCGCAGAATAAGCTCTGTTTTTGTGTCCATGAAATGCACAACCTTAGCTTCCAAATATAGGGGTGGCTTTTCATTATCCTTGTAAGTAACACAAATGTCGTTTGGCGGAATATTTTGGTACGCATCACCAATGTACGCTTTTTCGTGAGAAATGATTGAGTCATCAAGGTCGATTGTTACCTCAGAAATCCCCTTCGTTGAAATCAACGTGAATGCAGGTTTGTATAGCGCATATGAGATTGGGATTAAGGTGTTCGCAGTTTTCTCAACAGAAATGCGTTTGCATTCGCAATTCGCAATGGTCAAGCCAAATAAGCCTATCGAGTCTGCGTTGTGGGGCTGCATGGTTGGTTAGGCATGCACACAGTGCCTATAATGTAATTCATTTTTTTGCAGATTCAGAACAGCCGCAATCGGAAGTGCAATCTACACATTTATAATCCTTATCCTTTTTGTATATGCACCCATTTGTACCGGCGTGGATTTCAAACCTACAGAATATTCGGAAACATCACCCACAAAAACAGATATGCATCCCATGGAAGCGCATTTATGAAGTCGTTCGGCATTACGACCTTCCGAAATGTATGTATGATTTCGACAAAGCCTTACTGAGCTCAAAAAGCCTTCCTGAGTTCTATGGAATTGAACGGCTTGAAGACGGCATTGCCTATAGGCTTTTAGGTGGGACCACTCGTTTAAAGCTTCTGTACCCCGTTCCCGCTTCGGAAACCAGTAAATTGTACGAGTATAATATTGAGCCAACAATTGTAAGCCTTCAAGCGTTAAAGGCACTTGTTGAACATGCCCCCAAAAAGCCTTCTACCCCACTTCCGATTCACGTATGGCTTAATGTTGGGTATAGAACCACTGGAATTGCTACATCCGAAGAGCTGCATGCCGTTATGATGCTCATGCAAACCTCGTCACATACAGTATTTTGTCAGGCAATTGGCACGAAGTTTCCTTACGAAAAAGACATAGCAACCTTTTCCGACTTTTACAAATATACACCAGCGTCCATTAAATCGCGCATCCTCAAAAGCCATTCGTGGCACACTCCTTGTGCAATTCGCTTCAATGAGCTCGTTGCCCCTTACCGCAACCAACAATATGTCCCTGTCCTTTTGCATAATGCAACCTCATTCGAAGTGTATGCCGGGGCAGTGGACCCATCAACAAACCTTATAACAGTTGGAAACCTGTTTTATTATGGCTTCAAATCAAAAGTTTATAAATGGCCTCTTGAGCTTCAACAACTCACTTCCCTTCCAGTTGGCCATTGTCTTAGCAATGATTGCAAGCCTTTATCGCAGCCTTTGCAAATTGCGACCTTGTTTTCGCGTATTCCTACGGCGAACATATTCTCCAAAAACAAAAAGACATTGCTGACTATTTTAGAAGAGGACCTCAATTATGGAAAGGTCGTTGTAGAAATTAAAGGCAGTTCACCCACCAGCAATGCATACATGGCTGAACGTAAGTTCTTTTGACATTAAACGCCATAACTCAATGTGACACGTGGACCCATCACATTGGGTGTATGAAATACTCCTTTCGGAATAAACAATGAGTCTCCTGGATTCATTGTTATGATGGACCCATCGTCAAATGAATATTGAATTATTCCGATTGCTTGAACAATCAAAACGTCCATTATATCCCTATGTCTTCCAAATGTGGGACTCTTTTTCCCAAAAGAAACGTACATATGCATGTCGTACGCTGTTTTACCTTCATATACGACGCTAAAAATATTATCTACAGTTTTGGAATGTAAGACAATTGTTGGTGCGTGAGTTCCATCGTTTATTAATTTTTTAAAATTACGAGGGTCTTCATATTCCAAGCTAATTTTGTGAATAACATTATCCCATGTTAAATCCATTTTATAATGTTGTTTTGTGTATGTTTGTGAAACATTCATTTATACAAAAAAGACACTTTAACGTTTAAAGATAAAACGCATTTAAGAACGACAAACAATAGTATATATGATTCATATACCGCGTCAATGTCGCTCCCAATATTTCTAAAATGGGCAGGTGGCAAAGCACAATCCCTAAGTCGTATTGACCCTCACATCCCCACAGAAATGTCCAACTATTACGAGCCTTTTCTGGGGGGTGGAAGCGTCCTCATCCATGTGTTGTCCTCTTTGAAAAGTGGAACACGCACTTTGCTGCCAGGTGGCGAAATCATTGCGGCAGACATCAACGCCGCACTTATAAACGTATACAAAGTAGTGCAATGCGACCCAGAAGCGCTTATTGAAGAACTGCAAGGCCTTGCTGACCGTGCAATCAATTCTCCATCCTTCGAAGAGTACTATTACGCTCTCCGGTATTTATACAATGAAAACAAAGCAGAGTTCAATCTCGTCCCTCGAAACGTCAATGTCGAAACAGCAGCGTATTTTATCTACTTGAATCATAACGGCTTTCGCGGTCTTTATCGAGAAAACAAATCTGGAGACTTTAATGTTCCATATGGGCATTATAAAAACCCAATAATTCCTCAAGCTTCCACTATCATGGATGCATCCGCACTGTTTTCAGAGTTCAATGTCATCTTCAAATGCCAAAATGTAAGTGAACTTTTGGAGGACCGCGCACCTTTTCATTTGCGCGATACCATTTTCTTGGACCCCCCATACGAGAAGCTAACTGCGACTACGTTTATTGCATACTATGCTGGAGGAGCAGACTACAACTTTGGAGGGCTTTGCGATTGGTTGCGAACCGAAGGCCGCGTGTGCCATGCAATTTTCACAAATCATGCGAATGCTGACTTGTTGGAGCGCTTTAACGATTTTCCGGTGTGTCAAACGTTTTCGGCGCGTCGTGCGATTCATGCAGCCCGTCCTGACTCACGGGCGGATGAACTGCTGGTATGTTCTCAGCCTCAGCCTCAGCCATAACGGCCACACACTTATCAAGCATGTCTGTGGCCTTTAAAAAAGAAATGTTGAACATGTCTTTCCAGAAAGCGACTTGCATGCGAAGCTCTGCACTGCGAGGTTCAAACAGCTGGAAGTCATTCTCAGCTTCGACCTCTTGAAAACCTAGGCAAACTATGAAAAGCGGTTTCCCATAAAGCCGAGGAACTTCACAGTATTTAATTGGGCACCCAAGGATTTTTTCACCCGCCGTGCCCGTTGTTTTATAGTTACGTGCTTTACACTCATAAAAGCCATCGTCCGCTTCTCTATCAGGGTCCAACCGCTTTTTGTTCGCCGCGCGCTGGTGCGTTTTTATTTTGTGCGGATTCTTTCCTGAAATGGTAAGAATATCGTTGAGAATGTTTTCACCGAGCTCGGTGGTCCACTGCCCTGTTTTGTAGCCAATGATGCTCGTTCCCCACGCCTTTTCAGATTCCTGCGTTAATCCCTTTATGAATGTGGGCTCATTGTAAAGCCATTCCAGCACCCCTTCCTTATGAAGATACTTTACCTTATCCGCAAATGCCGGACGGTTCAGCAGGTTCCGTACGGCGTTAATTTTCGTTGCAGTACCGCCAACACATAGGTTCATACCACTGAGGGATTTGCATAGCTGTTCCACCATCGTCTTAGATACACAAAAATAAAGGCTTTTAGAATCATTTTTTGGTTTTATGTCAGTGTAAGGGTTGCCTTAAAGCGAACTCACTTTGATAATTGAGACAAAGGTACGTATTTCCCTGACTTTTTGACGTATTTTCCTCCACGAGGACCAGCGTACAATGTACACATTTTTCCTTGAATGTTGACTTTTTTTCCGGTTGTCTTGATACTGCTCTTCACCTTTGTAGCTTTACCACCCGCGCTTGCACATTTCTTTCCGCTAGGAATCGGCATATAATTGTCGATTTGAATAATTTCCTTGTTGCCTTTTGAAAACACTTGACTCGTACTTAACCCACTGTGCTTAATGAACAATTCAAGAGTATCAAGATCCTCCTTGCATTCTATCCACATGTATTCAACATCACTGGGGTTGTTGGGCTCTTTATTATACCCAATGCCAATTCCGTACCCATTTGTTTTTTTCAATTCATCTAGTTTTTGTTTTAATTGTTCAATCGTTACATTCACAAGGGAACCTGGAGGATATTTCAAAGTTTCTGTAAATTCATCAAGCTCAGGGGCTGACATAATGACTTCTATTATATCACTATATAATTTTACTTATGCCATGACGATTCCTGGCCCCAATTTGCTCACAGTGCATCTTATGACATGTCCTCCAACAAACAAACCACATTACTCAAACATGGCAATCGACAAATGCGATGGTATTGACATACTGCTGGAGGCAGCGCGCATTCTGGAAAAGGATTTGAGCATGCGCATCTTTCATGTGAAGATAAAGCCTTTAAAGAAAAAGAAGTCGTCCGCTAAGCGTGTTCGTCGTGTTTAAGCATAATGGATGAAGCAATATGTGGCTGCATGGACAGTTTATAGACTATACGCCTTTTCGTACCTTTCACAACAATGTCACCGCTTGCATGAAATCCCTTGTCTAGAAAATCATTTGCAATTTTGAGAAACTTTGCTACATCCTCCATTTCAGAGGTCAGTCCAAGACCTGTCATTTGTTCTAAAGCATCATCAATCTCAAGATGCCTTTGTTCGGGTGTTTTGCTTTTCTTCATTTCATTTTTGTTACTTACCTTTCTTAAGTAGTTTCTTAAAGCCTTTTGTTTTAGGAGTTGACGACGAGGGGGATGAAGAGGATGAGGACGCACTCGACAACCTTGGAGATGCACGAAGCGATGACGCCAATTTAGGCGATGTACGAAGGGGTGATGTTAATTTTGGCGAGGCCCGTACTTTTTGAGACTTTTGCATTGCTTTCTCTTTACTCATAGAAACACGTTTTTAGCTTTATACCCGTGTCCAGTTTTCAGGGTATCCCATAATCCATTCCACGAAACCCGGATTTATCTGGCCATTTCGCAACTCATCAGGGGTGTTCTTTTCAAATCTGACTTGCGTGGGAAGGTCGCGTATCGAACGTTCTGTTAAATAATTGCAAGCCCCAAGCATGCCGTGTCTCGGGGTTGACCAAAACTTAGCCATCCGCGGGGTCTCAATGCGCGCCGATGTGAGTTGAATACTTGGCGGCTTTTCAGTTTGAAAAGCAGAAGGGTCAAAACACAACAGCTTCGCATACTGCCGATTGTGAAACATAGGGGGGACAATGTAAACTAATCCATCTTGCGTATAGCCGTTTGACGGCAAGTGGTCAATTTCACAAAGCCTTCCATACGGCAATAACTTAATTAAGTGAATAAAAGCGGCGCGAACAGCATCAGGCACAACAGCATTTCCTAACATTCCACACCTCGTTTTTTCGTACCCCATCTCTTCTGTTATTATCATACGAGCTGGCTCCAACTCTTTACTCCAATCTGCAATGTGAACTGCATCACCGTCCGGGATGCGAACTTTATTCAACGCAAAGCCACGTTTAACTGCCAAACAAAACCAGCGTTTTCTTTCGTGTGGCGCTCCGACTGCTGAAGCAGGAAGTGTAACCCATCTTAGGTCATATCCGCGTTCCCAAAACGTCACACATATTTCTTGGAGCCCCATATGAACGACTGCATGCACGTTCTCCATGAACACCAATGGAGGACTAAATACATCTACAATTCGAACGACCTCGTGAAAAAGACCACTTTCTGCGTCTTTAAAGCCTTCCTTGAGCCCTAATTTTGAAAATCCGACACAAGGAAATCCACCCATTACCAGGTGGACTTTCTTATTTCGGACCCATGATTTATCAAGGATGCGCACGTCGGGGCAAATGCGCGCCGTCGGCAAGTCGCCGGCAGCCATGCGCGCGCTCAACACCTCTCTGCAACTTTGTTCGATGTCGCAAAAGACCACAGGTGTCGCGATATCGCGCAGGCCCAGCGTAATGCCGCCAATGCCAGAAAACAGGTCAATAGCGTTCAGCATGCGCGTGCTACGTACTTTCAACGTCGCATTTTTTGGGCGTGTGTACAACGCAAGACAATATATTATACTCGTTAGCGACGAACACGATAATGCGATTCTTTTACAATCTTGCTCAAGCTTTTGGCTAATGAAGTGGTTGGTTCGACTTGAACTTGAACCAATTCTTCATCTGCATCTGGCTCAACACTTTCAATAAACATTGACGGAATGTCATTTGTTTCGTTTATAAGGAGCTCCAAATCCTTTCTAATAATCTTGGAAAAATCTACGATGCGTTCAATCTCTTTTGTTTCCGTTGCATTAAACAAATTTGTGGTAAACTCAATGTTGTATGCGATGCGCGTGTAGTTTTTTGCGATGGCCTTGCATTGTTCAGCACGCTCCCCATATTTAAAATAGCGTTGAAGCGCGGCCAACATGCTTGTTGTGAAGGCTAGACCTGTGCTCAACCATCCAATCACCACTGGGTCTAAAGTTGTGCCCACGTTGGCTATGGTAGCAACACCGGTTAAACTGCTTACTACTATAAGTGGGATTGATAGCAAGTTATTTTTCAAACAATAATCATAATATTCTGTCCAGTATGCATCACGCCTAATCTTCGATTTATTGCACCATGTCCACAAATGATCAGTGATTCGTTTTATGCTTTTATCCATAACTGGTCGGTTTTATTTATAAGAATGCATTAATAGAATGAAGAAGCAAACGCCGCCTACTATCTCTGTCAGTTTCCGCAAGAAAATGGCTATTTTGCAACATCACGCAGATGAATTTGCAAAGTGCAGCATGGCTCTGTGCAAGTCTGAGGAAAAGGCTCACCAAATCGTGTGGAAAGCGGCAAATGACAAGGTTGACCGCAAAGCACCTATTGAAAAGTTTATGAAACAAAATGAAGCAATGAAAAAAGAACTTGCAAAAGCAAAAGAGCGAAAAGCTTTGCTACAATGTCGCTATGAACGTTGCGAATCGTCTACAAGAGCAAATTTGAAGGACATAGTTGAAGCCGCTAAAGACGTCCCCCAAATATATACAAAAGGAAAAGCGCTTCTTCGCAAAAAGAAAATGACGCCAGAAGACTACGTCAAGTTTATGACATCAATTTAATTTGAATATGTTATAACAAGTATGGTGGTGGCAATCTTCTTTCCGAATCAATTATTCGATATAAAGCATGTTCGGAAGCTTGTCAAAGAACATCATGTGAGTGAAATAGTAATTTGGGAAGACCCGTGTTTTTTTGGAGAGCGTCGTGGCGATGAATATCCAAGTGACATCCCCTTCAATAAATTACGCCTTGCCTACATGCATGTTTGCAACCGCCTCTTTGCAAAGAGGTTGGAGGATGCAAAACTACCTGTCAACATATTGAAAACGTACACTCCAGCTGGAAATAGTGTTGTATGTTACGACCCATGTGATAAGCTCATCTCTAAGAAGCTTGCATCGGATTTAGCAACTGTTATTGATTCTCCCCAATTTATATTAACATATCAGGAATGCATTGCATTCGGAGGTGGAAAAAAAAAGCTAGCGCATAAACCATTTTTTGACATGGTCAAATCCAAAATACAGTTTCTTGAGGGCGTCTCTAGCACAGACAAGGAAAACCGAAAGCCGTTACCCAAAGAGGCAGGTGTTGCACCCTCACCATATCTTCGAGTTCCCAAGGATGAGCACGTCCTCCAATTATGGGCTGAAGCGAAGAGTGTGTATGCTTTAGATGAGTCTGTTGACTTGACATATTTCAAGCAACTGCCAATGTCACCAAAGCAAGCTCGTCAATGGTTTCAGAAATTCTTGGATGAACGGTTTAGCAATTTCGCCAAATATGAAGACGCCATTGCAGACGGACAACCATGGCTTTATCATTCTGGCATCTCAATCTTTCTGAACAATGGCCTTCTCACCCCATCCGATGTTTTGGACTCATTACGAAAGTTTAAGAGTAATCCAAGTGTGGAGGCCTTTGTGCGCCAAGTTTTCGGATGGCGCGAATATGCTCGTATGTATTATCTATCCGTACCTGCGAATGTTGCGCGTAAAAATGTTTTCAAAAATAAGGCATTATTAGCACCATTTTGGTGGGCGGCATCAAAAGCTGCAACCCTACCACCAGTAGTGCAAGATGCTGTAAACGATGCATGGAATATGGGATACTTGCATCACATACGCAGATTAATGGTTGTTTCAAACTTTATGACGTTAAACAACATACATCCAGATGAGGTTTATAGATGGATGTATGCATTTGCACTCGATGCGTGGTCGTGGGTCATGGTCTTTAATGTATACTCAATGGGCACATGGAGCGACGGCGGCGTGGCTATGAGAAAGCCATATGTTTCCTCGAGCGCCTACTTGCGCCGTATGGGTCGCTTGGGTTCAGGTACATGGGCAACAGAATGGGACGCTTCCTACAAGGCTTTTATCAGCAAACACCAAAATATCCTGAAACACACGGTATTGGCTCAACATTCATCCTAATCCTATTCCATTTGCAAACGATAAATCTCTTGCACGTTTTTGCTGTGACCCATCAGCCGTGCCTCTTCCATACGCTCTGCAATCGTCAGTTTGTTCATGTCAAGAGAGTTGATATAGGCGTGGCGAATAATGGTCAGCGTCGTGGTTTGCGGCGCAAACAATGTTTGAAGTGTCTTATTTGCCCATCGAATGTAGCTATTGCTTTTGGCAAAGGGCAAATCGTTCTTCATGGCAAACAAATATTGACGAGGCCATTTATCAAGGCTTGCATGGAGTTCAGAGCATAACTCAGCGGGCAAGTCCAGTTCATACGGCCCATATGTTTTTGCTGTCTTGTATTCTTCAAGATGCATGTGACATCCATTGCGCTTGAGCGTGATGTAATTAGGCTCATGTTTTGCAGGCACGGCGGACTTGTACAAACGAACCTGGTTGTAGTCCGCGCGCATGGGTCGAATGTGCGTATACATTCCCAGAAGCAATCTTTCAATTGACCCTTTTGCGAGGGCATCTCTTTTTTTTACAATCGCGTCAAAAGAAACGTACCCATCCCTTTGCTTCTGTGTAGGCTCGTTCTGGTTGTAGCGTTCTTCAATGGCCTTGTCAACCGTCTGAAATGCCTCGAGCCAAGCAGCATGAGACGAAGCAAACTTCTCCTTCAAACCCGGCACATAGCGATAGAGCGACAACACTAAACTAAATAGCGTCTTTTGTGTGATGTCGCTTTTGTAGTTCTTGCGAATCCATGCAATAGATGCCTTTGCTCCTTTGATGACCTCGTAAATATCCTTTTCAAGGCCTTTCTCGAGTGTATTCAAACGTTCTATGTAACGTTCACGAGTGACCGGCGACAAATCATTTAATTTATTTATAAAAGTACGCACCTCGGCTACCTCAATCTCTTTGCTCTCGCCCATTACTACATTAGCGTGCTCAAAAAACAAATATCTCTACATCATCATGCGTTCGCCTTTGGCCTACCACGACGCTTCGGGCCATCAGCCACTGCAGCTACAGCAGTTGCAGGATACTCACTTCCAAACCTCATCGAACTAAACGCACCTTCGCGGCGCACTTGAATCTTTAGAGGGATGACATCTTTAATACTCTCCAAATGGGAAACTAGCAGAATGCTTTTGTAATTCCCAATTTTCACGAGGTGTCGAAGCACGCCTTCAACCTTTGCCAAATTGGACTCATCACATGCTGTAAACCCCTCGTCTATAATCATGTGCTTGAGACTACATCCCGCTCCTCCAATGTTTGTCAGAGCCTGTCGAACTCCAAGTCCGACAATAAACTTTTGGTAGCCACTACTTGCTGCAAGAGTGACAACATTACCACGGTCATGGATAAAGAAGTTAATGCTTTTTGCAGTGTATTGAATACTTATTTTGATTGACTCAATTGGTGCCAAAAACCTGTTGATTTGCGTCTCAAACAACGGTAAAATGTATTGCACATACATCCACTCCGTGAATGTGTTGTTGTCAGCACCTCCACGAACCTCAGCACCCACCAAGCTGCTGCTAATCTTTTGCAAAATGTCGCGCGTTTTCATCCAACGAGCTTGCAATAGACGCAATACGTGTGTATCATTATGGCGCTTGCTTTTGACACCATGTGTCCGTTCAAACACGGCGAGTTGTGCAGAGGTCGAACGCATAACAGTTTGAAGCGCCGCCAGTTGTTCTTTCACTTCCCGCAATTGAAGCCATGCAATTGCACTTTCAGCTGTTTTAACGGCAGTCACTGCTGCAATTTGCTTATCGAGTTTGACTAGCTCTCGCTTTGCAAGTTCATAGGAAAGAGCGCGATGCTCCGCCTCCATCACACACCACTTTTGGTAAACCTTTGCATGTTTTCGTTTTTCTTCAAGTTCTTCAATTTCACGTTTTCGAACCGGCCATTCCATGGCAATGTCGCGCGCCTTCTCAATTTTATGGGCTGCATTCGACCAACTCCACCAAGCACGATGATGCCAATGTTTTACTTCTGATTGGCATGCTTCAAGCTCTTTCTGCAATTCTTTGTTTCGGATGTCCCAAGCATCAATTTCAAGCCATTTTACGCACGCAACGTCCCATTCTACAATTTCACTTTCAATCTCCGCTTTGTTCGTGTCAATGTACTCTAGCACTTCTACCGCTCGTTCCCACTCTTCGTGCGCATTTTTGTCGTAGTCTAGACGTTTTATGCGAGCTTTCAATGCTTTTATTTGGGCACTCTCGTTTTGTATGATGTCGTTGAGTCGTGCAATCTCTTTGTTATGGTTATCAATTCGGCTTGTCATTAAAGGCCTTTCTTTTTCGAGTGAATTGAGCTCTTGTTTTGCGTGTGTCCAATACTCGAGCGTCTCATCAACGCCGTCTGACTCAGATAAGGCTTTAGTCAAGGCCTTTTTGTTGGCTTGACAAACTTGCAGGGACGCAATCATTTTGTCACGGGCCATCTTTCTCTCTGTAATCCATGGTTCCTTCGCTTCGACTATCAGCGAATGTTCAAGTCCCTTTGTCCAATACGCGACTGCCTTATCTATACTTTCAATGGGACCGACCGATTCCAACTCAAGTTCATTGTTTTTAAGAGCCTCAGAAAGCTTTAGTTTTCTTTGATGACTCGGATGGGTGCGACATGCCACGCAATCAGCATTAAATGGATGCTGGCAAAGCTCATCATATTCAATACGGATGCGCTCGATTTCACTCGTCAGCGAATGCCATTTTTGTTTGCTGTCCTCGGCTGCCTTTAGGTTTGCTCGGCACTCTGCACTATTTACCCATCCATATTTCTTTGACCGAGTCAATTTTCCATTCCACGAATCCCATTCTTTTCCCCAACTTTCTGCAGTTGAGTTCAAGGCTTCTTTCAGTTCTTTACTTTCAATAGTCACGCTGTCAAGTTTCAACTTCATTTCCATGCTGGCATTCCTTGAATTGAGTGCTTTTTGATATTCCTCTTCGGCATTTGAGTATTCTTTTGCCTTTTCCTCGCGTTCGGTCCATGCTTGTATTTGCCCCAACCATTCAGCTTTTGTTTCCACTTTCAATTGCATAAGAGCATCATTCAATTGTTTGTCGTGCTCCAGGTTTTGTTGCTCGTAAAGCGTAACCTTATTGGCGTGTTTTTCATAGACCTCTAGTTTCTTCTTGCAAATGTCAAGAGCCGGCCATTTCGACTCGGCCGCTTCTTCGTTCAAGCAGTTCCAATCACCAAGTCGTTCCTCCCAATCTGCAAGACCACCTTTACTTTTATCTGTGGATGGACGTTCTTTTTCATGTTGAGCAAGAGCATTCATTGCAGCAGTTTCAGCATCCTTTGCATCATCATAGCGAGTTCTATCACTAACCCAATCAGCGCCTTCTTCGCCCTCGCCGCCACCCTCGCTCACCCAGTCCGGTTGTTTGATTGCAGAAGATGCCCAGTCTTGATATACTTGAATAGAGTTCTCAGTGAAATTAGCATTTGCCACCCATGTTTCTGCATCTGCTAGTTTCAACTCAATAATCCACAACGCTTCACTTGTTTTTGGTACGTTCTGTTGTAATTCTTCTGCAATTTCGCCCAACCTTTGAGTCAAGGCTTCTTGAGACATTTCACTTGCTTCCCCTTCCTCGCACTTCAGCATGGCACACTTTGCAGCAACTGCACCTCGCCGTTCAGAAAGCGATTCATTAGTGTCGACATCGCCATGGCCATCAAGTGCCTTCTTTGCTTCAGCAAGCTCAGCCTCCCAATGTTCAATTCCACCAAACCGAGGAGCTTGCACACAACTCTTTCCAAGAAGCAATTCCTTCAATTGCTCAAGTTCTTCCGCACGCGCAACGTGGCATGCATGCTCCTCCTTCATTTCATCAACATTAACAGACTCATCAATTTCCCCATCTACTGAATCGAGTGTTTGCAAAATCGTAGAGCAAGTTCCAATAAGAGCATTATATCCAAGCACTGCTTGATGAACAATGTCCGTATACGACTTGAATGCCTCCATGTTTAAGGCTTGGTCAATAATGGCTTTTTGTTCACCTGGTTTTGCGCTGAAGAAATTGGAATTATCGAATTGATTTACGATGGCCGTCATAAAGGCTTCTTCGATGGAGCCAACGTGACGCGAAATCCAATGGTCAACATCCGTTGCTGTGAACACGCGTTCAACGGGTGTTTTGGTGCGGTTCACCTTGTCCACTTTCGAGAGGTTGCATTCGCGGATTTGAGCAAGGCCTTTATCATTGCTGTTGATGTACGACCGGTGTATTTCGTAAAGTTCGTCGTTCACTTCGAATAATAGTGACACATTCATCAGCGCACTTTTAGGCGGCCGTTGATGATGAATGTAATGCGAAGACATTTTCCGACCCGTGTTTGCACTACGGCACTTGGTAGGTTCTCCAAACAGCGCAATGCTCAACACATCAATAAAGCCAGATTTACCACTTGCGTTTGGACCATTGAGCAATCCAATGTTACCTTCCATCGATTCAAAATCAAAGTGGTTCTTTTCGCCATAAGAAAGCGCCCATCCCCATTTCATGTGCTTCAAAACCACTTTGTTTGTGCACACCTGCTTCTCTTGAAGCTTCGAGTGCGTGCTGATGGCAGCAAGGAGCTTTTCGCGACGCTCATTCACTTTTGTTGCGAGGTCGCTAGAGAGTCTACTTTCGACAGGTTCCATCAGAAAAGCATTCGGATGCTCAAGCCACATATTTTCACGGAGTTCAGCTGCTAGCTCAGGGTTACCCATCTCAATATATTCCAGCCATTTCGAAGGATGATTCAGAAGCGCAAGTTCATCCATAAACTGTCCACCGCCCACATTCACGTCTTCCGGACCTTGAACGCCATCTGAATCGTTGGTATAAATATTAAGATTTGTGTAAAGGCTGCTTGGGGTGATACCGTATTTTTGAAGGGCATCGCGAACCACTGTTTCATCCCCAACATTTCCAACAACAATGACAGCGGGTTCACGTGGAAACCAATCCAAACTTGCGACTTCCTCAATTCGAACGAACCGCCTGGCATCACACTTCACAAAGACGGCATCATCCTTTACGCTTGCCTTTAGAAACCCCACTGTGTTAGGCACATGCACGGCCTTTCCACTGATTTGTTCCCCATTCAAGTCCCATAATACGTAGCCGTGGCCATAAACGGGCTCGCCATGGTCTTGCTGAATAAGGCTTCCTGGGTAGGCCCATGGCATGCCCCACTTGCTCGTGTGTATTTGTTGTTTGTGGTTGTCTCCAAGAAGGAGAAGGTCGACCCCTTTGAACCACTCAAGAGGATAGCCTTTTCCGGCGGCCATGCATTGCCCATTTGGGAGAGCACTTTGCGTTATTGTCCCATGGAAAAGACCCACATTGATTTTAGCTTCCCCTTCCGAAGAGGCGACTGGAAAAGGTGGCAGGTCCTCGCGGATGCCATGCGAGTCCCATGACTTGAGTGTGTCTTTGATGCTTACAAGCGAAAAGATGAGGTTGTTGATTTCGTATGTCCCTGTTTCACTGAGATAGGTCAGAGGGTAACTCCCATGCGGAGTGTTTGCGTCCTTATCAATGAGCACTTCAATAATGTCTGGACAGCTCGAATCGCCTGCGCTATCCTCTTGCCTGTAATCGTGATTCCCGCAAATCATTACGACGGGTGCCAGTTTGGTCAGCGCTTTACGGTAAAGGTTCCATAGCTTGACGGTAGTTGATTCAAGCTTTGTTTTGTTATGAAAAATGTCACCACAGAGGACAATGATTGCAGTCTTCTCAGCGATGCACGGAAGTGCTTTTATGCTACTTGTAAGTTTTTTAAGAACGTCGGTGTACTCCTTCACACGCGCCGTTTCATGATTCCCCGTACGTATATGGAGGTCCGCCAAATGGATGATGTGCGTGTAGGCCGACATAGTTATGTTTATATAGCGATAAAGCCTTAAACCGCCGGTTTTTGGAAAAAATGGTTCAAAAAGTTCATGACCAAGTGTATTAAAAATAAAATGGATGGCATCTGAAAAAGTTAAGATCATAATGCGCTCCATGTTGTCGGACAGGTGCGCGAATTGAACGGACACGTTCTTGCATGGGCCGTTCCTGAAATTATAGCAAACATGAAACAACACGAGCAATACAAAAAGGACATTAGCACATTGCCTATGCCCCACGCACCCTTCGTTACAATGAAAGGCAGGCGAATCTTAGAAATTAAGATGCCATCATGTTAAGCTGTGTCAAAATCAAGTGGAATCCATACCGAAAACTCAGTGTCAGATTTTGTTGGAAACGATTCAATCTGTGTTCTCAAATAAAACCCGAGTTCATTTTTATTGATGTATTCACAAATTTCAGCCAATCCTGCTGCATATCCTCGTTGAGAACTGTTATTTTCAAATGTAATTTCCAAGCCAAGTGTTGTTCTTTTCGTAAGTCTCACGGATGCCTTTCCCCCCCATTTGTCGCGTAATAGTTTTTTGATAAGTGATGGTGATACGTCGACATTGGATTTGTAAATTTTGTTAAGATGACGAATTTTTGCACGATGAATAGCGGCTTCGTAGCGTTTTTCCCATACATTAGGAGATTGCCTGTCATCGTTTTCGTTTTTATTTTCATTCGAACCATATGTTGTTGCTCTGCAAGCAGTCATTGATCGAAATCGAATTGGATTAAAACGAATAATTAAAGTATTTTTGATATTTTTCAGCATTATCGATGTAATGTTTAGAACTATTATCTTTAAATGAACGCTATCTTTTACACCCCCTTCCTTTAGCCGGGATTGCGACGACTATGAATTGTATGAAACCGCCGGTTTTTGGAAAAATGTAAAGTTGATTTGAAAATATTTTAACTGTTGGTTCAGGTCCTCTAGGGTATAATTCTGAAATGCAATTTCCCCCCCCCTCCTCATTGCGGCTCACTTGCTCGCGAGCTCCAGTAAGCCGGCTCACTTCTTCTTACATTTATTTTCTTAGCGTTTTAATAACATAGATATGTCGGCTCACTTCGGCTCTCTTAAAACCCATAATTGCTCATCTTGCAGTTACACCACAGATAAGCTATACAACCTAAAAAGACACACCAAAACAGTACACAACATGCAAGCGAACGAAGAAAAACACAATAATAATGGTGTAGCACAAAATGTTTATGATGATGCACAAAATGTTTATGATGATGCACAAAATGTTTATGATACAGCACAAAATGTTTATGATGATGCACAAAATGTTTATGATGAAGCACAAAATGTTTATGACGACGAAGCACATTTTAAGTGCCCCACGTGCTATAAGGTTTTTTCTCGGCGTTCGTCACTAAAAAGACATAGTAGTCATTGTAATTTTAAACAACATCCTTTCGAGTGTGCAAAATGCCATCGTGTGTTTGCATCATATAGCTCCCTATCGCAACATAGACTAACCGCAGCTTGTAATGAATTGCAAATTAAATATCAAGAACAACAAGATTTTAAAAATCACACTGCGAGCCTCTGCAACAATGGTGTTATTAACAAGAACAATATAACAAACAACACTAACAACACTAACAACACGAACAACACGAACAATGGTGTTATTGTCAATATCAACGGACTTGGGAACGAAAACATGAATTATATTACACAGTGCTCTGGGTTCAAAAAGTTCATGACCAAGTGCATAAAAAATAAACTGGATGGCATTATTGAATACTTAGAGTCTAAACATTTCCATCCCGAGCATCCGGAAAACCATAATCTGAAAAAGTTGACCAAGAAAGACGACTTTATGCAATGCTTTGACGGCAAGAAATGGAAGCTCCGGTACTGCAATGACATCATGAGTGATGTATTTGATAACATGCAGGTAGCATTTGCGGATTTCGTGGACTCCACGATGAAGGAAGGCAAACTCAAGAAAATATGGATTGACAACTTTATGCAGACCGTTGGAGCGCCGCTAGATTGGGATGTTGATTGCGACGACTATGAATTGCAAAATAGGATGACCGACGACCAAAAACAGCGCTTCAAAGATAAGATTTTTGCACTTGCCATCGAACATATCTATCAAAACTCCAAACCAAAATGAAGCAAAGAATAGTTCTAGTTCATTTTGGTTTCTTGAGTTTGTCAAGTCTTTGGTCTTTCATAAGATTTGGTTACTTTACCATATTTGTTTTCGTGCAATCTGAAAATATCAACACCAGTTCCTGGCCTAATTTCCTGAAGTGCCGTTTCATCTCAACCTCCTTATCGACATCGTATGCATATCCCTCATCCGACATGTAGTCGAGAAAAGGCAATAATTTAGAAAACACTTTGCTGTGAAGTTTAAAAGCTTTTTCATGTTGCATGCTGTTTACAAGGTCCGACATCTGATTTGCAATATTGCAGACCACCTTCGGGTAAACGTCTTTGTCAAGCCGCGACTCCCAGTTATTGTCACCTATATGAACTTGCGAGTGAGATGACCGTAAATTTGTTTTTCTAACACACTGGTTTTCCTTTCGGTTGATAAGGGCACGACTGTAATGAGAAATCATAGCAGGTTTGTCTTTACTTGCCATGTCGCTGAATAAGCTTTTTAGGTTGATGTGGTCCGTTAGGAACTCGATGTTGTTGGGGTCGTACACAACAATGTTGACTATATTCTGTTGATTACCTATTTGTTGAACGTTTTCACAGTTGGTTGCGTTCACATTCGCTGCTTGGCTATTGTTTGTTGTGGCAGGGGCGGGTGTGGTAGTAGGAATTGCTATTTCTCCAGCGGGTTTCACAATCAGTGCACAGTTTCGTAATTTACATGTTATCATGTGGCGGTTTTTAACACTTTCACACTCGAATAGGTTTTGACAAAATGTACAAGTTAGCTGTTTGGGTGTTCCTTTACAGACTATGGCATGTCTTTTTAGACAGTCTATTCTTGCGAATGTCTTACCACAATCGTGACACATATTCTTGAAACATTCTCCTTGATTTTGTGGAGATTCTCCTCGATTTTGTGGAGATTCTCCTCGATTTTGTGGAGATTCTCCTCGATTTTGTGTAAGTTCTCCTCGATTTTGTGTAAGTTCTCCTCGATTTTGTGGAAAATCTTCCGAATCACTTTCAGCATGTTTTAGCTCGTAGTGTCGTCTCAGGTTATATGCCCTTGAAGATTTGTAGTCACAGTACTTGCACTCAAACAAATGAGCAGTCGTGAGCATTAGAATGACCTGTACTCTAAAGGTTTGATTTTAATTTTGTTTTAAATGGAAAATGAGACTGACTGCTCATTTACTCATGAGCAGGTCCGGGAGAGAGAGAGAAACTTTTTGGCGGCCAAAGACCTTCTAAGAAACGTTGGAATAGTCCATGGAAATATTTATGGAAGTGAAAAATTGATAGAGATAAAGGTTTTTGAATATAAAGAAATAAGCATTGTATTATCAGTTAGCTACGATGGATGAGGCCTTTGTTTTTCAGCCCATGATGACGTGTATTGGTAACAAGCGCAAGCTAGTAAAAACCATAGAGGGCATTATATTGGATGTAAAGAACCGTTTGGGAAAGGAAAAGCTTAGTTTGATGGATGCCTTTTCAGGGTCGACTGTTGTTTCACGTATGCTCTACGCCCATGCGGATGTGCTTCATGTGAACGACCTTGAGAAATATGCTTGCTGTTTGGCCAAGGCATATCTAGTGCGTCCAACACCTGAACAGGAAGCAAAAGTGAAAAATCATTTGGAAAATATGCAAAGGCTTGCGGTAAATGGGCCGTACTGCGATGGCTTTATTTCGGAAATGTACGCTCCAAAATGTACTGTAAACATTCTTCCAGATGAGCGATGCTTTTACACTCGAGAAAACGCTAGGATTATTGATACGCTGCGAACATATTGTGGGCAAGTCGAAGAGGACATACAACACTATTGCATAGCGCCTCTGCTTATAAAAGCGAGCATCCATACAAACACATCTGGTGTGTTCAAAGGATTTTACAAAAAGGAAGGCGTTGGGCACTTTGGTGGTGCAGGAGAAAATGCATTGGGACGAATCATGACACCCATACAAGTGGATGTTCCAATTTGGCCAGATGGCTCAGTTAATGTTGTGTGCCATCGAGGCGACATCAACACAGTACTTGATGACATGGCGCACATAGAACTTGATATCATTTATTTGGACCCACCCTACAACCAACATCCATATGGAAGCAACTACTTTATGCTTAACTTGATAGAGTCAAATGAAAAACCCGAACACGTTTCACGCGTATCAGGCATTCCGCTAGATTGGAACAAGTCCTCTTTTAATTATCATAGCCTTGCCATTACTGAAATGGCAACACTATTGGAGCGGTCCTTAAACATTGCAAAATATGTGTTGTTGTCGTACAATAATGAGGGCATTCTCAAAGAAGCAGACTTCAAAAACATATTTGAAGGATACGAAGTAGAAAAGCACGAGTTCAACTACGACACTTTCAAAGGGTCTCGTAATCTTCGTGGCCGTAGCAACAAGGTTGTTGAAATAATGTACTTAATTCAGAAACCGCGCATGTAATGCTGCTCTATCGCAATGTCAATAACACGGCAGCAAATAGTTCCAATCTCTTCCGATGTCCATGCGCTTGCCCCGTGAGCCATTCTGTCGTATTTATGCGATTTTACAAAGATAGAGGCGATTGCCTTCCCTCCAATATTTTGAATGTTTATGGCTTCTTTTAGTTTTTCAATATTGGATGCTACTTCTTCAGGAGTCGTATCAGGCTCGATTACAATTGTGTGGTTTGGCACCCCAAAGTTCATGGCTTCAAGACGTTTTGCTATTGTCTCACTTGGGTGGAAGTCGCAACCGGATGCAAAGATAACATATGGAAACATACCCGTACCTGCGAAAAGCATTTCGGCCATTCGAATGTTTTTGGCAGCCCTCTCAATGGCGTTGCCAGTGGCTTGCCTTTGTTTATTTTGTTCGAACAAACGGTCATTTGTTCCTTGTACTTTGTCCTCAATAATCATCATTGGAAGCTCTCGACCATTTAGGTTCGCCAGCCATATTCCACCATCCGGTTTCATTCCAACTCTCCGGTTTTCTTCGTTGGGTTGCGCAATCTTCGTGTCGGTACAACTACTGGCAAAGAACTGATGGCAGTCATACAAACTCATGTGTGCTTTATGAATGAGTGTGCCTCCCAGTTGTTCAATAAGTTTTTTGGCATAAGGCATAATGCTTGTTTTTATAGCACTCTGAAGACGGCTTTCGGACAGTTTTGAATCATCTGTAAGGTGGCGCCCATCTATGGCCATCTTTGAGAGTCGCTTGCTTAGTCCTGTAGACATTGTGTTCATTTTGCTTGTGTGCTAAAAGTATCACAATCATTTTTTGGCATTACGGTACAACGCAGCCGCCCTTGACATGTATTCCTTTGACAGAAGACCAGGTTCGCTCAGTCGCAGTTCTGCCATTTTTGCTTTGATGAAAACAATGTATGCATTAGGCGCACGCTTTGGTAGCGGAGTTTCTGAAATCACCTCAGCATCATCTATAATCTCATCTTCAGTCATTGTGGAAGCATCACTTGTTTCAACGTTTTTAGATTTAGGTTTACTTTGGAATACTGCAAGGAATCGTGGGATAGCATACTTTGCCGTTATGGCAAGAATACAAACAATCGAAAGATGATTCATTTTTATACAACTGTTGTCCTGCTTTTAGACCCGAGTTTATATATGCCGATTGATTAGGTTAGCGAAATGACGAGCCCGTCATTGTATGGGAAGGGTCCTGCAAATCCAAATGTAATGTTTTCAAAAGGATCCATTATACCCTCAAGCAATGAACATTTCAATCTTGGTTCACCTGCGGCTCGATGGAAAGAATTGTATCTATCTGGAAATACAATACATTTGGGGGATACATATCTAAGTAGTGATGCTGATGGGGTTTTCGTTGATGCTCTGTATACAAGCAATGTGTACACAGATAGAGTTTTGACAAGCGATGAAGTGGATAGCCAAATAAGCCCATCTTTTTCATGGAAAAACGATTCAAACTCTGGAATGTTTCACGCAGATGCTGACCAAATCGGATTCACCACGGGTGGTGTTGAACGCCTACGTATTTCAGCGTATGGTTCCATTGGAATTGGGACAACGAACCCACAAGCACCACTACATGTAGATGGAACCATAAAAGCAACTGCATTCATTGGTGATGGTACTCTATTGTCGGGCATAGGTGGTTCCTCAAAATGGACTTATACAAATGATGGAATTGATATTTACGTAGCGGGGAAAAGCGTGGGTATCGGTACAAATCTTCCAGACGAGGCTTTAGACGTAAGAGGGACAGTCAAAGCTGAAGCATTTGTAGGCGACGGCAGCCAGTTGGTTGGCATCGTTGCATCAAAATGGACGAACACTGGCAGTGACCTATTCGTGACGGGCAGCAACGTGGGCATTGGGACCACTGCACCGCAAGAAACTCTTGATGTTGTTGGTGCTGTAAAGGCGACATCATTTGTTGGAGATGGCACCCTTTTGACAGGTATTGTCGCATCCAAATGGTTGAATACAGGCACCGACCTCTTCGTCACCGGCAGCAATGTCGGCATTGGCACAGAAGCACCCCAACAAACACTTGACGTGAACGGCACAATCAAGGCTAATTTGTTTATTGGTAATGGTAGCCAGCTGGTAGGCATCGACGCATCGAAGTGGTCAAACATTGGAAGCAACATGTACGTCACTGGAAGTAATATAGGCATAAATACCACAAATCCGAGCCATGCTCTTCACGTAGTAGGAGACACTCGCATCCAAGGCAATTTAACTGTTAATGGCATTCAAACCATAGTAAACACAGAAGTAGGTACAACAGAGCAGCTTGTCATTACAAATGACGGTACAGGCCCTGCACTTGTTATTAATCAATTAGGAGACCAGCCAATTCTTGAAGTACAAGATGGCGGAACACCTGTGCTTGTAATTGTAGATGGCGGTAATGTTGGTATTGGTACAATGCTTCCCCAAAGCAAACTACATGTATTAGGAACAGCTAGAGCAACAACATTCAGTGGAAGCGGTGAATTCATTACGGATTTGTCCACGTCATCGCTTATAGGCGCAGTTACGGTTGCGAATGGTGGTACCAACCTTTCAAGCACCCCAACGAATGGTCAAATACTTATAGGAAATGGTAGTGGATATTCATTAGGTACTATAACACAAGGTACTGGCATAACGGTTACAAATGGTGAGGGTACTATAACAATAGCATCGATAGCATCTACACCTAGCAGCGGTTCTGGATACATAGAATTTACAACACCTACAACTACTACTTGGGCTATACCCTCTACTGCTAACGTGTTCCAAATAGAAATGTGGTCAGGTGGTGGCGGCGGAGGAAGCGGTGCAAAAAATCAAACAACAACAACGGCAGTTGGCGGCGGCGGTGGTGGCGCAGCAGGTGGGTGTTTAATAACAACACTTTATAAATCTATGCTTGGGTCTGCTACACAGTTTTCTATAATTGTTGGTGCTGGTGGTGCAGGAGGCATTGCACCGATTAGTGTTGGTTTGCCCGGCGTGGCAGGCGGCACAACTACATTTTCGTATAATAACGGTGGTACTATCAGACTAATAACGTATGGAGGCAATGCAGGCGTAGGTGGTAGTGCTACTTCGGCAGCAGGTGGTACAACCAACACAACGTACTATCGAAACAATTATTATACAATAAGAAGCGCAGGGTCAGCAGGGGGGGCATCAGGTTCCGCTGGTGCTGTAGGTGAAATTGGAGTAAGTCAAAGCTTGCCCAAGCAAGCAACTGGTGGTGGTGGTGGTGGTGGTGTTACCACAGCCAATGCACAAACAGCAGGTGGTACAGGTGGCACCGTTGGCGACCTTAGCCAAACTGAGTCATCTGCCGCCGCTGGGGCAGCCGGTTCAAGCTACGCAAAGACAGGGGGTCAAGGTGGTGGTGGTGGTGGTGGTAGTGGATCTAACGCAGGTAGCGGTTCTGTTGGTGGTGCTGGTGGTGTAGGTGGTGGTGGTGGCGGAGGCGGTGGTGGTGGGCGTACAGGTGGTGGTGTTGGGGGTAAAGGTGGCGACGGGTTCCTACGGATTGTTTATTTCTAAAACTTTAAGGGTTAAATCGTAAAAACAATAAATTGCACAAAACTTGAGACATATTTCTTGAAATAATGCCGTTGTTAATTAATTCAGAATTTGGCGAGTCTTTTCGTATACAAGTAAAGCTCGTCTTCGTTCTTGTCTGCCGGCATCATCAGATTGTTCTTATCATTTTTGTTTGTCAAAGCATTGAATAACTTTGAGAAAAGGGGCGTTACCTTGTATATTAGGTATCCTCGAATCAACACGCCAATCTTTTCTCGAACAGGAAATATATCCTCAATATTGATGTCTTGTGTTTGCAATAATGCTTCATATTCATTCCACTTTGTAGATGAAATGTATAGAATCGGATAAGTCCTTTCCGTATCAAGACTTCTTTCAAATCCCATTTGAGATGAGTAGAAGGAATATGCGTTTGGAATAGATGTAAGTGAAATGAATGCATATTGAGGTGCTTCTTTTGTTTTTGTCAGCTTGGTTTTATAATGCATCGTTAACTTCTTGCGGACCTTTGGTGTTTCGAGCAATTTAACCAATTGACCCCCCAATCCAAAAGCTGAACAGACTACGTCAACGTAAACAGTCCATGCATTAGCTTCAAGTGAAGGTGTATCTTTATCCATGAACCATTTATTATTGTCGAAGTAGTTAAATTGAGATTTAAAATGCTTTTTAAAGGCATCAAAAGGAATATACCGCATCGTCATCAAACCGCAAATGAAGTGACCTACGAAAGGTTTTGTTCCCTTTGGAGTGTGTAGAGTACCATTCTTTGCAATTGTGACACATGATATGTGTGTTTGTTCCAAGCTAGTTTGCAGGTACTCTGCATCAACACCATCTTCATCTTTTGCCTTTCCTGTTTCATCGTAAACGTAACAATTTGGGTGAAAAGCCTTTATGAATGCTAAGAAGTCTAAGTAGACGGCAGGGCTTTCTTTCTTTAAATTTACATGGTCGACAAAGTAACATTTGAGCTCATGGATTTCAGAAACCTTTTGATTTTGCTCATTCAATGAAAGTTGAAGGTCACGAAGGTTTGTCTTTGGAAGATATTTCAGGACATGAGTGATATTTTTCTTAATCGCCTTGGTTGGCTGAACATTCACTGTCAAAAGTGCATGTTGCTTCAAAAGACGAGCTAACCATTGAGTGTTTTCCACTTCAATATTTGGGCTTCTTGGACTGAAGGTGTCTACAGCGGCAGATAAAGGAGAGATACGGGGTGAGTTTGCTTGCTTGTTCCGTACCCCTTCTTTATCCGCTGAAGGAGAAGTTGATTTATTCGATTTCGAGTTTACCGTGACGTATGAGCCTGAACTAGAGCTCGAGCCTTGGCGCTTCATATGTGCTACAATACCAAAACTATTTTATACGTATATCTTTTTCTTGTCTTTGCCGACAAGTATGTATTTACCACCGCGACTCCCTGTACGAATGGTATATGAACGGCCGTTGTATTTATGTTTCGGTTTCTGCAACTTGCCACCTGCATAATCATCACAGTCATTGCCGTTTTCAACGCAATCAATCTGTTTCAATTCTGACTGAGTATAATTGCGTCCGGTTTCAGGATTTATTGATGTCGTGTCAATGAAGTTATCTTGACCGTCAGCTGTCTTACCCTTCTTCACTTTTGTGACACTCCCAACAATGTTTGTCAATGATGCTTGACGTGCCTCTATAAGTTTGGTTCCAAGCTTTTCTAACAAGGGCCTTATAAGTTTAGCAAGCACTGGGTAAATGTCAGATAAATTCATCAAAAGACTATAATATTTGTTTACTAGTTTCAAATCTTTATCATTAGATGAAAGCGTCTGTATTTGAGCAACCATCATATCTTTCCTGACATTATGTAGTGCGGTTTTATCAGATACATTTATTTTGAAATCATTAAATAAATAACCAGCAAATGTGTCATTTCCCCCAATCATATTCTTATTTTCCTCGACTTCCGTTTTACTATATTGCGTTTTAACGAAGAAAAACTCAATCGCCAGAAGAATAATATTCACGATTAATGAAACAATGTCTCCATCACCACTCATAGATTGAAAATTGGCAGGTGCATAGCGGTGGTGGTTTGTCGAGAACATTGCTATAATTACATATTGTAAAATAAATTTAATTCAAGTTTTGCACTTAATGGGGGTCTATTTTTCGTTCATCCTTCCCGGTATATAATCTGCCCCCTATTTTCAGTCTATTTTCCACCCCAATCCCCCACCCCCTTTCCCCCATCGCGCGATGGGGGAAAGGGGGTGGGGGATTGGGGTGGAAAATAGACTGAAAATAGGGGGCAGATTA